GATATAACCTTCACATGGTGCATCACGAGTTGGTTTGTTATCAATTGTACAAATTCGATAAGCCAGACCATTTTTGTAAACGGTGAAGAAGTAACGTACAGCACTGCCAAAAAACATACGCCAATTGAGAGTGTAATACATTGATACTTGCGAATTGTATGTCTTTGCAAGAGGCTCCACAAGTTTGAAAAGAAAATCTTTTGTTTCTTCAACGGTACTGACAGGAGCTGCGTCGAGCTTATTTTGAACTTGTAATTGAAAATCTCCACAAAAAGCATGGTCAGCAGACTTCATTTTTTCCATCAAGTAGTGAGTCTCAGCTTTCTTATCATTGTGGTGAGCGTCATTAATTTTCTTAGCAAGTTCACCAACGGCATCCGAACTAAGTCCAGCAGCCTTACAAGTATCCATTATCTTTGAAATTGCTTCAAAGAAATCTTTACCAGTTTGGTTACGTTTTTCGTCAAGTGTTTTGTAATTGTTAATTTGTTCAGCCGTTACCTTAGAGTCCTGCTCGAGAATCCTCGCAGAGTCCTGCTCGAGAATCTTCGCAGAGCCTTATTCATCAGGTTCTTCGTCAGAATCATACCAAGAAGAATCGTAGTGTTCGACAAGTTCATCGGGGTCGTATGGTGGGTTAACATAATAAATTGGTTCGAAATACTGCGATGTTATTGAAACCAATTCACTTGGCACTATATCTGTTAGTACCACACGAATTCTTGCCGCATATTCTTGGTATTCTTTTTTGTATTGTTTTTCAAACACTTGATTAAAATTTAAATTGAATTCATTTGATACTTCAAGTGCTTCATTGAATGACAATCTCGTCCATACTGGTGGTTCATAAAAATTCGCACCACGTTCGCACAACATTTTGATAATTTTAAGAATTTTACCATTATCTGCCAAATGTGAATAGTAGCCATCTACTGCAGATTTGAGGCCTTTATCAAAATTGTTTGCACCATACGAAGAAATTAACAAAGATACGAGATTAATGTGACCGCATGTACATGCTTCACAAAATCCAGTATTGATATAATACGCACCTTTTGAAATTAGATACTCTGCGATTTCTTCATGACCATGGGAACATACTTCCACTAAAGCATTATTTAGTAGTGGTCCATAACAAACCCTAAACCAATTGGTTTCGGTTTCCGTTTCACATTTTTCACACAAATACTTGACAATTTCGAGTCCTTTCTTCGAATAACAAGCACAGCGAAGGGCTGTGGACCTGGACCATTTAATTGATTCATTTTCAAGTAGTTCGACAAGAAACATAAAGACTTCAAAACGACCACTTTGACATGCTGAATAAATACCGCTGGCACGATCAATTATGATCGTTGGACCACAATTTTTCACAATGTCTTCAGTGGTTAAACCAGATGTTTTTGCTTTATATTCTGCAATTTGTTGATTAATTTCATCAACGCGGATGAGCATTGCTTTGACAATTTCAAGATAACCAAAAGAACAAGCAGTTTGAAAATGTGATGTGTTAAGAACGAGGGTCCAATTTCTTTGAATTAATTGCCGTAAGGTCGTGATGTCATTTTGTTTACACGCCTTCAAAAATGGATTATCGTATGCTGTGATGTTGTTGTGTGTTATTGACTCTATCATAATGATTTTGAAAAGTCTTATGTTCTTTTTGGCCAGTTGTTTTTTTGTGTATATTTTTTACTGGGTTCTGCGAGTGTTGGTAAATCGCTTATTGAAATGTCAACTAATTGACTTTTTAATAATTCTAGTTTTTCTAATTCTTTCACAGAACCCATGTCATGTGGATATGGATTTTTGATGAAGGTCCTATAGGGACTATAAGAATCCTCACCCACAATTATTTTGTCCTCGGAAGTTCCATCTTTGTATTCGATATGTAATGTTGTAGAAGCTGGCATTGTTTCATATACAGGACCTTGCAGAACTCTGCGAATTTCTTTCGGCATTTGTTTCAAATAATGTTTTTTGCAAGATCTTCAAACGCGTTCTTTCAAAAAACTAGTGCATGTATTTGACAGTTCCTCCGGCATAAAGTCATTAAGAACTTCAACTTGTAATTCAAGAAAACTTGTTGGCAATACAAGATCGTCAATGTCCAAAATGTAACGCATGATGGCATTTTGACCTTTGGAATATCTGGGGCAGTAATACTTACAAGTCTCGTCAAGATACAACGACCAATTAAAGTCTTTTACATACTTGGTTATCAATTGCACGACTTCAAGGTGACCACTAATACATGCATACCAAATACCTGATCCAAGATATTTATGAACGTTTCCAGAAATTGCAATCGTTCTAACAATTTCCAAGTTACCAAGTTGACATGCTCTGTTGAAACCTGTAAGGATACTATTAGGCTGCGCTTCGATAGTTGCCCGAGCATTATAATTATATAACATGTGTTGCACAATATCGAGGTGACCTTTCTCACATGCTTCGACAAATCCTGTTGGATCATCACAAATGCCTTTGGATTTTTTGGGTCTTGGTACTGAGGAACCAGGTATAAGTGGTGGTATTCCCGGAGGTAACGACGGCATCGATGAAACATAAGTTCCTGATGAAGTTCCATAAGTGGTATTGGGATATGTTATCGGATAATTTCCAGAGAAACTTGACGGCATTAATGTTGTTGTATTGGTATAAGGATTATATGTGCCTGTGTAACGACTGGTTTCAATGCTACCCATTATATACCGTCCACTAGAATCGGGGGAAAAGGGTAAGTAATGCTGTGACATAACGATACTTAGTCATTGCGACGTGTTAGCATATGTAATTTTTTGTAATTTGCTTTTACACTAATAACTTGTTATACAAGTTATATTCAAATGAATTTTAAGCCGATTTGTCACGGTCTTTACTTTGGATCATTGAGTTTGTACGCTGCTTACAAACAAGATTTGTCCATACCAATTCATGGTTTAAGTCCATACTTGGTATACTTGATGACTCCTCCAACTAGAATTGCATATGTTGGTGCACATGGAATTGCACACGGATTCGATCGTTATTATGGTCACGATCACGAAGTTGTCAAAACAACAAACCTGTCGTGTAATTTTATATACACTCTTTGGTTATTCTCACCAATATTTTAATCGTGTCATCTAATCCATGTCTTCCGTTATATTTGGCCTCAAATAATTCAAACAGATATCAATAAGTTCTCTAGGGAACACAGCGTTGAGAACGAGACCATGTTCTTTCAAATGATTTTCGTAATTTATAGTGCACGTTTCTAAAAAAACATTGATAAAGTCCTGATTGTAATGATGTGTTAAATATAACATTTCTTCAAACTCGAGATTGCTGTAACTATACGAATTATAATAGTCGTATTTTTGTTTTGCACCATGTTCAAACAACCATTTTGCTACTATAAAATTATTAATGCATGAATATATAATCACATGAGATTTGATGCAATTAGGATCTTTTTCAAAGATAAAATCGGCAATGTGTAAATGACCATAACGACACGCATATTCCAATGCACAGTCCCATGAAATCCATAATTCGTTGGTACCTCGTGAGCCTTGTGAAGACATAAAATCGTACAGATATTTGACAACATCAAGAGAACCCGAAGAACATGCGTTTACAAAACAATAGTACCAACTTCCTCGTGGTTTTTTGGTACCAATCTTTTCAACAAGAAATTTCACGACTTCGAGAGAACCATTCAAACAAGCAGATTCAAGTCCATGAAGCCGAAAGTCTTTATGCAAATACTTCTTTTTTGTATCGGGCATCTCACATGAATATAGGTATTGGACCATTTCAAGATGATTAGAACCACAAGCTTCGTTGAAAACCTCGTCCAAATTTTTTGGGCAATAATTTTCGCGACGACATCTTTCTATAATTGCGTAGATCCATTTTGAATTCTCTGAAAACCGATCGTTGCACAATAATTTAAGGGAGTCTTCATATTCACAATCCCGTACTTTTATTTTGTTAAATGTTTTGAGGTCTTCCTTGAAACCTCGAAGATGTGATATAAAAAACGTTACAAGATCTATGTCATCTCGGTTAGATTTTGGGAGACATATCGGTATCATTATTTGAGAAATTAATGGCGATTACTGCGACGTGCTTATTTTTGTATTTTCGGTTTTCTGTTAGAAAATTAATCGCCGTATTTTAAAATGAATCAGCATCAGGATTTGTCACAAAACACTATCGGTTTCATTAATCGAATTCCAATCGGTGACAGTACTTGTTTACACATTAGTGATCAATTTGCCACAACAAATAGCAACGAATTACTGCGATATGGTATTTCACAAATACTAAACACGACACCAATCGAGGTGCCTACATTTCGAGAAATTAAATATGATCGAGTGCCTTTGCTCGATATGCCTTCACAAAACATATTGTCATTTCTTGACATGACATACGCAATTATCGATGATGCAGTTGTTAACAAGAGGCATATTTTAATTCATTGTCAAGCGGGCATATCAAGGTCATCCTCAATATTAATTGCATATATCATGCGAAAATATCGCGTGCCATTTCTGACTGCATATAATCATGTCAAGACATATCGAAGTATTATTGAACCAAATGCAGGGTTTCGAAATCAATTACTTGAATATGAGCGCATGCTATTTCCGCCTGACGTTGAAATGGCAATGTAAATTGCCGAAGTGCAACATAAGTTGCCGAAATTATGCTGACATTAACTGTAACGAATTATTACAGAAAATGGATACTTGTGTGCCGTGTGAAAAATCTAAAAATAAACAAACAGCAAAATTCAAAAATTACGTGAATTGCTTGTATATGGCGTGTAACAAGCACTTGAATTATGATATCTTTACTCTATTGTTACAACACATTGGTCCACTGAAATATGTGTTGTATCATGATAATCATAGTACATACTCAAATAGTCTTGGTGGTCTTATGTCATTGGCTGAAGGTCCATTATGGAAATACCAGTTGGAAGGTACCAATTTTCAACAAAAAGCCCAGAAAAAGCACAAAAAGAAATTTTGGTAAACAGGGACATTATTTATACGAAGTAAAATGCATTCTCTAATAACCATAGAATAGGATTTACAACCGAATTATATTTACATCGTCGTTGAATTTTTCCCAAACTCTCCCGGGAAGAATACCACCAAAATATACAAATTCTCGTGGAATTTTTCCCTTTTTTTAAAATTTTTAAAACAGGGGGGGTGGGCTAATTCAAAAAAGCGGGCAAATCGAAAACCAAAATCGAGGATCGTCAATTTTGATTTTGGTTTTCCGGACCCTGAATTAATTTAATTGCCCCTGTTTTTTAAAAATATTTTCAGGGATGTAAAATTCCACGAGAATGTATTGATTTTCTGCGAGACCTTCCCGGTGGTTTCAGGGAAAAATTCAACCAGTTTTGATATATTTTCGAAGACGGTTAAAAATGAAAAATAAAAATAAAGATCAGTAGTAAATAAACATTATATAATAAATGAATTATAGTTGTATTCGTTGTGATGCCAAATTTACACGATTAAATCATTATTTTAACCACAAAAACAGGAAATCCTTGTGTCCTCCTATCAAATCAACAGAAATACCATCAGACACGAATTATATAGAAGAATTACCCAAATATATGTGTTTTATATGTAATAAAACTTTCGCAGACGAAGGTCATCTTCGAGATCATAATACGACAGTTCAACACATGGTACGAACTTTAAATGAACAATTTAATAAACAAGGTGAAGAAATAAGCGATATCAAAGCAAAAATGGATCGCGCGGTTGTTGTCGCTAAACCTGATAAGGATCCCAATAATTTCAATCTTGTAAACAACAATAATGTTCTTAACAATAATGTGCTTAACGTAAATATTGAGAATTTCAAGGATACGAAGGATTTTCTAACTAATGATCGAAAATACTATTTGCTTCAACGAGGTATGAATGCATTGCCATATCTAGTGAAAGATGTTAATTTTAACCCAGAACGTCCAGAAAATCACAACATGTATATTTCTAACATCAAAACGAAGACCGCTCAAGTAAAAGAAAACGGTCAGTGGGTAAAACGGGATGCTCGTATATTAGTCAATGATATTATATATGATTATGATTGCCGTTATTTTCGCGGATTTGCAGAGAACCCTGATCCCGACATTGACAGAGAATATCCAAAAGCCACCAAATATTACTATGAGTATGTCGATATTACCGATAACAAGGAAGCTCAGAAAAAGATTCAAAACGAAATCATCGAAATGATGTATAATAATCGTGAAATGATTATGGAAACGAGAAGAAAGGAAGAAGCCGCTATAAAACAACGTAAATTATTAGAGAAACAACAGAAAAAGAGTGGTTAGAAACCACGAATGATTATTACAAGAAACTAGTATAACATAACACGTAACTCACGCATGATATCCATTGGCAACTTTCTACGCTTTACAAAGTTGACAATATGATCGCTATGATCAGTGCGTTCTTTTAGAAACTTGCAAGTCTCCGAATCACACTGTTTTTCTGCATAAGCCAATATTGGATACACATTTAACGACGAAGAAAATGGAATCTCTATAACAACATCCGTCTTCAAATCAGCTCCTGCATCTACTAATACTTTTATGATTTCAAGTTTGGTATTCCATCGCACTGCACTTGAAAATGCTTTTGTTATCGCTTGTTTAGGAAGAATAGTCAAAAAATACTTTGCTACTTCAATTCTTTTCTGGAGAGTAACTTCATCATTTTCGTCTGTGCCATATGATACACGAAACCAATCAGTAAATGCTTTTGAAACAACTGATATATCATTTGAGAAATCAGTGAATAATGTAATATAACGCAGTAACAAATGTTTAGTAGCAGTAGTGATTGGATGTGGCATACAATATGGTTTACAAAAATCAAATACATCACCATCATCCACATTTGCTCCGTATTTAACAAACAGTTCACACGCAGTATAGAATTCCTCAATAGTCTCTTCTGACATATTTGATCTTTGTAGATGATACATAGCGAGAGGGAGAATTCTTATCTTGTTTAAGAAACCTTTAGCATCGGGAAGACTATCCAAAACATCTGTAAGTTTTTGGATCATATTATCACCACCAGCACAAACAATGCACATGAGTGTGTTCTCCAAATCAGTAAGTTTGCTGCTCATTTTGATTTGTTATTTAGTTTCTTTCTTTTTCCGTTTCTTTGCTTTCTTTTGCTCTTTTCGTAAAATTCTTCGGAGTATACTTTATTTTGTAATGACCCGTGAAATGACCCGTGAAGAATCACGAGTGATTATTGATCTATGAGTTTAGTAATACATATTTGCAAGCATGTCAGGATAACAAAATGTGACAAGTTCAAGCATGCCTTCGGGTGCATAGTTCATCAACGTACTCATATCTTCAAAAGTCATCTTGTATGTCTTTGTTTTATCAAGTTGAACGGCATTAGCTCCGTATGAAATTAACATTTCGGCAGTGTCCAAACGACCTTCCAAAATTGCCTGGTGAAGACCTAAATTTAATAGTTCAATCGGAGTTGTTTCGAGTTCTTTGTGGTATTCAGAAAACGTCTTGAATGACAAACTCTTTTCAGTACTCTGCGAAGATTCTCGAGAAGAACTAGATTTCAGAAAATACTTTTGGTATTCGTTAATGAATGCATGGTGAACTTCTGCCATTTTTAGTATTGGTTATTCTTTATGTGTTGTTAGCATTTATGTTAACATTAGGCCAGATTGTTTTTTGTTTTATGTTATCGCAGTCACAAAAAATTAATTGCGATAACACGATTGGTTATTGTGTAAGAACAAAATGTGGCCAAAAACTATTACTTACAGAGGTCTTTCATTTCAACAACACGAAAGTAATCCAAAACTTTATACAGGAACTCGCACAACGGTAAATCCTACTGATACCGGATTTCTCGAGCAATTCATTTACGTTTTGATAAATCACAAATCGTTCATGAGCTCTGTTGGACCAACTGGATACATTGTGGTCCCTCAAAAGTTAATACAGGGTTCTGATGCAATGACCGTGTTTGGAGAACATCAACATTCATGTTCCGTACACGGTTCAATTACATATCTTGAAGAAAATCATGGTCCGTGGGCTGGGACCCCGCCACCAGGTCTTGATAAAATAAACGAGTATATTACAATCGGTTTTGATACATCCCATTTTGACAGTCCGAGAAGTCCTTCAATTAAGTTTATGATCGATGAACTTCTTGAAATTGAAAAGTGGGCCATAGCGGTTATTACGGATAACGTTGATAATTACATGAGTGATCCATATGGTAATTCGTCTGCGCAACATGATAACGAAGATGATTTTGCATATGCACTTCGAGTACTCGAAGAAGCCGGTCGAAAAATTGCGCTTCCAAGTTCTAGACTTCATCCAAAGGAGTATATCTTAGAAGTCATGAGACGAATTGAAAATATAGGCGAAGATGAACAGGAGGAACCCGACCAGACAAGCGCACTGGAGGATGATTTTGACATGGACCTCATTAGAAATATGTTGTCAAAACCGGCCGAATCGGTTACATTTGCTAGTCTTGTTGAGGCCGAAGAAAACACCGAAGGCACTGAAACTCAAGAAGAACACGACAAATGTTCCGAAGAACATGAATAAATATTTTTAGTTTTAGTTTTTGATTTTTGGTTTTTGATTTTTACATATCGCCATCGTCCTCGTCTTCTTCATAATAATCATCTTCAGAGTCACTGACGGGAGGACCGCCGGTCTTGATGGCGGTCTTCTCAGGTATACTTTCTGTGTCACTTTCTAAATCATCTGCGATATATTCATCACCTGGAATGATTTGAGCAAACGTCACAATTTTTCGAAATTTTATCTTTTTCTCTTCACGCACTGTAGTTTTGAAATGACCTTCTTTGATATTGGACGGCATACCAGACGGCATAGTACGCGGCACATTAATGAGCTTTGCAAAACACTCAATACACAACTTGTCATGCGAATCCTTTATTTGCACATCTGACTTTGTCTTGTCATCTTGGCAGATGTGACAAATCTCCAGTTCACGAAGCTCGGTGTAAAAGTCTTGATTTAGAATCTTGTAGCCATTCTTCAGAAGCTTTGCAACGCGATATGCTGGAATTTTCCTGTCAATTACGTAAGTCTCTTTTCTGATGATCAAGTTCATAATTCGTTGAACTGCACCAATACGTTCGTACATTGATAATCTATCAAGAAATGTTCTTGTCGCCGGCAACACAAAGATATTGGGACCAGCCATTCCAAGGCAATTTGTAATCGCGTCAATTTTGGTGAAATGTGCATTGGCACACACAATAACATCCGCTTCGAAATCAAATACGTAAGTAATCGGACCAAGTGACACGTGGTACTGAATGGAGTACTTTTTATGTTTTGTTTCAAAATAGTCATTTTGTTTTGATGACATTTCTGCAACAGTGTAACACGGTCCACAATTCGTCTTTAGAATCTTTATGAAGTTCGCTGCGTCTTGTTCTGTCTTGAAGACTACGTCAAGGTCATGTGCTAATAACGTACGATCAACCGTCTCCGGATCAACATCAATGTTCCAGTAATCAACCCATTTGTGTCTCTTCAAAAATTGCTCTTCAAAATACTTGTATCGAAGGTAGTCTCGAACATAACCACCAAAGATGGTACCGTTACAATTAAGTGCCGCATCGGCAATATTCATAATGTGTTTACGATCCTCTTGCCGTTCGTAGAACGTGAAGGTCTTTCCAGATGACATTTTTGCTTTGATGACTTTTGATTTTAGCGCTTTGTTTTGAAGTTCTGGTTAACACCTCGGAGCAAAACAAATTTTGTAAGCTTGAATTGTAATTTCACAAAAATCAGCAAGGTCGATGAGTGTCAAACAAAAAGCAAAACAAAAGAATAATCAGAAAATGGGCGACTCACAAAAAATTGAGATTAAAATATCACTCAGTTTTAGCATTGCTTGCACTCTTTCATTGGTTTTTTTCATTTATCTGATGGTTGGCTATGGCCACGTTCTTAACAATGTCAACGTTTCAAATGTTACCGAAGCGTCAATGGTTAATCATGACCTAGTGACCTATCTTGACATGATTAATTGGATCAAGTCTTGTTCGATTGCACAGTTTGTGGTTGTTGGCGTTGTCATGCTCGGTGTATGCATTGCTGGTTGTTCAATGCTTCGTTGTTTTTTTGTTGATGACTACGATGGTGGGCTTGGTCCTGGACCTTTTATTGTAATGGCTATTGCTGGTATTCTAATGGTTGGTTCATATATTGTTCAAGTTGTTTATCTTGCATCAGCGGTGCCTATTAGAAACACTGCATATGATATTTGCCAAAGCCCCGATAGAAACATGGATATGTGTAATTTCTTCAATAACTTTTACGGACCTCTTTTCATTATTCTCGCAATCATTGTGGCTTTGAACTCTTTGAATATTCTGTTGTATTTTTTGACTGGCCTTCTATCGTGTTTCTGGGGTCGTAGTGAATAAATTTCGCGGCGACAATGTGTTCATTGTCTTACAAAATACTCTTTGCTCCGACTTGTCGGGCTCATTAACAAATCCTGTTTGAGAATCTTTAAAATGAACTTTCTAATCGTTCGCAAACTTCACTGGGAAGAGGTCCCTGACTTTTACGACGAGAAATATGGTCGCAGTACCGAGTGGGCCCTATTATTTTGCAGCAACACTGATGGTATTGATCCAAGATTGACACAGGATATTGAAAAGATTCACAACAAGATTGTTGAAGAAATGAATGAGCAGAGCGAAGACAACGAATCTCTCGGATTTGAACATTACACACTTGAATATGTAGTTCTTGATATTAGTAGTTCATCTCTCATTGAGTTTTCCGATGCAGAGTTTCCAGATAACAAAACAATTTTTGATTCATATGATCCCAATAATTTTTACCATGACCATTTCAAAGTCAATATTGAAACGAAAGTGAAAAAAGGTAAAGTGAAAAAATGTAAAGCGAAAAAAGGTAAAGCTGATTATGAAGATTCAGGTGATGACGAATAAAAGTTAAAACAAACAATAAAACAAAAAAGGCTTCGGTCCGATTTGTCGGTCCTATTTTTCAAAACGACATAAGAAAGACATTAAAATGAGCCGAACTGGAAACTGCTATTTTCGCTTTTCGTGCACATCCCTAATAACATGTATTGTTTTCACTATCATGCTTTATCTTTGTATCTTTGCAGTATTTCTTGAAACTCAGGAAATTGGCAATTTGGACAAGATGGATCTTTACAATGATATGTATAATTGGATTATCGAATATTCAATTACTATATGTGCTTTTGTTGTTTGGATTGTTATATGCTTTATTTCATCGGGTTGTATGATTATGTGTGATATGCATTCCCACAATGGCCCTATTACTGCAATAACTATGCTCAGTATTCTTGCTGCAGCAATTTACATATCAGAGATTGTATTTCTTTCAAAAGCGATTCCTATTCGAAACAATGTCATGTTATTTTGTGAACATAATACTAAATTTACTCACACATGTTATTTCTATCATGTTTTTTTTGAACCCACATTTATCATTCTTGCAATTACATTGTCGTACACTTCGTTCTATATACTGCTTGTACTTGTTGTTGAACTCTTGAAAAGATACTGTTACAAAAATTAGAAGACTAATTGATGACTGGTTACAAAAAAGGCTTTGGTCCGACTTGTCGGACTCATTAACAAAATCCTATTTTCAAATTCTTACGTGCGTTAACCTGCAAAAAATATATCTAGAAAATGTGCAGACCAAGCAGAGTCCTTGATATATACAAGTTTGTGTGCTACAACATTTTTCTTGGTCTTGCTATGACCGTATTTGGCTTTCTGATGACCGCGTACCCATACATTGCAAATTCAAATGTCGTTTTTACGGATGAAGCTAAGAACCAGTCAAATGCAGAATACTTTTACAAGGATATGTTTTATTGGACGGAAGTATACTTTCTTGTTCACCTTATCATAACTGGTTTCATGTTTTTGGCACTTATTATATGTGGACTTGTAAAGTGGTACTACGGTTCTTGTGATAGGACTGAAAGTGTTCTATATGCCTCAATTCTTGCATCAATTTGGGCAACACAAGTGGCATTTTTTGCATGGTCAATTGACACGCAAAAAACGGTATCCGTTATTTGTGATGCTGGTCTTGACAATACCGCAGATATGTGCTACTTCTATAATAGCTATTATAGACCCATGTTTATCATTCTTGCGGTTGAAGTTGCTCTAAATTCATTTCATGTTTTTCTATTTGAATTCTTTGTGTTATCTGCTTGTTTTGTCAATATGTTCACTGATGATGCTGACGAAAACTCGGATGAAAATCCGGGCGCAGTTGTTCCGTCGATGTATGCGTCATCAGAAGGATCACTGAGAATGTCCTCGGAAATGACCTCGCGAATGACCTCGGAAATGACCTCGCAATGGTCATCAGCAGACCCGCGAGACAGTACTTAAAGACACCCAAGGATTATAGAATAAGAACAACGAGAATGTCGTCTGAAATTCAAGAACCAATTAAAGCGCCAGAAGTCACTCAACAAGAAATTGTCGAAGAACCAATAAAGAAAAAGAGAGGCCGTAAACCGAAGGTCCAAACCGAAGATGCATCAAAAGCACAAGTGTCTGAAGAAACTAAAGAAGAAGATCCAAAAGCAACAGATATTCAGCGAAAGCGTGGTCGCAAGAAGAAGTATGTAATCGAATCCATTAAAAAGTTACGCGATGTTGATGATACGTTTATCGATGCAGTTTCCTTTGATACAACGAATAATGAACTTGATAAATTTGAAAATAAAACACAAGTGTCCTTCGGGTCGTTGAATATTACAGTTCATCGCGAAACACCACTTGATAAACATGAGCTTCGCAAATTGTTTGAACACGAATTGAAGCTTGATGAGAGCGCAAAAGTTCCCGGTATTCTAACACAAGATGAACACCAAGGCCCAGATGCAGTGATGTTAAGAGCTGGACCGGAATTGTCTCGTGGTAAATCTGTTGATGCTTGCTCGAGAATCTTCGCAGAGTCCTCACGTAATAAATCCGCCGGTGCTGTTCGAAGCAATAAAAGCGTTGATTTTGGTCTTGATGAATCTGATGAATCTGAGTTTGTTGTTCAGCTCGAGAGCCCTTTGGGTCGCAAAGTTCCGTCTTTACATCAAGGAACTCCAGCAATCAATACAGTTCCGGTAGTAAAATCAAGCAGTGAAGTCCTCACTGAGCGTGCGATAGGACCATTTGGTCTTGCGACTAACTCAGTTTCAACTGCAGGATCTGTACCAGTTAGTATGAACAAATTAGCTGCAAGACTCGGAGGCCTCGATATCAATAGTGGCATGCTCGAGACCCCTGGGCGCAGAGACCCGCTCGATAATCTTCGCAGAGCCCCCGAAAGCGAGGCACAACAAGAGAACATGTCGTACAAAGTCAACGGCATTTTTGAATGGGCTCAAAAGTATGCTGGCGATGATGCACCAAAATGCGATTTGTTATGTAATTGGTGCTGTCACTCGTTTGATACGCCGCCAGTACCTTGTCCTGTAAGTTACGACGAAAGTATTGAGAAATTTAATGTGAAGGGACTCTTTTGTAGTTGGGAATGTGCTTCGGCATACTCTGTTGAAAAGTATCAAAGTCTTGCTTTGATTTATATGCTTCAAAAAGCAATGCTTTCGGGCAGCACCCGAATTGTTACCGCAAAGGCGTTACCAAAGGAATGTCTGAAGGCGTTCGGAGGCCCAATGACAATTGAAGAATATCGAGCGAACTCTTCTGCTGGTACTCGGGTGTGGACACACAATGATCCTGTTCGACAAATTAATCAATATTTGGTTGTTGAATAATTAATTATATTGTGACTATAACAATACTTGCTGCCTGGCTCTCTTGGAAAACTACAAAATTTACATACGTGTTCCGAACAATATAAAGAAGTTCCTGATGTACTATTCTTACAAGACGCACACTTGTGATTGTGACAATAAGAACTACCAGGTGCTCTCGGTAGACTACAAAATTCACACACGTGTTTTGAGCAATACAATGAAGTTCCGGATGTCATATTGTTACAAGACGCACATTTGTGCCAATAACAATATTTGCTACTAGATGCCCTTGTTCGGCTACAGAATTGGCACAGAAACATTTTCTAATGTCCTTATGATGTTTCTTGTAACAATGTCCTGTCGAAATAATTTTGTAATTAATTGAATAACCAATGATTATCAGAGATGATGCCAACTATAGCATCTTCAAGAATTTTTCGTTCTTGATTGTTTATATGGATATTTATTTTTTCCAATCTTTTGACTTCATCTTCAATTTTAGTTTTAATTTCTAATTCCTTTTCTGATGGTACGTATGGAACATCTTTGGTATATAAATATGTGTCGGGTGGCCCAAATGCAGCTAATTTCAAGAGAGGACTCTGCGAGGATTCTTTTGCACACCAATCGTCAAAATCTTTTTTCTTTTGAACATACGTTTCAGAAACATATTGAGTGCTTGCGTCTTTCAGAGGTATAAAGGTTGGAAATTTATTAAGAGTCTCATTTTGAATTTCTTTTCGAGTTTTAGGTGGCGGCGATTGACCCATTTTCTGTAACCTATTGTGAACCTAAGGCAATTAATTTATTCTCCAAAGAGAACACTAAAATTACAAGTTATAACTCAAACTAGATAACTCTCAAACTAGATAACTACAGAACAACGGGACATCAACCATTTTTAGATTTTTTTGGAAGGTCACTTTTGTGACCGCATCGAGAACCTTTGGTTCGGGAATTTCGTCATCTGTCGGCACCTGTAGGCCCTTCGTAGCACTGTAGTACTTGTTGAAAACAAGTGCCGGAATATGCTTTCCAGTCTTGATCTCGCGATAAGCCGCCAAGTGCTCCGCAAGTGGCCTAGGAACATCAAACCAAACAATTCGCACTTCAATGTCTGGGCAAATTTCACGCGTCAGCTTAATGAATTCTTCACGATCTTCACGATATTCATTTTTGCGATCAACCATGACAGAACGGCCTTCCTTTAATGCTTTCTTCATTGTACTCAAAACTTTTGGCTTAGTCTTCAAGTCGTCCTGACAAACAACCGTATGACCCTCGTGTGCATATTTTGCCGCAAGTGTTGATTTTCCACATGCTGGCGGACCCACAAGAATAACAAGCTCTTGTTCCTTTGATGGCCTAAAACCTGATAACGCAGTACGCTTTAACGGGTCAAAGTTTGAAACGTCATCAAGTGGATGCTTTGGCTTCGTGTAAATCTTATCAACCATGCGAATGTCTTCGTAGAACTTAAGAGGAAGACCACGTTCTTGACCAACATTCAACGCAAACTTCAAGTCACTATCCGAGAAATCGTCCGGACGACCTGCAGCATCACCCACATAAAACGACTTTTCAAGGTCAATCTCGACATTAGCGTTATTGTCTTCTAAAAGGGACCACATTCCTGTTGCGGGTTTTCGATAGCGACCGTGTTCAGTAGCTCCAAACACTTGCAAAGGCACTTCAAGCTTGTTAGAAATGTTTTCGATTTTCTTCTTAAACTCGTCAATGTTAAAGGACGCGCCACCCTGATTCGTAAAGATTACAATTTTGTAACCAGCTTTGTAAAATTCTTGAAGTTTCTTTTTGACACCATCGAGAAGAACCCAATCGTCAGCGTCCTTTGGAAACTTGCGACCGCTTTTGGGTTTGATAAGCGTATAATCAAGGTCAAAAGCGGCAATCTTGTTACTTGCCGTTTCACGTAAAATATTGATACCATTAATTCCACACAGAATCATAAATGCATCATTGCCAAAGTGTTGAGTGAAGACAGGTTTGTCGTCTGACATTTTGTTTGACGATGTGAATGTCATCATTTTGATATTTTGGATTTAGATACTTGTTGGTTTTCTCATAAAGCCACATTTGATGGACTCGAAAGTTTTTTGTAAAGAAGTATTGCTCGGGGATTATAAATACATGCATATTTTATATCGCAAATCTTCGGTCAGAACTTTTTCAGTGGCTTTATCCATTGCAATTAGCGCTTCTGATTTTGGGATCGTTTTCTCACGGAATAACTTTTCAAATTGTCCTCCAAATATGTGCTTGGTCACTAAAAATATAAATTTGCGTTTTTTATCTATATCAGTTTCTTGTAAATGTTGAGCATATGTATTAATTGTTCTCGCTATATAATTTGCATTCATCATACGAATTTCACATCGTTTGAGCTCACACTTCCTGTTTGCTAAATAACTCCCAAATCTTTTTAGAACCTCTTCAACATCTTTATCGTTTAGAATTTGTTTGAATTCTTTGTCACTCAGGTTCATACGAGCCCACGTTGGATTCTTCATATAATCTTCGGCACAACTCGAAAACATTGAAATAATATAACAATGTGAATTATTACACATTTGTTCTTGTGTCTCTGTCATTTTCTGATTTTTCGATTTTGATTTTGATCTTTTCTAATGCACTTGGTTGTTTGAAGAAAATGAACTTTCGATGGGCTCGAAAGTTTTTTGTAACTAGTATTGCTTGTTTTATTTTTCATATTTTTCTCGATGGGTCATTCTGCACCTCTTACACATGTGGTCGCCTTCATATTCAACAATTTCATCATACAAACAAAATGCACAACAATAGTCACATTTCACGGCAACATCAAGGCCTTCAATAAATTCGGGTTTGAAATTATCTTCGACAACGAAACCACAATTGCGGCGAAAATTCAGATATACCGATTTGAGACTTTTTGGTTTTAAGGTCCAATGACCATATGAAAAATCGTAATCTGAACAATCATCTTCATCGTTACTGAATAAGAAAAGCCTCTTAAGGCTAGTAAATTCATGTAATTTTGATGCCAGATACTTAACACATGGATCAACAATAGTCAAAACATCCAATGGTTCTTCATATGGTTCGTTGTCGTCTGTCAAATAACGATACAAAATCCTATATGCATCATATCCATGATGGTCGTAGCGGAATATGAAAAATACTCCAGTACCATGCCCATGACAAAGTTCTGATATACAAATATCAGAAATTTGTTCTTTAGGGATCTTTTTAAAGAGACTCTTAAATTCGGTGATATTCTTGAATGAATAAGCACCTTCAAACATGCGCCAAGAGCCAGTATTCATGAAATTGTATACACAATCATTAATCACATTAGCGATATCTTTTGACATTTTGCTTGTTCTTGTTTTTCGTTCTTGTTGTTTTTGATTTGAATGATTACGGACTCGAAACTTTTTTGCAAGAAACTTGAACGTTTATTCGGAAAATTCATTATTTGCAAAGTAACGCAGGCCAATAAAATCATAGTCCTTTAACGTTCCGTAATTCTTGTGATGAACTTTTAAGTACACAACGTTGTTCTCATCGCCGTTACACTCGTTATCTACGTCACTTTGTTCGACATCGTATTTGCAATAAACAACAGAACGCATATCGGTTGCTTCATTTGGGTCAAACGAGAGCATATCTGGATCTCGTGCAATTAATTCGACAATCGTGTCGAGAATCTTATTTTCATTTTCAATTTTCTTTAAATCAGTGGTTAAATACTTAAGCCATTTTTTATGATTATTAATCGTTTCATTATTGAAATCGACATAGCCTCCGTTGTTAAGTTTGATACCATTTTTCTGCGAATACTCGAGAATCATTGAAACAATTTCATCCGAACCAAAAATCCATGCGCTTTGCTCATTTTTCTCTTCATTGTCACCAGTTTTGACAGCACTCTTGATATAATCAAATACATGAGTTACGTAGTGCGCTCGACTTTCTTCTGCAAGTCTTGCAAAACGAATACTTGATTGACCGCCCTTGCGCTGACGCTTGATTAGGTTTGCACAAATATGTTTATTTTTAACAAACGTAGAGCCATTAAACGTATAAATCAATGCCTGGTCACCATCGGCAAATATCACGTGCCCGGTACAAATTGTCATATAAGGCCGCAGGATATCTGTGATGAAAACCGGTCCACAATTGTAATAGAAAATCGTGCACTTGATTACTGGTTTCACGCATTCAAGAACAAATTCCTTGTATTCGGTGATACCACAGTAAATGAACAGGCCATTTTCAAAATCAGAGTCATTCAGCGTTGTAAGTAGCGCTTGAATCTTGGTAAGAATTCGAGTAACAGATTGGCGATTTTCGCGGTCCTTAATGTTATAGGATGTTCCAAGTTCCTTAATTAAAAATTTACTAAAGATACGATTTGCAGTTGGCAACAAGCGTGACCATCGAGGACACGGTGAGGCCTTTTTGCGTCAAGCGCGACATTGTTTCTGCGGTAGTCGTATTAGTCATTATTAGTGAATCAATGTTATTTATTTCGATAAATAACCTAGCGATTCTTATTTTTATTTGAGTATCAGATCACATGGTTTTCGACATTATTTAACTTTGAATAGTCTTCGTATAATTCAATTGCTTTTTTATTGTAAGCACGCGCTGCATCCAATTCATTTCTATGTGTTCCTAAATAGTATGTGATATCATCTTTTTTTATTTTTGCTACATAACATTGCATTCCATCTTGTAAAACACGACCCTTTGAAACTCCATAATACTTAGAACTTGCATTTTTTGATTTCTTTTTATTGTGACTATTCAATGACGCATTGCTTATTCTTAAATTAATTTTTCTATTATCTAATGGATTATTGTTTATATGATCGATTCGTTCGTCGTCAATTTTTACACCCATAATGTGCCTATGAATTCGAACGTTTGTATTTCCATCCTTTCTTGCAACATAACCACGACTAACGTGCCATGTGAATTTACACAAATCAAAATAAATATCATCATCAACAATACACTCGATAATTTTGCCGTCTGTACGGACTTCAATGATTGCATGTCCATCTTTATTTCTTTTAATACCATCATTTCTTTGTGACTGTTCTAATTGCAACTCAAGTTCTGTCTTTTTCTCATCGTATGCTTTTTCTGCTTCTTCATATGTATCATATGTACCAATATTAATTCGTTCGCCATTAAAACCAATTCTTGCGCGAAATCTTCCACTTGGTACCTGGTATACACATCTTGTATTCTTGATTCTTTTAATAGGTTCGACAAAATTAGCGGGTTTTGTGACGTTATTAAGTTTACACTCTATCCCAAATTCATCTGTCATTAAAACATCATACCAATATGCAGCATGTTCTTCTTTTTCAAATGAAAATAATTCTCTCTTGCTTTCCTTGTTATTAAATGAACAAACCCATTTTTTATTTTCACTGTTAAAGTGAACACCATAATATTTAGAAGTTGATTCTTTTGCTTTGGTCCTATTCCTTCCATTTTCAGACGATGTTGCAAAGCGTAAGTTTTCTCTTCTATTATCCAATTTATTGTTATTGATGTGATCCACCATTGGTTCTCCCGTTTTTGCACCCATTATGAAACGATGCAATCGACCCTTAAAATCTCCACAAACCCCAACTGCATATCCTCCAGATAAATGCCATTTTCCCTGCTGGACTTTATCGTAGTCAACTTCACTCACTGTAGTATATGCTACAGTTTCACCTTTTCTATTTCGAAGCGTATTTTTCGACCCAATGTGTCAGTTATCATTTATTTATTTCGACAAATAACCTAACGATTCTTATTTTTCAAAATTATTAAATCATTTATATTAGAAATGATGCGAAAAAGTTTAAAACGTGGCCGAGGCAGCCCAGTCGCTGGTAGAACTAGAGGTGCCAAGCGTCGTTCGGCCAATAAACATGTTACAATTGACGCCGCTGCGCTAGTAACTCGATCAAAGATTCGTCATATCGACAGGCATGTAAAAGCGGTCGGAGGACCAAGGTCGCGAAAGTATTTTCAATTGAACAAGAACAGAGGCTGTGGTGGTCTCGACCTGAAAGATTGCATGGACAAAACAATTGGTATTTATGGCGATCCTGTAGTTATTGGTGCTGGTAGTTTTGGTGTTCTTCTCCGTGTTGATTCGAATATAGGTCCCCTCGCAATTAAATTTATGTTTAAAATGAGCCAAACCGAGAGTGGTGAAGATTTCGCTGAAATGGAAAGAGAATTGGCATTTTCTTATTACATGGGTCACAAAGAAATTGGACCAAAGGTTCTTGATTCGTTCTATTACAATTTCGAATATGGTGATTTGCCGCAGTATCCTATGCTTCAAGCCGTTGTAGAACTTATTATTAAACATTATGCGAAAAAAGGTGAAGAATATAAGAGATTTTTCCCGCTTCATAACCTCTGGAACAGTAATATGAACGCTGATTTTATTCCCGTTGAGATCCAATGCATTGTTATGAAAGCATACGATTCCGATTGTGCTTGGCCATTAGCTAGTGAAGATTTACACACCGATATCAAATGCGATATCATTCGACAAATGAATCGCAAAATCAAGAAGCAAATTAAACTTGGTCTCTATTGCTGTGATGTCAAACCTGGAAACTTTGTGGTTAACATCGGACCACCTGTTGAAGTTAAAATGATTGATTTCGGCGCTGATTTCTGCAAGGAAACACAAATCTACCACGGATTTGATAACGATGAGGTGAATCCAATTGTTAACTTGACATACAAGGACATATTATACCTTTCAAACGTACTCCAATGTTATACAATGGCTAGTCGTTATATGTATAATGGTGCCGATGAGGAGGAATGCAAAGAAATCACTGAAGCATTCTTTGACCATGATATCTTTAGAACATTTTTTGCGAGTCATTGGCGCTACTTTATCGAATGGTATATTCAAAATGCTCGCGATAATTACCAACGCGGCGATGAAGATGCCTCTAACAACTTTGTTTGGTACAATTGTCAAGTAGCAACTCGAAATTCAAGTTATTCTAGTATGTCCCGTAAGAACAGTGAAATTTACACAATGTCTAGTGTTGCCAAAACACGCGATTATGTAATTAAGAAACTTGAACAAGCACTCGATTACATGTCGTATGACATGGATACCGATTCTTCTTAATCAGTTCTGAAAAATAAAATTCATTAGAACATATCATGTTTATTTTAAAAATGACAAATAACCCTACTAATATACGGTTTGGTTGTATTCGATGTGGTGCCGAATTTGCACGTCTAAGAGATTATCACAAACATACACACAGGAGAGCGTTATGTGGAGCTACAAGGACAACCGAACTACCAAATGAAACAAATTATGTACAAGTTGAAAGTAGTTTCAAATGTGATATATGTGACAAAACATTTGTTGACATTAGTACTTTAGAACGACATAACAAATCACGCGTTCACCAGGTTGAAGTACAACTTCAAGAGCTTCGAGAGAAGATTGTTTTATACGACAAATCAATATCAAATTCGTATACAATGTGAAATTTATTTTATACGGAGTGATGTATACACTTCTCAGTTTCAAGTAACACACCCCAGGTGTTACTTAAAACCGATGATATATACATCTTCGAGTCTTTTTCGGATTTTCAAAGATTTTTAAAAACAGGGGGGGTTCCATAATTCAAAAAAGCGGGCAAATCGCAAACCAAAAATCGAGGACCCTGATTTTGATTTTCATTTTCCGGACCATGAATTAATTTAATTCCCCCTGTTTTTAGAGGGCATTTTTAAAATGACAAAAGATTCGAAAATGCATGTGATATCGGTTTTGGGAAACACACCCCAAGTGTTACTTGAAACTGAGAAGTGTATACACTTCTGTATATTTGAAATATTATAACTATACCAAAGATGTATACAATTTCGGTTTAATTTAACACATTCTAAGTGTTACTTTTTGTGATTTTATAGGGTATTTCCATACAAAATAAATAAATAAATATTTACAGCAGGTGTTGAAATTCTCATTGTAAATGAATTATTATTGTATTAGATGTGGTGCCGAATTTGCCCGCTGGAACTATTATGTCAAACATGCACATAAAAAAGCATTGTGTGCAGCTACTAGATCTACAGAAATACCCAATGAAGATAATTATTTAAGAGCACCAAGTTCACACAAATGTACATTATGCGACAAATCTTTTCCAGATATTTCTACATTGGAAAGACATCTTGAATCACAACAACATCTTATACAAAAAAGTGTAAGGGATTCAATGAAAGCATTACAAGAGCAATTTTCTGAACAGTTAAATGGTATGAAAAACGAAATGATAGTATCACAAGGAGAACTCAAAGATCAAATCCTTGCGAAAATGGATCGAGCAATTGTTGCTAAACCAGATAAGGATCCCAGCAATTTCAACCTTAATCTCAACTTGAATCTTAATATTGAGAATCTCAAGGATTCTAAAGATTATATATCAAATGACAGAAAGTACCACCTTCTTCAACGAGGAATGTCAGCAATGCCATTTCTTGTTAAAGATGTTAATTTTGACCCTAAGCGCCCTGAGAATCATAACATGTATATTTCAAATATTAAAACAAAGACCGCTCAGGTAAAAGAAAACGGTCAATGGGTTAAGCGAGACGCTCGTCAATTAGTTACCGATATTATATATGACTATGATTGCAAATTCTTTCGTTCGTTTGCTGAGGATCCAGAACTAGAAGAAGAATATCCAAAAGCAACACAGTTGTACTACAAATACATCGACATTACAGATAGCAAGGAAGCTCAGAAAAAGATCGAGAATGAAATTATGGAAATGCTATACAATCATCGTGAAATGATTATAGAAACGAGAAAGAAAGAAGAAGCAGCGATTAAACATCGTAAATTAATGAGTCAACGTCAACAACAACAGAAGAAAATTGACAGGACAGAGATTAATATTGAATCGGACGACGACTAACTGCTAGGTCGCAAGTGTATCATTCAAAAACTTCTTTGCATTTTCGAGGTCCTTAGTAATAAGGTGTTTACTCGTTGGTTTTTGAATGTGAAATGCAGTATTAATAAGTGAAATAACAATTTGCGAACTGGAGACTACTGAGAATCCAAGTAGAATTCCGGGAATATCGGGTTTACGTTTTCTCATCCAAGATGTTAGCATGAGTGAAGCACGAACTGGAACATTTTTACAACGACGAGTATCTATTAGTAGACCGAATGGTTTCTTCTCATTTAAGGCTGTATCCAGTAATTGTAAGAAGATTGCAAATTGTTCATCTTTGACGGTTGGACCAAACGTGAATGACAAGATGCTCCTTGAGCCCGCAGCAAGTCGTTGTACATGGAAACCTTTTTCTTCAATAATTTTATCGATCGTATCGGTCATATTTTATCAATATGATAACAAAATAAAAAACGAATTTACACCAAGATATTTTCTCGTGTTATTATAATCACGATGTTTCAGTTTATGTCCAAAATGCTCGGTACACCAGAAGAAGAACATTATGTCCATGTTGAGAATCATGTCGAAGAAAATTCCGAAAAGCCTGTTGAGAACGTAGAAAAACTCATTGAAGACGTTCCAGAAGAAGAACCAGAACCAAAAATTTACATTTTAACTCGAGAACAGTGCCAATGGTGCAAACAAGCCAAACAAGAACTTATTGACAAACAAATTGATCAGTCAATTGTACGTGTCGTTGATATTGATATTTTCCATAATACAGCTCAGAAAATCATTGACAAGTACAATGTTGAAGAAATTGGAGTACCAACGTATGTTTTTACAAACGGCCTGAAGCCAATTCTTGGTTTCAAACCAATTGAAGAATATCTTGCTATTGCTAATTCTGTTGATCCCGCTATTGATATTTCCGATTCAGATTCTGATTCTTCTTCCGAGTTTAGTCCACGCGTAAATCACACGATTAATCAACTCTGCAAGAGAATTCAACAACTGGAATATCAAGTTCTGCTTTTGAAACAAAAACCAAGAGATGTGCTCGATAAATCTCGCAGAGATGAATATGAAGACCTCATGATTGACCTTGAATGGCGTCTATTTAATACTGTCCTGGCTGGATTTATGTCGGGTGCTCTATTAACTGGTCTTTCATCGTTGGCTGTATTGATTTTGCGCTTCTAAAGAATTTTCGCAAAAATTCCCGCAGTCTATTTGCAGTGTCTTTTTGTCAAGTCATTTAGGTCATTTGATTAGAAAATGAACGCTAAAGAAAATTCAGAATTTGCAGAAACGCTCAATGTATTTTTTCAGATTCTTTGGTTGATCTGGTGTGTACCACTAATGATCATTGACGGTGTTGTATGCGGTGACATTTTTTATACTGCAATTGAAACTGCCGGAGGATATTCTTGGTCATATGTTGCACAGTTATACAGTCTCGCAGGACTTAATTCAGAATTGTCACATTGGCTCCTTGTTTATGGCGCAACATCTGTAACAAAATTTGCATTTTATCCAGCACTTATTGTTAATCCTGTTCTCATTCTAATTATCAATTCATACCTTTACGCGACATCATTAAGTATTGACAATATTTTGAGTACGGAATGCGCCAATCAGCCATTTAGAAATGAAACAAGCACTACTTCTTGTCAAGTATATAATTACCAGTGGCCACAATTAAAACTTTTGAATAGTATTCAGTTGTGGGGTTCGATTGCTCTTGTTGGTCTGATCCCGGTACTTATTTTGGTATTCTTTTCTGTTAATGTTTTTGTTTTTATACCAGGTTATTTGTATGATGTTACCGTTCGATTTCATAAGACTTTGTGTTGTGGTTGTTATCGACGTGGTTGCCAAAATTTCTATCATATTTTTTGTTATGGTCCGGAAGCTGAACCAAAACCAGTTATGAAACCTGTGAGTGAAGTCTTGCAGGACGGTCCACGTAATCCTGCCAATTAATTTGTTGTGTCTTTTGTATATCTTTTTGAAGATATACAAAAAATCATTTAGTCGTGAATTTGTCGATGATTTTCAAAATGGAAAATAATAACATGGACTCTGCGAAGACACTTGTGGCCGAACAAGATTTCAAAACTACACACGAAGCTCTTAATAAGTACTATGCAGTCCGCCGCGAATTCCTTGAATATAATGGTCGTGTGTTTGAGAAAGACTCAAAACCAGAGGACAAACAATACACTGAAAAATTCAAAGCACTTCTCGAAAAAGTAAAACAAGCAAAAAAAGAGGCCGATATTGCACGCGAAGTCGAGAAACCATATTTTGATTGTTATTATCGATTTTTGGAACAAGCAAAGGAAGGCTATTTTCGTGATACTTTTGTTAGTAGTGATGGTATCTTCATCGAGATTCCAATGGAATTTTTTGACACATATACGTTTCCTGATACATTTCATATGATCTATTGTTTACAAAAATCCATCAAGTCTGGTACGGCGCTATCTTGCCAATAAATTCCTGTGTATTCAAAATGTTTGCGAAAATCAAAAGTTTTTTCTTGAGAAAACAACCAGGAACAAGGCCTGGATCAGCGGATTTCTGGTATGTTCACAACATGATTTGCACAGCATGTAGACAAGGTTCTGTTAACGACCTTAAGGAGTGGCTTAGCAAGTGCCCTGTTGAATACTGGAATTTTTATAGTTATTTTGAAAGTGCGTGTTTCTCAGGTCACATCGAAGTAGTCCAGTATCTCATGACTCGTGTACCAAAGAATTGCGATAAGAAAAAGGTATACAATAAGGGTCTTGTGAAGGCATGTGGTCCAAACGCTTGTTATGATATTGTTGAATTATTACTCAAGCAAAATCTGGACGATACACCTGATCGAACAATTCCAAGAATTGAAAGTGCATTGATGGTTGCATGCGAGTGGGGTCATTATAGTATTGTCAAATTATTAATTGAATATGGTGCGAAGGACCTTGATACTGCGCTATGTGTTGCATGTTGCGGCAATTCTGAGAGTCATCGATTTGTTGCAAGTAATATATTGAACACAATTTATCACAAATCTCCAGGATATGAAAGGGTCATATGTTCGTTAAAACAAGCTTATTATAATGCGTGTAGGGCGGGATCGTTGGATCTTATGACTACTTTAGAGAATCATGTCGAATGGGTTTTTACAAATTACAAACATGTTTTAAATAGACTTGTTGAAGAAAGCACCTTATACGTTGCGGAGTTAAAGAGCAGTGAAGAATACCTTGAAGGTTCTTTTACCGTTGAGCCCAGAACTCTTGAAAGTTTTGAGATTGATTATGTCGTTGCGTTATATTACGCGTTCATCGGAGGCCACATTGGACCAATTCCGAGAGTTCGGTCGGAATTAATAAAACGGAATAAACCGATTAATTATAGTCCAGCACTTCGCGAACTACATGATGAATATCAGACACTTCGCGACCCCGTTTCCAAAATTGTGAAAGGTTCAGGGTATATTGAAAAAATGGCTCGAATCATTCTATTCTCAAAAATGGACAAATCATATAATTTAAAAACGGAGGTAAACATTAATATTATAACCGATGAAGATGCTCTTAGAGAATTATTAAAGATAGACTATGTTCGTCAGTTTTTCAAAGAAAAGCACGCCGAGTCATTGATAAATGCAAAATTAATACCACATGACCTTATTGAAACTTGTTTAAATTATGTTTTTGAGGACATGTAGGTACAAATACAAAATAAATCATAACCGATGTCGTTTGCGACATTTTAAAGGTCACGTTTACAAAATCTAGAGCAAAAATGCACATGTTTTTGTCAAATGCAGATAAATATGAATTAAACAGGAAACTTATAGCGGAGTTTAGTAAGCACGAATATGGTCCTGGACATTACAATTTTAGACAGAACTACGAGCATTTCAATGCGCTAATTAGACAAGGTGCTGACAACGTTAATGAAGGTCTCCGATTGGCCACTTGGAATAACAACATTGGTCTTATGCAATTTATGATCAAACATGGTGCAAATGATGCTGATGGCGTATTTGAAATTGCATGTGATATGGGTCATAAAGAAGCCTTAAGATTTTTACTTGCACATGAAAAGTTTCAAGGTCTGTGTTTTGACTGGTCAAGAGCGTTTAGAAATGCATGCAAAAAAACGAACAATTACTATGACATCGACATCATTGTCAAAAGTGCTTTTGAAAATGGCCATTTGCTTGATTTTAACAGCATGTTATGCAGATTGGCAAGCGCTGATTATACATATCAACATTTAGTAGCAATAGCAAATATTGCCAAATGTAATGCGAATTGGTCTTGTGACTGGTCTAATATTCTCAAGCGTGTACACTACAATTTGACAGTTAAGAGTCATATTGGTATACAATGTGCGGATCTAGAACGCGTATTCTGGGGTCGTATAACCACGGTTAGAAAAATAATAACTAATCATTCTGTCGATATAAATATTATTACCGACAATGAAATAAAACGGATACTTGTTGGTAATACGTTATATGACAACTTTGATGAAAATCGTTGTATTAATAATGCTTTTGCACAAGCAGGTGCAAAAGCGCTGTCAGCGGTGATGCCGAAGGAACTTGCTGATGTTTGTTTGAAGTATGTGCCTATGTGATAAATACAAAACAAATAGGTCTCGTGATATCGTTAGCGATTTATAACAAAATGTGGCGAAGGATCCGAAGATCAATTCGTGATTTTTTTGAGCCAAATCGAATAAATGAACTAAATAAGGAACTTTATCGATTATCGAGTTATTATCGATATTGTTGGACCACTAGAGACCATTTCAGAATACACAAGTTAATAGAAGAAGGTGCAAACAATTTTAATCAATGTCTTCGAAGTGCTGCTGAGCTAGGCAATTCTAATGCTGTAAAGTTTTTTTTAGAACATGGGTCTGTTACCGACGCGGGTGGTCATGAAGCGTTTTATATTGCATGTCGCGATAATAATGAAGAACTTGTTAGTTTGCTCATAAAACATAGTTATTGTGACTTGGCACAAGGTTTTAGTATAGCATGTTCTTATGCAAATTACGATATAATGACGTTATTGAATCAAGAGGCCAACACGAAGAAATTTCAACTCGATTATAACAGTGCTCTGTTTCGATTGTGCGAAGGTGGACCTCAAGCATGTACTCATGGCCATTTGGCCGGTTATGAAAATTTCAATGACCGTCTTGATTTACTAACAAGTTTTTTTGTGACAAAAGACCTGTCAATTAATTGGTCGATTGGACTTCAAGGTGCATTTCATGGTTTCCAAAGAATACTTGATGCAGATCCCGATTCTCGCATGGGTGCTGGATATTCATGGTCAAGTATTTATGAACATCGTCATGTTCTTCTGACATTTTATGCACGCATAGCGTCTGATATGATATCGAATGGTGCTTCTATTAATGTCATAAAAGAATTAGAGCCAACATTTGTCAGGTATTTGAAAGCAGTCTATGCCCGAGAATATCGCCAGGTTTTGTCACAAGTGATGCCAGATGAAGTCGCTAGTGCTTGCTTGCGATATTAGCACAATAATACAAAAAGCAAGAAACTCGTCGATCGTTAGCGATAATGTTATAGTCCTCGAGAATCTTCGCAGAGTCACTCATGTTGTTGCTTACCATTTGTGCGGACATTGTCTATAACACAGTAAATTACTTCAGACCAAGCAAACGAAAAGAAAAATTAAACGATGAATTAATTGAAAATACGAGATATTACCATTTAGGTCCAGATGATGTTAAGAAAATTAAACAACTAGTTAGCAGAGGTGCAAATGATTTTAACAAATGTCTTCAAGTGGCTGTGGAACGAGGCCACATTGAAGTTGCTCGAATAATGCTCTCTAGTGGCGCTACAAACATTAATGAAGTATTTGATATTGCTTGTAGAAGTACAACAAACGAAACCATGTTGAAATTGCTAATTGATTATGGTGCAGGGCGCTCGGGCGGTTATTCGCGTGGATTCTTATTCGCGTGCAAAGATGGACTCTATGAAACTATGTCGTTTGTGCACAAATGTGCTGTTGCCTCTGGGGGCTCGGAGCTCGATTATAATCAAGGCCTTTATAATCTCTGCAACGGATCCGTAGTGTCTTATCCAAGCTTCAATGATAAACTTCAACTGCTTATATCGCTGTCTGTAAGCGTAGACGTACCAGTTGATTGGTCGTATGGACTTCGCGGTGCATTTGATAACTTTTGTGATTTTTTTACATTTGGAAAGTGGTATAGTAGACAATATTATTCTTCGGAAACGAATTACGAAGACGCCGCGGTAGATTTATATACACATATTATATCTGATATGGTCCTGTACGGTGCTAACATAAGCGACATTGATTTTAATTCGATACCAAGCTTATTCGTGTATAAATTTGTGCAAAATAAACACGTGAAACCGATATACACTCGAGAATATACATCAGTTTTATCTTACGTTATGCCCGATGACCTTGTAAATACCTGTTTGAATTATTGGTCAGTTACAAGCGATAAACGCAGTAAATTTTCTTATGTTGATTAAAACTTGCAAAAACCAATGGACTCTCGTGGTATCATTCGTGATAATTCGAAATACAAATGGAGATTGTTTATGCATTCAAATCAGTTAAACAATTAAATGAAGAATTAGTAGTTGCATGTCGTGATTATGATATGTCTCGAGTAAAATCATTAATTTGGTTTGGTGCAAATGATTTTAAACAGGGTCTCGAAATTGCCCTGCTCCGTAATTACGTTTGGTTAGCAGATTTAATGGCTCAAAAGATCATTAAAAAGTATACCACAATCGAGAGCAACGAAATTATAAAAGATGCGATTAGCATTGGTTTTACTCGTTATTCTATTCATTCTATTATGAAAATGACAAGTTATATCAACATAAATGTGCCATTCATTATGGCATGTTCAAATCGTGATTTTCAACTTATTGAAGCCTTTATATCACAAGGCGCAAATGATTGGCAAGGTGCATTTCGTGAAGCATGTCGACATCGACATAAAGACCTACAACTAATGTCTTTAATATCACATGAAGCTGTTAAAAACAACTTTAAGCTTGATTTTAACAGTTTATTATATCAAGTTTGTCGAGGTCCATATGATGAGTTAGGCCCATTCTTTCTAATATTCAAATATTTAATGCGAATTGTCGACGAACAAAAAGTGCCATATACATGTCTCGATTGGGATCTGGCTCTAAAAGGTGCGCACGAAGGCTTTCTCAAGGTCAAAGCGTATTGTTTCTCTTATCATGATCGTTATGAGTATGTTCCAGCATTAGCAAAAGATGCTATTCAACTTATGATAATGTTCATTATACATTATAATTCAAATATTAATATTGTTACTGATAATGATGCGCGCCACGAAATAATGAAAGATCCTCAAGTAAAATGTAAATATTACCGTGCACTTGATATTGTGCCTAATGATATTATTAAACATGTTTTTGAATTTATTTGATCCAAATTCTGTCCATAAATTCAAATTTTATTACGCCCAAATCATAAATGATGGACAACATTAGATTGAGGCGTAATATTGGTATCCGTTTTCGATACATATTTTCTCCCATACCTTATCCATAGAATGTAGCTTTTCTCGACTCTTTAACAATGTAAGGCTGGGCAACAAGTGATCTTGTCCAAGAAGTTGACAGAATTTGTAGATGCAATAACTGTAACTGAGAAAGTTCTTTCTTCCAGGTGGTTTATGTTTTTCAAATGGCGCCTGAATTTCTTCAAATAATCGCATGAGTTCGTTCTCGAGTTCTCGCGAGATCTTCGGAGGTGTTGTACCACAAATCTTATGAATAATGAGTGGAATATGTTCATATTGCTTGTTAAGACCCAAACGGCGAAGATATTCTCGAATTCGTTCGGGAGTAATTTGCTTCTTGTCATAAATCTTGTTCTTCTTCAATTCCGCCAATAGTGCATCAATGACATAATCAGGTGGACTGGAGCTTTCACGTGCAAGTAACATTGAAATCCATTCCTTGAAGTGATTGCTTCGGCGATAACTAAATGGACTTAGAACTTCAATTTCATCGGAAAATTCAGCGAAGAGTTCACAATCCTGATAGTTTTCAACAATGCCGCATACATTACAAATCGCCAATGCGGATTTCTTATCAATAATTCTGTCTGCGCCGCATTCTGAACACGTCAGAGATTCTCGATCATCGACTGAAGAATTTTGTGGGTCCTCTAAAGAACTTCCAAAACACTCTTGAATGAACATGCGCGACAATTGACCCTTGTTACAATTAGCGTCAGCGCCTTTATATTCATCAATAAAGTTCATTGCTTTTAACTGGTATTCACTGTAATCAGTCTTATTTCTGATTTTCTCGATTTCTGACTCGAGTTTCTCAATCTGTTTCTTCAACGAAAATAAATCACATGAAGTATTTGTGGAACTTGGTCTATAACACTTATATTTCAATTTCAACTGTTCTAACTGCGCTAGCATCTCTGGCAATTCTTTCGTTTTATTTTCAAACTCTTGAAGTTTATTTTTGTGAATTGCTAGCAATGTCATTCGCTTATCTTCATGTGGCACCTTCTTCGAAATCCTATTTAAATTCATTATTCGCAACCGCTGTGCTGCTTGCTCTTAATAATAACTATAATATTATCTTTAAGTAATATTTACGCGAATATTTACGCGAGTATTTGCGAGTGTCTTTCGCACAATTACAAAAACATTTACAGTTCTGCTCGAGACTTTTCGCAGAGTGTATGATAAGTAAGACCAAATGGACATTATAACAGCAATAAATAGTGATTTGAGTCGTGATAAGAAAGAAACATTAAGAAATATAAAAGAACTTATCAGTGCAGGTGCAAATGTTAATTATCAAGATGCATATAAAAAAACTCCATTGATGTATGCATGTCATCATAGTAGAATAGACATTGTAAAAGAACTTATTCAAGCGGGGGCCGATGTTAATATAGAAGACTTTTGGGGTTCTACAGCATTAAAACATGCTTCAACTGGTAGTTTAGATGTTGTAAAAGAACTTCTCAGAGCAGGTGCAAATGTAAATGCCCATAATGGTAATAAATATACAGCAATATTCTGGGCATGTAACAATTATAGATTAGGAATTCTAAAAGAACTTGTTAATGCAGGGGCTGATATGAATCAATATTATCAATATTATGATACAAAAGTTACTATACTTGGTTATGCAATCAATTTACGTCGGCCAGATATGGTAGATTTTCTTGTGAGACACATTTGTAAAAATATTATTAGCAATGACTTGCTTGGTATTGTTATTACATTTATTTAATTCACTACTGTCCTGCTCGAGAATCTTCGCAGAGTACTCTATCACAGAGTACTCTATCACTAGTATGAGAAAATTGTTCCACGATATAGTCCTTTCGAGGTTTTCCAGACACCACCTTATGCCAATCAGAAAGCCCCAATTTCTTTTCAAGCAGTGAACCAAATGTTACATTTTGGTAAATTAATGACTTCTCGATAAGATCATTGTATTCTTCGGGAATTTTGAGCCAAGACCAACCGGAATGCGTATCTAGAAAACGACCCTTGTAATTGTAATCCAAGTCAAAATGCGGACTCTCTACTACAACTACTGGTACATCATAATATGCATCACCGTCCTTGTAAGTAGGACCATCCCGAGCCTTGTGGATGCCATTTTCAATTGCGATGAAGATGTCTTCTGTTTCACTTATTGAGCCCTTCTGCTTCAAGACAATTTCTTTACATTGTTTCAATCGATTCTTTGCACCTTGAATTGTTTGATTCAAACCAAATGGTTGCTCAGGAACACCACTTGAAATACCGCTTACCGAATGAACCTCGTAAATTTGATAAGTAGTTGAAGAAAAACGACGTCTCAAACAAGCCTCGTATACCGCAGTAAGTTTTGCATTATTTGTTGTGGCCACATATACATTCAAAAGTTTACGGCCAGATGATTTAATTTCTACACACGACACCAAATTTAATTGATTGCACAAGTGTTCACTAATGTCCAACACGGTAAAGACGCCATGGTCCTTGAGAACATCAGTCACAGTTGGATTTGTATTAGTCACAAAGAATTCATCGATAACCTCAGCATCAATGAATTTCTTCCAAGAATTATTAGGGAAGACTGCATGAGTTGCATAAGCACATGTAAATTTGAAACCTTGCGACTTGAGAGCTTTCGCACACTGTAACAGAGTCTCACCAGATTGAACAAGATCATCAATAATGATAACATTTTCGATTTTTACGGTTTCATCGGGCCAATTCAACTTCTCGCGAATAATAATTCTTCTTTCGGTACCGTCGCGAATCTTACTGCAAATAATTTGTGAAAAGTCCTCAAAGAAGTACTTGAATCTCTTATAGGAACCATCATCGGGAAATACTACTGCATAACGTCCATCAGAACGCGCTCTGGTCTTCAAATAATCAACAAGAATTGGTACCGCAGACATCAACTTCATTGTTACTTGGTCGGTGGAATAGAAGCGCTCTTGCAAAGCATGAATGTCGAAAATTCGAACAATTGGCGGACCAGTTCGAGTCACTGAAACGCAAGAACTAAGCATTTTCAAAATCGGTTCCGCAGTTGCCAATTGACCCGAGAAATCAACGCGATCATGAGTCGCAGGACCCAAGTATGGCACAACAATCGTGAGACTATTGATCAACTGTCGAGGCAATGCAACCAATAGAGCCAGCTGTTCCGCAAAGAGTTCCTTCACTGACATGTTAAAGAGAAAAACAAGGTCTTTGTTCATCAAAGTTTCACTTGGTTCAAAGGTAATGTTTGGCCAACCGTCTGCGAAATATATCCAGTTAATGTAACTTGGTCGCATATGGCTACAAATCAACATATTTTGGGCAAGTGATTCCATTGTTGGATGCCACATGAGCAATGTCGAAACTTGTGGTCCAGTTGCTGGCAAAGGATATTTGACGGGTCTGAACTTGGTAATGACATTGTCCTTCTCGTTACCTCCGGGAATACCCTTATATTCCGTGGAGTCACTAGTCGAGTCAATTGCAAAGAGCGACTCGATTTTCGAGTCAGGAAAAGCCTCTTCAAGACGTTTGCGACCACCTAGGTCAGTGAACTCGATTAGTGTAGCAAAACCTGCGATGACACCACCGGCTTCGCGGACCAAGTTTCCTGCAGCAATAAGAGTTCCTGCAGTGGCCATTAGGTCATCAACAATTAAAACTCGTTGACAAGGTTTAATAGCATCCTTTTCAAGCTCAAGACTGTCTGTGCCATACTCTTTCTTATATTGAAAAACAAATTTCTCGCCCGGCAACTTTGAAGGTTTCCTGATCATAACTTGCGGTACTTCTGCATGGTATTGAAATGCAGTCGCAATGATGAAACCACGAGCATCAAGGCCACAGACCATATCATAACTGCGCTGATTTGTTTTTTTAGCAAGTTCTGAAATGGCATACTTGAAAAGCTTGTTGTCGGCCAAGAGAGGTCCCATATGACGGAAAACGATTCCCGGCTTGGGAAAGTCTCGGACGACTTGAATCTTTTCGAAGACCTTTTGTAATGATAGTTCGTTAGACATTTTGAATGTTTGTTTGATGATTGTTTTGTAAAAGCACTTCACAAGGTCGGACCATTGTAATTTTTGCAAAACTTGTCTCGAGTAGGTCTTCAAACAGAAAAACGAGACAAAATAGTGGCAAAACAATGGCAAAAATAAACAATAAATCAAAGGCTAAAACCATTCAAAAAAATAAAAAAATAAATCGCCTAAGAGCTATCCTAGCAAAGAGTATCTAATTATCATACATATAATCTAGAATGTCCTCCGTTCTATTTGCCAATGAAATCGATGCAAGCAAAGTTGAATACACTAAGAACAAACAAACGACAGCAGGTCCACAACATTTTCGAGCCAATATCAACAAGAAAGACTTTAATATTCAATTGTCCAAAGTACGTGTTTTTAAGCCATCCAATGCTAAAGATATTCCTAATGCCAAGACTAAAGAAGACAAGTTTTCTCTTAATGTACCTCTTGAACCTAACAGCAGTTTTTACAAGTTTTTGCAAGATCTTGAAAAGGCCAATATTCGATACTTGTCACAAAATTCCAAAGAAATTTATGGAAAGGATCTAAATGAAGACGACATTGTAAAGCATGATTATTACAACACTATGATCAGAAAGGCGAAAGACTCGAAATATCCTGATAGCATTCGCCTCAAATTGGGTCATCGTGTAAAGAAGGTCAAGGTTGATGACCAGGAAGTTGAAAAGGGAATCGAAGCACAATTCAAGGTTGCTGTTCAACGTGTTGGCGAAGATGGTTCTAAGAAGTTTGAGGACGTCAATATCAATGTTGTTGGAGAAGATGGTCTCAGCACAATTGACTTTTCATGGGCTTTTAACGGAATGGAAGTTGTGCCTATTATTTCAAAGCCTGAACTTTGGGTGATTAACAAGAAGCAAACGTATTGCACATTCCGCTTGGTTTACTTGCGTGTGTATGCTCGCGACAGTATGCCAAAGATTGATGCTAATTCCTTCCGTGATGATGATACTAACTCCGCACCGTTGCCTCCTATGAAGGCCCCAGAAGTTGTTGAAAAGTCAGAGGAAGAAATTGTTACCGAAGAAGAGTGTGAAGAAGAGGAAGAGTAAGCAAAAAAATTAGCGAACGGAAGTAAGCGAGAAGAATAAACAAACAAATTTGTTGCAATTATTTAAATGCCAAAGCACAAATCCAAAAACTGTCAATTAAGCGACATTCGCAAATTTGAAAATAAACTTAAACAAGGTCCACGATTTAAGGGTCGTGCCGATTTTTTGAAACGATGTGATCAATTTTTAGATGGTTGTACCGATTATAATGAATATACCGATGAAGCTCGCAATGAATTTTATCAAGAACTGTTGAATAAATATAAAAAATTATCAAGAACGTGTTAGCGCGTTCATTTCGATATTTTAATGTACATGTGAAGACTAAATACATTAGTGTTCGATGACTTCATCGCTTGATTATAGCTTTACTAACGATACCGACTTTGAGAAACAAATGCGCGCAAACCTAGTGGTTCTTGAAGAGACCTTCAAGAATCATTGCAAAAAACTTGAAGATGAGATTGAAGAAGTCCGCAATACGAGTTGTTCGATACGTATTTATCGAAGATATTCAAAACTCATTGATTACCTTATAAGTTGGATTCCTGTACGCGAGAAGATTGTCTATATCGATCGCAATGAACCACTAAGTGCATACCTAACGGAACTTGAGAAAACCGTGCCATTTTCTTTGAAACGTGAGTTGATGGCTATGACCGAAAACACCGAAGAAAAAGCAAAAGAGGCTTCAAAGATTTTGTTTGGTAAACACGAACAAATCAATGAACCAAACTTTGTTGCAACATTTGTTGCAACTTCTTTGTTGCCAAAATCCGGCATTCTCAAACAAGTCGACAGAGACCCTGAAGAATATGGATACGAGTACAAGGTTGGTTATGACATTCGTGGTGATGTACCAATTCCAACACAAGTTGTAAGTCCGTGGTATAATACAAGTGCTTCGCCGAATCTCTGTAATACATCTCAACATGACAAGCCTTATACAGAAAAATATACATATACGGACGAACCCGCACAAGACCTAAATGAAGTCATTGAATTGGGCCCGATGGACCATGAAGCAATGAATGAAGCAAGAAATGAAGCAATGAAGCAATAAGTTGTGTGAATCTTATAATGCAAAGTTTTCGTGATATTTTATTTCAGACCTAGCTTATAAGGAGATTCATAATATGAGAACCAAATGTTTTTTGTAATGATGACAAAGGTTTAACGTTTATGTCATAATAACTCAGTATAACATCTGCAAGTTCTCTTGGCATTTTCTCAATTAGAACAAGTTTCATGTCATTATTGTATTTTGCATATTCTTTTCGATACTGGGTCATTTTAAAAAATACTTGAAAATCTTGTTTGTAGTCATGCGATAGTGCAACTAGGTCGTTAAATGATATTTTAAAATTTGGAAGATACAATTTTACACATTTGGTACCATGGTCAAGTAAACACCTTGCAACACTAATCTGATCTTGTTGAAGCGCAATATAAAGACCGCGTTCTAAATATGGCGCCGCAGTCCCATTTAACTTGATAACGTTGAGAAAATAAGAAACAATGTTTGCATGACCATGATAACATGCCATTTCAAAAGCGTGTGAAGTACCAAGATTTTCAGAAAGAACAAGTAGGTTATATCGTTTAATTATATACTTAACAACATCGAGAGCACCACCAATACAGGCATTGTTAAGTCCAGCTGCCCAACCATCTTTCCAAAAATTTGACCAATCACTAATATTAACATAATCTAAAATAAAAGTAACTATTTCAAGTGAATTTGACGAACATGCTGTCATATATGCATCGTAAAGACGATTTGTTTTTGATTCGTATTTATCAAGGTCATCAAATTTAGAGAACATAAATTTAAAAACTTCGAAGTGGCCTTCTTGACATGCTACATCAAGACCTTCACGATAATAACGAACACGAAAGTGTCCTGATTCGAAAAATAATTTGACCACTTCCTGGTGCCCACCTTTACATGCTAATGGAAGACCTATATCGAATTTTAATTTGTTATGGGGATCTTCCTTTGCTATCTGAATAAGTTTAGAAACGTCACTTGTGCGGCCGTGAAGACATGCATCCTCAAGTTCAATGTTGAACTGTTTCCGATTCTTATAAGTTAACGTGGCAAGTTTTGAAACCATTCTATTTGCAAACAATTGCAAAAATATGAGTGCTCTAACAATTTTGTAAAATTGTAAATTCATGAGAAAATGTCGAAAGAATTGGATGAAAAACGCAAACATACTGAAAATAAATTTATGAAATCGGTGGCAGATATAATGACTGAGCTTCCAAAGAGTACTGAACCTGAACACGTTCAAAAGCTCATAGATAATATTGTAAATTGTCACCGCGAAGACAAAGAAACCCAAGTTGAATATTATCTTACAAAATTAGAAGAACGTAAGCGCAAACGTGAGCAGAAACGTACACAAGAACGTGCACAGAATCAGTAAGATAATTTCTATGTATTAGATAAACATGGTATATCAGGAGGTAACGACTGGATATTGGTCAGTGAGAATATTAGTATTCTTGCTAATAATATTTTCAATGATATTTTATGCGACTTCACAAACGAAGAACAAATCAGTGTCAATGCCCGTGTCCGTGCCAGTGCCTCAAGGGCCTCAAGCGCCACAAACAACTCAACAAGAACTTCCAAGAGACGCTATCGATATTCTCAAGAATTTTCAACCACCGGCGCTTCACTAATCACCTAGGAACTCATGCTTGTATCAGTAATTACAGTGAAGTAATTATTTGTTGAGTCATAATTCAGAAGGCCCATTACTGAATGCCCAGTAGCAATTAGATAGGAACCAGTCGGTGTAAAGACCCAAGAACCAATCGATGAAGTATCACTTAATGTAATATTAAATGCCGAATGATTTTGTATAACAAATGATCCCGTAAATTGGATATTGTCAAATGTATCAATTGCATCACCAGTCGGTTTTCTAATTATAATACTCTTGTTAACATCGCTTAACAGGTATTTGTATGCAGTTGATGTACTTCCGGTCGTTGTTGTGGGACCAGGAAACAAGAGATTGTTATTTACCGCAAATGGCACCGTTGTGTTCATTCCTGCAGAACTAAATAGTGAACTAACATAGACTACACCAGGATTTAGCGAATTCAAGTAAACAGTGGCAGCTGGTGTTGTAACACTTGTCAACACAATTGTCAACGAAGCGATATAACTTGGATAAATCGTGATTGAAGTACCGACATTACTATCAAATGTTACTGAACTGTTTGGCAGCACATTAACATAATCGGTACCTTCATTAATAATTTGGCAAGTATACGCAATACCGGCAGTTGCCATGGTATTTATTGTGTCTGTGCCAAAATACGTACTAATGTAATTTACCATATCTTGGGCGGTAGGCAGTGTGTCACTGTGATGATTCACTAGTGATCGAATGATGGTACCGTTAAGAACATTTGCTGCAGTATATGTACTGTCATTGTTGCTACTAATCGTTGAAACATTATTTCGATTCATAATGAAATCGACATATTTTTTCGTAGTGGCATTTGTGCCAACTGGCGATGTAACTACATTGCTAATATGAGTATCATTCATCGTCATAAAACCATCGGTGAAGGTTCCCGTTGAAGTACTTGATCCAGAGTGAAGTCCGTAATTTAATGACAGTGTACCGATTGTTGAAACACCGGTATAAACAAGAGTGGCAGAACCACCAAAAATGTTATGATCATTATATTGAATAGCGCCGGAAGGTCCTGCAGGACTAATACCTTGAATATATTCCAACGTAATTGCGTCACTTGGGTCAGTCGGAAGTCCAACGCCCGAAATGTGGCCAGAACCGATTGAAATGATGCCATTGTATAGCGAATGTGCTTCTAAATGATTAACTTTTAACGTTTGTGTATATGATGTATCATAATTGGAATTTGAAGGTATTAACGGACTTTGTGCTAGATTATTCAAATCAATTGACATCCTGCGGTCTTTATTTATGTATGCAAATAAATGATTTTCGCGAAAAAGTTTGTCAAGAAAACCATGTGTATTATATAAAGACCGTCATGGCAAATAATTTATATGCGAATAATATAGTAACGACAAGTTTAGCGACCACTTCGCTAAATTTGACAAATTTGACAACCGCATCAACGACACTAACAAATTTAAATGTCACAAATGTGACCACAACTTCACTAGTTGCAACCTCTGGCACAATATCAAACTTACTTGTTACGAATAACGGTGCAGCGACAAACACATCAACTGGAGCACTAGTTGTTTCAGGAGGTCTTGGTATTAGTGGTACTTTGAATACTTCAGGTTTTAATTTTGTTAATCGAGCATATGGCTATATCAGTGGTCAAGGCGGTCAAGTTGTAATACAAACAACAACTACATTATTAACAACGGCTTATTGGAACGGAACTGCTCAAACGGCTGGAGGCATGACATTTGGTGGAGGAACCTTCACGATTCCCACAACAGGTACATATGTGATTCATGCTCAGACAGTGAGCCCTATTAATGCCACTGGAACTGAAAGAACTTTGGTTTTATATATAAATGGGTTCCAGGTTAATCTTGGCGGCAACGTTTCTTATCCTGTGCAAACAAACAGACGAACAGATTCATATGCGTGTGATGTATTACAATTAAATGCTGGCGATACGGTAAGTATTGCAATTTGGCAGAATTCCACCTCTACAATGACTATGGAAACCGGAACGCCTGGTTTTTTTAGAATAATACAATTATGATACTACTTATAAATGGCGGACTTATATTTGAATAGTTTAACTGTTACAAATATAACAACAACATCGTTAAATGCAAGTAGTACCATTCTAACTAGTGTGTCAATAACGTCGCTGAGCACAACTAGTACAAGTGCAACAAATTTGCTTGCAACAGCAGCAACTACAGGACCTCTTATAATAACAAACGGTGCTTCTTCAACGAATACTTCGACAGGAGCTCTTGTTATCTCTGGCGGCACCGGTATTTCTGGAACATTGTACACATATGGTTTTAAATTTGGTAATCGAGCATATGGGTCTGTTACTGGTATTAGTGCTCAAAGTATACCAAATGCTACTTCTACAAATTTAACAACTTATTGGAATGGTACACCGACAACTTCCGGTGGTATGACATTTTCTGGAGGCTTTTTTACTGTGCCTATATCTGGAATTTATCTTGTTATAGCTTTGACCGTATTTTCTGGTTTTGCAACGACCGGTAACGAAAGAACAAACACCATATTGATAAACGGTTCACCTAACCCTGCAAGTCTTGGCTTTCTTAGTAAACCAAATCCAAGTAATGGTCGAACTGATGTAATTGCATATAATATATACGTGTTAAATGCAAATGATACTGTAGGTACTCAAGTATATCAAGATTCTGGTGGAAGTTTGACTATGGAAGCAAATTTTCCAGGGTATTTCAGAGTATCGCAATTGTAAGTCCATGTTATAAAATCCGGAATTGATTTCTGTGTTTTCATAAAAAGAAATGGCAAATTTATATTTTAATAATGTAACATCGTTAAATGCAACGAGCACTTCGTTAAATTTAACAAGTCTTGCTCCAACAACAACAAGCGCCACAACACTAAATGTGACAAATGTAAGTACAACTTCCTTAATTGGAACATCATCTACGACAACTAACTTAATGATTAACAACAATACATCATCAACAAATACTTCAACAGGTGCCCTCATAATTTCTGGAGGTATTGGTGTTTCTGGGACTTTGAATACAAATGGATTTAATTTCGTTAATCGAGTATATGGCTTCGTCAATGGTTTAGGTGGTCAAACTATAGCGAGTGGTTCTGTGACACCATTAACAGCAGCTTATTGGAACGGAACTGTTACTACATCGGGTGGTATGTCATTTTCTGGAGGCGTTTTTACGGTTCCAGTTGCAGGCACCTACATTGTAGTAACATTACTTATAACACCTTTTATTAATACAAACGGTGAAAGAACTAGTGCAATAAGGATAAATGGCACAATATCTCCAACAAATGTATCTTTTCTTTGTCAACCAACTAATATTCGCACAACTATACTCGGATATTGTATATATTCATTAAATGCTGGTGATACTATTGATACTATACTTTATCAAGACTCTGGTAGTACGATGACTATGGTAACAAATTTTCCAGGAATTTTTCGAGTAGTTCAGATATAACGAGTAACGGTTCGCGAATAACTCGTTTATTTTCGTGATTTTCGCCCGGATTTACGTCGAGAAACTCGACGCGATTTGCGTGATTTTCGCCTTGATATCTTGCGCGATTTACGACGGCTCTGCGAGGATTCTCGAGCAGCACCGAACCATAGGCCGCCAAGGGCATTCGGGTCATTGATAATGCTTGTAGGAGCAAGTGCAGAAACTTGGTAACCAGGACCGTTATAGAACGTGTTGGAACCAATTAACATATTATTTCCAGGTGGTCCAAGTGCCCACGCGGTATTAATAGAATCATATAATGGGAATTGACCAGTCGGCATATTTATTAGAATATTAGAATTTTATTTCATAGAACACAAATGTGTTTCAAATACAACAACACAAATTTTTTCGGAGCCTATTAAAATGTTGCCTACTTGTAAATACAGAGCAAAATCCAAATAAAATGATTGAATTCGTCAAATTAAAGAAACCAATTAATGAGAATGATGATGACGAAACCATTACAATAAATAAAAATGAAGTGACAGTGACAGTTAATGAGCGATTAGGGATGACACATGAGCAACGACAAGAGTATGAAGAGTCCATCAAGTTGTATAGATTAGCAAAGGACACTTATCGAGACATTTATAATACTGCGAATTCACGCGGTAAGGAGGGTCTCGAGAAGAAAACAAGACTTGAATCAATGATGGGCAAACCAATCCAACTAGAAGTAAACAACATGGAACCTCTTTCGAAGTACAAGTATTCGGTAAGTACCAAAGCAGATGGTGAACGCTTTTTCATGATGGTGTCAAATCCGACATGGAATAAGAAACGAACATTGTTCTTCATGGATTCTAAGATGGATTATTGGACAATTCGCAAGAATGGTCGCCTCATTGATGATATTGATTATGCACAATCGTTGGTTGATGGCGAAATTCATTTCCATAATTTTGAGTATGATTCTGTAAGGGAACGTTGGTCGCCCAAAAAGAAAGCCAAGAAAGCAGTGGATGATGCTTACATTCTATTTATTGCATTTGATATGCTCTATGGACCTTCTTCGCCGAAATTCGATGATGAAGCCGCTAAAAAGGCAACAGTAATTGAAGGCTATCTGGGTGAAGAGGCTCCTGAGAAAACATATGGTATCATTTTGCCAGGATCATCAGTTTCGATGGTTGGATACAAGGCAATTGATAGGTGGCCGACGCACAATCGCAGAACTGTTCTCGATTTAATCTACAATAACGAACAAAGTCCCATTGTTGCATCGTTTGGAAAATACTTTCGATCACATGGCCTAGCGATTGCAGTGAGCCCTTTTGTTGACCTTTACGAATTGTATAATAAAATTGCGACAAGTCTTGGGGACAAGAGAAAAGACACGGGTGGCGAAGGATCCTTTTCCAATGCGATTTACGAGTACATGATTAACGTATTCAAGGCAAGTCTCAGGAAGCAGTTGGAAAGGTATATTCCGGCAGATACCACGGCTGAAATTCTTGGTTCCTTGGGCACAGACGGTCTCATTCTTACACCAAAATACATGCCGTACCTATATGGTTCTTGGTCAAGTTGTTCTAACAAACAATACAAGTGGAAGCCTGTTGATCAATTGACGATTGATTTCATGGTTGATAAAGAATCAGACAAGAAGTACTATGGATATGTCGCTGTTGGTTCTGATATTATCAAATACATGTACAAAGATCGCCCGAGTGTTATTACTGGTACACTTGAAAATGTGCCTGCAAAATCTATCGTGGAATGCAGACCACTAAAAATGAAAGATGATAAGGTTTTCTTTGAAGTTGTGCGAAGACGTGTTGACAAAGATAGACCGAATGCAGAAATGACTGCCGATTCAGTACTCAATGCATTTACGACGAAGATTGATATTCTCTACAATGCATATTTGTTGTCAAAACGAAATGTTACGAGTTTTGGGCACTATTTAAATAATGTATTCAGATATATGGATGAAGAAAATCGTCTTCGTATTTTGGTAAAGTATGGCATCGTAGACCTTGTTAGTCCAGAAATTAAAAATTATATGACAAAGCTTATCCGTAGAGCACAATTGGATCCTTCGCTTGAATTTGAAACTCGTATTGTATTCTCGTCGAACTGCTCATTTTATTTAACAAATGAAACTAACAATGGCATTGTAAGTCCGGTGAAGACTTATCGATTTTACAAGACGGTTAATAAAGAGACAAATCGTCGTTTGACTTGTGACGATATTGAGGGTGATGTGTTGCCACTAATGATGGACGAAAAAGTAATTAAAAATATGGAAACGTTTGACTTGTATTATCCTGCAATTAACTCATTTCGAGTTTCCCTAAGTAGTGAAAAAATGTTACCATTGGCAGCAAACGTGGTTAACGATATAATGACTCCCGATGAGTCGGTCGCAATTAGTTATCAGAATAGAATTTTGATTGATAATCTTTCAACATATTGGACGGTCGAAATTATTGATTCGGCGAATGGTTCCACGGCCGAAGACGCACGCAAAAATTACATGAGTGGACCTTTTCATAAATACAGTAATCCAAAGGGATACAAGACTCGAGTAGAAATTGAGTTTAAACCAATGGCAATGTTCTCAAATGCACTTGAACTTTACAAAATCAACCACGAAGAAAATAATCAGGAACTTGCTGCAAAGGCTGAAGAACTCTTGGCGAAGTACTTGGTACTTGAAGAGGATCGACCGAATATTGCAGAAGTAGCACTTGGAACCTTCAAACAGAAGTATGACTGGTTTAATGCGCGAATCGAATTGTTGAAATCTCGCGTGAAATATGTTTCGCCCGAAACAATCATGGAACGATATGTGGATGTGCTGAAACAAATTTTGGATGTGTATTACACTTGAATAACAATCGTGTAAAATTTAAAGGGCTTAGGTCCTGATAAAACTTTTCTGGTGTTTTATCACGACTATTTGTGATATTTGTGTAAATGGCTCTGTGAGCAGGGCTCTGCGAGAATCCTCGAGCAGGGCTCTGCGAGAATCCTCGAGCAGGGCTCTGCGAGAATCCTCGAGCAGGACTAATTGGTGTAATCGATTGCATTTTGTTGGTTCTGTGATTGGTTCTGTGATTGGTTCTGTGATTGGTTCTGTGATTGGTTCTTTGAAATTTGAGAAGTCTTTGAAATTTCTTGGGAGGCACGTTTGATTCCTTGGGGAATTTGATACGCTATTGTGTTTGTTCTTTTAATACCTGGACCCTTGCGCGCACCAATTCCAATAGGTATCATACGGTTTATACCGGATTCGCCGGTGGATTTTGCAATCATAGAACCAAGAGCACAGCTCATTGTTTTATAATTAACAAACAATTTTTGGAAAAACAAAAATATTTTTGGCCGTTTTGATTTTGAAATAATTCAAAGGATCGCAAGAAATGGCTGAAACAATGGTTATCGAACATGTTGAAAACAATATGTCAGATTGTTTACAAGAGCACCTAGAGGTGCCTGTTGAAGTGCCTGTTGCAGCTCCAGAACCAAAGCCCTTGAAGACCACTGACGCCGTAAATGTCAATACATTTACCTATGTTCAAAATATTTTGGGTTGTACATCTGAACCTGGAGCATTTGGACAGTGGCGACGTAATCAATTTTCTCAAGATGGCACTGTTGATTTCTATCTTAATTATATGACAACTGCATACAGTCCTGGAACTCCTATTGGAACTGTCAAATGTGAGGACGATGTTATTGTACTAGGAACCAAGGGCGTTTACAAATTGGAAGAACCATCACAATCCTGGTCATCATGGATCGCAAATGTCTTTCGTAAACAAGAACTCAAATCACCGAAGTGGATTTGCACTGAACTCAAAGAGATTCCTGAAAATGAATACGGTACCTTTCTGCATATCAAAGAAGACTGTATTTGGAAAAAATTAGCTACAAGCCCAGAAGTGTGGTCGGTAATTGTCCCAATGTTATCCAGGGAAAAATACTCGGTGCTTACAGAAGTTCTTATTGCAAAAGGAACACATGTGATTAGAACACGTAATTGTTCAGTAATGACAAGCGGCAACGGCATTATAGCCGGAGTTCATGGTCTCACATATTCGGAAAGTTCTGCTCGAGATTCCTCGCAGAATTCTGCTCAAGATCCTTTGCATCCTGGTATTGTTGTTAAATTCTCTAGTGTTAAATTTTGAATTTGAATTTGATAAAGTATTATTTGTAATAGAAAATGAAGCGTTTTCTTTTTAAATCTGATTCGAGAAGCTCAGGCGACAGGTCCAGCGAGAGAACTGGAGACCGAACTGAACCAGGACCAGAAGTAATGACTGCCGATGAAGCCATAAAATATATTGACCAGATTCTGGAGTCGGATTTTAACTTTAATTACTTCATGACACAAGCATTTAACAAGATAAATACTGGAATTAAAAACAAGGAATTTGCAATTAATATTCGAAAAGATTCCAACGAACTCTTCAACCGAAGACTTGCAGCCATATTAACAAGTAAAGGATACCGTGTTTATGACAATACAATGACAAAATACTCACAAGATGATTATGAAAATATATCAGTTTTGACTGTTGAGTACTACAAGTAACCACAAGTAACCAAAATAATTATATGTGTTTACAATAAATGACGGATTGCTCACGAGTGAACGAAGTATTAAATAACCCAGACAAAATGACAAAAGAAACATTTTTGAAGAACCTGTTTACATCATTTGATGATTGTGTCGTTGTAAATGGTTCTTGTGTCCCATTGAGTCCTTCTTTTGCATACGACGTCGCAAGTAAGAGTTATACAATCAAGAAGGACGCTGCTGATAAAGTGTCTGAATGTCTTGTAAATATTTTTACTGATGGCATTGTTGCTCGATGTGCTGCCGAAAACACAAAGAATCTTTTCATTTTTCTCTTCTTTAACGCAATTTTGTTTGCTATTGTAGTCTACTTATATTTCTCGTAATATTTTTCGTAAATTTCTGATTCCTGAATCATTTGAGAATAAACAGCAAGTATGTTTTCTTGCCTCATTTTTTGGAATTCTGTCGCGATTTCTGTTGGTAATGAGAAAGAATAAATTATGGCAAGTGTATGTGAAAAATCAACGGCAATTGTAAACATCATATAAAGTGCTGCAATTTGGGCCAACACAGAGATAACTGTAGTCACAATACCAAATAGTGCGGCAACAAATTGAAAAAATCCTGGTTTTTCTTCAAGCTTTTCTTTAATAACATTGTCGAGGGCCTTCATTGTGTTTCTCGACAATTTTTCTTCGAATTCTTTTTGTTGTCTTTCTAAGAGTTGTTGCTCATAACGGGCGTCCATTCTTGGCTGAATATGAGTATCGATATATTCTTGTAGTTCCTCGTAGAGTTTAGATTCTTTACAAAGTTTGCAAGTACCACATGCTTTGTATTCAAATTCACACGTCTTTTCTGGAATTTTCTCAGACATTTGATAATATAACACAGTGCAAGTCCTTGTGTCATTATATTTTCATAATCACAAAATAATACATGGACCGGAAATGTCAATGGATAATCAACTACAAAAGAAAATGCTTGCAGATCAAGAATTTCATGACATCGAACTACAAGATTTGCGAAGAGCTGCACAACAAGAACCTGACGGTTCTCGCAAACAGTCAAGCGAAGAGCTTTGTGTCATTTGTTTAGAAGCCTTGTCTAAAGAGCCAACGATTACAGTCACATGTTGTAATCGCCAGTTTCATTGTGCTTGTCATATAAAATGGTTCCAAGCAAAACACACATGTCCATATTGTCGAGCACAATTTGCAACTCGGGTAGCGAGAGAACGGAGGTCGTCTTCTGAGGCCGTCGAAACGGGTCTAAGAGGTGTCGAAACGGGTTTTGTTGAAAATCTTGCAAGAAATCTTACCGAAGAAGAACGAAATAGAAGAGCTTCATTAAATTGTCTTGCAGGCTGTTTGCTAGTAAATCTTGGAATTGTATCATCACTTTTAATTTATGTTTTGACGAGATAGATAACGTTAGTTTAGAGAAAATTGTTAGTTTTCATAAATAGGTCTTGACCTAACAGGAATCGCAATTTCCGTTTTTCAATCATTCGATTAAAAAGATATTCAAAATAGGCCTTGTAAGGTTCCTCTAGTACAAGTAATTTGTTATTTATTTCTTCATTCTTTTCGCTGTCGTCATTCGCTTCGCTGTCTTCTTCATTATCTTCATTCACTTTCTTAACAGGAAATGGCCACGATCTCATTTGAACTAAAATATAATTAGCCATGTCGTAATAGCCATTGCAAAGAGCATGTGTAATACTATTGGTTGGACGAGGTGATGTCATATTATCCCCAAGATAACGAAAAATGTCGAAGTAAGTAACATGGTTCAAATTTTTGGCTTTGCACATTTCGTATGCTACAGTATACAAGCTACTTTGTGTCAGATATACATCTGTATTGGGATTACTTTCTATATATAACCTGACAAGGTTCATGTGACCATTTATTGCTGCATCTCGAAGTGCCCATGTAAGACTTCGAGGTCTTCTTTGTGTCGCTGGACACTTGATGTAGACTTTTAAGAGTTCAGAGACGATTTCGGTGAAGCCATTAGTTGATGCTACATTGAACTCAAACGACATATCAAGATTTGGATTCAGCGATAAAACATATTTGACAATATCTGGACGATTGGCCTTGCATGCTTCGCACAATGCTGCAGCTGCATTACTAGTGTAAATACCTACATTTTCACCTGGATCAACTGAACAAAGATATTTAATAATTTCTAGATGACCTCTACGTGCCGCTAGCATAATAGCATAATAAAAATCGGTGGCACCATTTTCAACAAGAAATTTGGCCACCGAGACATCATGTGCTCTATGAAGACTATATTTGATATCATCTTTATCGAGAAAATTCTTGAAAATATGCTTTGCTGTTACGAGATCACCACTTTCGCAAGCTTCATTGAACAAGTCTGTGTGCGTTACTGCTAGCATTTTGTTATTTGGTATGTGTACTTGATTTGTTACTGATTGATACCTGTTTGGACTTTTTGAATTTTTGTTTGGGTTTGTTTGACATTTTCTGTTAAATCTTGTCTATTCCACTGTTGTAGTGGGAAATTATCCACTTTGTATACATCCCGAGTCCATTTTTCCACTTCAGGACAGAATTGGTGTGGAAAAATAAACTGTTATTATATACATTTTCAAATCTTTTTAAAATTCTTAATTTTTTTAAAAATGAGGGGGTGCTCCATAATTCAAAAATGGGAGAAAATCGGCGCCGAAAATTGAAAGGGTCATTTTTGAAAATGATTTTTGGACCTCCAATTTTATTTATTTGAACCCTCTCTGTTTTAAAATTCTGATCAGGGATATTAACATATTCGAAAATGTGTATAATAACGATTTATTTTTCCACTCCAATACTTCCCTGAAGTGGAAAAATAAACCGTGATTAAATACAAAACTTTATTTTTTCCACTTTGACTGCGTAAATTTGTAAAAATTAAACTATGTTTAACTTTAAACACAATCCAGAATGAAGTATATATGTATTAGATGTGGTAATGAATATTCACGATTAAATCATTATACAAAACATGCAAGTAGGAAGTCATTATGCGGACCAATAAAGTCATTAGAAATACCGACTGAAACAAATTATATTATCGAGGACAGTAAACACGAATGTATTATATGTGATAATCAAAGGTTTTCAGACGAAGCAAGTCTTCAAAGGCATTTTACTTCGACCCAGCACAAAAAGAAAATCGAAGAAATTGAAAAGATTGAAAAAGCAAATGCTGAACGTTTGACCATGACTAATCTTTTGAAAACGTTAACAGATCAAATTAGTCGACAACTTAGTGAACAAATTAGTGCTTCACAAAATGAACTTAAACAAGAACTTCTCGCAAAAATGGACAAGGCAATTGTTTCAAAGACTGATAAGGAACCTAGTAACTTTAATCTCAACAACATTCTTAATGTTAAAATTGAAAACAATAAGGACTCGAAGGATTATATCTCAGACGATCGAAAATATCATCTTCTCCAAAGAGGTATGAACGCAATGCCATTTCTAGTTAAAGATGTAAATTTCGATCCTGAACGCCCAGAAAATCATAACATGTACATATCAAATAATAAAACTAAAATCGTTCACGTGAAGAGAAATGGCGCGTGGGAATCGCGCAAAGGTCGTGAATTGGTTGCTGAAGTTATACACAATTACGATTATAAATTTTTTCAGTCTTTTGCTGAAAATAATCCAGATTTGGACATTAAAATGTATCCACATGCTTCTAAATACTATTATAAGTATCTTGATATTACTGATAATCCAGAAGCTCAAAGAAAAATCGAGGATGAGATTATGGACATGTTGTATAATAACCGCGAGATGATTATCGCAACAAGAAAACGCGAAGAAGCTGCTTTGAAACAAAAACAAGCCGTCGCAAACAGTAATTAAGAAACTCAAATAGAATCACTCAATACGATAATGCCATTCTTATCAGCCAAGTCAATAACTGTCAAGTTAGAAAATAGATCAACGATGACTAATTTTGCATTGTTTTTATCAACATTTTTCGGAAAATCAGTGTCATTGACAATGTCGGATGCTTTTACAGGGGCCACATTCGAATAAAAGTTGTGAAATGGACCTTGATATTCGAGAATCAATCGAGTTACATCAACGTTGTCAATGTTACCCATTGCAGATGTTTCTGATTCTTTGAGAACATCCGAAGTAACGTATGCATCGATAATTCTGTGCTGTGATGCCACTTGGCGTTCGGTGCAATTCGTACTGAGATCCTTCAAACAAATTCTATAAGTATGCAAACCGTATTGATAACGAACATATACTGGGCGAACAAGAAAAACTGCGTCATTTACAAGTTCTGCAGGCGCATAGCTTTTGTTTTCAACAAGATTTGTCAGGAGTTCTTGAATAACATTAAGTTTTTGTTGGTCGATATGTGTCAAAGGCCAAACATTGAGAATTTTAACGGGACCGTCAGCGGTAATTTCAAATTTTTCAAGACCATTTTTGGAGCCAAATCTTTCGACAAGACCTTCGCGAATGCCATCATAAAAGCCCCAACAGAGACCAACAAGTTTAACAAACGCGATGAACATAAAAAATGCACCATTCGTAACAACGCGGAAAGTATAGTTCAAAATAAAACTTGTAAAGGCTTTGAGGACAACAAACATACTTTACAAGTAACCTATGTATTTTATGAATATTCATTAGGCTTTCTTCATTTTTTTATTTGTGTTCTTATGATAAACATGGCCAATAATGCCAAATTATCAAGTTCGTACTTGTCATTCAAGGCAGGTACATCTGAATATGTTGGCGCCTATACAGGCACAAATAATTCCATGGCATTTTCAACGTTTCAAATTTTAAATAATGTCGGCCTCGCAACCGCAGTATGCACATCAATAGATTTTGACGATTCCGGTTATCTTTATGTTTCAGGTATATACAATAGTTCTGCATCAAGAGCAATTAATAATCTAAACGGGACACCGACGTCGCTCTCTTTGCCATTAATTGGTACAATTTCTGCATTTGTCCTAAAGTATGATTCGCAAGGTTTCATTGATAGTTTTACGATTTTTCAAAATGCTTACAATATAGGAGACGGTAATTATCCAATCAATGGTATTCAAAATAAGATTGTGATGATTCCATCTGCATCGGCGTTTTATTGGATTGGTTCCTTCAGTGACAATACAACAAGTTTTCCAGTTTATAATTTCACAAGTACTGGAACAACAACAAGTTCATTAAGTATTCCAACCGCAAACACTGCTCTATCTGCCGTGTATGTTATTAAATATTCAACCACAACTGGTCTTGCACTCAGTTATTCACTATTAAATAGTACAAGCACTTCTATTTTTTATAATGCATATTTGTACTACAGCAGTCTCTATCTTCTTATTCAATACAAGAATAACATTAATGTTCGTAATTTGAACTTAACGACGGGCTCGGCGACAGTAGCATCAATTTCTGGAAATACAACATTCGAGGGCGCCATTATCAAGTATAACAACGATGTATATCAATGTGTAGCAATCGGTGGTGCAACTGGTGCCAATTCATTTTATCCGTGTTGTTTGGCAGTTAACAAGAGTGAGAATTTGTTGTATGTCGGTGGTGCATATACTACAACTGCAGTTGGCTACTCATTTTGGAATGGTACAACTGCGTCTGCGACGTCGATAACATTGCCAACAAATGCCAACGGTCTCTTTATTTTGCAATATAATTCAATTACCGGTATTTTAACAAATTACACTGTATTTAATACGGCAACATCTGGTAACGCCATTCAATCCATGGCAGTAATCAACAACGAACTTTATGCCGCTGGTCGATATTCTTCGTCGGCTACCGTACCAATTAATAGTATTACTGCGGCAACTGGACCTACACAAAGTACGTTTTCGTTGCCTAATAGCAGTTCAGTGGCATGGACTTTTGCCGCAAAGTGGAACCAATTTGGTACACCAGTATTTTACACAGTTTTAAATCGAAATATTGGAGGCGCCCCATTCGGAACTCCAGTTACAATTCTAGGTGATAGTAATGACAATATTTATATAGCGTCGTATTACTTTAATTCGACAACAACGGTGCCTCTATTAAATTTCACATCTTCAGCAACAACGAGCAGTTCGCTGTCAATGCCCGCGAGAGTTTCGGCAACTGTTTATGCAATTATGGCATATGCGCCGAGCGGTCAAGCTACATCATTTGTAGCAATGAATGAATCATCAGGTCCGGTGAAGTTTGACACATTTGGCAATCTATGGACTTCAGGTTATTATAGCAGCAGCAATGTCTTTTTGCCAGATTTTACAACAACCGGGACATTAGCATATAGATATACAACTGGTTCTGCTAGTGCCGCCGGTTCATATTTCGCAAAGTGGTTTTCTGGAACTTCTGGATCTACTTCCGGATCTATTGCTGGATCTTTCGCCGGTTCTCTTGTATATACAATGAGACCACAACTAAGAAATCTTCAGTCAGCGATAGATACCACAGAAATGTCTTCAAAGTCGTATGCGGATGGCTCAGTTGAGTTTATTACAAATTCCGGTCAAGCTATTACGTTGAATTCAAGTATTATTTCGGTGCTGAAGCCACCGCTTATTTCTGGCTTGTCTTCGGTCGGTACTTTGTCATATAATAGCGTGCCAACAAGCATTGTTGTCGATAAAAATCAAAATGTATATATCATGACACAAGTAACTGCATTCTCTCAAATTGTACCTGTTAACAACAAGGCTGGTGTCCAGAGCACTAGTATATCATCATCGGTATTATCATCAAACATACAATCAAGTACACAATCGGCATACTTTAATAACGTGGCGCCAACAAATCCTATTGTATCAACTCTAATTTGTAAGTATTCAAATAGTGGTATCTTCCTCGGTCAAACAATGCTTTACAATGTTACTCCGGGCTCTTTGAGAATAGGTCCGAACGGATTCCTTTATGCATTGTGCAATTATAATACCATTACAAATAACTCAACACCAACCAACATTTACATTTATGATTTTTCGTCGAGTTCGATGCCGGGATTGGCGAGGGCATATCTGCCACAGGGTGAATATGCATGCACAATTGTATGGAATCCTAATGGTTATTACAGTTCATATACAGTGACCGATTATTACATTTATCAAAACTATCCAGTATCAGGCTACACTTCAAATTTGATGACATTTGATTCAATTGGTAACCTTTATATGCCCATAAATAGTTTTCAAACCAATGCAAATAATTTCACAGGTTCTCTTGTGGACAATTCTGCTGGTTCATATGGCTACCCGTATGGTCGTGCGACAAATAACAGTCCATGGGCATACAGTAACGTACTCTTTGGGACCAATTCAATTAACTCACGCGAAATGGGAAACTCGATATGTTTGTATGGAAACACACTCGCAGTAGGTTCTCCATTTGAAAGCACCACAAACATTGGTTCAACTTTTATTTTTGTTAAAGGTACTAGTGGAACTTGGTCACAACAAGCACAAGTAGTTGGTTCTGGAACAGCGGGTACAATTTGTTGGCAAAATTATCAACAAGCTTCAATGTGTATGTATGAGAACACATTGGTTGTTGGAGGTCCATCAGATAACGGAGGTACTGGTGCAATCTGGATTTTTGTTCGAAATGGTTCCACATGGGTTCAACAAGGTTCAAAACTAGCGGGTCCAGCATCTGGACAAGCCGGTTTCGGTGTTTCAATTTATAAAAATACAATTGCTGTTGGCAATCAAAATGCTGCTAGTACTAGTATTTATGTAAGAAACACTGCTGGAACTTGGTCGCAACAAGGATCGAATTTAACTCCAAGTCCCGCGGCCAGTGCCGGTTCAGCGGTATCACTTTGGGAAGATACTCTTGCAGTTGGAGGCTACTCTGACAATAGTTTCATTGGTTGTACAACTATTTGGGTGCGGAACAGCGCAGGCACTTGGTCACAACAAGGTTCAAAATTAGTAGGTTCTGGAACAGCGGGTTCACAGAGCAGTCAAGGTTCAGCCGTTTCGTTATACGGAGATACACTTGCAGTAGGTGGGCCAGACGATAACGGTGGTGTTGGTGCCGTATGGATGTTCAAGAGAACTGGTACAACTTGGTCGCAAGTTGGTTCTAAATTGGCTGGAACAAGTGGGAAACTCGGTTCTGCCGTTTCACTTGGTAAAAACGTACTTGCTGCAGGTGCTTACATCGGAGGTACATATAACACATATGTATTTAATGGCACAAAATGGATACTTCAGAATAATGCAACATCAAATTTGTCAGGTATGTCTCGTTTTGGTTCTGCGGTGTCGTTTTATGAGAACAGTCTTGCTATTGGTGCAAATCAATCTGATGTAACCGGTAATGGTATGGCAACAGTTGCTGATAATACAACAAGTGGTATAATTCGATATAACCCAAATGGAATTGTTACAGGGTTTGCACCGATTAAGAATTTTGTCACAAAGAGCACGTTGTGTGATACTACTGGAAATATTTATGCTTCGGGAACCCTAACAAATCAATTGAATTTTACTTCGTCGACAATGACTATTCCAGTATTTTCATTATATAATCCGTATAGCACTGTTTTTACTATTACTCAAACTACTGGTGGCTCGGCAATTATCAAATGGACTTCAGTTGGTACGGCGAAGAGTTACAGTTACCTTCAAACCGTTGCAAATACAATGGTGGCCACAGATTCGCTTGGTAACTTGTATTGTGCCGGCACGTATAATTCGGGAACGGCAGTACCAATATACAACTTTTTAACAACACAAACTGCATCGGCATTAAGTTTGCCAGCTACGAATCCTAGCACACAATCAACGACATGTATAATCAAATGGTCTTCAACTGGTCAATCAGTCGCATGGACAGCATTTGGTCCAACTGATGGTTCAGTTATTGGACCAGTAACTGGTATGACAACGGACAACAACAATAACTTGTATTTAAATGTGCCATACTCAAGTTCAAGCCCAGTGCAATTACTTGACTTCACAACAACAAGTACAACAACAAGTTCGTTGTCACTCACGTTACCAAATACCAGTAATATTTCCGGTGTTCCACAAGGCAATTGGGTTACAACTGGATCAATGACTAATCCGCGTGCATTATTTGATATGTGTAAATTAGCATCTGGTTCGGTATTGGTTGCTGGAGGCTTCACATCTGGTACAACTACACCAACACCAACTTGTGAAGTATATACGCCGGCAACCGGACAATGGACCGTCACAGGTTCATTAAATACCGCGCGAAGTTATGCTCAGTGCAATTTACTACCTAACGGTCAAGTTCTTGCAACAGGAGGTTACAACGGTACGTCGTCATTGTCTTCATGTGAACTTTATAATCCAAATACCGGCACATGGACTACCACAGGTTCTCTAATAACAGCGCGTTATAGGTATCAAACTGCACTATTGGATAACGGCACGGTTATTGCTGTTGGAGGGGATAATTCGGGTACCGTATTAGGTTCATGTGAAGTGTACAATCCAGGTTACGGTACATGGACAACAACAGGATCACTAGTGATTGCTAGAAGAAATTTTTCGATGCGAAAATTGGCTAACGGTTCTCTGTTGGTATGCAATGGCGATAACAATACAAGCACCGGTGTACTAGCTTCAGAAATTTATTATCCAACTGCTGGAACATGGGCTATTTCGGGAATTGGACAAGGAACAACTGGAATCTGGTATGCATCGTCTGCAAGTTTGCTAAATAGTCAAGTGCTTCTCATGGGTGGAACAAATAGTTCATTGATTGCAGGTACTTCACAGATTTATAATCCAGTGAATAATTATTGGAATTCTTCATATTTTAACCCGACGACAACCGGTACATTTATTTATGGTTCAATGGTTCAAGTACCTTCTGGTGACATTGTCTATGCTGGAAATTCAGATACAAATTGTTATGTGTTTACGCAAAACGCCGTTAATAACAGCGGCCTCAATACATGGTCAACAACTGGGTCATTAGTTCTGGCACACCAAAATACAAACTCTGATTTGTGTCGTAATTTGGCTTTGTTAAACAACGGCACTTGTCTTATTGTTGGTGGAAACACCGCAGGTACTACAGGAACTATTTACACGGCTTCGTGTGAATTATACAATCCAGTGGCATATAGCAATGCTATTATTAAATATAATGCAAGTGGTTCGGTCGAATCTTATCAAGTTATACCAAATGCATTTAAATATACAACAACTCCGATCGATAATTCGCTTGTCGTTGATGACTTCGCCTCACTTTCATCAGTAAATTCAATTGGTGCAAATTCAACAATTTACGACATGAACTTTACGACAACGGCGAATACACTTTCGCGAGCAACATTGGCTGCTGTCAATAATGTCTTCTCAACAATACCGGAAAGTACAAACTGGACAAAGTGGTCTTTGTCAGACGGTACTGCAAACTTGGATCCGTACTCTCAAAATTTCTTGGTTAATTTGCCGGTTCCGACAAGCTCCGGTGGGTCTACATCGGGTTCCTTCACGAAGACGGTTATACCAGTTACGAAAAACTATACTTATAAATTAAATACATCTGGGACGGCATTTACACTAAAAGGTAACCAAGTTCTCTATGATGGCTCTTCATGGTATAATTATTAGGAATCTTCTTATAATCACTGATAACATGATTAGTAGCCATCATCAGAATCATAGTCATCAATTTGTGAAGGCTTTTCGGCACCATCACTGAAATAACCTGCATCAATACTTTCACATGTTGCATTGGTTTCTTCTTCGTATCTTTGAATGGCCCAAACTTGATCTGAATACCAGTAAATTTGGTGACCTTCTTCGCTATCTCTTTTAATTCTAATCGCCAATTTTAGGAATTCTTGTAAACAAGCAGCATAACATTCAAGATTTCGTACAGAGTCCTTGTCACCGTACGCACTCTTGATATCAATTGTACACGGAACAATGTCATCGTTTAAAAGTTTTGTTAATGTTTTTTTGAGAATTCGAATTACAGTATTATTGGAGTGCCCATGAATTGCGTAAATTCCTGGATATTTGTCGCTCAAATTGCTGTAGTTAAATGTAATGTAAGTGTGCCAGCGCTCGCCCGTATTCTTGTTAAGAATAGTAATATCGTGACCCATTTTGACACTTTAACAAAAATCGAATGGAAACTCGGGCGGTTGGTTTTTTGTTGTTTGTTTTTTTGAATGGTTATTTCATTAGAAAAACAAACTTTTGAGGACACATGCTGTCAAGAATATCTGCATCAACACTCACGGGTCTGCCATTTTTGTCAACAAATGTAACATTTTCAAGGGGATTTTCATGTCCTTTACTATAATGTGCAATGCGAAGTTCGTGCTGAATTCCCAAAGTATCACATTGATCAAATTTTCGTGTCTTTATCAAGTTTAATTTGTCAGTAATTGCCACGATACCAGAGCGTTCCATTTGACCCACAATGTCGTCCTGTGTCAGCAGAAATGACACAGTGTCATCAATTGAATGTGCCAGTGACACAAAGTGTCCGGCGGAATTACGAAACTGAAATACACCAAGACTATCAGCCAAAATCAACAAATCAAGCATCGCATCTTCGATTTTACAAACAGTTTTGTGAAAATATAGCTCTTTATATAATCGAAATCGAATCTGAAATAGATTGAAAATATCACCGACCATTTTTTCTGGAAATACGATCTGAGGACCGTTATTTGTCATAACGACAGAACTCTCATATACAATTCTCTTCCAATCATATCCAATAGCAAAGGAAGTACATTGCGAATCTCTAATAAAGTAATCCAACTTGTCAGCATCGATACCATTAACTGTATTATTGACAATATGGGCAAGGAATGGGACCCGTTCAAGGGACTTTCCCGCTATAATTTTACAAACGTTTTCTGAAATTGATTGTTCAACAATACCTTGTTCTGTCAATTGTTGAACAATTTTAATCGACATTTCTTCATGATGATAACTGATGTCTGGTCTTGTTTTCTTAATGAATTTTTCAAATGTGTGACTGAAAGGGCCGTGGCCGTTGTCATGCAAAAGAGCTGCTATACGCACCATTTCAACATCATTATCGGTGATTCCAAGTTCAGGATGTTTTTTTTGTAAGTGACGAGCCCAGCATCCAGCAATATAACAGGTGCCAATACTATGTTCGAACCTCGTATGTGTTGCTCCGTGAAATACATAACTGGTAAGTCCAAGTTGTTTTAGATTACGAAGTCTTTGAAATTCTACTGTATCGATGATTTTTACACATGATTGTGACATCTTAATACGACCGTGGATGGGATCATTAAATATCTTTGACATCTCTGTGAGATTTCTGGAGCACATTTTGCTTCTTGAAACCTGTCGGTTAACGTCATATTTTTTTCGAAAATCTGTGCTGAAATAATCAATTTACTTTCTTTTATAATACAAATGGCAAATTCAATCCTTCGGGATACCTATTTAGAATTTGAAACAGGTTCCACGAATATTGTTACACAAACTGCCACAACTGCATCATTGTCATATTCAACAAATCAATTGACATCAAGTGTTGGTCTAGTAAATTCCGTTAATTATTCAATGGCTTTTGACGAGAATGGCTTTATTTACACAACTGGTATATACAGCAACAGTCCGACGTTATATAATTTAGACGGAACGCCGTCAGCGTTGACATTGCCAAGTGGTACGAACACGTACAACATTATAAAGTATTATCCAAATGGACTTGTTCACAGTTTTACAATATTAAACGGTGGTATTGTAAATGCAGCCGGTATATATGCCAGACTGTTAATGGCAAACAATAGCACATTTTACTGGGTTACAAATGTTACAAATCCATCTGCAACTATATATAATTTCACAACAACTGGTGCAACAACAAGTGCATTTAGTATATCTGGTATCAATGGAACAATTAGTGTTTATGTTATTAAATATTCAACCGTATCGGGACTGGCATTAAGTTACTCAATTCTTGATAGCGCTTCAACTGTTTTACATTTCAATTCATACGTATACAACTCTGAAGTTTATCTTTTATTAAGGTACATTCAAACAGCAAATGTTAGAAATTTAAATCTAACTTCTGGTTATGCAACTTCAGGATCACTGTCTGGGTTAGCAGCAAGTCAAGGTGCAATAGTAAAATTCTCTAATGACATTTATCAAAGTGCAGCAATTTTTAGTGTTCCCGCATCTGGTTCATGTACACCTTATACAATGTTAATAAACAATGGCTACATTTTTGTCGCTGGTGCATATGGAACAAGCGTAACGGCATATTCTTTTGCTAATGGTACAACGGCGAATTCGACATCACTCTTATTACCGACAAATGCTACAACTGGAGCATTTATTTTTCAATATGATTACAAGAGTGGTTCAATATTAAATTATTTCGCTCTAACAGGCGGTGCATCCATTCGTTCATTAACGACATTAAATGGTGATATATATGCATATGGAACATATGTGGCAAATAGTGCTCAACCGGTTGTTAGTTTTAATAGTGGTGTTACTACATCTTCGGTATCGTTGCCAAGTACTGGTGGCGTTACTTGGGCATATGTCATTGATTTTGACCCGACCGGAATAGCAAAAACCTACACAGTTATTCAAACGACGCCAAATAATGGAACAGCTTCAACTGCTGTGAATCAATTGAACATTATTTCAGATAGTTCTGGAAACATTTATATGTCAGGAGCATATGACAGTACTGCTTGGGGTGCATCAACAGTACCAATTATTGATTTTTCAACTACTGCAACCACAAGTTCTACATTTTCACTGGCATTACCGAGCGCTCGTAGCGGTATCAACGGTACTGGAACATATATTATTAAATACACAAATGGTACCGCTGTGTCATTGATGTCATATATTGGAAACTGTGATCAGTTAACTTTTGACTCAAGCAATAATCTATATCTTGGTGTTCGTTATTTAACAAATGCTCAAGCAAATCTGACAAACTTTAATTCTTCAACAACATTATTTAATGTGAGTTCTTCTGGAAATATAGGCACATATTTAGCCAAGTGGACCAACGACCTTTTACAATACACGACTTTGCCAAGATTACTTGGTATTCAAGATCCGTTGACTAGTTATGATGCCGCAAACAAGTCCTATGTTGATGGTTACGTCGAATATCTCGCTGATTCTTGCCAAAGTTTCAGCATTAACCCGAACGTGGTCACTGCCCTGAAGCCACAAATGCTTGCCGGCCAATCTTCAGTTGGAACCTTGGCATACAATAGTACACCGGTTTGTATTGTGAACGACTCATTTCAGAATGTGTATGTAATGCACGCATATGACGGTTTCGCTTCTCAAAATCAATTAACAAACAAAGACGGATCCTTTGCGACAAATCTCAGTAATTCTGCAAGTAGTCAAAGCACATTAATAACAAAGTATTCGCAAACTGGTCAATTTCTTGGACAAACACTACTTGCAAACGTTTGGCCAGGTTCACTTCGTGTAGACTCTGCAAACAACTTATATGCATCATGTAGCTACTGGTCGAATACTGCTAGTATACCAATTTATAATTTCTCGTCAGATTTTGTATATGGTCTCTCACGCGCAGTGCTTCCAGCAGGTGAAAATTCGTGTATTATTAAATGGTCATATGATGGCACTTTTGATTCTTTCGCAATTAATGATTCGTATATTAATCAGAATGTGCCACTTAATGGGTTTGTCGCAAATACTGTTGCAGTTGATTCGATGGGTAACATTTATGAACCGTCAAATAGCTTCCAGACAATTGCCCCGAATTTTAGTAATACGGCATATGCAACAGGTCCAATTGGGTCATATGGTTCATATGGATTTCCTTATGGTCCCGCGTCATCGGTCGGGCCATGGTCACAGAATGGACTCAAACTAATTGGTTCACCAACAACCGCTACAATGCAACAAGGATTCTCCGCAGCAGTGTATGGCGACACAATCGCGATTGGATGTAACGGTGATAACTCTAACACAGGTTGTACATTTGTTTATGTGCGCGGTACCAACGGGTCCTGGTCACAACAAGCACGATTAGTTGGTACAAGTGCAGTGGGTGCAGCACAACAAGGTTATTCCGTTGCATTATATGAAGACACATTGGTTGTTGGTGGTCAGTATGACAACACTCGATTGGGTGCAGCATGGGTTTTTGTGCGTGATGGCACTACGTGGTCACAAGCAGCAAAATTAGTTGGTACGGGTGCATCTGGTACCACGGTTGATCAAGGTCAGCGTGTCGCAGTTTATAAGAATACAATTGCGGTTGGTGCACCAGATGATAACGGCGGTTTTCCCGGTGCAACATGGGTATTTGTTAGAGCCACAAACGGTACTTGGTCACAACAGGGCAATAAACTTGTTGGTACAGGTAATATCGGTGGTACCTCTTATCAAGGTGCTGCTATAAGTCTTTGGGAAGATACTCTCGTTGTCGGTGCTCCTGGAGACAATTCAGGTATTGGCGCAGTTTGGGTATTTACTCGAAGTGGTACAACTTGGACACAGCAACAAAAGATTATTCCAACTGGAAATATTGGTAATGCTCAAATGGGTTATTCATGTTCGATTTATGGCGACACACTTGCTACTGGAGGCTTTGCTGATAATAGTAATATTGGGGCAACATGGGTCTACACACGAGCCAACGGCACGTGGACTGCACAGGGACCAAAATTAGTTGGAACTGGAACAACCGGAGCCTCATCAAAACAAGGCACTTCAGTGTCGTTGTATAATAACGTGCTTGTAGTATCGGGTCCTGATGATAATTCCTCAGTTGGTGCATTATGGATCTTTGTGCGAAACACAAGTGGTTCTTGGTCACAACAAGCCTCTAAACTTGTTGGTACAGGAAATGTAGGCCAATCGTGGCAAGGAACATTTGTAGGTATATACAAAAACACGATAGTTGCTGGGGCGGTATTAGATAACACTAACATTGGTGCAGCATGGGTTTTTGAAAATAATACGACTGGATTAGTAAAATATAATTCATCTGGTATTGTGACAAGTTTCTCACCACTAAAAACTTTTATAAACAAATATACTATTTGCGACTCTTCGAATAACGTTTTCTGCGCCGGTCAACTTGTGAATCAATTGAGTTCTTCAGTGGTACCAATTTACAACATTAATCAAAATACATACACAGCAACATTTAACATTGCACAAACAACTGGTGGTGTTGCAATTGTAAAATGGTCATCAACTGGAGTAGCTCAAGGTTATTCGTTTATTTTCTCTGCATCGGGACCTATTCTAACTGTTGATGCTTCTAACAATTTGTATTGTGCCGGTATTTATAACAGTAATTCAACCGTGCCAATCTACGATTTCAGCGGTACTCAAGCCAGTAATTCATTTAGTTTACCCGCAGTGGCCGTGCCAACAGCATTCATTGTTAAATGGACTTCACAAGGTTATGCCAATACATGGACTATTTGCGGACCTACGAGTGCAACATTTGCCCAAGTGAATCAAATTTATGGTCTGATTAACGACGCCGCAAATAACTTGTACCTTAATTTGGCATATACTGCGCCATTTTCAAGTGCCCTGATTGATTTCACTAACAGTGCAACAACGACAAATACCTTGTCATTAGCGCTTCCAAGCACTGCTACAAGTATGGGCACATGGGCCTTGACTGGTTCATTGAATATGCCTCGTGTAAGTCACACAATTTGTAAAATGCAAGATGGTCGCGTATTATTAGCAGGTGGTTATACAGGTTCTTCTGCGGCATTTACAACAAGTACCGAGATTTTTGATCCAAAATACAGTACGTGGGCTACAACAGGCGCAATGAATACTACACGAATGGAATTTGCAATGATTTTACTAAATAACGGCCAAGTACTTGCTATAGGAGGTCAAGACTCAAACGGTAACAATCTTTCTGCATGTGAACTTTACAATCCAGTAACCGGAACTTGGACAACAACTGGTTCCATGAATACAGGTCGTGATCAGTATCAGGCAATTGCGTTAACAAATGGAAATGTCCTTGTTGCAGGCGGACTTAACCCATCGCTTACAACAGTAGCTACTTGCGAAATTTACAACATTGGTACTGGTCTGTGGACAACAACTGGATCCATGAATTATGCACGTAATAGATTTGTTATTGCAAAAACATGTTCTGGTAACGTGTTTGTTTCTGGCGGTCAAGACGATTCTCTTACAGCTGTTTTAACTAGCGAAATTTACAATCCAAATACGGAAACGTGGACAGTTACAGGAAATATGAATGGAACTATGGGAAATGTTAGTTCAAATTCAGCATTTTTTCAAAATGGCAATGTATACATTTATGGCGGCTACCCTGTTGGAAATTCAACTTCAAGCGTAAATATTGGCACTACAATTTACAATACATTAACAGGTAATATTCGTACAGCACCTCGAATTACTGCTTCGGCAATGGCTGGGTCAAAAGCCGTCATGCTTGAAAGTGGTCAAATTTTAACGGCTGGTGCACCAAGTAGTACAAATTCATATTTGTATAATCCAGTGACACAAGTGTGGTCTTCGACTGGTTCACTTGCTAGTGTGCAATTTTCCGATCGTGACAATCTTGCAAATAATATGTGTCTACTAAACGATGGTCGTGTTCTAATTGCGGGAGGCTTCACAGTTAATCCAATTGCAACATGTGAAATCTACGTACCAATTCGTGCAAATAATGCTCTGATTAAATGGGCCGCAAACGGTCAAGCCTCTGCATTTCAAACATTACCTGGTACAACTTCGTATCCAACAATAACAATTGGCAACAATTTACTCGTGGATGATACTGGCTCCGTCTCTGTAATAACTACGAATGGTTCTAATACTACGTTATATAATATGAACACTACAAGCACTAGTAATACACTGTCGCGAGCAACACTTGGCTCAATTAATGCCTATGGGTCAATGATGCCAATATCTTCAAATTGGATAAAATGGACTAATAACTTGGTAAATTTGGATCCTTATACATATGACTTCATCGTTAATCTGCCGACACCAAACACGGCAATGGTTAAAACAGTTGTACCTGTAACATTGAATTATAACTACAAGGCAGTGTCAAACAGTTACCAAGGCAACTTTGTGATTAATAGCAATACTGTGGCATTTGACAGCATTAGATCAACTTGGTATAATTACTAGGTTTATATTTTAGAGAGTAATCGTAGAAGCACATGATTCGCACTCGGAATCTTCGGGGTCTTCTGGATCTTCTGGGATATAGTCCGAATCAGAATCGGAGCCTGACAGGTCCTCTTGAGAATCAGACAGGTAATTAAAATCTTCAATGTCAGATTCTTCGTCTGGGTCTTCTTCAGATTCTTCATCTGGGTCTTCGTTATTGTCCTCGCAGTCATCACGTGGCATTAGCTCTTGACGCATATCAATGAAGCCCTTGCCAAGAAACTGCTTAGAGAAGGCATTCATTGCTATTAGAGAACCCATTTTGTACATGGAATCTCTGTTGGTAATTGCCGCTTCATTTAACACGCGAAGACTAGCGGTATAATTCTTAAGTGCCTCGATATAGTTGTCCATCGTCTCATCAAATTCATCGTCACTAAGATTTTTCTTTTCGTTGTTTAATTCGATGATACCATTTAAAACATCTTCCACATATTTGTATGCATTTTCAGTATCTCTTTGAATATCCTGATATTTTCGTTGAATATCATGGTATTCTTGGTTGATGTCACCGTTCATTTCTATTTTTAGATCTTAATTCGGAAATTTAGCGTTCTGAAAATTTATCGGCGTTTAGGACTTTTCTTCGATTTCTTCGATGACCTCTTCGGGCTCTTTGATTTGGATGAAAATGGGCTTGTCAGTGCCGAATAGAAGACTTCGAGCGGACTTTTGGGGCTTGGGCTCTTTGAGCGCTTCTTTGGGCTCTTACGGCTCTTTTTGAAAGACTTTGGTCCAGTTCGGCGGCGCTTAGGGCTTGCTTTCTTTGGACTCTTGGATTTTGGGCTCTTGGACTTGGGGCTCTTAGACTTTTTAGGGCTCTTACGGCTCTTTTTCGATGATTTGGGTCCTGTGCGGCGGACAACCCTTGCTAATTTAAACCACCCGTCAATTCCCGCATCCACGATTTTATAACGGACACCGTCCAATACGACCACACAACCAATATGACTATGTGACATTTACTTAATTTATTAATAACTTCGATAATTATTACGAAGCAATTTAAATAATGTTGAGAACATAATTCAAACAAACTTCAATGATTTCTTTTGGCAACAATTTTGTTAGGGCAGTCGCTTTACTTCGAAGACGTTTATTTTCTTCTGCCCTGTAGTCAAAAGGAGGAAAGCGAAGACTTGATCCATGTATTCTTGGTATTATTTGAAAGGGTTTCTTAATATATATCGTTTTAACTTTATATTCAAAACCATTTTCTTGAAGAAATTGCAGGACTTGACTTATGCTTGCACGATCCGGATCAACGTTAACAGTGACCGTGGTAGGCATCGATTGATAGTTTAACAATAATAAAACTCGGTGACCCGAAGAATTATTTACTTCATTAGATATAATCTTGTTATTAAAATAATTATGGGCTCCGATCAGGAATATCTCTGTCTTCACAAGAGTTGTTTTGCACACGTGGTTATAACAAATGAACCAAATGGTCGCGATATTCAAATTCGCACACCAGTTAGTAAATTGAAATATGGTTCTCTAGTTCTCGCAATGGACTCTGAAGGTCATCTAATATATAGCCCAATAGTTGCATTTGTAGGAATTTTCCCTGATGCTATCGGAAACACAACCACAATCGTTTTGGAAGACGAATCTGAAGTTATCACCTCAGATCACCACTTGGTTTACACGACGAGAACGCTGACAAATTTCGAAACATATGAATCAAAAAACTTGACAGAATATCAGCGCGCATGTGATGTTCGTCGAGGCCACCTTATGCACGTAATGGATCTTCGCGACGAACAAAATTTAATCAAGCAAAAAAGAGTTCGAAAAGTAATATACGGACTCAAAGAAGGTTTCTACGCACCACTTACACAAGCAGGCACCATTGTAATTAATAACGCTGTGCTGTCATGCTTCGCAACTCACAATGGCCATACGACCCACGAAGTCATTAAGAAGTCATATTGGCCGCTTTACAAATACTTGAAATGGATGCCAAGCAAAGATGGCCTTAGTATTGACACGAATGACAGTGAATATTGGTTTTACGATAATTTGAAGAATGGTCTCGTCGGTCACACGTATGAATCATTTGTGCATCGGTGGAACCAATGAGGCATCGGTGGAACCAATGAGGCATCGATGGAACTCCCGGAGGTGACGACGGAATTCCCGGAGGTGACGACAACTAAAATGCATATTTCATTGTAGTATATACCAAGTCTCGGCTGATAATATTGTCAACGACCAACTTCATTTTCAACTCATATTCATTGTATTGAATTAAATAATCATCGTGTACTGTTGAAAAATCAATGTTATAATTGTGTGATAAATATAATAGTTCATCAAATTTGAGACGACTTAAATATGCTGTAAACTTGAGCAATTTCTTATCTTCAGTCCTAGTGCATATTAACTTTGCAATTTCAAAATGACCATATATACATGCAAAATTAAAATAAAAATCAATATTTGGAAATTTGTCGGGATATTCATCAATTAACATGTGAAAAACATCGATATTCCCATTTGAACATGCTCCGTGTAAACCATGTTCGTAATCAACAAGATCTGCTTGAGACCTTGGATCGCAGAGACCATTTGCTTTTTCAATCATTAATTTTACGATATGTGGCTTGCCATTATAACATGCATGCCAATATGCTTGTTTAAAATCATTGGCCCCGTTTTCAATTGCCATGTTGATCAGGTCTATGTTAGAGCCTTCGCATGCTCCAAACAAAGCATTGTGCCAACAAATGCGAGGTCCAAGATAGATACGGGGATCTGATTCGTAGGAACCATATTTTGAAATCATCATGTTAATAGTGTCCATGTTGCCATTTTTGAAAATACATTTTATAGCACGTTGCCACAAGTGATCCAATTCTTTATCATATATATCATATTCGAACATCATTTCAATAATATTATGACAATTATACATGCATGCGGTATAAAATGTTAGTGGCCAATCAATATAAATGTTATCTCTTAAAGCTATGTCGAGAAACATTTTGAAAATTTCTATATTAGAACCGCGACAAGCTCCGCGTAATGCACAATCTAGATCATTTGACAGGTTTGCACGAGTCATCATATATAATACTGTTTCCATCGAACCACCGTGACACGCATCTCGAAATATCCACTCGGTGTCCTCTGGGTCCATGTCTAAATTATCATATATTATTTTGACAATTTCGAGATGACCACCAAAAGCCGCTCCAGCACATGCATAAGTGCATACTTCATATGAATATTCAGTGTTATTAAACATATTGTGTATATATTCTGTCGTAAGTCCTGAACGACTCTGCGAAGGGTCTCGAGCAGGACTCTGCGAAGGGTCTCGAACAGGACCGCCGAGGCCTTCTTTGAACAAATCGTATATCATGATACGATCTGTCATTTGTTAAATTTTATTTAATCAATCGAAATTGTCTGCTAGTCTCTGTTTGTTTTTGTTAAAATCCATATTGTATCACTTGCCAATCATCGCCTCGAGATTATCCAAGTCATCAAGCCACAATTGCTTCGCCGTTGATTGTTGCAACACTGCGAGCTTCTTATTCAGGTCCTCAAGCTCTTTGGCCAATTTTGCCATTGCTTCTTTCGTAAATGTGCTGATGCGAAGACCTAGCAAGTAATCGTATGAACCATCGATTTGTTTAAAGTTGTGTGCCAACAAGTCACCAATAATGTCCGCTTCAGGTCTCTCAAAAAGCACAAAAGTCTTCGCAATTACCATTTGAATAAATCGCATCTTTTCACTGACAAATACCATTGCTTTCTCAGCTTTTTCAATTAGCGACTTACGTCGTATGTCATACATACCTAGTCGGTATACATAATGATTCCACAGAATTTCTTCAGGACATGAATAATGTTTGATGGCACCGTGTTCATCGAAACCTACCATGTTTGTCGCATTAATATTTGTTTCCAATTTAAACAACGAAATAACGGCATCAACACTTTCAACTGGTGATGCAAATTGAACTTCATATTCATCAACATCATATGATTCATTAAAATCAACATCAGTAACAGTCACTGTTTGTTTTGTAAACATTGTGATTATAGAGTTTGAAAGTGCTTCACTTAGAATTTCTACAAGTGATTCATACCACATATCAACTGGTAATTCTTTGATGATAAACTTTGTATTTGATTTCTTTTCAACAATGCCACGAGATTTCCACTTATTTTTATCGAGTTTAACAATGGAACCGCGAAAACCCTTATAATATGGCTCCAATGGTTCAATCGGTTCATCTGGATCATCACTTGTTAATAATTTTCGAATTCGTTTAATAATATCAAAGGGATTAAAGCATGGCACGGTACTTGACCATCCTGTACCAATACCACCAATACCATTAACCAGTGCAAGAGGCAAAATCGGTACATAAAACTTGGGTTCAATTTTATCTGAATCTTCGTAATTATATGTCAACAATTCAGAATCCGAATCATTAAATAACAATTTGACAAACGGCCTTAAGTATGTAAAGATATATCTCGGAGATGCGTTATCCTTGCCTCCAAGTTCTCGTGATCCAAATTGGCCCGACGGATATAACAATTGCAAATTTCCAGAACCAACAAACTCCTGTGCCATTTTCACAATAGTTTCCTGTAGGGAAACTTCACCATGATGATAATGCGTTTTCTCTGCAATATATGCTCCCAGTTGTGCTACTTTAACTTCGTTAGTAGGACCAAACATATTCTTCATAAGTGATCCATAGAGAACCTTTCGTTGTGATACCTTGAGGCCATCGATCATACTTGGCAATGAACGTTCACAACTGTGAATGGAAAACTGCACAAGTTCGTTATTCACAAAATTTTCAACTGGAATACGCTTTGCTGTATAATCAATAGCCGCTTCGCTACCAGCCGCAGTTTTTGCAATTGATTTTGCAATCCAATCTTTTCTATCATGTGATTTTGATTTGTCAAATGCAAGTTCCATTAACTTGATATCATCGTCCGACCAAACATATGTTCTCTGTAATTTTAAGAGATCTTCGAAATATTGCTTTGCTTCTTCATTTGAACTTGTACCAAGTCCCTTGTAATATTTCTGACGATACTTAAGGCCATCATTTTGCTTGCACCATTCCTCAAATGTCTTCAAGTCATAAAAGTCGATTTCATTGTCTCGGCTTTTCTTTTTGTTTGTTTTTGTTGTCGTCTTTGAAGCTTTTTTTGACGCCTTGGATTTTTTGTCAGTTGGTTCTTCTGTGGCTTCTTCAGTAACGTTTGATGCTTTGGCCGCAGAAGCCGGCAAAATGACCTTCACTACAGGAGTTAACATGGTCGTAAGGAAGCCTTCGTGCAATAATCCTGGCCAAAACTTTGAAAAGTAATTAATGAGGAGACCTTTAATATGAGCACCATCATGATCTGCATCTGTCATAATCATAATACGCCCATATCTCAATGTAGAATAATCTTGAGAGCCATATTTGAGACCCAAAATCTTTGTAATATTATTCAGTTCTGGATTACTAGAAACTTTTGATAATGGTACATCTCGAACATTTAAAAGTTTTCCTCTTAGTGGGAAAACTCCCCATGCATCCGTTCCAACAACTGAAAATCCAGCTTTAACCAAAGCTTTCGCCGAATCTCCTTCCGTGAGAATTAGAGTACATTCTTTCGATTTACTACGGATACCTGCCCAGTTTGCATCATCTAATTTTGGAACGTCAGTAATTCTACGTTTAACTGTTGAACCTGTCGTAGTCTTTGCAAGGTCTTTCTCAGCTTTTTCTTGTGCTTGTAATAGGATTTCATCTAGGATACCTAGTTTCATAATCTTGGCAATAACATCGTCTGGAATTACGCACCTAACAGGGAACTTTGTTGGTGAAGTATTTAATTTCGTTTTTGTTTGTGTGTCAAATGTTGGATTGTCCACAATACACTTGACGAACACCATGATGCTGTTCCGGACAGATGCTGGCTTAATCTTTAGTTTTTCCTTCTTGACCTTTGAATTGTCCTCGATTAGTGCCGTCATTTTTGTCACAATTTGATTCATTACATGATCCATATGGGAACCATTGTCTTCGGTAAAAATACCGTTAACAAAACTGATTTGATTTGTTGCTTTTGAATCGGTACTAGAATCGTCGCGATTCATGTTTTGACATACAACGACTGACCAATTATCTTGTTCGTATACAATCTTTTTGACATCACGCTCAACAAAAAGGTCACAATAATCCTTGAATTCTTTAATTGGCACTTTTGAACCATTGAAAAATACAGAGACCTTTTTTGATGTCACTACGGCGGTATCGTATACACGTTTCAGAATTAGTCCGGAAATATCTGTCTTCGTACCGTCATCAATCTCGGTATCAAAATCCACAAGGCCAAATGTCGTAAAGTCCGGAACAAATGTAATTCGAGTATAATCTTTGACCTTTGTTTTGGTGATTTTTGGTTCCGTTTGCGAGGTCAACCGATTATAAAACGTTTGTACGTAATGGGAACCTTTACATACAGTTTCAACGGTAAACTCTTTCGAAAAAATATTGGCGGCTTTTGCACCAATACCGTTCTTGCCACCCCAACTTCTTGCCTGTGTGTCATCATAATTCGACCCAGAAAACATATGACCGAATATTAACTCTGGAATCCAAATCTTTTCGGTAGTGCTCTTTTCAACTGGGATTCCAGAACCATTGTTAGTAATCGTAAAAGTGTCATTTGTCATTTTAATATCGATTTTAGTGACTGGATCATCTGAATCTGCAGTTCGCTGAGAATGGTCAATCGCATTCGTAATTAACTCTGAAATACAATGCTCAAGACCTGGATTAAACCGTACAGGGCGTTTTTCTGCAATATACACTGGTTCTTTTACCGCTGATGTCTTTTCTGATGTCTTTTCCACATTTTCGCTTTCTTCTTGTTCTTCTTCTAATTCTTTTTTCTCAACAATAGTCCAATGTGTTTCAGTAGTATTAACAATGGAGCCAATAAATGTGTCTGGACGATCTCTGCACATGGAAATCGGGTCTTTCTTTGTGTAAATCTCAGAAGCGGTCTTCTCGCCTGACTTGGCAGTTTTTTCGCCTGACTTGGCAGTCTTCTCGACAGGTTTTTTTGGCGGCATTATTAAAGAATTATGTAAAGATACTGTGATGTTATTAGTGTAATTTATTTTTTGTTTTGTACGTATTATGTTTATGTTTTTATCTTTATTAATCGTAAATGGGAGCATTTGATTTGTTACAATTGGCAATAATTGCCACAATGATATTTTCGTTTGGAGTCATGATTGCATATGGCTCTGATAAAGTCATGTTTGATACTTTTATAGGTATTTTTGTAATTTGTATTCTTTTGTTATTTGGCATGTATTTGGTTGGTTCTAAAAGCACAAGTTATGACCAAAAACACGATCAATTAATGCTCTTTTTGAAGACTCGTAATATGATGTTTGGATTTGTAATTTTCTCGCTGCCGTTTTGGATGCGAATGCTTGAGGGTTCTGGTGAAATGATTGTCCCAATTCTCTCTGTAATTTTCGGTGTCATTGCAGTATTTTTCAGACAATTTGCTATGCGAGTTGACAATGCGGCAACTCTGAAAACTTCTCGTATGCCGTTTAATGCGAATGTTATATAATGTCATGTTAATTGACTTGTAATTTAAACAAAATTCGAGGTGCTCCAACAAAACTTGAAAAGATTTCAAAACCAAGATTAAGAACCAAGAATCAAAAACAAGAACCGAAAATGCAACCACGAAAACAAATTGTTAAATTGAGAGAAACCAGCAGTATCTCAGAACTTGAACGACTTAAAGTTCTGAGACACAATTTGTGTGTTCTAATTGACATTCTTAAGCAAAAACGAGCAATACCATATGTGGACCTTGTTATTAATCATGTTGAAAAAGCTCTTGCAGAAGATAATTCGCTAGGACCGAATAGAATTGAACGATTGCGCAAAATGCGTCAGTCTATGAATAATTCAATAATGGAACTTCAATCAAATAACAAGACACGATGTGTAGTACCTTCGATATGTATTGCAATGAATGGCGAAGCTGATTTTTGTTGATTTTAGAAAACAAAAAACAAATGACCCTGGTGTTACAAAGTCACAATACAAAAGTCAGCAATCACAAAAATGAAGCCTACTTGCGTTGTTTGTGGTGCCAAAGCCGTCCAAGTGTATACTAAGGTCAACGATAAAAAGATGACTGAAGAGGAATACGACAGGGCACTTAAATCAAAAGTCATTATCCCTGAAAACCTTGTTGAAGAAACTTTGTGCAAGGATCACATGATGACTAATGATGACTGCTGGTTCCCACTTGCCGGTGAAAAGGTAGAAACGATTAAGTAAAACGAGTTTTAATGTATATTAATGTAAGATTTTAAGAACGAACTTTCGAGTTCTCATTTTAGACTTTGCAAAAATTTTCGATTCAGAAAACAAAAATTTTTGAACTCTGCTTGTGAATGACCTAAATCAAAACCACTTGAATAAAGTTATCAAAAATGGCCCCTAAAACCACCAAGATTTCCAAGACTTCCGAGACTGATGCTCTCAACCATGTCGAACCAAGAACTCCTAAAGAATCAGCAAAAACGCTGCCAAAGGATATCAAGACTGAGACTGTTGCTGAGTTGAAGAAGACCGAAAAGCGCGTGAAGAAGGTCGCTAAGAAATCAGACGCTGAGTCTGCGGCCGAATCGGCTGCTGAATCGGAGACTGAAAAGGAACCGAAGGACACAAAGACTGAAAATGTGAAGACTGTCAAAAAAGGACGCAAGTCTGACTGGCAACGCTCAGATGCAGTTTTTGCTGCTCTAATTAGTTCTGGTGTAATCACTGAAGAAGTTTTCAGAAAGACTTATGGCTCTCGTGTTTCGTCAAAGTCTGAATATACTTCCAAAAAATCTGACAACAGCAAGCCAAGAGCACCTAATAAGTACTTGCAATTCTGTGCTGAGTACCGTGCAAAGGTTGCTCCAAAGAAGGTTTCTGTAGATGTAATTCAAGTGGAGTGGAACAAGGCAAAGGCTGATCCTGAAAGCCCATGGTACACGGTTGAAGTTCCTAAGGAAAAGCCTGACTACAGTGGCCTCAAGCCTGGTGATGCAGTTCCTGGTAAGGATACGTACATCATGGGAACAAAGGGTCGCCCCGTGAAGAAGAACGATGTAAACGATGAAAAGGTTCGTAAGTTTTTGGAAGAACAGGCTAATAAAGGCACCGAGAAAGGCGAAGCCGCAGAAGAAGAAGTCACTGAGGCGCTCAAGGAAGAATCAGAGGCGGAGTCAGAGGCGGAGTCAGAGGCCGAGTCCGAAGACTCTGACTCTGAAGACGAGTTTGAAGTAGTCAAGAAACCAACAAAGAAGACGGCAAAGAAGGCCTCGAAGAAGACTGATGAGTCGGATGATGAAGATGATGAATAAAGTATGTTTTTGTAAATTCTTTCTTTTGTTAAGTAAATTCTTTCTTTTGTTTTGTTAAGTAAATTCTTTTGTTCCTCGGGACATATTCTCGAGCATTTCTGAAGAGTATCAAGAATACAAAATAAGACAAAGTCTGAAGCATATTGGTCAAAGTCAAACAAGTTCTAGTGCCAAATCAAAAACAACAAAAAAGATGCAGAAATTCAAACCTCGATGCCAAGAAATTATGGAAGCGGGTATTACAGACCAAGTCTATGATATGTTTATTCAAAGGGGTTACATTTCTGAAGATGAACTTCGAAGAGTCTTTAAGAAAGAAATTTCGAGAGAGTCTAAGTACTACGAATCGGAAGAATCGGAAGACGAAGAACCAAAACCGTACGTAAGCAAATACTTACAGTTTTCTGCAGAATATCGTGCATCAATGAAGCCCAGAAAAGTCAATCTACTAGAACTTAAGGACAAATGGCTCCAGGAAAAAGCCGATCCTAACAGCAAGTGGTACCAAAAGCCCGAACCAGTTATTGAAGATTCAGACGAAGAATCAGAAGACGGACCCGAAGAAAAGCCTGCTGAAGATTCAAATGAATATTTGTCGGAAGACTCCAAGTATTCTGATGATGATCTGCCGTGGTACTTGAAGGACAAAGACAAATCAAACAATGACTCAGACTCTGACGACAATGTGTCTATGAGACTGACAGAAGAAATGAACAAATTATACAAAAAACATAGATGCAATGAAGAATCTGATGAAGACTCTGACAACGAAGATTATTGTGATGATTAATTAAAATGTAATAACACTGTCACTCGTGACAAATAAAAAACAATTAACAAAATAATACAAAGCCCGAAGCATGTCGCCAAATATCAACTCAAGTCTTTTAACTAAATCTTCAAAATGTCATTACTTACAAACGAAAATGGATTCCTTCTTGGTATCGTCATGTCACAAATGTACATTGAAAACAATGTAATTCATGTTGGACCTATTAAAAATGGTTCTATTGATGCTCGTGGTATCAAGGGTCCAAACTTCATGCACATGTTTCAGAATAAGCCTGGTTACGCGGTGACCTCAGACCATTCTGTGACACTGACTGAAGATAACCCGTTTGCAAAAGTCATTCGCGGAAATCTTGTTTCAAAAACTTTGCACGGTGCATCGAGGACCTTCATTGAAGAATTTGTAAAGGGCTACTTTGGAAACTCGTACGTTAATTCGGAACAGAATTGTGTGGCCAATACATCTGGATTACTTTGGGCTCTCGCTTTTCTAGAAGTGTCTTGTCGAGAAGAAGACAATGGTCGCATCTTAGTTATCGAAGACACAGAAGCTTTGAAGAATATTCTTTCGTAAATTGTAATAACACCTTTGGTCATTCGTGACAACAATTAACAAAATAAGAGCAAGCCCGAAGAATTCTCAAGTCAACAAAACGAAACCCAAGAAATTAAAATCAAAATGGGAAATCAGAACAAAAGACCAACAGATCAGAACAAAAGACCAACTAAAATGTCAACACAAAACCAACCACAAAACCAACCACAATCATTTGAACCCTATCAAAAATCGCGTCAAGAACTTTCAGTCATTCTATCAATTGCAGATGATGGTACAATCGCTAGAATGAATGCAGACATGGTTTCCCGAAAACTTGAAGATGTTTACTTGTTTGATTTTTATAATTTGTTTTTTAACGGTCGATTTTCAGACAAACACTGCCCTGAAGAGCGCCTTCACAAAGACAAGGTCATTGAACATTTTCGAAGTGCAATAACTCGAGATACAGAACTACAATATTTGGGTCCCGAAAGACGTGACGACGATGGTCTCCTCATTACTAAAACTGCACTCGAGTTACACAAGTATATGTCGGTAAAACATTATCGAAAATTGTTTATGAGATGTTGGCGTGAAAGGCCATATGTATTCACAGAGTGTCTTACACGTATTTAAATAGCATATAGAACGGTTGGATTATTCTTTTGAATCGCGACATCGTTGCCAAATATTTTCCTATAAATTTCAGGATTACAAGGTCCTACAATAAAATGATACCCATTTGGCGTTTCGACGTATCCATAATACTTTATTGATTCACTTTTTTCTAATTGCATCTGATATTTGCGAAATTCATCATAGTCTTTTGAGTCAAAATCGATGAGCCATTTCTTTTGTGCTTCATCCGAATATTGACCACATGTTTTGTCATAAGCTCTTCTAACTGATTTGTAATCTCGATTTATCATAAATGTAGACATTGCGCTCAATGTATGAAATGCGACCTTTTCATACGATCTTCTATTAAGATTTATATAAGCTCTTGCGTTGTGTCTTTGACAGACCTCGATGATGCGTTCTTTAATTTTATATAGGTCCTCAAGAGTGTCTATATAAAATGTATCACGGACCTTCACTGAAGTGCTCATGTCTTCATTTCCAGGATCTTTTTTTCGTTTTAGTATTTGAACTATGTAAAAATGATCAAAGTCATCAAAAGTGAGAAACTTTGCAATATTGTCGAAATTATCAATCGTCATTTTTATGTGGTAAATGTGCATTAGTGCCTGCGAATTTTTGCAATTTTATTGTGTTTATAACAAATCCTTAATCATGTTTATGACCGATGTAAAGATGAGTCGGCCACTTTTCATGAAGGTTTCGAATAACAATGTTTGTATACGGTCCAAACCAAACCATTATTATTGATGGACTCTTATAAGTCTCGACAACACCAGTCACATCTTTAAGCCATCGGTCATCCCAACCGTTGCTAAGTTCTGATGAAGTCAGATAATAAATATCTCGACCATGCGGTTTTGTGATATTTTCTATAAATAATGACATATCGATGTCCACAAACTTTCTTTCGGTGTTCGTATAATGATTATTCAAAAACATTTCAATTGAGTTATTGTTGTTGTTGATCGAATTATTTACGCTATTTCGGATGTATGCATTGTCTAACTTAAGAAAATACACATATGACTCGACGATGTCTTTTTGTAATTCTCGCGATGCACTTGATGGATCACAATATTGCACCAAGCAGTAAACATCGCCGTAATATAATCGAGAAACAAGTTCTTCAAGCATGTAATGTATCAAATATGACTGTCTCAGTAAATTGTCTACAAGTTTTGAATCGGCTTCATCAATGGTTGCTGTGCTCTTAATAAGAGTATACTCGCTTCGATTAACCGTTGAAGTATATTCCTTGTTAATTTCCCGTTTTTCTTCATCGGACCTTTCATTTTCTTTTTTATCTGTTTTCGTTGAGACAACCGTATCAGGAACCGTAGCATTATCGGCGATTTTCTGTGCTACTTCAGATCCCTGTTCGGTAACACCAGGATCAGACCAATAAACCGACATGTTTTGATAATGAATGACTGAGTTTTGCATCCAATCAATCGGAATACAGAATGGTATCATGTTTTCATAGAAAATCTGGGAGCCCTTCAGCGACATCAAGTACGCACAACTACACTTACTCGACTTCATCGGATATACATATCGATCTGACACCTTGGTGTTGTTATTAAATGATGCCAAGTATTTTACGTCGGTATATTTATCCATTACATTATCGGGCTTAAACGCATCAATTGTCCATGAAAATGCATCATTAACAAAACATGCATCAAATGACGTTGCCGATAATTCTTCAAGGATTTTTGGAAAATCCGATCGAAAATTACTTTTGAAAATCGTGTCATCTTCGAGAATAAGCGCAATCGGTATTTCGTGTTCAATTATATATTTGTAAATTTCCAAATGTGTAACCATACATGCAATTTCTGGACCACGAATTTTGCGCGGTCGTGAAGCAAAATGACGCCAAATACTTGTATGTTTATACCAATCATCATAACTATACTTGTATAGTGCTTTTTGTTCATCCGTCATTGTATCTCTATCGATATCTTCAAACCAGTGAATGTTGGTGAAGCCGGCTTCATCTAATTCGCGAGAAAGGCGCTTTTTGCGCTCTGTTAATTTTTTGTAATGGACTATGAAGACTGGCAGCGAAGCGTATGAGACAGGAACTGTCGACAGCGAAGCGACCGCAGGCAGCAAAGCGACCGAAGAATTATTATCATTATGAGCCATTTTATGAATCATAGTGATATTATTATTGACGTGTAAACGATTATTATTGTCGTGTTCACCAGAAGATTATTGTTCAACACTTTGCATAATTGCGGTTAATTTTTGAATAAATGTTTCAATGTGGTAATTACGTTTGTCCAATTTCGAAATGTATGCATACGCTCTTTTGATGTTTTTGTGCGACAACAATTCTGTCAAATCCAATTCAAAACTTCGTTCGCAGACTTCATAATATAATGGATAATCAGGACCAAGTAATTCAACAACAGGTTCAATTTTATTAACTACAATCGGGACATTGCGAACAATGCATTCAATTAGAGTATTCACAGCTGAAGCATCAACCAAATTTAGAAATACAATATTCTCGGTTAGTAATTTGTCGTAATCTTCATTAGTGACACGTTCGATGATTTCGACGCTGTTTACAAGGCGACATACATCGCGATAGAAGAATTTGTTCCAAATGTTGTCAAATTCACTCATACTGCAATTTTTATTGTCACTGCAATTCTTTGGTGTGCTGCAATTTTTATTATCGCTGCAATTTTTGCCGCCGTTACTGCAATTCTTGTCGCAGCGACTGCAATTGCCGCCATGACTACAGTGACCACCATGTCGATCTTCCAAACAAGCGCCCGACAAAAATTCACGAAGGTCTTCCAAAAAGTCATGATTAGGAAAATAGTTATTCATTGCATAGCCTTTAATGGCGCATTTCTTAATATGCCATGTGCTTCGAATATTCCATGCATTTTTGCAGAACCAGTTCGAAGACACAAGAGTGCCAGGCACTTTGCATTTGTAAAACATCCAAATATTACGAAGCCAACCTCCGATATTAATGATTTTCTTATCCATATTCTTGTTGAATTTATCAAGTGTAAAACATTCAACGTTTGTCTCAGTAGGATGCACTAGCGAGAAAACTTGGACATTGAGGTCTTTAATGATTGGTTGTGCCTGTATTTGTTTCTTCAAGTAATTTGATAGGACAATGAGACCTTTGCATGTTTTTAGGCTTTCAAGAAACAGCGGATTTTCAAACAATTTGTGATTATTGTATTCTCCAAAACTTTGTTCAAATGTATGGTGTATCACGCCCATCCACGGCTTTTTGTACGGCACTATGCCGGCATATGCGTATATTGGCTCTTCCCAGTGAAATGTCCTGTCGACATACATGTCTAGCATTATTTTGTTCGAATTATTCAAATATTTAATGTTGCTGTATACGTATTGCCATCCCGAACGATGAGCACCAGTGTTATCAAATTGATCAATGTAGGCCAGATTAAAGAGTCCTTGTGGGTTATCCTTCAAAATGGCATCATTGTTGTTATCATTAAACATGTAGTCTTTAATAATCCAGAGCCATTCGTTAAAGTAGTCATATTTGGAGTTTACGATGACTGTACTTGCGCCGAACAAATCTGAGCCCTGTATAACGATTTTCTCTCCAAGACCATATACATATGGACTGTTAACACAATTAATTATAATACACGAAACGATTTTTGCGCTCATAACCTTCAAGTCGTCAAATGAATAATCATTTCGATTTTCATCAATGAATTTCACCAGGGCATCTTTGGCATCATATAGTTTTTTAATAATACTGCTTGGTTCGCGCGTTGCGATGTATGTCAATTTTTTCATGAGTGTAATTTCGATTGATTCTTGAGAATACTTTTGCAATTTACGCGATACGATTTCACGGTTTTCTTCAACGTAAGTTACCATAGTATCCAGATTAGTAACTGCGTCAGACATGTTTTTGAAATTTAGTTGAGAATCATAATTAATGTCTGCTAGAAAATTTTTGATTTTTCGTGTATTATATAGTGGCACAAATGGCACATAATTATATGTCGCAAATAAACACGCGTGAAATTTTGAACAGATTGCAAAATATGCCAATCGAAATAAACTAAAGATTTCCTGTGCAGTAGCACTGTTTGTTGAGTCGATAAACGTTACTGCATATTCGTCTTGCACATATTCTGGTTTGAGTTTATTAATGATTTGGTTATGTATTTTGTCGTCACCGTTTTTCTCACGATCAAATGTGATGAAAACAACGTGATAATCGCGTTCGATAAGACTATTCAATGATCCTGCAAAGGCATCAGCGCCGCCTGGACCATATGTGTCTTCGCCATTCAAACAAACAAAGACCAATTTTTTGGTAATTCTTAAAAGATGTTTGTAGATTCTTGAGCGATGGTTCTCAAGTTCGTCGGTGGTCATTAGACACGATGAATCTGGCAAATACGAAACGCGGCCGGGAAAGACATAACGAAGTCTCTCAATATCTTGACGCGAACGAACATAAAAGTGTGTTATAATGCTTAATTTTTCATGAAGGTCTAATAGTTCACCAACAAATGGAACTCCAACACACATTGCAATAATGGTATTCTTTGTGTCTTTGAATTTGTTGTATATTTTGTTAATAAAGTATCCCGTTATAATGTCACCTCCACCAATCACAATGAGATGATTTTCAGGAAAAGTGTAATTTACTATTGTGTCGCAATCGATAAATTCGATTAGCGCTTTTGGGTATTTGTTGTGAAGAAATTGCTTTAAAGAGATTTTATATTGTTCGTCCCCAATATTATTATGGTTGTAATAACCGACAACAACAATGTTTCGCACACTTTGCATATCAACAGGGGCTCCGAGTATCTCTGACGAAGATACTAAATATGTTTCCACATTCATTTAATAATAACAAATATAATTTACGGGTTACTATTCTGAATAGTATAACGATTCAACAGTGATACTTTTTTCGGGAATATTGTTCAAGTGTTTCATAAAACTGACGTACAATGTTTTAATTCGGACATCAAATTCTTTCTTGTTTCGTATCACGATACATCCTGATTTCTGCTCCGTTTTAAACAAACTTTCATGTTTCTTGTTATCTATTGTGTAAGAATCACAATTGAATTTGATAAATATAATTGGTCGGTGACCTACATCTTGGTACAATTCGCACATTCGTTTGTTATCACATGTTGTGTCATATGCTGCATGACTATTTTCATCATTTTCTACAATGATGCAATGACTTAAGCAGTCATAGAAAAAATCAGGCCGTCTTCTAGAACATGCTGAAAGAGCTTTGTCGCGAATTATTGCATCGACATTAATAAAATTACAAAGCAAATTTGTTAGCGCATCTAACACGTATTTTTCCTTTGTTTTATAATTTCTTGTATTCGGTTCATCCGGGAATTTATTAACAAAACAAAACAAACAATGATTTTTATATTTTGGATTAGACGTTATAGTTTGCTTGCATTCAATACACTTAGGAGTTACTACATTAACCATATTGTCTTCTTTGTGTTCATAACAAAACAAACCTTTTTTGCCGTCGTAATTATAATTTGGGTGTGTTGTACAACCGTTTTGTGCACAAGTTTTATTTATGACATCAATCATATCATCTAATTTGTGGTCTTTGCAATAAAGACCAACTTTTTCACCAATATAATTAAAAGTTGGTCTTATTGTACAATCTTCGTGTGTACACTTTTTATTTTTTATATCAATCATATTATCTAATTTGTGTTCTTTACAATAAAGTGTCTGTTTTTCACCTTTATAATTATAACTCGGTTGTGTTGTACAGCCATTTTGTGCACATGATCTATTTTTTACATCGATCATGTCATCAAGTTTGTGATCTTTGCAATAAAGACCAACTTTTTTATCCCTGTAATTATAATTTGGTATTATATCACAACCATTGTGTGAACATTTTCTTGTAATAACATCAATCATGTTTTCCATTTTGTGCTCTTTGCAAAATAATCCTGACTTTTTACCGTTGTAGTTATAACTTGGTCGTATTGTACAATTTTCGTGTGTGCATTTTGGATGTACGACGTCTACCATATCATCTAATTTGTGGTCTTTACAAAACATTGGCTTCTTTATACTTATAAAATTATAAAGTGCTAATTTTGTACATCCTTTATGCTTGCATTTTGTCATTTTATTTTCAGAGAATATTTGTTACAGTAAAATAAAATTCGGAATTACTCGATGATCACAAATAAATTACATTATGATTAAATATGTTTGTTATTTGCAAATGGGAAAAAAGCAACTCGGAGGAGCCGGTGCAGGTGGTTCCACAATCATATCCGAAACAAGTCCAATTATTAATTTAGGCCCAAGTGGTCCTGTTCCATATTATAGCGGCCCTGTTCCAAATTATTCATATAATCCTAATCCCTATCCATACCAAAATCCGTATCAAGGTCCTGTGTTTATTGAACCAAGTAGTGCATTTGACCTTGTTGAGGAAGATGAATGTAAAAAGAAACCTGATGAAATAACACTGCCGGTTACACCACCAGCGGCCACAACGCCCACAAAAGAACCGTCAAAACCTTCTGGTGGTCCTTCACCGGGGCCAGCGCCAGGACCTCCCAGTGGATCTACACCTGATACTGGAACAAAACCATCGAGTGGATCTGTAACGCCACTTTTAAAAAGTCCCGCGCGATTGCAGCCGTTAGAACCCCTCACACCAGTTGGTAATCCACTTACGAAAGAAATAGAAAAAGGTATAAAATTAAAAGAAATAACAACCAATGCAAACTTTATGAAATATTATAAAGATTATCAGTCAGATCCGTTATTAAATTATATTGGAATTATAGATAATATATACAATGAGTACGTCGAAAAGTATGAAAAAAATAAAAATCAGGTTCCAAAAACTCCGGATTTTGAAGAGAAAATATCTTATTTATATAATAAGATAAGAAATTTAAAACATCCAGGCAGTGACTATTCTAATGCATTACAATTTAAAGATAGTATACTAGAATATCACAAATGTATATCAAAAGAAAATTCTAATGCTCACACATGTGCAAACAGTATCGGAAGTGCGATAATATTAGCAACAGAATTTATGGCTTTTATTAGAGTTTTAAATAGTACAACCGGTGACTCAACGGTCGCTGTTGATCGTGAAACACTCGCAAAAAACAAAGAATATTTAGATAGGATGATAACACCTGTAGCAACACTTGCATCTACATCATTCGGTAATAAACGCAAAAAATCGCCGAAGAAAAAGAAAGCAAAGACGTCAAAACCGAAACAAATAAAGAAATCAAAGAAATCAAAGAAATCAAAGAAATCAAAGAAATCAAAGAAATCAAAGAAATCACCGAAGAAGAAACAAAAGAAGACCTCGAAGAGGTCACAAAAGAAGACCTCGAAGAGGTCGCCAAATAAATTCTAGTTTATTAGCAAATGGAAACTATTGCTCCTGAAGATTTTATAACATACATCAAACAATCAAATATTATAACAACACCTCATCGCATTAAAGAAATTTTAACATATCCAAAAGCCATCAAATACAATTATTATAAATACCGAAAAATCATCGATAATATTCAACCTGGTGCAGAATTTACACAAACGTGTTTCAAGATCGACCTCTACAAAACATACTACAAAAAAAGAGCGTTAAATGATCCAAGTAATCCTGAAAAATATGAACAATTTAAACAGAATTTGAATTATGTAAAAAAATTGTATGATGTTGACGATAGCCAAACAGTATTTGAACCATTTAAAGGTATCCCAATACACAGGGAGGCATATATAAAAAATTTGAATCAGCTTCGCGATATAAAGAAACGTTTGTTGGTGGCCATTAAATATCCAAACAAATCAGCATAATAAACAAGAACATTGTTGTAAACACTTAAAGAATATTATTGACAATAAATAAAGTTGTCAATAATAAATGCCCAAAGTCACGAAATATATAGAATATACAAAAATTAAAGAACCAATTTCAATTCAACCATTGGCCGCACCGGATCGACAAAGTAGTGAATTATTAAAACGTCAACTTACAGATTTTGTAACTGGACAAATACAAAGGCCACAAGGCCAACAGGGCCAACAAGGCCAACAAGCACCTCCTGAATTGTGCGACATGGACGGGACATCAACACAAATGTATTTTCCGCGTGACAAATTTGTTGATTCAAATGACCTTTTTTATGACATTTGTGTTCATTCAGATTTTATACTTCGGAGAGACTTACCAACAAATGAAACAGATTTATCAAAAATCGAAAATACATATCGTATAAATGCAGATCCCATTAAATATACAAAAACATTATTAAACGAGTATGGAATCACAACAAACAGAAATTTTAAATGTACAGAATTTGTCAAGATGTTTTTGAATTCCAAGACACCAATGACATACGCAGATTTACAGATTAAAAATAAGCGATATAATAATACAGTAGAAGCAGTGTCATCGAATGCTGCTGATCTGATGAAGCAAGTAACAAAATTAGGTCAATTCGAATTTCAAGTGGAACATTTTCGCATACACATTCATATTACTCAAGATAGACTCATAGATGATATTAATTTACATGTCAAGTATTTGAATAATACATATGAACTTGTATATACTGCCTTCATAGTCGATGGTAATAGTAAAAAAGACGATGAAGGTCGAAAATTGATTATTAGCACAATAAACGTGTCACGTAAGCTCAGAGAAACTGTGAAGATTTTTACATCAAATAAAAGTAAAGAATGGTCTGCGTCAAAACTTCTCGACGACACAATTTATTCACATACACCGGTTAATTTCAAAGAAGCTCATTTGGTGTACAAACTGGCCCCGAAATCATAGAGAACAATAGCCAAGGACTTGCACTACATTGTGCAATACGGATAATCAAATAGAATCACTGGTGGCTTGGAACCGTCATTTTCCGAGTCAATTTTCGATGGTATCGGTTCATCATTTAATTTCGGATGCTCTTTTCGAACAAATGTACATTCGAATACCGATGGCACCAAGTACTGGTGACCGGCAGCATCAACGACCGTGACAACTTCGCACGAATTATTAGGGTGTAAATGCATAAGCCAATGTGTTTTATTTAATTTGGATATCATTAACCAATTTATGTCATTAAATGGATAATGAAATTCAATAACCAATTGTGAAATACTTTTCAGTTGCTTTCGAGAAAGGCTATTAATCCAAGGAAATTCGGCACCTTCAATGTCCATCTTCACGAAAATATTTTGATACTTGTCAAGGTATTCATGAAGATTTGTCGTTCCAGGTGAACTTTGAGCGTGAATGTTTTTTCGAACAATTTCTAAATTGTGAATTTTTTTCTTCAGAATTTCACTGTCATCGCTAAGAGTGCCATCAAATGCAATACATTTGACATCAGGATATCGTTTCAAAAATGCTTCCTCGAAAGTAATGTTAGTACCAACACCACACGATAAAAAGAGATCGTATGGCTCTTCATATCGTCCATGAGTAGAGCCTTTTTGAATATCACAAATGACATAGCCTCCATCATTTTGTGACCCAAGGCGAACCTTGAGACCATCAAATTTATAAACTTCTAGGTCGGATATATCCATGATATCTATTGTTTCTTTTTATTATCTTCTTAAAATCATTCAGCAATTTAAACTAATCAGCGATATCAGTAATGATATTAACATTGTCATAATCATAACCTGACTTGCAACTATCGTAATAATCAATTATAGTGTCCTTTATGTCACCACATGTAATATTATCAAGAAAATCCGATATACTATCCAGATGTTTAGACCAACGATATGGATAATGATATATGATTGCATCATATATTATTTTATGATTATGAATAGAATGACAAAATGAATTATATATACACAACATATCTTTAAATGCATAAAGTGGCAACTGAAATGGATAAAATGCACCTCTAGATAGCAATATTTTTGCAATTTCTAATTGGTCGGAATATTCATCATTGTAATATTCATAATCGTCCTCATCTTTATGATAAATATTTGAAACTCTTTTTAAACATGCATTAAAATGAACTGTTTCACATAAATCATCACATTTTTCAAGCATATACAGAAAAACGTCAATATGACCGCCATAACATGCTCCATAGAGGCCATAATTAAGGTCAATGTTGAAATGACTATTTTCAAGTTTGTTGTAATCTCTTATTAATTTATCAATAAGATCAAATCGAGTGCCTTCATTCTGTTCACAGTTAAAATCCCAGTTACTTTCACAAGCTCCTTCAAGACCCCAATTATATACTTGGGCAATTTTTGCGTCTTCAAAACCTTCAAGATATTCTTGAACTAGTTCAATCACATCGGTGACATTGTAGTAACAAGCCCAAAACATCACAGTGTGACATATATGATGATTTTTTAAAATATGTTCTATTGTTTCATATTTGTCACATAAGGAACATTCTGCATAAATAACTTTAGTAATTTCGTCTTTGATTATTTCGTTAACAATCTTTGTAGTTGGACTACGATTAGCAAGTGCGTAATCCAATGCAACAAAGCCTTCCGTTGGCATTTTTGATATTTATCTTCTTATTTCTTTTTGTGGCACAGTAGCAGTGATTTTTGTAAATATTTCTATCTAGTTTGATTTAGTTAATCAACAACATCAGTACCAGCAGGCGCCAGAGGAGGCATATCAGTATAGTAGTAATCTAGAATGATTTCTTTAAGGTCATCGTTGAAAATTTTGTCAATGACTTCGATTACATTGTTCAAATGCGCCAACCATTCGCTTGTATGACGCTGGACAAGTGCTTCGTGTATGATTTTTTGATTTCTATCTGAACCACAATACGAATCATGTATAGCAAGTGTGTCTTCAAATGTATAATGCGGATAATAGCTTGTATTTGTATAAGATATATGTGGCAAAGTATATTCGGCTCCCCTTGATAACAATATTTTAACAATTTCCATTTTGTCATCATAATCATCATCATAGTTGCCATTTGTATAACAAAGATATGTAACTTTTTTTAAGCAACCATTCAAGTCTATTTCTATACCTTGACCAATACATTCTTCAAGCACAAACTTGAAGATTTCTACACAACCACCCTTGCATGCTCCACGAAGACCATAATTCAAATCTAGAGGGATTTTAGAGTAGTCTGTATACTCTAGTAATGATATGGCGAGTTCGAATTGAGAACCTTCACATGCACCTTCGAGTCCATGGTTGTACACTTTTGTAATATAAGTGTAATTATCGATATCTTTTAACGATATCTTAATTAATTCAATAACTTCAGTGACATTTAAATAACAGGACCAATAAAACAATGAGTGATCATAATTATACTCTTCCAAAATGTGGTTTATCGTATCGTATTTGTCTGGATTTTCGTTATACAAGACTTTGTTAACTTCATCCTTGAGAATTTCATTAACTATATGCTCACGAAAACCAGAAAGTGCATAATCCAATGCAAAATAGCCTTCTTTTGGCATATTGTCTTTATTTGTTTTATTTAATTCATTGTGCGGATCCAATAATTTTGCATTATTGAAAATTCAGGTCATGTAGGTCTTCAATTTGCACCAGTAACATGGTCCCTAATATGGTCCCTAATATAGTCCCTAACCCTGTCATTCAAATACTTGTCAATAATCTTACAAATGTCGTCGTTAAACATTAAATCAATGGCCGTTTTTATTTTCGCTTTGTATTCTGACCACTCTTCGGGATAAAAGTAGCTCAAAGAAGTCCTTATTAAAAGATAGTTAAATTTATGAATGTGTGGGCCATTGCATAATTCGAACATATCTTTAAAGGCCCAACGAACTCGATATTTTTTATCCGGCATATCTGGAGGATGCAAGTAAAACTGTGCACCATCGTTTAAAAGAGTCTTCAGCATTGTTAATTTTGCATCATAAATCGGGTTTTTGTCATTTACAAAATCTGCAAGTGCAAATAAGCTGAGACCTATTCTGAGTTTTTTCATTTCACCTAGACCTTTGTTACTGATATGTCCTTCTTCATACCGTTCTAATAACAAATTAAAAATATCTAGATGGCCTTCGCTACATGCAAATGCTAATGCGTCACTATAATCATTGGGGCCATACAAATCTTTTGTCAACATGTCAATTAAATCAAGATGACCTGCAGTAGCGGCGCCACTAAGACCCGAGTTCATAATTTCAAAATAAGTACCAAGATTGTCTAGTTTGAATACCTTGTCATATGCATATTCTTTAATCATATCGACAAGATTCGTTCGATGATGATAACATGCATAATACAGTGCAAATTGTCGAGAGTCCTCATATTTATTCATTATATGGAATATTGTTTCTTCATTGTTGTCTTTTAGAATCTCATCTTCGATTACTTCTTTAAATACATCAACATCTTCGTCTTCATATGCAAATAATAGTGCATAATCAACTGTAACGAAGCCTTTCTGATGCCATTTTGGCGCAGGTTGTTCAGCGATATTGATTTCTTCCATATTTTCATCTACAATGATTCATAATGGCCATTAGGGCGCAAGAAAAATTTGTCAATTAAATTTCACGTGTACTGTAAATAAATAAATGGCAAATTCAAAATTGGATGCCACATCATTAGGTTTTCTGAATTCAACCAATATTCTTGTAAAAGAAACAGCGGGTACAAACAGTATCCTTCAATATTCAAGTAATATATATACGACCAATACTGGTTTAACAACCCTAGTCGTATCATCGATCGAAGTAGATGATACTTACTATATTTATATTTCCGGTTATTATGACAGTACATCATCTGTGACACTTAAAAATTTAAATGGTTCGACATCAACGCTAACGTTGCCAGCACTTGCCGCCGGTTCTGTAAGTTACATTGTCAAATTTAATCCATATGGTTATGTTGATTCATGGACAACATTTACATCCATGTTTACACCTACGACAAAGCAACCTTTAAGCACATTTTTCAATAAACTGGTAATGGCTGGTAACAATACGTTTTATTGGATTGGTAACTTTTTTTATTCTGGATCAAGTCCGTTATCAGTATATAATTTTACTTCAACAGGAAGTACAACGAGCTCGCTAAGTTTTACACCTGTATCAAATGCATCAAACAACGATATTTTCATAATTAAATATTCAACATCAGGCACTGCATTAAGTTATAGTTACCTAAATAGCACTTCAGATATCATTCATTACAATTCTTATATTTATTTTAACAATTTGTATATTCTAGCACAATATAATGCTACTGTTTCAGTACGCAATTTGAATTTAACATCCGGAACAGCGACTTCGGGTTCAATTTCAAGTAATACATTTACAAACACTGCAGTATTAAAATATGTAAATGACCTCTTTGATTCCACTTCAATCATCTCTACAAATACTGCAACTACAGTCTATCCAGGCGATGTCGTTGCAACAATTGATTCATTATTTGTTGCTGGTGCATATACAGGCACTTGCACTGCATATTCATTTGGTAATGGAACCACTGTAAACTCGACTTCACTTATATTACCACTGACTTCTACAACAATAACAAGTTCATATATAATTCGTTACAATGTTTATGATGGTTCAATTTTGTCATTCATGAATTTAGCAGGTAATTCCTACATTTATTCACTTATAAATATTGGCGATAATTTGTACATTAGCGGTACATATAATAATACATCAGGAACAACGGCGGTAACTAGTTTTTCAACATATAATTCAACCGGCGTATATCAAACAACAAGCACGTTTAGTTTACCAACAACAAATAGTTTTTATTGGCCTTTTTCAATTTGTTGGGACTCGTATGAAAACGCATCGAGTTATACAATTGTGCCAGCACCAGCAACCAAGCCTTCTTCAATGAATTATCTGGCAGTTAAAACGGATTCAAATAACAATATATATTTTAGCTTTACATTAAATTCCGGAACGAATGTACCTCTAATTAATTATACAAATTCAGCATCAACTGTTAGTTCAGTTTCGTTAGCAACTGTGGCAACGACCTCGAACTGTATTGTTAAATACAATTCAGCAGGTATTGTTCAATCATATGTTCTCTATGCAGGTTCATATGGTTACATTATGATTGATTCTGAAAATAATTTGTATAAGTCAAGTTATTTGTCGTCAGCAAGTGCGCTGTTGTCGAATTTCTCAACAAGTCCGTCATATCTAGTAACAAATTCTGCAGCGTCGACCGCTTCATTCATTAATATCTGGTCGGGTGACACACTTAATTATATTAATAGGCCGCAATTGCGAAATATTGGAGGACCTTCAAATAAACAATCGACAGTAGTTTCAACTAAAGAGTATGCGGATGGTTACATAGACAATATTCAAGCATTTGGTCAAAATGCAAATCTACAAGCAACAAATAAAACTGTATTGAAGCCTGATATAGTCTTTGGCACGGTTGGACCAATGTCATATAACACAACATCGTCGGGTATTGTGACGGATAAAAATGGCTTTTTCTATGTTGTTCAATATTCAACCGGTTTCAGTAATACCTTGGCAATTTATAATCGTGACGGTTCGCAGGCAACTTCCTTGTCAAACTTTTCAACCGGACCTGTAACGGTGCTCGTCAAATATACTTCAGATGGCAATTACGTGGCTCACACATTTATTACCAATGCAGTACCTGGGTCATCGTCGCTTCGTGTAAGCGCTGACAATAAATTGCTGCTCGCGTGTTCATATTCAACCGTGGCTTCAAATGTGGTCTACTTATACGATTTTGCGAGTGGTCTGTCGTTTGATACTAGTAGAGCATATATGCCATCAGGAGAAAATGCGTGTGTGATTAAGTGGTCATGTAATGATGGTCTTTTTGATTCTTATACAATTACTGATTCATATGTTAATCAAATGTTGCCGTTAAATGGCTATGTAACGGGATCTGTTTCAGTTGATTCGCTTGGTAACATTTATAACGCGGTGCCAAGTTTTGAAACAATGAGCCCGAATTTTACTAACAATGCTACAGGTCTTACTGGCACATACGGATTTCCATATGGACCAATGGCAACCGTTGGGCCATGGGCACAGAATGGATCCAAATTGGTCGGCAGCCCAACAACCGGCGCCGGCGCTCAAGGATATGCTGTGTCGATTTACGGTGATACAATGGCGGTAGGAGCATATAACGGCTCTGGTTCTGGCTCTACATTTATTTATGTTCGAGGCACTAACGGTTCTTGGTCACAACAAGCACAATTAATTGGTACAGGAACTGCTGGTACTTCGTGTTGTCAAGGATTTTCAGTGTCCTTGTATGAAGACACATTGGCTGTTGGAGGTCCTTCAGATAACAGTAATGCAGGTGCCGCTTGGGTTTTTATTCGAAATGGTACTACATGGACACAACAGGGTTCAAAGCTCGTGGGCTCTGCTGCTACAGGTGCGGCGCAACAAGGCATGTCTGTTTCATTATATAAAAATACGCTTATTGTTGGGGGTCCTTCTGATAATTCAAATGTTGGAGCTGTATGGGTTTACATTCGAGATACTACTGGTGCATGGTCACAACAAGGTTCAAAGTTAGTACCAACTGGTTATACAGGTAGTCCACTGATGGGTTATTCATGTTCGCTCTATGAAGACACATTGGCTGCTGGTGGTTACGGAGATAATACAAATATAGGGGCTGCTTGGATCTTCACCAGAAATACTGCAGGAACGTGGTCACAACAAGGATCGAAATTAGTTGGTACTGGCGCATCAGGTACATCGTTTCAAGGTGCATCCATATCGTTGTATAAAAGCACGCTTGCTGTTGGCGGATTTGGCGATGCTTCATCTGTTGGTGCTGCTTGGATTTATGTGCTTAATAATGGTACTTGGACACAACAGGGTTCTAAATTAGTTGGTACTAGTTATACTAGTACACCGCAGCAAGGATTTTCATTATCATTATATGAAAATACTCTTGTATCAGGTGGATTTTTTGATAACAGCGGTCAGGGTGCAGTTTGGATATTTACTAGAAATGGTCCAAGCGGAACCAAATGGACACAACAATGTCCAAAATTACTTGGATACGATGCTTCAAGTAGTTATTTTGGTCGAAGTGTTGCAATGTATAAAAACACAATTGTAATTGGAGGATCAAATGATACTAGTGGCCTTGGTGCAGCATGGATTTATGACAACTTTACAACAGGACTTGTAAAATATAATTTGGCAGGTGCCGTTCAAGGTCTTGTGCCATTGCAAAATTTTGTTCCAAAGAACACATTGTGTGACGCCAATAATAATATTTATTGTGCTGGCAATTTAACAAATTTATTAAGTTCTCAAAATGTATCAACACCGGTACAAGTCGGATCCAAACTTGTGGGTTCTGGTGGAAGTGGCAGTGAAGAACAAGGTTGGTCGGTATCAATTTCTGGAGATGGTCTCACCGCAATTGTCGGTGGTCCAAATGATAATGGACAAAATGGTGCTGCTTGGATATTCAAAAATGTGTCAGGAATCTGGACACAACAAGCAAAATTAATTGGATCTGGTGGCAGTGGCACAATGTTACAAGGTCAATCTGTTTCTATTAATACTGATGGTACTGTTGTTGCAATTGGTGGACCTAACAACAACTCGCAAGCAGGAGGCACCTGGATTTTTCAATATACTGGAGGTTCTTGGAGTCAAGTTGGCGTCGGACCATTGGTAGGCACCGGTGTCATAGCAACTAATGCACAACAAGGTGCTTCGGTAGCATTGTCATCGGATGGTCAAACAGTTGCAATTGGTGGTCCATTCGACAATGGCAACGTAGGTGCAATATGGATTTTTAAGAATATATCTGGAACATGGACACAACAAGCTAAAGTGGTGCCTAGTGATGCAGTAGGTGGAAATACACAATTCGGTAATGCTTCATCAATTTCATCGAATGGGACCGTTGTGGCAGTTGGAGGAGCATCTGATAGTGGTACTACCGGAGCGACATGGGTAGTTGCATTGACGAATGGTTCTTGGTCACAGATAGGCACTAAACTAGTTGGCTCAGGAGCTTCTGGTGGGGCTAATCAAGGCTTTTCAGTGTCAATATCCTCTGATGGTCTTACGATGGTGACTGGAGGTCCTCAAGATGCTGTTGGAAACGGTGCTGTATGGTTTTTCAAAAATAATGCCGGGACTTGGTCACAGGTTGGTTCTAAAATAATTCCTGGTGTTACTGTACAATTTGGAACTTCTGTTGCAATGTCAGGAGATGGACTAACGACTAGTATTGGAGCACCGGCTATATTTGGAAATGGGGGTCTCTATATATATAAAAATAGTGCTGGTACCTGGTCGAGATTTGGAGGACAAGTTATTGGCTCGGGTGCATCAGGTTCAGAACAGGGTTATTCAACAAGTATATCATCAAACGGTACCGTTATAGTGAGTGGTGGACCGTTTGATAACAGTAATCAAGGTGCAACATGGATATTTGCAATTAATAGGCCACCAATGCCAATTTATAATTTTTACAATAATTACAGTCAACAATACTCCATTTCACAGAGCACTCGCGGAGTCCTCATTCTAAAGTGGTCAAGTACCGGCGCGGCAGTTGGCTACACATATATTCAAGGTGCTTCAAACAATGGTTCTGTCGGTTCATATGGGCCTCAATTAACTACAGATTCTGTTGGAAATCTTTATTGCGCAGGAGTCTACAACTCAAACACAACGGTGCCAATTTACGATTTTGGAACCACATTGAATAGTACATCATTTAGTTTACCTGCAACGGTTGTACCGACAACATTTATCATTAAATGGTCTCCACAAGGTATTGCAAAGAGTTGGACCGTCAACGGGCCAGCAACTGGAACCACAAGCGCAGCAAATTCTACTGCCGTCGGAATTGACCTAGTAACTGATATTGGTGACAACATTTATTTCAGTAATACATATAACGCTGATTCATCGGTATCACTAATGGACTTCACGAGTACAAGTACAACAACAAATTCACTATCGCTGACGCTGCCAGCATCGACAATCACAAGCAATTTAGTGCCATATAACACGACAACAGCTAGCATGGGAACCTGGATTACGACCGCTTCAATGAACTATGCAAAATATGGTTTCGCAGCATGTACTCTTAATGACGGGCGTGTACTTGTTGCAGGAGGTCGCACAAACGGTACAGTGACAAACGGTTCAGAATACTTCACACCGAGTGTGAATACTTGGACAACCACCGGTAATATGAATACTGCCCGTGAAGCATTCAAACTTGTTTCAATGAAAAATCAAACTGCATTGGCAATTGGTGGTGTTCTCAGCGGTGGTCTTCAAACAGCAACATGTGAAATATATAATCCCCAATTAGGCACTTGGAGTACAACTGGATCCTTAAATACTCCTCGGGGTAATTTTCAAGCAATTTCGCTAGATAACAATAACGTGCTTGTAAGTGGCGGTGAAACGGGTTCAACCGTTTTGGCAACATGCGAAATTTATAATCCAGGTACTGGACTTTGGATTACTACAGGGTCAATGGCAGTAGCTCGTAAAAATCATATTATTCAAAAACTGCCAAATGGTTCAATTATTGTTGCTGGTGGTATCACAGTGTTTGGTGCAACAACTAGTACGGTAATTTCGGAAATTTATAGTCCAACAACTGGTACATGGGCAACATCAGGATTTATGGCGGGAACCGCAGGAACATTTTGTGCACCAAGTTCGGTCATGCAGGACGGCAACATTCTCATGTTTGGAGGAGGTGATACTGGCGTCGGATTCTCAACAAGTGGTTCGTTCGTATACAAATCTGCAACTGCTCTCTGGAATGCTTCAACGGCATATCCGATTACTGGCACAAATACTAGTTTCTCGTATGGCAACCTCATTGCTCTATCAAATGGTCAACAATTACTCATTGGAGGTTCAACCGACAATACATTGGCAACGAATTGCTATTTATATAATCCAGTAACTGCGTCTTGGTCAACTACTGGTGCGATGAACTTTGCACATATTGATTATCAAGCAACTGTGAATTCAAACGTCCAATTGCTAACAAGTGGTTATCCAATGGTTTTTGGAGGTCGAACAACTCTAACAGCGACAATTGGCACGAATCGTTCTGAAATATATGTGCCCAACTCTGCGAATACATCAATTGTCAAATGGTCTCCAAGTGGTTCTCTTGTCAGCTATACAACGGTGCCAGGCACCTGGAATTATTCGGTGGTACCGTATAAGAATGGCATCTTTGTCGATTCGACTGGGTTTCTGAACGTAGCAAGTACATCGGCATCAAATAATTATTTGTATAATATGAATACAACAAGTACCGCAAACAGTATATCAATGGCGCTTACTGCATCGATTGATCCATTACAAACCGTATTACCGAGTTCAGTAATGTGGACTCGTTGGTCACAACGTGACGGTTCCTTGGCGCCGCCTCAATCCCAAGTATTCTTAATGAATTTGAATAATCCACAAGGGCCTTTGATGCATCGAGTGGTGCCTGAAGTTCCTGGTTATAAATATTATGCATCTACTTCTCGAACGTCGTTTGTGCCTTCAAACAAACTATTCTTCAACAATAATACATGGCAATAATCAGGGCGACAAGTCGCCGAGAAATACTACTTTATTTTAATTTTCTATTCTGACTTTTGTTATTCACAGACCAAATGCGCGTTCAATTGATGCAACTTCTTCGAAAACAGCAGCAGCACCAGAAAGACCCATTGCAGTAAGTTCGGCAGCTTCGCGATCGGCAGCTGCTGCCATAAAAGAGCCATTGGCAGTGTCAAATCGAGATTCCGCAAGATCGGCTTGTATTGCTCCCATTGCATTTCCGGTATTTCGATCAAATTGTGCAACAGTGCCCATCTGATTAGCTGCGACTGTGTTCATCATGCGACCAGGGACCATGCCCATCCCACTCATGCCCATACCAGGGACCATTCCAGGGACCATTCCAGGGACCATACCAGGGACCATTCCCATGCCCATGTTCATTCCCATGCCCAATTCAGCTTCAAGAATTTCTTCTTGAAGAATTTCTTGTTGTAACATTTGATTTTGCATCATTTGATTTTGCATTCGATTTTGCAAAATCTGATTTTGAACCATTGGCATCTGATTTTGCCATGCATTCATTTGAGGTTGTACTGGCACTGCTTGTGCTACAATTCGTTGTGGTTGTTGAAATGCTTGCATTGGTTGTTGAAATGCTTGCATTGGTTGTTGCGGTTGTTGAGCAAAGTTTTGTTGAAAGTTCATATTGAAATAATTGCTGATATACTTGAAATTAAAAGAACCTGATTTAGGCTCTTTTTATTTTTGTTTTATATTTATTCACAATACAATCAAAAAATTATATTTTTTCTTAATAAATGCCCAAAGTATCCCGAAAAAGCCCAAAGAAAGTCTCTAAAAAGCGCTCTGCAAGCCCCAAAAAGCGTGTCTCACGAAAGGTCAAAAAGACGAGCCCTCTAAAGGCCATCGTGACTGCTCCAGTGACTCTTGTTGCGTCAGTTGTTAACGCAGTTGCCAAAGTACTAAGCCCAAAGAAGCGCAAGGTCTCTAGAAAGTCTAAGAAGAGCCCAAAGAAGACCCGTAAAGTCTCGAAAAAGCGCTCTGCGAGCCCGAAGAAGCGCAAGGTCTCTAGAAAGTCTAAGAAGAGCCCAAAGAAGACCCGTAAGGTCTCTAAAAAGCGCTCTGCAAGCCCAAAGAAGCGATCAAAGAGCCCAAAGAAGACCCGTAAGGTCTCGAAGAAGACTTCTGGATCTAAAAAAAAAGCTCTTAAATTGATCCCAATTACTGATTTGCGAAAGAAGGTCGATAGACTTCTTCGCGAGTATGTTTGGGACGATGCAGCTGAAGTTGAATTAGAAGCCCTTGAACAATACTTGAAGAAAATGGCACTTCAACTAAAGGACAATAAGAGCGAAGGCCGTGTAGAATACCGCAAAAATATTAAGAAATTACTAAAAGCAATTCACACTGAAAAGACTGAAGAAGATGACAAGGACTGAGGACTGTGACCTTAAGTTGTTCTGCGATTAGTTTTTCAACAAATTCATACCCGGACGAATATAAGGAACATCCGGATTTTCTGGAAGATATACTTTTCTTGAACTTTTTATAAACGAAATGACAATTTCTTCTCCAGGATCAATTTGACGAGCGGACATAATTACCCAACAATGTCTTAAAAAATGTACTGTACAATTTACTTCTGGTAGTTTTCCATCAAAATCCTCGGACACTGGAATTACTTTAACTACATGACCACATGCTGCCGGATTTCTATTATTGTCAACATCACCAATAATAGCAATTCCATTAACATATCGCAAAGGTACGTTATGAGTCTCTTGGCAAGTATTTGTAATATATTTGTCTTCTTCTTTTCGAATACATACAAAGTCCATTGGAAAAGTGGTCACAAGAGTAGCCTTTTTAATTGTGCTTAATGCATATACATGACCTCTTCTAATCGCAATTCGACATTTGAAAAATAATTCAATGAAAATTGCTTGATTTGCCTTATACCCAGACTTGAACAAAAGATATTTGTAAAACATTTTTTTATCAATATGTTCTCTTAATTGAGATTCTTCATAAATTGCGTCGATATTGATACTAAAGTCTCGTTGTTCAGCCAATACTGGATACAAAATTCTGGCAATTTTTCCCAGTTTGACAGGATCATCCATTCGTTCATTTAACAAAAACTTTCGTAAATCAGGATCGATAATACTATAATCTTCAACGCGGAAAACTTTGTCAATACTTTCTAGTTCTTCAAGCGAGAAAGCCATGATTGTTATTCATTTCAATTTTCAGAAGTTGGCGTTCTTTATTTTTCTTTTTGTTGATAATTATTTCTTTATGTTATTTTATTTTTTCTTGAATATTAGAAAATGATTCACCAACTTTTGTCCATTGTCCTCAGTTCTATTCTCCTAAACGACGTCCGAACTGGCGCTGTTACTCTCTCGGCCAACGAAAAGAAGGGTCTTGCTTGGGCGATTATCATCACGTCCTTGTTGACTCTCCTTGGCTACCATGCCCGTGGTCTCATGTATGTGACCATGAACAAGACTCTCTGCATGGCGATGGTCTTCAACATCTTGGCCGCTTTGTCTGTCCTCGACAATCCCGACATGACTCAAACTAACTTGCACATCTTTAACCTTGTTATCTCTTTGATTTCCCTTGGAGTTATGGCGGCTATGAAGCGTGCTGTCGGACGATTCTTCTAAATCGCTAATTAAACGTCAATAAACACAAAACAAAACAAAACAAAAACTATAAGACACTAATGTCGTATAATGTTTGTTAAAACAATCAACAATCAACAATCAATTAGCCGTAAGAGACATGCATAACACGATGCTCGGGTTCAATAATACTGCAAATACTTTCAAGTTCTCGAACTTGATCATCGGTTAATTGAACCATTGCTTCAACAATACCATTAGGTCTTGTTCCACTTTTACTAATTCTAATGTTTCGTCTAATCAATTCTTCGATAGAATGGCCATACTTCAGTGATACAAAGTATACTTTTCGTTGTGCAATATTCTCGATTTTGACTTCCACCGGTCCTTCGGCGACAAATTCATGTTCATTAACATATCGATTGTCCGATGGTTTTATCATATTCATCACAATCAAGTCCATCGGTTTTTTATTCATTATACAAAATAATAGTTTTTGAAGTTCTGGAGTTTTGATATTCATGACAATTGCCGCCGCTTCTTTCTTTTCCAAGTTTTCAAGACCAAGCTCTTTATATTTTTTATTTGCAAAATCAATTAGAAATTGCTTTTGAGTTAGTATTCTAGTTTTGATAGCAACTACTGATTCTTTGATTTCTTCGGCAATATTTTGAATATAATCATCCACTGTGTTCTCTACAATGTATGTCCAAACATTTAGAGGAGTTGCTCCCGATGCAACTTTCATAATATCAATATAGGCATTTGCCTTGATTTTAACTCGCTGACCATTGCGAAACTTTACTACAAAGCCTTCTTTGTTTTGAAATATTGGATGCTTTTGAAATGTCATCAAATCATTAAAAGTCATATCATACATTTTGGCAATCGGTAATCGACAATTAGCAGCAATGTTTTCAAGTTGAATTCTTGAAAGTTCTTCGCGAGTATCCAGGTTGAAGCCTCCAATTACAAACAATTCTGTCAGAGTGTTGTAATTAATGATGATTTTGTTCTCGGGATAAATAATTTCAAACAAGAGTGTAACGTTATCAGGAACATTATGCATATCATACTTTTTTAGCATTTCTGTTGCAACTGCGGACTGCGGACTGTAAAAGGAACCTCTCGTAGAAATCTTTAATTGACCTTGATGTCTGTAAAGAACGCCAAGTGATCCATCTAGTTTTTCATAGACTTCAAATCCCTCAGACCACGGCAACTTATCAACTCGAGTACTTTCTTGTTCATTCAAATTGAAAAACTTTGGCCAAGCAATTGCTACAATGGAACCAGTTGTTTGATTGTAAATGGAACCGCGCGAAGTCAATGTTATAGAATCCCAATGGTCCTCGTTCATTGTCTTTTGTGTATAATTGTAGATGACAAGGTCGTCAAGGATACTTTTTGACAAATACTTTTCTTTGACATAGTTGTCGCGCTCCTCGAAAAACTTGGCATTCACTTGTTGATTCATTTTCTATGATTTCTTTGCTTTTTTATAAGATGGTCTCAGATGGACTTGATGAATTTTTGTATTTGTGAAATCATAACAAGAAGTCACTTTGTGACACAAAGATACGTCAAGAGGTCACTTGTGACACTAAGATACGTCAAAATAAAAAAATAAAAAACGGCGTTAATGATATATGCCCAGTAGTATATTATTATATGTCAACTAATCAAGAATCATTAAAATGCCCAAGATGCGGCCATATTTTTGCAAGAAGTTCAGATTATCCCAGACACATCAAGAAGAAAGTTACGTGCAAGCCAGATTTAAATGATGTTGTGCCGACAATGTCTAACGTAATTCATATGGACCCATCTGGAACTTCACCAGGATCATCAGCTGGAGCTTCATTAGGATCATCAGTCACATCTTTTACAAGTGGACCGTCTGCTGCAGCTTCAAGCAGATCTTCGGGTGGAATCGAAAACATATCATTAAAGGATGTTCAATTAGATAATTACACAAAGGGACAAAAGCGAGAAATGTTCATGAAATCATTGGCAAATTTGACGGGTACATTAAATGAATTGGGTATTTACGATATTAATTTTGAAGGAGCTACTATACCAGATGATCCGGATCATATACCTGGACCTGATGGCAACGACGTTTTTTCGATTTATAATCGTTTGTCAGTAGAGTTTCAAAAAATGGCAAAGGATCCTTTTAGATTTTTTGGAAGAGAGTTTGATGAATATGAATTAGAACAAGTTTTATATAACACAAGGCTCATTTTTAATTTCAGAACGAAAATGCTAACAATTAGCTATTATGATTTGGCTCATATTATTGAGAGTGGTATTATTCCGGACGATTTGAAATTTTCCGATAATACAGAATTCCGAAAACTCTTTTTCGACGAAGAAGATTTCAGAGAAAGACGGGCAAGAAAAGAAGCTGAGAAGAACAGAAAAACTGGCAAGACCGATAAGAGTAAGAGCACTGGCAAGAGCGTTGACAAGACCGATAAAAAGACCGGTACTGACAGAGATTATTATGGTGACAAGTATTACAAGGAATCGTATCGCAAGGAGGAGTCCTATATTAAGATTCCTGAAGTTGATTAAGAAATTAATTGAAATTTGTAATACAAAAAATGATTAAGTCCTGCCTGAGATCCTATGATTCTAACAAAAACCAACCTAACAAAAACACAACCTAACTAAAACCAGACAAATATCAAATGGCATCACAAGTTGACACTAATGATTCTGTCGCATTGTTTAACATGGGTTCTTTTTATGAACGTCAAGGTTCTCTCGACAAGGCGGAAGAATTTTACCTAAAAAGCGCTGAACTCCACAACATTGACGCGGTGGATGCAGTAAATCGATTAGGATCTTTTCGCAAGGATCCAACGAAAACTGAAGAGTTTTATCGCAAAGGTGCTTCTTTTGGCAATGCTCATGCTATGAACAGACTTGCTGCTTTTCTAGCGAGACAAGGCAAAGAAGAAGAGGCAAAATCGTGGTTTCTCAAGAGCGCTGAGAAAGGTCATGTCGCATCAATGGTAGCCATGGGTATTTGTTACGAAAAAAACGATCGTGACATAGCAGGAGCTCGTGTTTGGTATCACAAAGCTGCAGAGCATAATAACACGGACGCAATGACCCACTTGGGTGACCTGTATATGGAAGAAGAGGACTTTGAAAATGCAGAAAAATGGTTCCTTAAAAGTGCAAAACAAGGTAATGTTGGTGGAATGTTAAGGTTGGGTTCTTATTATATTCAAGGATTATCTTTTAGTAATGCAGAAAAATGGTATCTAGAAGCTGCAAAGTTGTGTAATTCAGATGCAATGTGTCAATTGGGGACGTTGTATAAACTTAGAGGTCATGAGACAAAAGCATTGGAATGGTTTTTGAAGGCATACACTCTCGGACACAATGATGCAGCACATTCTTCAGCAAAAATATACGAAGCTACTCAACAATATGACAAAGCTCGTGAAATGTATTTGAAAATGCAAAATCAGAATTATGGCCTATATTGTGTTGGTACTATGTACTTTTACAAAAAAGATTATAAAGAAGCTTTTGAATTTTTATCAAAAGTAACGTTCAAATCAGAGATTGTAAAAGGTCTCTATCAGCCACCAGAAAGCTATGTAAAGGAGCTTATCGAGATTTGTAAGAAGAAATTGGTGGGTCTTGATAAGATTTACGGCGATGTTCACAAAGATGATTGTGTTGTGTGTTATTGCAAGTTGATAGGCACTTCAAGTCCTGTAACTATTTTAGTATGTGGTCACATGTTTCATCAGAATTGTATCAAAAAAGAAACCAAGTGTCCGTTCTGTCGTGTAGAATTATTATAAGTTTTTCAGTATAAGTACATTCGTGTAATCAACAAATATCATTACCGGATTTTACAAAAACCTTTTCGGCCCCGCATTTCATAAAGGGATCATCAAAACAAAACTCAGAATATCAAGAAAATGTGTAGACCTTCAGTCGTTTGGTTCATTATTCTGATGACGTGCTCGCTAGCACTATTCTTTGGCCTATTCTTTGGCCTGAATTATCCAGAAGTTGCACATCCCGGTTACGTTGAGACCACCTGTACTATAACTGGTAGTTACATTCATAATCATTATTGTTGCTCCAAAAGTTGCTCATCATGTGGCAGTGCAGATTCATCGTGGAAACAATGTTCTGATATTATTCGTTATGATGAATCTCTTGATATTGCCACTTGTAATGCCGCCGCCATTAATGGCACGACAAGTGGCACGAATTCAAATGCGTGCCCAATTCAAAATCAACAATGTAATGACGGGGCATATTGTTGCCAAGAAGTATGTGATACTTGCCAATCATGCAGTATGATTAATAAAATTCTAACATGCAGTTCGTATAGCTGTAGATGCCGTTGTGGTGCACAAGTGAATAATCATGCTTGTTCGATAACTTGTAATACTTGCTTTCGTTTGGTTCTGTTATTAGAATATCGTGCTGATAACACAACCGATGTCAATGCAACATATCCTTGGGAATTTGGTCAAGACTATGCTTCTGCAGTTGGAACCCAAAAAGCGTATTATAATGGCCTCAAATTGCCTTGTTTGTACAATGATGACAATTTTGATGATGTTACCATTAATGTTGGTACTACTGGGTGGAAGTGGGCAATATTTTCCATTTTTGGTATAGTGCCTGTTGTGGCAACCTTTTCAATATTTGTATCATGTTGGTGTTGTTGCGACGGTGGATGTTGTGACGATCCGTTGGTGGATGGTCTGGATCCATGTTGCGAAGTCTACTGTTTTCGCCACTTTCGAAATTGTTATGATTGTCTCCGCAGCGGGTTTTTGTGTTGCTGTGATCTTATTCCAAGTTGTTGCAAACGACCAGAACCTGGACCGGAATCAAATCCTGGACAAAATTCTGCACAAGTTCCAACAAGAATGCCAACAAGAGCACCCACCCAAGAACCTGTTTTTGAATCTGCAGTAAAATATTATAACGAAGAACCATCACAACCATCACAACCATCACAACCATCACAATCATACATGTATCCAGTTGCTACTGTAATTGAAACTCCAAGAAAACCAAGCGAAGAATATGCAGTTGCTACTATTGTTTAATTATCATGTAAAACAAAAAAGACTTCGGTCTAGAAATATACCTTTCAAGACAAAAAGCAGAAAAGAAGATGTTTGCTACCAAACTGAAAAAGGCAGAACTTACAGTTCAATACAATGAAGTTCAGAAACAAGTCGCAGAGGCTCAGAAACAAATATCAGATCTTCAGAAACAAGTTGCCGATTTAACTATAGAATTACAATGTCGAGGAGATGAAATGGTAGCATATGTAGTTTCTAACGAAGAAAAAGATGCCGTGATTAACCAAAAGAATACCCTAATTGAGTATCATCAACGAGAACTAGAACGATCCCAAAATCGAATTCGTACGTTGGAGACTCGATTAGCTCGTCAAAATAACAATGGTCAAACAAACCAAGATATCATGAACCTAACGGAATTTATGAAAACGGCATTGTGTACCCACAAATTTAATTGCATGATTTGTTTCGAGGAAAACTTGGCGTTTGACAAGGTAGCATTCAATTATTGTGGACATTCGTTTTGCAAAAAGTGTTTTGAACAATGCAAGTCTTGTCCGTTGTGCCGAAAGGAAATTGCAGAATTTGTTGACGGTCGAGTTGTGACAAAGGTCCTATAGACCTTTTCAAAAGACAAAGGTCCTATAGACCTTTTCAAAAGACAAAGGTCCTATAGACCTTTTTGCAAAAAAGTATCAAGTCTAATATGTCTTCGGGCATTAGAAACTTGTACAAAAATGGGTGTCGAATATGAAGTCCAGGTGTTTGACAACAAGTCGGCTCGACCAGTCACTTGCACTGACTTTATTCAAGAATTTGCCTATCAAATGGTATTTCATAATTTGCAACGACAAAGTCTCTACAGTTTTATTTTTCATCCATCTACTGCAAACAACTGCGACGATTATTGGTATGAAGAATCTGTTGAAGATCTCGAAAAACAATTAAAGAAAAACCAAGACATTCTTAATTATGCATATTTCTGTAATAGGGACTCTTCGCATGAATTTTATGAAGCTTTCAGAAAACGTCTTGAAATGCGCATAAAAATGATCCGTCATCTTATTTATATTGAAAAGTGTCAAAACGATAAACTTAATTTTCATCGATATACACGAATTTATACACTTGAACAGTTATGTCGGGTCCGCGATGTTTATCTTGAATTGAGCTCTGCTCGAGACCTTGGATCACAGAGAACTATTAATTGGACATTCATTGAGATGGTCGCTGTATTTGAAGCGTTATCAAAGGTATATGATGAAACATATACTTTTCATATTACTCGATATGACTAAATTACACGACCAAATATATGACGAGCAAAAATCAAAATTATTTCACAGATTGAAAACTATGTTCAAAAGACAGAGACCTAATTCCACCGGAACGATGTTGCATTTTAGCAAACGAATATCACGGCGAATATCACGGCGAAGATCACAGAGAGTATCACGGCGAAAATTTTTTCGAGAAAACGACGTTAAAATCCAAAACAAAAACAAAACAAAACAATTTTACTTATTAATTCGTTTGCGAATTGCCAATGTGATTTCAATGCAATCTACTTCTTGACTCTTCTTTAGAGCAGCCTTCAAGTTTAATCCCGAGCAATTCGAAAGAATCAATTGAACAATTTCGAGACTCTCTGCTTCAATAGCCTTGATAAGAACTTCGTTAAAATTTACTGCAAGTTTTAGAGTCTTGTTCATTTGCAACAGAAATTCAACAACATCATCAAACTCTTCTTCAGTTGCTTCAATGAGTGCCGCTTTAAGTGTCTCTGTATTAACAACGAAGTTGTAAGCACGCGATTTTTCGAGGACATATTTGATAATGTCCAATGAACCACCGCGGCAGGCACCAACAAATGCTCGAGACCAATCTAGTGGTACAATGAGCGAAGTGGAAGATACAACGAGCGCAGAGGCACTTGTTGCCGAATCGGTCGCGTTATCAGGCACTGAATAAGTAATTACAAAATCGATTGCTTTTGTACCGGCATCGTTTTCAGCAGCACCTTCACATGCCATTTCAAGAGCTTCGGCCCAATTGATTGCGAAATGCGCGCAACGCGCTTTCTGAAGATACATTTTTGCAAGTTCCATATTGCCACCAAAACACGAACCTGCAACCGCGCATGACCAATCCGAAGCACCATGAGAAATCATTAATGTTGCAATATCTTGATGTCCACCAGCACATGCGTGAAAGAGACCGTCATCCCAACTATCTGCACCATTTGCGATCATCAAATCAATAATTGCCCAATGGCCTTCGCGACATGCTTCTTCAAGACCACCGTCAAAATCTTCGGCACCGTTTGAAGCCAATAATTTTACTAAATCAGGGTGACCTTCAGAACATGCTAGTAGGAGTGCTGCATCAAAATCAAGGTCTTCTTCCGAATCGGCATCAGTCTCGGCATATTTAATAGCATATTTGGCAATTTCCAAATGACCACCTTCACATGCACCCTGAAGCACCTGGTCCATATCAATTTCATATTCGTTACGTTTTGCTTTGTCTACGATAAATTTGACAATTTCGAGATGACCTCCATTAGCAGCCCAAAATAGAGATTCGTTGTAATCATCGGCACCATTTTTAAACATTAATTTTACAAGTTCCAAAGAACCAGCCAAACAAGCACCCGAGAGACCTTCGTTGTAATCAATTTCGAATTTATTCTTTTTCATTCTGTCTAGAACAATTTGAACAATAAGACCATTGCCAGATTGGCATGCACCTCCAAGTGCATATGACCATTCTAATTCAAATTTGTTCTTGGCGGCATTATCGGCAATTATGTTAAGGAATTTGGTAACGTCTTTGACAATGTCCTTCTCGTCGTGTTTGCCTGCACATACCGCTGAGAGGCATTGATTCCAATCGACATTTGCAGGACCAATTTTTGTAACCATCATGTTCACAATGTCGATATGATGACCTTCACATGCACCAAGAAGACCTTCAAGAAAGTCTAATTGGAAGTTGACCTCTTGTGCCTTCTGTAAGATAAGATTAACAAGTTCCATCGAACCAGCGTTACAAGCACCCGCGAGTCCACATGTCCAATCGATGTCCCTATTTGTGTTGGTATTTCCAATAATCGTTTTGACGAGTTCAATCTGACGACCCTTGCAAGCACCGTAGAGACCAGAAGACCAATCCAAGTGATTTTTAGAAAGAGTATTCAACAAGGAAATAACTTCGACATGACCCGAAGAACATGCTTCAGAAAGACCTTCACTGAGATTATAAGAATTCTTTTCGAGTAGGGTCTTCAGTTGATCGACCGCGCCAGTTTTGCACAAGTTCAAAAATTGCGTTTTCGATGACATTTATATTGGCTCGCAAAATGAATTTCAAAAATTTTCGCGAACGAAAATAGAAATGTTATTATACTTATATTTAACAATGCTTTAACAATGCTTTAGTCTTCTTCCTCATCAGACTCCTCAGAGGATTCTTCGGAGTTCTCTTCTTCTTCTTCAGCTTCTTCTTCATCTTCCGTCTCAACTTCGGACTCTTTCTTCGTTTCTTCTTTACCAGCGTTGATTTTTTCTCTGTTTGGTCCATTGTTCAAAACAGGGCGACCATTAAGTCCCATGATGTAATTATCTTTTCCAGGAACAGCATCTCCAGGCTTGAGACCACTGTAGTCAGGTTTTACCTTTGGAATTTCAACACAGTGCCACTTGCTATCAGGATCAGCCTTGGCGGCAGCCCATGCAACCTTCAAATCAGATTGCTTAGTCTTCCCGTGTTCTGCACGATACTCAGCGCAGAATTGGAGATAGTTATTAAGAGGTTTCTTATCAGCATCGGATTTCTTGTTGCTAAAGTTGCTCTTTGATGAAACCATCTTGGCATACTTCTTTTTGAACTCATCCTCGGTGATAAGGCCAGACTTGATGATTTCTGAATAAATCATGTCGGCACGTTCCCAATCAGACTTTCGTCCTTTCTTAGGCTTTTCGGTCTCAGTCTTCTCAGCCTTGTCAGTCTTTTGAATCTTTAAGGCCTCAACATGGACCTTTTCAACGTGCTTCTCAGAGTCTTTCTTGACTTTCTTCTCAGTCTTCTCAGTCTCTTTCTTGACAATCTTCTTGATATCCTTTTCGGAGACCTTTGCACTGTCAGAAGAAGCCTTGGAAGTCTTGGAAGTCTTAGTAACGGTTTTGGTAGCCATTTTTGTTAATGAGTTTTGCTTGAGTTTGCATTTGGTCGTTCACAAGCAGAGTTCAAAATTTTTTGTTTTCTGAATCGAAAATTTTGGAAGTGCCTTTAGGCAAACACGAATGTCTTTTTTGTTATTCTACTTTTATTTTCTCTGCACCATGTTCAATCTTCACAAAACCACATTGGCTTGCTGCTTCAGCATCATTATGTTGATAATAGTAAGAAATTTCATATGCGCTGAAGAATTTTGTATCACGAAGCTCCAAGAGTCTATATTTCATGGCATCATAATGTTCTCTTTCTTTAACAAGACGTTTTCTGTGTTCATTAAGTTTGTCGAATGCAGCGGTCCAATCTATTTCACAATTGTTATCAACTGCTTTATTAAGCATGAATTCTGCGATTTCAAGTTTAGCATATGAACATGCAGCCAAGAAACCTTGAGACCAATCATTTGCACCCCATTCATCAACTAACAATTTAATGATCGGCATATGTCCCTGTTCACATGCTGTTTTAAGGGCAGAATTGATGACATTCTTGGAATCGCTTGCGCCAAAACAAAGCATCATATCAGCAATTTCAGGTTGGTTTCCATAACATGCTCCATAGAGACCTCGAGACCAATTATTTGCACCATATAAAACAAGTTCCATGACGCTATCGCGAGAGCCATTGTAACACACTTGAAACATGGCCTCGTTTGGATTTGCACCGTTTTCAAGAAGTAAAGTGATGACTTTGGTGTTTTTGCACACTGGACCGATAATATATGAAGCAAGAAGATCTTCAAATTTCACATATTCAGGTTCATCTTTGAATACTTTTTTGAAAGCTTCTTGAAAATTACGACGACCATCTACAAGAAGCAACTTAATATCATAGACATTACCAGAAGAGCATGCATTAGAAAGTTTGTCGGACCATTCGTTAAACTTTCTAATTTCTGACATTTTGATTGTTTGTTTTGGTTTGTTTTGATTTTATGATTCTTTACAAGGCTCTTGGGTTGATTTCTCGTGAAAGTTTTCCGAGTCCTTCGTTTTTTGTTACTTGACACGATTATAATTTTATTACGACATGTTAATTTATGACATATTCTCTAATATTTCTGAAAGACTAATATTTTCCTTCGCATTAAGAATTGTTTTTTCAACTGTACTAAGACTGTTAGGATGACTCTTGTCAAATCGAATTAATAATGGATCAAAGGAATGCTCTTCCATATTAATTACACATTCAACAATGTCACCATTTACAAAACCTGAACAATTTTTATACAATTTTGTTCTAAATGAATCATTTGATTTTTTCACGGATGCATATTTAATAAGTCGCTGTCTATCAAGCACATATGAGACATACTCATCGCCTTCTTCGTGAACCTTCAAATCAACCGTATGTTTGAATTTCCATTTAAATAGCGTAGGTTGTGTATGAGTCCCAATTTCCTTGTCAACCGGTGTCAAAATAATACCGTCAATTTTATGCTCGGTTTTATCTAGCATTGCAGCCTTGAAATCGTCATGTTTGTAAAAGGTTTTTGCATTAATATTAATTTCCGATTTATCCGGATACCAGAGACTCAGTGCCGTATGAATTGCTTCATATCTAGTTGGCAATTGCTCTTGAGTATGATCTCGTGAAAACAGACATACACAATCATGCACAATGTAGTTCATGAGACCATTTGTCACAATGACCTCTCCATCCAATATGAGACCAGTGCCATCGCATATATTGCATGATGACCCGTAAATAGAGTCGTGAAATGCAACTGTGACAACATAGAAATTAAAATTACGATCGACCATATATGCTATTTTATTGTGCAACATGAGGAGAAATCGAATGCCGTCAGTTTTAAGACTAATTACATATGGATATTTCTTAATGGTTGCAAAATTCTTGCGTTCGATTGAAATTGGCAGAGGTCCTGGAAAATGATTATTCTTACGATTTGGCCAAAAACCTAACACCGCTGATTTCAATTCTTGAAGCAATTCTGGACTCGAAACTTTACGAGCCATAAGAGCATCAATCGTTGTTAATTTGGCTTGTTCTTGTTCTGCTAGAGACCCTTGGGCGCATGTTTCAGAATCTTCAAGTTTCAAATTGTTGATATCATTGATCAATTCAGCCATTTGTATTATTTCTGGTAATTTTTTGTTACCTTGAATTTTTATTTTTGATTTGAACTAAGAAACAAGTCTTATAATTCAAACAAATAATCTTCTTGAAAAAAATCTTAATGTATTGTAAGTAATGTTCTTATGAATTCTTCAATTTCTCATTCTAATTTTTCTGTACCGCCAATGCCTATACCAGGAAAAAGATCTTGTTCAGGATCCCGCTCAGGATCCCGCTCAGGACCCGTTTCAGGACCTCTTTCGGGACCCGTTTCAGGACCTCTTTCGGGACATCTTTCAGGACCTCTTTCGGGACCTCTTTCTGGACCGCGTTCAATGTCAAGTTATGTTTCCTCCAGTTATTCTCCAGAAGTTCCCAAATTAATTAAAGAGCTTATAAATCTAGATTCGTTAGATCAAACCAATATTGATATGGCGTGTGAAAATTATTTCAAAAAAACCCATGAGACTCTATTGTATAATCGTAAAAGATCAAATTATAAGAAAATTCAAAAGGACGATTGTGGTTCTTGCTCTATATGTATTACGCAATTTAATTGTAATAATGATTCTAGTAATTGTTATGGTCTCTTTAAACGTACATTAAAATGTGGTCATACATTTCACAAAAAGTGCATTGACAAATGGCTCTTGTGTAGTCCGTCATGTCCAGAATGTCGAATGATTGTTTAATAAGGGCATTTTTCAAAGAAAAAATAAGTACCACAGCGTTTAATTTGCCTGTTATTATTATTATTCTTACATAATAACATGCTTCAAACAACCGAGATTTCCCAGAGTGGTAAGTGCTACTACGAAAAAAATGACATTGTCGATTTGCGTCATTATGTTGACGCCCAGTTGAATAACAAGTTTGAGGAATATATGAACAAACTTGAAACAAAGAACAAACAGCTTCAAGTTGAGCTTCTTCAAAAACGCTGCGAACAATTTGATAAGACCCAAAACAACAATAATCCAGGTCTCTGCGATGGTTCTCGAGCAGGTCTGTTCGAATCCGTTTGGTATTCTGTCTGGTCTGTTGTATCGTCTATGTCAGCTACGTTGTCTAACTGCCTTCACACGACCGATGAAGAGCCCGATGAAAAAATCGTTTTTAAACCGGTGTCACAAGTATTTGAAAAGCCTAAGATTTTTGATTTTAAACCAGATGGTTGGCATATGAAAGAGTCTCAGAAAAATAATACTTTTTTACAGGGACAAAATGAAGGAGTAATATATGCTATTGGTAATGCTTGGACAGAAAATCTAGAACTTGCGAAACAGGTTAGTGATCGGCAGTCTACACCCATTACCAAAATTAACGTGGATCCAGATGGCAAATGGCGAAACGTCGAATGGCAGGAAAACAAGGAACATAATGGACCACAAACCGCAGGATTTGCTGGACCGCGTTTTCAATCAGAACCGGTACATAGTGTGGTCGATTATATGACAATGAATCCATATAAACAAGCTGCTGATTCTAAATCTATCAAAATTAATTTGGATCCAGATTGTAAGATGGTCGCAACTGTTAATGGAGTTCCAGATAATCTTATGAACGTACATTTCCGAGATAATACAGTACCAGCAAAACATGACTCGAAACCTTTTAGAGCACCATATCCAACATGGCATATGTCTTCGCCAATGTATGAAGTAGGAAAATATACGACTGGAGATTTAAAGCTTGCACAACAAATGAGCAATGTAACAGGTCAAGAAATCCGTCAAATTAATCCTGGACCAAATCCGATTTCACAACAACAACAACATATTACATCTGGATTTGCTGGACCGCAAACCACAGGATTTGCTGGACCGCACAGAGTATCCTCACCATGGGTTTCGCCTGAATTTCTTTCTAAACCACCATTGCCCAATTCAAGTAACACTTACACAACACACAAGAATGGTGTCCCAGTGCGTTATGTTGACACGGTAAAGTTTCCAGTTAGCGCCAAGTGGGCCACAGAGTATGAGCCTCAGAAGGTCGACGCTGGCGCTATTTTGAATGAAATGATATTGCACAAGGATCATGTGAAACCACCAGTGGAGCCGAAAGTTTTTTCAGAATTGCAAGCTGCTGCTCACAAGAAAATGTCCGATGAATATCTTGCTTCTGCACCCAACAGTATGAATATGTTTGATATTGAAATTAAAATGGACAATGATTGGAAACAACAGATTAAGGCTAAAAAATCAGAAGATTTGAATCAAGATCGTGAATTGTACAAACGATGTCTAAGTGACAGTTCTAGAGGCTATGGTATTAATCCTTGTCAGGTACTTAATGAAAACATACCAGATAAGGCGACGTTCGAGTATGATTTATATTTGAAAGCAGTTGCGGCGTGCACTCCTACACAAGCAGATCTGGATAGGATCAATTTAATGAGTTCTGCGAAGGTTGTTCCAGAAAGCGGGTCAGAAAAGCCGACTTTCATTGGCTATGACCGATACTTACACACTGTAGGCACTGTAGGTCCTACTCAAGCAGATTTTGAAAAGTTTAATGAAAAACTTAACGCAAAGATTTCTGCGAAGGTCGTTCCAGAAAGTCCGGTTAACGATTATGCAACAAACATTTCTGATGTTAACAAAGAGGAAGAAATCCGATCAATCAGGACGTCCGTCGAGAAACTGTCAGAAGCTTCGTGGGTCGTAACAACGTTATTACCAGATGCAGAATACCGTAATGTATTTGACAATACATGTAGTGAAATAGAAAAAAGTCGTAAATTTGCCGAATCACTGGGTGTTTCTCATAGAGACACCGCAGATCGTGCTCAAAAGTTTGATGATGCTTTTGCCGAATTAGAAAAGGATCGTGGTTACCAGATTGGTCAAATCACACCGCCGAACAAAAACGAAAGTAAGCAAAGCGAATGAACGAAGCGAAGCGAATGAACGAGCGAAATAAACTCAGAGCGAAGATTGTCATGATAAAAATATTGTTTACTAAAAATGTCAAACGACGTTGCACAAGGTCCGCTTATTCCAAATAGCATCAATGCTAAATCAAATTACACATATAAATTAGAAGCTGATACGTTGTACTTCACAACGCTTACCGATGGTGTTGCAACAATTACACTTGATACTATTAGTGGCCTCGTTAATCCAACAGCGCCACAAGACGCATGTAACAAGGCTTATGCAGACACTGTTTTGAAAGTTGTTTCAGAACCTTTAACTAGTGTTCAATACAATATTGGTTCAAATAACTTTGGAGGTACCACTAATTTGACCTATGACATTTCAACCGGTACACTATTTTCGAATAGTACCGTTATTGGTACCACTGCTACTTTTCTGTCAATTTCTGGCGGCGTTATCAGTAACGTGTATACACCAACGGATATTACAAGGTCGAGTTTTGCAATGAACAAAACATATTTAGATACGTTAAACATGTTTACTGTTACATCAAGCTCTGGACTTGCAGTTGCATATTCTAATGCTGACATGACAAATAACATGATTATACGTGAACCGGCATCAAATACAACTGATACTATTCCAAATGCGTCCACATTATTGTCTTATATTGCTTCAAATGTTTCTGCGAAGATTGGTACAAACACACGTTGGTCTGTCTATAACAAGAGTACTACTAGTACATTGACAATTACTCCGGGCACTGGTGTTTCATTTATGCCTTCTTCATCAACACTTGTTGTTGGTCCACAATACAAGGTCACAGGTAATCTTGTCTCTACATCCACGAATACATTAAATTATGTAATCGACGGTCTCTCGTATGCAAATAATAACTATAAATTTGCTGTAGGTCCTCGATCGTTGTATACTTCGGCGGATGTACTTCGAGTTTCCAATTCATTTCGTTTTAATACAAGCAAAACGACTTTGACAGGTGCCACTGTAATTTACAGTCCGTCAAATGTTTTGTCAGTAATTGAGAGGTTCTACAATGGTCCGAAGACCGATACTTTTGGTGATGTCAATACATTTATCAAAACATTTTATACAGTTAACAGTCCGAGTTATGGTCTCTTTCAAAATGGTTGCATCGAATTAATTATTAGAAATATTAGTCCGGCAGGGAGCATAACACTTGTCCCCGATTCACAAAGCCAGTGGACAATGGACCCGAATTCGAATAATGTCATTGGTGCCGGTAAAACAGGGTATTTTTTATTGTATATTGATACCGTGGCAATTACGGGGAACATTTATGTGATTGGTATTGATTAAGAAATCGAAGATTTCGCAATGGTATTGATTAAGAAATCGATTAAGAAAAATATTTGACATTACCTGTCATTATTTGACAGTATTGATTAACATGACTACTATTTGTGGAGCAGCAACTAATATTTACGATTTGTTGGATTCTGATATCGAGAATCGTTCAATTTGGGACAAAGAATCTGGTATTTACACTAAAACCTATAATTTCTGTTGCTGTACTACAGAAGATGATATTCGGAAAACTCTTTGGCGAATTAATGGCGAAATTGGTTGCACGACCCTTCTTATTATATCAATGTCGAGGGAAAACAACATTCTTATTTGTAAATTACAATTGGATTGGATGCCCGATTAATGTTAAGTGGTTAGCGAAGCGACTAGCGAAGCGACTAGCGAAGTGCAATCGACAAGTTAGTGAAGCGATTACGGATAAGTTACTTTCATTGGCCTAGAACGCCGATTAACTTTTGCAAAGCTTGTTAGTTTGTGTAATCGCGCCGAAGTTGCACTGAAAATATCAATTACACGAATGTGTCGTATTATTTCAGCGTCGGATACTAACGATCGATGACAGCGCCATGGAACTGCTTCGGCACACATGATAACAGCTCGAGTTCCTGGTGTTTTGATTATATCATTTAATTGGCGTAAGCCTTGAAAAAACTCTAGAGTTTGCATATAGTCGGCATAATTACGAAAACTTGCATTTCTCCATGCTTTATTTTGACTTGTTTGATTCTTTTGTGTATGTCGTAAGCCTCCTAGAAGACCTAAATGTACATAGGCTATCTTGTGCTTTTTCAATGTTGTCTTTAGAGCGTTTTGGTTAAACCACGGTACATAGCGCGACCTAGGCACCGACCGAATATCAATGACACAGTTAATATTGTATGTATTTAATATATCGATAAATTCTCTAATTGTTCTAGTTGAATGTCCAATCGTATATAACGTTGGCATTTGCAGTCTTATTTATAGTTATTGATAAATAAATAATTTGGTGCGTAAGATTTCGAAATCAAAATATATTATATTAGTAAATGAGTACGTTTAAAGCGCAATACAGCGAAGAAAAACGCAAAAACGAATGTGCAAAAATCCGAGCAAAATATCCTGATAGAGTACCTATTATTGTTGAGGTAGATAATTCAGACATGCTTCGAGCTGAAAATCTTCCTGATTTGGATAAGAGCAGATTTTTGGTACCTTTTGACATGGTGTTCTCTAGCTTTGTACACACAATTCGTAAACGCATGAAGGTCAAAGAATCAACTGCAATTTTTTTAATGATTAAAGATAGCAACGGCAAAACCATTATGCCTTTGTTGACTGATACTGTCGGAAACATATATGAAAAAAATAAATCAGATTGTGGCTTTCTTTTTTTGACCGTTTTGGGTGAACGAGTTTTTGGATAGTTGTCTGAATCTTATTGTGAAACAGAAGAATAATTGCAAAGCAACAGCAAAATAAATCGTTGTTATTAGTAAATGGACCAGGATAAAATTAATGATTTTAATCAACAACTAATTGCATGTCAACAAGATGGTCTCAAAAAGACTTCATATATGGTCGGATGTTTTATGTTACTTCTTTTTGTATTATTCGTAATGCTATTTATTAAGTATCGTCGTAATGTTGGCCAAGCATTTGGTCGTATTCGTAGGCGCAGAAGATAAGATCATCGCGAAAAATATAGCGCAGTAGACCAAAAATTATAGATTATAAATGTCACGAAAACGAACTTTTGACTCTATTTCAAGCGCAGTTTCAAATGCTACAAAGCGACAATTTCGCCGAATAGAATATCCAAAAATTACAAGTCCGCCAGACGAAACTTGGATCAGTCCATCTATGATTCACAATTTCATGCTTAATGATACATTCACCGATTGTGCACGTTTGATGAAGAAACCGGCGAATTCAATTAAGCAAGAAAAACCCATACCGACATACATCGAATATATTATGAATGCCGGTAAGGTTTTTGAAGACAATGTCATGTCGAATCTCAAAAAGAAGTTTCCAAATGACATTGTAAGCATTGCGAATAGTCAACAAGATATTCGCGAAACAAAGAATTTTCTGAAGACAATTGATGCTATTAACAATAGAGTCCCAATTATCTACCAAGGAGTTTTTCATGATTACGATGCGAAGATTTACGGATGTCCCGATTTGATCGTTCTAAAATCTTGGCTTCCAAAAATTGTGCGTAATTTTGTCGAATTGCAAAGCGAAGAATCTGACACGGATTCGCAAAGCAAGGACTCTTCAGAGTACGTCAAGAATTCGCAAAGCGAATACGTAATCATTGACATCAAACATCTAACGCTGAAATTAGCAGCGAATGGACTATCGTTACTAAATACAGGTCGTATGTATGCGAACAAAGGCCAGGTACTCATTTATAATCGCATGCTTGAAGCGCTGACTGGTACAAAGTCCAATGCGGCGCATATTATGGGTTCAGGATTCAAATACGAATATACGGTCAAAAAGAAGACGACAAAAGTTTCAAGTCCGTATTACAATGACAGACTGGGTTCATTTAATACTTGTGACAAGGAACTTAACGAAAGAGTTGATCAAGGACTTACTTGGCTTCGTTACTTGAAAGCAAACAAAGACTCAATTCGAAATGAACTTACAAAGCTCATCGAAGAACCGATTACTCAAGATCAGGTGCCTAATGTCCCATGGTATTTCTGGCCTAACAATAATGTGACTTCAGCAGAGTTTGATTACATTCTGAAATACAAACAAATCGTTTCTCAAAAATTAGGTTGCTTGGACCTTCTCTGGAATGTTGGCACCAAACATGTTCAACATGCTCGCAAGAATAACGTTTATAATCTCAGTGACCCGAAATTATCGAGCGCCTTGTTGGGGTTCCCACAGCAGGGTAAAATCGCACCGATCCTTGATGCAATTATTGACATTAATCGGTCAGAAAACTTGATAAAAACATCTAGGACCACAGAGAAACAATCAAAAGTAGAATTCTTCTTAGATTTTGAGATATTTAACACATTTTTGTTAAATGCAAACGCCATTGATGCTGATAGCGCGATTAATTTTGAATCGACGACGGATAACGAAATTGTATACATGATTGGACTCTTGGAAGTTTCGGCCGATAGTAACGAGAAGAAATATCACCAATTCATAGCAGAGACACTTGATAAAGCCGGTGAACAAGCAATTATGACCCAAATGCTGGATGTTTTGAAGCAACATCAAGAAGACCTTGTAATTTACCACTGGGGTCATATCGAGAAAACAATGTATCACAAAAAAATTGAATCGCGACTGGCACCGAAGAACATTACGTTTAACAACATGATTGAAGACGTTTTCAAGACACATGGCATTGTAATTAAGAATGCATATTCTTTTGGGCTCAAATCAATTGTGAGTGCAATGATTCAAAACAAACAATTATCGGAAGAATTTGCATATGGTTCACTAAGTGACGGTCTTAATACAACAATCACTACCATGTATTACTATGGTAACAAAGATCGTTACACAAATGAATTCGACGGCATTGTCACATATAACAAAAATGATGTTTTTGTGCTTTATGAGATTATGAAATATCTACGAAGTATCTCATAACGATAAACGAGTTAAAATTTCGAAAAATAAATCGAATTAGTTCGATTGGATTAACAAATATAGCATGGAACAAAATCAAACGGAATTATTGTACAAGATTTATGGGACAACATTAAGTATGTTGCGTAAGCGAGGCTACCAAATAGACTCTCAATCGGTATACACAAAGGCTTCGCTTCCAGATAGAGACAATCTTGTAATTGTGGCAGAACTTACTGAAGAATACAAACATAAACTTGGTGATTATAGCGGTCGCATTGTCGTTTTTTTCCCGAATGATGAGAAGATCGGTGTAAAGCATATTCGGGAATATTACAATAGAATGATTGATTTACAAATTCAAAAAGCGATTCTAGTTGTAAAGGAATCAATTACATCATTTGCAAAGAATGAAATTTTATCGTTTGCGAATCCTAGTGCGAGTCTTGAAAACCCAGATCCTATGCCAGTAAACATGGAAGTTTTCCTTGACACTTTTCTCATGTTTGACATTACTGAACATGAACTAGTGCCAAAGCACGAACTTTTGTCAGATGAAGAGAAAGAAGCAGTTCTTAAGAAGTATAATTTGAAGCCAAGTCAATTGCCTTCTATTAGAACTCAGGACCCGATTTCTCGATTCTATGATTTTAAGGTCAACTCGCTAATTAAAATAACAAGGTTGAGTGAAACAGGTGGTATTTCGATTAATTATAGAATTGTGGTTTAATATTGTGTTGTGACTTACAAGGTTCTATAGAGGACAATATAAAAGACCTTTACAAGAACCGCATAATTGTCATACAGAGGTCATTAGGAACCGTACTTGACAGCATTTTGAAATATTCAGAGTGCCGTTGGCATATGAGACGACCCGAATGATATTTAGTTAAATTACATTTTGAACATCTTGAACACATTTTTCGACGACAAAAGTCGCAACTAGACATACTTTCAATATCGTCGAAATATAAGCATAAACATTCTGAACAATCTCGCAAATGTGCATAAGCACTCATTTTTATAAGAATTTGGATAAAGTTTGTGAAGAGTTTGTAATGTAAACAAACTTTCACAAAAAATGAGGCGGACCGTAAAGCGATTTCAATATACAAACCACTTAGAACAAGATGCCGGCACCAATAACCAATGATTGCTGTTGTTTTACATGTGAAATGAATGACACATGTACTGAAATTCTATTTTATATGGCATTATTCATTTGGGCATTTGCAGGTGCTGTTTTACTTGTTGGAACTGTTGGTCTAATTGTTGGAGGCGCTGTGTCAATTGGTTTCGGAAATGCACAACTGGGAATCCCGCTTCTTGTTTCTGGGCTCGTGCTAGCGATAATTATTTGCATTATCTGGTACACATCAACTTACGGAAAATTTGATTGCTCTTGCAAATGCTATTTGAAGAAATCTAAGAATTCGGGACCTTCACAAGAAGTCGATCTGGTCTAAGAAATCGAAACATTAAATATAAACAGCAATAATCCCAATCAAATCATTGCTAAATATCTTCACCAAGACCTTCAGGTCTTCTGTATGTTCTTCACATAAATATGTAGAGTACTTCAACGAAGGCCATATTATAACTTCTATGAAGTTATCTACACAACAAGATTCACAAACATCATCGCAACAAAATTCACAACAATATATCATCTCTTCGTTGTCATTAGTTCTTTTGTCACAAATGGCGCAAGTATACCACTGTGGACTCATTTCAATATTTACATCATTGGACTTATACAAAGTCTTGTGCGAATTTTGCAAGTATTTACGCAAGCTCGTTTATGTAGACCTATTTTTTTGCCTGGACATATAAACATTTATAAAAATGTCGAACGAAGTTAATAATGCTCGTGACGCTCTCATGAGCGCCATTAATATTGAAGAAGAGACCAATGAACAACTTCAAGGTTCTTCGGGACTCGACTTATCATCTACTGGGCCTACTTCATTCGATAACAATAATCAAATTGGAATCTGGGATGACCCTTACAAGGATGGCAAGGTAGGCTTCCCCGAAGAAACTCGCAAAAATGATATGACAAACACATTCGGTCTCAACCAAGATATTCCAAAAGAACACATGGATGAAATTAAGGCCATGGCATTTAATAACCTCACAAAGCAAAATGCATGGAATATTGATTTAAACCTTAATGAAGACGACACGAAGATCCCAGGATGTAATTACATGGTCACTTCATTCGTTGGTCCAGATATGACGGCGAAATCTCAAATCTACGGCCTCTGTTTTCTTGGAGCATTTGAGACGGTGGAAGAAGCAGTAGATTATATCGATGATGCATGCAACAAGACGTATGACACTGGCATTGTTGAAATGTACAAGTTTACTCCTAACAGACCTTCAATGAAACCAGAAACACAAGAAGATGTGGACAAGTTTTTGAACGATGTTATTGTCAAGTATAAGATTGAGCGCGAGGAGGCGCGATTAGTTTACGAGTATCGTAAAGAAAAACTCATGGTCAACGAAAATCGTTTTGTTGAAAACGAAGAACAACCGCCGGAAATTGACTTCAAGAACGCTAACAAATTGGCAGAAGAAGCGTCAAAGATTACTAATCAAGCCCGCGACAAAACCCATGCACGATTGAAAGAGAAGCTTCGTCAGCGACAAGAAGCAACTAAGACCGCAGAAGGCTCTGCGACCGTTGCAGAATCCACGGCCACAAAGACTACCGAAGGCTCTGCGAAGACTGTTGAGCATACAAAGGTGCAACAGATGCCGAATTTGCCAAAGAAGCACCTTACGGGTTCCAATAACCGAATAGACGGTCAGAATTATGTTGCATTGTCATACGTAGGCAACACGGGAAACAACAACCGAGTTGCGATGAAGATTCGCGGTGTATTTGACAAATATGAAGAATGTGCCGAGTTTTGCAAGGAACTTCAGGAAGTTGATAATGACTATGACATTGTAGTTGCGGATATGTATCGTTGGCTTCCTTGTGATCCGGATGTTTCCAAGATTCAAAACCAAGTACACGATGATGAGCAATTGAATAGATTAATCAGTACTTCAACAATGGAACCGAAGGTCGCGAAGAAATTGAACAAGGAATTCGATGTGGTCGGTTCTGCGGTTCCTACTGGTTCAGTGAAGAAGATTCTCGATGCCAACGAAGCTTCACAACTTGTGCCTGATGCTGTGCCAGAAATGCCGAAGAATTTGCCAGATTTTATTACGAATCAAATCGCGAGCATGGACTTCTCTGCGAGAACTCTTGAGCATACTCTGCCTACAACGACCGAAGTTCCGGCAGAAACGCTTGTCGGTACCGAAGTGCCCGCTTCGCTTGGTTTCGGTTCTGGTGAAGTCTCTAATCACATTAACATTGACCAATTGGAAACTAATATTAGTACAACCAGTTTCCAATAAGCACATCCAGTTTTCAGTAAAATTTGTGACGGTAACCATGTGATTTAGAATGAAAATGATCTTAATAGGTCAAAAATTAAAAGTTCGGTATGGACCAAATATTTATATTAGGTCAACAATTACTGATATAGATACTCTTGTTAAACATCTCGGTTTATATATAATATGGCTTAATATATGTGTTCAATACGATTTGCCAAATATTGAAATAAAACAAACAGAAATTCTAAAGAGAATGCCACATACAAACATATTAAGTGAATTTTTATGGTCACTCGAACCAGCTCACCATAACGAAATTACTCCAGGAGGATCACATGAAATAAGCATATATCTTAATAAATCGGACACCGTTCCAAGTGCTCGTGTATACATTTGGAACGATAGGTCATTTGAAGAAGAGTTTAATAGAACAATGAAGATGATAGAAGATGTAAAAAGAGATAATCGAGATTTTCCACAATTTTACGCTGCTCTTCGCGAACGTGGTGATCCTATAGAAATACGCGAACGTCATAGATTTTATTTATCAAAAAAATATGCCGATATGCTTTCTAATTTGAAAGAAACATGCAATAATATGTTTAAGTGTTATGCATTAGATTCTGTTGATCGAATTGATGTTGCAAATTGCCATCCTTCTCAAGCCAAATTGACAACAAATCGTGTTAATCAATATGGCATATCCGATCTTATGGTTGCATGTGTATATTGTAGATCGATCACTGTTTCGAATAAAAATGAGATTCTTCAAAAAGATTTGTTTGGTCGATGTTCCGTTCACTATTGTGTTATGGGACACATCCTTTTTGAACTAGACAAAAACAATATGTACTACGTTGAGATTTTCAAAACGTTAATGTCATTTTTTGAAAATCCTGTTGATATGTTTAAATTAAAAGATAATTTAGGTCATACCGTTGAATATTATGCTGCAAGGAGATATAAGGTTTCCCTGTGTGAACATACAATTTATAAAATCATATGTGCATATGAACTCGATGTACCAAGTCATGTAATGAATAAAGTAATTCAGTATGTTGATGTATAATAACCATATATGGTATTCGAAAATACTTGGTCATTACAAGAAATTACTTATTAACAATTCGCATACACTTGTCAAACATATCTACTAAAACATCACCTAGACCGCTCTTAAAATCGCTTGGACCGCTCTTAAAATCGCTTGGACCGCTCTTATGTTCTTGTTCGCCACTTTCAAGTCTCTCCAAATGGTCCAAAAACATATGCGTAGCTTTTTCGAAAGCTTCTGGATCTTCACTATCCAATGACACTGCAAGTGATTGGAAACCTTTATTGGGTTGGTTCAACTCAGTATCCAAGCAGTCATTGCACAATTGTTGACGATTCATACTACAAGTGAAAATCGCCGGACTATTGCATCGATCGCATCGCGGCAATACGTCAGTATTGTTGTCAGCTGCTTCAATGTCATTAAGCAGCTCGCAGTAATCACAGCCGCAAATTAGGACACATTCTTCACAATCATCGTCGCCGCAATAACGCATGCCTTCGCATATGTTGTCATCATACGGGTCATCATTCTCATGCATTTCGTAATCGGTCATTTTTTGTTTAGATTCTTAGTTTGTTGATCCTTGCTGAAGTTTGCTAGAGTGCTTCTAATTTTGTAATACTAATGCAAAGAAAATTTAGATTCGCCATACAAAATTCCAATACTTTGTATCATAAAATATTAATTCGACAACATACATTATGATGTTTTCTACAAGATCATTTGGAACCACAGAGGCCATATCGCGTTTAGCATCATTGAGATACTTTTGAACATGTTGCGCATATTGAAAATTGAAAAAAGGCACTTGTGTTAGCATATCTGGTGGAATTCGCATTGAATGCACGTCAGTATACAACTTGTGAAGAAACTCATCTTGACCACGATTCCATGCTTCAAAAAGAGCACCATTGATAATATGATGATTTGTGTAATTAACATGTTTATCGATAAGTTTTACAATTCCAATATGACCTTCCATACATGCCTCTTGAAATCCATGTGCAAAATCAATTTCTTCACCAAATTCCATAGCATTCCACAATGCTGATTTAACCATATAAGTGTCGCCTATGATGCATCCACAAATAAACATATTATTCATTGTTAATTCATTGCCTTGGACCTTAATCATATATGTCGCTTGAGTTTTCATGACAAAATATCTGACCCGTTTTCTAATTTCTTGTTCACTAAGAGTCTCAGCAAATGTTGGGCTTAATTTGATGATCTTAGCTTGAAGACCATTATATGAACACAATGATTTCTTTAATGACCTTGACATTTGGATTTGCCAACCAGTCATAAGTTGGAATGCGAGGTTTTCTTGAATAAGTCTGTGTGCTAATTGAGTCTTCGTTTCGACGGTTGTTTCTGTAATGGTTTCCGCCATTGATTCTTTCTGAGTTATAACCGACTTATTAAAGTGCTTTCTTTTTCGTAATCGAGGACACAATCTTTACAGAAACACTTTGGGCCCTTGTAAGTATCAACAGAGTACTCTGCTAATGCTTCACAACAAGTATCACATGTACTTTTATGTCGACTTGTCATAAATATCGCGTCGGCGCATGCTACACAATTATGTAGATTACGAAATGGACCTCCTTGGCGACCACACGACGTGCAACATAGGTTACGAAAGCCGTATATAGTGCTCGTTTTGTTTTCAAAAAGGCGTTCATAACAATCTGCACAAAGCTGCTTGTTGTAAAAAACGCCATTTGTTTCTTGGCAATACTTGCAATATGTCATTGTGACTCGGTAATGATGATTGGTGGTCTTCGAAAAGACTCTTTTAATTTTTGTGATAATCAGTTAATCATTTTTAAGTACTTGGCGTTGGTGTTGGTTTCGGTTTTGGTGTTGGTTTTGGTTGAAGCCATATATTTATCTGATAATTTGGATTTGACCAATTACACAAAATAGTCACCAATGTTTTTGAGTCCGAATCAGCTGGATACACAGCTTGACACATTTTTTGAATGATGTTTTTAACATCATATGGATCCCCATACATAAAAGTGAACTGATTTTTCGACAAGTAAGCCTTTTTCTCGTATGTACCATTTCCCAAATAAGTCCAATTATCATCTGTTTCTACGAGTTCTCTAATATACTTACTGATATCTGTGTTGTAGTTGTCGGCACCATTACGTTCTTTTTCAAGCTTTGCGTATATATCATCGATAATCATTTTACGACATCATGATGATGACTTTGGGTGGCTGAATTTTTGCGAAAATTAAAATTTCATATCTACTCATCATCACTAATCAAATAATCCGCCAACGTCGAGCATAATTCGTTATACTTGGAAGTGTTACTTTGGAATACCTTTTTCATGTTCAAATTAGTAGCTTCATAAAACAGAGACCACATTTTTTGACGCAGTTCTGTACGGATGTCTTCATCGCGAGAACTATCAAACTTCTGAACCAATTCTTCTGCGGTTTTAACGAATGAATCCATCTGATGTTTTGTTAATGCTTTGATATGCATTCGAAAATGCATAGACCACTTGGGTTTTTGTTTTATCGCTACAATCGCCTACAATCACCTACAATCACCTACAATCACCTACAATCACCTACAATCACCTACTTCGACATATCATGACAAGCAACAACAACCGTTGCCAAGAATTCAATGGGGTCCTCAATTTTGCAAATACTCTTTATCGCTTTCGCGACTTTCACCGATTTTTTGTCAAGGAGGACCTTGTACATATACTGCAAAGTAATCTTCTTATGCGCTCCAAAGTCATCACGATTGTAATACTTGACACAGCCTTCAACATTACCAGCCGCAAAACTTCGCGCAAATTCCATAAAGGTGTCACCAGGCACTTCAGTAATACGATATCCGGAACCATTCACAAAATTCTCAAAATATTGAACAATAAGACCTGGACTCTTCACATCGTCTTCTATGATTGTCTTGTATAACTTATCCAGGTCTTCATCGCTGGTTTCCGGTGCAATATCTTTGCGAATGTTATTAAGAAGTATCTTAATTTCTGCAGCGCTAAGTTTCTTAGTTTCTAAAATACATGCTCTTCGTCGAACAGTCAAGAGAATCTTGTTAATTTCCGTCGTGCAGAAAATAATGTAAACATAGCTTGGCATATTTTCCAAAAAGTTCAATAGGCAATTTTGTGCCTGATTAGTAATTTGATGTGCCTCATCGAAAATATAGACCTTGTACTTTTTGTTAAGAGGTCTATATTTACAATCTTCAATGATTTGTCGAAAATCGTCAACACCATTGTGATTTGATGCATTAATTTCTTCATAACCACCTAAAAACTCATTTGCAAGGATTCGTGCACTGGTTGTTTTACCGGTTCCAGTAGGACCATTAATGATAATGAAATGCGGAACCTCTTTCTTGAATACTTTGAAAGACTTGATGATATCGGTATTGCCTACCAAATTGTCAATGCTTTTAGGTCTCAGTTTATTAGACCACATGATTCTTCTTGTCTAGTAAATCATATGGGTTAACGTCGATTAAAATTATAAAGATTTGCTATTGATTTTTTGTCTGCTTTTTCTTTCTTGATACAAGCTTCAATTGCTAGACTTAATTGTTGATTCAAGAGTTTGACTTCTTGAATATCTGGTAAATATGCGCGCTTGCACTTATCTACTAATCGCTCGAGTACATTCTCGTAATTTTCGCAAACGTCGTCTGGCATGATTATTGCTTTTCGTTTTCGAATGCTATTGTGGTGAATTATTCAGAAAATTTGTGAAGCCAAGATCAATTATTGATATAATAAAATGTCAAACGAAATTGACGCCGATGACACCGTCGGTGAAACTCGTGAAGTGAAAAGACAAAGAGTTTTTGTTGAGAATTTGAAAACGACCATCGAAAGGGCTTCTGAAGAGATATTAACACAAGAAGAAATTAACATGTTTCTTGCTGAAGTATGTCTTAAATCGATTCAAAAAGTCGCTCCAGGCACATTTCCAAACATATCTTGTCCGTCGTATCACATAATCAAAGCGAAAAGTCTTCCACAAGAAATAATAATAATCATTGACCAAATGATGGCCTCAAAGTACAATGGTGCAACACGCACAGAAATCATTTCAAAAGATAATTATGACATCCTCATCTACAAAATGACAGAGTATTTCATGTGTCGACCGACGTATTTTAATTTGCGAGACTACTAATGAATTAGTTTATACATGTTGTTTCTTCATTGACCTTTTCGGAGTGTTCTTTGCTGCTTTTTTCTTCGCAGTTTTCGATTGAACTCGATTGTAATATACCTTCACGGGTCTACGAGGTACATCAGTGTTCAAGTCAATCCAATAAAGTAAGTAATCAACGACTTCATTTGCAATTTGGTTAAGTCGCTGATTTGACATGTTGTTTTCAATGCCAAGATACCATGTAAGATATGTCAAATGAACGGCGCCATATTTTCGACTTGTTAACAAAGTATCATAAAGCACCGAACGCACATTCATTGCATTCTCATGAGTCATTAAACGTCGAAATACTGGATCCACAAAGAATGGTCGCAGAACATAATCAGGGATACGATATGCTTGTGTATATGCACTAGTCATAAAAAGAAGTTGAATAACAACAAGCAAATAGAAATACTCGAGATTTTGATAACTTTTTGGAAATGTTCCGAGACGGCAAAAGTCCGGACCAAAATCAATCATTCTGACAACATTCTTTCGAGAAACTATCTTTTCGTTGACAGTTTTAGTAATCGTTTTAACAACAAAATTCGCAGGTTTGATATCGACACAGTAGAGCCTATTATTGAAAATTTGCTTGCGAAGAAGACCAAGCATTTGTTCGTTAATATCTGAATATTCTTCATCATCATATCCTTTTGATTCATATGCTTTTTGAACCGAACTGTCGAATAGTTCCATTAGAATATAGCATGAGAGTATTTTTTGAGGTTCGTCAACAACATAGAATGCGTCATAAATTTCGGGTCCAATATTTTGCGCCGCCATATTATAACTATACTCGACTTCGAGTGTCAAATCATCAATTAGTTTGTTTTTGTAATTGTCTTCATATTGCGTGCTAATTTGTTTAATGCAAATTTGTTGTTTATTGTACTCGGCCAAATACACAGTCCCGAAGGACCCTGACCCAATAACTTCATCAAGTATAATTGATGGACTCGAGCATTTTCGTAGTACTTCGGAAGGATCGTAAAATTCGTTTGTTTTTGTACAGCGTCGAAAACGTGTAATCATTTATTATTAACACGGATAAAATTGAAAATTGTTATCGATATCCACCTCTTGCTGGGATGCACCAACATAGAGATGCAATAAAACAAAACACAGATATTCCGAAAATTGGTCCAGATATATACATGACTAACTGACCATGTTGTTGACATGATTCACATACTACTGGCTTTGTTAGTGTCATATTATCATATACACAATAACCACTGCGATAAAGTGCAGTAGAATTGCCGGGGCAAAATGAAGTTTGTTCTGCTGCACCTATAAGTAGTATAACAAAGGAAGCAACTGCCACCAAAATCATAATGAATCCAAAACAAAAACATGAACCATGAATACAATCTCTGGAGCAACAATCTTCGCTGCAACAACCTTCAGTACAACACTGTTTGGACGGTTTTTGATTCATTGTCGTTTGTTGCTTGGTTTCTTGAACCACAGTTGCAACTGGTTCATTTAAGACAACTTTCTTAGGTCTCTGCGAAGATTCTCGAGCAGGACATCCTGGACAAGTACCGTGAAGTCTCACATGGTCATTATAGCAGTCATAATGGAATTTCATGTGGCAACACATGGGTTCTTTAATTGCAGTATAGAGAGGTTCGGAGCAAAGAGCACATGGTCTGTCGGTATCCAAATGCGTTTTTGGTTCTGGAACCTCTTTTTCAAAAGCTTTTTCGGAAATCATTTTAGATTTTTGACAAGAATGATTAGAAATAAAGCGCACGAATGCGGCCCGGAGATTTTTTGTGTTTTTGTTTTGACATTATTACGATTTAGCTCCGAAATTTAATGCATCCTTTTGCAAAAGACGAGCCATTGTGGCATCACGAGCGTCTTGCTCCTCTTTTCGTAAACGATCACGGACATTCATTAGTGCAGTGCCTAGCATATTGCGGCCTTTCCATGTCTTTTTGTCATATGCTAATGGACTGTAGGCAGAAAGACCAATTCCCCACACTTTATCATACGGACTAGCTTCTGCTAATATTTTTGTTCCTGAAGCTAGGAGTTCTTCCTTAAATTTTGGATTTTGTGAAAACTTTGCGTAGTTACCTTCTTCTACAATTCGCATACAATTCTTGGACCAAACTTCGTCGTCAAATCGGAGTACTTTACGTCCGTATGATTTCTGGCTGCTTGGGCTCGTTGTTTTCATAATTTTCTCAAGTGCTTCTTCATCTCCAAACAATCGCGCCTTTTCTGCCATCATATACTGCTCGGTGCAATTATACGTTACATCATTAACAGTAAACGCACAGGGAGTCCATTGACAGTAGCATGAAGGAGCTTTCCAAAATAGAATCATGTTGTCATGGACAACGACATCTTCGACGTCCTTCTCTTTTGTTGCTCCGTAACTAAACATGTTCACTTGTTGATATCGGTCTTGGATACCTGGTCTTGTTTATTTTTTGTAAACTTGATAAAACGAATATGTATATATCCTCGAATCTTTGGCAAGTTTGTAAACAGGGTGTCATTTTGTATACATCTTCGGTTTAAATAAACTCCCGACGAGGAGTTGCTGTAAAATGAATATATAGACATTTTCGTGTAATTTCAAAGAATTTTCAAGTTTTTTAAAAACAGGGGGGGTTCCATAATTCAAAAAAGCGGGCAAATCGAAAACCAAAATCGAAGATCTTCAATTTTGATTTTGATTTTTCAGACCCCGATTTAATTTAATCCCCCTGTTTTTTGAGGTCGTATCAGGAAAGACAAAAGATTCGAAGATGTATACAATTTCGTTATATAGCAACACCTTGACAGGAGTTACTTTTAACCGATTTTACAGAGTATTTCCATACAAAATAAATAAATAATAAACAACAGCAGGTTGAATTTTTACATCATAAAGTATTAAAATTTGACAATGAATTACTTCTGTATTAGATGTGGTGCTGAATTTGCACGATTAAATTATTACATTAAACACATACAAAAAAGAACATTGTGCGGGGCTACTAAGTCAACACATATACCCACAGAAGATAATTACATAAGAGCACCAAGTTCACATCAATGCACATTATGTGATAAAACTTTTCCAGATTCTTCTGCTCTGCAGAGACATTATGAAACACAACAACATACTGAATTATTATGGAGAATCCATCTTATGAAAATGCTAACAGAACAAAACGAAGAAATAAATGGCATGAAAATGAAACAAGAACAAATTCTTGCAAAAATGGACAAATCTCTTGTTGTCACCAAACCTGACAAAGAACCCAATAATTTTAATCTCAATCTCAATCTGAATCTTCATGTCGAGAATCTCAAGGATACCAAGGATTACATATCAGATGATAGAAAATATCACCTCCTTCAACGAGGTATGTCTGCAATGCCATTTCTTGTTAAAGATGTTAATTTTGATCCCAAACGCCCAGAGAACCATAATATGTACATTTCAAATATTAAAACAAAGACTGCACAAGTAAAAGAGAATGGTGTTTGGGTTAAACGAGATGGACGCAAATTGGTTTCCGACATCATATACGATTATGATTGTAAATTTTTTCGTGAATTTGCTGAGAATGGTGAATTAGGTGATAAATATATAAATGCACCCAAATATTATTACAAATATGTTGATATTACTGATAGTAAAGAAGCTCAGAAACAGATTCAAGATGAAATTATGGAAATGATGTATAATAATCGAGAAATGATTATAGAAACTAGGAAAAAGGAAGAAGCAGCAATTAAACAACGCAAGTTGTTAGCGAAACAGAAGGCAGATTCTGCTAAGGCTCTGCGAGAATCCTCGAGCAGGACCAAGAAAGAATCAGAACCGATTAACATTGCAGAATATGACTCTGAATAATGATTATTTTCGCCGATTACTCAAGACATGTAAGTGCCGGTAGCGATGACACTTTTCGAGCAAGATGAGTGTAACATTGCGCACAATAATAGAGACCTGAATCCGGGTCATTAACAAGTCCGTAGTTTTGTTTTAATAAAACAACTGGACGACCCTTGCAGTATTTATCAAATTTAATCTTGATAGTACCAGCACTGTAATCAGCAGGAGAACTCTTGGTTTTACCGCGATAGTAATACTTTGCTTCATCTGAATGAACTTCAATATAATCCTCTGAGTCAATCGATGCTTTTTCTACGAGACCTCCTGGAAAACATACATCAACTATACTTGATACTTCATATGGAATAATACTTTCCATAATAGATTCGATTTGTTCTTTGGAACGAGGTACTATTTTCAAGACATCATAAGTCACACAAGTAATTTTTGGATCAACGTTATGAAGAATTGTATAGTTTGTAGCAAGTTCGGTATGCTTAGTACAAAATGTGTTCTCGGTTTTCAATTTACATTGGTTTCCGCGACAAGACGTCCATTTGCATTGGTGCTTAGGTTTTTCTGAAGTATCCTTCGGCTCTTCTTTGACCTTCGGCTCTTCTTTTGGTTCTTTTTTGGTTTTCTTCACCTTTTCTTTAACGGTCTTCTCAAGTTCTTGTTCTAATTCAACTGGTTCTTGTTGCTCAAGACCTTGGATCGCAGAGTCTGTCATTTTATGTCATCAAGGTCCGCCATGTTAACGTAAATGATTTTTTTCGGCGACAAATCGCTAAAAACAGAAATTATAAACAATCCAAATCAATCGATACGGCATCAAATGTCCAAGTTTCACCCCAGTGATTACTACCATTGGGCATCAAGTAGTACAAATGCGTATCTGTCATAAAGACTCGTACATTCTTAGTGCCTGATGAATAAGAATATTTCTCGTCTCGTTTTGTATGCACAATAGTCTTCACGAGTGTCACCGGTTTGTGGTCCGCACTGTCACTAGAATCATAATTATTTGCAGCATTGTCAACAAAGTACTTGTTCACTGCAAACATGAGATCTTCATTAAGAACTTCGGAAGTGTATAGTTCCATACAACTCTTGTGAATAAAACTGTAAATTTTGATTTCATATTCGTCTGTAATTGCAATATAATGCATACAAGGACTATGAGTTATATTGCTGTGTCGAATCCAATCAATAGAACATTGTTTATTTAATTCTATTTCGTAAAAAAATAGCACAAGGTTTGTTTCGGTTTCGCGAGTTGTTCTATTGTTCACATAATCACCTTCTGCTCTGGACGCACCTGTATAATACCATTTTCCATTATCTTGTGTAAGTTCTGCCGTACGATAATAGGAATGTTCGACTTCATATAAAACTTCATCTGGACTTACATATATTATTTTAACATCGTGTTTGTCCCTTTTACGATAGGAATAATTATCGCATTCTTCAAAATTTATGCGAAGAATTCTCCTTTCTGGTTTCTCATTTTCACGATGAAAAAACAAATTTATTTGTGTGTATCCGTCTGGTCGTTTCATATGACGTCTCTTAGTTTGATAATTCCATCCCGTATGATTGTGTACATAATTCGGATAATTCACATGAGGTACTTCCTCCAAGAATTCATTAGGAGGTTCTTTGTGACCACACTTAAAACATGCTTTGTCGTCGGGACGTAAATGAGCACCACAAGTTTTTACTGAACAATATCGATAATCTGGTTCAGTGTCAAAATATTCGCTGTCAACAACATGACTTATATGACCAAACACCGGACCACACAAGTATATGTGTGGTGTGCAAAGTGGCAATGTTATCACGTGGTTTCCTGTCGCACTAATACTTGTTAGTACAACATGAGTATTTGTTGTACTAACGTAAAAATACTCATTTTCAAATTTGTTATATGACATGTTGGCGTCTTTTTTAACATTATGTAATAAATCCAGTTGAATATTGAGTGCTCGAATTATGCCATCTTGTTCATAAATTTTTGACGTCAAAGCAGAGATCTTTGACTCTAACTTGGCTTTTGCAGTTTTGAGTTCTTTTCTGGTTGCCTCTGCATCTGTAATTTTTTTACGAATTGCACGAGCGGACATTTTCAATGGTCTTGAATGTGTTTCTAGTGTTGTTTTTGATTCTAACGAATTAGACCAATGGTTTTTTTGTAAGTTTACAATGTCCTGCTCGAGGATTCTCGCAGAGCCCTAGAAAATCCAACACAAAGCATCAAATGATCGCTCGGATAATTCCAATTAGGCATGTTACCGATATCTGATGGGATTTCCAAAAAGCGTGTGGGTTCAACGCGTTCAGTGTCGTAAAAGATATAATCAATAGTATGTTTTACTTGTTTTTCGCCACGTTTTTTCATAGTGGTAAATTCAGGCTCTGTCCCATTTATAACCAACATTGATGAACGAAGAAATTGAGTAGCTTCAGCGTAGGCCGTGCCTTGTGGATTTCCATTCATGTCCATGGTCACAAACGTTCCAGTAACCGAGTACTTTTTCTTCAAGTCGTTCAGTTTTTCTTTAATATTTTGAATCTGTTTTGTTCGTAGGATTTCCGCTTCATCATTCCTTCCAGCCTTCAAGTGCGCAGTACAAAGGATATATACTTCACCTGGACACATTAAGTCTTCAACAATGACACAAGCTGCAACTTGATTCGCTCCCACTGAAAAACATTCATTATCGTGATTCACTTTCTTGAATCGTTTGGTATCAAATAAGAGTAAACAACCATCTGGTTCCGTTGAAAATTCCAAACATGGAGAATTTAGCTTAGGAATAAATGTGGACTCATAGTCATGTTGCTCTAAAAATGTACATATGTCGTGATGTTTATCCGCTTCTTGTAATCCAATCACATGAGGGCTACAACGCATAAGTTCTTGAAATATATGCTCTCTACGAAAATCCCATTCTAAACAATCAGGTTGAATATCTGAGAAACCACCCTTATCAGGTCGCTTACAAGACAAACCATCAGCTAAGATATTAAATTGAGCAATCCTTAATTCACACGGTCCTTCTTCTGGAGCTGAAAATTGACGATGAACGAGCATTTTTGATTGTATTCCAAGAGGTAACGATTGCATTCCCCAGAGATAGTATATGTATATGTTTTGGTTCTAACGAATTAGAACAGTTAATTTTTTGTATATTTTTCATCGTTTATATAAATGTCACAACAACTATCAGAATTTGATAAAATGTTATTTAAGAATGGTGCAGAGGATGACTTATTAAATGGAAGCATATTAAATAATATACGTAAAGTACAAGACGGTATAAATATGTTAAAATACTATCCTGAATTGGGTATAAACATTAACGTTAGATATAGAGGTGGTTTTACTCCATTAATAATAGCAGCTTCTTATAATAGTTTACCTATAGTAAAACTTCTAATGAGTGCTGGAGCAGATCCTATGTTAAAGAATAACAATGGTGAATCTGCATATGATATTGGTGGTCCAGAAATAAAGGAGTTTATCACTAGTATTAGTAGAGTAGACCATTATACATCAGTAGAGCCATCAGCAGAAGATTGTGGTATTTGTATTGGAAAATTAAATGAACCAGATTTGTTAGATCTAAAAGTGAATGTAGTGGAACCTGTAAAATTGACAACATGTGGTCATATGTTTCATAAATCTTGTATTACAAATTGGTTTCAAACTCATACTGTCCGTAGACGTGGAGTTGATCTTATAGAATGTCCCTTATGTAGACAATTGTCATTTGGAATTTTAAAACGCAAATCGAAACGTAAATCTGGACGTAAATTGAAACGTAAATCGAAACATAAATCGAAACGTAAATCCGCAAAAATTAAGAAATGAATGTTGTTTTGGTTCTAACGAATTAGAACAGATTTTTGTTTATGTTAAATCAATCATCAATCATCAGTTAAATCAATTACTTCAATTTCTTTCTTCTTGGAAGACTTTTTCGGAGCCTTTTTCACTATCTTTTCTTCCTGAACTTCTTTCTGAACTTCTTTCTCTTTTTTAACTTCTTTCTTCTCCTCCTGTTCCTGAACATTCTCTGCATCATGTCGTACTCTCAAAAACACCGGGAATCGCGGAACACCATTTTTAGTTTTCTCAAAATATTTGTATGTCACAATGGAACCAATTGGGGGAATTTCCGACTCACTGCGTTGTTTGTCCGTAAATCCCGTACCAATCTTAAATACATGACCATCCTTATCACGAACTCGAACTGCACCGGTTAATTCATCAAGACGACCATTGCCTTGAAGATGTTCAATTACAGTTGCTTCATCATCTTCAAACGACTTGACCTTCAGAAGTGTGTTTGACCTCTTCTTTTCATAACGAGAACCTGGTTGTCGCAACATAAGACCTTCTGCACCAGAAGCTTCATATTCTGCTAAGAGCTCGTCTAAGTGTTTGCGACTAGTACACTTGACACTTGGCAAAATCTTAAAATGTTTTGGCAAGTCAAGTGCTTGTAGAAAAGCAACACGCTCTTCGTATGTACCTGAATGTTCAGGTGCGTCGAAAATCATGTAAGTCAAAGCGGACCACTCTTCCTCATTAGGCTCACTTTTGCGAACTGTACCGGTCTTTTCAAAAGCATTGCGCCCATACCAAATTTCACCATCAAGAGCACAATCAGGAGCATCCTTAAGAAAAAACTTGGGAGCATTGTAGATGTTGCCGTTGCGAGAATACAACTGGCGTCTGGTGGGATTCCAGAATGCACGCACACCGTCAAGTTTTTCAGACACCCACCAGTTGGTAGGGTCATGCTTCTTGGGGTCGTAGGTCTTAGCAAGCAACATTTTTTGGAACTTGTAGTGACTGGGTTTTGAATTTTGATTCTCATTCGCTGGAGTGTAATTTTATTTGTAAGACATTGTCGCAAATCGAAGATTTAAGAAGATTATTATCGGAAAAATTTATTTCGCTAAGAATTCTTAGAGGAATAAATATATATTAATCATATCAATGTCATTCGGAGGCCGATCGCCAAATGTTGTTCGTCGTTATGACGCGAGCCCAAACAGCAATTTGAATCCAATTACGGTTAATTTTGTAAACTCCAGTTTTGTCACACTTGAAAAGAACAAAATTCACGTGTATTTTGGCGAAAAACACACTGTGATTTGTTTTGACTCAAATGAACTTGCAAAACATGAATACGACGAGATTCACAAGTCTATCAATGATTATTACAGCAAGTAATGCCTAGTGATTGTGTATTTACAAGAAACGTTTAGATTTCTGAGTTTGGCAAAGAACACCATCTTTCACAAAGTAAATCTTGTCATCCTCGCGTTTGAACTTGAGGTTCGTCTTCGTTTTGCGACCCGAAGAACGGTCCTTTTTGTATACAGAGGCGTTAGTCTTGCCCTTTGTGTAATACATGTTTTTCTTGCTGTTGTAGTTGCTCACAACAAGAGGTTCACCAGTCTTTTTGTTGAATACAGGTGTCGTTTTGCTGCGGCTTGCACGCTTACCAAAAAAGAAGTCCATTTGTGTTTACTAATACATTCGAAAATAATATTCAAGAAATCTCGCAGGTTAAAATGTCCGCGCATATTTTCTCGATGTCTCTCGAAAATTCTCGCAGATCAAATACAAAAAACTAGACACCCCGGAAATCGTAAGCAAGCATAAAAGTCAAAAGCAAAACAAAATCAAAAAAGAAAATTAAGAAAACAAATGTCGACTGTGAAATTGACTCAAGTAACTCATCCAGAATTGAATCGCAAGGTTCTTGGTCGATTGTGGCTTCAATGGTCTCAACATTCTCTTGATCGAGCATATGCACGAAACATCGATGAAGTTTCTAGCATCATGGCGTCAGAAGGCTCTCTCGTTGAAATGGAGAAGAACAATGGCATCATTAAGAGAATCGTTGTGCGTGTGTCAGAAGACTCTGAATGGGATATTAGTTACGTTTTAGTGCCTCTGTATTCAAACTTTTACAGTGTTGTTACAGTGTGGCGAAATCATGTATCAGAACGTGATTGGTCCGAATATAAATTTGAATCAAAACCACAAGCGGCACGCGCACAACGATTAAAGGCTTATGCTTAATATACCAAATGTTTGTAAGTTATTTCGATAATTAATTTTCGGTTATATAAGTAAACATTACAAATGGGAATATCAACTCTGCATCCTTCAGGTTTCGTTGAGACAGGCGGATGCTCTGGACCTCGTTTAATTAGAAATCAACCTTCAAGAGAAACACCCGGAGTATTGCTTAATGAAGTTACTGATAAGTATGTTACACAATTTACCGTACCGTTTAGAAATTCAACAAGGGCATTGAAGGATTTTCAACTGAATTGGGAGCGTACTAGTCCCGAAGAACGAAAACAAATTCTTGACATGGTCGGATCAGTTGATGCTGGACCTAAAGGCGCCCTGAAGGGTCAGCAGAGTTTGTCTTCGGACAGCAACAATCTTCATGTTAATAACATTACCGACTTGCTTAATTCGATTATGAATCCGGATGACAATATCAAAAGTGTTTATTCAACTGATGAACTCATTAAAATGCGATCGGATGTCGATAACTGGGTTCAGGCGAGGGTCTGGTATTACCCTGTAATTGTCGTAATTCTAGCACTTGTTATTGTATTTATTGCACTACGACCGGCTGCACTTGGTCTTTGAACAATTTCATTAAAAAAATTAGTGCGGTAACCAATAAGTTCATTGGGTAAAATGAGCGTTGAAATTAAACTGACAAAAGAACTAAAGAAAGACCTAGAAAAAGAGCTCAAAGAGCCAATTAGTGAAATTCTTCAAAAGTACAAATTGACTTGTGAAGAATCACAAATGAATTTGTTATGTGATGACTTGATGAAAATTATGAGAAAGACGATTAAAAAAGAAGCGAAAAAAACTGCTGAAAAAGTCGAGAAGGTCGTGGAAAAGACAACAGAAGAAGCGCCGCAGTGTGTAGCAGTAACAAAAAATAAAACGCAGTGCACTGCGAAAGCAAAATCGGGCAGTTGCTATTGTGGTCGCCATAGTAAACTTGCCGATGCACCACCAGCGGTCGAAGACCCCGAAAAACCAAAAACAAGATGTTGTGCAAAGACTCGTGGTGGTGGCTGCACAGAAGAAGCTTCATTCAGACCCGAAGGTGCTGTTGGTCGGTATTGTTATCGTCATGTAAATTCCTGGAAAACTCATGAATCGTAAATTACATTTCAACAGAAAATTCTTCGCTGCGCTTTTTCCTATAGGCCTTATGAGCCTTCTTGAATAAATCGGCACTTGGTTTGTCAAGTACTGAACATAACAAAGAGATATCTTGGTATCTCACGTGATATGTTTCAATAAACTCAAGATAATCCACAGGCCTAATTATATAACGAAGAATATACTGTAACTCGTCGAGTTTATCAAAGACCTTCATATTAGAACCCTTTTCGTAAACGAGACCTTCGGAACTTTCTTCGATGTCCTCCAAGTCTTCGTCCACTTTCTTTGTCACATTAATAGCAAATTTTGCGCCATTTGCAGCACCAAGACGTTCTAGTTTTCTTATTGGTGCTATTGTGCCCAAAATGCAGCTACTGTTGGTAATACAATAGTCGTCCCAACAATTAATGCTTCGAATATAACCGTCAATTATGTGCGATTCGGATATTGAATCAATAATCTGTGATATCTCTGACAGTGAATTGTCATTGCCTTTTTTTGAAGTAACCTTTTTAGACCATCCGTACACATTTGCAAATACAACACTGTTTGTATATAATGAGCACATATCAAGGACTTCATCGAGCGGACCGTCCTTGATCAATTGTAATGTTTTCGAAATTTCATATTTGAAATCGCGAAATGAAGTCAGTAAACCGATTGACAAAGATTCAAGTACTTGCCGAATGTCGCCATTGCATTTTTCTGCAAGTTCCTTAATAATTTTATCGGTCAATTTCGCATGTGATTCTAACGGTCTTGTTAGTCTACAAATTTGAAGAATTTCATCAGAAGTATATGGTCGCATTATCACTTCGGTGAGCATATTGTTATGTCGCGCTGGCTTTTTAAATTTCATATTGTTGGTAACTAATATCATAGGTTTTGACTTGGGCTCCTTGTTCACATATTCAAAAACTTCTTGATAACTCTTCAATGTGTTATCAAAATCTTTAATAAGAACAACAAGTGGTCTTGCTGAAGAATCAATGTAAGAACCCATCGATCCAAGTGATATAAGTCGACCAAGACTACTTTCAGAAAATTTAGTGTAAACTTCTTGACTGTCTGGGTAATAATCAACAAAATCATAATTGGCTTCGGCTATACATCGCATGATTAACGTTGTTTTGCCGCAACCTAGAGGCCCTTTTACAATTAAAATCTTCTTGGAGCTCTGCGACCCAAGGTCTCGCGCAAAACTCTGCAAAAAATCGAGAATGTCTTTCTTCATTTCGTGATTTAATTCGACATACTGGCCATCGATTTCTTTTTCTTGTTGCTGTTTTTCAAGTGTCTTGTTAATCTTTTCGTTGAAAACAATGTCGTCATCATCGAAAAGACATCTTGCTGAACTTCGCGACATGTTTGTTATAATTCTTATTCGTTATTGACACTTTGTTAACCCAGAATATTATTTACGCTAAATCGTTAGCATGTATATCATTATTGGTTTAATGGACTTGTCAAATTCATCATCCGAGTTCGATATTAACGGCCTATTTGAAATCCATGTTTCAGTATCTGAAAAGGATATTCATAATTTTCTTCTATTTTGTAGTAAGAAACATTATAAACCAATTTATGCAATTTCAACTGATATGGTGCCTCAATTAATGCTTTCCAAGTTTAAGCACTCTGAAAATGTTGATGATGTTATCGAAAAAGCGCGAAGAATTGCACAAGAACTTGTCGATGAACACATTGGCGTTGTTCGAATTAAGGTTGAAGCTTCTGCATCAAATGAAGGTGTCCCAAAAGTACCTTTTCTTAAAAATTCTTGGAGCCCAGAACATTATTTCGAATGGCATATCAAATATATTGCAAATGACATTGATAAGGATTATCTCCTTTTGAAAAAATGTGTCGACGAATATCCAACCATTGATGAACACTCTCGTGTTTTTGTAAGCTACAATGCTCTCAAGTGTTATCCGTGTATCAAACCAATCGTAACTTTAAGAGTATCCGGACATGTAGGTTCTCTTAATGCAATTTGTTATAAAGATAGTCTCATGATTTATCTTAAATATTGTGGTTACGTTACACATGAAGCAATTCAATTTGAGTTCTCGGTATATGACAATAATTTATCACTAGATGACAAGATTGAGTCTTCATGATAACTTCTCAAAAGTCTCGTGGGCAGATGTAGCAGAGTAGAAAGAGAACAATACATAAGAACATTGAGATACCTTCTCGTTCAGTCATTTATGTGTTAATTTAAAATTAACAATAAAATAAATGGCGAAATTTAGTTGTCATTGGCCTAGGCCAACGATAAGTGTATTATAGGTTAAGTATTATAGGTTAAGTATTATAGGTTAAGTATTATAGGTTAAGTATCTAGGCAATTTGTTGCCGCGAAAATCGAAGATTTTCTTAGTCAAAGAACTTCGGGTCAAGTTTCAAAACGTAATCTACTGGTCGGAATACCACGCGGAACGCATCATCATCGGCTCTGCTAATTTTGCGTTTCTCATCAAGTTTATATACTGACCAACCATCATCTGACCATTCTGAGGGCTTCCAATCCTCAACATCTGGTGCTGGTATATCAAACTGCGGCGCTCTGATGCTTAAGGACTCAGTCCATGCCTTCAAGTCCTTCTTGTTAATCAAGTTGCGTCGGCTTGGGTCAATGTTCTTCTGCTGACCATTCACAAAGTTGCTGTATGCAGGTGGAACATCATTCAAATCAAGGTGGTAGAAGAGAGCCTGTCGTCGTGCCGCAGTTGAGGAAACTTCGGTGTCACTTAAAATATTTGTCGCGATTTGGATTGAGTGATCAGAACCAATAAACACAGAGGTATCGGGATTAATGTAGTACTCGCCCTTGCGCAACTGGCGCTCCTTGCTCTTTGTGTCACCAGTAGCAATCGTGGCATAGCCGCCAATCGCATATTTGGTGCCATTCTTGCTCGCGTCAGCATTAAAGCAAGCATCACCAGGAACACAAGGCACTTGCTTCTTGATCGTACCGTTATAGTAAACCACATTTTCTTGATAGCTAGAGCCAAGGTATTGGAGAACATCTTTCATCGAAATATTGTAGACGTGTTCTTTCGATTCAATCATTGGATAATAATAACGAGCAGTATTCAAACGACCTTGTGTCTGAGTCTTCACAATCGTCTTGCTGTACACAGTATCATAATACTTGATCATTTTCATAATTCTTTCGTACACCGTGCGATCCTTCTTGCACAAGTAATCAATTAGGACCTCTGGCAATACTGTTGAAACTTGTTGGTAAGAGACTTCATCTTGCAATCTCTCATTCACATAAACGGACTCAACATGTTTATATACTCTGTAGTACGGCTCAATAGTCTTCGCCAAAAACTCAAAAGCGAGGACTTGTTTTGGATCTTCCACAAAGTATTCTGCATCGTGTTCTTCAATCATCTTCTTATGTTCTTTGCAAAAGTATGTACCACGAACACAATCACGTCCGCAATAATAGCCCTTGGCAGTCTTTGGCAATTTCTTCTGCTTAATCGTGTCCTTGTCCAAGGGATGTTGGCAGAATGGTTTCATGTCAATCTTGTCAGTGTACTTCATAAACTTCACAGCGTCAGCAGAAACTCGGATAAAGCCTGCCTGAACAAGAGCTCGAAGTTTGACAAGGTCAATCTTGCTGGAGACCTTACCGGTGGCTTCATTCTCGCTGATGTCCTGGTACATGCTAGGCAAACTAGTATTCTTGATGTGATTTAATCTTGTGATCACCTTGAAGTGTTCAACCTCGTAAACTGTATGGAATAGATTTTGTCTCTTTTCTTCACTCATTGTTGCATAGACTTGGCGCGAAATCTGAGACTTGATATTCGCCGGCAAGTCCTCATAATTCAACGCCTTGTACTTCGTCTTGAGTTCTTCAAGCATGCGCTGATAATCTGCGACAATCTTTGACCAGTATACAGTATCCTTTGCATATACTGGTTTCCATTTCCAGATATCCTTCGAGAGACCCTGACGCTCCTTCTGGGTTCTCTGTTTATGTAATTCCTCGCGAATCAGATTGTAACGGGACACTTCCAAATTACGCGTGGCTTGTTGTTTAATCGCATTGATAATCGCCGGGTTCTTACGCGAGGTATCCACGATAAACTCCTTTGCTTTTTGTACAGTCATGAGCCACTCATGAATCTTGTTGGAGTCACTTGGCATCCAAGTCCAAACATTTGTCTTGATGTTTCCAACAAGCTCCTTGTTCATCATCTTGTTATTCACAAGCGCCCAAACATTGTCATCGTGGTCAAACTGGGAATCCTTCGCAACCTCCAAATTGCTCTTTGATTCCTCGTACGGGCTTGTGTGAGTAGTCACAATAAAATCATACACAGGAGGCATCTTATTTAGGAGGACACCAACCTTCATTTTGTAAGCTCTGTTAAAATATACAGGGTCCTTCAATGTAATTTCAATATAATTTTTCGACATGCTTAATGCGGCATCTGGGTCAACGATTACTTCTTCTGTTCGTGGGTGTCCCGCAACCATGTGCGTGCTCTTGATCAACGTCTTCTTGCGAACGATGCGCCAAGGCAATTGGTTCGGGTTCAACTCAGATACACGAGAAGTCAACCAAGTAGACATTGAGCCATCACGCAAGTGTTCATGTAACATCTTTTCTTGTTTTTCCGTGAAAATAAGTGGCTGCATGGGTCTCGTCGGGTCATAGTAGGGAACAGGATACATAATTGAGTGGTCAGTATGTACACGAATCTTTTTAGTATTTTCCATAGCTGGTTTGTGTCTCAACTTGGCAATGATGGTCTCTTGTTCCATCTTTAAAATGTAATACTCGTTCGACGACAACACAAACATATTTTTAAATTTAATGAAAAAGTCAACATTCAAGGCATCAACAGTTTCGGGCACATAATCATCAACGTTGCCCACCAGTTGATTATAAATTCTAATGTAATATCCAAAGGGTTGTTTGTAATAGGGATGTGATGGTCGCCCAATTCGGTAGGCATAATAAAGAACATTGAGAAGGTCAAAAACACTAAGTCTCAAATAGAACCAACCGCGCATATCCATATCGACTGGCTTGTAAGTGCTCGTCATAAACGCAGAGCCATTCTCGATAGTCTTAATCCAGAGACCTTGTTTGACTTTCTCAAAGTCCAACTCTGGCATTGTAATAATATCGTTTTTGTATTCGATCACGTAATCCTTGTAAGCACCTTTCGGCAATATAACAAGTGGTTCATAGACTTTTTCAATCTTCGTGGAGCCCTCGTAGTGCACAAGAACAGTTTTGGTAATATCCTGGAGGACTTCGTTAATAATCAAAGCAAGTTCCTTGTCTGTGCCAGAACCAAGTTTCTTAAATAAGGCCGCAGAGGCTTCCGCAAAGGCATCATCAGACGCAAAGTTAATGGCATAGTTTGTCGCAAAGTCAAATGCAACAATGCAATCGAACAAACTCTTGAGCAACTTGTTAAGTTCTTTCGTCTTGTCGGTCTTCTTCTTCTTCGAACTCTTCTCTTCGCCAAACACAATCGCTTTTACATCACCAAGCAATTTGTCGTAATACTTCTTCAACGAGGTCTCTACAGATTTCGACTTGTAAACTAACTTTCCACGATATCTCTGATCATCAAACGAAAACATATCCAACACAAGGCGCACATTTTCATCATATTCGCTTGCATTTCTCGAAATGTCGAGAATGAACTTTTCAATGGCATATACGTAAAACATGTTCACACGATTCTGTTGAGCACTCTGCGAAGCCAATCGCAAAGTCAGACTTCTAATTGTTCTTGCAGACATTTCAAACGTCGGTACATTCTTCAAAAGTCCGGCAACAAACACTTGTTCCTTGTTTGTCAACTTGCGTCCGGCCTCGCGCGCACTAAGAACATACTTGCGGAAAACATTATAATTATTCAAACAAGTCAACAAATGGGCATTAGTCATCTTCTTGGTATCATCGTCAAGCATTTCCGCGGTGATAATTTGTTTGAGAAGTCCAAAGTTGTCAATAGAGAGAACATGATGTTTGAATGGCACTTTGTATTTCTTCACAATGCGACTCTTCTCAACCTTCTTCTTATAATCGCTAATGTTCTTGTTATAGTTATCAATATATTTGTAGACTGGTGCAATGTCAGGTTGAAAGTCTTGTACAACTTCAGTAATCTTGGAAACTTCTTCAGAGTTGTCCAAAAGGTCTTTAACCGACAACGTACCGTTGACCAACTTGTAAACCAAGTCACTACTGTGATCAAGAACATACATGTACTCAATCATTTTGGTAATCGCGCTAATGTCTTCAATGTTACTAATATTAATCGGACCACCAGAATTCGACGCCAAAACACTGTCAAAAATCTTTTCCACTGCACTATCAACAACATCATTTGGCACCTGGTACTTTGACAAAATCTGGCGAAGCTTCTCGCGATGTTCACACGTGGGTGCCAACACAGTCTCAGCACGAACAGGCACCAACTTTTTTAATCTTTTAATCATTTTATCAGCGACGTGGTCTCCCAAATACGCACTAATTTTTTGCATTTTCTGATAATTTACATTTGCAAGGTCGTTGTCCAACAAAGCACTGGCATACAACGAGGTTCGGTAGGCAACAAGGAAATCGTTAAAGTCAGTGTACAAGACCGATGACTTCATCAGCTTTGAATCTTCGGTCACAGAGTACTCCGTACACCACCAACCACGGCGAGTAGAACCATATTCAGAGCCGTTGACTGTGTCCGCTGGATATACAAAGACAACTTCCTGAGTCTTGCTCTTTGAATCATAACCCGCAGGTGCTTTCTTGTATCCATTGGAGCTCTTTTCGTAGACTACATAATTAGCGTACTTTCCTGCAGCCGCGGCCCGTTTCCTCGTCTTTTCAGAAAAGTGAACAGATTCGGCGGACTCTTTCTTCTTTTCGGCCGCGAAATCAGATGGCAAATCGCTCTTGCGAACCAATCGCATAAACTGATGCCCCTTTGTATTATGAAGTACAAAGTGAAATTCACGAAGTCCATCGGCCATTTTTGCAAGCCCAACCTGAATAGCATCGCCAATGCTAGTATATACAACAATCGAAGAATACAGTTGGTTAAGTAACATGTCACGTGGCACAACAAACTCTTGACCATACGTCTCTGGTTTCTGAGCGAGTTTGTTATAAGTATACGTCATGTCAACCGACGCAGCATCCACAATGTTCGTAGTCACAACACCTTCGTTATCCAAAGGAGTTACGACAGCCTCGCGATTCACAAAGTCCAAGTCCACTGGAATAGTTTCCTTGCTTTTTACGAGCGCCAACTTTGCATCAAAGGACATTGCATCAGGGTCTTGGTTGTATTTTCGAACAATCGCATTAATAGTCTCCGCAAACATTTGTCGATGATTGTCATTGTAATGCAAAACACCGTTTGCATAAGCCCAGTTAGTCAACGCAGTAACCTTCTTGTAATATAAGTGAGGGCTTCCAATATATTTAAAGTTGAAAATCGAACGAACGGACTTGCGGTCTCTTGAAATCACCGACCAAAGTTCTTCGGCAGGCATGCTAACTAGAGAGCCAACTGCGAGTTCATTTTCTGCAAAGTACTCGTTAGGTTTAGCGTGCATCGGCTTGAGAGAACCCACCTTTGGATTTGTAGGACCTTTGCTAGAGATTGACATTTGGCGCTTCACCGAAATTTTCCTAATTGCAGTTTGATACTTGGTTCCAGGCTCATTAAACAAGTCATTTAACGATTGAGTCACCATTGCTTTTGCTTCCTTGATATTTTTCGCTTTTTTCGGTTCTTCTACTGCACTAATTTCATCACCAGGTTCATTAAAATGACGAACAACTTTCTTGTAATGTTTCTCACCTGATTGCTTGATCATAAAAGTTACAACATTCGACTTCACTGAAACAACCTCGCAACCATAAGTCTTGTAGAAGAATTGTTGACCAGGTTCAAACTTGTAACCAGGGCTATCTTTCACAAACTTCAGAAGCAAGTCATTATCCGGTAGCTCAACACGACCAGTTACATTAGGAGTCATGCCAAAACGGTAAATGGACTCACTGTTCTTGTACAATTGTTCAATGTATCGCTGAAGGGCCACTTTTTCGGGATCAACAGTTGTTGCAGACACTGCAATTGTTTTTGCAATCTTATTCGGTTCTGTGATCGGTTTGGCCTTTCTGCTCGATTTTACAAGGTTCTTGGTGTCAAAACTCTTTGGTAAAGTAAACGACGCAATATCAGAGGGCATATGCACTTCAACATTTTTCTTTTTCACAGTGTAAGGTTCCGTGTGGATAAAGGCTCCATACTTTTTAATGATTGCAACAATCGACCCAGTTTCAAACACACGAAAGATTTCATCAGTTGTTGCAGATTCGTCGGCATTAATAATTCGCGAGTAAATCTGCTTCAAGTCGTTCACATTGTTTTCACTGTATGCTTCTATTTGTTTTTCACTATGGGCAACATCTTCAAGGGACTTGATACTGTGGCATTTATCAAGAACACGCGCATAATCTTCAGGAGTAATGTTTGTGACAATAAGACCATCATTGTACATGGTCATAAACTGCTGCATACGAATCATTTTTAACTTGAGAAGTTCAACAACGGAATCATACGAATCTAATTCAGCAACAGTGTCATCGTCCTCGCCAAGCAACTTGTGAAATTGAGAGGCACTAATTCGCTCCGACTGAAGATATTCCTCAAGAATGACTTGTTTTGACAAAGAGTCTCCAAGAATCGACTTGAGAACCGCAATGTCCAACTGAACATTGTGAACCGATGGCAACGTGACTTCAAGACTCGAGAGGCGATTAAATCGTGCCTCTAGATCCGAATCAAATCCGTGCACATTTGTATCGGTCGCGACAATTGTCTTAACTTGATTCACACAGAGGCGAATCGCTTTACCCATAAAAGTGCCCTTGTTTCCTCGAGTGCTGCTAAGTGCATTAGTCATTGCCTCATACAGTTTCTCTAGTTCTTTCTCGATTTGCTTTTTGGTTTTCTCGAGAAGGTTGGGATACATTGCTGAAATATATTGATCGAAAAAAGGAAAGAAATCAAAGACTCGGTCAAGATCTTCCTTGTTTGTTTCGAGATCAGCAAACCATCGATTAAATCTTGTAATTGGATCAATCACTCGGCCCTCAACGTCAACTTCTTCTTCAAGAAGTTCGGCATCAGATTCATTAACATTAACATCCAGAATGTCTTCATCTTCAACATCGCCGACTTCCTCAATATCATCAACATATGTTTCACGCATTTTATGTTCAGGTACCGAGAGATTCATTCTCGCTGCCTCTGCTAATGTTTTTGGCATGTTCGACATTTTCACTTATTTTTTTGAAGTACCTTTATAATAGTCAGGGATAACATTTTTTTGCGAAAGTTGAAATGTCAAATTGAAGCTCTGAAGCTTCTAAAAGCTTATAAAAAGAAACGAAAATTCAACAATTAAACAATTAAACAAACAATGACTTTAATTGTGCCTTGGCAACGAGCCTGGCAACACCAAAGTGACCCTCAAAAAACGCGACACTGTGACATTTCCTGTAATTAGTAATGGTACCAAAAATGAGACCATCTTTTAACAATATTTTGACAACTTCGTGACGTCCAAGATAGCAAGCGACTTGAAGACAATCGTTAAAGTTGTCGTCAGGACACTTTGCAAGAAATAGCTTGACTAATTCGATTCGATTTTTCTTACAGGATTCAAAGAGGCACTCGTGAAAATTATCTGCGCCTCTATCAATTAGAGTCTTGACAACAGTAATCATAGAATCATTACTCGCGCTGCTGTCAGAAACCCATACTGAATCATAACAAATATCATAGAGACAAGAGTTCATGTTGTTTGCACCATTTGAAATCAGTAAATTAATTAGTTGAACAAGCTCATCAAGGCGTTGTTTTCGAGAATCTGAGTATGGAGTATATGCTGCAAATACTGAACGAGCACTGTAACAAAGTTCTGCAAGACATTCGTTCATAATTCTCGTGTCAATTTCGTTGCCGTTTGATTTCAATTGTGAAATAACAAATTTTGCAACTTCAATACTGTAAAAATTTTGACAAATAATTCGAAGTGCATATGCCCAATTAGTTTTCAATTTAAGACCTAACACTGTTTCTTGTTCAGCAACTTTTCGAGCTAACAATTGTAACACATTTACAGGACACGAAGCATGAACTGCATTATAAATACAGTCATCCCACTCGATTACGACATTTTTCGATAGAGCTTGATCGATAAAATATTCAAATAATTCCGCGTTGTTAACGGTTTCGCGAATAAATTCTTTGTAGTTATTTGCACCGCTATCCACAAGAATTCTAATGAGCACCTCGGCACTTTTTTGTTTTGATTTTTTGTCAAGATAAAGAACTTCGCGAAGACCAGCGTTTAAATACTCAGTTTGATAGATTTTAAAATACATGGAAAGTCCGGTAATAATTCTGCGAAGGAACTCAATATCTTCATCGCGAGAACCATTTTTGTAAACAGTCTTGCAGACGTCAACAAAGTAATCACGCGTGAAAAATTGGAAATTGTTAGGCATTTTATGTTACTTTATGATGAAATCAAGTGCATATAACAGGTCTTTATGATTTTTTGCATAATCAAAATTGTAGACATAATTCAAACAATTCGACACAATATCATTTGGCATTGGTAATTCGTAGAGACCAACTACGTAGTCTCTAAATTTATCTCCGTGTGTCATTGCTAACACATAAGCCGAACGAGAATAATAAGTATCATAATTATTACAAATATAAAGGATCTCATTAAACTTGAATTTTTTCAATTGGTCAAGTAAAAATACTGCATTATAGTACCAACAATCTTGAACAGATCCTATTTCAAGAAGATACTTTATGACATTAAAGTGACCATTTCTTATTGCTGCAAAGAAACCATCTTCAATGATGCAGTCAACTTTATTTTCACTAAGACCTGTCATTGATTTTTTGATCTCATATGTTCCAATGCATAAGAAATTGCTATAAATAATTCCAGTTGGAAATAATCGAAGTGCTGTTCTATGAAGTGCTTGTACAATATCAAGATGACCATTAGAACAAGCTTCAATGAACCCGTCAGTAACATCAATTTTAACTCGACACAATATTGGCAACATGATGTTCATCGAGCCCATTTTACATGCATTATTGAATAAACGTTGTGGATCTATGCGAAAATTGAGTTCGTCAGCAGCTGAAGTATCTTGTAACATTTTTAACAATTTCATTTCTGATTTCGCGTCGATTTTTTTCTTTCGTTTCGCAAGCCATGATTCGTGTTTGTCCATTCTTCAGATAATGATTTACAATCAGACACAAATGTCTGGATGCTTGTATTTTTTTGTTTTGTTTATTTTGATTGCTTTGGTTTGATTAATTTTTCCTTGAATAACTTCTTTGCTAAATACATTGCGATTCTATAATTGCGAGACTTGAATGCCATAACAAGCGCTTCGCGATAAGAATTTTGCAAATCGTGTTTTTCGAGCAAGTATTTTACAATCTCATAATGTCCCCATCCACAGCACTCAACAAATAAATTTGTCCAAATATCTGGATTATAACATGGATTATCATTGCGGACATATGGATCCACAAGACGAACAATATCTGGATGATTTCCAAGACATGCCATCCTAAATGCATGGTCAAAATCAACAGATGAATCATCAAATAACACCAGCATTTTTATTTTATCAAGAATCAGCTGAACAATTTCAGGGAGTCCTGCAAGACAACAATTTGTTAGACAATGATCAAAGTAACCATTATCACCGGCTCCGGCATCAAGCAATAATTTTGAAAGTTCGACATGACCATGATCGGTAGCAACAAAGAGACCTTCATTCAATTTTAATTTGTAACCTGTATCCAAAAGTATTTTAACGGCATTGATGGAATTTTCTCGACACGATCTTATGAATAACAATTCTGCCACTTTTTGATTTTCCTTGTCGATATCACTTAAAATGTCACGGACGGTGTCAAATGAACCTGTGCGAACGGCTTCATTTAACTTGCCCGTGAGATTCACTATTGGTGCAATCGCGCGTACTTCTTCCGAAATTTTGTCGGTCATTTTGCAGGTCATTTGTGGTTTGTCATTCGGAAATCTCGACCAAGACAATTTTTGTAAAGATTTAGGTTTAGTGGATTTCGTTTAGTGTTCCTCTTCGTAAATAAGAACATAAGCAGTATTTGAGTTGAATTCTTTTTGAGAATTTATAAAGTTCTGAATTGTAGTATCATCGGCTCGATGAATTGCAGTCTCTTTAATTATGTCAGTGACATAGTGGCCGCTATTGTGTGTATGACCAAGATGATGAATCACATAGGCAAGTCTGTATCCAGATAAAAGGACGTCATTTGTTCGAAATCTCATATAACGTTCAAAGGTTATATGAGTTTTATTTTTGGTGTCAGATAGCATAATATTAAATCGATTCAAGGTAATGACAAAGCGCTTTGGAAAGGACAAGAAATTAGTTTTTTTGATAACATTACATTTTGTCTTACACGATTCACAATTATAATCTGAAATTATTTCCGGTTTCAGATAATTTTTGATGCACTCATTAATATGCATGCTCGTGACGCTCGCATGGGCGCTCGTTACACTTGTCTGGTCGATGTCAAGAACGATGTTTTGAAAGGTACTAAAAGAGTTTTGGACAAAGCGGCATTTTGAACATGTTAGTTTTGTGATAAATTGACCCATATAAATGTCATTTATGAATGAATGACCAAGTTTTGAGAACTGTTGCAGCAGTGATTTTTTCGACATTGATTCAATATTTTTGTCGTGGCGACTGAGAGTTTTAAATGCAGAACCGGAAGAACTTACAGTCATTTTGTCATCGAGAATGTCTGTCTTATCTTTAATGTCTTCATGAATACAATCGAGAAGAAAAAACAGTGTTTCGTGAGCATCGTTTTGCATGTAAATGTTTGCAAAATCCTTGTTCTTCTGCGACAAAATAGTAATAATTTCTCGTAGAATTTGAACATTGTTAAGGACTTTGAGACGTAACAAAAGCGTGAGCAATATGCTTTTTGAACGATGCTTTTCTGCAGTTTCAAGAAAAAGAGAATCATTAAGAATACATTGAAGTGCACTGTTTAAATAACAAGTGTTTCCTAGATTTGCAAAACCTGAGATATCGCTCACAGGTCCAATTGCAGGTCCTGAATTATTTTGGACTGGAACTGTCTGGCCCTGAATTCGAATAAAAGAACCGTCCATTTTACGTTAAGATTTACAAATCCCTGATATTTGTTAGTCCTGATAATTTTTTGTGAGAATGCAAAGTAGTGATGTAAATATTAAGTTATAAGAAGGATGGAAAATATGAGAAGAAGCAAATGATTTCAAAAAAAATATTTTGGTACATTAGGAACAGATCCATATTAGGATAAATCAAAATGTGCTCTAAAGAATCACAAATAATGAAATGGCTTATTGATAATAAATTATACACGCATGTAAAAGATAAAGAAGACCTCCGAGTAGCAAGTCATACGTTGTATAATGGTGGAGTAGTTTATTTGCCAGAATCAAAAACATCAGAATATGAATACAAGTTTTTAAGTCATTATGCAAAGGATCTTGCAAACGGTGTTGATCTGCATTTTATTGAACAAAGACCTGCACCAGAATCTCCAGCAAAAGGTATATATAAATATATGGTTGACTTGGATATTTATGATGATTATTATTTAAGCGATAAAGAATTCATTGAACTTGGTCAAATTATCACAAATGTAGTAAATCAATTTTACGCCGAGTCAAGTTATGATGCAATTTTGTGTAAAAGCGCACCAAAAATGAAAAACGGACGTACACATTCTGGTTTGCATATGATATTTCCGAAATTATTTGTGAATAATGAGATTGCGAAAATGTTTAGAAGTGCAGTCATTCAACAATTTGAACAACTTAAAATTAGAGCTGGACAGGATTGGGCCACACAATTTGATATTTTGATTTATGAAGGTGTTGGTTATACAATGGTTGGATCTTCAAAATTAGAAAAACCAAGAAGAGTTTACATGCCTTTTATTATAATTGATAAGAATGGCAATTCGCTTGATGCATATTTGAATAGGCTTCTACAAAATCCACTTGATCTTATGTTGGATACAAGTATTCGTTACATTCCAGATAATGTGAAACATGACACATTTGACGGTTGTCGACCAACAAAAGTTCCGGAATGGTTCAAAGAGAATGAACACCTTGTAAGACCGGTCATGCGTCGAAAAAGCAATTCTGTAAAGTGTATTGGCGTTGATAAGGACTATGTTTATAAGATTATTATTGACACACTTCGCAAAGCACCAAAAGTATGGTCTCACAACAATTATTCTGATGTAACAATTAAAACAATTCAGCGATATCCTGACGCAAGTGGACCAAACTGTGGCAACTTATTAATTGTTGTTAATTCGAAATATTGCATGAATCTTGGTCGTGAGCATAATAGTTGTGGTATATACTTTCATGCAAATAGAAAAGGTATTTGTCAAAAGTGCTTGTGCCCTTGTAATAATTTGCAAGGTCGTAAGAATGGTCTGTGTAGCGGTTATACAAGTTCATATATTCCCTTTCCTGAGGAATTTTTGGAAGTTCTGTTTGACAAAAGACTAAAGTTTGAAAAGGTCAAGTTTCGTGATGAACATGACAAATGCGAAGACAAGTGTGATACAAAATGCGAAGAAACGTCTAGTGTCAAATGCAATAACACGAAGTGCGAGCACATGTGTGAAGAAACATGTGATGTAGATTGCAACGATTTTCAGGAAGAATTCGAAGAATCAACAAGCGAAGAAACTGCGGTATTTCGTGAAGACACAGAATCAGCTAATACGCCAACAAAGGTAGAAAAACCGGCGCGAAAAAATACGGCGAAAGCACCAAAAGAACCAAAAGAACCGAAAAAAGCAAAAGAGCAAAAGACAGCGAATGCGCCAAAAGAGACCAAAGAACCAAAAGCACCAAAGATCATAAAGCCCAAAATCGGTAAATATCAACCAGGAATGACGGGGAAGCAAATCGCAACAACAAATTATCAGAAAAACGTAGGCAAACTACTTAAACGAGCGTTAGAAATACAATAACAAATGCGACAAAAAACAAATTACGGTAATGTCAATGTTGGTATCGATATCACAAGGCCATGTTCGAAATCACGTTTAAGTCAAGCAAGTATCTTCGTCAGGTCTTTGAAACCATTTCTATTATTTCTTCGAATGTGAATCTTAATGTTTCAAGTGAAGGTATTTCTATGAAAGTTCTTGATTCTGACGTTATTTACTCGATTACTTTTCTTAGCAAAAAGGACACGGATAAATATGTTTTTGAAGCACCGGTTGACGACGAAGCAGGTCAACTGGACTCAATTAACATTGGTATCAACTTGGAAGACCTTTGTAAATTTCTTAAATTTGCAGATGGTCAAGTCACGTTCAAATACAATCCAGATGATGCTAGTGAAGACGTCGAAGCACCTCTAAAGGTGTCAATGAATAAGAACAAGACCAAGCTTGAACTAGCACTCACTGATGTTGATATCAATGAAATGAATGCGAAAGAATTTGATAGCAATTACATTTTGTCAGTAAAACCTGACAAGTTTTTGAAAGTAATGGCTAATTATGCATCTATTGGTTCTAATGATCTTGATATGCACATTATTAATGACAAGTTTCACTTCAAAGTCACAAATAATAAAATTGTTTGTGAAGATGAATATGAGACAGATGATCTTCAAATTATTGAATCTGCCGAAATTTCTCGACGATACTCTATTGCGCATATACAAAAAGTTTGCAAAGCAGGGTTTTTTTCGGATAAAATGCAAATTAAGCTAGGCATTGAAGCTCCCTTGACGTTTTATTATCAAAATGACAATGGTTCCTACATACTTTACTATGTAGCTCCAAAAATTGATCAAGATGATTAAATAGTCTTCGATTAAGGCCTGACACATAGTCACTGCGAAAATCTTCGCTGCGAAAATCTTCGATTTTCTTTATTGGTGATATTGTAAATGATGCACTTAGTATCAACCATTGCAACACATGGGCATGCCGCTGCGGCAATTGCAGCATATGGTCCAATGGGTGTCTTTGTATGCGCTATAATGTACGGTACGTGGTATATGGTTTCAGATATTAATCAGGCAAATGTTGAAGTAATCGACGATAGCGTCGTTAATAGTCTTTTGCAAAGTCCTCGCACTGAAGTTCGAGAAGGACCTCGCGCTGAAGGATCTGCTCGAGACCTCTCGCAGAGCTCTTGTGCTGAAGGATCTGCTCGCCCATCCAGGCCAAGAGCTCTTGCATTCCACACGAGACATAATTCCTCACAGGAAATTTTGTCAGAAAAACATCATGATGTTGCAAGTCTTGAAAGCATTGAAGCATCAGCAAAGTATTTCGAAGATGTCGATTAAGAATTAGTTCTTATCATTGTATACACACGTACCTTCCGAACACGGTGTAGTTTTAATAGAGAAACCACAGTACGTCTTGGGTTTAAGCGCAAAGTTTTCAGGTTTGTATAGACCAAGATAGCTTGCCAGGTGAGTGACATAACTAAAATTCTCATAAAATTCGTCATTGTGTCCATATGATTCACTCATGATATGTGCCAATTCGTGCAAAATAACAAACATGGATGTATTCATATCTTCAAAGCCATCAGCACCACGAATACAAATTCGAAGTTCGGTGCCTTTATTAATCGTCGATGCAACCGAAGAATCCCATGAAGAGGTTTCCCTTAGTTTACATCGAGACCATCTACTCTTCAAGCGCTGTGCAATATAAATGTTAGGCAACGATTCTGTGTACATATAATCAACCAATGTGTTTATTCTAGTATTTAATTCTGCGAGATATTGAACTGCAGTTCTTGTGTCGTCATTTACTGGTTTTGAAGTCACTGTTAAGGCGTTAAGCGGTGTATAAGCGGTCAACGAATTGGCCCTTCGGACTTGATATGTTTTATTATCTGATGGATTATAAACACGAATAGTGTCATCTTGTGATGATAAATATGCATAAACAAACAATGATGCAAATATAATAATTGTGACAACAATTGCAGTTTTTACGTTCATTGTAGGCCGCAGATTCTTCTATTAATAATCAAGATATTATTTGTCTGCAATCGCACGGTTCCTTGCACAGATATCACTATCTGACATCTCAAGTATTGGATGATATGCCAGTAAAGGACCTGTGACATATTTTTCCAAGTGATTCTTCACAAAAACATCAACAGCTGTACGCATCGGTTCCTTTTCAAGCACCTCAAATAAGTACTTGGCAGTTTTTGGACTGATACAATATGCGAAGCCTCCAAACCAATCGAATAAATATGCGCTACTGGTCTTTGGAGTACCGACAGAGTCATTGATGAATTTAGAAACATGAGAACGTTCTTGAGCACGAAGAAGACTTTTCGATTGCACATGACCAGAAAATGTCATTATATTTGTGTGAATTGGCAAGACGTCTCCTGCACCAATGTAGACCACTCTGTGTTCAGATGAGTCTTGAAGAGCATCCAAAAGATCTTGTTCAAATTTTGGCCAATTTCGATGACCAAGACCGTCTTCGCGAAATAAAACATCATCTTCGAAAATGAGACCTGGCTTACCGGATTCAATAATCGCCGACCACGCTTTCATGTGACTAATTGCACATGCCATGACTCGAGGATTTTCATAATCTGTTTCTCTTGAAATGTACTCTGCGCCCAATGGTCTCGAGCAAGACTCTGCGAGATTTTCCGACCTCAAGTCATCCATGGTCTTATCGGATCCGTCAATTGCTTGAACAACTGTTAATGGAATCCTTGGACCAAGTGTTTCGAAATTCTTGTTAAAATTATGAAGTCTATCTGCTCGTTTTTCGAGATTAATGACGTATGCTTGCATGGTCTGTGATTGGTTTGTTATTTACTCGAGAAAAATGAAATGATGACGAAACGAACAAAAATTTTCTAGGGCCAGTTCAACTACAAGAATTCTTATAAACTTATCAAATGCCGATTCGAATTCGATATGGCACCACAGATATGCACGCTAATAAAATTTACGAATACATGAGAGAACCATGTATTATTACTCGTATGACTCACTGTCCACTTACAATTTCGGATGAAGATCCGTTTGTTCATGATGCCGGTCTTTTGGTTCATAAAGAAATTTACGACAAGTATCTCGCTGGTCTTAAACGTCTTCACAATCATGATAATCAAAGCAGTCAACAATACATTGGAATTCTCACTGCCGGAACCTCAGATAGTTTTCTCGCAAAACAATGTGAAATTTACCTAATGGCTGAAGGTCACTTTGTCAAGCTCTACGACGATATGGGCGTCAACGAAAACAAGATTATGAGCCAATTTGATGACTTGAACAAAAATGCAGTCAATATTGTCATCGCAGGTATGGAAGCAGTTCTCTATCCGGTTGTTGCGGATAATACTACAAGACCAGTTTTATTTGTTCCATCTAATGTTGGCTACGGTTATGGACATGGTGGCGAAGCGGCACTCTTGTCTGGAATTCAATCAAATTCAGTTGGTGCGATTTTTAACATTGAAAATATTTGGGGCGCTTGCACATGTGCTATGCTTCTGGTGGATATTCTCAAGTCTGGATCGGAAGAGCAAGCGTTATTTCTTCAAGAACCACAATCGTTGAATTGCTTTGACGAATATCCAAATAAAATTATTGTGACAGAAGTTCAGTCAAATGGACATTTTCCAAACGTGGTTGCTGCCAGTAATAAAAATGCGCTTGTAGTGACCAGGATTAATTCACAGATTCTTCTGAATGAACAAAAGTTAAATAATGTTGTCAAAAGTGTTCTTAACAATTGTATATTAAACATTTGTTTGTCAATGAAACCTGATGAATTCTGCTCAAGAATTCGAGCGAAATCGTCGGCCATAATCACTCCGGCCACAAAACCCGTGACGACCGAAAAGAATTTGATGATGACAAATGACGAGTTCTTTAAAGTTACTTCTCGTAACACAGAATCATTAGATAAACTCGTTGAAGCGAATAAGAAAACAATCAAAGAACTTATTGAAGATCAAAGCAAGAGCAAGAGCAAGGGCAATAGTCTTCTTATGGAATCTATTGATCGCATCATGGACTCTATTGAACAAGTCATCGATTATCTCATTGTTTCAGTAAAAAATGTTCTATATGATAATCTTCACATTGAACTTGCGCGTATCAAATTAATGACATTGTATAATTTCAAGTTTGGTCAACGTGATTATCATCGTGGAATTGTAAATGAGGAATCTTATAAAAGTTATCATCAAGGCATCCTTGCAATTGCTTCTGTACTAGAATTGTTTGATATTATTGAACGACAAAACAATCCAAATTTAGGTGTTTATTATCATTTTTTGAATTATTCATATTATCTCCATAATATTCTTCGATATGCAACAGAAGATTCCGATGAAGACCATTTTGTTGTTCCAATTCTATTTGATATTTCTGCCACATCGATTATCAAAATGCGCACTAAGAAATTGTACTTTTGTGGCATTTCAACAAAAACGAAATATGTGGATGAATTTCTTCAAAGCCCTCTCGAATTCTTCATTCACGATATTAATCACAGTCGTCGAATGATTCAAAATCATAAAGAGAAGAAAAATTACGACGAAACATTCGAAAAGCGCATTCTTGATTTCATTAAACTCAAGTCCCCTGGACGCGATGGAGAACATCTTAACAAGGACGAACCAGAGAATATTAAAGCAATTAGACAATTGGTAAAAATGTTACTTTTTGAAATTGTTCACGAAGATGCTCTTGATTTGACTACTGAAACTGTTTGGAATGCAATTCATAGGTCTGATGATTATACATATCGATTTGAAAAGATGACCATTGACAACATTACTGGTGATCTCAAAGTTGTTCCACAAGATATTATCGTAGAAGGTTCCTTGTCATATACTCGTTACAAATTACAATATCAATTTTATGATGATGGCACTAACGATCTCATCGTGATACCAAAGTATCGAACTGCAAAGTACATTGCGCTGGCTGCTATTATTATTTGCACATTGATTCGTGAAGTTGAAACCAATAGAGGCTTAGCAACTGGTCACACAATCAAGGATTATAAGTATTATCTTGACAAGGCATCACAATCGACAAACATTCCAAGACCGGTTCATAAATTTAAAGTTTCTGGTCTTGAAAATGATCCATCGCTTACGAGGCCTAACGATTGGTCAAAGGGTTATCGCCGAGTTGTTGGTGAGCATGATACCTTCAAGAATTCTGAAGAAGAGAAAGCGCATAATTTGTCTGAACAAATTCAGACTGAGCAGGGCTCTGCGAATCTCGAGCAGGGCTCTGCGACCCAAGGTCTCGAGCAGGATTACAATGAATTTAAAGAAATTTTTACGTACTTGAAACTTGTTATCAAATAATCACCGGCAAAATTGATTTGTCAGCACCATTATCAATCATCAACTTGATGATTTCTTGAGCATCATTTAATGTTTGTTTTGAAATCATATTGTTAACTAGGCCTTCAATCGCACCATCAAGACCAAGGTCAAAATCTAGCTTGATATTGTCTTTTGCAGCTTCTGCTATAAGCAATTTAACAACTTTTAAATGTGAACCTTCACATGCTGCACAAAGACCTTGTGACAAATCAAGCACTTTAGTGGGTCGCCGCCTATCTACATAAATCATTGTTTTGACAACACCCTTGCTACCATTTTTGCAAGCATTGTAAAAATAATTACGTTCACCTTCACTGTCTGACATCATGCAAGATTTGATAAAAGATAACTTAGTTGACTTCGTTGGTCTTTGCGTCGCGAATCTGGAGCAGAATTTTTTTTGCAGCAAAGTTTTCCGAAAGTTTGACTTGGCGCCATAAAAGATATGTTTCATAAAGTCGTGCGCCAGTGAGACTTATAAGACAACCCGCAATAGTAATTGAAAAGGGATCCATAATTATATTGATTTCAAAAGATCACTTAAGTGATTTATTATTCTAATTTTCAGAATAATAAATTACTGCAATATTCTTTCGGTAAATTGAAAAATGATTCAAGTTCCGCACGATAAATATGACGATAAAATCAAGAAATTTTATCAGGATTTGAATACAAGATTACATAATATCAACGATTATGAGATTAAACGCATGAACAAGAATTATGACGAAATAAAAGAAAAAAGTCAATTAAAACACGTTGAAGTGCTTGAGGCCTTTTTCCCAACTGATATTGTTTCCGTTATAAAACCATATTTTGGACCCGAAGACATTGTTCTTGTAAGTCTTTCTGATTTTGCTAAATCGATACACAGTCATGGATTGTCGATAGGTTCTCTTCCAGATTCTATGTATACATTTGATTCTGTTTGTTTGAAGTATCATGATATATACAATAAATCACGGGGCTGGTATCATAGATATACATATGCAATGATATCTGGACGAAATTATGATCCGGAAATTGTTGATTTGCTTAAAATAAAGCCTCGTCAAGAAAGGCAATCATGTGACTACTTGTTGATTCGAAACAAGTTTACAAAAGAGTACATGCCGAAAGAACGGGATAAAGATTATTATCTTGTTGTATCAAAGTATGGTTATTATTATGCATGGATTCATCGAACTCAAGTGCCATCAAATCTCGGACAAATGAGATATGGTTCTACAGGACTTGCCCGTACTGTTCCTCTAATTTGGTTACCACTTGAAGAATACAAACTGCAAAAGGAATATGAAGCCGCACAAGAAGCAACGCGTGCGGCCGAAGCAGCAGCACGCACTGCGAAATTACAAGCAGAGGCGGAAGAACAAGAAAGAATTCGCAAATTTAAAGCACTACACACATATAGACCTGTTTACACAAATAATAGTGTCGTGAACCACCCAAGTGTTGATAATACAGAATATACTGGTGATACATATGATATATTCAAAGTTCTTTCAATGAGTAAATTTCGAAGTGGTAATACATGGTTTCATTCGTAGTAGTTTCATTCGTAGACATTATTGATTTCTCAGATTATCGAATGTAATTTCTTATAAAGCATATCAAACTTTTCATTAAGTTCGTCGTAGCGTGTGTCAACATGTGCACGAAGTTCTTTAATCGATTGCGCCAAAATCGGCACCACTTGAATGTAATTGACCAACTTTGTACCTTCCTCATTTTCGTGAATCACGTTGATTCCCATGTCCATAACATTGCTCGAGTTCGTTGTCGAGCCTCCAAGGCCAATTTCTTCCAATTGTTGCGCAATAAAACCAACAGTTCTCATATTGTTCTTGTTCATGTCATAAATGTAACTCTTCATATTCGAAACAACATCAAGCATGCCATGAAGTTCAGTAATATTCGATTTGAGACGAGCATCTGAATATGTCAAGTATTCAAGTGCCAATGTAGACTGCAAATTCGTTTGGCCCGAAATATTCAACGTAGTTGCAGTAATTATATTAAAGTAACTTGTTCCAGTAACCATTAGATTTGTTGCAGTAACATTTGCAAGAACCGAAGCACCAGTCACCGAAAGACCTCCAGTTGTAACATTCGTTGCCGTAGCATTTCCAAGAATTGAAGAATTTGTTACTGTGAGATTTGCGAACGTGGAACTAGTTGTATTCAAATTCGGTATCGTGGCGCCAACAGATGCTAGCATATTACTTGTCGTAATACTTGTAGTTGACACCGAAGTCGCTGAAACAAGTGATGCTGAAACTGTTCCAGTCAAGTTTAGATTTGCTGCAGTAATATTACCCGACAAGAGCATTGAGCCACCAGTAATCGAAGTCACTGTAAGATTTGTTGTGGTCGTGTTTGCAAGAACTGTAGAACCAGTTGCGTTAAGACCAGCAGTGGTCACATTTGTTACATTGACATTACTAATTGTGATACCGGCGAAAACTGCGGCACCAGTCACATTCAGTCCGGCGGTAGTCACATTAGTTGCATTTAGGTTTGTTGCCGTAGTACCGGCAAGAACAGTGCTAGTTGTAACATTTAAATTAGTTGCAGTAATATTTGGATTTCCTGTAATTTCAATTGCAACACGCAGAGAGGCTACGCTAGTAGAGAACAAGTTTGCATTTTGTGCACCCAAGCTGTTAACACTGAGACTTGACGAGTACATATTAGTCGATGTCATCGTAGTAGCATTCAGTGTACCAACTGTTATACCCGTAGAAACTAGAGAACCACTTGTTATACTTGTCGTCGTTAGATTTGTTGCAGTTGTTGCCGCGAGTACTGACGATCCAGAAACAAATAGCGATGCGCTTGTAAGTCCTGTAGTCAGTGTTAGTGTAGTACTAGTAATACCAGTTGCCGCAAGACTACTTATTGTTGTAACACCGAGAACAGATGCCCCAGTTGCGCTGAGACCACCGGTAGTCACATTAGTTGCATTCAAATTTGCAGTCGTTGTACCTGCAAGAACTGATACACCAGTAATATTCAAGTTTGTCGCAGTCACATTCGCTGATCGAAGATCTGATGTTGTTGTTGCTGCAAGTACTGAAGACCCCGAAACAAATAACGACGCGCTTGTAACGCCAGTAGAAAGCGTAAGTGTTGCGCTTGTAATACGCGTAGCAACAAGTGCAGAAGCCGTGGCAACGTTTAATACAGAGTTTCCGGTTGCGTTAAGCCCAGCAGTTGTCACATTTGTAGCGCTTAGATTTGTTGCAACAACCGAACCGAAAACGGATGAACCCGAAACATTGATATTGGAAGCAGTAACATTACTTGATCGAAGGTCGCTCATTGTTACATTTGCTAGATTACTGTCGCCAGAAACAAACAGTGAGCCGCTAGTTAGTCCAGTGGATAGAGTCATTGTTGCGGCGGAAATTGCAGGCACTTGAAGAGAAGATATTGTAGCACTATTAAGAATCGAATTTCCAGTGACGTTTAGATTAGTACTTGTGATATTCACTGAAGTAATATTTGTAGTTGACATACTTGCAAAAACAATGTTACCAGTCACAACAATATTCGTGGTTGTAATGTTTGTCGCACTTAGCGCTGTGGCAGTAACGTTACTTAGAATGGACGATCCAGATACCGCTAGTGAAGCACTTGTTAAACCGGATGTTAATTGTGCGCTTGAAGCAGTTATGCTTGTAGTAACCAAGTTTGGTATCGTTGTTAGACCTAGAAGCGAATTGCCATTTACTGTTAAATTTGTAGCAGTGACATTTGTCGCAGTTACAGGTCCAAGACTTGACAGTCCTGGTACAAACAAACTTGTAGTAGTTATTCCTGTTGCATTAAGACTTGAAAGGGTTGTACCCGAAAGTACTGAAGAACCAGAAACAAACAATGAAGTACTAGTAATACCAGTTGCCGCGGTGAGAGTTCCAGCAGTTGCCGAACCGTAAGTCAAATTTGAAATTGTCGAACTTGTATTGTTAAGATTTGTAATTGTGCTATTTGTAGTATTACTATTTGTCACTGTGACACTTGTAACAACAACCGAACCAGTTACATTAATATTTGTTGTTGTAATACTTGTGGCATTTAAATTTGATGTTGTTCCGGAAGAAACAACCGAAGTTCCTGCAACAAGTCCAGTCACGGTTGCGCCAGTGGCATTTAGACCAGTTATTGTTGCACCGGTGGCATTCAGTGATGTTATCGATGAACTAGTTACATTTGAAGTACTTGTTGTGATATTTGTGGCACGAAGATCAGTAATAGTAGTTGCTGATAAATTAGAACCACCAGTCACATTCAAGGTCGCTGTTGAAACACTGTTAACTAACGCAGTTCCAGTAACCAAAAGAGTTGTATTTGTAATATATGGCACAATGAGACCATCGGAAACTGCAAGTTCACCCATTGTATTTGCACCAAATGCTTGAAATGTTGTTGATGCAGACCCAACGATGCCGCTGGCGCCGTTATAAGTCCAATTTGAAGTGCCACCGAAAGATCCCGTGTTATTGAATTGAAGTTGGCCCGAAGAACCACCTGGAACAGTAGGTGTACCACTTGATGCAGCTGTTACACGACCCTTTGTGTCAATTGTGATACTAGCAAGTGTATATGAACCCGAAGAAACAACTGACGAAAGTGTTAACGCACCAGTATTACTCAATGTGGCATCACCTGACACAAATACTGGGGTGCCAATATTTGAAGGGTTGCCTACAAGAATCTTGCCATCTGCCAAAACTAGTGAACCACTATATGTTCCCGCTGTAATACTGTTTGCTGTAATATTATTAGCATACAAGTCCTTCGCAACACCAAGACCACCAGATACAACAAGTGCACCGGAAGATACTGAAGTTGCATTTACAGTACTTGTTATTTGTGTGCGACCATATGGTCCAGGCGTAGTAATTAGCAGGGAGCCTTGTGTGCTGCTTGTATCAGCATTTCCAGTGGTAATTGAGATGGAACCTCCATTTGCTCCCGTGCCAGCGGATCCAGCAGTAATATTAATTGGACCACCTGGGCCGAATGAACCACCACTTGCCGCAGTAATATTAATTGGACCACCGGGCGTTGTGCCATTACCAGTACCTGAACGAAGACTTAGGGATCCTCCAGTTTGATTGGATAAATTCGTCGAGTTACCCGCAGCAACTACAATATTGGCTGGGCGATAGTTAAACTGGGTCGAATCAATACCCGTTACGCTAATATTACCTGAATTAAAAATGGGGCCTCCGTTTACTTTGTCGATTAGAATTGTACCCGCATGAGCATTCAATGCAAGACTTTGTGTTTCGATTACACCAGGAGTATTACCGATAATACATGGCGCCTGATTATTTATGAATAATTGCGCGTCGGCAATTGGATCTTTGCTCTCAATGGAATTTGTTTGCAAACGAAGAACGGTTGCAGCAGTGCCATCCCATGTAAAATCCAAAGAGCCATCAAGAGTACCTCCATTGTTAAATTGAACAGTTGTATTTGCACCTCCAGGAGTACTTTGACCGTAAATTGTAAATGTTAAAATGTCTTCACCAAAGTGCATTGGAGTATTATCTGGTTTAACACTGTTGCAAATAAGCATTTTGTTTTGGTAAGTGTTTCCTGCAATAACCATAACGCCAAGACCGGATGCTTGAACACCAGCAATACAATCTACTGAACGTTGCCACGCAAAAATATCCACGAGGTAAATACCATTCTGTGTTCCGTCCGTTTGATTTTGTACAAGAATACGATCATTAATTTGACAAAGAATTCCGTCAACTGTTTGCACACCGAATAGGGTAATATTTTCAGTTGTTGCCAATCGAACTGAAGTTTTCCAAGTACGTTGAATACCTGGATCACCACCTGAATTATCGAGAACATATTGCATATTTGCGGCGTCACGAGGATTTACAGGATCTTTTAGATTTGAAATGTAGCCATTTGTCATTGTAACAATACCATCTGTCAAGGTATCAACTTCCATTAATCTTGTAAAACTTGTGTCATTATTTACTGATTCTGGTATAGTCGGTGGAACCGCATTACTTCGCGTGCGACCAGACATCTTTAACAGAAGAGGATATTTTTTTCCAATATTTTTGTCGTCATTTATCAAATGATGTTCTCATTTAATCGCGATTATATTCCGCCGAATCACATTCGTGATTCTTTGCCGAAGAACTATAGCTCATTTGGACTTGAAGAGGAAGAAGAGGAACTAGTGTTTGAATTAATCGATGAAGAACAAGAGGATCCAAAGAAAGAAGAATTAACAAATGAAATTCTTGACAAGATTGTCAGTGAAGACAGTAGCGAAGACACTGAAGATCGTGAAGCGACTCCTGGCGAAGACACTGAAGATCGTGAAGCGACTCCTGGAGAAGACAGTGAAGTCAAAGAAATTTCTTGCTAATTAACAAATGGGCTCATCAATTTCACACTCTAGGAATCCAAATGGTCCTAACAATCCTCATGGCGACACCACTTCGTGGACCCCAGGACCACAATTAGTACAAACTAAAGCACCAGATGCATATGGCCCGTCAGATAATCACTTTGCACTTGTTACAAATGTTTATTCCAAAACCGATGCTGACAAAACTTTTGTCCAAAAATCAGATATTCAAAAAGCATATGGCACATGTGATGGTTCTGGGTTTCAAACCGTGCCATCGGACAAAGATACTACACTGTCAAGTTATTGGACTAATGCAGCAGTCATGAATGGCCTAACGTATGCGGATGGATCCTTCCGAGTACCTCGTGCTGGTCAATATATCATTACAGCAACCACATTCTTGAAAGATAACAGTGGATCGGCAGAACTTTGGGTTACCACTAATAACATGCGTAAGAATTCGTACAATCGAGCAACATCAACTACGGCAACTCTTCAACCAGCCCTTGGTATTTCTTGTTCGTCTGTGTTGAGTTTGATGCCCACTGACACGGTATCAGTAACAGTAAGACAAAATAGTGGTGGTCCCATTGACACCGACGAATCAATGATTGGCTCATTTACAGTCAGGGAATTATAATGAACTCTGCGAAAATTCTAATATTACCAAATGGTAAGATCATTAAAGATCCTTGCAATGGTCTTGGTCTCGTTCTTCAAAATGGAAAAGTTGTCAAAGATCCTTATAATGGCTACGGTCTCGTTCTTCCAAATGGGAAAATTGTCGACAGACGACGCATGATTTGAAAATCATATGGCGCTAGACCTACATTGATGGTTCTAACCAATGTATGCAACAAAACGATTGCGTGAAATCCATGAATATATCGATGAAAGTATACCTAAAACTTACCAAAGTGAATACGAGCAATTTTTTGATGATTACGAGCATTTGATGAAGCCAGGTATGAATCAATATGGAGGTTACTACAGTCCACATACTAAAACATTTGATATTACTCTGCGTAAAGAAAGCCTTGTGGTCTTCATTCTTAGTTTTTCAAAACATAATACAGATATGTATCGCAAACATGGATACATATTTCTGAGATTAAACTTTGTCCAAATGGAGTGGCTTATGAATAATATGAAGATTTGGGCAAAAGGCCATTCGGCACTTGAACAATTAAATTTGTGTAACGAATTAGAACATAACATAATTAGTTACACATTTGACAATTACGATTGTAAAGCGATTGACAAACGACATTATGAATTGACTGCCGATTACTAAATTTTCGAAAAGAAAAACAAAAATCAGACGACCCATACATGAGTGATTGTTATTTAAAAATGACATCGATATCAACAATGACAAAATCTCTGATTTCGCGGACCGAAGGTCTGAACGCAACCAAATTAATCACCAAAGGTCGAGAAGTAGAAGAAAGTGAGAGGCTTCATAATGAAATTAAAGAAAAAGAAAAGAAGGAACAAGAAGAAAAAGAAAAGAAGGAACAACAAGAAATTATAGATTCATATTTTGCTAAAGATCTTGTATGTCTTAAAAAGTGGACACGTGAATTGCTTATTCCAAGTAATTTTAAGAATGGAAAATTTGAAGGAACATATAATGCACCAGAATTACGAAAAGCAAATTGTCCATATAGATACAATTATTATGATATACGACGACACATTCAAACTATTCTTGATCAAGAATATAACGACGTTAATACGAAATTATTTGTGTGGGCAGTGATTGGTGCGCGTCGTCGAAATGGCTACACTTACAAAATAATCATCGAGGAAAAACCAAAGGATCGATTTAGTAACTTCATTTTTTATATGACAGAAAGCTTTAGATTTACAGATGAACAAGGACCAGAAAATCTTGATTATGTTAGTAGGATGAATTCGTAAAATTAAACAGTGATCATTACTTTTGATAACATGTAAAGTCGGATGTATGAGGCAATGGTGGCATATTTGCAAACACCGAAATGAAGACACTAAAAGCAAAGATACCAAGTATTTCAAGGATTGCGAAAAGTGTTAACAATGACCTATATGTTTTGTTATATTTATGGTAAATTGTAAAATTGATAAAACCGAGCACTAAAATAGCACAGAAAATAGACACACTAGCATATGCTGTATAGCATAGTGGTCGAAGACCGTCTTCTTCGTAGTATTCGGTGTAACATCGGTAAACTCCGTACGAAATATATACTGTGGACAGCAGGATAAAGAATGCGACAAGTGTATGCAACATGTAAAACTTTGGAAAAATAAAAAACAACAAAAGCCATGAAGTCATAATGACATAACTGAAAAAGATTACTGAATTTCTTGTATAATTGTTCTCTTCGTACATATCTTGTGAGTAATATAATAACTGAAGGAGAAATAGCGTCAATGTCATTAGAATGATTGCTAGGCGTTTCTCGCTATATTGAAATGCAACTGACATTGTAAAATTATCTTTCGAGATACCGCCTTTTCGGTATGCCGTTACATAAATGTATAAAAATAAAAAAAGATATACACTTGAAGTTACCGCGCCAATTATGGTACTACTATTCTTAATATCAACAACCTGATTTGTGGATTTGGAAATAAATGCTTGAAGGCCTGTTAAAGGTTTTTGTGAAGATGCAGATTGTTCTTTTAATTGATTTGGTTTTAATTGATTTGGTATTTTCTGATATTTTAATGTTAATACTGGCTTTGAATTTGATGACGGCATTTAACAATAACATGTAAAAGTATTTCTTAAGCGATTTACTTTCGATATTTTTATAATTTGTTAATATAAAGCATTTGGACACAACATGGCAACTGATAAAGAGAAACTTAACGTGAATGTTCTCGTGAATGCAAAAATTGAATGTATGAATTATTTGAAAGATTCTTTGGCTCCTTATATCGCCGAAGGTATCATTTCAATTTACGACGATGCAGTGGAGACTCAACGAAAACTTCAAACATATGAATATACTCGACAATTTCAAACACTATTGAAGAAAATCAAAGAATGGAATGCAACCATTCTAATTACTGAAACAAAACGTATTGTTGATGGTCTTGATTATCCCCTTCAAAAATTAATTGCAGCATATTGCATTTCTCAAACCAAGATCTTGACAGCAATTCGTCTTGGACCTGAAGTAAACATTGATATTAGTCTGCCGTCAACTGATCGAATTATTCATAATATATACATCAACGTCGCACGTAAGATTTATACTTCAAGGGATCTTTTGGAATGTTTTGAGGATATTCATTACAACAAAAAACATTACGATTATATTCTTGATGTCATCAAAGAGACTATTGAAGAGACTATCAAGGCAATTATACCTGTTAAGAAGATTCTAATCGCATGTCTCGACATGATTGATAATGCGATCCAATCGAAGAAAGATGGTACAGACCCTGATGGTACAGACATCCCAGGTGACGCGGATGTTTCTGCGTTGTTAAATCAATTTGGTTCTTTGCAGGAAGGCACTGAAGAACCGGGTGATTTTGATTCAGGCCTCGTTAGTGGCGAAGAACCCGCGGAAAGTCCTGTCGATGAAGAGCCAGAATTCGAAAAGTTTGAAGATGAAGGCCCTATTACAGTTGATTTTACTGGAAAGGAAAAATCAACAGAATTCAATGTGGACAAGACAAACGACTTTGAATCGACGCCCGGTAACGAGTTCGGTTCATCGAGCAATAACGAGTTCAGTTCATCTGGATCTACAGATTTTGATTCGCCGAGTACTTCAAACGAGTTCGGTTCATCGGGATCTACGGATTTTGATTCGCCGAGTACTTCAAACGAGTTCGGTTCATCGGGATCTACGGATTTTGATTCACCGGCGTTTTCGGAAAATTCCTTCGAGTCATCTGGAAATTCCTTCGGTTCAAATGACATTGTTATAAGCGACAATTCGGATATGACTAATGGTTTTGGTAATTCTGGCGGCGGTAACGACGGCGGCGATTTCGACGCTGGTTCATCAGACACTGGATTTTTCGATGCGTCTCCTACTGAGTCATCAAACAATAGTTTTGGTTCAGCGCCAGCATCAACTGGAGCCGTGTCATCGGATTTTGTAGAAGCAGCCGATCAAAATAGCTTCTTTTAATGACAAACAGCGATTAGAATTTCACATAATCTCTGCGAGAATTCTGGAGCACACTAAAATAAAATAACCAAAATGTATCACTTGCTATCATCCGAGGATATGACTACATTTCGGTTATTGAATACACCCATTGGTGATATTAACAAATTAGATGTCAACTTTGAAAAATGTATGACATTTATTTTGAAGAATGTTGGTCTTCGAGAAGTGCCCAAAGAATACTTTCTTCAATTTTCCCGACTGGAATCCATCGAATTACAAGAAAACGAACTTACCGAACTTAACTTCAAGGTTGGTCCGAGTGTGACCTTCATCGACCTTTCGTGCAATAAACTTTATCGTGGTGCGATTAAAGAAGTCCCACCAGATACTGTTGAATTAATTGATATGACTGGTAATCCCTATCACAGTTATATGGAACTTCAACATATCGGAGAAGTTGTTTATGGGAACGGTCGTCAGGTGAACCATCAAGCAATTCAAAGAGTTGAAGAGCGTCGACGCCGACCGGTTGTTATGGCCGAAGCCGTTGTTGAGGGCCAGATTGTTGAAGCACAAGTTGTTGAGGGACAAGTCGTTGAACCAATTTCTGAAGATTCAAAGAATTACATTACTGGTGTTCATAATCCCAACATTCAAAACAATATTCGTGCAAATATTGTTTACCTGTTGTCACAGGTGCGTTGCCCTAATTATTTCGAGGAATTGTGTGTTGCATTTCATACCAAAGAACGAGCAAATGCTCCGAAACAAGGTTTTATCACACGCATGTTCGTATCAAAAATGAAAGAACATGAAAAGGAATTCAGAAAACTATTAGAATTCTATAATAGTTTTGAGAATGAAATTGTGTATGATTACACAAATGACTTGGCAACGACGCTGCCTCGTATTATCGAAGGTGTCTGGTCGATTGCTAAAGAATCAAAGCATCGAGATGATATCCTTGAATCTTTATATGCTCAAATGATTGATGGTCGCGATTACTGTTTCGTTGCTAAATATACTCGAGTTATTAATAGTTTGAGTTCGTTTGATAACAACATCAAGGTCACTGGTCTTACTGTTGCCGAAATGGTCTCCATGCAACTCCAATTCGCGCTCGAGATGTATACCACACGCCCAGTTTTTAGAGAACGTATGTCGATGTTTTTGGACGAAGTCGGTATTTCTGTGAATGATAAAATCTTTTGGATGGAAGCAGTTGAAGGCTTCATTGAAGAACATCACGTCCCGGAAGAAGAGCCTATTGAGCAGGAATATGAGGTCGTAGATGGCATTGTTATTGATTAATAGAGATTTCAAAAAATAAAATACCATAGAAACTTTTTCGTGAAATATAAAATGACATCGATTGAGACCATTAGTCAAATACTTCTCGAGAATTCTCACAGAGTCCCGCTTCGAAATAGGAAGGGTGAAACTGTAGCCTACAGCATAGTTAGTGACGCCGACTATGATATAGTCCAACAGGGAAAATGGCATTTAGATAGAGATGGATATGCTGTTGGTACTTGTGGAGATTTTATAGGCAAATTACATCGTTTTATAATTGGTGCGAAAAAAGGAGATCCAATGGTGGATCACATTAACAATGATAGATTGGACAATAGAAAAGAAAATTTACGATTTGCAACGCCGTCAGAAAATGGAAGGAACAAGTCAAAAGCAAAAGGTTCAACGTCTGACTATTATGGTGTGAGTTTTGATAATGAAAAGAAAAAATGGACTTGTCGTTTCAATGGAAATAAAAACAAAGCAGAATTATTTAGATTTGAAAAAGAAGAACATGCCGCATATTGGTATGATGTTTTAATGACGAAAGAATTTGGAACAAGTTATAAAATCAACAATGTTGCAAAACCCGATGATTTCGTTGAACCTGTGAAAAAAGTTGCAAAAAACACAAGAGCAATAAACCAAGTGCCAAGTGGTAGATACAAAGCAGAAATTGGTTTTAATGGCAAACAAATTTACATTGGAACATATGATACAGAAGAAGAAGCGGCGGATGCATATGACAAGAAAAAGGCCGAGCTACAGTTACAACAATCTCAATCAAATGTTATCAAAAGAAATAAAGACGGTTATGCAATTTTAGAAGTCTGTACTGGTGGTACTATTATTGAATGTATAATAGATGACGACATTTATTGTGAATTAATTAAATTCACATGGTGTTTCGCTAACGGCTATGTTGCAAGAAAGGAAGGAAATACAACAGTGCTAATTCATAGACATATAATGAATGCAAAAAGTGGTACAATTATTGATCACATTAACAATAATCCATTAGATAACAGAAAAGTAAATTTAAGAATAAGTAATGATTCATTAAATATGCATAACAAAAAGAAATCGAAAAATGCGTCCTCAATATATCATGGAGTTTCAAAAACCTATGTTTTACAAGATGGAACGCAATGTTATGTAGCAAACATATCAAAAGATAGGACAAGTTTTTATTTAGGGACATATAGAACAGAAGTTGATGCTGCACGTGCTTATAATAAAAAAGCAATTGAATTGTATAAAGAATATGCAAGATTAAATGTTATTAATTAAATTATTTTGGTATATACGCGTAGCTACATTTCAGTTCTGGATCTGGCAGCTTAATAGCTGCGGTCTTAGATCCTGGCAAAAATAAATCGGTGAATTGATCGCCAATTGTGAGCACAATATCTTGATTAGGCTTTGCGGCCAATTTTCGTCTAATCTTGACTTTAAAATACGGATCTTCTTCTTTATCATTTACTAGTAAACAATCATGTGGAATCCGCAACATTTTCAAATTTACGAGTGAAGCCAAGTGGGATTCAGGAGGTCTTGCAGTAAGACAAATGACTTTGAAACCAAGTCTCTTTGCTGTTGTCGCGATGGAGACCACATTGTCGTTAGGCGGAAGGATAAAGACCTCTTCCTCTTTGTTTCCCTTGTTAGGATTTGGGTGCAGTCCCAATGACATTTCTTGTACACCGATTGCATTTTCCGGATCACCCATGAATAACGTGTCATCCAAATCAAAAACTACGAGACCTACACGTCCAGAATTCTTGTACTTTGGTGCAATTTTAGTTAAATAATTATTTGCAATTTTACAAGCCCAATTGACATCATCCATATAAGGGCACTTGCCAGGCCAACCTTTCCAGTATGCTTCTGACATTTACTTTATAATGCCCAACAATTTTTTTAAGCGAAAATATCGAGGCCGAAGCCTTTAAGATTTAAACACGTTATTCTGATGTATTTACTCTGTGAATTGTTCTGCAATCGCTTTGGAGATGTCCGGTGGTTGCCAACCCGCAGGTTTCATAATTTTACCATCTTCACGCTTGATGAACTTTCCGGTTGTTGGATCTCTCTTGTCCATATTTGCCTGGTGCACGACCTTGAAAATCTTTGAAATGTCCATCGATTTTTTCGCCGCCGAGTTTTGGATATAGTACATGATGTCTACAAATGCATCTGCTTGTTCTGCAATAAGATCGACTGGAGGTCCTTGATCTTGTTCTGCTGTTTGTTCTGCTGCTTTAAATTGCGGAACATCCTTGGCATCCAAAACGATTTTCATGAGGTCCATTTTAGCACTTGCTGAAGACATAACCGTAGCATAAAGTTCTAGGACTTCATCGATAATCATTTTGGAAATAAAGTGGACTTCATCGACAGAGAGAGGCTCAGGATTCTTTGGTACTTGGTACCCAGATTCAATTGTAAATTCACGAACCATTTCGTAGTCAGATTTTTGATCAGTATTTTCGGCGGCCATTTCAGTAAGTTATTATACTCATATGACCTTGAAGTTAGCGCAAATTATTTTTCGAATAGCGCGTAAAAACATTTGAAAAAATACATGTTGTCAAATAAATAATATGGAAACCCAAACTGAGACATCAATTGATGATCTTGTTCAACAAGAAGAGCAACCAAGCCAAGAATTTGACCACCAACAAAATGTGCCAATTCAGATGGTCACTGAAGACGTAATGCCTCAAAACAGACCGGTTCCCCAATCGGTTCAAAGAGCCTCTCGCTTGAGTAGTATCAAAGAATTTATGGGTCAACGAGTTGACTACAAGAGTGCTATTCTCGTTTTTATCATCAGTTTATTCCTTCTAAGTGGTCTTCATGCCAAGTTGGCGAACAAGAGCACCTTTTTGTGGTCTGAGGAAGACGGCCAACTAAAATTGGTTGGTATTGTGGTTCTAGCAATTGCAATTACCCTTGGCTTCATCGGTGCTAGATCGTTTGCTATGTAGGCGCAGCAAATTGGTACAAAGTACGTAGCGCAGCAAATTGATAAGAAGCGTAGCGAACAAATAATACAAAAAAATAACGACCACATACGTTCTTGAAATGTCAATATCAAACATATCAAGAAATGTCAAGTTGTGAATCACCAAAGATTAATACTCGCGAAGAAATACGAAAGAAGACCGATCGCGAACAACAAGAAGCAAATCTCAAAAGATGTCGAGAATTAATGTATTTGTTCAATAATGAAGCGGTGCGTAATAATTCTGAAATTGTTATTGACCAAAAACACTACAAATTTAATGATGCTATAGCCACATGCTTGGCGGATAACGCTAGAAAATCTGGATATGCAATGATCAAGGATACTCTTAGATACGAGGAAGAATTAAATTGTCCTGATTATGATGGTGTTACAGAAGCTGATTGCTACAAATATACGACTGTGTATCGACGAATGGTCTTTAAGTGAGCATTAGCGAATGACATTTAAGATGACATTTAAATAAATTCAACAATAATTGTCATGACATCTGGTAATACACTTTTTATATGCTTTGTTTTTAACCAATCAAAATACCTTGATAATGCTTCTTTAGATTTGGTGTCAAGATATTTATATTCAACCGGGTTGTATAAAGTGCTTAATTTTTCAATTAAGCAAAAATATTGTATCTTGTATTTTTCATAAAAGTGAATCAAAAGGTTTTCAATAAAATCTTGTGCAAGTGTACTAGATTTGACATCTTTTGCAAGTATAATATCAGTGATTTTATTAACAAACTCATAGTGACCACGTTTTACAAGTCTTCTCAAATAATCCCCAATTTCAAAAATCTCGTCATATCCATTTACAATATCAAGTACTTCTACAAGCCAATATTCAATTATATCATATGGCAATTCGTTGTCAGATTTTGAAATGTTTAACAATGAACAAATATCAAGATCAAAAAAATCTTCATCTCTGTACAAATAAACGTACTGTTTAAGACCCCAAAGGTCACGAGCATTGTAAAGAGATTTTAGTGATGCAAATCTTTCCATTTTACATTACAATGATTGTTGTTAGTCTCGTGCATTTTTTGTGTTTACAAAAAACGAAAGGCTCTCATAAAAATGACCAGATAAGCAAAACGACATAACGCTCAAAATGTCAGGAAAAGAAACAGTTGAATTAGAGTTTGTCATTTCGCAGCGCGCCAAGGGTGACGGTGGAGATAAATACATTTGTTCAACAAATCCCAAGTTCAACATTTACATGCCGCAATCGATTTCACGCAAGAACGGCGTTGTTATTGAAAAGATGCAAGTTGCAGTTACACCTTTCTAAGACGTTCGCTGTGCTCACTACCTAAAGGCCCTGTGCTAGCAAATTATAATTTTTAGAGGCAAGAAGGTTTAATAAACTCAATAAAAATGTGATGACGTAGGCAATTCCAACAATACTTTTATATGTTATGTAATAAGTCATTATTAAATACAAGTTATTTAATTATAACTCATTTTTATTTTTGAGAAATTAAATGGTTTGCAAAAAAAAGTGAACCCCAACAAAAAAAACTATATTCTAAATAAATTACCTAGATTTTAAAAATGAACTCTGTGTACCTTAATAAGCGCTCGTATGAGCTACGTGGACATTTCGGCGTTTTCGAAAAAGTTAAGAAAACGTTTGACTCCAACGAGTCATTTGAATCATTGGCGTCAAATGGTTCAATAGATTCTAATGACTCGTTGGAGTCGTTAACGTGTTTGCCACGAATCAAAGTTAGGTCAACACAACAATGTTGTTCTTCGTGTTCTATGTGTTCTAAGAATTCTTTATGTTCATCTAAGAACATTAAATAAATATTGTAAATGCTTTTCGAAGCGAGCAATCGCTCATCACTGATTTTACATCACTGATTTTACATTTAACAATCTCATGTATTCGCCAACATACTTTTTGTCAAGTTCGTGAATGCCAGCGCGAAGTCCCGGCAACGAATTTGTTTGCTTCGGGTGATATTGTGCCTGCTTGTGATTGCAAACCATACACACGGAATTTTGATAGCGATGGACGTGAATATCCAATGGGTCATCGAATGGACCGGTCTCTTCGGAACTATGGAGCGTTTGTTGATAGGATTCGTAGGTTCTCTTTTTGATAACTGACACGGGTGTATCCAAGTGTTCTTTCACTTGAACACTTGCATGTTGCAGGTTTTTGTCTCCAATTCGTTGCATGTGTTTATTTATACTTTCCGCAATTTCTTTTCTAAGATAAATAACTTTTTATTAGATAAAGAACATGAGTAGTACTTTGATTGACTTTCTATTAAGAGAACGTGTTCTTACTGTAACAGTTCTTGCAAGTATTATTACGTTTCAGTTCATCACAGTATTCAAGATTAATATCACAGATCCTCTATTGGAGCTTGCGTTTCCAGATACATATTTCGACTTTCTGAAAATTAAAATAAGGGATGGTGTTGAGATGCCAAAACCACCGCCTAGGCAAATAGTAATCGATTTTGGAGCCCTTTTAAAGGCTCTTATTGGATGGCTTATTATGATTTATTTAATTTATTTGCTGTACAAATACAGTAGACTTCAAGAAAGTCCCGGAGGAAATCATCAAGGTGCTGCGATTATGTAAGAACCCGTATTTTCGATGTGGCGACCTGCGGTCTTACTTAGTAACCTTCATAATCTCGCTTGTCACAGCCATGAGCTGTTTAAAGTCCGCTGGCTTCTCTGAGAAAAACATTGTGTTAGACTTTTGGCCTATGTCTTGCATCATTTCCATGTTCTTCATTGCCAGGAGACTTTGAAGGGCAATTTCGGAACCTGCGGAAGCCTCCAATGAATCTGAAATGATTTTGATATACTTGGCCTTAGAAAGGGCGTCTAACTCAATCGATTCTGCACGTGCCTGAGCCTCTGCAATGACCTTATACTTGTGTGCATTGGCTTCATTTTCAATTCGAATACGCTCACCTTCGGAAATGAGTTGTGCGGATTCCTTGTTACCTTTTGCTGTAAGAATTTGTTCACGACGATTTCTCTCGGCAATTGATTGAATGTTCATTGACTCAAGAATGGCCTTATCTGGCTTCAAGTCGGTAATTTCATATCGAGTGACATGGACTCCCCAATTTCCCGCGGCATTTTCCAACGAGTTTGTAACATCTCGATTAATATCTTGGCGACTCTTTAGAATTGTATCAAGTTCCATATTACCAATTGAGTTACGCATGGAAGAAATTGCAAATTGTTGAATGTTATAAACCGGATTATCGCTGCCATAGCTTGCTTTCTGTTCATCAACAAACTTAAAGTACAAGTTACCAGATACCATAATGTTAATGTTATCGGAAGTAATAGCATGTAAAGGGTCGATACGAATTGACTGCTCTCGACGGTCAATTAAATATTTAATGTTATCAATAAGTGGTATCGCGAAAAAGAGACCGGATCGTGTTCGATTGTATTTTCCAAGACGTTCAATGACTGCAGTGGTACCTTGTGGCAAAATGTTTAAACAAGTGTTTACTTTGCTGATTGGCCAAGTTGATAAATTGCGAACGGTCATGGTCTTTGATGAATTCATCGCAGAGTTCATCGAAGAAGTCTTCGCAGAGTTCATCGCGAGATTTCTTGACATTTGTGCATTTTGAATAATAACTTGAGCGGCAAGTCGAGAAAATTGATTGAGCATTTTGGAGTAATCCATGAACCTTCAAACCGAGGAGTTAGAGTCCGGAATTATTTGCCTTGCGCAGGTGCAATATTATTTGTAAGATATACCTCCTCGCTATTATCTGCGAACTTCACGCGTGTAATTGATATTGGCCTCGCATTTGGTCTTGATTGAAGCATATTTTCTGAATACATGACTTTCGCCAGCAGACTACAAATTATGTATATTCATAATCGTCCGGAAAATTTAAATTGGCATATTCTAATGTGTATAATTCTACTGCCTTCTTATCATATTCTTTGGCTGCCAAAATTTCATCTGTAAATAAACCCAAGTCGTATTGTACACCATTTTTATAAATCTTAGATTTGTATGCTTTGGTTCCGTTCTTATATACTGCAAACACACCATAATACTTTGAAGATGTATCATTTCTTTTTGTTCTATTGTGTGCATTTTTTACGTTCGTTGTCACTTATTCTTAAATTCTGTACTCTGTTATCGAGTCTATTTTTGTTAATATGATCCACTATTTCACCAGTTTTTGCGTTTAGCAAAAACCTGTGAAGTAAATGTTTTTTACTTCCAATAATACATATTGTATAACCATCTTTATTTATATGTGAACTATATTTTGTAAGATAGTAATATTTATCATCATCAATTAATACTTCCATTATTTTATTTGTGTGTTTAGCAAATATTTCAATTATAGCTATGCCGTTGGCATTTCTCTTTATTTCAGTTGTTAATCTAATTTGTTCAATTTTGTTTTCTTCTTCTTCGTATTCTTTTATTTTTTTATTGCGCTCTTTCACAGCTTCTTCTAATGAAATATAGCGTCCTATATATTTTCCTTTAATAACAACAACATACTTGTTTTGAAAGAAATGTACATTCTTAGGCAGCACGTCTGCGTTATCTTTTATGGCGACCGGTTCTATAAAATCTTTTGGTTTAGCTATTCCGTTAATATTTGCATTTGGTCCATAATATTGTATAGCTTGTAGGTCATAAAAGTATGCCGCATGAGTTTCTTTTTCAAAAGTTATTTTTTTCGAGGTATTATTGATGTTTATTGTACACATCCATTTTTTATTTTTATTTTCAGTCAAGCTTACACCTTTATATTGTGACGTAAGACCTTCTTTCTTTTTCCTATTTTGACAATTCTGGGACGCGGTAGCAAATCTTAAATTGACCAATCTATTGTCTAATGGATCCCCATTAATATGATCGACAAGTGGATCGCCCTTTTTTGCACCCATTACATATCTATGAAGTCTGAATTTTACATTTGTTGCATAACCACGAGACAAACACCATTTATATTGTGTCACATCATTGTACACATCATAGTCAACTTTTGTATAAGCTACGATTTGTCCAGTCTTATTTTTCAAAGGTATTTCCAAATATTCCAAATCTTGCATTTTTATTTACAATTCTCGTTGTAAAGTATTATACATTACTTAGGTGCAATGTTATTTGTAAGATATACCTCTTCAGAATTGTCAGCGAACTTTACACGTGTTATTGAGATTGGTCTTGCATTTGGTCTTGATTGAAGCATATTTTCTGAATACATAACCTTTGCAATTGTGCCTGTTTTCATAATGTCATTTGGAATTTCATTTTCGGTCGTAAACTTGTCTTGAACAATCTTGACCATGGTCCCTGGTGGAATCGGAGGTCGTCCAAATTGAAAATTACCCATTTGTATTATTTTATATTATTTTTTGGGAAAATTAACATAGTTAAGAAGCATATTTCTTTGTTTAAGCTCCTTTATAACGAGCCTTTTAAAAGCCTCAGCTATATCATCTTCGAAGATAAACGTGTTGGTGATTGTTCGTGTAAATCCATTTTATATTTAGCTTTTATACTATGAATAAAATCAATAAGAACCTTTTCGCTACTGTTATACATGTCGAAAATATTTGATGGCGGCCTACAATCGCTGTAAACAAATGTCGGTATTTTTGTGTTTATTAAAAGAAAAAAGGTATATAGCTCTGTTAAATCATTTTCTTTTTGTTCATTATACTTCAATAACAAGTAATTAGGTATGTCATATTTAGAAATTTCTTCGATTTTACTTTTGTCATAACCGCACAAAATTTCATACTTCCCACTACTTCCTTGTCTAATTGTTGTTCTGTTGCATAATTTTATTTTACCATTATCCCACATAATTGTATAAGGAATACTAATGTATATCTCGTAATTATCATGTTCTTTTTTACAAATACTTGGATTTTCCTTAACTTTGTATTTTAAAAAATTCAAGAACGATATTAATTTAATAAAACAATAATATGTTTTGTCTTGATTCTTTCTATTAACTTGCATAAGCTGTTCTAGTGTAGTTACAGTATATTTCTTACCACCTTTATATCGAAATATGATATTTCCATTGTTTGTTTCACATGGTATCTTATCGTACGGAAAATGAACAGGTTTTATAAGAAAATTATTTGGGTTATTTAATATCTCTAATATCCCCATTGATATACATAAACACAGAAAATTCTTCGTATGATATTTCCGAATAATTCACGACGTTAACCACAACGAATGGGCATCAAAACCAACGAATGGGAATCAAAGGTCTTACAAAGTTTCTCAAGAGTGAAAATTGTGCCGGTATTAAAGAAATTCCCAAGAGTCCTCTTAAATACAAAGTTCTTGCAATTGACGCCAGTATTTTATTGTATCAATACGTAATACAGATTCGCACTCAAACTGGTGGATTTATGCAAAATCTAACAAATGCGTCTGGCAAGAATACTAGTCATATTTATGGCTTCTTCACTAAGACAATCAGTTTTCTGGAATCTGGTATTAGACCAGTATATGTATTTGATGGTGCACCACCTGAATTAAAGAATCATGAATTGTCAAAGAGAAGCACAAGGAAGAAAGAAGCACAAGAAGCACTCAAGGAAGCGCATGCGGCTTTGAAAGAAGCACAAGAAGCACTCGAAGATATTGAAAACATGGAGGCACCGGAATCCACAGCGAATATTGATGAGATTAACAAGTTGTCAAAATATGTTACAATTACTAGAGAACATGTTGCCGATATCAAACGACTTTTAGATCTTATGGGTATCACTTACATCGATGCCCCGTGTGAAGCAGAAGCACAATGTGTTTATTTGAATTATTACAAGTTGGTTGATGCAGTATATACCGAAGATATGGACTCGCTGGCACTTGGTCGTCCGGGCCTTGTAATTGTACGAGGCCTTAACAATTCTAAAATGAAACAAGCACTGGAAATTAATTTGAACAAGGTCCTTGAAAGTCTTCAGTTGACACGCGAACAATTTATTGATTTTTGCATTTTGTGTGGTTGCGACTATTGCCCGACGATTTCAGGCATTGGTCCAAAACGAGCATATTCGTTAATTAAAACACATAAAACGATTGATGCACTAATCGTGCACCTGGAAGCAGAAAACGCCAAGAAGCAAAAACATGTAATTCCCGATAATTTTATGAATAGTTACAAAGAGGTACAAAAGCTATTTCTTGAACCCAAGGTTCTTACAAGTGATGAATGCAAGGTCATCATCAGTGAAAAAAAGAAAATTGACAGGGACGGTCTCATGAATTTTCTCGTGACTGAAAACAGTTTTGATAAGGAACGCGTTGCAACAAATATTAGTCGTATCGAGAAAGTACCAAAACCAGGTAAAACAATTGAAAGTTTCTTTGCCAAGAAGTCATGATAATCTGTGTAAGAATTCACAAAAATACTAAGGGCTTAGGTCCTATGAAAATGATCTTAAAATGTTAGAAACTATCAAAATCACGTGTCAAAAAATCGACTCTGTATCATTTGAAACAATTAACGGACACAATGTCCTAAAAGTTATTGGCCTCGGTTTTACGTTTGAAGCCCAAAAAGGTTCTTCAGTACCAAACTCGAAACTCTATGATGGCCAAGTATCGTTTATGATTTTATCGGTGCAACTTAAGTTTACTCTCGTTGATGCCGTGATAACGGTCACTGGAGAAGACTTGACTTACATGTATGCCAAAGAATGCTATGTGTATGCCGAAAAAAACGCCGCGAAGAATGCAACAAAAAGAAAATCTGAATATGATTCTTTCCGCGAATATTCCAAAAAACTTCATGAAAATCCTGGCAGCTTGAAATGCATATATATGCGATTCACATGTTTTCTAGAGGAATTCTACAATCCTGAAGGTGTGCCATACGCCAACATGACTGACAAAGAAATTGCAGATGAACTTGAATGGCCAAGATCTTACCAGGTCACTGATGAAGCCAGCGAAGCGTGGTCCAAGGCGTCAACTGACCCAAATAGTAAATGGTATACCAATGGTATTACGAAAGATAAATGTCCGTGTAGTATTTGTAATGAGTATGATTAAGTTACTTGATCACCGCGAAAATCCACGAAAAATAAAACACGTTATAAGGTTATAACAAAACAAATATCAATATGAGTAATCGATCAAGTCAACAAAAGAACGAAATTGCAAATGTAAAGAGTAGTGAAACAACAGTTTCTCACCTTAAGATGAGTGAAACAACAGTACCAATTACAAAGTCTGGGCGTTGTTATACATGCAAGCCACGAGGAAAAGTCAAGAAGTATATCATTACACAAACGGACAAATTTATCTTTCATCATGATATGAATTATCGCCCTGTCATTCTAGTTACTCCAATTGTACACATCAAATCAATTGACGAATTTTCGCCAGAAGATTTGTCGCTAATGTTTCGTGAAATCAAGCAATTTTGCGGTGATTGGAATATCGAAGATTATCAGGTTTCGTATAATTGCGGTGCATGGAAATTAAACGAACACTTCCATGTCAAAATAAGAATCAACGACAAGGTTGCAAATCGAATGCGCGGAGATCACTTCAAATTCATTAAATTGTCGGAAAATCATAAGTAGTACAAGGACATGTTTTTACAAATAATAAAATATCCCATGTCATGTCATGTCATTTGTGAAATAAATGAGTATACTTGAGAGTCCAGGTTCAGAACTATTTAAGAGTCCAGGTTTAGAACTACTTGATGGTTCCATTGAATTAGTTACTAAATTAATAGCTAATGGTTATGATGTTAATTATAAAGATCGTCATGGTTTCACTGCATTATATGTGGCAGTGGTAAAACGTCGTATAAATATTGCACATCTTCTTTTAAAAAATGGTGCTGATGTCGATATACAATATCAAGCTCATTGTGGTATGACTGTATTAATGATTTTGATATTTTATTATTGCGTTGTATATGAACCTGGCAGAGGGCTTGTACAAGAACTGGTTAAATCTTCAACAAATATTAATGCTACTAATCATCATAGCGGATATACTGCATTGATGTATGCAGTACATCATGGTTATTCTGAAATTGTGCAGGATATATTAGACCATGGAGCAGATGTATGTGTCGAAGATATTGGACATCATACTGCATTTTATCTTGCGAGGTATAAAATAAAAGAAAACCCGCAAAGAAAAGAATATCCACAAATTTTAGAAAAACTTGTTGAACATGTAATGAAAAATGTTCCTGTTTCTAAAGATCTTTGGGACCTCATTACTGATTACTTGTAAAACAATGACATCACTTGTAAAACAGATAATCATTGTGACTTCCGTCCCATCCGGGATTATCAATTTTATTATATCCTGAAAAATTCACGACCTGATAATCTGACAAATATTCTCGAATTTTGTCATATTGTTCTGGATAAATCTCAACGAGAATAAACTTTGGTTTATACTTTTGAATATCGAGGCCTTGAAGCACTTCTAGTTCATGGCCTTCGGTGTCAATCACAAGTAAATCAATTTGAAGATCGTTGGATCCTGAGGCGAGCTCAGCGACGAGCCGTCCTGCGGTTTCAAGAATATTATTCAGTGTTTGCACTGGAACGTCAATTTGTTCTGTCATTGGTACTCCGTCAAGAAGTATCGGTCCGTCATATGCAGCCTTCACGCGAGTGCCACCAATCGATGACATGGGTGAACCGTGAAAGTCGCCCTTTGTGATACCATTATAATTGGAACAACAACAATTCACAAGAATGTTGTTTGGTCTATTTTGTTGTAAATGACGGAATGCTACTGGACTTGGTTCAATTAGAATACCCGTCCATCCACATGTTTCTTCAAGCATTTTTGTATTTGATTGAAAGAGACCGTCGTGTGCACCTAGCTCAATGTAGAAACCTTTCTGTATTTTCATAAAGTTATATAATTTGACATCGATCGGGTAACCACGATTATCATCTAAACTATAACTGAAGATGCTTTGCATCGGTCCAGATTCGGTCATGTTTCTGGTATTTATACTTTTTTATTTTAGAATCGGGGCGCGACGAATAATTTAGGTCGCTAGTCATTCGATGTTTAAAGTAAATGCTCGTAAAAAGTGTCTTGTTAAAAAGCACGGTGACACAAGTGGCATATTCAATGGCCCTGTCAAACAAATATTGGTCCCCAACATTAAATCTGATTAATACCGCTTATTGTTGGAAACCAGGTCAACCATTCATCAAACAATCATTGCCAGATTTGAATTTCATTAACGAATTCGAGAACAGTCTTGATCCACGACTATGTCAATTTACTGTCAAATCCACTGGTATTCTTGGTCATCGATCAACGCGAGTATACAACGCATGTAATTACAGTGAAGCTTCATTGAATTTTCTAAATCGATTATCATTGGTCAAACGTGACTCAGAAAGTTATCGAAGAATCTTTGAGGACACTGTATATGACTTGCCAGAAGCAACTGAACATTTAACCGCGACGAATCGCGCATGCAAACGACTTTATCGCTTGTATATTATGTTGGAATGAAGAATTGAAATCATTTCGAAATGTTGATTAAACCGTATCAGTGTATGCATCGGCAAATTTCTTGTTGTTTATCAATGGACCTAAATTGTTGCATGGTTCGTTATTGAAAATCTCATATGCTTGGTTTTGACCATTTTTCATTTTGCACACAACGTAATAAAAACAACCACAACAATTACACCCATCTTTTCTGAAATCAATGAGATATTCGACATCTTTGAGATAATCACCCAGATCAACGGTGTCAATATCAATGTCAACCGCATTGTATTTATTTCTAAACTCGGCTTTCATTTTGTCATTTTCATCATACTTTTTGCGCATTTCTTCGTCTACACGCCTCTGTTTACAACCGCAATCATATACTTCAACAGTTGACCAGTTATTATAGAATTTCTTATATTCGGATTCTTCACCAATTTGATTTCCACAATGGTAGCAAAATTTGTGCATTTTATTTTTGTGGAAAATACTCTACGCTGATTTATTTTTCACAACGTTAGCTTTATGAGAAATGGAATTTAGATGTAATTGAAGATTGTATGATGTCGCAAATATTCTATCGCAATCCTGACACTTGTAATCAGGTTCCTTTTGGATATAATTTGTTTCAGTAGGAAATTCAGTCGATCTTACAGGACTACATCGTGTTTTTCTATTTGCATGAATAACATAGTTGGATATTTTTGTGAATATATGCCCACATCGAACACAAGCATAGTTACAAGCTACTTTTTTCTCTACTTTACCATCATATTCCATAAAATACTTCAGCATACATTTTTTCATATCTTCTATATTGTCCCATTGAAAATATTCAGATCCCTTCTCACGTTTTTCGTTAAACTCTTTTCGAAATATTGCTAATAATGCATCTTCATGTGTGCCCTCATTATCACATTCATAAACAAATATAATACGCGGTTCTACATTTTTGTATTGCGGAAATCTTTTCAAAAACTCTTGAGCTTTACCAAGTTTGACAACGTTTTCATGATGTGGATATATATTAAGCAAATAAATGTGTCCCATTTCACCGTATTTTATTTGTATGTATAAATAATTATTCCAAATTTTACGCACCTGGAATAAATTCAACCAATTTTGATACATTTTCTTTGATTTGAATTTTCCTCGGGATTTTTTAAAATCGAGGAGAAATAAACCACATTTGTATATATTTTCGAATCTTCTGAAATGCCTTGGTCAGGATTTTAAAAACAGGGGGATTAAATTAAATCGAGGTCGGGAAAATCAAAATCAAAATAGAGGTCCTTAATTTTTTCGCGCCGATTTTTCCGACTTTTTAATTATCGGAACCCCCCCTGTTTTTAAAAAAAATTAGGGATGATTAAAAGATTACAAGATATAAACAATGTCGAATTAATTTTCCTCGGGATTTTTTAAAAATGAGGAATAGTACAAACGAGAGATGTATACATTTGTGTATTTGTTACTCATGAACAACGACACTCGTGAAACTATACATCACACGTATTTTTCCACGGGTTTCAAAAAAAAATGAGGAAAATAAAAATAAAATACAATAAGATATTTTCGACAAACTATAAATGAACTATAGTTGTATTCGTTGCGATTGTAAATTTACACGATTAAATCACTATCTTGTTCATGCTAATAAAAAATCATTGTGTCCTCCGACGAGGTCATCTGAAATACCAACAGATTCAAATTATATCGAAGAACCAAGTATATATGCTTGTTCTATATGCGATAAAATTTTTGCAGATGAAAAAAATCTAGAGAGACATTTGGAGTCAAAACAACACGAAAAGAAAACAAATGAATTAAATGCTGCAAACGAATTCAAAAATCTTATTAAAATGCTTCAAGAGCAAGGCGAGACAATAAATAACATGAAAGCATCACAAGAAAACATTCAAAAGTCACAAGAAGAACTCAAACAAGAATTCGCAAAGATGGGTCGTGCAATGGTTGTTACCAAACCCGACAAGGATCCCAGTAATTTTAACCTAAACCTCAACCTGAATCTCAACATTGAGAATCTCAAGGACTCGAAGGATTTCTTAACAAACGATCGAAAGTATCATCTCCTTCAACGAGGTATGAATGCGATGCCATTTCTAGTTAAAGATGTTAATTTTGACCCCGAACGACCAGAAAATCACAACATGTATATTTCGAATAATAAGACAAAGACTGCACAAGTGAAAGAGAATGGTGTTTGGGTTAAACGAGATGCCCGACAACTAGTCACCGATATTATATACGATTACGATTGCAAATTCTTTCGATCGTTTGCGGAAGACCCTGAACTTGCTGAGAAGTATGCAAAGGCCACCCAGTTTTATTATCAATATATTGACATTACGGATAGTAAAGAAGCACAGAAAAAGATTGAAAATGAAATCATGGAAATGCTGTACAACAACCGCGAAATGATTATGGAAACTAGAAAGAAGGAAGAAGCCGCAATTAAACATCGCAAAATGCTAAAACAACAAAAACAAAAAGAAACCACTCAAGTTCGGTAGTTTTCTTTTCCAAAATATTATGTCACTTAAATATAAAAATGATGCGACGAGTGTCTATGTCCATGCCAACTACTAAATCATTCAGTCTAAATTCGACGACAATTTTAGCGTTAGTCTTCGCGCTAGTTTTCCTAGTCGTTGGTGTTTGGTATTATTACGGATATGGCATTAGCGGATTTGGAAACACTACCAATTTGAAAGACGCTGTCAATTCGCTTGACATTGTAATGTTTACTTCACCAGAGTGCAAATATTGCCCTCAACAATTGGATGCATTCAAGAGCCAAGGCCTCTTGAATTCGATTGTCGTGAAGGACATTAGCGATGAAAATAACAAGAAGGAGGCAATGCGCTTTGGCGTCATTGGATTTCCCTATTTTATTTCGTTGAAGAATCGAACGGCTACTCTCGGATACGAACAAGACATTCAAAAGATTGTTGATCACTTGAGCCCACAAAAGGCTGTTGCGGCACAAAAGACGGATGACTCGGCGGCCGCACAGGGACCGAAAGTCTACGTATTGACTCGTGCTGGATGCGGATGGTGTGACAAGGCTAAGAAAGACATTGCTGATAAACAAGTCGATTCATCGGTGGTTGCTGTTGTGGAAGCCGGTGGTCCAGATGGCAAAGCAGTTATTGACAAGTACAACATCAAGGTTCAAGGAGTGCCCATTTTCGTGAACGCGAAGGATGGTCAAACAATTGTCGGCTTCAAACCAATTGAAGAAGTCTTCAAGACGTTTAACATTCAATAAATCGCAAATAATAATGCACGCTAACACAGTGATTCGAATGTCATAGAAAACTATGAATCGAGACGGAATTTTATATGTCAGTTTTCAAAAAACCGATGAAGCAGTGTTTGAAGAAGCTCAAAAGAAAATTGATAATGATAAGTGCCAAAAGTTGGTGACTTTGTTTAATAGTGAATTTCTTAAACAAAGGAACAACCCAAATCAAAGACCTCGACAAGTCGAATTGCATCTAAGTCCAAAGTATTCCGACACAAATGTCGAATGTTTGAAATCAAAGATGGGTTCCGATTATCGTGTAATTAAAGACAAGAAGTCAATTATCGGAACACGCAATCTTATTTTCGAAGAAATTTGGTGGTAGCAAGGCCAAGTGAAAACACAAAAAAAATCCATGTGCAATCATTACTAAAGATCATTCAAAAATGACAAGACTTATTCGAATTGGAGGTCTCGTTGTTGATGCAGACGATGTAGAATCAGCATGGATTACGCCACAAACAGAACGAGTAAAGCATATTGGAAAATATGTCAGTTATTACAGTGTTCTTCCTCAAAGAACTGGATTGGTTCACATTAATATCAAATTGAAATCAAAATGGGTTAGTATGCAAAGTGCTGAAGCATATCATTGCAGTGAAGCAGTTAAAGAACTAGAAAAATTACAAACTGATAAGGTTACTAAGTAACTTGTGCCAAGAATGTCACAATTCTTATGCCAAGTATGTCACAATTCTTATGCCATATACCACAATGTTCCATCCAATTCATCAATATCTTCACTGATGCTTTGATCATGATAATTAGCGTTTTCTACAATTTTAAAAATTGTGCCTTTGGGTACATATTCTATACGTGCTTCCCTATACAACGATTCATAATCATCTCCACTTATATAAAAATTTAATTGATTTTCAAAATCAGAATCAGAACCGTCAGGATCTCTTTCGACAAGACCATCGTCATTATAATTATTCTCAAGATACTTAACGATTTCTTTGCTATCTCGTTTGTCCAAGATCATTTTGATAACTGTAGCATCAAAACGAAATAAATGAATGACATCAACAAGGCCATATTGCCAGAAAGCTTCCTTTAGTAATAATACAGCAATGCGCCCGTCTTCCGTGATGTATTTATTAGATGGTACTGGAATTGTGCCTCTGTTGGATGCTTGGGTCGGAATCGTGGCCGGGATCGTGACAGGGACTGTGGTTTCAGCCTGGACCGTGGTTTCAGTTTGAATTTGGTTTTTAGCTTGTTTTTTGATTTTTTGCATGTTGTATAATTCCAAGATAGCCTAGGCTTTCGTATTTTTCATAAGAATTGCGTTTAAACTTCTTAACAAATTTAAGTATTTTAATTAACATTTTGCAAAAAATAAAAAAGACCTAAGCAAATTCTGGATTTTGATATAATGCGCAAAAAAGCTGTAACTCATGATGATGTTGTTGCAGTTTTCGCAGTTCTTCGCAAGTATGATATCGATGACGAAACCATAGTTTCAATGCTTCAAAATTGTCTTACAGAAATCATGGAACACAAGTATAAAATAATCGCGCACTTATATATTATCGTGGACACATATTATGTTAGTTATTCAACTCGGAATCCACATGTCACGAAAGATTACTTGAAAGATATCATTAAGAAATGGGTCATGGAATTATTTTACAGCAACAAGGAGTCGGTAATAGCACAATCAAAAGTATTTATTCAGAAATTATTACAGAATGATGATATAGATTTTAAAACGTACGACAAAGTACGCCTTGATAGTATAGTTAGTTTTCTTAAATTATATGACAAACGAAACGTCAAAACGAACAATAGTGCCCTAACCGGACCTATACCAGAAATCAAACCAGAAAAACGCGAGGGACCAATATCATATAGTGATCGCAAGAATACTTCATATGGTCCAACATCGATCACCGGGACAAATGACAATGGTCTCAAAAACATGCACAACAAATTACGATACCAAGAAAGGTCTCAAAGTCAGTGTAAGGAAGAAGCAGAATTTATTCGGTATGTAACATCAGAATTGCGGATAACAAATGATGATAAGCGAATATGCACCGATCTCTGGAATTTATACAAGTCATCCAAGACAGTATTCCAATATGGTTCTCATTTCAAATTGAGGTCAAAAAATATTCACTTTTTGTACATTGTAAAATTAGTGACAAATATGTCATATTATCCGATTGTTGAAGTCATCATGAAATCGGAATTGTATAATGACAAACTGGCATGTGATGGACTTTGTGAATTAAAATCTGGGAAATTACATAAGAATATTGAAAGTTCGTTTAATGAATTCTTTTCAAGATGGGATGTAGACTTGATGGATGATGTGCCTCAAAATCTTCTCAAATATCGTGACAACCATGAAGAGAATAAAAAGCTTAAAATCAAGTATGAGCCTGAGATTCTTTCGCGTAAGTATTCGACAAACAAAAAGTTATGGTCACGAATTGAGAAACTAATGGAACTTGAATTAAGGGATTATACAACGGCACAGGACATGTTATATTCATTGATTAAGAAGGAAGGTCTCAAGATCACAAAGAAGGAAATATCGAATTATATAATGAGATACTACTGAATGAATGAAGTTGTTTATAAAGTGTCACTAGTGACACAGAGAATATTACAATAGAGAAATTAGAAGAAATTCATAACGGTGTTTTCGATGTCTTCATTTGAGAGCTTGTTGCAGATTGATTTAACAAGTGGCTTCACGTGTGTTTTCTGGTGAATGCATTGTGGCATTAGAGTCAAAGAAGGCTGTTGGATCTGCAAGCACTCAGAGTCTGGACTCTGTGGATTGTCGCATGGGACCTGTTTGCACAAGGATTCGAAAATGAAGACCAGTAGGTTGATGTCCTTCATATTCGTCATGTAGTCGCAGCAAAACTTGTAGTTTTTGTAGAAGAAGGACACCAGTGAACCAATTTCTTCATCGCATTTGTTTTTTGGGTTATTGCAGAAACTGAAATACAACACAATTCTGTTTTTCATCGCGACATCACAAACAGTTGGACACATTTTATGGTAGTCCATGTAGACACTCTCGATAAGGTTATTCATGTTGTAATGCATTTTGAGTCTTTAAGTCTTTTTAAGTTTTGTTTAACACTGGGTTTGATATTGGTCACGAATGGCCAGGGTTTTTATTTTTTTGTAAGGTTTTAACGATTTTTGTTTCTTTGTCGTTTTTGTCGTTTTAACTACCAAAATAAGGATGATCAAGTGGGTCATTACTCATTTGCAATGTTTGTCGCAAATCCTTTACATCATCCTGCAATTCGTCAATTGTTTTCTTTAACTCTAATATCATATTATGCAGAAAATCTTCTTTTTCATTAAAAGAAGATATCATCGAATTTCTAATTCGTTCTTCTTCTTCCTTCCATTCCTGTACCCGTTTTGCTCTCTCTTCTTCCAGAAGTTTTACGACATCTCGATGAACAGTTTCGATATGATTTTTAATATGACCGGACTTTTTGTACTTCTTTCCACAGTATTGGCACGTGTTTTCTTGATTGTTCATTTTTGGTTTTGGTTTTTGTTTTAACGCTGGGTTTGATATTGGCTTCTCAAGAACTTTCAAAGAGACCACGAATGACCAGGGTTTTTATTTTTTTGTAAGGTTTTAGTGGTCTTCGACGTGATCATCGCAAACAAAAACATTTTCAAATTTGTTCAAGATAATGCATTTTCAATGGTACCGGTATATTTTTGGACAACAGTATATTATTTGAACTAAATTGGGTTGGTGGACATGGTCCATTTGGTACGTGCGATTCTTGTGGTCCTCCGCGTGCACCGCTTTGTGATTGCTTGTTGTCATCACGTTTTGTATGAGATCCCCAACATCCAACTAACCACAAAGAATTAAGAATAAAAATTGCCAATGTCATGTTTGCAAATTTGGTGTCAATGAGTATATGTTCTTGATAATATTGGATAACATATGCAGAGTATGCAATATTATAAACTTGTACAACGAGCAGAAAAAATGACAATATGTATTTGTCGTTTTTGTCGGCAAACATGGTATACAAATAGAACACAATCAGTGCCAGTTGTGTGATGGACAAACAGTAGGAACTGTAAGACACATAACTGTCAGTGGAATTTTGTTGTAACGCCGTCCAAGTCAATCCAGCAGATGCAATGTTGAGAACCATTTTACTTTGTTATCGACTTTTGATTTTGAACGGTACAATATCAGGCTTTGTGATTTTTTGTAATACTCTGCGAGGATTCTCGAGCAGGACTATTGTGTTGTCGGCGTCGTTGCCGCAGCGGTCATCGAGCAAGAAGCCGCTGGACTACCCAAATAAATACACAAAACATGTTTATTCATGCAACTAGCAAATCCAATATTTAAGAATACGACCAAAACAAGGAATATAATAATGATTGTCGATAATGCAGTCAAAATCTTGTGTTTTTCACCGACACTTCGATTGGACCTAGCAACGGCCATATATGCAATTAACAAAATATGTACAGTGACAAAGAAAAACAATATGGAAATGATTAGCCCTTGTGCTTGTGCGGGCATCAAGTCGTCTACGGATCCATCAGCGTTCGTGACAACTTTAGTGTTCAAGTAATTGAGACCGACCGGGATAGACTGGCCGGCAATTGTAATAGAACCACCGCTAATAGGAGCATTTGTAATGTCTGACCAATACTTCACGTTAAAGATTGTGATTGGCCAAATGGTAACTAATAGAATTAGAATAAATGCTGAGAGACCAATGTAGTCACTTTTGGCTTTTGCTGCCATGTCCGATGAACCAGTAACTGCATCCAAAGCAAATCCAAAAAAGTTCCTCAATTTCTTTCTTTTGCCGAACAGCGAACCTGATCCAACAGTGCTACCGGACCGTGCCGGTGCCGCAATAATGACCCCCGGAGTATTACTGGAAGAACCACTGAATAGATTTGCAATACCTGCGAATAGGGATGGAAACATAATAATTACAAGAAAAAATAAAAACACATACATTACAGGTGCCGACAATATACCACCAAGTGACGAAAGAACATTAGATAGACCTTCACCAAATGTTTGAAATAAATTTTTCGAAGAAACATCGGTTGACATTGAAGTAGCGTTCGACAATGTATTATTAATTTGTGATGCTAGACCATATTTTTGAGTGCATGTTTGTACTGCATTACTGGTAATTGTTTGGTCACCATTGCTGATATTAACATTTTGCGCCGTTTGACCAGGAGCACAAGTAATGTGGATGCCATCAGTGGATTGGATTTGATTGTTAATCTCGGTGTTTATACAACTACTTGTGTTATTAATTGTTTGTGTATTAGTTACAATATTGTTAATATTAACACTGTTGTTGATGTCTTCATTGGAACCAAATTGAAGAACTGCATCAGTATCTGCTTGCTTTAACGAGCCAATTAAAGCATCAGATATGCCATTTGCAACGGCATGTTGAATATCTGCTTGATTCACACATGTAGAATTAATATTTGTTGAAATTGTTTGTTTGCCGCCTTGTATATTAATATCTCCTGTACACCCCGAAATGTTAACATCTTTTATCGTTGCGGTTTGATTATTTATTGTTGTAGAACCACATGATTGACTAATTGATTGTGTAAGTTTGTTTGTAATTGAATTTGTAAGTGTTTGTGATACATCAATATGTTTTGAATTAGCAATGCCCATCTTTAATATAACCAAAGAAAGTTTAAGAAACAGAAATCGCTTATTTGATATCAATCAATTTCTGTTCGACAATGTCGAGAGCCTTCAGAAAAATTTCAATCGGAGTCATCTGGCCAACTGTTTCAATTTTAAACACAAACGTCTTTGAATCAACATCGAGACCATATGTGACATCGTTCGAAATTTCCTTGTATGAAGTCGCACACACAGGGCTCCATTTGGCATGTTTATGGCCAGTATCTTTTGCCAAGATGCATGCCAATCGAATTTCCTGATTCGGTCTTAATCGCACAATAAGAATATTCGGATCAATTTCAAACATTTCACGGTCATATTCCAAGTCAGATGTATACACATTTTGAATCCCGTATATATCTGCCTTTATTGCATCGTAACTAACATTTAATTCAATAACCTGATTTGTAATGTCGATTTCCAATTGTGCTGCGCCGGCATCACTTTGTAAAACTTTTACAGGCACAAGACCCAGCCGATGCGCAAGAATATCATCTAAAAGCATACTATTATTCTTTTGTATTGCTACAATGTCTATTGCCCACGTAGGCACTTCTGAAATCATAATTCTGCGTAATGCGTTGCACATTGCGTTGCCTACAACGACCTGGTCATCCGACGAGAGTGAGAAAACTAACTTGTCACTTGTATTTTCTAAAATTTTGAACATTTTGTTATGATTATCTGCAAATGTCATTAACGCAAATTTATTTTTTGGGGAGCAGTTCGAATTACAAAAAACTTTGAACTCCGAATAATGTGGACCACTCTTAAAATCGCTTTGACCAACATCAAAACCAAACGTTTACCAAACAAACTAAAATGTCTGTCACTGCATATTCACTGTCTGCTTCTTGGGCTGATATGGAAGACGAGGAAGATGCTCGTCTAGCCACTACCATGGCTTCGCCGGTCTCAGTCACACAAGTGCCTCAAGTGACCTACAAATCGTGGTCAAGTATGGTGCAAAACCGTGTTGAAGAGCCTGAACAAGAGCCTGAACAGGAGCCTATGCAAGTTGCAGAACCAGAAAAGAAAAAGGCAAAACATAGCGAGCGACCAAAAGTCGAAATGACTGAAGTCCAGTGCAAGAGTTGTGAAGGTCCATTGCGATACAATGCCAAGTTTTACGACGAAAAGGGTTACAAGTATCCAAGTGTGTGTAAGACTTGCAAAGAGTCTGGACATGTGGGACGCGACGTTATGTGCTATAGCTGTAACAAAACGTTTCACTTTAGTTATGCTCAACAGCAACACTACAAGAAGATGAAGTACCAAGACCCAAAGAAGTGCTTTGACTGCAGGAAGAAACAATAACCAAGAAATAAATGAAGAAACAATAACAAATAAACCATAAAAACGTTGTTCCTAGGAACAACAAAAAACACATTGGAAAAAACACGTTGGAACAACTTTTCGAGTTTCGTGTTATTGAACGAAATAACTCTTATCAGGCGTATAATGATAGAAATAACGTACACTTTTACGATAAATTTTACCGGTCTTTTGAGACCAATCAGGAACGCATTTTTGCTTGTCGCCATCTGGTTTTAACGTGTATGCGACTTCACGCAGTGATGCGAGACCATTAGATGAGCCCATATAATATCCAAAATGCGGACCCTGCGATTCGATAATAAGAACTTTGTCGTCAATCGACAACAAGGAGCTTGCTTCTTTGTCATGGTCTTGAATCATTTCGATGACCTTTAAGACTTCATTTTGCAAACTTTCTGTAGATTGTTTATACCTTGTAATATTATCAGTAATTGGTCCCAGTTGGTCAACAAGATTTGAAAGTGTCTTAACTTCGGTTCCTAATTTCGAAACCATTCTTCGTTATCAAACAAAAAGGTTAACGCTCTGTTATTTTCGAAGAATTACAATATGTAAAATGGAATTTCAAGTACATACTCTGCCAGAATTCGATAATCTTTTTCCAAAACTTGTATCAATGACCAAATTTGAAGATATCACGAAGGGGCGCCGAGGTGCTGTTCTAGTTTCTTGTCTTGATTCTTGCCTTGATACTTCAAATATTGTTCGTACAACAACAGTGTATAGAAATCCGCCGCAAAAATTCTCGGAAATTCATTATGATCTCGTGGATAAAATCAAAAAAATTTGCAATGCGACATTGCAATTTAACAACGCGTTACCCATTCTGTTTAACAACGCGTTACCCATTCTGTTTAACAACGCTCTCATTGAATTATATGACAATAATTATTGTTCGATGGGTTATCATTCGGATCAAGCGCTTGACCTTGAAGATGATTCTTGTATTTGCATTTTCTCTTGCTATGAAAAGCCAATTGGGGCAACACGAACACTAGTCATTAAGAAGAAGATCTGCGAAAATTCAGAAGAAACACAAATAGAAATGTCTCATAACTCGGTAATTTTATTTTCAACGGATACAAACAGGAAACATCTTCATAAAATCATACTCGAAAACACTAGTGAAAATAACCGATGGATTGGTATAACTTTTCGATTGTCGAAAACATATGTACGCTTCGTTGATGATTCTGTGTACTTCAAGTCCGATGAGCACCAATTGACACTAGCTACACCTGAAGAGAAGAAACTATATTACAAGTGTAGAAGTGATGAAAATAAAAATATCGAGTACAAATACCCTGAAATTTATTATACAATTAGTCCAAGTGATCTTATGAGACCTGTTTAGAGATTCTTAGAGAATCGGTCGCATGTAGTCGCCATTATTCATACTAAACTTTACAAAATCATAATCAATGAGTTTGTTTGATACATTTTCTTCAAAATACTTCGTTTTCAGATATTTGAGACCGTCTTCTGACGGTTCTTCAAGTGGTACAAGAGATTCATTGTCATCATATACATGTGTTCTTTCGTCTTTGAAAATCGCTGCTCGATTTGAACATCGAATTACATAGCCAAGTCGCGTCGGGATATGTTCAATAGGGAGTCCTGAAGGCACGATTTCATGTGTATACAATCGATTTGTTGATAATGACATGAGAAACACGGAATTCGGTTCCAATTCAACATCAAATTCTTTCACAAGGGCTTCGTCAACCGGATCTACATAACCGTTTTCAGTTTTAGTCTTTAATCGAAATCGCAACTTTGTCAACACGGATGCATTACTCAATGTGCCTCGTTTATCTACATATCGATATCCATTTCGTTTCAGCAATTCAGGACCAGATTTGTAAAATGTGCAAAAGGCCATAAGAGCATTTCTTGGCATATCCTTTGTCTTGTCAGAATGTTCCTTAATTCTTGCACGTGCATCTTTAGTTGCGGGTCCATCTCCAGCTTTTACATTGTAATAAACTTGTGCAAGAACATGATTTAATTCTACAGGTTGCTCGAAGAAATCATCAGCAATTTGTTGTACTTTGCCAACAATTTCATGATCAGTTTTTCGAAAGTTATCGGTTGGTCCGTCAAGGTTTGTCGAGCATCTCAACAAGTTAAACTTTAACTGGTCTTCAGAGCTTTCATTTGTTAAACTTTCATTTGTTAAGCTTTCAACATTCGTAATGTAAATGCCCTTACGATATGCATTGCTTGGTTTATTCGATTCTTTCAAGACTTGAAACTTATGTTCAGAAGTCAAGTCATAAAAGTAATCTTTGTCGGAATTAAAAAGACATTTGATAAAGAGACCAACATTGTGTACATTTCGGGGAACTTCGTCACTATGAATCTTTTGAAATGGGACAAAGTTGTATTTTTCATAAGAAAATGACCAGTTTTGAATGATATAAACCATGCGGGCTTTACGCAGATTCAAAAGACCAAGTTCGGTACAAATTGTAGCAATATCTCCACAAAGATATACTAATTTATTTCCGGGCACAATGACATCTACAAGATTTGTATACACGGTACCACAAAAGTCCTCTAACAAAACTGGAGAGTTAAAAGAAATGAGAATGTTATCTGTTTTCATAACATTCTCAATCATGTGATTGGCCGGGGTCGGGGCCGGAGTCTTGTTACCCGCGGCACTATTGCTCATGGCACTGCTTGTGATGTTACTCATTGAATTGCCCATTTTATACTGATTCCTTGATGGGTATTAGAGATTCCAATTTTTTGCGAAAATTAAAATGCAGTGATATTTTGATATATAATTATATCGTCGTAACTAGATCGTGTAGTTAATTGTTTCACAATCTTTGTTCGATCATGTTTCGAAAGTCTTTTATTATCAAATGCATATGCTTCTATATGTTTAACAATTCTCTCAAGTTCATCCAAGTTTGTTTTAGTTAATACTTTAGTAACAAATATGAGAATATCAGACTCGCTTTTGAAATAACTTGTTAGAAACCAATTGTAAAGTCTTACTTTAGAGTGAGGTTTCACATCAATCGCATAGAAACCTACAGATTTACGAAGCTTACTTGGTACTTTATCCATTAATGATGTCAGGTAGTACCATTTTTCATTAAGTATAGCAAGATCTATAGTTTTGAAACGCAAACTATTACCAAAATCAATAAACTTGAAGTCTTTCTTTGTCGGATTATAAAAGATATTCTTTGTGTGCAAATCGCGATGTGCAACACCAATACGATGTAATTTATCTATTTGAGTCTTGAATTTTAACAAAAATTCGGGATCAATATCTGTGATATGTTCACGAACATAAGACCACAGAAGAACGTAACCGCTATCAATTAGGTTGTCCATTATGATATGAATTGAACCATTCCTTAAATCAACGTAATAATCATGGATTTTTGGAGCGAGGCCATATCTGGATACATGATTTTGAATGTCAATTTCTTCGAGAACTGATGAAAGATCAACGTTTTCTCTATTGATTTTTGCAATTAATTTGTTTAGAATAAGAACCTTGCCATTAACACCATGATTTACAACTTTGAGAATTTTTGTACACCTGTTGTTTACACATTCATTATTGGCATCTGTACATTTTTGGTAGAGGCATCGTGTTCGAAGACCCTTATATTCACATGAAGCAATTTGGCAACCATTTGATTTCTTTTTTGATACTCTTTTCTGTTTTGTGATTCTTTTTTGTTTTGTTATCTTCTTGATTTTTCTGATTGTGTGCTTTCTGACCGTGTGCCTTTTTATTTTCTTTTTCACAATCACGGGCATTTAATAATAACCAGGAAATTATAGCGCGTATGAATCCTAGGATTTTTTGGTTGATATACACAAATCAACATGTTGAAAATTCTATTCGAAGGTTGGGTCAGAATACCGCATTCTTACGCCATTGTATTATGTAATCAAATCATTGGACTTCACAACAAGTATGTCAATATCGAGTGTCCGGTAATTGATATGCGCATCAAAGAAAAAGAATATTATAACAAGGCGTGGAAACCCAAGGATCTTGATACAATTTATCGAAAGGAAGATGCCCAGATTCTTGAAGATATTCTAAACAAGAGCACCGACGACTTCGTACCGGATGTCATCTACAGTATTACTTACCCATATAACATCAATGTTGTCACATCGAATTCTATACCGAAATGTGTATTCTATACATCGGAATTCGCAGCATTAAACGAAAGTTACTTCAGCGGTCTTCCTTCTGATCTTAGTATTGATATGAACAACATTCAAAAACACATTACGGATAATCTTGATAAACTTTTCTTCACAGCACCAAGCAAATGGTCCGCGAACGGACTTGAACAATTAAAGGTTCCAGATTCAAACAATCGTGTGATTACTCATGGCGTGGACTTGAATACATTTTACAAGAACGATGACGAAAGACGCCAATATCGTGAAAAGTTTGGCTTCACCGATAATGATTTTGTCATTTTGAACATGGGAGCCTTTACTGGTAACAAAGGCATTAACACATTGTTTCAGTTGATTAATGTTGTTGCAAATCGTTTGGAATCTAACAGCAAGATGAAATTTAAAATGGTTCTCAAAGGAATCCACGAGTTGTACAACGCTGAAGTTCTCCTTAACAATTATGTAAACAACGAACTCAAAACAGTGATTACAAAGACTGAACTTGACAAGCTCTTTAATGAGCGTATACTTCAATTTATTCCAGAAACATTGACATTTGATGAAATGCGATGTATGTACAACATGTGCGATTTGTACATTAGCCCGTATATCGCTGAAGGCTTCAATTTGACACCACTTGAAGCACTTGCATGTGGTACTCGCATATTGATTTCAGGTACTGGATCGACTGAAGATTATGTCACAAAGATTGGTGCACACATGTCTTCTTGTGCTGACAAACTTGTTATGACGATTAATAGCAAGGTTATCTCGATGCCGTCAGGACCTGGTATGAAGATGAATCAGTTAGATAGCGTTGATCTTCTTCGCAAGGTTCTTGAAATTGAAAAATATAAGATTAATATTTACGATTATGCGCGTCTTCGCAAGTTTCTTGAAGAAAATTATTCGTGGGAACACGTTGGCACTTTGCTTCATGATTATTTAAACACAATTGTTACCTCCGATCTCGATTCTAAAATGGCAGCACTCAATGTTGCATCATAAAACAAAAAATTAGGAACTCCGAAGAGATTCCGCAATATGTAAACCCAACAAGTAAACCGAACAATTCTTAAAAATGAATACAAACAACGTTAATAACGCTCAAGCTACTCACAAAAAATTGCAACATGTTGCCGGTATTGCATCGGGTATGTGTCTTTTCAGTTATGCTGTCCTGTATTTCTTTACTCTTAACCGTCCAGTAGCATTGTTTTTCATTATCATGTTTGTTTTGGGATTTTTTCTGTTTATTTTTGCAGGCGGTTATGGCGATCATCGTGGTCACCATGATTTTGCCACGATGATCAGGAAAGTTGAAAGCGTGATTATAGTTATTTGTCTCATTTTTATGTATGTAATAGGGTGCCATTTGATCAGTACACAAAAGATATGTCGTCAAGAAGATTATCTTGACATTATATCAGACAAATGTCTCTCACAAAATCAATCAGTTGTCGAACCACTTGCGATTGATTCCGTAAAAGGCATATGCGGTCTATGGATTCTTATACTGACGTCTCTGGTACTTAGTACATTAATTGCGTCTCGTGTTTCTGGAGAACAGATTGTGTCCCAAATTTAAATCAAAATCAAAAATTGTATTATGATGGTCCAGTTATCTTAGGATAATCATAATATCATTTCAAATTACAAAAATAAGAGAAGGCTCGCATACAGAGCCATGTATCAAACTAGTCTGTGTCAAAAACACTTAAGAAAATGCCATCAGTACCTCTGGGAATCCAAACAATCAAAAGAATGCAAACAAACAAACAACAAATTGCACCACTACTTCTCACACTTGTTATGACTAATGGCATTTTCGTCAGTTCAATTTGGTCAAGGGTATCAGCGGGTCTTCAAATGGACCTTGAAATTAACCTTAATAAGTTGGTCCCATTCATGATTCTTACGGCATATCCAATGTTTTTCGCTTTCAAATATTGTTTTGCTAAGGATGTGTCAAAGTATGGCCATTTGAAAGAAAAATATCTTGCTAGTATGTACCTGATGATGTACACATTGGGAATTTATTTCATGGCAACATCGATTAAATGTTATCCCGAAGACACATTCAAAATGTTTAAATGTTATCATAACACCGGTCGTGCTACTGAACCAAGCGGATTTCTAATTTTCCAATTTGTCGGCGGTATTGTTTATGCCACAGCAGGAACATTGTTGATCATTGTTTTGTATGTCAACGAATTGCACGAGGATGAACTCTTTGAAGATTCTCAAAAATCGAAGCGAAATAGTTGGGAAAGATATGTCTCTGTAGTACAAAACCAAGTCTAAAGACAAGTCTAACGTCTAAAAATCAAAAGACCAACCATCTTTTTTAGCAAGTTCTTCTATAACTACTGCATTTAAATCAGCTTTCATTTGTCTTACGCCAGGTAACTGGTCGTTTAAGACTACTTCATCAATACGTTTTTTAGAATCTTCGTGTAAATCATCATAATTTTGATTTATTTGCTTCAAAAGATCATTAACAATTATATTTGCAATTTGCTTCTTTTCTTCGGTATTGTATCCGGAGAATTCTATTTTATTAACACGATTCATAATAGCAACATCGGCTTCGTATGTATCTCTTTCCTCATGTTCTTTATATTTTTCGATTGGTTCATTTCCAGCAAGAACAATAATCATTTTATTAAACGGTATTTTTAGACGAGCTAGTCCATTACATTCCATATTTCGCGAATTGTTTTCATCCAATATATCAAGAAAAAATGATCGACCAATATTACGATTCTTTAATAATTTGTCGACTTCATCAAAAAACACTATAACTGGATAAATATTTTCTTTGCGACCTTGATGTGCAAGAAACTCTGGAAGCTTGCCATTTTCGAGGCGGTATTCATGCGCTGGTGATCCAAGTAAGTTCCACTCATAACAACCCTGAGCGTTATTATCATATTGAACACGAAAAAACGGTAAATCAAGTTCTTCTGCTATCATTTGAACAAGCGAAGTTTTACCTGTACCTGGTGGTCCAACAAGATATGGAATATTACGAGTTGCGAATACATTGTGTTTTATCATTGTTGATGTCAAAGCAATATAATGATAAAGTTCTTTACAAACTTTTTGGTCATATCCACTTGATTTTAGAAAATTTCGTAACCGCTGACCCTCAATATCAGGATTCAAAATCTTTGAAACTTGTGGTTGACGTAGTATATTTTCCAACCGATTTACGAACATGTGACTACTCGAATAGTCGCGTACAATTCTTTGAAGCAAATCTTGTATTTTTCTTTGTTCTTCATTAGAATAACGATCAGCAATTTGTTTGTATTCTGCAATTAAACGCTTTTCCTTTCTTTTAGAGGATTCATAACCATAATGTGTTGCTATAATTTCATCATATAATTCGTCTCCATAATTCGAAAGAGTTTGTGATCCATACGTTCCTGGGACAATCATACTACCGATACGACATAGAATGTATAACAATGTTAACGCAGGAGTTTTGAAAACCCACAAGAGTGATTGATTCTTAATTTCGTGAAATCTTTCAATGATTGGGTCAAAAAATGTCCAGGTCATGGTGGTTAACATAAAATGAATGTTAACTAACGTGTTTTTGTTTTCGGCGTCAAATTACAACAAAAAATTGTGTCGCGTAGTATTAAACCGTGCAATGAATTCAGAAAAACACTATACACATTTTGATAAAAATTCCGATTGGACATATTACACAAACATAAATTTAATTGATGATCGAAATGAAGATCCATTGGTAAAAGCATTTAATATTTTTGTCGATTCGTTGACAACAAATATTGCTATTGCTTCAATATTGGAGTCCATTGATACTACAGGATCATATGTCATAACAATTGATACCGATGGCCCGAACGATATTATCAAAAATAATGACAAGAAAAGTTCGTATGTGTTTCTAAAAAGTAAATTCCTACAAAACAAAAAATTAAAACAACGATTAATTGACTTTTATAATCCGTATGACATCTTTGTGAAGGGACCGCTACAGAACTCGGTTGATTTACATGTTTGGACAATTGTGTTGTGTAAATTGAGGTACTAAATAAACGGTACTAAATAAACGGTACTAATTGCTACACAGAAAAATTCTCAGTTATTAACAAATGAGATGACTGGGTGCAGTGTTGATTCTAATATAATAGAATGGTCGGTTCCACACACAGAATCATTATATGACCTATTAAGTTTGAAAAATGAAAGTTCTGGTGAATTTGTTATTGACACACAAACAAAAAAAACAAGTTCAAAGATTACCAAATTGATGGGCTCAGAATCTTCAGTCGAAGCTCCATTAGCACTTGTTAATTATCATACTCATCCGGCTTCGTGTTATGTCAGTGAACATACTGTGTGGGGGTTTCCAAGCGGTGAAGATACGCGCGAGTCAATTCTTTTCGGACTAAAGGGTTCAATTGCACATTTGGTTATTGCAGTTGAAGGCACTTACGTCTGTCAAATAAATCCAAAGATTTTATACGCATTGATTAATATTGATATACCGAAAGAATCTGTGCCACAAAAAGTGTTAAAGACACTGAACAAAATCATGACAAAAAACAAGGCTTCATTAAATGATATTTATCGCGGCCTTATTGTTCAGTGTGTTGAAGTATATTTTCGAAGCACACACGCATTTAGAACTAAGAATTTCACTTCAAGTCATCCGGCAGTTAATCCTGTCGATTATATTAATTTCTGTAACAATTTTACATTTTTGAATATTTTTGGCAAGAGTACTCATGTGGATGGGTGCACAAATATTAAATGTGATAAAATTTGGGTGTACGAAAATAACAAGTTGAAACAATTAAACTTTCCGAAATACATTGACGATTATGAACATGAAGAACATATTTATGTATGCGATCCACTAGGCAATGTAGTTATCTCCGATGAGAATTATTCAAAATTTGTAGCTGAAGGTGGTCTGAAGCCACTTGAGAGTTATTTTCGAGATGACAAATGGTTTATGTTCCAATTGTTTCCACACAAGGTCCAGCTCAAGGATAATCAGGTGCTAAAGTTCTTCATCGATTTGCCACACAAAACTAAAACTGAGGTCATTCAGGCAATTGCGGATAAAAATCCGGCGGTTCGACTTGTCAAGTATAAAGATCCAAAGTTTCTGTTTTACAACATGAATGGTCGCCATTGCTCACATAATACGATTCGTGATAAATTACACAAGAGAGAACTCATGAAGAATCTGAGCAGATTTGGTAAAGAATCTGATGTAGAATCAGATATAAAGTATAGTAAAGAATCGGACAACAAAGAAACCAAAGAAATCAAAGAAACCGGTAAATCGGCAGGTAAGCTTCACGTACTTGTAATTGGTTCAAGTAAATGCGGATACTGTGAACGACTTGTCGATTATTTGAAGAAAAATCATTACAATGTCACATATAATTGTTATGACGATATTGGTGCCGCATTAGCTTCAGCAAATAAACATTATAAGAGCATTGGACACTCATTTGGTCGAAGAAAATCAAAAAAGAAAGCAAAAAGATCCGTGAAAAAGAAACAACTTAAAATGTTCTTTGGTTCAGTGGTTTCAATGTCCTCTGATACTCTTCAAACTATACCGGCGCTTTTTTACAAGAATAAATTAATTGATCATAATCATCTTATGGAAACCGGTCGTATGACTGAACGAATTCTTTAATTCATCGCATGAAATCATTTGATTTCTTTCGCTTATTTTTTGCAAGTAAATTTTATTTTCTACTCTTATAATAAATGATGGAACAATTGAAAAAAGTTGTAAGCAAAGTCTTCCCCCTCGGACGCAAAGATGCCACTATCGCCAGTGCCCTCTTCTTCTTCATCCTCTCGGTCACTATGTTTGTCTGGGCCTATGAATGTGACCTCGCCAAATTCGGAGGTCCGTCTCTGGTTTTGAACTCGTGCGATGCCGACTCTACTGCCATGTACCGATCTGCCCTTGTACTAATTACCATTTCGGCTGTCCTAATGGCTGTTGCGATTTACAACTAAACTTCGCAAGGTTTTAATGTAATCTTTGGCTTTCTTCGAAAATAAATATAAAAATAAAAAGGCCTTATAATTATCACTTGAATAATTATAAGAACTTATGTCGGACAACAAAGAACAAAAAGAACCAAAAGAACCAAAGAAATTAGATGTTTCACAGGTTTTCATAAAATATGCAGGTGCAGTCAGCTTGCTCAAGAAAAATCCCGAAGAAGCCATTAAGTATTTATCCGAAAATAAACAATTATTTAACATTACAGATGCTTTTATTGAGGCACTCAAAAAGGAATATAACTTGACGGATAAAAATTCAGAAAATCCATTTGACAAATTTTAATAAGAATACTCGTTTCACTCGTATTCAATTGGAATATTCGTTTCACTCGTATTCAATTACTTCATCCAACTTTGCCTCCTGAATTTGGAAGCGATAACCAGATGAATTCATTGTATATTCTGGTTCTCCCAAATAATCTTCACGAATTTCTTCCCAAGTTTCCATAAAAGCGTCATCAAATACTTCACAAGTATCAAGTTCTTTCGTCTTCTTTTTATATGCCGTTGCGGGTTCTTCATCAGTTTCGTCTGATTCTTCGGATTCATTATCGGGATCCTTGTCAGATTCGTCAGAATCCTTTTCAGGAAGTCTATCGTTGTGATATATAAGGTTATTTTCGGCTTCTTCTTTGAGACCAATGCGATATGCTTTATTTTTGTCAGTAAATACACCGACTACAGACGATGAACCTTCAGCTCGTTTGTAATCGTCATACCAATAATCTAAAAGAACAATATAAATTGTTGTCATTTTATGTATTTATTCTTTTGGACTAGCGGCTTTTGCAATTTTGCCAATGTCTTCTTATGAATATTTCCAATGCCAGTTACAATCCAAACAAACGACTGAAACTCTCATGCTTTCATCCGCAGAAGCAGTTTGTAATTGTTGATATGATGTATACCAACTCTTGCACTTTTGACACTGATGAATACCCTTTTTCTTCATCGATTTTAACGAATCGAGGTCCTTCGTTCTCTTATTATATAATGCGGTCCATTTTTCGGGTCTTAGTGTTTCACGCGAATCTTCTGGATTAAGAATTGCAAAGTTTTGCGAAGATTGTCCAGATCGTTGTTTCAATAAACTGTAAATCTTCATGTAAAAATGCTGATAAATCAATTCAAAACGTTCTGTGTCGATATTTTCAGGGTCGAATTTCAACAAATTCAACGACGCTATATAAATCGCGTGTTCTTGTGCCGTAGCCCCCGCGACATCTTGATCGAAAAGAATTTGATAAGATTCAGTAACAAATCTTCGCAATTTTGAAACTCGATCTTGATCGATGCTGTCTGGTAACAATAATTTCTGATCTGTGGTCATTATGACATTTTCGATAACGAATTATCGTAAATTAATTTTCGCAAACTACATTTTGCAAATATCTTTGCAAAATCATATTAATTCCTACTGAGTATATAATAGAAAAAAATGTTATAATCTTGTGGGTACAGTTCGTTTGAACATCGTTTTAAATACGTATTTGAAGAATCCAATTCAGAAGTTGTTGGTATTACGAGACCGTCCTGATAGGATTTCAAAATGTTTTTGACAGTTTCAACATATTTATTGCTCTTTGAAACACTATTTAAAATGTCTTCGGTAATTACAATTGTATAGTCCACGATGTAGTCTTTGTAACACTGCTCATCAAAAATATATCCAGGAGCATAATTACAATAATCGCTATTATTGCATCCATATGTTCTAAAATTGTAGATTGCCAAAAGCCACGTTTTGTTAACAGAACTCTGCGAAAATTCTCGAGTAGAACTCTGCGAAAATTCTTGAGCAGAATCATTGTTAACTAGTTCATTTGAACGCACGAGTTTGAATTGATACATATCATCTTCAAATTCTTCAAGTTTTTTGTCCGAATCACTGCAATATCCACTATGACGTATTCCAGTAATTTTGTAATGAAATAAAACGAGAAAAACATTTTCATTGCTGCTTCCCGATCCAGTCATTATTAATTGGTATTGTTATTGTTTGTATGTTCACTTGTGTGATTATTATTTTGTAAAAAAGCAGATAACAAGGATTCTTTCCATTCGTTGATTGCTGCTTGAAATTCCTCTTCGTCTTCTATTGGCATTTGTGGTAATGAAAATGGCGGTATTGTTTGAATTTCAGACAACGAAATTGTTGGTACTATTTGTACAGCGTTGAACAATGGTTCTTCGCCAGGTGGCATGTTAAAATTGTCGTCAGGCATATCAAAGTCTTCAGTCGGAAACACTTCTTCTAGATTAGTAGTCAGACCATCATATATTGGATAAACATCATGATTTAAATCAATTACTTCAAGGTTTTTAGGCATTTTATCAACATCCTCACAAATATAATTGACGGTTGTTTTCATAAGATCCGAAGGCATTTCAATCGTACTTGCGACTTCGGTCATGATGTGATCTTCCTCCAATTGAAGCCTGCGTTTCCATTCCTTCATTTCTTGTTCGTTGTATTTCTTCTGGTCGTACTTTATGAATTCTTTCAATTCATCTGTGGCACCGCTATATTGCATCATCGAACTCACTGACCTATGTTCTCTTTTGAGTCCATCAAGAATACCCTTGTATCGTTTACGTAATTCTGTAACTTGTGTACCAATTGTTTTCTCAATTTTTTGTTGATCCATGCTTCTTTGGCGAATTAGATCTTCATATGATTTAAGAACATTCATTATTAAAGTTTACTTACATTGTCGAAACAATTTATGGGGAATAAGCGATGTTATATTATTGAAGATGATATTATTAAAGATGATATTATTGAAATGCTCCAGACCATTCATTAAGTCCTTTTTGAAATTGTTGATCTTTTTTCACGAGAAAATCATCGGATTCTGTGATGAATTCACGCTTATAAATATCATACTCTTTTGTTGATGGTTCTTGAAGTTTTTCTTCCTTGGTGATAAGTTCATATTCTAATTCTTCTAGTTGTTGTTGGTACATATCTTGTAAATCTTTCTTTCTAGTTTCATATTCGTTACGGAGGTCTTTGATTTTGTCGGTGTATTTTTGATAATTTACTCTTGATTGATTCATGAGATTCTTGTATTCATCACTGATTTTTCGAGCCCAAACCACAGTATATTGTTGAAAACAATCGTTGCAATATCCTGAACCATCCTCATTTCGACAACCAGTGTCGTATCGATTATACTTTTCGTAAAATTCAGGTTTAAGAAAACCTTCTGCATCCAATCTGGAAACGTCAATTAATTTAAGTGTAAAAAATTCTTCAGTACCGATGTCATAACCTTCTGTTCCACTACAATAACCATCGTGGTCATTACCGGTAACATCATAACGGAATAAAACGAGAACCTGTGGGTCTTGTGCTTGTGCTTGTTGTGCTTGTTCTTCGGTAGCCATTTATATATTTTCTGTCACTTGTTACGCCGAAGAATTATTTTCGAATTATTTTACATGTTTTCTATAAATGATTCCTGTCAAATTAGAAATAATTTTCTTGGTTGTATTACTTATTATTTCATTATTTATGTTTTATTATTATTTTGTATATATATCTGAAGGCTTCAGTGATGGTCTTCTTAATGGTCTTCTTAATGGTCCGGTGTTTAAAGCACCAAACAGTTTGACAATTCTTAATCAAGAAACTGGTATCAGTGCAACGAGCATGCCCGGTGCAACAAGTGCTCCCGGAATCGCACAGACGAATGCTCCCGAGTTATCGTTGTCACAAATTCTAGCAACGATTCCGAGTACCAAGGTTGACAAAGATGGTAACACGTTGGAATATCCCTCATTTTTTAACGCGATGGAAAAATGGCCCGGATGTCTTCCAAGACCACTTTTTCAAGGTTCATGTGGTTCTTGTTGGGCATTTGCTTCAGTCACAGTACTAAGTTCACGATTTTATATTGAAACATGTGGTCTCTCCGGTTGCCGCAACTATCCTCAAATTAATTTCGGTTCAATTAATAACGTTAATTACAACATTAATGAAATTTATAAGTTTCGAAAGTTGTTTTTGACTGATATTTTCAATAACATTGACCTAAATAAGGAAGGCTACCTCACAAAGGACGAATGGACATCTGTTATCATGGATTATCAAAAAACCTTCAAGTCAGAAGCAAGTCCATATTTCGAAAGACATCAAATTGCTCAAATTCTAGTATACATTCTCAACTTTCAGAGTTTGGGTTCAATCGATTTGACTAATTCCGCAAAGGTCCGTGAACGTGCCGATGAAGCCTTTGACATCTGGGTTCACCTATTAAATCGATTAATTAAACGTGAAGAAACACTTGACCAATATAAGTTTGCTGGTGTTCTTGCAACCAAGCAACCTGAAGGTCCGGCTGACTCAATTAACATTGAACGTATGAAGAGTTTCTGGCTTAATGAACCGGTGACGTTATCCGCCGAGAAATTAATTTCATGTTGTAACAGCTGTCAAGCATTGGACTTCAAGTCAAATGCGGAATTTCAACGAGATACTGGTAATCCAGTCTGTTTGGGTTCAACACTTAATGATGCGTGGTCCATTCTTCGAGAATCTGGTACACCTACCGCTGATTGTATTGGCTATAATCTTGACAATTGGAGCGAAGGCTCTTATAGTCCAACATGCAAAGAAGTACAGGGACCTTTGTATTCATTCTGCTCCGGATATGTAATTGATAAATCTAATTTTCAACTTGGAGACCGCAACGGTCAAAAATCAACAAAATGGTCCACCGATGTGGATGCACTAATTAAGAAATATGAAGATTCTGGAATTAATCCAATTGCGATACCTTCAACCGAAAAAGACATTCCATGGGTCGATCCACAATTATTTCGATTTCGTGCGAAGAATGTCTACAAAGTCAATCCGACGGTAACCGCAATTCAACGCGAAATTCTTGAGCGAGGTCCAGTAACAACTGGCTTCACCATGTATCTCGATTTTCAATATGAATTTGGAACTAATGGTGGCCAACTATATACCGGCGGCAACACTGCCGGACCGCTTGGTTCCAGCCAAACAAGTCTAATCTACCGATGGTCTGGGCGCGATAGCGCAATCGGTGGTCATAGTGTTGTCATTGTTGGTTGGGGTACATATCATTATGTCGATGCATCCGGTGAATCATACCAAGTGCCATACTGGACATGCTTGAACAGTTGGGGATACAAATGGGGAACTTCAGGCCTATCTCGATATGACGATCGAACTGGTCTTCCAGATGACATGACTGCTGGGGGCTACTTTTGGATTCTTCGCGGCACGGATGAGTGTTCCATTGAAAGTAATGTAATCGTTGGTCAACCAGATATTAACAATATATCATATCCCAAAGTTTCTGCAAAGTATGGGTGGGGTCTGCCGCCACCGGACACAAAGGACGTTGCCTTTATAAAACAAGAAAATTTGGATGGTCCTATCGATATTGGCCCGAACAATGTGCTAGTATATAACAAGCCATTGGACGGCGGTGGTTCTTTCACGTTTCGTGACACAAAGAATGACGTGACCACATGGTCCATTGAGTCTATGCAACCACCTAGTCCCTTTGTTCTGTTTTGGAATTCTTCACGACCGATTTATTGCATTGGCACTGTTCTTAACGACCTTTCGGAAAATAGCACAGATCAAGTCCTGAAGGTTTCTGACGAAGCATACTTGGCGTTGGGTAATATCGTTAAATTGCAGACGAATCCGCTATTGGTTGTTGATGATGAACAAATGCAGTTACTGAGTATGGATACAATGAGTAATGTAAAAGTACTTCGCGGTATTAATAACTCGTATATTTCGCGACATAAAAAGGGTTCCGAGTTAAAGGTAATGCCGTTTAAGAATTTGTCAGTAACCGACCTTGACAAGATTAGTCATCGCTGCACTTTCGAAACAGTTGCCGTTGAATAACAAAATCATGTAATTACATGACAATGCATGAATTAGAATTATATTTTTCTTCGTAAATTCTTCGATTAATATAATCTAAAATTTCTTCTTCTTCATATTCAATATCCTCTTTATAAGTTTCCTGAATGAATGCTTCTTCTGACATGATTTTAATTCTTTTCTTGTGTCCTTCAATTTGTTTGTCAAGTGCCTTAATCTTTTGATGTCTTTTCTGAATCATTCGTTTTGACCATTTTCGAATTTTTTCGAGCTTTTGTTCTTTATTCTTTTCGTATTTCACGCGAATATAGATACCAACTTGTTCTTTGTTATACCATTTGTTGCAATATATGCACTTATAACCGCACGAATCGACATCGATGTTTTCATATGTGGTTGGACACACACATACATATTTATTTTCACGAGTCTCTGTTTTGTCTTCTCTGGTGTCTTCTTCGGTCATTTTACAAAAAAGATAAATCTCTTAGCGTTGCTCCCTTTTTTGCAAAACAATCAGAATCATTAGAATGTACCGAGTAAATATTACTGAAAGAGAAACTGTGATCGAGGTTTTCGAGGGACCAAACGAGCCACGAACAGTCGTTGTAAAAACAACACCAGAAATTCTTCAATTTGTCAAAACTCTTTGTGAAGAAAAGAACGTTTTTGAAAAATTGGTTGACAATGATACATTTGAATACAACAACGAGAAATACAAGTTGGAAAAGTTTGTGAGTGGTATGTATAACATTATTGACCATAATGTTCTAAATAACTCATTTGGTCTCATGTTTAATGATCTCAACGATTTCAAACGAATGTTCAAAACAGATGATTATGATATTGAAGAATTACAAAATGATCAATTAAAAATTACCTTTAAAAATCTTAAATTGTTTTGCAAAAATAAAACCGTGCCGCCACAAGAAATGTATTATCAAGAATTATCACAAACGAGCGTTGTTTTGCGTAAAGTATAACGTTGATGATGACTAAACAAGTTTCTTCATCGAGTTTTTATCGTGTTCATTTTCTTGTATTACGTAAATGAGAGACTATTTAATTTTTATCATTATAACGTTAGCATTTGTGCTGATGTTTTATTTCTATTTCTTTATTTTGTTCGAAAACAGAGTTCCAAAAGTGACTGCAGACTCGTTTAAAACAGAATTACAAACGCGAACAAATAATGTCGCACAATTACAGGAACGCATTGATAACGCCGCGGCGACTGATACGAGGACCGCGACAACGGCCGATGAACAACAGCGACAGTTGGAAATGGCATTGATTGAAGAATATCGAAATTTGTACAAAATGCACCATGATGGTCTCGAACAAGTTTATGACATAGACGGTGTTCGTATTGCTGGGTTTGCGCCAAATCCAGATTCATGCTTTTTCTATATTAATCAAGTGCTTGCAAGTCCGTATTGGAATCTCGCGGATTTAATGTATCTTGCAAAAATGCATCATTATGGGTTTCATACGTATGAACCTAACTTGCAATTGGCAGAAATGGTTTATCGACAAATCACTGGTTCTGATAACGAACATGGAGATTCTCGAGAAAATGAGAATCTTCGTCGTGAAGCACGCGAAAATCTTCAAAATGTAGAACAAGAAAAGGTTTATCGATGGCTTAATTTACCGTTGCCTGAAAATCTTCAAGCCGCTGTGCAAAACGGTCGAAGAAATGCCAACCAAAATGCTGATAGAAATAGAAATAATGGCCAGCGACGCGATAACGGTAACGGTCATGACATTTTTGTCGACGATTTCGACATTGATTTACCGGATATTCCACATAATGTTTTCTTCGGGTTTATCGAGCAAGGTCCGCTTCAAAATCCTCAAGTAGGTACAATTCAAAAAGACAATGTGGTAAAATACAAAAACGATGCTCAAAATACACACGATTCGGGTATTGTAGCAACAACACGTGATTCCGTTAATAATTTACTACAAGAACATCAAGGTTCTCTTGACAATGTACACAACAATGTGACATTAAAGGAAGTTTCAGATTTCATTAAAAGTTTGCCAAATAATCATAGAAAAGAAGACGCACTTCGGTCATTAAATTACATCCGTGAAAATGGGGTTGCTCGATTATCGGCAACAAATATGAGCGAACTTGAAGCTCTTGACCTTGTCTGGTCGCGAATTAAGACACAAGGCTACAATGATGCGAAGGATATTCTAGTAAGACAACTTGCAGATATGCAGCAAAATGGCATTACTGTATGTTCAACAGGTCGTTTTAATCGAATTATGGATACTCTCAGTGGTGTTGATGAATCTGTAAACATTAGACCTAGTTATGCGTTGAATGAAGAATTATTACATAAAGCTTCAAAGGTTCGTGATGATCTCATGGCGGCAAATCCTAACCGTGAAGCAATTGAGAATAATACTGCCTCGGCAAGTATTATTTTAGAATTTGATAATACATTGAAGGATACAATTAGGAAAACATTGCATGATGATTATGTAAGCACTGGCATTATGTCACAGGAGAAACTTGACGGTGAAGTTTCAAAGTGGATTGAACATATTTGAAGTGATTATGAATGAATTTTATGAAAAATAAGTCACGTTAACAACCAGAGACATCTGTTATCAAATTTAAAATGGATTCTTGTACGATTTGCATGAGTTTAACGAATGGATATGATATTTCATGTGTATGCAAATCCAAAATGTGTATTGAATGTATGGAATCTTACATTGACTACTGTTCAAAAAATATGGATATTCCAAAATGCCCATCATGTCCCGAATATTTCACTTGGGATCAATTAGCACAAAAATCGGCGGATGTAAAAAAACGTCGAAATACCAAAAAGGTTCTTGAAATGGAACGAAATATCGGCTCAGACCTCTTGAATCATATTAAGAAAAACAAGACTTCCTTGGACTATGATTTGTTGAATACGTCTGGAACTTTATCGGATCAACAAACAACCGAAGGAGCAGGACCACAAGAATTTGTGCATACAGATATTCTCAAGAATTATGTTGATGACAAATACCTTGAATTATATGTCGAATGTGTTCATGCGTATTTAATGAAGGACAAGGAGACCACTGTTAATAGTGCAATTTCTCAAAAGGAAATTATGGAACGTATCAAAAATGAACGCAAGAATTTTATGCAAAATCACATTTCCAAGGCTATTAATTTGACCATCAAAATTGCTCTTAAGAAAAAACTTGACAGTATCAATTCGAGCAATAAAAAGATTGTTAAGTCACAAGCAGACAAGAGCAATAGAAGATGTATAATTTCTTCATGCAACGGAATACTTAACAAAACTGACAGTGCATTATGTTGTATTCTTTGTGACAATAAATTTTGTTTGAAGTGTGAAAAATTGCTTGCTGGCACACATACGTGCAAAAAGGAAGATATCGAAAGTATTGATTTTATTAGTTCTTTGGTGAAGTGTCCAAAGTGTTCATTACCCGTGCAAAAATCTGACGGTTGTAATTATATGACATGTGCGGTTTGTAACACACATTTCGATTATATTACAGGTCAACCAACCGATGTTGGTAATCATGGTAAAAACACAGATGTTCGAGTACAAAAAACATTATTGTTAAGTCGTGTTTATGCCGATTTGTATGCACAAACGATTCTTGATTTGCTTGACGAAATTGAAAATATGAAACCAACAGTGGTCCCATTTGATCAAATTGTCAAAATTTTGGTCGATATTAAAAAAGCACAGAGTCCTGATGAAATTACAGGTGTTATTGACGAAAAAGCGGTTAAAGAATTAAAGATAAAGTTGGCAAAACAATTAGGCAAATACTTCAGTGGGAAAGTCGTGTACAAAAAGTATACTAATCTCATTGCAAACATTGAAAAACTACACGAAGAACACAAACTGGACTCTGAAGAACTTGAAAAAATGAAGCATTCGTTAAAATTGTCGTTGAAGAATCAGTAACCGATTTATGATATCTTCTTATATTTCATCAAAGAACTCGCAAGATCATCTTCGGATGGTACATGAGGTCCTTTTTGTTCTGGTACACGATCTTCGTGATAAGATATTGCTGAAGGTCTACTAGTAATATGCCATGTGATATTTATAGTATTTGAGTTCATAAGATATGGCGTGAAGCCATTAGAAACCAATTTCGAATTTACATAATAAAGAACTTCATCGACGTTGTAAAGTGGTAATCCGATAATGAACGGTGGCACTTCATAAATGCAATTATTTGCACCAGATATCACTGCTCTTTCGATAGCTTTTTCAACACGTGAATATATTGCTTCGAAAAGCTCTTTGTTCTTATTTGTATTCTTATTTCTAATTTCACTGATTTTATTGATATTAAATGCCTTTCGATCACTTGGACTTCGGTACATTTCTTATAACAACGAATATTAAAGTTTTGCCAAAAAATCTTACGGTTTGTCCAAAATCTTACGGTTTGTCCAAAATCTTACGGTTTGTCCAAAATCTTATGGTTTGTTCCAACCTTCCCACAACCTAGCCATATTAGCCTGTGCATCCTTAGTAAGTCCCCAATTATACATTGGTAATGAACCCTGAGGTCTTGGATAATCCTTTTGCAACGAAGTCCAATCAAGATCTGAATAAGTGTTGTCAAATGTATTCCCGGTAGGTTTCAGCACTTGTGCTTCAACAAATTGAACTGGTCCTTGACTTGTTGATTGACCAGTTGTTGGACTTGTTGCAGGACTTGTTGCAGAACCAGGTCTTGGAATTTGTTGAATATTTTGATTTGGTCCTTGTGTGTCTTGATTAGAAAAGACTGAGCCCATTTATGTAAAAGCAATATAAAAAGCAATAAACAATATCTCCAAACAATATTCAAAATTATTGCCCGAAAAATCCCCGATTTTCATCAAAAAAATTATGTGAAAATTAGAGAGTAAAGCCATTCAAAAAAAATAAATAATTAATCGCCTATGCGTTATAATCTCCAATAATATATCTCTTACTCAAACAAACGAAAATGTCGACTGAAACTTCCACTGTACCCGTTACCGAAGCTCCCAAAGTCAAGAAAATCAAGGTTGCCAAGAAGCCCGCCGCTGAACCTTCCACCGAAGCCCCTGTTGAAACTAAACCCAAGGCCTCTAAGAAATCATCCAAGCCTGCTGCTGAAGCATCTGCCGAAGCCGTCCCAACTGAACCCCGCTCTGCTAAATCCAAGACCACTACCAAGAACATTGATGAAATGCTCCGCCGCATTATTGGACTAGGAAAGATCAGTGAAAAGGAAGTCCGTGAAACGCTAGCTCACTTGTTGCCCACCACTTCCGAATTCAAGAAGAACCCTCGCCGCCGTACTCGCAACCCTGGAGAACCTGCTCGTACCCTCAGCCCTTACCTCTGCTTTAACAAGGAGCAACGCCCGATCGTCAAGGCTCAAGATCCTTCCTTGACCTTTGTCTCTTTGACTCAAACCCTTGCCAAGATGTGGGGAGCGCTAGCGGACCGTTCCAAGTACGAGGAAATGTCTCGTGCTGATGGTGAACGCTATGCTCGCGAACTCGCCGAGTACCAAAAGACTCACCCTGTCCCGGCCCCTGCTGAGCCCAAGAAGACTCGCAAGTCTAAGAAGGCCGTCGAAAGCGCCGAAGCGCCCGCTGCCGTTGAAGTGCCTGCTATGTAAGCATATTATATAATTCGTAAGCGTAGCAAAGAAACAAAAAGCAAATAAAAAGCAAAAATGCACATAAAACAAAATAAAACAAAATAATTTGCTCTTGTGATCTTTTTGAAGATCATTATAACAAATTATCTTAATATCATGCTTATTCCAAAAGAAATCAAAATGAACATTTTGACATATTTATTAGATGATAAAATACAGAAACAAATATACAATATTCCAGTGACTAGAAGCAATGTATCACAAGGACCAAGACGACGAACAAAAGGACCCAATGAACCAATTAGAACATTAAGTCCATATCTTTGTTTTAATAAAGAACAAAGAGCTCTTGTTAAGGCTGCAAATCCTGATATCTTATTTGTTGGACTAACACAAACTCTTGCGAAGATGTGGATGTCTCTTACTGATAGAACTAAGTATATCGAAATGTCTCGTGCTGATCACATACGTTTTTGTCGTGAAGTTAATGAACTAATTAACAGCGGATACTACAATAGTCCACTTAGTTTATTTCTTAACGACTTGTAAATAAGAAAAACCAAAAAATCAGCGAGTCTTGCACATTTGTGTGTTAAGTATAGTAACATGTCAACAGAAAAGAAAGAACAAGAACAAGAACAAGAACAAGAACAAGAACAAGAACAAGAACATGAAGAACAGAAAGAACAGGACCAAGTCAAAGAAAAAAAGCTTCGTAAAACTGCAAACCGCTATGGATATTTCGATGAAGCATATGTGCGATCATTAAGCCTATATGAGCATTTATTATTTATGATTAATAATACAAGTGTCCAAGATGTACTAAACATTGTCCGCAAAGTATCTCAAGAACCACAAGAAGACTTACAAAAACAAGAGGATTTACGAGAACGATTAGAAGCACATGGATTTTAAATAATAAAATGCACTAGATCCAACATATTATGTTTAAAATGACCGATAATTTTCTCAGAAACATCGAAGAAAAATGGACAATGTGCTCTGATGAGAGATTTTTACAAGTAAAAAAGAAGATACTTGATGAAACCAAATGGAAAAAGGCAGAAGGTTCTTCGCTAACACACAAACCAAATTATTTTATTAGAGAACCAATTGACTATGTAGGCACTTATTCAGACCTGCCAGATATTGTTAAACGTATCAATGAACAAAATACAGAGTCGATATTGACATGCGAAACAAATTATAGTTATGGTTTTTGGTCAGAAACTGTTTATATTCTCAAATTGTACAAAAAGACAGATTACAACAAGAGTTAATGCACGAATTTTCACAAAGCGTTTTATTTTAATTGCCGCGAAAATAAATATTTATTATAAGTAAAATGCCATTAGTAGGACCTTCATGTGGCGCATGCGGATTTGGAAAACGCAAATCTCGTAAGTCACACAGAAAATCACGTAAGTCGCACCGTAAATCGCACCGCAAATCTCACCGTAAATCTCATCGCAAGTCGCACCGCAAGTCACACAAGCGTACAATGCGCCGAATGTCGTTCGGCAAAATTGGCACCGCCGATGCGTTCATGGGTAACACGATGCCCAACACGTACAGCTATTCTCAAGCGTACATTGGCCAAGGCCCGGATCAATACAATTACCACATGGCCAATGTGCCAACAAACCTAAAGTCTAACTTTTATGGAGAATTTGGCCAGTAAATTTCGAAGAAGTTTGGTCAGTAAGAAAATCGAAGAAGTTTGAACGTTTAAATTTTTGACATTTTGCGAATTATATTATAATTTGCAAGATTTCACGACATTACTATTATGATTCTTCACTTTATTTCCTCGATGTGCTCTAGAAATTTCGCAGAGATGTCTTTCGTGACATTTTGCGTGTCATTTTACGTGCTTTACTCTTTTTTGATTTCTTCATCGATTTTCTTCGGCGACCAAACAACAACGGTGACTGTTCTGCTTTGGCTTGTTCTGCAGCGGCAAGTAAATCAAATTGTTCAGGTGACATATATGCACGTTTACTAAAACTGCCATGTGAAACATCTCCTTCGCGTCCAAGCATAGATCCTTGAATTCCTACAGGGACAGTCCCGTTGTTCCCGTTAAAACCTCTTTGTGGTACACCACCAACCATCTTAAGACCTGCGCCTGCAGGTGATTGTTTCGCAGTACTTGATAAAGAATCTGCTGGTGATTTCAAAAGATCAATATCAGACGATTTTGAAGATTTCGCAGCAGTTACTTTTGCTTGTTCCGCAGTTTCCCACCTGTCCAATTTCTTCTTCAGAAAATCACGGATGAAGCTATATATAGGACTTTCGGGTTTTTGATTTTGGAAAATATCTTTAACTAAATAATTCATTGTTTTGTAGTCAGTTTTGTTACCAATCACAAATGGCATCATATCGGGATATAGTACATAATCTGGTCCATAATATCCAGGGCCATAACCTGTACCGTAGCCTGTACCGTAGCCTGTACCGTATCCAGTACCGTATCCTGGATAGGACATTCCTGGACTTCCGAAGATTCCCGATTCGTAAATAATTGTGGAACCGCCTGCACCGCCTGCACTGCAGCAATTCGATGATTTTCTTGATTTTCGTTTATGACTGCGTTTGTGCGTCATTTACATATTACAAATATTATTATTCGCAATTAAGACATAATTGAAATTAAACAAAATCCAAGAGTCTCGAAAGAATTCGTATAGATCATAAACTGTATTCAAAAATGCCAAAGTACGTAGTTCTTCAAACAACTTCAGATGAAAAATATGATGAAATTCGGCCGCATTTTCTAAAGTACAACATCGAATGTCTTCGCGAATTACCGGATAAATTTGTGAACGACAAGAACTTTATTGCAGTCATTAAAGAGCATTCTGAACTTATACGTGAATGTCCGAACGGTAGCGGTCGTGCAACAGTAACTTCTAATCTTGTGGTTGAAACCTTAGACCATGGTCAATTATCATTACAGAAGGTATATACTGCAAAAGCACATGGATATTACCTTCAAGCAGTCTCCACGATTAATTTAGATCCAAAGCCGTGGGGTTATGACGCACAATTTATTCCCGATGGTCTAATGAAGTCGTACTATGAACTCAAACGCATTGATCTCAAAATATCTCCTCGTGATGTCAATATTGGCCGCTTCCTTCAAGATTTTGTTCATTACAAGCAATGTCAGTGGTCTTATAAGGAACTGCGGCTTGCTCGACCAATCGATCTTGAAGCTAATTATAGACAAATTCTTTTTGATTTTTTCGATTTTAAACATCAGCGAAGCTTTGTGAAAAATGGCTTTGAACAAAGCTTCGTCGGTTATCGGTTTTGGTATGGTATTGTGTACCGTGCAGTTTCTAATGGCCTCTTTTTGAAAGCCGCCACAACACGCAAAATGAATAATTATTGGATACCGACGTTGAATGCCGGGTTACCAATTACGAATAAACCAAAGGATCCAATACATGAAAAAACTTACATGATGCACGACATATTTCATTATTTGGTTCCTGATTTGTTGTACACTGGTAATACATATAACATGAAAAATTATGAATGGTCGTATGTTCTTCATCGAGTTATGACAGAATGCTTCACATTGGTTCTTGGTGATATGTTCTATGTGCACTACATAACAATTAATGGTCTAAAATATGAAACAGTTGAAAAGAGACGAATTTATCCGATTTTTCAAGCAATTTATGGTTCCCGAACTGATGTGTTTACGAACGAAATTCTCGAAGAGGTCATACGAGCGAGTTGCACATATGGCCTTTTAGGTTCCGACGAAGGCTTCATTAATTTATATTTGAAATATCACACAGATGACAACACAGCCACTCTGCTCGACGGCCTTGAAGACTTTAAAAAATTACTTGAGAGTTTTCGTGACAAATATGACTATTATCTCATTCAAGATTTGAAATGGACAATGAACAATGCAGCATATATGTCAAAACATAAACAACAATATGAATATCTTAATGAATTCCCTGAAGTTATTAAAATGCTTAATATTGTCACTCTTGATTCTCTTGACTGGCAGCCTTGTAAATACTCCACAGATGCCATCGAGTATTTTATTGGTATCGGTCTTCAACAATTATTTCAAACAACAACCAATCTGATGGAGACTTCAGAAACTCTCCCAGAACCGTATGGTGATATCATTGGTGCACGCAAGAAAAGATATTTGCGATGGTCATTAGGGCAGTTGGCCTTCTTTGAGCACTACAAGGGTATCCCACTTGTTGATGGTTATCGACAAACATTTCATGATATGGTCCGCGATATATATAATTCTGAAGAATATGATGTTCACAAGTATGGTAACTTTCGATATCAGTGGGATTACCTAATGGTCAAATGTGCAGAATCTCAAATTATTACCGAAGAAGAAGCAGCTCAATTCAAAGAAGTTTTCCCTATTTTTGACCCAAATTACATCAGTTCATATGACGACAAAACCGAAAACTTGGGCGAAGTCATGGCAGATTTTCTGAATAGATTTTAATACTCAACACAAGTGTGCTCTAGAAATCTCGCAGAGATTGTCGTTTATGTCTTGTTTTCTTTTTCTCGAAAAAGAATAAAATGGATTTTGTTTCACGTGAAGAATTCATGCAATTACGAGCAGCCTTTGATGAATATGTTGCTAAACATCCTTCAAATGTCTCAGCATCTTCGCCGTCGCCAGCACCAGCTCAACAGGTTGCCAAACCTAAACGTGCACCCTCAGAATACAACCTATTTATTCAAAGTGAAATGAAACGAATTCGTGCTAGTAATCCGGATCTAAAGGACAACAAGGTTCTCTTCAAAATGTGCACAGATAATTGGAAAGCAAAACATCCCAAGACACAATAATGCCATTTATTTGACCTTGTTCTCGTAAAAAATAATCCACAATAACCTTATGTACCTTATATACATAACGTTTTTATGGATTCTCAAGAAGAATTGGATAGACTTTTTGCAGAACAACAGCGACTCCGTGGTGCTTCAAGACCTCAGACAAATCAACAAATCAATAAACCACAACAAAGAGTTCCTCAGTCTGTCGGTCCAGGTCCAGGTTCAGGTCCAGGTCCAGCACAACAAGTTCAACAAGTGCCACAAGTGGCTCAAGTTCAACAAATGTCGCAAGCGCCTCAGTTTTTCCAGCAAGTTCAAGGACAACAAGTTCAGCAACAAGTGCAACAACAAAAGCCATATGACCACCCATTCTTTAACAATGTTGAAGAAGAAGACCTAGCTTCATTGTCAGAAGCAGATGCTGATGAAATAATGCGAGAAGAATCCATCGATTGGTTTAATTCAGTTTTAGATGATGAAACTAAACATCTCCTTATATACACATTTTACAAGACATTTTTGTCGGTGAAGGACAAATCAATTGAAAAGGTTAAAATTTCAGAAAGACAAGAATATTCAAAGAAATTAATTGAATACAAGAAGCAATCTGGTGCAATTATTAGTAAACAACGTCACGTCATCGAAGGTCAGACATATGAACTTAAGACATTGAAGGAATCACTTCAGAAAGCATTTCACGAAGACACATTGACAAATTTTATGAGTAAAATACAAGTGAATCTCGATAACATTGCCGGTAAAGTTTCTCATTTGGTGCCTCAAAATCCAGGCCCACTTGATTTCTCTGGAGTTATTTCTGCTCTGATTAATCAGAATCGTGATATTACTTGTAAAAGAATACCGAAGACTGCGAAGACACTTGTGGCCGAGCAGAACAAACAAGTTCTTTTGTCACTCATGAATACGGATGTACTCGTAGTTGAAGTTGCAGAGCTTACTCAGGAACTCTTTGATAATCTAAAAAGTGCTGAAGAACCCGATTTTATCATTGCACTTTGCACAAATAACAAAATGGTTCTTGGTCAGAGTACGTATGTCGATGTGTTTTTGAAAGATGAAACACTTCGTATACTATTTGGTGTATCTTGTCTTGTTTACGACGACAGTGCAATTGACAAACTCTTAAACACAATTCGAATCGGAGATTTTATGCATCGAAGTATCAATGTTGATTCCGGTCTATACGAATTAAAAAATCTTACTGATCAAGTTACAAATATTCAAAAAGTTAATTTCGGACTTCGAAAAACCGCTGAAAATCTAATAAGTCTGATTCGAGAAAATGAAGCCGCGATTACAAGTTTGTTATTTAACATGTCCAATATTACAAATAACACTTCTAATATCGACTTTAAGTCGCTTATGCCGCAACAAACTAAAGTAGTGTTGGAAAAAGAAGACCTCATTTGTCTTGATATGATTAAACATTACTTGGTTAACAAATGGCCAAGAATTACGAAGAAGGATGTTCGTCTTGCTGCTGAAAAACATGGTATTTCACAGGCACGTGTTGGTACAAGTCTTGATCGACATCTTGGAGGTCTCAAAAATGCAATCGCAATGGCTGAAGAGGAAATTGGTCGCGGCATTTTACCAAAACATGAAATGAAATTACCGCTTATTGCACCATTATTGTAACATTAGCAAATTTGGTGATTGCTAGATTTACAAAAAAAGTTCAAGCATAAGAATCATTATAAAGAACAAAATGTCGATTTACGTTGTTATTCTTGATTATTGGTCTGAGGGAAGTCACGTTCATGATTTTGAAGATATTCTTGTCGGTGTGTTCACCGATAAAAATAAAGCTTGTCGAGTAGGTTTAAAAGCCGAAGTCAAAAGAAACCTGGAATATAGATACGGTAAAAACTATGAAGTAATTGTTGATGCGCTTACCGATGACGATAGGGAATCCGGTGCAAAAGTATATAAAGCAAAAGCAAAAGAACTAGACACAATTGATATATTTAATGACTCTTTTATGAAATCATGGTCCATGGATCGTGAAGACTATTATTTAAACTTTGGTGACGGTTATCGTTTTAAAATTGGAGAAACTAAGATTGATAAAGAACTCATCAAGGAATTTAAAGAATTTGTTAGTGTTGACCACCAAAACCTGTAGGTTTCAGTGTTGACCACAAAATACTTTAGTGTTGACCACAAAATACTTTAGTGCTGACCAATTATTTTTCGTACCACTACAAGTTCTTCGGAACGCACCGTGTCCCGTTTTTCCAAATCCATGATTAGTTTACAAGCGGTGAAGAGTCTTGTTACATAATCTTCAACCAATTCTTGAACCATGTTTGCTGCTTCAGACGATATTTTCAATTTCGCTTGAAGACTCTTCAAAATCGAGCGCATAAGTCTTCGCATCGGCACCTTTTGAATAATAAGACCCGCATGTTCTCGATAATACTTCACCGATTCTTTTGTTCTACTTGAGCCAAAACTACGCTGAAGTCGCTTCAAGTGCTTCATATTTTGAGAGGGAAACATTTTAATATTTGATGCATGATATACATCTTCCTTGCTAACAACAGTACGTTTGTCATTCCATGTGTATAATGAAGCTTTTCGCAGAATTGTTTTTAGATAGTCTTCAATAATTTTTCGAACATCGGTGTATACAGACGAAGATACTCGATTAATTCCCGCACGTTTACTTAATCGATTCACTGATATTTTAGTAATGTCCCTTGTGAAGTTTCTTTTGCCGAACCCGTGCAATAAGCCTCGATCATTACTATATACACCAGCATCAGACCAATACCACCCGAAGGCGTCAGTTAGTCCGTATAAGTGTGGCTTAGAACCAATAATCATCATAAGATCTCGCGATGATACATTTGTGCCCTTCACAGCTTCTAAAATTTGCATACAAACAGCATTAGTAATCATAGCAAGTTTTTCTATTGTGGAATCGTAAATTGGTCCCGCATAATACTGGCGAAGCACCTTTGCAATCTTAGATCGCAATTCATCTTTATTCTTCGGAAACGCGCGGGCATAGAAAAAATGAAAATTTGCTGGCATGAGAAGTTGGGCCGCGGTTTTTATGTCCTTGTCATGAAGAATAGTTCTTGAATGGCTAGCCATTAAAAGAGTTATACTTGTTTCAATAATTCGTCGAAGGATTAAGTTCACAAACGCATTTAATTGCTTTGCGGCATCTGGACTCAACTTATGCGCTTCATATTCGTGTGAAACGATGTCGACATCTGTCTTGTAGGCACCTGAAACACGAAATCTCTTTTTCATCTGCGAAGATCTTTTCTTTCTTTCTGATGATTTTAATTTTTTTGCGGTCTTCACAGAGCGTCTCGCAGTCTTTTTCAAAGACCTATCTGTCATTTACTTATAACGAATAAAATTAGTACACCGGTGAAGATTTCTAACGAGTATCTTTTGACGAAAGATTCAAACGAGACCTTGAATGAAGATCCGGGTAAATCTTCGGACGGATCGGATGAAAACTCTTCTGAAGATTTGACTAGAAATCCTGTCCATGGACCTTTTGACCACGGGCTTACTACATTACATGGTTTTTGGATATTTATATATTTCAACACAGCGGATATCATGTCATCGCACAATGACAAAGCACTTAATAATTGATAAAATTTGGTATATTCAAGATATTCATAGTTGCAAAATCGAAAAATATATGCCATGATGTTTGCATTGTTGTATTTTTTATGAAGATTTGATAATGATTTGATATCAGTTGAAGGTAAGTCATAGTGTTCATGTGTACTTGTATGCTTCCTTTTAAGATTCACCACGGCTCCACGTTTACATAATAATTCTGCAAATGCAAAATGTCCACATATACATGCTAATGTAAGACCATAATCAATATCAATAGAATATTCTGAATCTAATAATTCAAGTGCTTTATCGACCCGATTCCACATACAGTACATATAAAAATCATTATTTGCATTCCATAGTGGGCATTTGTAAAGCTCAAATGGAACTTGAATTATCATTAGATATCCCATTTCAATACAATCTAGTGACTTTCATTTTTAGATAATAATATCTTTGTTATCCAGATCAACAAATGAGTAACCACGTTGCTTGTATTTAATAAGACGTTGAATTATTCTATCACCCTTATCCATAATCAAGAGTCTATGGATATCATGAGCTCGATGTGAAATCATTGTCTTTTTCTTATCTTCTTTCCAGTCAAAGTGGCGAACAATATGAAAACCATCAAAATATACACGTAATCTTGATATATCAAAGTCATTAATTACTTTACTTACGGGACCTTCCTCGCATACAATAATATCAGTTTTAAGAGGCTCTGTATTAACAAGGTATCTTTTAGTTTTGTGTACATAACCAACAATATCGTTGTCTATTTCTACTTTTGCACCTTCGAGTTTTAATTTACACGCCAATTCCAAACAATTATCTGGTGCACCAAATATGTCAATGTCGCTTGCATATGTAGTGCCATCCAAAATATCCAGTAGCAATGATCCTGATAGTACCAATTTGTCGGGAACTAGTGAGTTATAAGTTGTGTGACCAATACGTGTAATAATTTCTTTACGTTGTTCTTCTGAAACTGGGACTCTAATACATTTTTCTGCTTTGATTGTATTTGTTTTATTATACAATGAATTTCCCAACATTAGTGATCCAAGTGCACATAGCGGTGGACCCATTAATACGATAAAAGCCTTGTGAGACATGTTAATGACTTTGTTATTATTTATGATTGTTCTTCTACACAATCAACAGGCATTTATTTTTTGTGTTTTGTGTTTTGTATTTTGTGTTTTGTGTTTAAAAATCTCCGTGTGCGAAACAGTGTGGTATATATTTTATAGACTGTTTACCATCTGGTGCAGTTATTACACTTCTTACAAGAAGCCACGACCCCTTTTCATAATCACAAGAACAACCTTTGATATACTCTTTGCAAATTTTAACAAGTTCAATTGGCATAACCACTTCAAGAAATTTGCATTTGTTCTCAATCATCTTCTTATTTTGTGATCTAAGAAATTTGTAATAATATTTGGAATTTGTGTCATCGTCTTGACAACCAAAATATGCTTTGTATACAACTGTGGCAATAATAGATGCAAATGCCATTCCAAAAAATCTAGTTATTAAATCTTCGTCCATATATTTTCGTCCATATCTTCGTCCGTATCAAATGTCCTATCCTAATTATTTTGTTATGCCGGAAGTGCAATCATTTGGTTAATAATATTAGTGTTATTATTAATGTTATTGATGTTCATGTTCATTAGATCATCATTTGAAATATATAATATATCTCCGCCAGCAATTGCTAGATTGCCAGTTATTATAATAACTGGTTCTTTGTATTGCTTTTCCACATAACTTTGACAAATTCTCACGAGTTCATTTGGCATTACTTTTTGAAGAATCTCTATTTTTCTTTGTCTATCTGCTTTTCGTGAAATGTAATCATCTCGTGTGTCTGTACGGTCGACAATATCTTTTATAGTAATCGCAAGAAACGTGACAAGAGATATTGTAAAAAATGTTGCGACAAAATCATCAAACATCATGTGTTGTTTGATAATTTGAGAATTATGTAATTTCAATTAATTGTTTGGCGCTCATTGATTTTTGCAAACGAAATTATTACACGAAATTATAAATGTCGAAAAAGTTAATATATTTCTGAAGATATCTAAATTTTCGATTATCGCTTGGACCCGCAAGTACGTTGAAATCTTGTTCTTCAATTCTCTTTTGATTCACAATTTTCTTCTTATCCGTCATATCAAATGTCAATTTAACAAAAGTACCCACTGTATATTTCGGATCAACAATCATTTTCTGCTTAATCAGAATATTATTTAATGCTTGAACCTTTTCAATATTTGAACTGTCAAGTTTCAGATATACGGTTGTATCCGCAAAATTCGTTATAGTATATGACACGATGACACTAAACAGATTTTCAGCGAGAATTATTTTTGTCTTATCGTGAAATTCGCGAAGTCGAGTGTTCTTCATACCAGTCATTGTATCTTTTGTAAATGGCCAAGCATCCCGAAACGCAAATTTTGACCTCTTGCTTAATAACTCCAACACAGATTCTTCATCGTAAACCGGCATATTGTGTGCTACGACATAAACAGTATTCTGAATATAGAAACCTAATAGTATATAATTACCCTCGAGACCAGATGCTGAGCATAATCGAAATACATTTTTATTTTCATCGGCAATATAGACTTCGGGGCCAACATTAAATACATAACAGAACGTGCTATATTTTGGAACCAATTTTGCACCCGAATTTTTCGTTTTGCATTGACGTACAAGGTCTTTATCAGAATACTTGATATAGCGATATTTGGGCACTTGTTGATTTGGAGAATTCGACACTTGTTGTAGAATTTTTGAAGAAGCTACGGGTAACAATTCGGCAAATGTATTTCGCATGAGACCGTGTGCACTGAGACCATTCATGATGATTGAATTCATTTGCACACTGTTTAATTTGTGAAGGACCATTGCATTTGCGATTCCAACAAAGTTTCTATTTTCGATATACTTGGGGTGTATTTGTTGGTGATTAATTTGATACTTGGATCCAGATTCAGAATCTTCAACCACAAATTTGTTTGCTGCTTTTGGTATATAATCAACTAGAACAACAGTACTATAGTCCTCTGCAGTTGGATCAAGGCGAGCTTCAAATGGACCTTCAAATGTTCCTGGGACGAAGATTCCCGAGAAAAAATCGGTTTCAGATGGATTGTCTGGAAGAAGACCAATGGCTTTTTCCTTTTTATCAAGACCAGACATGAGATATCGAATGATATCCTTCTTGTCCTTTGGGACATATTCTCTGCAACATGGATAAAAATGATTATCATCTTGACTTTGTGTGCCTACACGAGTAATTGTCTGATTATATAATGGACATGTGCCGTGAAACGAGTATGGTATCGGATGATGCGGTATATCTTGTTGAATATCTCGACATACTTGGTTGCCTTTGCCTTCAGTGGTCTTTGCCAAGCGAATAAGGCTCGGATCAACTTCAAAGACATTCGTGTTCGAATCTTGTAATGTTACTGAATGACCATCACTGCTTACAATTGTGTATAATTCTGGTAGCCATACTTGATTTTCAATGTCATATAAATTTGCTGAAGAACCAGCAACATCCTTACGAAGTCCTTTTGAAGTTACTATTGCTGATTTTGCATATGGTAATCCACCAGTAATCGTGCTATACTTAATTTTAATTTTTGGTTCAAAGATTTCATAATAATTGTTCGTTTCGATTGTGTCCTTTAGAATTTTAGCAATTTCTCTACAGTACGAAGATCCATAATCCAAAAGAGTCCTCACAGATTCAGTGTTTGCTTCATTTGATGAAAATTTCGAAATTGTAATTTGAACCGAGCGTAAATAAAATTGAAGAGTAAAATTAGCAACACGGACGTCGTCTACCATTCGTGTTAGTTTCAAAATAGTTCTCTTGTTTTCAATTAGTTTTTCATCAAGAAGATAACCCTTATAATTCGTGCGCATCATATGATCCACAATATTATTGGCATTTAAAAGATACTTTGGAAATGCCAAAAGACATCCAATTGCTTTCACAGTAAGGTTTGTAATTGCGTCTTCACCAATACCGATTTGATTTAAAAGGTCTTTGTAAAAATATGGTTCGGTATACGGGTTAGTCATGATTAGAATATTATTGCTAGTTATCGAAATATTATTACATGTATCTTCATCTTTGAGACTCTTTCCAGATCTTGCCATCATTCTTGCTTGCTTTTCAGTGCAATATTTAATTACAATCTTGTTTGTGCTGCTGTACTTGCCAGGATTCTTATAATCTGCTTTGACGTTTGTTTTTAAGGTTTTGGATTTCTTCGAATAATTCTTGTAAATAAGAACTTCGGAATCGTCATCGAGTATGCCTTTTGCAGCGTATAGTGCATCATTCTTAATCAGAAATTTTGAACCTAATTTTGTAACAGCGCCTTCAATTGTATAATAAATATTGTTAATTGGGTCACTACATGTCATTGAGTGTGCATCGGGACCAACAGAGCCACATGTATCACAGCACATACCAGCGGGAATTCGATCAGGTGGATTTACAAACAAAAATCTATTTTTTTCTCGAAGATAAATTTTGTATGTCACTCCTGGTTTAATTTGAATATTTTCTGCCAAGTCTTTCAAACTTTCGAAATTTTCTGGAAATTCATAAGATAAACTTAGCATAAATGATAAATAATTAAGTGCCATGGTCCTTTTATTATAAACTCAGAGAATTTCTCTGAGAATTTCTCTGAGAATTACCCAGAGAATTCCCAGAAAAATAAACGGCCATAGAATTATCCTCGCAAATATGAAAATGACCAATAAACGTAAAAGTCCTGGCAACAATAAAAATAACAAGGAATCAGGACCTAAAACAGACGGATCTAAAAATGGACCAACAAGTCCCGTGAAGAAAAAGTTTCGGGATTTGACATTTGATTCTGACTCTGATGATTCTGATTATATGCCTCAGGAATCAGATACGGATTCTGATTCGGAATCAGATCTAGAATCTGAAGTGGATGAATCCACCATTAAACACTTGCCAAATCCAATGGACACATTTACTTCTATGGATGACTTTTTGAGACCGTTTGCAACCACGGTTAAACCTACATGTTGCGATGCAAAAACACCATGCAATTCTGAAGCATCTGAAAGTGAAGACTCAGATTTGGACGAAAAATCTGAATCGGACGAAGAATCTGAATCGGACGAAGAATCCGATGAAGACTCCGAAGAATCAGAAGAATCAGACAAAAACCAGGATTCTATTGATGCTTTCAAGTTTGTCATTAATTTCGACAACAAACTCATTGAATCCCTCTTGGCAGAATTTGATGAATTAGAACGTAATGGTCTTACGGATTCAACTGATATCAAATCGACAAATGGTTTTAAACCACCAAAGAAACCGACACCAAGACCTTCTAAAACAGGTCCTACGCCGAAACCCGGATCGAAACCCGGACAACCAGAAGCACCAAAAAAGCGAAAGATGTCTGATTACAAGTTAAACAAGAATGTCAAAATGTGTAATACATTGAAGGATCTTATTGAAAGTCTTAACGTTCCGAAATGTCCAAAGTATCAAACAGAACTTCGTAAAGCTCTTTTAGAACTTGACGGTCTCATTGGTCTCCAAACAATAAAGGATCAATTTGTCAGTCAAATTCTGTTTATGATGCAAGGTCTTGTTGAAAAAGAGACATTTTTTCATACAGTAATTACTGGTCCACCTGGTACTGGTAAAACGACATTGATTAACATCTTTGCAAAGATTTATAATTTGCTTGGTGTGTTGCCAAACAATAAAGTTGTCCGAGCAACACGTGCAGATCTTGTTGGAGAATATCTTGGACACACAGCAATTAAAACAAGAAATGTTTTAAATTCGGCAAAAGGTTCTGTGTTGCTCATTGATGAAGCATATTCTCTTGGTTCGGAGAGAAACGAGGATTCATTTGCAAAGGAGTGCATTGATACACTGAATCAATATTTATCAGAACATGTAGATGAATTCATTTGTATTATTTGTGGCTACGAGGATGAGATAAACAAGTATTTCTTTGCTCAAAATCCTGGATTACGACGAAGATTTGTATGGCATTTTTCAATTGAAGCTTATCCAGCAAAAGATCTCGCTGATATATTCAAAAGTCAACTTGGTTCGGATTGGCGCCTTGAAATGCCCGACAATGTTCTCATTGATAAAATCAAAAATCATATTGGGGATTTTGAAGGCAATGGAGGTTCTACGCGAGCACTCTTGGATAAATGTCGAATAGAATACTCCAAAAGAGCATTTAATGATAAAAAGTCAGCATACAAGATAATAACGGCGGATGATTTTGAAAGGGGCCTTGCACTCTTTCTGAGCACAAAGACCAAGCATTGCTGCGATGTTTGTAGGTATCGTAAACAGGATAAGAACAAATCAGCGGCAAAATGCTCAACTTGCAAGGATAACGACTTGGCTTCATCGATGTATATTTAACACGAAGAAGTGTGAAATGACATTTGATTTCCAAATGATATAAATGAAGGACTTGTGTTAGTCATCGAAATAGTGATATTTATTTAGCACATAAATGGCCAACGGGAAAATAACCAGAAAGATAACAAGCATAACGACGATGACGGTAATCTGACCAGGCGTTATATCAGAGGAACCAAAGTACTCGATTTGAGTTCTGTTAAAGTCTTCTTTGAAGTCTTCGCTAGTAATTTGGCTGGACATTATATTTATTGTACACTAAGAAATTTTCATAGTAATTATTTATTTGAAACATTTATTTGAAACATTTTGTAGTAATTCTTCAAGTACCAACGCGTGTTTAGTAGTTAGTAGTAGTTTAGCAATTATGATAGAGTCATCTATCGCATTATAGCCTTTTTTATATAGTGTAATTTTGTCGTCAAGACTTAGATCAAAATTAAGAAAAACGTCATTTGTTTCAATTTCTACAACATGACCGAATTCATGTTTGTTATTTGTATTATTCAAGTGTTTGTTCACTGTGTTTATTAATGAATCAATTGTGCCAAATGGTCCTGTCATTTTCGCTCGTGAAGTTACAAGACCAAGGCCGCGATTACGATCAAGTAGATGAATTGGGAAATTATTTATAAGACCACCGTCCACATAATGAAGGCCATCGACTTTATATGGCTGAAACACAATTGGAATATTCATTGAACAAATTAATGCGTCAGCAACTTTCATATTTGGCATTGTTTTATGACTAATGAATACTAGTCCGTGATCTAATTGAACAGTACCAATTATGAATTCGACTGAAGTTTTTTCGAATAATTGTGACATGGTCACATCACGCGACCCAGCATATTTTTCAACCGTATCCGCAATCCACTTTCTAATATGTTCACTGTTTACGAACCCAATCGGTTCACTCGTAAAGAGAATATCTTTAAAATTACTAATATCAAGATCAAGAACATATTCAAAAAATGAATCCATATTACTACTTGCAATGTATGCAAAGAGAACGAAAGAACCTATCGAAACGCCAACGGCTTTTTTAATATTTTCGCGTTTTAAAATTCCAAGTTCTTCAAGACGTTTTAGAGCGCCAATATAACAAATGCCTCGGTGTGAAGCACCACCTATGCATAATTCTTCGATTGTCATCTATTTATCGTACAATAAATATTTATTATGATAAATGAACATGGCTTCAGCACTTAGGTCCTCGTTCGGCCAGTATGTTCTCAATGATATAATTAATTATGATAATCACAATGGTCTTCGCGGCAATTTTCAAATTCTCAAAATTCTTGATAAACCAGATATGTATCGCGTATATGACTTCAAAACCAAACGACAAAAGAATATCAAATTAAAAGATTTGCGATATCATTTACCACATGAAGTTCGTCACGAAGAAAAGAAAAGAGACTTTACTATTACCGAACACTATTACAGTAACAATATGCTTGACTTTTTATCATTGATGTATCCAACAGCATGTGTCTATGTATGGCCTATTTATATTTCTTATCGAGACGTGGGCTCGCGCATGCATCGTGAATTTACAAACATGCTTCATTTTATCAAAAGTTGTCCACATAATCTTGCACTCTTTTCAGTTAGTTTAGAACGATTAGATGGCGATGAAGTTCGTCAACATGCCAATACATTGATATTTAATAAGAAAACTGGCGTTCTCTTTCGATTTGATTCTCTCGGTGATGATAACGAATATGATCCGATTATTGATCCACACATGATTCGGTTTTGTAACTTTATTAATCGAAAGAAAGTTCTTGGAACAATCAAGGTAACTTATAGAAAGCCTCCAAAGAATAGTTATATTGCAAAAATTCGCCGTGTTTATGCGAAACAATTAGAAGAATCAGGTCACAAGGACCTCTCAGATTGGACCCCAGGTGGTTTTTGCAAGACATATTCGACACTATTTATGCACTACGTGTTATTTTATCCTGATTTAACGATTGAAGAAATATATGACCGAATCTCGAGAGACCCTAAAACATTGCATGAACTTGTTCATTTGTATGCTTCATTCATGAGTAAAATTAACAAAACTGGCGATCAAAAACGAGCGGCATTCAAAGAACTCACGGATATCTTTAAACGAAAAGGTCGCTCTGTGAAACGCGTACTTCGGTCACTGAAAAAGAATAAGAAATAACTAGTATACCTTGACATTTTGAATAACATAAGTAACATTATCCGCCTTTTCACACATTTTAATAAGGTCTTTAATTTTCATTAGTGAACTTTCGAGAATGTACTCCAAATCGGTCATCTTGTTGCCAATATCGATAACTTCAAGTTCGACTTCATAATCGGACGCTGATAGTTTATTTCTATTTGAATTGGATGATCCAGATGAAACTATTGTGAGATCCCATGACCAATGCTTGTACAAAAACGAAGAGCGTTCTTTATGTCTTTGGAATCCTTCATCGTCGTCAGATTCGTTATCAGAGTCTTCATCCGAATTATTATCAATTACGTTGTCAATACTTTTATCAACAGGATGACCGAATTGTCCATTAATCTTTTCAGCCTTTTCATTAATAACCTTTTCAGTTGACAAACAAATACGAAAATCAAAAGGACTATTAGCGCAAGTAACATCGATACACATCAAGCGGTCCTTCACAATATACTTGTTATCAAGCGTACTGTGACGCACTTTGCTGTTTTTTCCGAGAATCTTCACATTTTTAATCGTGTCAGTATAACTATTGTTTGTTTTTTTGAAAACAGAGGAACTTGACAACGTACTCTTAATCTTGTTGAAAAACATGTCGGAAATATTTGCATTAAATCTGTTTGGTTCAAGATAACCAAGTCGAAATTCTAACTCATAATTCAAGTCAGGATTCTTGCTAACAATTTGAGTGATTTCTTCCGATGCTCTTTTGATGACATCCTCGAATTCTTCTGAAGTTTCGTCAGTGCTCATGTAATATGCTAGTATAAAGTATACGAATATACTTCTATGCCAGTTTATTTTTCTTAAAAATTTCTCACATTCGTTCAAAATTCATAATCGTCGCCAACATAAGGACCTTTTGTCCAAGAATATTCCGTCAGCAATTTATACAAACGCTCTTTCACTTCTTCCAAAAATTCCCTATTAGCTCGTTTGACCTTTGTATTAATTTCATGAGCATCTATCGGTCCGATCGGTTGACGACCATACGGAGTATCATCATAATCATCATAATCATACAATTGACAATACATTGAAACATCATCAAGTCTCATAATGGCGCAACCCAACTTGTTAACATCTTCAATTTGATCTAAATTTTCAAGTGCGGCAGTGATCTTATTAAATCGTGCTTCATTTTTCTTAACTTTTCTACGAAACTCATCATTTTTATTTTCGACTTTAATTCGCTTTGCTCTTTCTAATTTTGCCTGTGCCTGTTGTACTTGCTTTTCAGCATCTTCAATATTTAATTCTTGAGTATCGGTCATTTTTCTACACGGTATTTGGGAAATTTAGCGCAAAATATTATTCTAACTTTGATTCTAATGGAATAGACGCGGATGTAGTATCGTATTGCAAGTTTGAAGTGTGGCAATTGAAACATAGTACATACAGACAAAAAACGCGCAAACTTTAATTCCAGATACAATACGATCATAATGAAAAGCCACTGACAATTCATCTTGAAGCAATGCGATGCGATCACGATATGGTCTCTCAATAGCATCAATTTTCATAATCAAATCTTCGGATACCTTTAGCGATTCCTTAAAAGGTCCTTCAAGATGACTTGAGGCCCGATACATTGCTTGACGTTCTCTTGCAATCTCTTCTAAAAGAATATGAATCTTATTAGAATTCATTTTATATAAATTTTGACAAGATTCACTAATGACTCTATTTATTTATTCACTTAAATTCATAAATCGTGTTTTATTCAAATATCGAATACAAACAATAACAATATCATGACAAAAGATTTCTTCGAGAAAATCTTCAATCAGGACCATATAAGAACCATATTCTGGAAAATACCACGGCATCATAGGTTCCACATTCAAATTATAATGATGACTCAAGAACATTAGTTGGTCAAATGGCAACTTGTCGAAATCATATCTCGAAGTAATATAAGGATCGATAGCATTTGTTAAATAACTTGGCATCCATGGTTCCCGAGACCACAATGGTCTCATTTGACCTGAATGTCTTGCTCGAGGACCACGTTCACGAGTTTCTTCGTCGTGAAATTTAAAAACTTCACATAAAGCTTTTGCGCGAGCGAAGGAGCCATACTGAAGCGCCAAATTAAGATAATATCTAAGGAAATCTCCGTCATATGTTGCCGCCGATGATTTGAAGTAATTTAATGCGGTAATAATACGAATATACTTGTGAAAGCTTCGCGAAGATTGAACAAAATCAGAATCAGAATCAGAATCAGAACTCTGAGAGCATTCTTGAACAATATTATTAATCATTTGTTCAAGAACTTCTTGCTTATTTGATGCACCATAAATAAGTAGTAGTTTTGCAATTTCAATGCGATCAGGAATACTTGCACAAGACCACACCGAACTAGGCCAAAGTCCACAAGCAACTTGGAGCGTATTATATAGGTGATGTAGCTCAACCGGATGTAAATGTCTTAATATTAGCCTCACAGGTTCTAATAGACCATGTTCGCATGCTCTGTATAGACCACGTGCAAACATATTTCGTGAATCATCGTTAACATATGTTCCATATGGTACTACTGGATGTTTACTAATAATTAGTTTAATAGTTTCCGCATCATTGGTCTTACATGCATTAATAAGTTTTTCTTCAGTTGGTGTAGCACATTTACGATTTAATAGTGGTTGAAGTCCTTGAGAATTTGCTTTGTCGGTCTTCGCAGAATTCTTCGCAGAATTCTTCGCAGAATTCTTCGCAGGACCATCTTTCCTAAATATTCTACTTAGAAGTTTTCTAAACATTTGAAAGAGTCATCAAATATGGTGGCGTCTGAATTTATTTGCATATCTCCATTCAGTTTATTTGCATATCTTTTCAAGCAACGACTCGTATGCATTCATAAATTTCACCGGATCTTGTGACTTGACAAAAAGATCCCTCAAAGAGGTCTTGTAATACTTAATGCGGTCCATGTTATTTGCAAGTGAAACTGCTTTTGCAACGTAATCGGTAGCATCATTAGCAATAAACTCATCGGAACATTCAGGAATTCGAGACACAATACTTGCAGTTACGTTATGTGAATGAACAGGACCCTTCATCGTAATTACCGGTGTGCTCATGTACAAACAATCACAACTTGTCGTCGTGCCAGAATATGGAAATGTGTCAAGAAGGATGTCAATTTTGTTATACAATTGGTTATACAACGACTGATCGGTAATATAATTCAGAACAATCAAACGATCCTCAGGAATTTGCAAAGTCTTCAGAAGATTTTCTTTAATGGAAGGATCTTCGTTTACACTGTTGCCTTTGATTAGCAATTTAGCATTTGGTACCTCGTGTAAAATTTTTCGAACGCATTCGAGGTACAGGGCACTGTTTTTTGGCGGCCTGTTAATTGCACCGAAAATAACCGTGCCGTCTACACCAAAGCCTACTCGAGAATCCTCACAAAGTCCGTCACGCAACTTTAATTCATATGCATTTTCCGGTAGAAAATCTAGACTAGTGCTGTAATTAATGAATGAACATTGTGAGTCGGTGTTGGCATCGGTGTCAATTCGCAACAATTTTTCGACATAACGTTGTTTGGTGTCTAATGGATCCGCGACTGAGTCGGTAATACGATAATCCATTTCAAGAAGACCACTTGTATTTGGATATCCCAAATAGGTTACCTGAATTGGCGCTGGTTTCATTGCAAAAATATCAAAGCGAGAACCTGAAGTGTTTCCGTTAAGGTCCACTAGAATATCGATATTATCGTCATAAATTAACTTGGAGGCCTCTTGAGTGCTCATGATGTGTATATTTTTAAAATTAGTATGTTGTTTGAATACATCAGTAATTTTGTCAGGAGCCTTGTATGTGTAATAACAATAAACCTCGAATTTGTCGGTATTGTACTTGGTCATGATTGTATTAAGGAACTTTGCAACAACATGGTTACGAAAATCGGAAGAAACATAACCGACACGAATCTTTGCATTTTGTTTGCGGTCTTTGAAATTATATGCATTTTTGTTAGTTACTGTTTTGTTAACCAATAAGTGTTCCTTGTAAATAGTCACAAATGGATCGCTGTCATTTTTCTTAAGAATTGTGGCAATTTCATCAGGATACAAATAATTCATAATAAGAAATTTGGTTTGAAGATGAGCGGTACAAAGTCCAAGTGATTCACTTTCAATGATGTACTCAAGTGCTTCCTTGTTATGCCCCATGGATGCCGACAAAGTTGCAAGATTGCCATAGACTTTATATTTGATATCTTTAATTTTGAGTTTCTCGGTCTCATCAAGTACCTCTTCTTTGTTCAACTTCATAGTGCAAATTTCAAGAACATGTTTGAAAACACGAAGAGCATCCTCAAAACGGTTGACCTCTACATAAAGAACACCAAGAGTATTCAATACACTCATATTATCTAGTTCCAATCCATGTGCTTTTTCGAGAAGCATGATTGATTGTGCATTATTGAAGGACCTGTAAATAATTGCGAGTTCAAGTAGCGATGGAACGTGGTTGGGATTCAAAGCAAGACAAATACTAAGAAAACTACGACCTTCGTCGAGATTTCCGGTTTTAATATATGTAACTGCGATAGAAAAGTGTAGTTCAACATTAAGCGGTGCAAAGTACAATAATCGAAGATATTCTGCACGTTGTTCTGCTGGACTCTTGTTTTCATTTTCTTTAATGATGTGTGCAATGAGATTTTTGGTCATCTGTTCTGTATGATCTTTCTTACAGATTTTTTCAATGATTTGTTCGTTAAGGTATATAGTGTTTGTCATTTGGTTTTATTTAAGAATTTAATTACATGATTTTGGCGCAAAATTCTTGGTTTAAATCTTGGAAAATAAATGTCGTGACAATGTAAATGATTTTTTATGAATTTCCAACAAAACCAGTTTCAGAAAATTCTCAATCAAATTCAAATCAAGTCAAGTTAGACCTTCAACCAATTACTGATGATGAACTGCCAACGGTTTCTATTGTAACTATTACTCACAATCGTGCAGACTTTGTTGACCTCATGATTAGAAATTATAAAGCGATTGATTATCCACGAAACAAACTTGAATGGATCGTTGTAGATGATACTCAATATTCACCTGGAACTTCGCGTTATACTGACAAATTAAAGCCATATGCTCGTGTGATTCAACTAAAGGATAAGTTGCCGTTGGGCAAAAAGCGAAATTTTGTGAATTGTTTGGCGAAGAACGACTATATTGTTCATATGGACGACGACGATTTTTATCCTGGATATTCCGTTGTGGCACGAATTAGAGTTCTTTTGGCGTATGAGGCTCTGCGAGGAATCTCGAGCGGGGCTTCGAAGAACAACACTGGATTCGCCGGGTGTGTCGGTTGTTCAAAGGTCTCCTGTTACGACTTAATTACGTGCGAATCGTTTGAAGCGTTTGACGCGGATCCTGAGACCAAAAATCCGTGCACTATTAGCGAAAGTACATTTGCATATTCGAAGAAATTTTGGTCAGAAAACAAGTTTTGTAATGAAGATACCTTTGCAGAATGTAAATCATTTGTCGGTTCGCGTGAAGTTTGCACGATACCGTCGTCATTTGTGATCACTCAATTTACTCATTCGACAAACACAATTGTTCGTCGACTTAATCAAACTGTACCAATGTTAGATACCGATTATGATTTCCTAAAGACAATTTCGGCTGCCGATTACAATCTGATTCAAGACATTCGTGCCAAAATCATCATGAAGATTCCTGAATACACAGTCCCGCTCGAATTTGTTCGTAAAATTATCATGCTTCAGAACTCCCGTACAGATTCTAAAACAATTAACAAAAAGATTCAAGAAGCTTTTGATGAACTTGAACGCGAGGCTTCTATCGACGTTCTTCGCAATCCACTTGTACTTGAAATGCGATACAAATACCTTCGCCGAAATGAAACGAAAACTGTGATGAAGATTTCGCAAGAGTCTTCGCGAAAGAAAATTGTGTACTATTGTGGACCTGGTAAAATTTTGAAACATAGTAATCCATGGAGTCCCACTTCAAAAACACTAGGTGGTTCCGAAGAAGCTGTCATTAATTTATGCAGAGAATTTGCACGTGAAGGCCACGACGTGACTGTATATTGTCTTCTTGAGAAAGAACCGACATTATTAACAAGGGATTCTTTAGTATTCGATGGCGTACACTATGTGCCGTACTGGTTATGGAACCCGCTTGATCACGTAGATACACTAATTATTTGGCGCGACCCGACTATCATTGACGCTGTCAAGCCGTCGTGCAAAAATCTTTTTCTGGACATGCACGATGCCCTTGAAGTCTCGGCTGCAAGTGCTGCAAAATTTCATAAAATCTTCGTGAAGAGTCAGTATCACAAAAAGTATATCAAGTACAATGATGACAGGACTGGCGACCGGGTCATCGCGGTTGCAAACGGAATTTACACCGAGAAATATCGATGCAACGATAGCGAAATTGATGCGAAAGATCCGGATATGGCATTCTGCTCAAGTAGTCCCGATCGATGTCTTACTGGGTTGCTTGCAATGTTGCCACTAATTCGCGAAAAGCGGCCAAACTTCAAAATTTACTGGGCGTATGGTTTCAACGCAGGTGTCAACAAGGGCGGTATCGCAGAAGATCCACGACCCGAAGTTCGTGATTATTACCAAAAGTGTCTTGAGATGATCAAAGCCGCAGGTGATGGTTTCGTGAATCTTAATCGCTTATCACAAGATGAGATCATTGAGTATTACAAGAAAAGCAAATACATGATCTACGGAACTCGATTTCCTGAAATTGACTGTATTAGTCTTTCCAAGGCACTTTGTGCTGGTTGTGTTCCGCTCGTGGTTGGTCCTGCCGCACTTCAAGAGAAAATGACAAAACTTGGGCTTGAAGCGCCAGATGTTACATATGCGTTGGGTTTGGACAAGGCACTTGTTGATGGTCCTGAGTTTGATTATTGGTTTCGTATGATACTTGACAATATTGTTACTGATGAAAAATCTGTCGATGGGCATAGTGAAATAATCGCAGAATTCGACATAAGAAATGTCGCTAAACGTTGGCTTTCATCGATGGCATAGAAACCGATGACATAAAAATGGCATTTATTGATTTAAATGTTGTTTTATAATTTTCACAATAGTGGAATTACCAAATATGGTGGCAATATGTAACATGTTATGACCATGATTATCACAAATTTTTAAATTTGCGCCTGCTTTTATGAGTAACTTTATGATTTCTATCTTTGATTCATTTGTATTGTAACCAAAACTATACCAAAAACTATGAGATGTTATTGAACACATTATTATTGCTGTTCTACCAGTATGATTTTGTATATTCACATCGGCACCATGTTTTAAAAGTTCTTGTACTATCCCCAAATGACCTCCTTCTGATGCTTTTATGAGTGCAGTATTACCACATTTGTCCTGTAAATTTACATAATTATAATAAGATCTGATTATGTCTACTAATTCATTAGGTACCTCTAAAATTTGAAATAATTTGTTACAATGGTCAAGAAGTTCACAGACAATATCCAAGTGTCCATTTTCTGAGGCCAACATAAGTGCGTTTTTACCATTGTTGTTTCTTAAGGTTATATCGACATGTTTTAAAAGTTCGCGAATAACTTCAAGATAACCTTTTGATGCTGCTATTGTTAAAATACTATCAAAATTAACATTATTCGATACTTTTATTAATTCTAAAACGATATCGATGTAACCTCTTTCGGTCAATAACATTAGAGCAGTTGTGCCAGTTCTGTCCGCAATTGTGACATCAGCGCCTACTTTGATGAGTTCGCGGACAATTTTGGAATATTTATCATGTGTATTGTGACTAAATCTAATTGCGTATAACAATGCGGTATTTCCAGCCCAATCCCGATAGTTAACATTTGCGCCTGCTGCAATTAGGTCTTTGACAAGGTCCAAACGACCATCGCGTGATACTTCTACAATGTTTAGATATGACATTTTAGAAATATATTGATGTGTTCACCGTCCCGGGTTTTTTGTGATTATTTCGTTAGCAGTTTTAGAATAGCATGGCCTTGATTATTTCCGGTTCTTACTAAGTGATTAGCAATGTCAATTATGTCTGCGCCGTGAATATTTTTAGTATATAAGTATAACGAACGTGCGCGATATTCTTCAACAAGAATTCGAACGGCGCTTGTGTTGGCATGAATCACTGCAGTCATCAAAGGTGTATTTCCGTGCATGTTTGTCGCATTGATTGGCATTTCTGGACTTGTTTGAAGAAGATCTTTGATTTTACTTTCTGTTGTTTTCTCAGATTCTTGTGCTAGTATGTGCAATTTGGTGTTACCAAAAGAATCAACAAAAAATTCTTTTAACAATATGATGGATTCTAAAGATTCTTTGAGATGACTTGATTCTAAATCAAATTCATTTATTTCACACTGATGGTTTAGCAGTAATAATGCGCGTTCTCTTTTACATTCTTCGGTAAATTCGGCAAGTATTTTCCTGATGTGTGCATCCATTTTGTTAACAGGTAATCGCAGGGTTAAAGTAAAGTATTATTTAAACACGCAAGTTATGTTTCAGTAATTTAGTGTAAATTTTGAGTTCAATTTCTTCCAATGTCATGTACTGAAATCGAAGGCCGAATTCATATACGAATATTTGAAAGAAAATTAGAACAGCAACGGTGATAAATGTATAAAACAATGGCTTCATTAGGTATACTTTCATTGGTAACTTCAGTCGGTTAATACCGGCAATTCGTACCACTGTGAGTGCCAACAATAACAAAAGAATAACCATTTCAAGTATGATGAAGTACACGAGGCCACGGTTAATTTTATGAATCATTTCATTTTCACGAGTGCCAAATACATTAAAGTATGTACTCGAAACTTTTTCAATATCATCTGGCAATACAATTATTTTGTGATCCTTCAACAATTCTTGCAGGACTTGATTTTCTTCAGGTGCCAATTTAAAAATGAAAAATGTTAATTCGAAAATTGTCATAATAAGTGCTACTAGAAGAATATATATGAAGCCTTGCAAAAATGATATATTATTAAGAAGACCCATATGCTACGTTGTTTCTTTACAATAACTCATAAAGAAATTATAAGATATTATAAATGTCCGCTATAGGTAGTCCGGTGAAGTTGGACCCCGTTCGTAAAAGCAAATATCATAATATCATAACTGCACCCGACTTGCTCATTTGTAATCTCAACATTGTTTTCTTCTTGATTGTTTCTATCAGTTTCTTTTGGTTTATTCTTTCAGAACAATATGTCCGTGTTGTACTTGATAAAACTGATATCATTAATCTAGTTGCAGACCAAAATCCAGAAGTGCGCTCGGCAGTGATTAGCTATGCTGAAGCAAATTATGATACTATTCGAAAAACGGCCAAAGAAAATCGAAAACAGCGAATGGTCCACAATGTGGACTTGTTTTATCGATATATTGTTCCATTCATTTCTGTATTTGTGTTTTTTCAATTTGTAATTGCAGCTTATATTTGGAAAAAGGGAATCCGGGTGTCGTATACTGACAAAGTGCACATGGGCCTTGTAGTTCTTGCATTTGTAACTGAGCTGGTTTTCTATTTTGTCGTCGTACGAAATTGGATTTTCATTGGCGACGAAGATATGTATAAGAATCTGATTGGAAAGTGATTTAATTTTGCTTAAATTTTGAAACTATTTAAGAATAAGTATTTTTGATATTCCTCATTTATTAAACTTCTTTTATCAGAAATCCAATACGGAATTATAATCAAATATATCCCATTCTTTATGCACAATTCTTCTTTTAATTTGTCCCTTTCTTTTTGTTTTACCAAACCACTTAGTCCAGCTCTATGAAAAAATGGTATATACTCATAGTGTTGTTCTCCGTTATATTCATACGCTAGTTGAAGTTCTTCATTATACCCATCTAATTCAAGACCGTTAAGAAATACCGGTCTGATTTGTTTGAACAGTTTTTCAGTTAACTGTTCAATAATTTGTTGACATTCTTTTTGATTTTGTCGTATACAACATTTAGGACACCACGACCAATTTGTTGTTATGTGAGATAAACTTGCTTCAAATTCATGATTAGCTTCGCATATAAATAAGAACTTGTGACCACTAGCTTTAAGGACATCCCTTGGAGCTAGTTCATTTTTATCAGACCAGTATATTGCTTTTGGACTGCTTATAAATGACGCATCAAAACAAATATTACAAGAATCATCTGAACATAATTTCTTGTCAGCACAGCACGGGTATGGGCACCATTTATTCTTTAATAGATTATCTAATGATATATCAAATTCATGATTTGATTTATTACAACTAAACCAGAATTTAACATGAGTATTTTTGAAAACATCCCTTGGTTTTAAAATATTTTTATCTGACCAATGATATACTTTCGGACTACTTGCAAATGATGCTTCAAAACAAATATTACAAGTATTATTTGAGCATAATTTATTACTATAACAACATGGATATGGACACCAAGATCCGTTTGATATATGATTTAATTTTGACTCAAATTCGTGTTCTGATTTATCACATTTAAACCAAAATTTTTTATGACTGTGTTTTTTAAACTGCCATGGTTTTACATCTTTTCCATTTTTATCAGACCAGTATTTTGATTTTTGATGACTCGCAAATGATTTTTCATAACATTCTTTACAGTTTAACTCCTGTGGGCACGGAACATTATTATTTTTGAAACACATTTAAACATCTATTTAAATAACGCTGTTTATTCTAGTGAGTTTTAAAAATTTATTCTTAAATTTTTAAATTTTCTAATAGTAAATGTCTTCGAAGATTTCGATTCACGTGCCATGTGTTGAAATGATACCAAATGTTAAAAAATACGACCCAAAAACATTAAAGGCCATCTTCCAAAAGGATGCAATCTGGAAAAGTGGCGCCACAGGCGAGATCACTGTCACATTCGGTTCATATCGATGCTCTGCGTGTGGAACAGACAGCGCATGGTCCCTCATTGGTTCTCAATCTAATTTTCAACAACCTTCAATGAATTTGGGCTTCATCGATCCTCCAATGGGCTCATTTACGTGGGCCGGTAAATCGTACGACTTGTCACTATTTAAGAATGAACATCGAAATTATTACACGGATAATAATGGAAACTTAACTCCTGGTTGGGTTCCAGGTGCGACGGTTATTCACGAATTTTGCCACAGCCTTGGTATGTTGCACGAACATCAAAATAATTTGAATAATTCAAATCAATTAAAATTGGATCCAAGTGCAGTCGTCGAATGGTATGCTGCTCGCGGAATGGATGCTGAAACCGCGCAAGTAAACGTACTTGATTGGTACGCCTGTGCATCTACTGGAACATGCAAGTATGAAGGTTCTAATTTTGATCCTAATTCAATTATGCTTTATTTTTTGCCTGATAGTTGGATTGCCGCTGGCTCAAGTAATCCTACCAAGCCAAACTTTCGATTATCATTGTTGGATCGCCAATGGCTTGCGAAGGAATATCCGACGGATAGCACCAATTACCCGAAACTCAAGGTTCGTTTTGTTGACCCTAATGCACCTGAATGGAAAATGGCATGGATTCAAAAAATTGTTAGCACATACTTGGCGCCATATGTAGGTGTACAGTTCCTCTTTTATGATATTAATGGTAACCTCCTTTCGCAAACTTCAGACGATTCTTCAACGAAAATTGGCCCAGATGCAATTGCGCCTGATACGCCTGTTGCGGTAACTGTTGCGCCTACGCCGTCGACAACAACAAGTCCGACAATGCCGGGACCATCAATGCCGGGACCCAGTTCTTCATCGACCGGAACTTCAACAAGTGTCTCTGCACCAGTAACAGCACCAGCAACAACAAGTACCACAGAAGTTTCAAAACTATTTAATGGCTGTTCAAAGGTTCGTTGTCAAGTAGTCATGTGCAACGATATTCTTCGAAAATGCACAATTAGATGTTCATGTGCAGGCCAAGCCGGTCAAGGTGCACTAAATGCACAGTCGGCAATAAATGATTTGAAAATTCCTGCGGGATACTCTGTCGAGGTTGAACATTTTGCCGAAGTGGATCAAAGTATGACAATCATGATTAGTGTTCTTGTGGGCCTGTTTGTACTCTGTTTGTTGTACTTTTTGGTAACAAAACGAAAGAAAATTGCTGCGAAGATGCGTAGTTTGTTTTAGAAACCTGTTATTGGTAAATCGGAGTCGTTAAATGAAGTTAATTAAAGTGTCGCTAAATGAAATTATTTTGAGAAGCATTTTTGGCAAAATAATTTGTTTTCATCATATAAATTACTATGCAGGTCGGTAACAAAGCATTCATAAATACTCAAACCGTGATGCCATTTACAAAAGTTCAAAGAATGTTTAACATGAAAGAAGCAAATTCTACTGGAAATTGCATTGGATGCCAGGCTTTTAATTCCGCTAGGACACCAATTGAAGGCTTTGCGAATTCCACGGCAATTCGAACTCCTTCTGGAAAGGCTCTAGTTGTACCTCGCAATGAAGTGCCTGATATTCTAAGTACTAAAGTGCCGGTGACCAATTCTGATGGTTCTATTGAATTGACTACTATGCCAACTCAGATGCCGTCGACCGATGGCCCGTCGATTATCCAATCGACTAGCCCGTCGATTATCCAATCGACTAGCCCAGTGATTGTGACTATGGCCCCGACCCAGATGCCGACAACTGTCATGCCTCAATTGTTTCCACCGACTCAAATGCCGACACAGGTCTCCACACAAATGCCACAAATGCCCAATAACTATGTTCCCCAAGATTTTACTTACAATTCGTACGAAGATTGGCGAGCTCCCACTTACAACCAATGGACTCGTATTTATGATGATAACTGTAACGAAGAAAACCGCTTGAGAATTGGATCGAAACCCATGAAGTACTTTGTTAATGAATACAACAGTCCTCAAGTTGCTCCCTTCATGACATATACCGTTGTTGGTGGCCAAAAGACATATGATGTTCGTAACGATTATGAACGCGCAATTCCTACCCGCTTGAATCCTATTTATGACGTTCACGTGTTGCCATACAATACTACACCATTCTTAGGCGCTGCCAACTCTTCAAGGACCTACGTTGACACTGATTCAAATTTGCGATGGGGAACCACCGATGTCAAAAACATGAAATCTGCCAAGGGTAACAGTGAAGTTGACTTTAACCGCTGGGAACCCAATGTTACTCCCGAAACTGTGCAAAATGCTGGACAATTTAACTCTGGTGCGAAATTGCAACAAGCAATGCCTTCGAGAAACGGTGAAATCTCGGCTGATAACTTGGCTAATAACGGCGGTTACTATGACATTAACGGACAAAACAACGTTATCATGTTTAACTCCGCGACACCTTACTTTGGTATTTCGTCTCGTAACTTGCTACATAACATTGTTGACTTGTCTGGTTGCTAAACTTGACTTGACTTGTCTGGTTGCTAAACTTGACTTGATATTATTATCTTCAATTATTAGTAAATCAAATGCCATCATTTACTGACACAATTCGAAGTGGTTCGTCCGCTTACTTTTACTTTAACCAGATTCTTGGTCTGGTAGTATACCTTGTCGTAATGTTTTATCTTATATATGTGGTCATTACGAAAAATCGAAAGGAAATTCTAGTTACTGCAAAGGTCGTGTCTGATCCAATTTGTGACAGTATCTATATTGAAGACAAACAAGAGTTTACTTGCACAAAGATTGATGCAGCAATTGACAGCGATTATTTACAGCAAATGAAACGAGTTAGATTTCCAAGTAATACTCAGAGCCCTGATTCAGTTTACTATGATGCACAGAATGGCATTTACCACAATTTGATTAAACAGGAAGCCGACAGACCAATTGTCAGAAATTCAACCGTTTATCTTGATATTAAACGAAAGAATGGTCTTGACGTTGAAATTCTTGACGATAGTATGGAATATTACATGCCAGAAATTTTGCTTGGCTTTCTAGTCATTGTTCTAGCAGTCATCGTGATAAATCTGATTTTGGCTCGTTATGTTCCAGGTTATGCCGCCGTAATGGGTATATTTGGAATGTCAAAGAGTGTGGCGAAGAGTTTTGGCGGCCATTAAGAATTTGAATTTGTTTGAATTTTCTGATATTTCGCAGTTACAAAAAACTTTTGAGCCTTGGTTCGAGTCTCACAGTTTTCAAAAAGCGCTATTGTGATTTTGAAAAATGTCCGAAGAAAACACTCAACAATTTGCCATGGCATTTCCCTTTAATGTTACTGAAAAACATAAGAAGGAAAACGTACATGAACTCTACGTTATTGCCCAAAATATGGAACTTCAAAAAAAGACCAGCGAACTAACTCTCAAGATTGCTGAGCTTGAACAGAAGATTGAAGATTATGAAGATGAAATCGAATCTTTTGACTCACGAAAAACAAGTTTGACAGGGACTATCAGCAACTTGAAAGTTCAAACTGAGCAGTATCAAAAGATTATGAAGCATAACGAGACTGTGTTCAAGAACGATGAAGACCTTTACAAAAAGTTCCAAAAGTTGTTTATGCAAATGCTTTTCATGGCCGCTGCGTTTTTGTTGCTGAGTATCATGCAGCATTTTATGGGCGGTCTGAAAATGTGGTTCACGCGACTTCTTGTTCTCGGCGCACTTGGTCTCTTTTGCAAGGTAACTCATGATGCTTACTTTTTGATGAAGAAAATGGCGAAGGCGCTAGACATCCGTCGTGTGGATCCTCAGGTTCAAACGTGCCTTATTGAAATTAAGCGATGCGCCATTGGCCTCGAGAGGATTGATGAGTTAAATTGATGAGCTCTTAGATTGTAGTAATTTGTTTAATGTAATAATTTGTAATAACACTTGGCATTCGTGCCAATTCGATGTTCTTCGTAATAAAGCGGTACAGAGTTCGTGGTGTCAACAAACAATTTATACGTAGTTTCAAATGTCACCGTGAAACCATTCATGCGTTTTTCACAATACTTTAATCGCAAACTGTAGACAGTCTCGTCATAATAATCCAAAGTTTTCGACAAATATTGAGATTTCATGTAATCTGAAGTGAGAAGCTCGCACGTTGGCATACAATCGGTTTTTTTGTATGGATCTGCCGGATGTTGTATTTTGATAACTACTGTTGATCCGCTTGACTCATCGCTGGTTGTTTCGTAAAATTGTGCCATGTGCCACAGAAAGTACTCGACCAATTTGTCATAGTACTGGTTCTTCATAGCAATTGTGGCATCAATGTCTTTTTTGAGATCATCGAGTATAGCTTCCTTAAAAACGATAGAAATTTCTACAGTAGCAACACCACTCTTTAACGCGGCAATTTTTGCTTTCAAGGTATCCAATTCACTGGTTTTCATGGCCACCAACCTGGGTCTTGAAACTAATGATGACCTCGCCAATAATTCAAGTTCTTCTTCAAGTCGTTTCATTTGGTCTTGGTGTTCAGATAATTGTACAAGTACTTCTGAACGTTTTAGTTCCTCAACTTCATATCTTTTCTCATGCATATCTCTGTCAAGAATATGCAAAATTTCGGTTGCTTCATCAAACTTGTTATAATATTCGAGAAAGTCTTTGTTGGTCCAATCTTTGAAGTCATGCTCGAGAATCCTCGCAGAGTCATGCTCGAGAATCCTCGCAGAGTCCTTAAATTCTCTAAAAGTGTCAGTCATTCTCTACTTTATTTTTGGCGTGTTTAGTGTCAACTAATTTTTGCAAAAATTTCCGCCGCGCTAATTTTCGTGATTAGTGTTATCGATTATCGCCATGTACATTCCAGAATTATTGGGCCTTTTGCGACTTAAAATGGGCGCACGAATTAAACGTCTGCACATTAGCAACATGTGTTATCAATCGTGGCCATGTACCCATGATGTTATTGTAACATTTTGGGACGGTTCTAAATTTTACACAACAATGTCAAATAGAAATAATATTCTCGGAGTCGACCTACATGTTCTTCAACAACAACGATTCTCTAATGCGAATCCTACCGACTCTGAAGAATGGTTTACGTCAGTACCACCTGCCAATAATAACACGTGGTGGCATAACTGTGGTTGCTTGCCAACGCGCCACGAGAGTCGTCAATTTTCAGTTTAAGAAATGTAAGTAATTCATATATTATCAAGTAAAATGAGATTTTGGCCCATTTTGGTTTCTGCTGCTATTTATACGGCTTCGCTACTCGCCGGTACTAGCGATGCATACATTCAACCAGTTTCATTCATTGTGATTCAGGATCCTGCAACGGGTGAAGGCTTTGGTCTTACTAAAGATCAAATGTACGCTCAAGTTGACCAATTAAACCGTGCGTTTTCGGGCCAGGATGCGACCGCTAAGAATGACTATGCACCAGCAGTAAATGCCAATCTGACATTTCGATTTAGTTCGGTCAAGTATGTCAACAGCTCGAATTACTTTCAAAATTGCACACTGCCAACTGTAATTCGTGAATTTCGTCCCAAGTATCAATTGGATCCTCGGATTTATCTTAACGTTTATCTCTGCTGGAACAAGAATATGTTAGGTCAGACGTATTTGCCTAATACGTACTTTCTTGGTCAATTAATTACCGAGGATTCGTTTGCAAAGGGTGTCAATTTGCATTGGGAACTTTTACCAGGGAATACGTACAAGGGCGGAATTTGGAACAAGGGCGACATCCTAACGCATGAAGTCGGGCATTTTTACGGACTTTTGCACCCATATGATGTTGGCTGCAATAACGGTGCAGTATTCTCAAACAACCCTCCGTTAGATTATTGTACTAACATTTTGAAAATGTCTTTGAAACAAAAGAAAAACTTCATATGTCCCGGCAAAACTGGTATCAGTAATACTGCGTTGAAGAAGCAACTTGCGAATTACATGGTGGCCACTAATGACGACTGTAGAAGCTATTTCACGAAAGAACAAGTTGCTTTAATGCAGACTACAATTGTAAAATATATGCCGACATTTATTGCATATCAGAAAAATATCACCGAGTATTATTGTTAATATAACACGGTTTTATAAGCTAATTCATTTGACATGAGTTGCAATAGTACTGCATATTTCTTTTCATCATAATTCTCGTTTATTTCAAATCGAATATCAACTTGATAACTAGGGTGCCAACGCGGTTCACAATCACAGAAACAACTACACATTTGACACCATGAACAACATTCATCGTATAAAACTTCAATGTTAAACATTGGATAGTCTTCAGGCCATATTTTTTCAGGCTTCTTTTTGTTACTAAAATCAAATTTATTTTTATGAATACCTGGGCAATAATGAGCAATATGACTTTTACACACAAAATCACAACATGTTATATAATTCAAACAGATTTTAACAAGTTCGTTAGGTATTACTTTAGAAAGAACATTTTTGGCATTTGTTCTTAACTCGAAGTTTACTTCATATTCATAAATATGATCTGTATCAAAACTACTACATGTAAATCCTGACATATCATAATCCATCGAATCAACAATTCCCAGAAAAGATGTTCCCTCGCAACTTGACCATGTTTCTGCAAAAAGAAAATAATATCTCATGGGACTTATCATATGTTGACAATTCTAGTGTATTTTATCATTATTTATTCTGGTATTCTAATAAACAATGACAAAATGGTCTAGCAATGACCGCGAGATTATGCTAAAAATTATTAAAATTGTACCAAGAGACTTGGTTATCGAATGTCTTTATAAGGTAATACAAAAATCAAAGAAGACCGAGAAACAAAGGTCATTGGAAAAGAAACAGAGCAAAATGTCCGTCAGAAAAACGATCGAAAAGACCGACGTCGCAGACGACAAGAAAGCGCGCAGTCTTCTTGAAAAGATGGACTTAAGTCTGACAGGTCTTAGACCCGGAGATACAATCATCGGGTCAATGCCAGGAACCAAGGGTGCAGTAATGAAAGTTCATTCGTTAAATGGCACGATATGTCCGTACCGCAAAAATGTCCAACTTATGCGCAATAGTTCATTCTGGGAAAATTACCTAGTAAAATTAAATAGTTATCCGTTTTTCCAGGACATTGTGAGCCACGGGAGCATTGAAGAATATCTTGCAGAAAATACCGATGTTCGCGATACATACCTGACAGATTTTGACATTGTGCTTGAAGTTATTAACCTTGGTGCCATCGCAGATAAAATGAGCGAAGATTCTGTAACAAAATTGATGTCTGCTCGTTTTTGCAAACCTGTGGAAATTGAAAACGAAATTCCGAAAAAGTTGGGGTCAAATGCGAGAAAACATACATTAGTTATGAAGTCCGATTTCTGGGAGATTAATCAAATGTCGAAAATTGTTGAGAATTATAATGGCCCTGTGCTTGATATGTCTCCTTCGCAATCGGCGAAGAACCCAGAAAGGTCAAAGATTCCGGTGGTTGTTTCGGTTCTAGATAATATTTTTGCAGGTACATCAAAGGACATGGGTTTTCGTGTTCCGTTGCAGAAAACACCGGTGAATATTAGAAAGGTCCTAGAAAATAACTTTCATATTTCAGAGGCCGATATTAATGATTTTGAAAGACATATGAATTCATTGCCGCCATCTGCCTACAAGTCACTTATTCAGAAACTAATTCGGTATCAGCCGATGAAAGTTATATATCCAGATGATTCGGAAATTGACGCTGAAAAAGTTCTAGTAATGGCAGTTGGATTTCTTGCTGTTAATCCAGGATCCTTCGTACCAGATATTCAACGATTTGTTTCTGGAGTTGAAGCAGTGACAAAGCGATTGGCAGTAATTGCTGTAGAAGACTCTTATATTGAACCAGAACACATCTACAAGTTGTTAATTGCTGCGTTATATAGCAAGCGAGTTCGTCCGTGGAATCCCAGTGAAGAACTTCTAGTTTATTGGCTTACTATTGCAACACAGTTAATGAGGTCGCGCGACAAGTTTATTAACAAGAGTGCTACTGAAAAAACGCCGAAGATCTTCAAGTTTAAATCGGGCGATAAGTACCTGCTTCAGAACATGTCAGCAATTATGGACGAGCTGAAGAGTTTTGAATCTGACTTGATGCTTTTTCGAGTAGTTGCTGAGAAGAATGCTGCAAAGAACACCGCACCGACATTTCCAAGACCCGAGTATATGCCATTTGAACATTTTGTTGATCAACATTGGGTTCCTGGAATTGCATTATTGGCTCCCGCAAGCGCGTTGCTTGCGCCAGCAAACGTTGAAATACATAAGCAGAAGCCATTCGAATACTTTTTCAAGAATGTTTGGAATCAATGTGCATCATTGAATCCGCGCTATGCTCTTGTCGATAATATTACTGAATTTCGAAAAATGGTTTCACAAATTCAGAAAACTGTGCTTTTGTCGAAAACTAGCCCACGGGTTATTAAGAGAAAACTTCGAGATCAATTGTCGGAGCCATTTGAGTATACAATTTCGGAAGGTTGGATTGCAGCACTTGTCGGTTCAATCGAAGTGCGAATTTCTGCTCGAGAATCCTCGCAGGGACCGGTGCTGAGTCTTGTGACACTCGATTCAAATGATATTTACAATTACATTGCAATTAAGAAACCGGCAAGAACAATGGACTCCGAGCCACTGACTCCGAAAGAAACTGAGGATATCATTGCTCGAGCTAAAGACATCCTACGCGCGGGCGTTCGTCTTGATGCAGCAATGGCTCCTATTGAATTTCTTAAAGATGCTAAGTTGATTCTCGGCGATGACGGCCAGTATCGTATTTTGAAGAAGATGTCGGACGGCCAGGTGAAGAAATATAGATGGAAACCTGAACGATTGACAACGAGTGAACAATACACCATGTTAAGACAGACTAGTTATTCACACAAGAAAGCGCTGATGACTGGTCCTGTCGACGGCATTTCCGGAGGTATCGACGGCATTTCAGAAAATCACACGTTATTATTTGACGAATTGATTAACGAATATCTTACTGAACCAATTTACTCCAAGGTTCTTCCAAGAGTTCTCATGTATTTATCCGGATATAAAACTCACATTGAAATTAACAAGATTTCGCGCGATGGCTCTGGCACAGATAAAGTAGTCGTTCTCGAGGATGCCTTTGCTTGTCAATTTTTGATGCGACTTTCAGTCATCTATCCTGCGGCGATTTCTTGCAACGGGCTTGGACTCTTTACATCCAGAAGTCCAACACTACTTTGGACTCTTCGCGACCAGTTGGTCGAGGTTTTGAATGCCAATGTGTTAAAGAAATCTGTTGTGTCGAAGTCTTCGAAGACCGGATCGAAGGCCGCTGGTTGGGTCATCGCAAAAGACGCGCGAGAATTGTGGCAACATCAGCAAGAAATTCTTAATGACATGACTCGGCAAAATGTACATAGTTTCTTTATCTGGCTCAAGGTTGGAATGGGCAAAACACTGATTGTGATGAATTATTTGTTATGGCTTCAGCAGCGCAATTTGCTTCCAGATTATGTAATTTATACCTTGCCCAAAACTGCAATCGAGACAGTTGCGAAGGAACTTGCTAGATACGGCTTCCAAGTTAAATTGCAAGTGCCGACGCAAAATGTGACATTAGATATTCGTGAGACTTCAAACTTGAAGATTGTCCGCGGTTGTAAACCTGAAAGGTTTACTGTGACAATGATTTCATCAGACGATCACTTGAGAATGTGTAATGATGCTTTGTTGGACTATATAACGGATTCGATTTTTATTATTGACGAAGTTCACAAAGCACTTAATGATACTCAGCGAACTGGTGTTGCAATTCAGTTGGCATCACTTGCACACAAATCGATCGCATTTACTGGCACACCTGTTATTGATTCCCACTTGTATAAATTGATTTATTGGCTTGAGAAAATTGTGCCATATGAAGTCAATGAGAAAAACTTTTGGACGGCGGCAAATTCAATGATCGCCAAGGTTGCTACTACGGGCATCCCTGTTAGGAGGCTAACAATTAAAGCGGATTTGAAAGAACCGAAGGCTTATTATAAATTGGCGCCTTTGATGCTCGGTGGTTCAAATGCAAATCCGTCGCGCGAAGACCTTCACAAATTAACTGACATGTCGTATGAATCGTGTGATATTGAGATGATAAAACAAGCACTTGTGTATCGGGATCGTGGCGTTGTTTTGGTTGCAAAAGATTCATGTCATCAACAAGTTCTCATGTATCTACTTTCAAAAAGAGTACCGGCGGAAGAAATTTTGGTGATGAAGACAACGACGAATTTGACACCTGCGGATAAGTCACCAGTTCGTTTTGTGATTGTGACAATTAGGCAAGCGGAAGGTTATAATCTCACAAAAATGAGTGTTATGATTACTGGAGTTTATCCTTCAAATCTTGCAAAACGAATTCAGATTGAAGGTCGCATCGACCGTATTGGACAAACGGCTGCGGAGATTATTTATGTGACTGTGCATTGTGGTATTCTAACGAGAATTCTCGAACAACACAATGATGCAAAGGCGATTAATACTGCGATTGAATCAATACATAAGGAATTGAAAGTGACTTGATTGATGAAGTGAACATAGAAGCGAATATAGAAATTATTATCTTGTTAATATGTAAATATGGGTAACATCTTTGATTCTATTAGTACAACCATCTCTTCGGGGCTTGGTAAACCCAATGTCGTTACTAAACCATTTGTCGCACTAGGACCTAGTACTACATATACAATTGATATTCCTGCAAATGTTACTGATATTAATCAATACGTTAGCACATATATGCCGTCTGCACAAAATGCTCTTGATTCAACTGACGTACCGGGCATCACAGCTATGCCAACATTTACTCCGACCAGTTTGCCAATTACACTTGTGCCAACCAGCGCCCCATTTACACCTGCTTCAACCAATGACAATGGGTTTCCCAGCGATGTTCCGTCTTCAAATGCCTACTGCCAAGATGATGAAGAATGTCAAAATCTTGATGAAATGAATAGTACTCCCGATAATCTTGTTTACAGTTGCCCAACTGCCAAGTGCATCGGAAACCAATGCCAATGCAGCCCTAATTGCAAAAAGGATCCGTATACTGGAATGTGTTGCCAAGGTGTTCAGACAATTGGCTCTGATAGTTTCTGCATTGAAAACACTGCTACTCCTGGGCTAGCCCAAATTAAATATCTCTTGAAACAAAAGGGTCTAAAACAAGAATTCGACAAGAAAACCTATCGAAAAATGCTGCAGCAATCTGTTAAGATGTAAAAGAAGTCCTGCTCGAGAACCATCGCAGAGTCCTGCTCGAGAACCATCGCAGAGTCCTGCTCGAGAACCATCGCAGAGTCCTGCTCGAGAAAAATAAATTACACTAGCAAGAACACTAGCAAAGTAACGGAATATGCCAGAAAAGAATCAACGAGACCAAAGAGAGCAAACCAGGGACCAAAACAGAGACCTTGCAAAAATTGGTCGCATGTTAATTTATGAAGCATTTAATGAAAGACCAAACAAACAAAATCAAAAGAAATTAGAAGAAAAATCTGTATCTTGCAGTATGTTTCTTCGTCTCTCTTTTTGAATTGTGAGATTGTCGTATTCGAAAATACTTATTACACTTATCTAACTGGAAAAAATACATTCATTTGATTCATGTTGTTCTCATCGTTGAACAATTCACCGATGAGTTCATCAATATCATCCATAACAATATCAATTTCTGAAATTACCGTCAAAACATCTTCAATGTCGTTATCAAAGATGATTGCATTGTCGTTTCTGAAAGCTTCTTGAAGCTCTTCAAATGCCACGTCGTCAAGAATCATATCGTCAAAGTCAAACATTTTTGATTTTGCTTTTTGATTTTTGCTCACTTCTTGTTTTGTTCTTTGCCGATTTTGGTCGGAGTCTTTCTTTTTTTGTTTGGTTATTATTTGCCAATTTGTGAAAGTTACTGTGTAACAGTGAACATGTGGCGAAATGAACCATCATTTGATTCGACACCGATGACATTTAACTCGTAAACACGACCGCGATTCTCTGGCCACTTGGATACATGTGGAGTCCAATCCTCAAAATTTCTGTCAGATACATTGAAAATTGACAGAATCGATTTACGGGCGCGCTTACAGCTGATACTTTGGTGTTTGTAAACTTGTACTGGAATATCTCCGTTTGGACCAAAATTATCCTCGCGATCATATGTCAAAATAAACGGACAAACTGGTCCAAGAAGTTTCGAGAGGACTTCAATATCGATCGCGTTACCAGGTTCGTCAAACTCTTTTCCAAAGTAGGCAAAAGTAATGTGACATCCTTCAGGCAATTCTTCGTTCAAAATGAGTTTGAGATATTTCATTTTAAGATTCTTAATGTTGTGTAAGGTCCCCAATTATTCAAAATCGAAGATTAAGACAACATAGTTGTCGCGAAATCGAAGATTTCTTTCTTGATTATTATTAAATATCTCGGAATGCAAACGCAAAATCCCGTAAATCAGCCTCCGATTATCCCTGGAACAAGTAATACGAAAACAAGCTTTGTACAAATTGCAAAAATTCCACAACTTACTGTTAGTGAACGACTCGGTCTTTTTGGTGCTGCTCCAGTTGGACAACAAAACGTTGCACCATCATTTGATTCTATTATTACACTTTTACAATCATTTGGAATTGCTGCAAAGTATTATGTACAACAGGGCACAAAGCTTATTGGTAGCGCAGCAACGGGTCCCTCTGCGCAAGGTGTCTCCGTTGCTCTTTCTGGTGATGGTTCTACTTTAGCCATTGGCGGTAATCTAGATTCAAGTTATGTTGGCGCAGTGTGGATATTTATCAAAGGTTCTGATGGAACTTGGTCTCAACAAGCTAAACTTGTTGGAACTGGTTATATAGGCTCTTCAATTCTACAAGGTTCCTCCGTTTCATTATCTGCTGATGGATCCACATTAGCATTTGGTGGAACCGGAGATAATAATGGCATTGGTGCAACTTGGGTCTTTAATCGAAGTGGTAATACGTGGATTCAGCAAGCAAAATTAGTAGGTTCCGGTTATGTCGGTTCTTCTGATATCAATCAAGGTTCCTCTGTGTCTTTGTCTGCAGATAGCAACACGTTGGCAATTGGTACTCCAAATGATAATAGCCAGATTGGTTGCACTTTTATATTTGTTCGACAAAATGGCTCCTGGTCACAACAAGCCCGTTTAATCGGCACTGGGTATACAGGAACATATGCAAATCAAGGTGGTTCAGTATCATTATCGGGTGATGGCAATGTGCTTGCTGTTGGTGCGTATGGAGATAATAACAGTATTGGTGCAACATGGATCTTCTATAGAAAGTATGGCACAATGTGGATACAACAAGGGCAAAAACTTATCGGTACCGGTTATGATGATACACTGACTGTCCAACAAGGCTGGTCCGTTTCATTATCAAGGGACGCAACAACATTAGCTGTAGGAGGCCTCTACGATACTAGTGGTCTTGGTGCTACGTGGATTTTTACACAAACCATGCCAAGTGGTCTTGGTTCTGGGACTTGGACACAACAGGGTTCCAAATTGGTAGGCATTGGCGCCGTGGATGCATCTCGCCAAGGCTATTCTGTATCTGTTACAACTATCAGCAACAACACAAATATTGATGCCGTGTTGGCTGTTGGTGGATACCTGGACAACAGTAACACTGGTGCTGTTTGGACATTTACACGAAAAAATTCAGTATGGTCACTACTTGGACCTAAACTAGTTGGCACTGGATCTACTGGTTCGGCAAATCAAGGTTCCTCGGTTGCTCTTTCAACTGATGGTACCACAATTGCTTCGGGAGGCTATTCGGACAATTCCGGTGATGGAGCAACATGGATCTTTGATAGGTAATTTTCGCCGCTATTTGTAAATATGTCAAGTCCACCAATCAAAAGAATTTAAGGTACTTGGCAGAAACCGTCGCGGTCTTGTTGAGGTTGTTTATGAATAATTATGTGAGGATGACGCTATTTGTGTAATAATACCAAGGCATTTATTTGTATCAAATTATGTATACACCTATCGTTATTTAGTAACTCACCGACCGAGTTACTTAAAACCGACTGAGTATACATCTTCGAGTCTTTTTCGGATTTTCAAAGATTTTTAAAAACAGGGGGGGTTCCATAATTCAAAAAAGCGGGCAAATCGCAAACCAAAAATCGAGGACCCTGATTTTGATTTTCGTTTTCCGGACCCTGAATTAATTTAATTCCCCCTGTTTTTAAAAGGCATTTTTGAAAAGACAGAAGATTCGAAGATGTATACTCAGTCGGCTTAGAGTAACTCGGTCAACGAGTTACCTTCATTATATTTCACAGACTATTTCCATACAAAATATATAAATAATAAATAACAGCAGCATTAGAAAATCATCATTCAATTGTAGTTAAATAAGATTATAAATGAATTATTATTGTATTAGATGTGGTGCTGAATTTTCACGTTTAAATTACTATGTAAAACATGTATATAAAAGAGCATTATGTGTAGCTACGAGGTCAACAGAGATACCGACAGAAGATAATTATGTAAGAGCACCAAGCTCATATAAATGTACATTGTGTGACAAGTCTTTTGCAGATGAAAATAATCTACTGAGACATTTACAATCTCAGCAGCACAAAGATACAGAGTGGCAAAAAAGTATAGCGCAAATGTTGCATGATCAATTGAGTAAACAAAATAAAGAAATCAGTGACATGAAAGTGTCACAAGAACAACTCAAACAAGAACTTTTAGCGAAAATGGATTGTGCAATTGTTGCTAAACCCGACAAGGATCCTAATAATTTCAATTTGAACCTCAATTTGAACCTTAATATTGAAAATCTCAAAGATTCAAAAGATTTCATTTCAAATGATAGAAAGTATCATCTTCTTCAACGAGGTATGAATGCGATGCCATTCCTAGTTAAAGATGTTAATTTTGACCCCGAACGACCAGAAAATCACAATATGTACATATCGAACATCAAAACAAAAACTGCTCAAGTAAAAGAGAACGGTAGTTGGGTTAAACGAGATGCAAGACAACTTGTAAGTGATATTATATATGATTATGATTGCAAGTTTTTTCGTTCGTTTGCCGAAGATCCAGAACTCGAGGAAGAATTTCCAAAAGCAACACAATTTTATTATAAATATATTGACATAACTGATAGTAAGGAAGCGCAGAAAAAGATTGAAAACGAAATAATGGAGATGTTATATAATAACCGCGAAATGATTATGGAAACGAGAAAGAAAGAAGAAGCTGTTATTAAACATCGTAAAATTCTGAAACAACAAAAAGAAGCTGCTGAAATGAAGGCAAAACATAAGGAATCGAAAGCCGAAGCGATAAAAATAAACAGATCAGAAATCAATATTGATTCCGACGCAGAAGATTAAAATATGCGGTCTGATTTTCGCAAAAAAGTACATGGCCAGTAACAACCGGATTATAGTAAATAATGGCATCACACGCAATCGAGTGTATTATTGAAAATATTAAAGACGAAGAAGCACTACGCGAAATTTTTATGGATCAATGCAAATTGGGTCGTGTTGAAAATGCAGAGTATTTGTATGAAAATACCGATATGACTCTCAATCCAGATGACTTTTACAATATATGTTCGTTTGGATATATAGAACTGGTCAAATTATACATGACTGACGTTGATGTTGACATTGACCAAGGGTTTTGCGGAGCATGTCGGGGCGGACATAAGTCAATAGTCAAATTCTTAATCAAGAACGGTGCTGGTAATTTTTATGACGGATTTATAGAATCATGTTTTTACGATCATTATGACATTGTTAAATTGATTACAGAAAATTATGCGAATTCTTGGCCAGACAGTTATTGGGAAATGGGTTTTCAGCGTGCATGTGAGCGTGCGTCAGAAAAGGTGATCAAGTATTTTCTTGAAGATGATCCGAATATTATAAGCCCTGAGTTATGGTCAATATGTTTAGAAAATGTTTGTAGTAGTACGAGAAATGTGGACATTGTACAACTAATGATCAATAAAATGAAACTTGTGCTCTCTGACGAAGATATTGCAGAAGCATGTAATGATGCACTTCCAGAAGCATGTTTTAATGACGCTAACAATATTGTAGATTTGCTGATCGATTCTGGTGCAAATTATTTTGAAGAAAGTCTTTCTGTTTGTCACGGTATTATTGAACATTCGGGAACACGTGATAGAATTGAAATCGGCAAATTGTTGTTATTGTGTGGAGCCAAATATAAGGCGGATCTCCAATTAAAATTTCAATATAATACTCTCCTTGACATTTTATACAATTACTGTCAACAGGGCTCTGCAAATTTCGATGTCGTTCTCATGTCGATACGAAATGACAAATATCATTGGTCTAAATATTCAAAAGAATTAAAAAAGGTCCTTTCTGGGTGTACTCCTGGAGGTCATGGCGGTACTCCTGGAGGTTACGACGGTATTTCGAATGATCTTCTCACCGAAATATTAACTTTTATTTGAAGATTTGAATTATTCCGAAGAATAAACAATAAGAAAATCTTCGATCTTCGCGGCAAGTAATTGCCTTTCTTAAACAAGTTCAAACTCGGAATCCCCTTGAATAAAGCCTTGTGCTGGTTCAGACAAGTTGATTGTAACTGATTGGCCACGATTTTTATTTTTCATGTAGAGCACTAGATAGAAACCTTTTGTCTGTAATTGGGGATCTCGAAAATAGGCTACTGGATAGTCCCCATGAATAAACCACTCTGCGTTCTGATCATCGGTCTTGTACGAAATCACAAATTGTGACTTTGTGATAGTTACCAATACACGCATGTTGGAATGATTCAAGGGTATACCGTGATAAAACCAGACAGTTTCTGGATCATTTGGCAATTTTTTTGCGGCAGTTCCAGTAACACCATTTCGAAAGAGCACTGTGTCCATTTTCTTACCAACCAAATCATTTGGGTTTGTTGTCATGACGATTGAGAAAACAGTTGACAAATTGTTTTGAAGGTCACTCAAGTCAATTTCAATACTAAGTGCATTGATATTGCTAAGGACGAACTTTTCAGAAATGAGACTTTGTTCCATAGACCTTCGTGTGCTGATCTCATTTCTAGGAAATGAAAAGTAATCGGTTTCAATCGGATGACCCTTGAACTTTTCAATCACACGACCTGGTGGCATATAACGTTCATACTTTATGAGAACAGTTTGAACATTATTGTGAATATGTTCCAGTTTTTCCATGGTTACAAACTCCTTAATTTCACCGCCGTATTGCTGTGGAACACTAACAGAAACAATTGATTGCAATAGGGAAGCTAGAAGAGCACTGATGGTAATATCTGGAACCCATGTGCCGCCATGTTCTTTTGTTTTCAAAATATCAAAGCAAGCAGAGGAACTTAGATAGGACATGTTGTAGCAATTACTGTTGAATATATCAACGTTGTACCTATCCGTTCTAGTGAAAATGTGAACTACAGGAGGACTACTAGGATAGTATCTGTTAAATATGATTCTACCAAAAATCGGTTTGTTACACAATGCCCCATCTGCTGGATATTGAACAAAATGAAGAATGCCAACAGTTTCTGTTTGAATAATGTCAGTTCTCAACGACAAGAAATCGTCATTCGTGTCGTTGACTTCTTTGAGAACTCGGGCAAATGTCGCCGCAGAACATAATTGGTCTTTAATTTTGCTGTAATCAAACTCGGGGAAGGCAATTGTTTTTATTGTTGCGACTGTTGGTACTTGTTTATTGTCTGGATAACTTGAAGGCAACCTTGTTGGCGTTGTTGTCGCCGCTTGTGTTGATCTTAGCGCTTGCACTGGTCTGGGAATCGAAGGTGGTCCTCTAGCCCAAGCATTTTGTGGTTGAGCGGACATTTCTGTGGGTATTGTCTGTGTATTTCCGAAAATGTTTTAGCCCGATTTTTATTTTGTGAAAATTTGATTAAAGTGCTCGATAAATCTCGCAGAGATATCATAATGATTAATTACGAAAAATATCGGGGTCCAGAATTGCATGACAGAACATCAAACAATATAACTGAAAATGAAGCTTCTTTATGTCGAATTAGCGTTCTCAAAAGAGACTTCCGAAGCGCTTTTAAAACTTGCACACAAGACTTTGAAAGAATCCACTGAATACAATCCTAGCCACTATCCACTTCAGAAAAAGGAAACACATGTGACTTTGTGTTATCATTCGGATTTTCCTAACAATGATGACTTTATGGATTTCTCAAAGAATTATGTTGATTCGGCGGATTGTGAATGTTCGCTAGAATATCTTGTCGTTGATAAACATTGCGTTGCATTTGGAGTTCACTTGAGTGGTGATACGAAATTTTATCCATCAGACAAAAACTTGCACATTACAATGATGCTTAATGGAAAGCCTCCAGTATATTCTAATGAACTTATTAAGAACCTAAAATCTGGTTCCGGAACAGGGTCGATTGTCACATTGGACAAAGAATCCCTAAAACTCACAGGAAAAATACATTTTGTATATTCAAGAAAGTAAACACAGTGCGTAGTTTAAATGTATCTTCCGGTATCTCCTACGATTCCCGCTTCTACAAACACACAAACAAGTTTTGCAAGTCAAGTTCAAACGTCAGAATTAATCGTTAACAATACTCTATCATTATTTGGCACCGCTGCGGTCGGCCAACAAAATGTATATCCGTCATTTGAATCTATACTAAGTGTTCTACAAAGCCTAGGCCTTGTTTCAAACATTATTTCGATTATTAGTTATGTTCAAGTTCAAGAAGTTATTGGAACAGGAGGCGAGGGAGGCAATATTCAACAAGGGACATCCGTTGCAGTATCAGGTGATGGTTCTACTTTAGCAATCGGTGCTTGGCAAGATAATAGTGCCGTTGGAGCTACTTGGATATTTGGAAAAGACACAGATGGATCTTGGTCACAACGAGGTTCAAAACTTGTAGGTTCTAGCGCGGCAAGCCCTTCATTTCAAGGTTTCTCTGTATCACTGTCATACGATGGCACAGTATTGGCCGTTGGTGGCTTCCGCGATAATGGCTATATTGGCTCAACTTGGATATTTGTTAATTCTGGAGGTTCATGGGGTGAAGATGCAAAACTAATTGGCTCTGGTGCAAGTGGTCCAGCATATCAAGGTTGTTCGGTTTCAGTTTCTGGAGATGGTCAACGTGTTGCAATTGGCGCTTTAAATGACAATAACTTAATCGGCTGTACATTTGTATTTGTACGTGGTGATGGTTGGGTTCAAGAAGCACAATTAATAGGCACTGGATATGACGGCACCGATATTGAACAAGGTACTTCGGTAGCATTAAATTATGATGGTTCTACACTTGCGGTTGGAGCTCCTTGGGATGGTTTTGCGTCCACTTCAGTGACATTGGGTGCAACGTGGATTTTTACTAGAACAGATAGCACTTGGACACAACAAGGTTCCAAACTAGTTGGTAGTGGTTATGAAGGTAACGATATTGAACAAGGTACTTCAGTTGCACTTTCGGCAGACGGTTCTACGCTTGCCGTTGGAGCTCCATGGGATAATTCAGAAATTTCTGGTGATCCTCTTGGTGCAACTTGGATTTTTGTTCGCGATACTGCTGGGGTCTGGTCACAACAAGGTTCAAAATTAGTAGGTTCGGGATATATTGGTACAGATATTGCCCAAGGTCACGTAGTTTCATTAACTAGCGATGGCTCTACATTGGCAGTAGGTGGTCCAAGCGATGATGGTCAAACTGGAGCTACTTGGATATTTGTCCGCGATAGCGGAGGTTCTTGGTCACAACTAGGGTCAAAGTTAGTAGGCACTGGATACATAAAGGTTGATCCATATAATGTTATGCAGGGTTCTGGTGTGTCATTAACCGCGGATGGTTCTGAATTGTTTACCGGAGGCCCAAACAATGATAACCTTGTCGGTGCGGTGTGGATTTTTCAACGAGAATCATCGTAAAAGAATTAACAAAAACACAAAACATTTGATATTATTAAATACATTATGTATCTTCCGGCACCTCCTACGATTCCCGGTTCTATCAACACAAAAACAAGTTTTGCAAGTCAAGTTCAAACTTCAGAATTAATCGTGAATAATACTCTAGCGTTATTTGGCACCACTGAGACTGGTCAACAAAATGTGTTCCCAACGTATAGCTCTATTATTGATGTTTTACAGGGCCTTGGTCTTGTATCTGAGGTGAATCATTTTGTTCAACAAGGCACAAAATTAATCGGAACAGGTTATGATGGCCTTGGTACACAAGGATCATCTGTTGCATTGAGTGCTGATGGCTCCACATTAGCGATTGGAGCACCGAATGATAATGGTTCTTTTGGTGCTACGTGGGTATTTGTCCGCGATACTGTTGGTGCTTGGTCTCAACAAGGTCCAAAATTGGTTGGTTCTAGTTCTGGTGGAGGTCTCTCTTATCAAGGCACTTCTGTGGCATTATCTGCGGATGGTAATGTTCTAGTAATTGGTGGTCCTGGTGAGAATTCTGGCATTGGCGCTGCTTGGATCTTCACTCGTTTTGCGGGCACTTGGACTGAAAATCAATTAATATCTGGAAGTGGTTATACCGGAACAGATGTTCGCCAAGGCTTCTCTGTTGCAATTTCTGCGGATGCTTCAACAATTGCTCTTGGTGGACCTCTGGATAATACAGGCATTGGTGCTACTTGGATTTTTGCTGCTGGTGAAGGCTATTTTCAACAGGCAATGCTAATTGCAAGTGACTCTATTGGCACTGATGTTGAACAAGGTTCATCGGTATCTTTGTCATATAATGGCTCGACGTTGGCAGTTGGTGGTCTCTTCGATGACACTGGTGTTGGTGCTACTTGGATTTACAACAGAGATGGGTTTGGAGCATGGACTCAAACGACGAAACTTGTAGGCACTGGTTATATAGGCACTGATATTGAACAAGGTACTTCAGTGGCATTGTCTTCAAATGGCACTACATTAGCGGTTGGTGGTCCTGATGACAACAACGGCTTCGGAGCAACTTGGATCTTTACTCAAGACACTGCTGGTACTTGGTCACAACAAGGATCCAAATTAATTGGTTCAGGTTATACTGGTACATCGGGTTCCGTTAACCAGGGTCACGCAGTTGCATTAAGTCAATACGGTTCTCTATTAGTTGTCGGAGGTCCCCTTGATGATTATGGCATTGGTGCTTGTTGGGCATTTACTCGAGATACTGGTGGTTCTTGGTCACAATCTGGGACAAAATTAGTTGGTAGTGATTATACTGGTGCAAGTGTTCAACAGGGTTTTTCAATTGCATTGTCATCTGATGGACTCACAATGGCAACTGGAGGACCACAAGATAATAATGGCTTTGGTGCAACTTGGGTTTTTGCTTGGTATGAGTAGTGAACGAAGTGAAACAAACGAATGATCGAAGCGAACGAGCAACACAAACAAGAATAAAACGTTGACTAATATAAATGTCCAGATCAAGTGTACCGACAGGCTACACGAGTGTTCCTACTGGAATTGTTACGGCACCATTAATGCCTGGCTCAAGAAATTTAACTGTTGGTGCGACTGGAAAAATACAAGCCTCGAATTTGTCAGTGCCAAGTAGTTTATCACTATTTGGTCAATCACCAGTTACAAAACAAACAATTAGTCCAACATTTGATTCAATAATTGCATTTCTTCAAAATGTTGGTCTTGCTAGCCAATATTTTGCACAACAGGGTTCAAAACTTGTTGGTACTGGAAACACTGGAACTTCACGTCAAGGTCGCTCGGTTGCATTAAGTGCCGACGGCACAACACTTGCTGTTGGTGGATGGGAAGACGATACAGCTCACGGCGCAGTTTGGATATTTGTTCGCGACACCACTGGTTCTTGGTCGCAACAGGGTGCGAAACTGGTTGCCACAGGTTCTATTGGCGCCGCACATCTAGGCGCATCCGTTTCATTAAGTGCTGACGGCAACACATTAGCAGTTGGTGGTAACACCGATAATACCGATGTTGGTGCAACTTGGATTTTTACGCGAAATGGTACTACGTGGAGCCAACAAGCGAAACTAATTGGCACTGGTTCTGCAGCGCCTTCAAGTCAAGGTGCATCTGTTTCATTAAGTGCGAACGGTTCAACAGTTGCTATTGGTGGACCACTTGATAGTGGCTACATCGGTGCCACTTGGATCTTCACAAGAGATACTGCTGGTTCTTGGTCACAAGTTGGCGCAAAATTGGTTGGAATTGGTAATTCAGGACAATGTCAACAAGGTGTATCTGTTTCATTGTCAAATGACGGCACTGTTGTTGCAATAGGTGGTTCACAGGATAACGGTTATATGGGTGCTGTTTGGGTATTTGGGCGTGATAGCGTTAGCGGCGCGTGGTCACAAGTTGGCACAAAGTTGGTTGGTTCTGGTCATGAAGGAATCGATGTAGAAATGGGTACATCCGTTGCTATTTCTGGTGATGGTCTCACAATTGCGGCTGGAGGACCCTATGATAATACGAATATCGGTGCTGTTTGGATATTTACTAATAACGCCGGCGCATGGACTCAGCAAGGTTCAAAACTGGTTGGCGCTGGTTATGTTGGTACCGACATTGAACAGGGACAATCTGTGTCATTAAATGTCGATGGCACTATTTTGGTTGTTGGAGCAACTCAGGATAATAGCGGTATTGGTGCTTGTTGGACATATGGTCGCGATAGCGGCAGCAATTGGACTCCAATTGGACCTAAAATTATTGGTTCCGGTTATACTGGTTCTCCAGTATATGAAGGCACTTCAATCGCTATCTCGAAAGATGGCACCACATTTGCGCTTGGAGGTCTTGTCGATAATTCTGAAATTGGAGCAACTTGGATTTTTACTCGGTCTCACTAATCGTGACCGTGTATTTTACTCGGAATACGTAAAAGGAGGTATTTTTTCATCATAATACAAATCGATACATTTTGTTATTAGATCGGGCGAAATATCCGTAATTACCTGAAGGACTGTTGTATATTTCTTCAGGTCTTCCGCAAAATGTTCTCGAATATATTCATTATCCAAATTTGCTTTTGATGACAACATAACAAGTTCATCAAAAGTATACTTTTTTAAACATTCTTTGAATTTAACATCCGGATTAGATGAATAAGTCATATTCCATGTGTTGGATATATCATAGTTATATTCTGGAATACCATATTTAATATTTCTGTCAAATATTAAGTTTACAATCTCGGCAGAACCTCCCATAAATGCCGCCATTAAATTGCTTCTGTGTGTAACAATTACCAATCCCCTGTAATTCGGATAGATAGTTGTCTTTAAACCGTCAACTTTTTCAAAAATGTATTTGACAACTTCAACACGACGATTTCTAACTGCATGATAAAATGCATTTGACCAATTAGGCTCTTGTTCTTCTTGATAATTTTCAATGATTATATTCACGATTTCCACTGAACCAGAATTGCACGCTGCTCCGAGAGCTTCTTGAAAAAGATATTTTGCTCTTGTAACAAAAAAGCTAACAACTTCGACAGAACCCGAATAGCAAGCTTGGACTAGAGCATTAGACCAATCAGTTGCACCGTTTTCAATCGTAAATTTGATGATATCTTTATGAGCTCCGCGACAAGCGTGGTATAATGCTATGTTATACATCTGCTTATCAATATTTGGTTTTGTAAAAAGAAATTTGACCAATTCAATATGACCATTTCGACATGCTTTTGAAATACCTGAATTATACGTGCCCATATTATGCAGTTCTTGTTCCTCAAGTTCTAATAACGATTTAACGTCTTCGATACGACCATTGGAACACGCATCGACGAAACTATTGTGAATTCCCGACATAACAAACTTTATTATGCATAACATGTTCTATGGTCACATTGTTTTTGTTATTTTCGAATAACAATGCAACGTTTCTCTAAAAGGGACATATAATCAATCATACCTTGTGACCCCTTGGAGCCATTATAAACAACAAGAGCTTCATCTGCGTAATCGCCCATTTGTCTATTACGTATATGACCAGCAGCGCGTCCAATTGACCAATCAGGTTTGAATCCTGACACTTTGATGCCATTTTTCTTTGCCCACTTAACACCGACAGTATCCATACCAATTGCTAGTCCTGAAACAACTTCATTAACATCTGTGAAATTCTCTCTAATTAACTCGTCAAGTTCTTCAACTGTTATGTTGATATCTCGCGAACCTGCAATAATGAGTTTCATTTATATCTTCGTATAATTTTAATTAGTCTTTTGATTTATTTGTTCTTTCATAGTAAATAATTCTAATGAGTTGTAGTAGATTAAAAAAAGTGGATTGTTTCAAGTCGGGTACATGCTCGTGGGTCACTGGAAAAGGTTGTCGAAGCAACGTTAAGAAAAGTCCGAAGAAACGTAGTCCGAAGAAACATAGCCCTAAGAAACCTAGAAAGAGTTACAAGAAAACACCACACGTTCGAAAAATTACTTTCGAAGAAAAAGTTCGCAAACATTGTGGACACTGTGGACTGCGCGGATCTTCTTGCGAGTGTCTTCGATGTGACGATTGTGATAGCATTGTGACAGAATGTGCTTGTTCTGGACATAAGGCCGCAAGTCCAGAAGAACCGAGATACAAACCTTGGCATTACAAGAAAGCAGATCGTTTGTGTGACCAATGCAGTGAACCTTATAGTGACTGTACGTGCTTGCGATGCCTTGATTGCGATGAAGTCACTGCAGGCTGCGTTTGTCGAACACCTGGAAAACCGAGCCCAAGACCGATGAGTCCAAAGAAAGTTAAGAAATTACCTTTGACACATTTCAAGAAATATCCAAAGGAAGTTCTCAAGCAAGCTACATTTAAAAAGACTACGAAGGAAGCACTTAAGTATATCTCAAAATTAGATGGAGAGAATAGATTACGCATGGATAAGAAATGCAGACTTCGTGCAATGAAATGGACAAAGACAGTATTGGCTGGTGGGATATAAATGTGTTATTTGAATAATTTTGTTGATTCATTGTAAATATGTCGTGTAGTAAATTAAAGAAAGCAGATTGCGAAAAATCTGGGACATGCACATGGGTCGTTGGGAAGGGTTGTAAAAAGACTGGTGCGAGTCCTAAGAAACGAAGCCCTAAAAAGACTTCTTCGCGTAAAAGCCCTAAAAAGCGTTCAGCGAGTCCCAAGAAGCGATCGCCAAGCCCAAAGAAAAAGCGTAGTCCGAAGAAAATGCAGAGCCCAGTGTTGTACACATTTACATACTTCAAGCAATATCCCGTAGCGGCGTTAAAGATAGTTACTGGTGAAAAAACAGCTGCTGCCGCGGCTAGTTGGCTTTCGACTAGAAATGATGGTATGAAAAAGTATTATGATGAAAAACTTAAACGTGTTGTTAACGAACTTGACGAGCAAAAAGTTGCTGATACTGCAAGAGCAGGGACCTTCAAAGTGGGCGATAAAGTTGTTCATTATAAAAAAACTTCAATTGAATTTGGTATCATCAGAGAAATGAAGAAAACGAGCGCTCTTGTAGAACTTTGCGAAGTTTCGGTATCTCCTTCAAGAATTAGGGATTCATATAGTTATTATCCTGAATGGCACAATATGACAGAAATTGTGAAAAGTATTTCGTTTAAGGAACTTAACCAATATCAAGATAAACGAGCTCTTGAAGGCCTTGGTTATTTAATTACTAAACATTAATCGCGGTAAATTATAATAATAGTATAAGTAGGGTTTACATAGACTTCATTGCTACAATCTTCATAATAATAATTCAACCAAATTCCGTCAAATTCCTCATAATAGTCAAAATTTGGAACATACTTGAACATATTCTCAAAACAACCTGCACCATGTATCCCACTAACATCATTCTCGGGCATATAGCCTGTTAAACTTTTGGTAACCAATCGACATGAAATCTTTGGAAATCCATCTGGAAGTTCTTCATTGTCCGTTTTATCATTATGTGGTACAATTGATATCTTGTGATATATTACATCAAATGATCTCAATTTATATCCTGTAGGCACACTTTCTTTGATAAATTCGTTAGTTGTATTTTTCAGTAAATTGCATAATTCAAGATAGTCCCCGTCGCCAAGTTTTTCCTTATGCTTGTCGACGAGTTCCAAAATCCTATGTTTAGTTTCAGTCATTTTGATTTTATTTGATTTTCTTAAAATGTTCCGAGACCTGGGGTCATTTTTATTTTATTTGTCACTGTAATATAAATACTCGTAAGTAACACCTTCTTCGGAGGGAATATTTTTGATATGTTTTATTACTGTTTGATACAACATATCGATTCTCTCATTGAATTCTTTTTTGTCCGCAATAAATGATATGCCATTTTTATCTTGTTTAAAAATACTTGGCTGTTTCATGTTGTCTTTTGTATAACTATCGCAATTAAAACGAATGAGGACCATTTTTCTATCTGCCATATCTGTAAAGAGTTCATTAACACGTGTTTCTTCACAAGGTAAACTGTAATCAGTATGTTCGTTTTCATCATTTTCTATACATATCCAATGAGTCAAACAGTCATACATTAAATCAGGTCTTCTTTTGGAACAACCTCCATTAACAATTTTGTCGGTGATAAAATTATTAATATCAATATCTTTGTGGTTCTTCTCGATTTTTTCAAGAAGAGCTTTTATCACATGACCTTCTTTGGTTTTATAATCTCTTGCATATTCTGCACCAGGATTTAGATGAAAATAACAAAACACACAATGGTCTTTGTATATAGGATGACTTGGTCGTCTAATTCTGTTTATTTTACAGTTTGTACAAAGCAATCTTTTAACATCAAGCATACCTTCTAATTTGTGTTTAAAACAAAACCGTCCAGACTTTTTACCAAGGTAGTTAAATGCTGGTTGTATTTTACAATCTTTGTTTTCACATTTTTTCGTTGCTACATCTACCATTCCGGGCAATTTGTGTGATACACAAAATACACCACCTTTATGTCCTTCGAAATTAAAAAAGGGTTTTGTAATACATTGTTTTTTCTCATTGTTTTCATCAATATATGTGTATTTACACTTAGTTTGTGAAAAATATACCATGTCTGGTTCTTTATGTTCTCCACAACGTACTCTTCCAGTTTGTCCAGGAAAATTGCATTTTGCAAATTTCTCGCAATATTCGCCATCGCTATCAACATAGTTACAAAATCTTGGCATTTTCAAAACTGTTAAAATTAAAGCAAATTAATGTTAGAATGATTTATTTTTTTATTTTCTTAGGTTTATTTTCCATAAATAAATTTCTATGTTTAAAGTATCAGAATATAAAAATACAAAATGGGAGGTGGACTCATGCAGCTCGTTGCCTAAAATGCGCTATAGGGCAGAAAATCGGTAGGCTTTGGAAAATTTATGAATAATTCAAAGTAAAATTCCTTTTGTGCTTCATAACAAAATTCCTGAGTGGGTTTGTGCACAACCGATAGTGATTATTATAAGACGTGTAATAATTGCAACAGTGTCAAATTGCTGGAAACTCCTAAAGCCAAAAGTACCAAGCAATAGATGAAAATTTATTGTGGCTGAGAATTAACTCAGATGGTGACAATCTTTTGGATGATGTGTGAACATAGAAATGGACAATCAGCAGCGAAGCGCCTATAATTACTTTCGAGTAATTATGGCGAACGTTCAACGACTAAACGGCACTGGGTCGAGAAGTTATTAAGTTAATTTTTCGGCATAAGATATAGTCTATTCCCTTTAAAATATGTCGAAAGACAGGGTATAAAAGATGGCGCTCAAGATATTTACCTAACTGGTAACCCTAACATCACCTTCTTCAAGGTGGTCTACAGACGACACACTAACTTCTCGATCGAATCGATCGAACAAGTGTTCAACGGAAACCCGACTTTCGGACAAAAGGTTTCGGCCACCATTTCTCGTAATGGTGACTTGATCAACCATGTCTACCTCCAATGCCAATTCCCGGCTCTCTCCGTGGGATCGGTTTGGGGAACTGGCTCGGCCCCCGCGAACGTCGCCTGGACGAACTCGTTGATGCACGCCCTCGTTCGATACGTCGATATCGAAATCGGAGGTCAACGCATTGACCGCCACTGGGGCACTTGGCTCGAAATCTGGGATGAATTGACCCAGACTGCTGAAAAGCAAAACGGCTAAAAGGATCGTGGCCGGAAAAGTAACACGACTTGGGCATGTGGACACTGCTCAGGTGAAAACGTTTGAGATTCCACTATAAACAAAGACGAGGAACCGTCAGCAAGTTCCTATATTCTGATCCGTCAATGTTTATAAAATCCAGTTGCTAGTCGATTGTTTCGATGACGTGAAACAAACGGCAACACATTCGAATTGCGGGAACCTCGCAAAGTTTGTGTAACAAATAATATTTAACTCTAACTCATGACCTTAATGTCATAAAATGGCTCCTAAACAACCAAAAGAAATTCCGCCTTTGAAACAAGTGTTGACTGAAAAAGAATGCACTAAATGCGAACAAGTATTACCAATTGAAAATTTTGGTATTCGAGTTTACAAAGGCTATAGTCAATATCGCTCTGATTGCAAGGAGTGTAATCAAAACTATTCCAAAACATATCGCAAAGAAAATCCCGAAAAGGTTCTCGAATATAATCGAAATTATCTTTCTACAAGGAAGGACGTTGCACGAGAATGGAATAGAAGATACATTGCACTTAATCGAGAACGAATCAGAGAATGCCATCGAATCAAATGTGCTGAATACCAAAAAGACCCTCAATATCGTATATCGAATAATTGTAGAAAAAGAGTCTCTGAGGTTATGAAAGCAAAAAAGAGTCGTAAAGTAGCAAAAACATATGACTTAATTGGGTGTTCTCCAAAGTTTTTATGCGAATGGCTTGAACATCAATTTGATTCAACAATGAATTGGGGAAATTATGGCTCTTTTTGGGATATAGAGCATGTAATACCATGCAACTCTTTTGATATGACTATTCAAGAAGAGCAATACAAATGCTTTAATTGGACAAATTTAAGGCCTTATAGTGCATCAAGAAATAGTTCAAAACGTGACAAAATAATACTAATGGACATTTTGATGCAAGAGTTAAAAGTTTATCACTATTGTTACACAGATGAAGTCTTAGATACCACTTTGTAATAGAAATGTTATGAAGGAACACGGTTAACTGCCGTACCCTATGGTAAAAACTCTAAGATATTACGAAAATCCGCAGGTAAGCTCCTAAAGGTACTTTCGAGTACCCATGGAGAAACTTCAACGACTAAGTGTTTGTGGGGACTTTGAGTCCTTAAGATATAGTCTAAACCGTTCTGCCTTCGAGCAGAAGTTAAAGTACCTAGAAATAGGCGGTATGATTTTCTATGGATTTTGCATTAGAGAAATGCAGAATTTGTCATAGAAGATTTTAACGATCACATGGTAGGCAAATACGCGGCTTCCATCGGTCTAATTGGCAACGCTAATGCTCCTCGCATTTACTACTTGCCTCTTATGTTCTGGTTCTGCCGCAACCCGGGTCTCTCTCTCCCGTTGATTGCTCTCCAATACCACGAAGTCAAGATTAGCATGGAATTCCGCTATGCTTACGAACTCATCGTTGGTCTTGACTCTGTTGGAGATCGCTCGGTCGCGACCAACACGACCAACGTAGCTGACACTGGCGGTGTTCAACTAACGAACGCTGCTTTGTGGGTGGATTAAACAAAATAGAGTATCTCATTTTGTATTTGAACTTCTGATCATAGAATACAAATTATGAATTACTCTAAGGTCCACAATAGTGTATATAAAAGTATATGCTAGTTTATAATGATGAAACGATGTACAATATGTAATCAAACCGGTAAATTTTCGAAAGATAAATCTAGACCTGACGGGTTAGATGCTACGTGTAAAAAATGTAGAAAACAACAAAGAGAAAATAGAAAGAAAACTTCAGTTATTGCAAAAGAGAAAGAATGCAATAGTTGTCACATAGTAAAAAGTAGCGAACATTTTGATAAAAAGAAAGAAGTTAATGACGGATTACATACAGAGTGCAAAGATTGTAAAAAAGCGAAAAGGATATTTAAAAAGGGAAATAATATTAACCGAGAATTGCCAGAGAATTATGTGAAATATTGTAATAAATGCAATGTTGAAAAACCAAAATGTGAGTTTTACTCAAATGTATATTCAACTGACGGAATTGGTACTATTTGTAGGGACTGTGAAAAGAACAGGTCTAAAGAATGGCGCACAAATAATCCGCATAAATCAAAAGAATATCGAACAAGAGAACATTTCAAAAATTACAAGAATAGACGTATAAGTAATCCACAACATAAAATATCTGGCAATATCAGAAATCGAATAAGAAGTGCTGTAAGAAGATGTGGCGCTGCTAAATTTGACAAAACATTTGAATTAATAGGTTGTTCTCCAAAAGAATTCAGAGAATGGCTTGAGTGGCAGTTTAACTCAAAAATGACGTGGGAAAATTATGGAGAATGGGAAATAGACCATGTAATGCCCTGTTCATATTTTAACTTGCTAAACCTAGAAGAGCAACTCGAATGTTTTAATTGGCGAAATTGCAGACCATTGTTTAAAAAAGCAAATTGTTCGAAATCTGATAAAATAGAACCCTTTCAAAACCTTTTACAAGAATTAAAAGTTCATTATTATGAGCGACACGCCCAAATTGCGGGGACATCCTAAAGTTCTAACTACCACTTGCGCCAGTAATGGCGACAAGGACCACTGTTAATTGCAGTTCTCTGGTAAAAATGTTAGAAATGAGCGCCAGTCATGGCGTGAAATGGGCAATCCGCAGCCAAGCTTCCTAGTTTCAATATGTTAGAAACGGAAGAAGGTTCAACGACTAGATGAGTGTGGGTCTGAGAAGTCTGACAAACTTCGATGATGACTTAAGGTATAGTCTACACCGTAATGAAATATCTCGAAAGAGACGGTATAAATGGTATGTTTACCTCGACACTGACGAACGCCGACGCTTCGCCCAGATGTCTCACGAATACCTAATTGACCAAACCCAATTCCAGGGCTCTGAGCCTTTGGTGTTCGGAAACACGTCCAACTACAAGTTCCGCCTCAACTTCAACCACCCTGTCAAGGAACTCGTCTGGACCCTCCAGCGCCAAATCAACTTGACCCCTGGTACGGCGTACAACGATTGGTTCAACTTCAGCGCTGCTGGACCGGGTGTTCCGGACCCCACTGCGGCTGTCGATCTCATGGCTGCTGCCAAGATCTTGCTCAACGGTCACGACCGTTTTGCGGCTCGCCCTCAGACGTACTTCCGTCTAGTGCAACCTTGGCAAGTACACACTCGTGTGCCCCAAAAGCACATCTACGTGTACTCCTTCGGTCTCCGCCCTGAGGAACACCAACCCTCTGGCACGTGCAACTTCTCTCGTATCGACAACGCCCAATTGTCGATCGACCTCACTCCCCCCACTGCCTTCCCGGCCTCTGTCGGATACTCCGGTTGGGGATCCTTGGTCGGTGGATACGATGGTGCCATCAGCATCTACGCCACTAACTACAACGTGTTGCGAATCATGTCCGGTATGGGTGGTCTTGCGTACAGCAATTGATTCAATTCCATATTGTTGGTTTGTCGGATATGGGAGTTGTGTATATTTGGTATTTGTAATATAAAATTTAGAAAAAATTATTAGACTAGAGTTTGACTTGTCAAATTCATAAATAGCTATCATGAACGATAAATTTGTATCTTCTCATGATGGACATTTTGTTGCAGCTGGAGGAAATAGAGATGCTGGAATTCGTAATAGTTATGAAATCTGGAAAGATGAAAATGACAAATTATATGTGAAAATGAGAGTTATGAAAATGGAGAACAATTGATGACCCTATTTGATCACGATGACCTTGAAAAAGTTAAAAAGACTCAAACTTGGTATGTCACCGAAGGAGGTTACGTTCTTTGTTCTGGAAACAAAAAATATCTTCATCATTTGGTTATGGATTTTGTTGGAACTGGACGAGGATTTCAACAAGAGTCAATTGATCATATTGACCGAAATCCTTTAAATAATCGCAAGACTAATTTGCGCAGAGCTTCTGTTAAAGAACAACAAGAAAACAGCAAAGGTGTTCTTGAAGGAACTAAACGAGAACGTAAGGAAACGGCACCTAATTTACCAGAGGGCATTACACAAGACATGATTCCAAAATATGTCAGTTACAGAACTGAAGAGTATAAAGAGTATTTTATCATTGAACACCATCCACTAGTCAAACTTACTGTTAATGGTCACGGTGTTAAAAGTAGGATCAAGTCAGTACAAGCACAGTGGGAATACCACTATGCTAGAGTCAAATACGACATCAAGAAAAAGTTGGCTGAAATTACGGAAGTTGTGAATAAGATGGACGAAATTTACGAAGTCTGGAAAAGATCTCATACAGACAACAATGTGGTTGTTCCGGAAGATGACATTGTGAAAAAACTCATTGTTTCAGAAGTGAAGCCTACAAAAAGTAAAGTTTCGAAAAACGTTTACAAATATGATATGCAAAATAACTTTGTAGAAGAATACTCATCAATTGTTGAAGCTGCAATGAAAAATAATATTTCCGATAAAACAGTGAGTAGAGTAATTAAAAGTGGGAATCATACATCTGGAGGATTCTATTTTAGAACTATCAAAACAGAATAAACAAAATAAATCAGAGCGTCAGCAAGATAGTTTTCTATTTGCAAAATGCCGTTTGGAACTGGCGCTTATTTTAAGCAAATTAATGAAGAACACGATTTGTATGTGAGTAAAATCGAAAACATTATGGAACAATTATTTCCAGATGAGCTTGTTGATCACATTTTTGAATTAGTATTTAATTTTAAATCAGTTAAACCAGCGTTGCAATGTATTCAATCAATGAATCTTTGATTTGAGGCAAAACGTATTTGCGGTTGAATTTACGAAGTTCATATGCGGTTCCGTTCGAGTGAACTTGTTCACAATCAATTACTTCGGGAACTTTGATAAACTTGCTAAACGTACCGTCTTTGCTTTTCAAATGTTGAAATTCTTCGATACTAATTTCAACAAGGAAGAGATATGATGGATAACCTGTTGTTCCGCCATTAATTTCAAAACATTTAACAAATCTTTCCAATGGAAAATACAATCCAGTTTCTTCCTCAACTTCTCGTTGGACTGTTGCTTCTTTGCTAGAATCAGAGGCCTCTACTTTACCGCCTGGATATTCCGCTTCACCTTTTTTGTTAACACCAAGAACATAACTAATTTTCTTATTGTCGAGAATGTAGAAAATGACACCAACGCCTTCGTAGCCTTTTGCAATGGAAGTTTCAATCCATTTGAGAGTCTTTGAGTCGTTTTCATCGGTTGCCTTTTTGAGAGCTTCTTTAGTTTTATCGGAAAGGTTCATTTTTTTTAATACATGTATCCCATACTTGGGCCATTTAATTTTTCATTGGGTTTCGCTTACATTTTCTCATAACAATCAGCACAAATATCATAATCACAAATGTGGCATCCATACATGACTCTACATGTGCGTGAGACACTTTCTTCGACAGAGTCCTTGTCACAATCAATCATTAAATCTCTAAAAAATGGATTACATGAAACATCGGTAGAGGATCCTGTTTCGACGTCCACTACAATTGTTACTGGTTGAGATCTTTCTTGACATTCTCTGTCTTCGTGCATATTACATCCATATTGTCCACCACACGAGATGAATTTAACCAATGGGTGATTTTCACTGCACATTTTTGTCTCATGCGTTTCACCCGGAACCTCGAAATTCACCGCTACTTCCAATGCTTGTCTTATTTTTTCACACTCATTGCAATGATCCTCTTCCTTATAAATTGTAGAAATCATATCCAGTCCAAAGGTATGTTCTCCCTCAATTTTGACTGGGAGCAATGTCCTTGAATCATATAGGTTAATTGGAGTGCCTTTGAATACGGCGCCACATATTTCGGTAATTTTAAATGTCGCCACATCGTGATCTTCAACACTAAATCTCACACAAAGACGCACAAAAGAACCGACTTTAAGTCCCTTTACGGCTTCTTTACGCCAATTACAACCACCAGACCAATCTACGCCAGATTTAGAAAGAGAGTAACCCTGTTTTGCGACAGTATCCATTTCGGATTTACATGTTTCACACAATTCATCCCACGTACATTCTTCACAACCTCGTTTCCATAATTCGATGATTTCATCCGTGTTAATTTCGAATTCTTTGTCGATGAACATTGTGTGCCATGGTCCGTAAATGTCCACACCGCGGCCTTTTAAAATGTCCTTGTTTCCATTAACATTTCTTTCGGTAATACTGAAATATAAATTTTCCCACTCCTGGTCTTGAAATCCAACTTTGACTCTTACATAATCATCTTTTCGGACAGTATAGAGGTCGTTGACGTCCAACACATCACCTCCCCAATTATGTAAATTACCAATTCTTTTGAGAAATACATATTCTTGATCAGGACCAATTTCGAATTGAGTTTGTTGACCAGTCAAAAGACTTTGAAATGTTCCAGAAGTCCCTACTCCGAGCGCATTCGCGACCTCATCAACTTCAATTGTGTTATTGACTTCATTCGGGACCTCTATCGTTGCTGCGTTATCCGATGCCATAAAGTATGAAATATTACAATCATTTCTGTGGCGAATTATTATTCGCAAAAATTGTAAGTGATTTTAAATATTAGAATCACTTTCTGGTTCCTCATCCAATTCCAATTCCTCTTCCGAATCCAATTTCTCTTCAACAACCGATTCCAAAGCCCCTTCCAAAGCCCCTTCAGGGCCATTAAATAAGTAGTCGTATTCACTGATATCAGGACCTTTATCCAAAAATAAGTAGTAGTCGCCAAGATTCGTTTTGAATAAGAGAATAATAACGATTGCCAATATGACAGCAATGACAATGAAAATGATACCAACAATGACCATACATTTCCATTTCATGTCCAATGAAGAAAACGATTGTGATTCTTGCGACATCTCTGCGAGATTTCTCGAGCACATATTTACTGAAAAAAATAAAATAAATCACACTAGTAAACAACACAAAGCACTGAGTAACAATGTTTTTCTGTACCGATTTTTTGCAAACTATTCTTAATCCAAGTAGTCTTCGAATTCATAACATTTTTAAAAGAGAACCATCGAATCCAAACATGAAACCCGAGAAAGAAACCCCAGAAAAAGAGAAACTTACACTCGACATTGAACTAATTGACAAGACATATTTCTTTTATTACGAATAATTCACCAGCCCGACATAGCTCTGAAAACCGAAACACAAAATGTTCAACAAACTCTTTAGAATCTGGACTAATATGCGTGCCGCAGCCAATGGTCCAGTAAATTTATACTCTGAAAGTGCGTTTTTGGATGCATGTAAATATGGCGACTCCGATCTTGTTTCCCAAATACTTTATGATGATTGTGGGTGTCATTTTATAAACCGTGGATTTTGGATTGCATGCGAACGTGGGCATATTAAAGTGGTTAAAATACTTCTTCGATATGGCGCAAATGGCATTCCCGAAGGCCTCGAAAAAGCTTGCTTTTCTGGTCATACTGATATCGTGAAATTGCTCATTAAACGATGTAGTCACAAGTCGTTGCAAATGCCTGATGCATCAGGCGTGTCATTGCTAGCACGCTGTTTTGAACAAGCTTGTAGAGGAGGTCATAAGGACATCATTATTCTTTTTTCTGAAAAGCTTAAGGTTGTGCATGCAGCTTATCTCGAAACAGAATTTGGCAGAAATCAATATGGAAGTCTTTACTGGAATAATAGAAATCCATGTTTGCAAGAAGGTCTCTGGATTGCAATCTCGAACGGACGTGTTGATGTTGTTGAATTTCTAGCGGAAAAAGCACGCGCTGATGCAGAATGCTACTTTGATGAAACAACGTTAATTAAAGCATTTATACTTGCATGTCTCCATAATCATCCAGATATTGCAAAAATATTATTCATTTTCGCCATCAAGAATTGTATAGTGTTTGACAAAGACAAATTTTTGTATCATGTGTGTTTTAACGGATTTCGCGAAGTAATACCTCTGTTATGTTCCAACGGTGCAATATTACGCCAAAGCTTAAACCCAAGATTTTTTGGATTTGAAGAAATTATTGAATTGGCAGAAACGTGGCCAAAATCAAATTTTTCGTTGATGTTATCTCCAGCGAAACACAAAGAGTATATTCTTAGAAAACTTATGCCGTTGGAACTGGTACATATTTGCCTTGATTTTTGTAAATAATTATTCAGGTAAAGCATCAAATCATTCCAGTAATGGAATACTTATTCTCAATAATAACACTTAGTCCAAATCATGCCTTGTGTAATGCGTGTATGGATGGTGATACAAACGTAGCAAAAATTGCAATTGCGCTTGGTGCTGCTAATGTTGGTGAAAAATTTGCGAAACAATGTTTCTTAACAACATGTATGTACAAACATTACGACATCGCCAAATTGCTAATCGAAAAAGCGAAGAAATCTGGATACTATTATCGCAATATCTGGTTAAATACGGCATGCGAGAACGCACATTATGATACACGAATTGTTAAATTTATTTTAGATGATGCCGCCAAGGACAAATATCCACTGAATCTTAATAAAGCTCTCGAAAAAGCTTTATTGGATGAATATGAAGTTTCTCTCTTATTGTGTCAACGCGGAGCAAAGCTTGATAATCCAAATGTCGAAACGTATGTGGGGTTTGATAGACTTATGCACCTTGTGAGGACTTACAATCTTGAGTTATATGATGTTTTTGATAGAAATTATCGCCATTATTTCAGAGAGTACATGAGAAAACATCGAAAAATAATGACAGACATATTGCCAAAAGAACTTGCTGAAAAAATTATGAAGCATGTTTCGATTTTCTTATGATTTCTTGTAAAAAGAAAATCGGCCTAAATCCAGGCAAGGACCTCGTATAGAACTTGAATGTGTACACGAGAATGTCCGCGAATAAATCGCGATAATTGTCTCGATAAAGTCTCTGACCAATTCGGTTCATATTCATTAACTTATATGAATGAAAACTTTTGTAATATATATGAAGATGTAGCTGGAAAATGTGTTTGTTTTGGTTTTCTGTTGTTATTGATTAGCAATCATGAGCATGGACTAGCTAAAGGAGCACCTGCATATTATGCAATAAAATGGTTCCTCATAGGTTTTGGTATGCTCTTTGTGCCGTTTGTGATATCACTTACATCGTCGTGTTTTCCTGAAGGACTCTGCGAGAATCCTCGAGCAGGACCATTTCACCTCTTGTATTCAGTACCATTAGATTCCCTATTTATAATGTTTAATCAACTTCAGATTGACACAGCAAGTGGTATCACATATTGCGGAGTCTTTTTAATTCTATTATCACATTATGATTTTCTCATTAGATCATAAATGAATCACGACGTCTGTTCGCGAAATCTCGCAGAACTTAATTCACAATTATATGACGCGTGTTATTGTGGTCATCACGATCTCGTGATTCAATTACTGAATCTTGGCGCCGATGACCTCAATTATGGACTCTATTACGCATGTTTTCGTGGTCATATCGAAATCGCAAAAATGTTAATCGAGAGAGCCCGATGTGTTAATAAAACTATTGATTGGAATTACACCCTGCATGGTGCATGCCGCGGTGGTCACCAAGACATTGTCAAACTCCTGGTACAAAAAGGCGCAGATGATTGGAATTATGGGTTTGAAGGAGCATGTCGCCATAATCATATGGAACTTGTGCTAGCAATGATTGACAAAGCACAACGAGACGGTACTGTAATTAATTGGAATTCAGGACTCTACTACGCATCACTTGAAGGTCACTTTGAGATTGCAAAGTTAATGTGTGACAATGGTGCCGATAATGAATTCCTGTTGTATCACACAGAGTTGAAATTTGAAGAACTTCTGTATCTTTCAAACAATTATAAACGAGTGGATTTTAGAAAGTTTATTCTAAATCAATATCCATGCGAATACGAGTATTACTTACATGATATCAGTGCCACGATTCGTTGTGTTATACCAAACGATCTTGAACCGATTATTATCGATTTTCTTTGAACAATCAATTCGCTACCAATCACTTACACAACGTTTCCACAAATATCTATTACGTTGTTTTATTTCTGATTTAGATGCCAACCCATCTGTCAATATCATTCCTCTGCTTATATATTTTTCATGACGATATTCCGAATATACTTTGCCTGCACTACGACCAAACAAAGTATCTTCTGGCGATTGTATACATAATTCTCCAGGGAACCAATAACTTTTAGTCGCTTCCAAGTCCATTATTTTATAAATTTCATAAAGACCCTTTATAATCATCATACCAAAACAATTGCCTAGTTCACCATTTATATCATGAATACAAACATTCATGCGAATAAATCCGTAATTAGAATAATCACGTGATATTTCTACGTCATAATTATCATATTTACATAATTTTGGGTTTGGTCCACTTTGAATAATCTCATCTTTATTTGCAGATACATATAAATCTACATCTTGGTCGTCCCACTCGACGCCCATCAATGTGCTCCAAACAAGCGAACCCATAATCCAATATTCACATTCACAACTTATTACTTTGCGCGGATCAATAAACGGTGTTATTTTTAACGCTCGTTTAAGGAAAGCTTTTTCGAATAATGAATATATCATAGGATTTACTCTTGCATATAAAGTTTTATTACAACGCGATAACGACCACGATTCTGTTGTTGAGACAAAATCAAGTATATGTCCGAGCATATCCGATGGTAATGATTCCATTTCTTAATGTGATTCTGTGATTCTTGACGTGTATTTCTTTTCACAAAAATCACACAAGTCCAATAACCAAGTCCACCAAACAAGAAAATCCTAACAGGATACCCAGAGAATGACCAAAAAGGACTTCTTTCTTGATTGTAAGAAGGACTTCTTTCTTGCTTGCAAGAAAGGCCATATCGAAGATCTTCGCACAATATTACAGAATAAACCAGCGGTAAACGTCAACGCCGGTCTTCTTCTAGCATGCAAACATGGTCGCCTTGAAGCCGCAAAAATGCTAATAGCAGCAGGCGCACGTAATTTTGATGACGCTCTTCACAGGGCATGCGAAGGTCGCAAACCAGAATTGGTACAATTAATTGCATCAAAAAGGCCCAAAAATATTCGAAAATGCCTGCTTCACGCGTGTTTAGAGAATAATGCACCAATCGCGAGTGTTCTTGTAAAGTATGTTAATCGACAAACATTAAATCATATGCTTGAAGAATCTTTTAATAAAAAACCGGAAATATTACGACTTTTGATTAAAAGTGGTGCGAATGATCATGTCGAATGTTTTTATAGAGCTTGTCTAACAAATCATCCTGAAACAGTTCGAGTAATCATGTTCCATTTTAATATTCGTGGTTGTCTTTACAATGGACTCCTCGATGCATGCACACGAGGTCATGTGAATATTGTTACATTGCTTTGGCCAGAGTGCACCCACGAAATGAAAATTAATGCTTATTTAACTGCGTGTCACTGTGGTCGAGTTCCTGTAGTGAAATTCATAATGGCATCTGGTTTGTATATTGCAATGAGTTTTACGACGGGCATTTTCCAAAAGGGTCTTGAAAGAGCACGTGATCAGAGCCAGTTTGAAATGACATGTTATCTTCTTTCTAAAACAGATATCCCCGGGCACTTTTACAATGTTTACATACATTATGAGCTATTTAATTTTGAAAATTATGTGTATCTTGCTAATTTGTCAAATTCTACAGTGCCTTCGATGATGATTATACAAAATGATGGTCGTGAAGTCTACGGCAAGTACATTAAAAGTCTTGAGGAAATTTCAAAAATAATTCAAAAGAAATTGCCTGAAGAAGTCGCAAAGATTGTCATGTCATATTCTTTTAATAACACCTTTTTGTCTTCGATGCAATAACAAAAAAAGAATAAGCCTGGAAAGATTCTGATACCTTTCATAAAGAAGAAACAAAGAACCAAAGAATGGAACAAACAAAAATGGAATCAACAAAAAGTCAGAAAGAAATTCTTGATAATGCGTTAAAGAATCTGTCCGAAAACACCTCGAGGGATCCACCGAAGGCCTCCAATCCATATGTTAAAGAATACACTCGCAAAATTTATGAAAATATGACCCCCGATGTTGTTGACAAAATGCTTAGAATGCACAACTAGATAGTTATTGTTGATAGTTATTGTTGTTAGTATATTTAGTAATAGTTCGCTATTAGAATTTTATATTTTTTCTTAGTAAATGGGCGCTCACCTTGCAAAGTATAATAAATCATCAAGTTCTACATATAAAAGTGCATTGTCTCCATCTGGTAGTTCAAGATATAATAAAAAAGCGTCAAGAAGTCTTAAAAAGAAAAGCAGGAGTCCACATCCAAGAAACACTTCTGCGGTAGCTTCACCACGTTTTAGTCGTGTGAATAAAAATCATGAATGTCGTGGCGACTTGTTCAGTTGTATCCCCGATTCAAATGAAATAGCCGGAGGCCCGACAATTATTGGTGCTGGTTCTTTTGGTATTGTCGCTAAGTATCCTTTGAAAAATGGTAAAAATCTTGCTATTAAATTCATGTTCAAGACTTCGGTATCGGATTCTTCACAATCAATGATAGAGATGGAAAATGAATTGGCATATACATATTATATGGGCAATGTGGGCATCGGTCCACGAGTTATCTCTGCGTTTTATTATATATTATCATATGAAGAAATTGAGAACAACTATCCTGAATTAGTTAATATTATTGAAATGATTATGGATCGATATGGGGATGAAATTTATCCGCAATTTCGACCAGCCGTTAAAATGTTGGAAGACGGTGTTCCAAAAGATTCCATTCCTGTCGAAATTCAGTGTATTGTCATGGATGCATATGATATGGCTTGTGATGACGCACTTCGCAGCAAACATTTTGATGTGTATACAAAGGCCGCAATTCTTGAAGAAATGTTTAAATATATTAAACTTCAAGTGCTCGAGGGCATATATTGTTATGATGTAAAACCAGGTAATTTCGTGGTAACTGTTGATAATAATGTAGATGTTCGCATGATTGATTTTGGCGCAGATTTTTGCACCGAAGGTACTATATACAATCGTTATAGTAATACTAGTTATGTTCCACATAGTAATTCAAGCATTACTTTTACACAAATGCTTATCGTATCAAATATGTTACAAATATTCTTCCTAATGGGTGGATATCCTTTCTTGCACAGATTAAAGGATGATCTTGAACGAGAACTTATTATTAACGAATTTTACAATGTTCCTGAATTCAAGTTATTCATGTCATTGGATTATCGAAAAATCATGACATGGTATATCGAACATGCTATAAAAACACATGCTATGCAGATCGACGATCCTTCGGTAAACTTTATTTGGTACACGAGCGGAGTTTTTAGTCTTCGTAAAGACACATACAAACCAGACAATATTCAAAAATTATTGACTCTTGTCATACAAACACTAGAAGTGATTGAAGCTTTGTATATGTAATTATTGTGTTTTAATTTGTGATTTCTTGTGCGATTTCTTCTTGTTGTTTCTGCGTTTTTTGCGACTTGACCTGCGATTCGATCTGCGGCCATATATGTCGAAACAAGGTGTTCTATATCTTTTGGTAAGTGGGGCAAAAATGCAACACTGCTCGTGAAATTGAGATTGAGAATCATTCAAGTCTTTCCGAGGAATCAAGTTCTGATTCAGACTCGGAATCGGACTCAGAATCTACAGAACCTTCCGAAATGTAATTGAATATCGCGTATCCCTTTTAATGTTATTATCCGTTTTACGTGCAGGCATTTCGTGAGTCCACTTGTATCGCGCATCTTCGGACATAATATAAAGCGAATTTTCAGGCACGGTGACTTCAACCGAGTCTTCTTTGTGTCGAAAAATCATTGAAGTTGAAGAGCCCACCGAAAAACATGCAATCACAGGTCCAAACGACAAAGCATCAATGTGCTTGGCAATATCTTCACCTGGAATATATCGATTAACAATGCATTGGTCGAAGTCGCTGCCAGTAATTTCCAGCGCCAATTGTCGAAGTGATTCTAAGAACGTGGGTATCTCGTGTTCTGATTTGCGCACTGCTGGACCAGAACCTGGGATGTAGTTATAGTCATAGCCAAAATGAAGGACTTGACGTGAATCTGCGGATTTACTAACAGATTTCCATCCGGAACATTCTTTAAGGTTTCTAATTAATTCTAGTGGACGTTTGATAATACCACGACGTAAACTGAATCCAGGAAGTTCTGCAATCGTTTCTACTTTGAAATCCGACATATTTCACATGTAAATTATAACACTAACGTATTCTATTTTTAATTCTAAGTTACTGTTAAATGTCGTCAATTAAAGACTTCAAAGATTATGTGCATATGTTGCAAAATGAACGTCGAGCACATAAGCAGAGATTTGATAATGATGACACCAAACGTAATGTAGAAATGTTTGACAGATGGCGCAAAGGCTATGCAGACATGTTTATGGACCTTAAAAAGCAATTTCGCAGAGATCCAGATGCTTATCCTAAGGAACTCATGCATTTGCTTGACAAGGACGTCTTCAAGCGAAAAATTAAAACCGGAATGTTGTATGATCCTGATGGCGTTCGCGAAATTAAAACGGTTGAAGATTTGGACAAACACTTGTTTGGTCGCAAATCACGAAAAACGAGAAAATCAAAGACCCGAAGGTCACGAAGAAGATTCTCGCGCAGACATGGATTCGGCAAAGGAATCCGAATCCCAGATAAACAGTGCGAAATGTGCAGTCAAAAAGCTTGTCAACATGTTGTCAACGATCGTTTACATGATTATTTTAGTTGTAAAAAACACAGGATTCATAAAAAGGACATAGCATTTTTAAGGTATCGTGTGATTTTTGATGTTTGTCAAAATTAAAAGACTGCTCGAGAACCTCGCAAAATTACATTGCTCGAGAACCTCGCAAAATTACATTGCTCGAGAACCTCGCATAATTACATTAAATTACAACATTTGTTAGTTTGTGCGGCATTTTTATAGAACAACTTCGCACTGAGTCCAAGATCTTCGCTCTCTTTTACCAATTTATCGAGAGTGTGACCTCTATCAATAATCGAATCAATTGATGCTTTGAGGACTTCAATCGTCTTATCTAGATCCTCCTGAATTTTGAAGATTTTATCAACTTCAGCAGGATTTTGACATTTTTCAATATACTTTTCAACAAATTTAATGTTACTGTCGTGCTTAATTGATACCCATTCTGGCTTCATTGCTGCAAATTGTGTCATTAATTCCGACAATATCGAGTACGCGACACGTGGAGGATATTCGTCGTCACATAGTGCTAGTGCACCAAGCCCGTTGGCCATCAAATGCATATGAACATGATACACGTCATGACGAACACTCTTCCTGGTTCCATGGTCCATTGATGACATGCAAGTTCTGCTTGCAAAATTAAGAAATTCACGCAGTGTGCTTCGATGAAAATAATTGACTTCGCTTAGATCATATGTGCTTGAAAGAAATAAAGGTTTCGATTGAAGTCCTTGTGAAAACTTCATAATGACAAGCCCGAAGATTTTCATTCTTGAATTTAAAAAATCCTACTGTTGTTTGGCGTCCTCAAATTTCTGTAATTTCTCGGTGTTGGTCTGTAAAAATTTTGAAACCCTAAATTGATGCAGGTAACAGAAAACACAATGCTTAAACTGTTAAAGGATTGTAAAACAAAGTACTATAATACAGCATACGAGAGAAGAATCAGAAATCTTCTAATATCCGAAAATATTCCAAAAAAATGGTTCGGTGCTATGTCACAACATCTAACGATATGTAACTGTGGAAAGATTTGTTACAAGGATGCGTTATATGATGTGGACAGGCATCTTCTTAATGCATATCATTGTAGTAATATGGATTTTCTTCTATCTGCTGGAATAAACTATGGTTTTTTATGGGTTTTCACAGGGGGTTGTGTTGCAGGTTATATGAGAACCGCAAAAGCATTTGTAATGGAATCTGGAGGGTATATTCCTGTTAATTTTGTAATGAAGAAAACAAATGTTAGGACACGAAAATATTATGAATATTTATCCAAATGTTTAATTCGAAAACATAAATTATGGACCCTGCATTCTGAGCTTAATTATGATCTTTTTCTAAGAGTTTTATATCATATCGACTTAATTGAAAATATAGAGGCTTCGGATAAAATTGAAATTCGTATTCATAGTACTTGTGGACACAGATATTATCCAATTAATATTCAAGAGTTAAAAGCGTTTATCGCTGGATACAAACATTTCCATAAAGAAGATAAATTAATTAGATATTGCGACTACACTATATGCTTTCATATGGGAACTATAATCTTTGAACACATTTTGAAACGTGTGTATTACAACGAGAGTATTCGAAAAGGATTCACTATTGTACAAATGGTAACAATGGTATATTTTAGTGCAGCATATTTTAGGCTAGTTAAACGTGTGTATACTAATTTTAATATTGTCCAATAAAACGCACATAACAATGTGCTAACACATAAATAAACTTAAACAAAGAACACTGCGTTACTTAACAAAACTGCGTTACATATCACTTGTCAAATGCACTTTCTTATTTTGATGTTCATTTTCTTGTTTAGAAATTTGGGTCCTTGGGTCTTCTGCCAATCTTTTTTTGTTGATGAATTGGCTTGGACTTGCGAAAGAAAACGAAAAACTTACCGTGTTTGGTTTTGAGTCTGGCGATTCCAACGTAATACGCATACGCTTACCTGTGTTGACGTGCTGCATGGCGATGGACATTCTTCTTCTGGTTCTCGATGATTATCGGATTACATGTGCTTCGGTACACCCGGGCTCTAACTTTTTTTGTAAAATAAGCTCAGAGGTCTCTGCGAAGACTCTTGAGCAGGTCTCTGCGAAGACTCTTGAGCAGGTCTCTGCGAAGACTCTTGAGCAGGTCTCGAAAGAATTTTTACAGAGCCATATATTAACTAATAGAATCACAATCTTCATCATAATACTCATCAGAATCAGAATCCGTGTCTTTAAAAAAGGACTGACGATTAATTTTAGGTGAATTGTACCAAGGCTGACAAGGACATGTGTAATTCGATTTTCCACAATGAACACGTCCACATCCAACAGAATCTTCATCAGAATCCGCGTCTTCGTCGTTAGAATAACCTGCATTCTCAGAATTTTCATCAGAATCATAGCCATATCGTCGACATTCTCTTGGATCTTCAACCTCAAGTTGCATACAATCACAACACAAGAGTTCGTTTTTATGACCGATATTATCGTATCGTTTACCGACATTATCACGTCGTTGACCAACCACATAATGATATTCTAATGAAGGTCCATTACCGTGTTCACAAACAAGGCAAATCTTGCAATGTTTGCAGCGCATGCATGAATCGCACTTAGTAGTCATTTTCAAATTTGAATCTCAAAACTCAATTTTGAAAATCTGTAAGAACTTATCAGGGTAGAAATATATTTGCAAATGTGCTTAGAAAAAATGAAAAAAGTACAAAGATAAAATTTAGACCAATGCTTAGGGTAATTACTGGAAACATAATAAGACCAAGCATGAGAACAATGACAAGCCAAACAAAACTCTTTGCAAATAGTTTATTGGCCATGATACACTACTCTTGACATGCAAGTTAGCCTACTTTGATTTTCGCCGCAAACTTTCTCAAGTACTTGTCGCGAATTTCTTCCAAATGTACAAATCTCACAGGTTTCTTACGAAGTTGAGTATGCCATAATTGTGCAGGCCATGTCATTAGAAGAATCTCGCGAGCGGCTTTGCACTGTTTAAACTTTTTACGAGCGGCCGAAGCCATTACATCATCACTGATTTGAGACCACTGTTTTAGTTTTGCCGCCGGCAATATCACGAGTTTCCGATTTGCTTGTGCAACAGCGCCGTCGCCTTGACCAATTGGATCACCTGATTCAACAGTGAATCTTCGCGCTAATTTTGGATCGACTAATCGAATCTTTTCTGCCTGAAATACATGTTCGATTGTGCGATATGTGTGACCATTGTACTTGAAAGGGCAAACGTGAAAATTTGATAGCACTTTGCGCCAATCAGGAACATTGTCAAGTGCACTATAATCATGACCTGTTTGATTTTGTTCACCAGTTCCATGAAGGGCTTTTGTGTGTCTTGACTTGCTGTAAAATCGAATAATGTCAACACCAGTGTTGTTTTCAGTTATTTTTGGACTCGATTTCTTCGCGATTTTCTTTGGACTTTTCTTCATGATTTTCTTTGGGCTCTTTTTCGATTTCTTCACTGAGATTTTTGTTTTCAATTCAGTCATATTTAATCATAGTCAACATATTCAATGCATTTACCAGCGAGTTCTTCTGGAAAAATATCGCATAGAACGTCCTCGATAAGATCCATATAATCATTCCAAGCATCTTCAAATGTATGTCCACAATTATATGTTTCCATAGCACATACATCTATGTTGTATTTGTGTACAAGATAGATGATATCTTTAAATTTAAGTTTGTCTCGATTATCAACGAAATATGTCAATTGTTTATATTTTTGAGTTTCCATGTTTTTTTCACATATAAAAATTGCGGATTTTAGGTTACGCCCAATACATGCACCATTAAAACCAATTTGCCAATCCAGTGAACAAGAAACTTCAAAAGCCTTTGCAATTACCAATTTTACAACTTCGAGCGAAGGTCCTGCACATGCATAATACAAACAAAACTCTAATTCTAAATGATTGTCAATTTTTTCAAGAACAAGTCTTGATATTTTCTCGCGAATCTGTCTGTATGCATACTTTTCAAATACTTTTCTAAGATTGGTAAGTTTATATGTCTTAAGAAGAAATTTGATAACTGGATAATTTTGACCTTCGCATGCATGCCATAGTGCATCATTTATGCATTTTTGAATATGACCGTCAACTTCGCAAACAGTACCTTGAACACATCTTTTATTTAATTCTTTGAAAGGCTCATAGAAATAATCATCATCATATGCGAAACTTAACATTTACTAATAAATATATCTTTGTTAACGTTCTCTAATTTTTACTTAACAGAAACTCTATCGACCTTAATAAAACAGAAGCCCATATAATACTTTTTCAATTCGGGGTCACCAAGTTCGTTCGGGAAATCAGCAAAGTTGAAAATCGCCGGCAATTCATGATACATCAGATAGGGTTCAAATCCATACTTGGCCATACGCTCGACAAATTCTTTTCGCTTTACGAGACTTTCAACGACCACCTTTTGCGAATTGAAAAAAGGACTATTAATCTTGAAAGTATAACGCTCGTCGTCCACGCGTTTGATATCGACAATATCCGACTTGACATGACCATCATTCAAATTAAGCATGATTTCAATGTAATCACCATCTGCGGCAGTACCAACTAGCAGACCACCCGGTGAAATCAGCCGACTAATATTTCGATAAAAGCCATCGTCATTCACAAAATGATTCAGTGCAAAATTACATGTAGCAAGCATGATTGGGTCCTTGTAATATTTTCTCACAACTACTGGCAATGTGGGCGCGCATACTGACATGTTAATGTAATTAACCTTAATTTTTGAAGACATACTCTTGTATCTGTGAATTGCCTCACTAATTTGTTCGTTTGAGTCATCTACACCAATTACTCTTTGTAATTTCATTGAAATCCATCGATTTAGGTCATTTCCGCGGCCACATGCGAGGTCCAGCAGAGTCTTTGTTTTGAGCAGTTTAACGGCTATGTCAAGCATTGAATATTTGATGACCCAACTGCAAAATTCAATGTGGTTTTTGACACGTTGTTCCACAGAGGTCTGCTCGAGAATTTTCGCAGAGCTTACTAAAGTTTCGGACATTTTCTTTGATGACCCCTCTTCTAATTTTACTTGGATAGGGACTTTCACTGGGCTTGCTTCTTTTTTTGTCTTTTGGGTCTTGGGTTTCTTTATCGGACTCTTGGGTTTCTTTATCGGACTCTTGGGTTTCTTTATCGGACTCTTGAGTTTCTTTATTGGACTCTTTTTCACCACTTTCTTCGGTGATTTCTTTGGCGATTTTCGAGCAGATCCTGGTTTTGCAGTTAATTGTGAAGTTCGAACCTTTTTATCAAGAACAACATTTCCAGGACCTTCAAGTACATGCCATCCATTAGATGTCACAGATAAAACCTTGTATAATTTATCATTGTAGTACACTAATGTACCTGTTGGATGACCGAATCGCATTATTTTAATAATACTGATTATTTGATTTTACCAGTGATTACTTGTTTTACTTGTTTTTGATCGAAAGGCTTGTACGACCGGTGCCATCGTTGAGAGGTTTTTCGCAAATATAATAATCTGGATGAATTCGCCAAGCATCTCTTTCAAAACACTTGATATTAATCGGACAGATTATGTTACCAATCGCGTCACGATTTGTTTCATGTTTCGTAGCGGATACTCGAAGGCCAACAATCGGTCCAACTGGATTTACAGTTACTCTCTGAAAATCATATAGGAGCATATTTGGTCGGAACGAAACCATATCAGAGACCTTTGCATTAATACGGATCGGTATTGGCTCATTGTCCTTATCAACAAAGTCAAATTCAGACAGATCGGCGCTTAAGGTAACTTCTGGGCATCTACCATTTCTTTTCTGTACTTCGGTTACTTTTAAGTTTACACTGTTTCTATTTAACGTCGACCACTTGTAAATAGTAGTACCACAAACAAAATGAATAATCAAAGGCACATTCTTTTCATAACTCTGCGAAGAGTTTTTAGCAGAACTCTGCGAGCTATCTCGAGCAGACATCTCTAAAATATTGTCGCTGATAAATTGCATATAATTCTTCTGAGTCCAATTCAAAACTATGTCATAAGTTATTGTACTAATTTCAAATTCGTCGTACTCAAAATTATCAAGTGATTCAAGGGCGCCAGTTTCATCGTAAATACACACCGGATAAAAGACATATTTCTGACCCAATTTTCTACTTGGCCTTACATATCCATGAACCTTGTATTTCATATTTTCACACGATTCAAATGAAAATGCATGTTCATCGGATACATAAAGTGTTTGTGTATAACAATCTTCTTCATATTCTGGAATGATTGTACAATGTTTAATAATATTTGGTTCACAGATATTACTGATGTTATATTTCGACAACAACGTTTCCTTGAATGCTGGTTTTTTATTCTTCTCGGGGCTAGTAATTAAATGAAGTCGTCGCGCACATTCCATTAGAATTCTTTTTGCATGGTCCTCGTTTTCAGTCATTTTGAGGAGACCTTTGTAAAAACGACTTTCAACGTGTGATTTGTGAAAGTCGTATCCAGTAATTTCAGGAAGATCATCGGCGCTATTTTCGTCGAGACATTCACTGTCGGTCTTAAAATCGCCTAGACCGCTCTTAAAATCGCCTAGACCAACAGTACATTCACCACCGGCGACATATCCAGTCGTATCTGAATCAATTGGTATTACTTTGTATTTTACAAGATTGTTATCGTTTCCTAGACCATGAGTTTTGTATTTATCTATAATTTGAACATTGGTATATTCGCCGTCGATTTTCGCAGATACAACTGCCCCAATCTCTGCCGCACATGGCTTGAATGTTCCACAATATGTATCGATATTCTTCGACATTCTATTAAAGTGGCCATAGCGAAGTTCTGTTTTAGAGTAGCCATTGAGAAGAAAGTTAATTACCCAAGGCACTACCTCTGGAGTAACCTGAGAACACGTTGGATAAAAGTAATTGTCGGACCTCGAAATAATACCGAGAGGACTTATCCACTGATCAAGTCCACCAGGGCACTGGCCAAAGAAACTATACGGATAAGGTTGACGTGGTATACCAACCTCATTTAAGCGACACACTTGATCGTTATTTGGATCAATCTTTCGAATGTCATTGTGTGTGAGTTCTTTACGGGTTCCGCGCTTATCTTCGCAAATATACAAGTATTGATTTTCAGGACACACAATCGAAGAATCCTCATTTGAGATTGGGCGAACTTCTATGACTTTCCAAGTCTTTTTCGAATATGCCTTTTCTGCATAATTAAAAACTTGGACTTCGTCAGCAACCTTAAAACGTTTACGCTTTGCATATGGCATAATACCTGGTAACGTTTCGTAAATCTTTTTCGAAATCTTTTTCTTTTCTTTCAAAATTAAAACATCGGGATCATTTCGAATCAACATCGACAAGTAATACAAAAACAAATTCTGAATTTCAACAAAAAGACTTTGAATAATGTTAAACTGTTCATCAACGGTGTAATTAATATCGGGTTCATTGGGGATGTAACCAAATGTTGTTTGCAAATGACCCTGAGCAAATAACTGCACTGAAATCTTATACTTGTCTGGAATATACTCGTTTTCGTATATCATATATTTTTGAAATGATGCGTACATTCTTTTACTTACTGATTTGTCCATGGTGATTTGATACTTGTAAACTACGTTTGTATTCTCAGAAAAAATGTAGAAGAAATTGTCATTAAATCTGTACTTTGGATAAGTGTTGTTGAGCCACAAATAATCGTAGACCTTATTGAGATCCAGCATATACTTGGATGCGTCTCGAAACAGGTTTACTGATGAAAAGAACGTTTTGATTGATCCGTTAAGAAATGTAACATTGTGACCTGCCATATTAATTCTTTCAATAACTTCTTTGTACAAATGTCGACGTGTCCATGGATTTGAAATAAGTTCGATAAAACCATTCTTTCTTATTCTAATTGTTACACTTTTGGAATTTGACCCAGAATCAATCTTGTATCGTAACATAATCGGACCAACGAAAAACATCCCGTCCTTGTCTTGCTTTTTCAAAATTAGAATGCTTGACAATGATATTCTCATGTTGTAGTGTTCACTGTTATCGAAAAAGAGATTTTCGTACAAATCGTCTTTAGCTTTCTTGAGTTCATTAACAAAATCTCTTGCAAGTTGTATTGTGCTTTTAGATTCTTGTTTTTTGTCTTGTTTTTGATCTTGCATCAAGTCTTGCTGTTCTTCGATATATTCTCGAAGTTTCTCTGTAAATTCTTCCGAACATTGGGACAACGGGCCTTTTACTTTATAAATTCCAGAATATATTGTGTACATATAAGCATCTAATGTAATGTGTAGATTTGTCTTCTTTGGATTCATGCACAAGATGTCATGTGCGTGAGGTCCAAATTTATTGTCGCAGTCAGGTCCACTTTGTAAGCCACGATTTCCGCAATAGTTGCAAAAACAATCCATTGGGATAATATCAGGAGGATTTGTATAGAGCATAATATCCTGACTCTGTGGAAGCGAAAGCTTGACGAAACCTCTGTATTCACTTGAAATTTGCTTGTTTTTTGATCTTGTACTGCAGATTGGCAAGGACCTGTCAAGAACTACTGTGTTTCCAGCAGCAGTTCCGGAACCAGAACCACTGCCGGAACCCAAACCAGTTTTTTGCACAATTTTCGTTTTGGATTTGTTAATCTGAACGTCCAATGGAAAATTCTCGACAAGAGCCCGGAGATCAAGCTGCTCATCATTATCGCATCTTGTCTCGATCATTGCTAAAAACGTATGATGATGGAAGGCATTTTTAGCAAGCGCATCTGAAAGCGGTATCTGTTCTTGGATAGGCAACATTTAGTGAATAAGTGGGAATAAAAAATCCGTGTGGGCATTAGCGCAAATTATTTTTTGTTTTTTTCGTTATTTAAATGCTTGTAAGAAAAACAAATTGTTTTTATTAGAATTTCTTCATTCTTAGTAAATAAGATGTCGCCTCGAGAATCTTCGCAAGGATTGTCGGATAAAATTGATGAACTTGATGATTTGTCTCGTAAATTAGATAATATTAATAAGCATTTGAAAAAAACAATGTCGCACGAATCTAAAATGCTTTCTGAAGAAGAACAACTCTTGATGCAATTGCAAAATTCGCCGGTAAAAAGCTCGCGTAAAAGTCCGCGAAGTCCTCGCAAGAGCTCGCGTAAGAGCTCACGAAAGAGCCCCAAAGTCTCAAAAAAGCACCGCAAAATGAAACGTTTGGTGTCAGTGAAGAAGATGAAGACGAAGAAACCAGAGACATACAGACAAGCCCTATATATACAAGAAGAACCAGCAAAGCCCAAACAGAGTATATTTTCAAAATTTCTTGGTAAAATTCGAAGCGCTTCAAAAGAAGTTTCTCACAAAGCTTCCAAGAATATTTTTGATATTTAACTACTGATTAAATGTTAATTTAATCGCGGTTATTGTAAATGGATCTACAGCTCAAAAATCCTCTTAAAGGCTTTCTTATTGAAGGCGATGAGATCGTTGTTAACACACCTCTTGAAAATTTACGAAGCCACTTTTTGCCAATTAATCCTACAAAAGATCGCGAACCATCTGAAATAAGTTTTACAAAGCTTATGAAAGGCTTTGTGCCTCCAAGTGAAAAAGTCGATCTCAAATTTCCTATTCCAATGCTTTTCAAGGATCCGAAGAATTTTGATGTCGCTGTACGTCGTGGCTCCGACATGCTCTACAAAGGTCCAAAAAAGGACTCAAGTATTATAGGAGCCGTAAAGGCGTTTTCCGAACCTGAAGATAGGCCACTCAAGAGAACGCGTCATTTCTCAAAAGCAAAACACAGATGGTCTATGTCTGTAAGGATTGTTGTCAAACGAAAATCCGCGAAGAAATCGGCGAAGAAATCTGCGAAGAGATCGGCACGAAAATCAACACGAAAATCAAAGAAATGAGTCTTTGTCGAACAAATAATTTTGCTCGTTATCTTTGTAAAATATAAATCAAGATATTAAACAATAATGGACACCGGTCGTGACGAAATTTATACAACTGCAATTGCAATTATGAATGACAGCAAAACGTTGTCGCGTCAAGAATTAGAAAACAAGTATTATGCCTTCAAGGATAAATTCTTCAAGGTATACACCATGTGTTCAGAAGCAACCGCGCAAACAAGACCAACAATTGAAATGCACTTGAAGTTACTGCTTGGAATCCGTGAAGATGTTCTTGATGGTAAAAAGACGGATATTGAGGCAAACGTTCAAGTATCGGAGTTTATGGCAAAGAAATACTTATATAAGAAGGATGGTATCTTCAAGGAGCCTTCAATGGAACAAAAGAAGGCGGCTCTTAATAAGATTATTCAGGGTGAACGTGTAAAGAAAGAAAAAGCAGAGCGTGAAGCACGTGAAGAAGCATCAATCGAAGAAATTGCAGAAAAATCTGGCGAGGAGACTGCAGAAAAATCTGGCGAAGAAACAAAATAAGACAAAGCCCGACAAAGTTTCGCAATAACCAAAACAAGTATTCAAAAACAATATAAAATGGCACAAGAAAAGGGACCAAAATTATATGACGCGAGAGCATATATTACTGAATCATATATGAGCAGTCCTGCTACAAGAGCGCCTCCAGACAACGGTGACAAAGACATTATGAAGGTCCTTCGCCGATTTGCAAAATTTTCGGCCCATTACCGAGGCGACATGACAAAGAGTGAAAAAACATACATTCAATGCACGGTTATTGCATATCACACATTTTTGTTGAAAACTAATGGTGCAAAGGCACGCGAATTTCTCAAAATGACTGAAAAAGCAATTTGTGAAGCAGAACTTGAAAAGTTTGTGACAGAGTCGCTGGTGCCTAGGCAACAAGAACGCGGAGTAATGTATGAAGTAACTAAAAAAGAAAAAATTCCAACAACTTTGTCAATTTTTATTGGTTTGTATCTGTAATTATGTAATCATTTAAGAGTTCATTAGTGAACTTTTAAATGATTTCTTGATTATTTATCATTGTTAATGATAAATGAGTCTCGAAGACATATCAGGACCAAGATTTCAAAAAGAAATGGCACATAACATTAATCATGTGTACAAGTCGCGTTTATTTCTCGATTTCTGCAGAAGCATTAGTGACACAAGCAAGAATCACAAACAAATCCGTAAGGATTTTGAATTGATACATAAGCAGGCAACTGCAAATCTCGATATGAGTAATCCGCAACATGTTGAATTGGAATATATGCTTAATACAATGACAAGTAATATTATGATTTTCTACATGAACTATGAGCAAATTCAGCGTGGATACGACCACACACAACGAATGAAGAAAGTCAATGACGTTCTGAAGTTGGCATTTACTAAAGGTGTCCCAATTGCGATGGTTGGTGCTGGATATTTTAATTATGCCAAAATTGCAAATATCATCGGAGGCGCTGTAAGCACACTTTCATCGTCTCTCAAGGATCCTGCAGGCGCATGTGCTAAGAAAATGTTACAAGAACAAAACATCAAAATGACTGCGGCGATGCAAAAGAAACTATATGACGACGCAGTCGCAAATACTCAAGGTTTCATGAATTACATGTATAGTCTTGTAGAACCTAACATGGGTCAATATCCACTTCATGTTGAAGAACTTACTATAACTCAACAACAAGGCACTGCGGCTTCATTACGTATTTTGAACTACTTTACAGAAATGAAGGATTCAGTATTTTGTGCTGTTCCGCAATACACCACAGGCATCTTCGGCACCGGTCTCGACCGCGTGTCTGAAATCGTTGGTGCTGCTGGAGACACGCTTGCAATTTTTGTTATTTTAATTTTTGGAATTCTGTTGTGGATTCTGTTAAATCGCAACTTTGAAATCAAGTTACCATTATTCTTCGGAATTAAAGTATCATCTGATGAAACTGTAGATACTCATATGACTGAAGCACAGCTTCGTCAACAATTGTTGTCTACTCTAACCGCACTTCAGGATGCGCCGGTGCCTGGTGCTGCGAATTTAATTAGGGATTCTGGAAGCCCTGGCAGCCCAAGCCCGCGTAGAATTAGTGGTCATCGTGGTCGCTCAAAGAGCCCGGGGCGAAGACTACTGACGTTCGGTCGCCGAAAATCCGTGAAGAAATCAGCGCGAAAGTCAGCACGAAAATCGAGGAAGACTCGTAAATCGGCAAAGAAATCTCGAAAGTCTTCAAAACGATCTTCGAAAAGATTTGCGCTTAGATTTGTTTAATTTTTTACGCGATGTTCTTCGAGATTTTTTCGTAGAATGCCTTCGTCCAAATCCTAACATTTCGTCAAGCCGTGAAGATAAATCTCTTGTTTGTCCTGTCCTACCAATTGTCCTATCTAACACCCGATGCATTAAAATGTAATTGCGAGTTTTTGAATGCACGCTTCTGAGCAATTCGATAATTCTTTTGTCATTTTTCGCAAATGACAAGTTAATATCAAGTGCTGTCTGTCCTTCGTTGTTTCGATTATCAATGTCAGTACCTGCACGTATTAATTCTTGTGCAATCTTAAAAGGTCTTGGGCCACTTCTATTACAGATAAATTGTAACGGTGTATTACCGTTATCATCTTTAATATTTGGGTCTGCACCAGCAGCAAGAAGTATACGCACTACATCAGCCGTTGTAGCATAACAAGCATAGTGCAAAGCAGTTTGACCGAAATCATCTTGGTTATTAACATCTGCCCCATCTTGTATATATTTTAGTACTTTTTCTATATTGGTATTTTTACAAGCCTGCATCAATTTAGTTTTACCACCACCCCAGCCAACAATATCTCCTTCAATTCGTTGGTCCGTCATTTATAATATGTGCGAATTTAATATGGCACAAGTATTAACTTGTTTAATATGGCATATTAATAGCCAAACACATTAGTTTGTATGACGCTTCTTCATAAAAGCCATATTGTACAATAGGCCTCTCTCTTGTACAATTTCGCAAATGCCAACCAAGAAATGAATAATCAATTTGTGGCTTTATAAAACCAAGAAGCATGTAAAGATGGGTATATACAGGATTGTTTTGTATTCGCCCATATTTTTCCGAATATGCAATTACTTTGGTGATGACTTCGATGATTCTAATCAAGGTTTCTTTCTTTACCGGTACAGTTGCGTCAGTAATTTCACTGATTATGCATATAATATCATCGATTTCTTTTTGTGACATGAAAAAATTAAAGAATACATATTCTTACACGAATGTAAGCATATTTATTTTTTGTGTTTTGATTTTATGTTTTTGAATGTTTCTCTTTATCCTCCACGAAGACGCAATACTAGATGCAACGTAGCCTCCTTGGTTATATTATAATCGTTTAACGAACGTCCGTCTTCGAGCTGTTTTCCTGCGAAAATAAGTCGTTGTTGGTCTGGTGGAATTCCTTCCTTGTCTTGAATTTTAGCTTTCACATTCTCAATAGAGTCAGATGCCTCTACATCAAGAGTAATCGTTTTACCGGTCAAAGTTTTTACGAAGATCTGCATATTGATGATATATATATAAATGATCGTACACAAACGTAGCGCATTTATTTTTTTGTTTTTTCTTGAATAAGATATTAAATCTACTTTTGAATTTCATATTTCAAAAACTTTTTAGCAAAATCTTGTGGGTCGTGTACAATGGCATCTTTCTTAAATTCAACACCGATTGAATCAGTAATTCTTTCTAGGTCTCCGCCGTGGTCAATATAAACCTTACCAAGAGCCATTTTTTTGTGTTCTAATTCCTGTTTACAATCTTCTTCACCAACGACAATACAGGACAATAGTGGTTCAACGCGGACTACTTGTAAATTGTCATTCTTATTCTTCTTATAGTTTTCGTCATAATACAAGAAGTATCTAGTAAAGAGCGATGCACTTGTTTTGAACTGAATTTGAACGGAACATCCATGAGACTTTAGAAAGTTGGCATAAGCAAGACCAGTATCATAGATTTTCTTAAGCATATTGTCCGGAATGTCATCGTCAGGACATCTGAATGAGTAAATAGTGAAAATCTCGTTAGCAGAATCATTTGATGAAACGATACCTGTTTTATTATCTTTATTTGTTAAAATGTTATATGATACAAAACATCGATCTCCTGGATGACCACTGTTAAATTGGTTTAATTCTTCAGTGGTCATTGGGGATGGATATCCCAGAATTGTGCCGAGCATATATTCACGATCTTTTTCGGGACATTCCGTATACATGTTAATAAGTTCTTCGTCGCCTGTCAAATTAAAACGATCTTTTGCATGTTCCTTTGCTTCTTCAGTTACCAGCCACGAATTAGGAGTGTTGTCATGGTCTTTGATACATCGCATAATCAAAGGACTATCAATAGGAAATCCAGTGCATGATTTTAACAATTTTTGAAATACCGGACTATCGTCCTTTAGGCGTTCAAGCACAGAAAATTTTGAACCAGTTAGAATAACGTGACGAAGACCAGCGCGAAGTAACATGATATTAAAAATGTCACAAACAAGCTCTTTCTTTTCATACTTGTCCAGGTCAGATCGGGCATATGTTTCATCGATGAAGTTTTGAATGTTTGTATGGGCGCTCATTTTGCTTTTGTTTTAATTGTTGATTTGATATTGATTTGATGTGGTTCTCGTGGTTCTTAATTTTTTGCATTGTTTGATTTAACAACACTTGATGCTGTTTTTGACAATGCGGAGAATTTGTTAGAACATTCTTCGTGAACACGTCTCATTTCTTCGTTTATTGCTATTATATCTTCCTTTTTGTAATTCGATCCCGAGAGGTCTTTTAATATGATCAAATCAACTTTTTTGTTGATTTCATTCATAGTTCTATACATACAATTAAATTGCAACATTGTCATATTAACAAATTTTTCGAAATTTACGTGAACTGTTTCTTTCTTTGTTTGTCCAAATGAATCCATGTTATCGGTCATTTTGATACTGTGCAAGTCATATACCTAGCGTTTCATAATATTTACACATGTCTTCTACAAATTGGACAGGTTCCGTGACCATGTCTTAAGATCATATCATTCGCACATTTTCTATGTAATTTATGACCGCAAAGTAAATATACAGCTTCTTTATTTTGATAATCATCACCGCAAATGGGACACTCGTCATTTTCAAATTTCACATCCGGTTCAAAAAGACTAATAGTCTTGTTTCTTGCTGCACGATGCCACCGTAGGAAATTGTCGGTCAATTCATTATTGCGTTCTTTGATTCTGTAAATTGTATCGAGTTTTTTCACAACATCACTAATAAGTAATAACGTTCTACACGATTTCTTTTCAGACATACATTTTAACATGTAATTAACAATGACAATCACGTCAGAGACCATAACAGGACCGTCGATTGTGGCCATAAAGTTGTTCAAATCATTTGGAAAATTCACGCAATTACTGAGAATGTTGCCGAAGCTGAAGCTTCTCGATGGACCGAAACTTCGTGAACCAATTTTACGACCAGACTTCTTCACACGACTTCTTCGCGATTTTGATTTCTTCGCGTGACTTCGCCGGAATTTAGGCATTTATTATAGACGTGATAATCCTCAAAAATTATTTTTCTTGATATAGTTAAATATTACAAGATGAGTAAAAGTCCAGTAGAATATTCTAATTTCACTCAATCAGCACCGACATATCGAATGCCCACCAAGAATAATCCCATGATGAATGTCCCAATTACTTCATATGATGCTCCCCAAAATTACAATGATTATTACAGATATGCTGAAATGCCAAACAAGGCTGTAATGAATGCTCCAGTCATGGCTAATGTTCAAAATGAAGTAACCCATGGACTCTATCAAGATCCTGCTGATATGTTTTTCCAACGAAATAATTCACAACGACAATGGTACTCGATGCCTAATGGTTCAGTCCCAAATGACCAATCTGCCTTTGCAGAAAATTTGTATGGACGTGATTTTGTATGTAAATCTGGGTCGATTTGGGCTCGTCATGACATTGCATACTCGGATGATAGTTTGGCTTGCACTGGTTTTGAAGGTGATGGTCAGGTGACAAATTTTGGGCGCTTGAATAGAAATTAAGACAGTGAGTTAACGTAATGGGTAATGGGTATTTGTTGTGTCCCGAGGGACTCGTGAGTGATTAACGAACGAGGACTCGTGAGTGATTAACGAACGAGGACTTGTAAAGGACTGGTTATTGGTTATTGACCAGGGACTATTTATGCAGCATTACCATTATAACTTATCGTATCAAACAAGCGAACATATCGTTCCAAGAAGGTATTGACAAAATGTACATTAGGTTCTTTGCATTTGTATCTCTTGGAAAGACTCTTGAGAGCATCAATAGCATCGTTATAAATTCTTTCCAAGTCCTTTTTTACCGGGTCTAGCATTTCCACCGGTCCAAATCTACGACCTTGTCGGTTCGGGTCTCCCAAATAATTCTGCAAAATAATTTCGGAGACATTTGCAAAAGTTCGGCGAATATCCAGAATTTCCTTCTCCTTTGAAACTTTCTTGTAGTATTTTTGAACTGCTGCCTTGAAATCGTCCTTATCTAGTTGCGACCTCAGATGCTTTACACGGAGATCCTTTAGTTTCGGCTCAAGTTCTTCTGGTCGAAGTCTTGGCTCTGCATTATCTGCCCAATTCTGAATTTCTATAATGAGTTGACATAGGCGATAAAGGCCACTAGTTGTACCAAAATCTCTTGCAGCAATGTGGAGAATATCCGTGCAAGCAGTACCACTTCTCTCAGTTCTTGCAAGCCAATCAGCATACTCAGGATTATGAAAGAACTTACTTGCTAAAATCTTTAGCGTTCCCCAGTCGAACTTTGTTTTGCAAGCGGTGCAAAACATGTGATTACAACCTTGACTCTTGTAAATCTGCACCTTGCAATTAGGACACTTTTTCGATGATGCTTTAATCTCTGTAACTGTTGCATATATTTCAGGGTCACATTCGTGCTCGTTTGTTATTTGTGGCTCCCAACAACGACCACATACTTTGGTTTCACACATGCCACACTTTCTGCTTGCACCAAGAACAAAACCAGGACAATTCGGCTGGGGACATGGGCACATGATTAGAGGCTCCTTGCTTTTCTTCTCATTAATCTCATTTAACTTCTCTGCTTCAAATGCCATTTGCGCTGCGACATCTTCTGGGTGTTCTCTAGGATTATAGTTTGGATCAAGCATTCTCTTTTTACGCGACAAAGCATTCTCTGCTCTTATAATCTCTACTCGTAATTCTGCAAGTTGTGTCTTGAGAGTTTTGATATGTTCCTGATCCTTTTCTATCTCGACGATTTTTGCAATCTCTAGTTGTGTTGCTGGTAACTTTGCAACCTGTTCAGCATAGTAGACGGATTCCATATGATCCTTGTAAGTAACATACTTGGAAGGTCCCCAGAGAAACTTGTGGTCAAAAACAGAAGTCATGAAAGCAACATCCCAATCTTCTTTGCAAAACATACAAGAGGCCATCTTCTTATCACCAAGAATCCACTTTTTGCAACATTCTGTGCAAGCAGTTTCTTTACATGCTTTACAAGCAATAAGTTGGCGCCCGGTTACTGTGCAAATTTGGCATGTCTGCTCAGACATTTCTGCAGAGTTTTGCTTCTTATCACAGGTTCTTCAGGGTTTTGTGTTTTTTGTTTTGTTTGCGTTAACAAGAAGTGAAATAAATTGAGGTATATAATTAAAGATTTTTTCTTTGTTTTATTAAATAATGCCGTCCGTGACATATTGTGATTTAAATGATGCATTTGGATTAACAGAATGGGAAAGAAGTAGGAATAAACCAGCGCCTGGGTCTGCGCAAAATTTTCGCACATTTACCGATGCAATGTCATGTACAAGTAGAAATAATGAATTTCAAAATGGTATTGCTCAAACACAATTTGGACAACCGTTAAATCCATTGAATGTTAATCAGGACCTAGGTTCTAGTATTCAGGGCCAAAATGGTCCGCAGAATGGCCAGGGAATTCAAACACAGGCACCGACACATATTACATCGGTTCAACAAGCACCGGTGCAACAACAGGTCGCGCAGCAAATCCAGCAAGAATATCAAGATTTGCCATTGGAACAATATCCACAAAGCCCGTATAGGATTCCGCAATACTACAATGTATATCCCTATTATTATATGCCGTTGCCTAATCGATGGGGAATGCAACAGTACGGTCAACAGTACGGCCCAGGTTATGGCTATTACGGGTCTGGTTACGGACAGGCGAATGGTCCCCAGCCTATTGAGGCATTTGGAAATATGTTTAGCAATAATATCCTAGAACAATTTGGAAACATTATTGATAATCCGAATTTGTGTGCTGCTTCGCAAAAGTATACGCTGCCTCTAGTTATATTTGCAATTATTCTAATTATTATTGATATGCTGGGCTTTGTTAAGAAATAAGCGTAACGATTCGTGAAAAAATAATCACGCAAATGTACAAATTACAAAAGAAACAATGGGAGTAGACTATTATAACTGCGATTTATGCAAAGAGATTTACGCGGATTGTGGAGGCGGTTACTGCGATTTTTGCCGCATATCAATGTGTGGCAACTGTTATTCCAATGATACAACAGAATTTCAACTTGACGAAAAAATTGAAATTGTGATTTGTAATGAGCACTATGAGAAGAGTAACCTCAAAGCAACTGTCAAATATTTTAACGATAAATACAAGGACCATGGTATCAGAATATCTTCAAATAAACATTTTCTCGAGCTCATGAAAGAACCGGAGTGTCGTAAGTGCAAGTCAACCGATTGTGATGTACCTAAAAATTACGGATATCATAAATATGAGTGCTGTGTTTGTTATGGACGAAACCCAGAAGATGTGTGTAAGGGTTGTCTGAACAGTTCTTCAAAGAAAACGGTTGCCAAGGAAATTGAATTATCAAAGGCATGTAAGGACGGTAATACTGAGATTGTTTCTCGTATGATTGCACTTGGAGCAAAGAATCTTGAGGAAGGCTTCTACAAGGCTTGTAAATATGGTCACTTGGACATTTTCAAATTACTTGAGAGAAAATGGCTCCTGAAGACCGACGAGTCGTCGGACGAGTCAAGCGAAGAATCATCGGACGATTCTGACGAGTCTTCAGGTGGCGATTCTGAAGAAGACTCAAAAGAGCACTCAAAAGAAACACAGGTGAATTCAATTCAGACAGCTAGATATAAAGAAGCATTCCGCCATGCGTGTGAAAATTATCACATTGAAATTATGGAACACATTCTGACAAAAGTACCAATTAACATGTTAGAATATGTTGATTTTGCTTTTAGCACTAATCTCAAAGATGTTGTTGTTCGTGGTTATGAACTGCTTGAATTATGCATCAAACATGGCTGCTCCAATTACCAAAAGTATTTTTACAGGGCCATACGAATCGGTGATTTGAAAATGACATCGATGCTTCTTGAAAAATGCACCGAGAAAGGTATCAAGGTTGACTACAATGAAGCCCTTCTTTTTGCTTGTATGGGCTCCCACAGCAAAATTATTGAGCTTATGCTAGACCATGGTGCCGACAATTACAACGAATGTCTCCTTGAATTGTGTAGACACGATGGTGCCGCAAAACCAAAGGAAAAGTCATGGGAAGATACTGAATATGAATCAAATATTCACATTATGAAGTTGCTTATTGACAAGGCTGTTGCAACAAACCCAACAATCATCAACGAGTGTTTTCTAATTGCATGCGCATCGGATGTCTCTGTTGATAAAATTGAATTTTTGATGAGTAAAGGTCCTCGATATTTGCGAACAGGCCTTGAATTGGTCAATCAGAGGCAATCTTACCGATTAAAAGAAGCAGTCAAAAAAGCGATTATACGACGAATTAATGAATTAGTTTTGTTGTGATTTAATAGAAAGAGATCAAAAAAAAGTCCTGCAAGATCATTTACAGAATCTCCGAAAACAAAAATTGTTGGAGTCTACAATTTGTGAACCAATAGCAAAACCAATACAAAACAAACCAAGTATCAAAAATGGCACCAAACTGGACTACAATCAACACCCAATACAACTTTGGCTCAGTTGCCGGACGTATGTTTTACGTCAAAACTGAACAAAATATCAAGAGCAATTGCGGCCGCGAATACTTGGGAAACGGAGACTGGGCAACTTATGCGCCAGTGTACGCAACATCTGTGCCGGGCCAGTTCAGAATTGATGCTAACATCTACGATACAAATTTGCTTAGACTTGACAGTCCAGCAAAAAATGTGTACATGGAAAGTTTGAATTTGTTATAATTATTTGTAAATCTTTGCACGAATCTTCGGATTCGATAAAAAATCAATTAACAAACGAATCAATTACAGAATTTGGCAACCTATCACACAAAAAGAGAACATCAATTACATGGTGACCGCGGATTTCATCAACCTTGATAAAACGTGGTACTAGGTCGGGATTTGCAAGTTTAAGACTTCGTTTGGAAATTTCATGTTCATATTCTTCATGATTTAGAGCAGGCATGTATGTAATCATAATAGCAAATTTGTTAAGATTTGGAACAAACCGAATTGAACGACAATCCTGTGAATAACCTTCAGGCGTTCGAATGACGTCAAGCAATTTTCGCATCGGGTCATCTGCGTCCAGTCCGTGGTGCGCTGGGAGTCCATGCATTTTCAAAGTCTTTTAAGGACATTACGAATAATGTCTCAGTTGTTATTTTTTTGTTTTATTTGTTTATTGTGTCAATTTTTCTTCCGAATTCTTCAACATATTCACACGCAGGCTCATCTGTGATAATATAACTTTAATCTCTGTAGTATCATTCGTTGATTTCAGAATATGACCAAATTCTGCTAACTGGACAAAGTGCTCCGTGTCTGAATTAGATCGATGCACTTTACTTAATGACATAAAGTCCTTCGTAATTTGAACTACTTTTTGATATTCTGAATCGGTTGTCGGTTGAAATCCCCAAAAGAGTCTTTGCAACAGGTCTTTATCCAATTGTTTGTATGCAACTTTTATACTGGACATTTTTGAATACTTGTTTTAAGTTAAGCACTGGTTTTGAAATTGGGTCACGAATGACAGGAGTATAATGATTTTTGTAAGACTTTACGTTGAGAAATTGTCAACTTCAATTTTTAACCACACTGCGTCTTTGGTTTCTTTTTCGAAAGTAACTCGATTAATGTTTCTGTACATATCACCAGCGCGAACAAACTTGTGACACTGTTTCAAGATATCCATTGCAGAGACTGAATCACAATCAAAAAAAATGACACGACCTCCATGATAACCATTGGCGGTCACGCTCTTCAAAACCTTTGTTTGTTTTGCCAAATCCGTATTTTTATCATCATCCTCATAAAAACGCTTTGAACCAAAATTATATTTTCTGCCAGTTGTGCCAAGAAATTCTATCAGTTTATTTGTTTCTTCCGATGCTTCATAACAACCAATATATGTAAGCACTTCTTTATTGGATACATAATCAATAGACTCAGTTACATCATTACCAAACTCGACAAGAATTTTGACAACTTCTAAATAATTTGCATTGCATTCAATAAATCCTTGTGTGACTTCGGCCCCGTGTTTTAAAAGTTTTCTCAGCAGGTCACAATTTGTCTTCATTCTTGTATTATCCAACATTTGGAAATGAAGAGCCGACAAAATGTTATTGTCAATGTTGTCAACGTTATTGACATCTGCTCCTTTTGTCAATAACAAATCAACAATCTTAACAAACAAATCTTTTGGATACTTTTCATGGTCAAAAAATGTGTAGTCCCACACGGCTGAAAACAAAAGAGTTCGACCAATATCATTGAAAGCTGAATCAGGACGATTATTTTTAAGAAACTTCACCAAAGGTTCCATGTTTCCGTTTCTCCAAGCATGTTGAATATCAGTATGAGCTCTGATCGCATCGTAAGTCATTTTGGAGAGTTTCTGTGCAAAGAGCTCATTGGATTCAATTGTAACGGACATTTTTGAACTTGTTTGATTCGTTTTTTTGAAAGTTCGACTAGATATCTGCAGGGCCATTTTTATTTTGTAAGACAATCGAACATTAAATCACCGCAAATTTTTCAAGAAAAATAAAAAACACTAATAACATTTTCGACAAATTACAATTATGAATCAAACACTACTGAAATCTTACGTTGATACCAACGGGTTTGTTAAAAAGATTCAAATTGAATCATACGACGATTTTGTAACGAATGGAATTCAACAAATCATTGACGAGTCAGAACCCATTGTGCTGTCATTCAAGCAAGAATCATCGGATGCCGAGGAAACAAAGTATCTCATCAAATTTGGTCAAATTGAGCTCATGCAACCTACCCTCAAGGAAAATGACGGAACTCAAACACTAATGTATCCAAACCTTTGTCGTGTGCGCAACCTATCATATATGTCGGCTATTAATTGTAATATTCATAGTACAATTACTAGACCGGATGGCACCACGACTGTTAGTACTTCTAGAGAAATTATTGGCTATGTGCCTATTATGGTTCGTTCCAAATTGTGTATGCTTAATGGTCTCAGTGACACAGAGAGAATTGCACATGGAGAATGTGAATACGATGAAGGTGGCTACTTCATCATCAAGGGTGGTGAAAAGGTCATCGTATCACAGGAGCGAATGTCAAATAACATGGTTTTCTGTTTCTTCAAGAAATACAACCGTGTCCTTTGGTCTGCTGAAATTAGATCCCAATATGATTACAACTTGAAGACTCAAAATGCTGTGACTGTGAAATTGTTTGTGAATAATGTACAAGATGATACCCCTCGTGAAATTAGAGTAGAATTGCCATATATTCGACCGGAAGTTCCTCTATTTATCGTATTCAACGCTCTTGGTTTCACTTTCGACCAAGCAATTGAAATGATTATGAAAACTGTCCACGATTCACGTGATTCTGAGCAAAAGTTAAGCCCAGAATACATTGAATCTATTCTTCGACCAAGCATTACTGAATATCGATATATAACCGCAGGCGATGACCCCGAATTGTTTCAAGAGAATGCTTTGTTATATATCGGTCAACGCAAGTATAGTGCCTCCGAAGAAGAACGCGAAACAATTGGCTCAAAAAATAACAGTTATGCCCAAGCGATTCTTCAAAACTCGATGTTTTCCCACATTGTTCACAAGAACGGTCTTGAAACGAATATGACTCTGGGCGATGTTTCATCGCTGTTTAAGGAAAAGGCATACTTTCTATGTTATATGCTTCTAAAACTCTTTCAATCACATGCGGGTCTTCGCCAAGAGGATGATCGAGATCATTTGTCGAGTAAGCGATTGGACATGACTGGTGCTCTACTGACGTACTTGTTCAAATTAAACTTTAAGAGGATGAAGAGAGAAACTCAATCAATTATTACTAAGAATATCGAAAACAATTGTAGTTTCAATTTGACTACCGCAATCAAACAAAAAACAATCACAAATGGTATCAAGTATTCCATTTCAACTGGTAATTGGGGATTCCAAACCGGTTCTACTCCTCCAAAAATTGGCGTTTCACAGGTTCTGAGCAGGCTCACATATGTATCGTACCTTTCTCATTTGCGTCGTTTAAATACCCCTATCAATAAGGAAGGCAAACTTTCGAAACCCCGACAATTGCACTCGACACAGTGGTCTTTTGTGTGTCCAATCGAGACGCCGGAAGGTCAAGGTTGTGGACTCATCAAAAACTTTGCTATTACATGTCATGTTTCCGTTGGCTCTCAAATGACGTCAAACTTTTTGAAGAAAATATTCAAGGAAGAATTGGAACCACTTGAATCAGAAGGTCACACAAAAGTACTTCTTGATGGGCACTGGGCAGGCTTTTCAGCAGAACCTATCAAATTTGTCAATAAATTAGTACAATTACGAAGAGTCCTTGTGTTACATCCAGATACGTCAATTGCATGGCTCCGTGACGAAAATGAAATTCAAATATATACATGTCCTGGACGTTGCCTGAGGCCTCTTATTATTGTATCAAAATATAATGACTTAATTAAATATGTTTCAGGACATCAAAATGAAACACCGCGATGGTTTGATCTAATATCCAATGGTTTTATCGAATACATTGATCCCTTGGAAGAAGAAACTACAATGATTGCTACATATCCATCAGATGTTGAGAAATATCCCAATCGGATCTATACTCACATCGAGCTTGATCCGTGCACTATATTGGGTATCTCTGCTGCACAGATTCCCTATTCAGATCATAACCAAAGTCCGAGAAATATATACCAGAGTTTGCATCATCTCTCTAATGTATTTCTTGCAGATGGAACCCAAAAAATGATTAAAGATGTAAAGATAGGTGACGTTGTTGTAACATTTAATCACAAAACTTTAGAAAGGTCTTATAGTAAAGTTATTCATCAATACGTAAGGCCAAGCGAAAGAAAAATGTATAAAATCAACACAATAACTGGTCGTGAAATTATTGCCACCGACAATCATGCTTTCTTTACAAACAAAGGTTTTGTTCAAGTTCAGCATTTTGACGACGACACTAAATTGGCAATTGACTTAAATCACCGCCATCCAGATTTTAATGAAAATAAAATTAAATTACTTGACAGAGTTGATTATATTAATGCTTGTGAATTGGTAAAAAGAAAAGAAAAAACAATTGAAAATGATTTAGCTGAACTAGATGAATATTTTGAAGGTATTTCCGAAAGTAAAGCAGCTATACTTGCGGGCATTGTTGGGTTTCTCCTTTCAGACGGATCGATCACTATTGCACAAGATAAAGCTTTTAATTGTTCATTCTGTTGTTCAAGTCCAGAATCTGCTGAATGGCTATTAAACGATCTAGAACTACTAGGTTATGAAAGAAACAAATATCTAAAATGTGTCAGTACATTTATGTCAAAAAATAAGGATGGATCGTCAAGAGAAGTTACACATATTGGTTATCAATTTTCCTATAGTGGCCGACTTCCATTGTTGTTTTTGGCATTGGGACTCCCATATGGTAAGCGTACAACAAAATCATTTAATGTACCAAAGTTTGTTATAAATGGGTCTAAAGAAATTAAGCGAGAATTTTTGTCTGGACTTATGGGAGGAGATGGTGCAAAAATTAGATATAATAAAATGAAAGTTCGTGGATCTTCAGTAAATTGCAAAGATAATAAATACGATACATACAATTATACACTTGGAACATTTTCATTAACAAAAACACCAGAGTTAGTAGATAACCTTCATGAATTTATGAAAGAAGTTTCACAACTATTTCTCGAATTTGATATAAAAACAACATACATTCATCAATTTGATCAAAAACATGATAAACAATCAGTGTATCTTGGATTTTCACAAACACAAGAAAATATCATTAAATATTATGATGAAATTGGATACAAATATGACATGTATAAAAGTCAAGAAAGTGGTCGCATTGTAGAATATTTGCGTTATAAAGAACATGTGCACAAAGACAGACTTACTTTGATTACAAATATTCGAAAGAGAATTGACGAAGGTCTCTCAAATCCAGATATTGCATATGAATTTAGAATGAGAAACAGTGAAATTTCTGATATTCGACGTGCATATACAAACGGTAGAAAGATTAGTGTGCGTAAAAGAAATGTTGACGCAATGACTCCTGAAGAATTTATGGAACGAAATCCAATTAAAAACAATACAATTTTCGAAGAAATTGAGTCGGTGGAACTCTACACAGAAACGAACATGATTGCCGACATCACTGTTGAAAATCAAAATAATCACGATTTTATTGCAAACGATTTCTTGGTGTCAAATTCGAGCATGAGTAAGCAGGCCCTTGGTCTATATGCTTTGAATTATAACAAGAGATTTGATACATTTGCACATGTGCTACAGTATCCCCAAAAATCTCTTGTTTCAACAGAGACGCATAATTTATTACATTCAAAAGAATTCCCATCAGGTATTAATGTAATTCTCGCAATCCAATGCTACACGGGATATAATCAGGAAGATTCCGTAATTATGAATCAGAGTGCTATTGATCGTGGACTTTTCCGTTCGATTTATTACAAGACCTATGTAGACCAGGAGAAGGAATCCGCAAGATCTTCTCAAAACTCGGAAATGTTTGCCGACCTTTCCAACAGACAACAAATGTCAAATATTGTCAAGGGTTTTACTCAGGGATCTTATGCCAAATTGGACAAGGATGGTCTCATTAGACCCGGAACAAAACTTGTTGAAGATGATATAATCATTGGTAAAATCACTCCAATGATTTCTACTGAACCAAAGAACCAAAATGGCCCAGGAGTTCAATACAAGGATTCAAGTACCAGTGTAAAAGATCCTGGAACTGTCGACAAGGTAATGATTACAACAAACCAGGATGGTCATAAATTGACAAAGATTCGAATTGCTTCCGTTAGAAGACCTGAAATCGGTGACAAATTTGCATCGCGTAGTGCACAAAAGGGAACCGTTGGTCTCACACTTCGCCAAGAGGATATGCCATTCACAGAAGATGGCATTGTACCAGACATTATTATGAATCCACATGCGATTCCCAGTCGTATGACAATTGGACACATGATTGAAATGCTTAATGGAATCCTCTGTACAGCAACCGGTCAAGAAGCTGATGCAAGTCCTTTCCAAGAAGATGGACATGACAAGGTTCGAGTAATTAGTGAGCACCTAGAAAAACTTGGTTACTCCAAACATGGACTTCACCAGTTATATAATGGATTTACCGGCGAGAAGATTCCCGTACTGATTTACATGGGTCCCATTTATTATCAGCGCCTCAAACACATGGTTCAAGATAAGGCGCATTACCGTGCAAAAGGCCCCGTGACAAAATTAACTAGGCAACCTGTGGAAGGTAGGAATAGAGCCGGCGGTTTACGCTTTGGTGAGATGGAGAGAGATGCAATTATCGCACATGGAGCCGCTAGTTTTCTTCAAGATCGTCTCTTCTTTAACTCAGATATGTATCGATTACATGTTTGCGATCTCTGTGGTCTTATTGCCCAGGCAGATTTGGGAACTCAAAGATTTATGTGTAGGTGTACAAAACCGCCAAATCGAACCAAAATTTCACAAGTATATCTTCCATATGCTTGTAAGTTGTTGTTTCAGGAATTAATGGCGATGACAATTGCGCCTCGGATGACGCTAAAATGAGCTGTGAAATAAACTTTAAGGTGTGACAACACAAAATAACATGTATAGAGTGTCGTAAGAAATCATAATAAAATACATGTTAAATGACAAAATGAAGTGCACCGGTGATGGCCGATGCTTGTCATGCGACTGGGGAAATGACATGTACCACTATTATTCACTTTATAAATGCGAGTATAACTGCAAGCCGACATTATGTGTCAATCATGAATTTTGCGGAGAATCTTACAGAGAAAAAACGGAAAAGTGTGACAATTGTGTCAGTGCATGGAAAGGGAAAGATCCTAAATTGATAAACAGTGTTATCGTGTGTGAAATATGTAATGAATCAAGTTATTCTTATGTAAAATTACCAAATTGTGATCATTGTTTATGTGTTGATTGTTATATGGACAAATACTCTGCAAATAATGGCACAAAATGGAAAGAAGATCGAAAATTTTATGAAAAGAAAGGCCAATATGGAATATGTTATTTTTGTGACACAGAAGAATTGTCCTCTTCGGATGATGACACTTAATTAAAACCATATATAAATTACCCATGTTACCATATATAATTACCCATGTTACCATATATAATTACCCATGTTACCATATATAATTACCCATGTTACCAATAAATGTCAGAGAAGAATAAGAAGTTAATCCGTTTGCTTCGCAGCATGAATGTTATTGAATCATACGAAATATTAAAGGATCCTATTCGTGGCGACCTCAAATATGTGTTTTATCTGAGAAATTTGAATCCCGAAGAAGTTCGATATCTTCGTCACAAACGTTATCGGGTCAAAGAACTACAAAGTCACAAAGGTCTTTTTACGTTTTATCAAATTAATAACAAGATTCGCACTGGGCGCAATCATCCATTCATTGTGGATAAGTCAGGTGCGAATATGACCGAGTGTTATGATCCGGCGAAATTACACAGAAGGAGTGTCCGAAGACTTGATCAAAATAATGTTTATAATATTTGCCAAGTTGAATATCGTGTACGCAAATGCGCCGAAAAGGACACCGATGCTTGTAAGTGGCTCGCTGCACGAATTGCTGACATTAATGCCGATGGTCCAAAACGATTGTATGAGACCGTGAGACCAATGTGTGAAATGCCACCTGTTTATATTAGTTCTTCGTCAGATGGCGCTTCTGAGAGTTCATCGAGAGGTTCATCGAGAGGCTCATCGAGAGGCTCTAAGGCAACTTCAGGAAAATCAAGATCAACAAAGTCTTCAGGGAAGTCATCAAGGACCTCGAAACAAAGTCTTCGAAAGCTCCGAAGAACATCGTAATGATTTACATGTCACTCACGTCCATTTATATTTACTAAGTTCGTCCATTCTTCTTTCATATCTGTTGGTTGCGCTTCTTAGAAGAATCCATGGTTTTGGTGGCCAAAAGTTTCCATATCTAACACGACGAATCTCATTGTAATATTCATCCGCTGCCTCCTTGTATTGTCGCTGAAGCCATGCGCGACTTGGAGGTTCTCTTGGTTCTTGGGGTTTAAAGCAAAACATTTTGGTGATTCTTGTATTTGATATTGGTCACGAATGGTCGGAGATGTTTAATTTTTGTTATTTATGATGAGCAGTGTAAACGATTTTGTTATAAATATCCCCATTTGACCTGATATCACTTTCTAATACTTGACGAAACTTGTTACGTTCTATTTCGCTCATATCTCTTGGAACATATGACAGGGTTACTTCAACGATTTCTCTCGGAAGTCCAATGATATTCTTTTTAAGTTCTTCTTCTTTGTATTTTTTGAAATATACTTCCTCAGTTTGTGTTTTGAAATCGGTCATAACTGAATTCACTGCCGATTTACATGCATTTGACATTGATTTATAAATTTTGATATGCTTTTGAAACATACACACTTGTGAAGTTAAGAAAAGTGTAATCGGTAGAGCTAAACACAAATCAAATTTATCCGCTGCCACATAACCGATACCAAAACAAATCAAATCAAATATTCTTGATTGTACTATGTCAATCATTTTGCCATGTAATTCGTCCCAGAATATTAGACATAAGTGATTTTTGTGAGAACTCGAAAGTTCTATTAATTACGTTTCTTACGTTTCTTAATAACCCATATGTTCTAAAAATTCATAAATAGTACGAACTCCCGATTTGTCGAGTTGTTTTTCTACTTTTCTAATTCGTCGTTGAACCTTGTGTAATTTTCTATTAGCGTTGCGTCTTTGCAACATTTTCGCGAAAAAGCCATCATTGCTATTTTTGATTTGGCGCATTTCTTGTGCGTATGTCAACAAGGCTTTGTCTTCATCATCGCGACATCGTTTAATAATATGTGCTACTCGAAGTGCGCTCCAAATATCTGTTGAACTTTCAGACATTTTTGCGAGTTTCTTGGTTTTGATATCAGCCAAGTTTCGTTGGGCTCTGTCAATTTTTGTTTTATAAGCGCTGATGGCGTCTCGAACCAAGAAATATCGTCGTTGGTATCGAGAACGCCATTAACCAATCTTTTTCAGGCATTTGCGGATAATTACGGTAAATAATCGACCAATAAGCAAACCCGTTTCCAGCTTGGCAGTATGGACACTTAGTGCTCAAATCACGACCGGCGCGATGCACATGAGCATATAATATTGCATCTTGTATTAAAATAAATTTGTTAAAACATGGAATACACATGGTAAAATTATGACACATACAACATGATACTGAATGCGCGGGACCAGCTGGAATGTCATCAAAACAAACATTGCATTGTATTGTCTTTGAAATATCACACGGTTCCAACAATGTCAATTGGTCATTCATTTTGGTTTTTGTCTTCATCGTGTTGTAATTAAGGCCCCTGTTAATTTGTATCCCAAGATTCTTCTTCATTTTCTTCGAACAGGATCTCTGTTTTAAATTCGAGTCCATCGCCCGCGTGGAATCCATCATCTTTTTCACCGAAAAAGTTATGAGCGTACGGCTGATGTTTATAATAATATGAATATGGCTCATCGACTCCAAACGAGAATTGATTGATGAGTTTTTTAGATACACGAGATGCATCAAGAACAATATGTTCTAAAATCAAATATATTTTATTTTTTGTCATTGCATATGGATATGATGCATATTTATCAACAGGAGAAAAGAAACAAGTAATTTCTGAATCTGTTGTGAATTCTTCAATTGAAGGACCATTGCTATTGTAGAATACGTTAAAATTGTGTTGACCAACATATATATATCGGAGACTGTTATCTGGTTTTATAAGAATGGTATTGCCATCGTATGATTTACTATTAGTTTTGTGATAAATTGTAAATGGATTTGACAAACTTTTACCAATGAATACCTTTTCAGGCTTTGCAAATGATACCAAAAGTTTGTCATGTCTGAAAATTTCAACAAGGTCCTTGTCCTTGTCCTTGTGGATATGAACAATAAATTGATCCTTGTCATTATGTATTGTCTTTATTTTGTAAATTGACACCGTTGAGCTATCTGCGTTTTTTTGTTTTGGCATATTTTGTATTTTCGAAAAAACAACTTGGGTATTTTTTATTTCTTTATCAAATTATTCATCAAGATAACTGATTTCACAATTATCAAGAACAGCATCGTGTTGGACTTTGGACCATTCTTCAGACCATCTTTTTAGAGTGTCTTCCGATGGTTTCACCGTGACAATTTTTCGAATACCTGATGCAATTATTAGTTTGTAGCACGTGTAGCACGGCGGCAGCGTAGTATAAATAACAGAACCGTCGGGAATCGAGCCTGAACGCAGTGCAAAACGAATCGCATTGTCTTCGGCGTGTATTATATGCTTGTATTTGTACTCACGATTTAGTAACAGTTCGGGATCATCGGACATGTCGCTTGGAAATCCATTGTAACCTAATGAGAGAACCCGCTTATCTGGACCCTTAATAGATGAACCCACTTTTGTACTTGGATCTTTGCTCATGCTCGCCGACAATTTTGCAAGTGACATGAAGTGACGATCCCACTTATTCACTGCCATTTAGCATAGTGACAAATGAGTTAGTGTGATTTATTTTCCGAAGATATTAATAAATGCCGCGAAAATATTCGCCACGTAAAAATGTTAGAAAAAAGAACAATTTCGGCAAAGAATCCAAAAATGGATTCGGCAAAATGACAAGAACTGGAGACTATATTCATTACTACATATTGAAGTATTTCCCAATTTCGGTAAGTAGTAAAATTTATGGCTTGTCAAAACAAGAAATCAGAGATTTGTTAAGTAATATTGACATGTATCAAACAAGATTGGACTATATTAAAAAGAATCCAGTGTTGGACTACCACACCGAAGTTCGTAGGAAAAATAATCCGAATCCAGCTAGACCCAATCACAAAAGTCCTCACCACAGAACTGTAAATAAAGATTATATGTTAGACTTTTATGCGGATTTGGACAGGCCTAGGCCTATTCGTGAAATTTTGCGCTGGTAATTATCATGCCTTGATGTCAACATTATCATGCCTTAATACCGCCAATTGTCCCAAGAACAAAACCAATTATTCCATATCCAGTTACTACGGGATTAGCGGCACCAGCAATAATGCATAGAGATGTTAACGAGCTAATTCCAAGAACTGGTGTTAGCAACAATGGCACGATGACGTCGCCAATGTTATAGTTTTGATGTGCACATAGGAGACCAAATGTGGTCCCAGTCAGAGTTGATGACAACATTGCTGAAAATCTTGTAAGAAACGACATTTTAGAAGAATTTCCATATGATTTAGAGACCGTGTTTTTTTGTTAAAGTTTTGAAATGTAGTGTAAGTCGGTAGTCAAGACATCATCATATTTCTTAAAATCATATTTTTCAAACGCATCGCCTGAAAATAATAAACAATAATTATAACGATGTCTCCAATAAGATGGTAAAAATGTATAATGATGTTTTCCATATGCTCCAGTATGATCCGATGATGATGGAATAAGATCGTATCTGTTACTTAAATATCTTATTGTTCTTTCAGTTTTTGAATTGTAAACACTTTTCACAAATAGAGTCAAGGTTCGTCGTTCGCGTGGATTGAGTGGAATTTGTGATAAGATGTTATATTCGTTAACGAAGTTTTTGTAAGCTTCGTTATCAAATATAATATTGTATAAAAAGAACATTTACGATCCGACAAGAAATACTATCGTAACTAATATTTTGTAAAATCAAAAAGTTCAAACTCGTCCAATATTTCAGCCGATTCAACATGTTTGCTTACTGGCTTGATACTTTCGCGAAGTTCTTTGGGACGATGATCTTGAATGTATTTGAAAATGTATTGTGCTTTGTCTTCAGACCGAAGTCGTAAAAATTCTTCGCGTTTGTCAATATTATTCGTATAAAATGCGTGAAGACCATCTTGAATTCTTTGTTGAGTTAAGGGTAACACGTGTTCTTTTTTCACATATTTAATTGCTTCCATGTCAATGTCTGCTTCAGCGGCCTTGCTTTTCTTAGATATATTACATGCTTCAATGTCGTTTGTGCCCATGAATGAACAAAGTGATTTTTGCACATCTGCCTTATATTGCTTTAATTCTTTAATTTGTGCTTGTATCGGTTCTATTTTCTTTTTGAGACGTTTAATCATCAAGTCAATCTTGGCAAAGGTACCAACATTCTTTGAAAAATCGTCGAGGACTCGGTCGGAAAAACCATTAATCATTCTGTCTTCGCGTGCCTTGAGTTCCTCCATTGAACAAATTTCAATTCTTGATTTGTATGTCTTTTTCGAAATATCTTGAGAAGTCTTTGGAATCGATTGAAGAATATTTTTAGGTTTCTCATATGTATTAGCAATGGGCTTCTTTTTCATGGGTCTTTTGATGACTGGTGGTCCTTGTTGCTGTTGCTGAACTTGTGATTGCTGTTGCGGTTGCTGAACAACTGGTTGTTGCTGAATTGGCCGCTGCTGAACTTGTTGTGGCAACGACTGGGTTCTAATGCTGGGTTGCTGCGAATGCTGTTGTTGTGATTGATGTTGTTGTGATTGTGTTCTAATCGATTGTTGTGAGTAATTCGTCGGCATTTGGTGAGAATAATTCATTGGAGGCTGGATAATGATGCCTCCGTCGATTGCGCGAGGATTCACTGGTAATGGAAACCCTACTGATTGAACCGGCGCTAAATTTGGCAATTGATTGAAATATGATTGGTTTTGTTGAACTGGCAACGAAGTTTGTTGTTGGATTGGTTGTTGGATTGGTTGTGATTTGAATTGATAATTATTCAGAAAATTGTTCATTTTATTATAATGAGAATTTTATTTGAGTAGTTAATCACGCTCTGCGAAGTTCTCGAGCAGTACTCTGCGAAGTTCTCGAGCAATACTTCATGCTCTGGGGAAATGCATCATGCTGTTCTGGGTGCTCCCTTACACTCTTGGAAATGCCTTGTCGAGTTTGCTCATAAATTTCTTAATACTGAGACGTTTGCGTTTCTTCATCGATCGTTTCTTTTGTTTTCTTCGACCAAACTGAACAAGTTGTTCTGCGGTTAGTTCTTTTGCGGTTGGTCCGGTATCAACATCTAAAACATCTGTAGCAGTGACTGTTTCCATTAGTCCAGGGCCGCCGGTGCCAAGTGAATCGAATCCTACAAATGTCCTAGTTTTTCCTGTACCAATGGCGTCATATTTAGCATACCCGTCAATTTCATCGATTATTTCATTTACACTCATATTCTGGTCTAATTTTAAACAAACGAACCCTTGACCTTTCATAAAAACTGCTAAATACAAATTATGGCTGGCATCAACTAGTAACATGCCAGTATTATGATTATCAGTAGTAATACTAGCACACGCATTTGTATTCTTTTCTCTAAATTCTTTTAAATTTTGATCCTGACTGCCGGTATTTCCCATTGTTTTATAATACTCAACATTTAATACTCAACAATTGCAAAATTAATCTCGAAAATAATTTTTGCTATTAACTATTAAATGCAACAAGGTCTTCGTATAATTTTACTACTTATTCTAATTGCGTGCGCAATCATATTGTCGTGTAAATATCCCGAAGGATTTTATGACGGTCAAATTAGCAATCCCTATTTATATCCTCTGGCGTACAATTTGGCACCGCAACAATATCCACAAGGTCCTCAACAATACATGCCGCAAGGACCACAAGTGGCGATGAATCCATATATGCAACAATGTCCACAAACATTAAATGGTCTAGCGGCACCATCAGGTGCTGCCTTGGGACCAGACGCTTCAGCGCCAATGATGTACCCAGCGCAATTGTACCCAAAATTGCCATGGTATCCAAACACAGGAAAACCTTGTGTTCAAGGTGAATGTGGTGCTACCGGAACTTGTACTAATGGATTCTGCAAACCTAATATTGCTACCAACACGGCATTCGGCACGCCAATTATCGGTTAATCACAAATTATAGGTCTAATGCAGCGATTTGTGCACGAGTTTCATCGGATAACGCTTCGGGAAACTTGATGTTAAATTTGAGAATTACAGTACCATTTTCATCGTAACCTACTTCGTGAATATCTTTCTCAGTAGTTGGTGTCACAATACTTGTGCAATTGATTTTAATTTCAGTACCATTCAAATGCACAATTGTTCTCTCAAATCCAAGCAAGGATTCCTTTAATGAAATGTCAAGTGTGGCAATTAGGTTTGAACCAGAGCGAGTAAAAATTGCCGAAGATGTCTTCACATTAACGTCAACGTGTAGGTCAGTATCCTGATTAATTCGCTCAATAATCGGTCCATGTTCTTTCATGTATTGTGGCGGTATGCGAATATCGGTTCGAAGAACTTCGTCAATCGTTTCGGGAACTTGGTGATGCATAACAAATGGACCAGTTCGTTGTTCGATTATTTTTATTCTACCAGTCATCTTCTTGATCGTATATGAAATATTAAAGATTCCACCGTCATAGAGTTCTTGGAGAGTAAATTCGGCAGTAGTTCTAATAATTGTTTTAGGTTTCATTGCATTGAAGAATGCCCCAAACATTGAACCAAGAATATCTGGAAAGTCATCAGCGACTTCCTTTGAAGTTATCTTTTTATATGCATCTGAAATTTCCTGAAACTTTTCTTTGGCATCTGGATCACTGTTTTTATCAGGGTGATATTGAAGTGCCAATTTGCGATATGCTTTCTTAATTGTTTCTTCAGAGTCATCCTTGGTTACGCCTAGAATTTCGTACGGGCTTTTGGAACTAGGTCCAAATCCAGCGCCCTGTCCGGGTACAGGTCCAGGTCCAGGTCCCGCTCCAGGAGCTTTAAATCCAGGACCAAAATTAAAACTTTGACCAGGGGTAAAATTGAAAGCTTGACCAGGACCAAAATTAAAATTCATTGCAATATTCTTCTACTTATTACATATCAAAATAAGTAGAATGCATTAACGCTAACGATAATTTTATTCTTTATTTGTTGCTTCTATTTCTTGTCATTTGATGCTTCTTCGACCACATTGATGCGCTTCTTCGATTACCTAATCGAAGCAATGACGGCCTTTAGTTCTGCTTCTTTTCCAAGACTCTTCATACCAAGTACGTACAATGTTTGCATATAAGACCAGATTGCGTCCTTGGTTTGAGCATCAATGGAGTCCCAGATTTCTACAAGACCTAATCGTCCAGACATACTCTCTGCCTCCTTCACATATTGGTCAGTTTTAAAAAATTGTTCGTCTCGTCTGAGAATTTGGGCACCATATGGTTCAACACCTGCCATAAATAATTCAACTGTAGTTTTTTGATTTATCAAACGTAGACCCTCAAACATTCCTTTGTATTCTCCAATTTTTGGTTCGTTTGGGAATGTCTTGGCCATTTTCTGTAAAAATTCGGATGCGTTATCATTAAATTTACGTAATGCGTCCATATTTATAAAAATTGTATTATTTTTATTATTCATAATGAACGCCACCTTGGCCCATTAATTTTTCGAATCGCACTTAATTTTTCTTGGTTACATGTAAATAATTCGATGGCGTTTATGAATTTCTTCTATAATGAAAAGTATTTGATGTCATTTCTAATTTTGTTAAATGTAGTCTACTTCCTATTATCATTGGTATATTTCGGATTTTCAAATCCTAACAAAACTGATGCACAATCCGTGGCTCAAAACAAATATAATTTCGATATTGTTATCGTGATGTATTCGCTCTTGTTGGTTTACATAATGTTTAACGTATTTCTTAGTCATAAAAATCTTGGACATTATGAAGCGTGCTGGTTCTATGGTTTTACATTTGTCGCGTTAGTGGTTTTCTTTATTGCTCAAGTCGTAACAGTTATTTTGAAGAATCAAGAATACGCACCTGTAAGTGCCATCGAAATGGCTGATTACGTGAAGGATATTTTCCTTCTAATTTTCGCTCTCTTGAGTGTCATCGCATACAATGTAATGCTTAAAAGTACTGTGTTTCCACCATTGATTTTACTAATATTTGCATTTATCTTTTTTGTTTGTCAAATTCTTGTTATACACTACAAGAATATAAATCAGGTTGACAATTTGTCACAAATGACTTATGTCCGTGATCTGTTTTTGATTTTCTTCATCTTTTCAACACTAATGTTTTATCAGGTCGGCATATTAAATCTTATTAAAGAAGATGATTATGACGACTTTTAGAGGGCTCTGCGAAGACACTTGTGGCCGAGCAGAACTTTAGACAATTTCCGAAGTGTTTTGAAGAAGAGGCTCTTGATTAAATTCGTGTTCACGGCGGCGAAGATTGTTAATAGTTCGTGTGCGACTTTCTAATTCGTGAATTGCGCGCCGCTTTACATATTCTAATTGCCATTGTTCAATATGTGCCCATGTAAAGTTATACAAGAGAAATCCAATAATTAACATAATGTAACCAATAATCTTATAAGGTGTTGGGGATTCCCACTTTAACAAACAACTCAATACGAAGACTACTACAATTCTTGTGGATTCTAGTACACTTCTATACGAGGCAGACCACTCGGTAATAATATAAACACTCATAAAATTTACGACAGGTGTCATTGAAATGTATAACAGTAGCATAAGCCATATATAATTCTTTTCAAAATCTTCAACAATACTGCGATCTTCAAGAAACATGAGAGTGATGCTCATAATCGCAGTTCCACAAAGGCCTTCATAACCAATTAATTCTTGTGGTCTAAGGCCGCGTTCTGGAATATTAGTCTCAGGCACATCTTTATACGTTTTCAAAATATATTCTTCAACAAGACTCTGAAATGAAAATGTGAATTGTGATAACATAAGCATTGCAATATACCAATAATCATCGCGTGAAGGATCTTGTAATTGCGATGCAACAATGATACCAACAAGTATCAAAACGATACCAATTGCCTTGAAAATATTGTTTTCAAAATCGCGTCTGAAGATTACTGAAAACATATAAATAATTAGAATATTCAATGTTCGAACTACCTGAATAACCGAGAGGTCAATGTGATTAAAACTATAAAATAGTAAACTACTTGTAATAATGTCTAACAGACATGGTGCAATTGCGAGAACCATGTGATAAAAATTAAACTTGCGAATGGTCAATACACACAAAAATTCACCAAGAAACATATAAAATACTTGTGCAAATGGATGACTATAGCCATTTCTGTCAATTAATTTAATGAGAATTGCACCAGCAGATGCAAATGCAATGTACAAGATGTTAGTAAGCATTTTTGTTCTTTTTAGATTTCGAATATTATTAGGAATTATGGAGTATCACGTATTTTGTGAAAATTCTTAATAATATCGACTGGCCACATCGATATGCCATTCTTTAATGGCGAGACATTATCGATAGTAATATCAATGCAACATTGTTGCCGCGAAATTCTAACGATAACTTTTTGTCGCAATTATCATGAACTTGATTGATCATCTGTGATGAAACAAATAAAGATCATAATAGCCTGGAGCGCACAAGTAGCCTAAGGACTGGTCTTGCGCGAGGCAACTCCGCTGCGTTTCTTGTTTTACAAGCTGCATGACGATTTTAACTTGCGAGTCTTTGTTTACATGATTACTCAAGCAAGTTTCTTTGAACTTCTCGTTCTCCATGGGTTCAGAGTTACTATATGAAAAATAGAGAATGGGTGTACTCGAGAAATCTTTACGACTTCTCAAAGCTCCTTGTGACAACCTTTATTTAAGAAAATCAAGAACGCCTCAGCGCAGTGATGATTTTCGAGAATCTACGAGTCTTTTGAAAGGTCTACTCTAGTAGATTCAACCATAAGCAAGAAATGATTTTTGGAATTATAACGAATTATAATTCTCAAAAACGACTACGTTTTAAACCTTTCGAGTTTTTTTCAAAAGTAGAAATTCTAGATATTTTTGTTTGTATTCAAGTTCGGGGACCCATGACAAGTCGAGGCCGTGTTCTTGAATAATTTCGTGAGCGAATTCGTGTCCATGTCTTTGTAGTGAGTATAACGCAAATGCAACAAGACGATGCATGTTGATTTTTATGTGCTTGTCCGCTGATTTCTCAAGCAAGTATCTAACAGTGTTTATATTGTTCTTGTTTTGAGTACCTTCACAAGCCCACATGACGCCATCCTCAAATGCCAATTGTGGCATTCCCAGAGGTAACGATGGCATATTTTGTTTGTATTTCAATATGTAATCGATAACCGTTCGATGGCCATACTTGCACGCAAATCGAAATCCATGAAATATTTCCGGGTCTTTTAAGTGCTTCATATTGTTAATCACAGGTTCAACATCGCCATTAATACAACCCATAAGAAACTTGTGATATTCCATATTTGTGAATAAAACGGTGTATTTGAGCGAGATGGGTTCTCGTTAACCCGAAGATTATTTTGTAATTTTGTAATTTACTGCTCAGATTTTGTCAAGTCTGCCAAAAATTCTTCAGCGGTTTCAAAGTGGCGACCATACAAACGTGGAACCCGAGTAGGATACCTATCTGAACCGATGGAGAAATGGCCCTGAGCTTCGTTTGGAGTTTCCTGGACTGATGCAAGAGCAAAACTCATGACTACGTTATCACTGCTTTCTTCTTCGCTTTCATCACTTTCATCATTACTGCTTTCTTCAGTGATATCTTCGGTAATCTCGGGTTTCCACTTCATCTTATTATTATCCGTAGACTTCTTTGAATCAAATACAAGAGCGCAATAATTAGTGACTGGTTGGACTTTTTCAGTAATTTTCTTGTAGTCATTGGATACTTCATTAATCGATAATGCGATGCCCTCATTGCAAAATTCAATTTCGGTTACATTTACATATTCACTTGGGTCTACATCTTCGATGCCTAGTATTTTCTGAAGAATTCGGTCCTTTGTTTCTTCAGAGTCTTCCTCAGAGCCTTCAGAGTCTTCAGAGTCCTCTTCGGAGTCCTCTTCATAAGAGCTTTCAGAAACATTTTCAACATGTTTTTGAAAAATCACTGAATAGTACAAGTGTGTAATTAGGACACCAAGAAAAACAGCGCCGAGAAATTCTGGAGTAATGCCATACTTATCAAGAGTTTTAAAGAGATTAATAACAGCATCTTCTAAATTTTTAATAGAAGGCAATGGCCAATTAGCAGTCGCTTGTGAAAATTCAGAAATCATTTTTGCAAGAGTTTTAAGTGAAATCATTGATTTAATGCGACTTGAGATTGTTGGTGCCTGATCTAGCCCAGATTATTTTTTGCGAAACGCGTTATTATACATACCGCATGACAATTCTAAGAATTTCTTCTGGAACAATGTTTATTTTTAGTAATAATTTCCGACAACGATTTTTGTGACATTTGATGCATATATTTTTGAAAAATATAGTGCATTTTATACATGTATCACATTCGAAACAATATTTTTCGTGACCTGCACACCCAGAACATGTAAAACACTTTGGACAAATAGGCTCCTCGGAGCAATATTCGCATTTAAAACAATATTGTGAAGCGACACAAAGAACAACTCCTTCGAAACAACTTCTGCAATATACATGACCACATGTAGCGACTGACAATTGTTCGCCGCAACATTCTCCAAGCTCGTCATCGAGCGCTTCATCTGGATCAACATGATAACCTTTCGGATACACTGAACACATTGCAAACAGACAAATCTGTTCATATTTCATGGAGTTGTAGACCGCGCAATTTTTCGTTAAATAAATTCTATGCAGTAATTCGCTGCATCGCGATCAACTACTTGTGAAATGATATCGAGTATGTTATTTTTGTACATTGCATAACATTTTATATGTTTTTCTTGGTTATACGAATCTTCAATTGTGTCATCTGTTAAAATTTGAACAATGTCAAAGTTGTACTTTCGTGACAGTAACATGATATCATCAAATTTTAATTCCATAATTATTTCGGCCTCTTCTTCTGTTAGCATATATGTTTTCACAAATAATGGCTTCATGTCAAAAAAGTATTGAACAATGTTAATATTTCTATTATGACATGCTAGCCAAAAAGCACGTGATAAAGACTCATAGTCGTTAATATTAACACAATAATGTTCAAGTAATAATTTGACAACTTCTGAACGACAATCACAACATGCCCGAATAAGACCCTTCTTGTAGTCCAATATACTATTGGAACTTTCAGAAAGACCATCGTCGATTGTCTTCCAAAGTAACAACGAAACTAATTCTATGTCTCCAGAATCACATGCAGCGAGAAAAGTATTATTTAACTCAGTTCGTCCTTCTGGATATGTCATACACACTGGTATTATTGATTCTTCAAGATATTTCAAAGTATATTTGGATAATACATGCTTGTTCCAAATATGTAAATCGTGAAGAAAATTGTGTTCTTCACGATTTAAAGAACCCATCGAATACAAGTACATTTGTTTCGATATTCTTTAGAAACTTGTAATTTTTGTTAAATAAACTCCACACAGTAATTAGCTGCATCGCGATCAAGTACTTGTGAAATGATGTCAACAGTTTCACTTTTGTATTTCAGAAGCTTTTTCTCATAGCGAGGATATCTAAGAACACCACTGATATCCATATTATAACTTTTCGACAAACGCAACAAACTCCACAATGATAATCTAGATAATGCATCATTAATAAGAAAATTATTATACAGTTTTTCAAAATTGACAAGATGTTTGTCAAGTAGATGTGTCATAACGAAAAAATTATTTGTAATACACGCCATTGTAAATGCTTCTTCGTAGTTATTAGCATCAAAATAATCAATTAATAGTGAAACTAGTTCGAGAGAACCTCCCTGACTTGCTGCATCGAGTCCCTGATTGTAATCAAGAAGATCTGTATTTATTGTTTTCCAAAGAAGCAATGCAGCTAATTCTACATTTTGAGCTAGACATGCATTTACAAAGACCCATCTTAGCGCCACTTTGCAATTCATTTTAATAGCATAATCAACAGCGTGCTCAACACGTTTTAGAAATTCTGCAGAATTTTCACGAGAATCAATGCATAGTGTTAGTATATTTTCATGAGATAACATTATCCTTTCGTAAGACAATATAACATTCGATTTCGCTCGCTTTATTTGCGCCTTATTCTTTTTTGTATTTGTTTTTTGTATTTGTATTTGTTTAATGTCCGCGCTTTCTATGAATTCTAATACTACAAGGGACATAGCGACTTGTGCTCAAAATAATTGTAAACTTGTAACCAGGAATATCATCAAGTTCGATTGTCTGACCTTTTGCTTCTTTAATGAAAACATTTGCATATTCCGTAAATTTCTTGTATATTGGACTTTCACGAGTTACGTTTTTTCGTAGAATATCAGAGTAAGGTGTTTCATCTATCCCCAATAACTGTCTTGTCAGGGACATTACCTGTTCTACACGCTCTTTGTCAGTGCGCTTTGTGGCGTTCGAGGCCATTTTAAGACACGCCGAAAAATATGTTGCTATTGCAACGCAGAATATGTTGCTATTGCAACGCAGAAAAGCTCAAATGAGCTTCTTCGATTTCCGAAGAAACTTACAAATTATTTACAAAGTTTAATTACGAACACGGTCCAACAGGTACTTCTTGCCGATATCTTCCAAGTACTTCACCACCAACTCTGGCGCGTCTTCATAAAACGTGCGGCCGTCCTCCCAAGTATAGTCGCCACCGGTCCATCTCACATAGAACTGCACATCGCCATAAATTTTTCTCATGCGCGAAATTCTCTCAGGCTCGTCGTAGAGAACTTCTCCAATAGGCTCGTCTGGCACAGCTTCTGCCATTTCTTTCTCAAACTTTTCACACTTGATCGCTGGGTACTTTGTGCCCTTGATGATATTCTTAACTGCTTCAATTGACCACTTACGCTGAGGATAACGCTGGCGAAGAAGAAGAGTAACGTGCTTTACAGTATATTTCTTCTTTGCCAGTGCGAGAATTCGCGTGATGATTACTTGCTCAGCAGCATTTTCGCGCAATTTTCTCACACCAGTTGTGCGATCACGCTCAATGCGGTAGCCGAAAGGAGCCTTGGAACCAACAAAACCACCTTGTGCTCTGATTCTCTGAATAGAAGAGGTAGTTCTTTTGGAAATGTTCTTTGACTCCAACTCGGCAGCTTCAAGAAAAGTTTTGAAAGCAGCTTTGTCAGAAAGACTAGTAATGCCTTCGGAAACAGCAATCACCCAAGAACCCTTTTCGTGCAACTTCTCAATTCTCTTAAGGCCAACTTTTGCATTTCTACTAAAGCGACTGACAGAGAAAACAACAATCGGCTCGTTTTCCTTAACTTTTTGAATAAGTTCAATAAGTTGAGGATTTTTCTTCATCTTGAAAGCAGAGCCAACTTCTTGCACAGTACTCTTGATGACATAGCCATTTTCACGACAATGCTGCAAAACAGTGTCATTTTGCGTGTCAAGTCCAGCGTTTCCATACTCAGGATTATCTTGTCCCTTGGTGCTAATTCGCTCATAAACATGAACAAACTTTGGCTTTGGTTTCTCGATTTTCTTTGTTGTAGAAGCAGAATCAGAAATGCGCCCAGCAGTTCCATAACACTTGCCACAATACCACTTGTTACTGGAAGGAACACGGGGCATGTTTAGGCAGAAAGTGTGAAAGCCGCGATCGCAGCCATCGCACAACATGAGGGAATCTTCGTGATTGCCATTGGCGCAGACGACGCAGATAACTTCTTCAATGTTTTGCATGGACATTTTTGGAGACTTGGTAAAACTATTGTTTTGATAATGGCTCTCGAAATTCAGAGTCGGACATTTTTTGTAAATTGTAATTGCGAAATTTTCGACCAAGTTCAAAATTACAAATAAGTAATTACTCTGTCCGATTCATTCAAAGGACAAGAAAAAGGAAATCCCGAAAAATGTGCATAGTTCTAGGTACTGGATTTGTCGCGGTGATAATTGGGCTTATCTTGTTTGTAAATGCATTCAAGTGTCCCACTGACACAATATACGTTAACGATTCAAACTGTTGCATCAACAGAAATTTTACATGTATTCCCAAAAATGAATATGTACCAATAGTTGGTCTTCAATACTTTAGTCTGGGACTAATGATTTTTGGCGCTGTTTTGATGTCATTTTACTTTTTGTATTTGTGGTACATTTTTGCGACTTATTGGATCAGGCGCATGAAAGGTCAAAATATTGTTTTTCCTGCTGATGAAAATGAACTTGTGGTCACTGAAAGAGAAATAAATGAAAGAGGAGAAGAGGTTTAATGCATATGTATTATTCCGAATCGTCAGATTCATAATCTTCTTCTTCACAATCGTCAAATTCTCTAACCACTACCTTATACACAGGCACTTCTTCACTACTAATAATTTTGAAAGAAATATTGGAATTAAAAGTTCCATATTTGTTATTCCCGTTCCAACAACAATGTCTGTCTTCTAACTTAAACTTTTTGATCAAGTCATTTCGTTTATTTTTCAAATCATCTATACAAGTAATAAAACTTGGAATATTTTTTAACATGCATAATTTACCTGTAGTAGTGCTTTCCTCGTCTGGATCTGAACAATAACCACAATGATCTGTTCTTCTATAATTCCATTTTATGTATAATTTGCACCCGTTAAAATCCATATAAGTTTTGATTAACTATTCTTTTTGATGTATTCTTTCTAACTCCATTTATTTTTCGATAAAAGCACAAATCATTGTGCGAACACATTTTTTGATTTTTGATTTTTTGATTTATTGTTGTAGCGGATACATGTTAATATATTCATTTCGCATTTCGTTGATATACTCGGGTTCTCTAAGTCTAAGTGCTCGACCTTCAATTTGTTCCATTGGAGGACTTGTATACTCTGGTTCTCTAAGTCTCATATATAAAATGTCGCGATTAAGACGTACTTGTGAAGATTCTTGAACAGGAGTTTGTTGAGAACTGCGAATATTTCGAAGAGTTTCTGTTTGTTCTCGCGTACGTTGAACTCGCGGTCTTGTCTGTTCTCGTTCCGATTCCAATTGCATAAGTCTTGCTAAAACTTCCACGGGCATCACCTCAAATAAATGATTCATATCTTCACGTATTCGCTCAGGAGTCACTTCCGGACTCTGTACACGTTCTAAAACTCTTAGAAATCCAAAAACCATGAATGGGCTTTGTGTTTCAGATTCTGGTACGTCATTTGGATAAGTATCAGTTTTTCTACACATTGGACAACTTCTGTTCGTTCGATACCACTCATTTGTACACTCTCTACACATTTTATGTTCACATGACGAGCATTTTGCCAAGTCATTTTTTGGCTCCATACAAATATTGCAATCGATAGTTTCGGTCATTTTCTTAACAATGGTTTACAGGAACTCGAAAGTTTCTAGACTCTTGCATTTTTTGTTTCTTGATACGATTTTAATTATACCAAGTTTTTTGTGGTTTCGGTTTCAAATAAACAGTCAAATAATATGTGCCTCCGTTATGTCGATCAACATCACGGTTAAAATAAATAAAAAAATCGAGCCGATCGCTATCTTTGTACATATGTTTAACAATTGCAAGCATTTCATCTCTATGAACATGCGGACCCCACTTCTTTTTGATGTCAATAATCTTTTTATAGCCACCTACATACGAACTACTACGAGTATCTTTTTCGACATATGACCAATCTTTTTCATTGTCAATCAATGGCTTAATATAATTTTTAAATGCATCATATTTTGGATTGTCCCAACTAGAATCGAATTTTCGATCCTTTTCAAGCTTGTCAAAAAGAGCATCGCAGTTCATTCTTTGATATAGAACAAGACAAATGGCGCTTGTAATTTTTTGTAAAATGACTACTTTGGTCTTATAATGGCAGTTATAACATATTTTTCATGAAAACCTGGAGTGTGTATATACTCACATTTTATTACAAATCGTCTCAATTTACCATACATTTCATTAAGAACTTTATTTATTTCAACTTTGTGAAATCCATATATATCTGGGCCATATCCAAGTATGAACATTTTCTTGTATGCACCTCTATTAGATTCATCATAATTATCATACGGCACATAGTCCCAATCCTTTTCGAGAGTTTTTTCATTTTCTAATAACATTTTTATATATTCTTTTAGCTGATCCTCCTTTGATTTTTCTTTGATTTTACGGTCTGCTTCAAATTTGTTAAATAACTCATCGGGATCAAGCTTTTTGAATCTGTATATGTTATCGTGAGATTGTGCCATTTATCTATAAATTTACAATTTTACCGTCTTATTAATTTCACAATTCAAATCGCGTAAATAATTATTTAAATTAATGTTATGTAGCAAGAAAACATAAACATGACAAGTCTTGACGAAGAGCGAATTCAATTAGATACCATCGAAGATGTGCAGTTCGATTTCTCGGAGCCTCATATGACACGAAGTGACATTGAAAGTATCATTTCAATGCGACCTCGCAATTTGGACCTCTATCGCCAAGCATTTGTTCACAAATCCTTTTTGAAACTTGTTAATCAACACAAGTATTTAATTGATGTACCACAATACATGACCGAATCCTTTGAGAGACTTGAGTTTATGGGTGACGCGATTCTCAATGCGGTCATTGCACATTTACTATTCAAAATGTTCCCTAATAAGGATGAAGGTTTCCTGACAAGACTTCGTACCAAATTAGTTCGTGGATCCAATTGTAGTTCACTTGCAAAGATTTTGAATCTTGGCCAATGGGTCTTGACTGGTAAACAAACGGTCGGTTCAAAAAGAGACATCAACGACCGCCTCTTGGAAGATGTATTTGAATCGCTTATCGGTGCTATTTATCTTGACCTTGGTTTTAAATCAGCAGAAACATTCATTATTGGTCTTATTGAACCAAATATCGATATTTACAAGATTGCATCTGCTGATGACAATTATAAGGATCTTCTTATGCGTTATACTCAGATTAATGGCTATGAGTTACCCATTTATAAAACTACTGAAGCAAGTGGCAAACCACACAATAGGACCTTTACGGTGACAGTGGCCCTGAAAAAAACGAATTCAGATAGAATCATCGACTTCGGTACCGGTCATGCATTGACAAAAAAAGAAGCCGAGCAAAATGCGTGCAAAGATGCAATTTGCTTTAATAAGATTCATAATTGCACGATACACAATTATAATAGTGCAAAGTTGCATTTGGACGATATTCATGAACTAATGAATCGCGATGTGACGCACCAATAAAGTCCTGTGGACGCGATGCAGAGCATCTTGCTGCGAAGAACGCACCAATAAAGTCCTGTGGACGCGATGCAGAGCATCTTGCTGCGAAGAACGCACCAATGGCCACAAAGAGTATCTTTGCGCGTTCATCGATCAGACCTTAAAATTAATGTCTTGACTATTTATAGAAATAGAAAATTCAATCAAATCAATATGGACTCATCTATGAGTGCCCTGTCAAAACCTGAGTTGGTCTCGATTCTCAAAATGCACAAATTAAATAATAAGAATAATGCGACAGAACTTGTTGCTTCAGGTTCAGTGTCAAGTTTTACAAAGCAAAACACAATACGATTGCTGCAGTTTTTCTTCGCGGCAAAACGAATACAGAAATTTTTGAGATCACGTTGGTCATGTGAATATACATGTCCATTGTCACTTGAACCCGTAGTATATCCACTATTTGCATTCAAACCAAAAGGATCAACAAAATTTGTATACTATAATTTAGAAATACTTAGCAATTATCTAGTAAATACGGGCAATTTTCGGGATCCAAAGACCCGTGAAGAGTACAGCGAAGCGATTTTAATGAGTATTGATCGCGAAATGGCAAAGAATAAACTAAAGATATCAGTGACAAAATTAAAATCTGTATTTCATGCTTCGAAAAACAAGAAATATTATAGGAAAAAGAAAGATTTTGAAGACACGTTGCTAATTATTGATAGGTGTATTGATGACGCAGTGTCATCGCTGAGGTCGTGGATAGAAAACGATAGAAATGCAAACTCGATAAACATATCATTTATGATATTTCGATCGTATTTTAGGAGACTTTGTATACTCTCGCGCGATGACGCATTAAATTGCATCAAGAGAACAATGTGTTCGATTAACAAATCCGTAAAAAATGAGTCAGATGTTCGTGCGAATGAAAATAGGGATCATGTTATATCGTTTTTGTATCAGATACAATTCGAAGAGCTGGGTATTTAACAAATCTGTTTTCAATCAAGCACTCGAAGAACTACTTGCTCCTTTTGGTCCTGGCATTGCACACAAGTATGGCGAATTACAGCAGACGGTTTTATTTCGGTAGATCGAGATACTCGAGTTTCAATTGTACTCCTACAGGTCAGACACTTTAATTGACATGGTTTTGTTGGCATTCTTTATGATTACAAGTTGACATTAACAAAAAACATGTTGCTCCGGAAAATTATTTGCTTTCTAAAACATATCTTTGCTCATAATAAACGTGTGAAAATGGTCTCACACGAAGATCTTGTTCAAATAATTAATGTATTAGAAAAATATGAAATAGATGCTTCTGCGTTATTATATAATTGTTATGTGTCAGTAATCAAAAACAAGATTAGGACCATGGCTCGTATGTTTGTCATAATTGACAGCAATACGACGGATGAATCTTCAAACTACAATACAAAATTCGAGTTTAAACGATGGTCTCTACCGCGTTTTATTACGCCAACGTTTTATGACGAATGCCTTCAAAAGGTTCAGCAGTTGCTTCCAGGTCGTTTGATTGATGACACGACTGTGGATGCTGACCTTGTTCTTCGATATGATATACAATTGACAAATGAACTTTTAGGTTCTCAGCAGAAAGTCGCAGTAGTACCGAAGCAACAAGAACCAGAAGAAGAGCAAAGCGAGGCCGAACAAGACTCGGACGAAGAATCTGATGAAGAAACCACGAAAAAGAAGAAAAAGAAGAAGAACAAAAGCAGTATGCTAAAGGACACTTGGAAGCAGCGACAGCATGCACAAGTAACTACTAGAGTGCGTAATGCTGGCAACATTCAATTGTTTCAATTGCTGGGATCTTTGAACATTAGTGATGGCAATAAGAAAACCATTGAAGACATTTGGACTGATTTTCAAAGTAAAATACGAACAAGATACTCTATTATCTACTTTGTTTATCTCATTCACCTAGTAACTGGAAAAAATCTTTCAAATGTCCTTGCAAATTATATCGGTCAAAAAGATATTCTTCGGTTAACAACGACCGGCGAAATACCTGCAGTATCTCCCGATGTGATTAATCGATATGATAGTTTCTTTGCCGCTGATACCGACGACAAGTATCATGAATATGATTCTAGGCATAAGTACAACAAGTATTTGAAGGTTGAATTTGAACCAAAGTTCATTGATGATTACATTAATTGCAAATTCAAAACCAAGAGCAAAATTGTTAATTATGTGTCTACTAATATCAAAAATATGTTTAATGTGCCACCTGACAAATTAGAATACCTGAATCCGTTTGAATTAATGGACAAGCGTAATATTGGTCTCATAGAAATGCCTGATGGTACCTTCAAATATGACACTGAACCGGTGAGGGTTCAACTAGAACAACTGATAAATTCATACAAATTGAATAATACGGATAAAGTTTACGACATTTTGTATAACATTTTCAAAACGACGGTGAAGAAGAAAGATATTGTGGCAAATATCAAGAAAATGTACTACTACAAGTAAACGAATTCTTGGGTGAGATTCGTCAGATTATCTGCAAAAATTCCTTAGGGTTGTTTAAAATGTCAGTTGCTGAATTTTATAAGGCTAACTGTGTGCATGACACTAGCCAAGAAGCCATGATGAATCTTATAAATTCAAATGCAAAATTTACAGTTTATAAATTTTCCCAAGATATTACACCAGGTTCATATCATAACAATATATCAAGAAGTGCTGAATTAGTGTTCGGGACAAATGTTATTATTACATTTAAAACTAAAGAAGATGCAGAAACATATATTAAAAATTTCGATAGGACATATTACACAGCAATAAAAACTGGGTATGGTTCCATAGAAGAGCGACTTCAAATATCATCGTTAAATGACAATACACTAATTCTTACTTGTGATCTCTTACAAGTTGCAATGCCACTTATTTGTATGGCATATGTAGAATTTGGTATATACATTCCAAAAGATAGCACCATAGTGTCATGTAAATATCAATCAAATTATGTGTATATAAATGAATATCGACGAGAAATGTGTAAAGAAATGGGCAACGAAGGTCTTTTTATATACTTGTCAAAAACACATAGGTATCTTTTGTTTACAGGTGGTCTTGTATATGTGGTTCCTAAAATAGTAGTCCTGGGAAAACGAGTTTACGAAGATGGTAAATTTCCATATCTATCAAACTAATATCTCGGTGCTACATCAAATAATCAATTACGATATCAACAATGACTTCAGGAAAACATCCGAGATTCATCGCAGTGTGAACCTCAGTTGCAAATTCCTTCAAGACCAGTGGGTGAACCTTGATTCTTGTTTGTTCAAATGCCGACAATGTGAGACCTTCAATGCTACGTACACGAGAAAGAACCACATAACTTTGTCCATATGTAAAAATCGAAGTTCCCAAGTCTGCTTCCACATAATCCAATGTAAGACCTTGACTCGAGTGAATTGAACATGCCCATGCTAATTTTAGTGGCACACATAACTTGCGAACTTCAAAGACGCCCTTTATTTTGTGTTCGAATTCTGTTAAATCAATCGTATAAAGGAGTCCATTAAGTAATCGCACAATCGGCACCTGTTGACCAAGTTCATTTGCTTCAAAGCCAACAACAACGCCGCGCGCACCATTCACCAAGTGTTCACTAATTGTTCTCATATTCTTTTTAATCATGACTTGTGCGCCGACAACCAATACAAGATTGTCATCGGTGTTCGAAATTTTCTTAAAATCATCGATTAGTTGTTGATCCTTTTTTGTTGAAAAATTATATTTTACTGAGTATTTTGCGACATATTTGTGACACTGGCGACCTTCGCTAATTAATTTTTGAAGTTCCTCAGCATTAATTGTATCTACCGCAACATTTGTCGAATGTAATCTTGTAGGCATTATTCCCCACTCGTTTTCGAGACGAGCACCAACACGCTCCTGCAAAATTCTTTCAAGCGGTTCTGTACAACGTCCAACACGAATCCTATTAAGAATGTATTGAAAATCGGCATCTTGTTGTCGCATAGACTTGGTTAATGAAACTACGTTCTTTTTCTTAATCAAGATAGGCCAACAAGTTGCTTCAAAGAATTGTTTTTTGCATTTTACTACTGGTAATTGGAATGGGTCGCCAACAAAAATGAACTGCAAATTATCTTTCTGATTGCGAACTCGTAATGAAATTTCATAGAGTTTATCAAGAATATCTGGATGCAACATGGAAACTTCATCAATAATGAGCACTCGAGCATTACGCCAATTATTTCGAACATAAGGTGTCATGTTTTGAATGATGTCATCAACGGGGTCTTCGCCATACCCAATGCCAGCCCATGAGTGTATTGTACGTCCTTTGATGTTGAGCGCCGAAATACCCGTAGTGCTCGTTTTTGCAACTCCTTCGCGGCCATATAGCTTTGTGGCTTTTGTAAAGTATTTTTCAATAAGGTATGATTTGCCAGTGCCACCAGGTCCCGTGAGAAACATATTGGCACCACTTAACATAATTTTATAGGCTCTTTTTTGTTCAGGATTTAGGTCATTTGTATCGCTGTCGCTGTCAAGAAATTTAAGCATAATAATAAAATCGAAATGTCGTTAAATTGTATCTGATACTCTTTAACGACATTTAAAATTTGGAAATAAAACGTCGAAAATATAATGTCAATTAAACGTTGAATTAAACGTTGAATTAACACTCAAGCACTAAATTATGTTGATTAATAGTAAATGGCAAGAGCAAATAAGACCATCGTTGTCGTGGCCATCATAATGGCCATCGTAGTACTGGCTGTGGCCCTGACAATTTATTACATGAAAATCAATAATGAAAATTTCGATCAACAAAACTGTAAAATTGCAATTACAACAAGCGAAGATCGCGATTATGACTACATAGCAATGCACGATAAAAACTTTCAAGAATATTGTAATAAACACGGATATGATTATGTTAGAATGCATAATGAGGTTATCAACAACCAAAGAGTGCCTGTATACTGGTACAAGATTCAATTAGTGGACAAGTTGTTAAACAGCGGCAAGTATTGCTATGTAATGTGGGCAGATTCTGATAGTCTTGTCATGAATCCAGAATTTAAAATCGAAGATATTGTATCTTCCGGAAAGGATATTTACATTGGAACCGATTATGGGTTCCCAACGTATAATGCAGGTCTTTTCATCATTAAAAATTCAGAAACTGGTCGCAAGTTTGTCAAAGAACTTCTTTTAAAATTAAACGACAAGTCGTGTTTTAGCGAGGATTATACTAAAATTGTGGGTGCTTGGGCTGGACCATGCTACGAACAGGGTCATATGAATAAAGTTATAAAAGAACGATATAGAGACAATGCCGAAATCATCAGTCAGAAGCTTTTTCATAACACACCTACAATTTACATTCAAGGGCCATTCATTATACATGTATATGCACAACTAAGCGAATATTTGCTGCCAATGATTTATGGATCACTTAAAAAGCAACAATAAGTGCTCGAGACAGTTCTGTGTCGAGTTCTGTTAGTACATCGATTGTTAGAGAACAAAATAATTTAAACGCTAAAAATATTTTGTTATTTACTGTTAGAATCCGACATGGGGTCCCAGTTGTTAATTACATTAGCAATTGGATATGGTTCGCAATATTTCGTAAGATATGCGACCGATAAAATGACTTCAGTTGTTATTGGTTCGGCAACAAAGGCCGTGAAGAAGAAAGCCATGGATGTTATTTATAAAGATAAACCTGTTGATATAGATTATGAATATATCAACGTGGATTCTTCCGGTGAGCCAATTTTAGAACCAATGTGTATAGTAACAAGTGCAAAACAGCAATTGATTGATCAAAGTTGGCATGATATAAAGTCACAGGGTGGTGATAGTATAATGATTGCAAGAACACCGACTCCAGAAAGAATACCTGGACGAACACCGACTCCAGAATCAAGACATGGACCCTCAAGAACACCTTCTCCGCCATTATCCGTTTGTTCCAATGTATCAATTCAATCACGACATTCGAGAATGTCATCGTCACAATGTACTCTGAGGTCAAATCGATCGCTGGTGAACATGTATGATTTAGACTAATTATCTGGTCTTCTTCTTTGACCGCTTCTTTTTCGATTTTCTTGCCGACTTTTTTCTATTTTTAACTCGCCCATATGAACTCACAGCCCCTGGAAGTGGGCTCTGCGAAGGTTCTCGAGCAGGGCTCTGCGAGAATCCTCGAGAAACAGTTTGATCCTCATCATCACTAAGCTCTTCGTCGCTCGAATCGTCTTCATCTGTATCATAAATATCTAATTTGAGAAACTTTGGTTTTCTAATTTTTTGCGGTTTGGATCCAGGATACTGACCTGGATACTGCATTGGATATTGACCCGAAAAGGGTCCCGGATATTGCGGTCCCGGATATTGCATTTGGTATTGATTCGGATATTGCTGCATTGGTCTATCATCAATAATAATTATTGGCCCTGGGTTAGTAACTATTGTTGAACCACCTGCGCCAGCACCAGCATTCGGCATTTATTATGAATAAAGAAATTATAACCAACCAGATTGTGAAGACTGTTTTTCAGATGCTTTTTCTTCTTCAAAGCCATAAATCTCATTAGACGTTCTTCTCCTTGTTATAACTTGTTTCCCAGTAGGTCTAGGAGGTAATTGTGGCCCAGCTCTCGGTGATGTTTGAGGTGTCACAGTTAATTGAGTTTGTGGGTTCCCTAGCGGTTCTGGTAATACTTGTTGTGATTCTTCTTGTTCACCTGATACCCTAGTCACCTTAGTCACCTGAAGCCAAGGACTTATTTGAGTAGTCTCGCCTAATTGTAATTTTGAATGGTCTAAAGGTATTTCACTTAGGGGTACTTTAGATTGTACTTTAGATGATTGTACTTTAGATTGTACTTTAGGTTGTACATCCCAATACGGCATCCCCTGAGACCCAAGTCTCTCTCTTCCCTTCCATATTGGAGAGCCTAAATTTTGAGAACCTTGATCTTCAAAACTTGAACGTGTGCTTGAAGGCGCACTGCCCTGTGGTGTTGATCGTAAACTTCCGCCTTGAGCCACAGGTTTTCCTCCAACATTTACAACTTGTTGTACAGGTGTATTGTTTGCTGATGGTGTAAATAATTGTCGTTGAATAGAGCTTTTCGGTCTCTCTTTTTGTTCGTCATAAATAAATCGAGTTAAACAAACAAAATTAACAAATGTTTTCTTGTCGAAATTTAGGTCATCTCTCACACCAGAAACGAGAGCATTTATATAATCATTATCAGTATAGTAATCAGTGTCATATAGAAAAATTGATTTATTTCTAAAAAACAACAGAGATGCCTTTGGAAACCGACTATTATCGGATACTAATATCATATTTTTCTCAATATTTTTCTCTAGTCGTCTGAAGCATTCATCGAATGATCGTTTTTGTTTGTCACTTTTCCATTTTAGGATATTAGTTTTCATTGAACAGAATACACGATATAATAATGGTACACAGTATTGTCCATATATGATTTGAAGTTCTTTCAGTCGATAATCTTGACTTATATTCATGCCAGTCACTCTTACCTTTGTGGTTTTTGTGTTTTCTTCAAGATTTTTCACTGCATCAGCAAATTTTTGGTCATAATCAGTAGGCATTTTGATTTCACTTGTTCTTAGTGGTCCTGATCCTGGTGCTTGTACATGTGCTTGTGCCGGTGCTTGTACCGGCGCGGTTTCTGGTATATCGTCCCAATTCCATATTTGTCCAGGAGGTGGTATACCTTTGCCAGTTATACGAGGAGGTACATTATATGGTTCAGGTGCTGATACTGGTGAATTAGTAATTACTGGCGACGGCCTTTGTTGCATTTATTGTTAGTTTAGATAATCTTCATCAGGATCTTCGTCAGGATCTTCATCCAAGTCTTCGATGGCATTATTCAGTTCAATAACAATATTTTGAATTAGTGCACTATAATCACGCATGTTTGGTAATTGGCTAAGAATTCCAGGACGAGTCACTTGACTTGTTTGTTGAATACGTTTGTGAACAACATCAAGAAAGTAATATAACATACAAAGGGCATCGGCTAAATCATGTTTGCGTTCGTTATTGATAAAATCGGGCATATCCTTCAAATATCTTGTTGCAAATTCAATCGTATGTTCCTTTCGGACGTCATAGTCAAACTTGTGAAACCCAAAGTAATGAAGCATTGCAACAGGACTTATGAGAACGCACTTTTCACGATATTTGTACATAATTATTTGTTCGATTGCAACAAATCCTGCAGGAGGTTGTCTTTCGATTAAAATATAATCGGATTCAATGAATACAGGATCATACCTTTCGAAAAAGTGCATCATGTAGTCGGATATGATATTATCGTGACGGAGTTTGCAGTCAGTATTAGTGCATTTTGTTGAAAGTTCTTTTACATTTACAAGGTTGCATAATTGAACTTGAATACTATTTACAATATCAGCGCTTGGTATTTTTACAAGGGCTTGAATAAGACCCAAATGAAAAAGACCGATATCAATTGCAACGATACGCATTTTATTAATACCTATTTAAGAATACACATGTTATTATTTTCGTGTATTAATAGCTGCGCGATCTTAAATCGCTTTACCAATACGAACCATTAATCAATCGGGTACCTTCGCTTGTATCAAGACCAATGGCCTTCATACGATCGATTATAAAATCAAGACCAGCAATTGCAGCATCATATCGGTCTTCCAATTCTGCATAATATCTTGCCTTTTCACGAATAGAATCTCTTCGTCGATTATAGCAACTTTCTGCGCTTTCAGTTTCAAGGCTTTCTACCCGTCTACAACACTTGTCATACCATCTTTGAATCTTGTGTTTTTGTCTTTCTTCCGGAGTTAAATCAAGAAGGTCGTAATATTCATTATCAGATTCTTCGTCAGAAGAACTACGAAGGTATTCATCAACCGAATCGACTTCTGGTTCCTTCTGTGATTCTTCTTGCGATTCTTCTTCGGATGTGTTTTCTTGTGATTCTGATTCTGATTCTTTTCGTGATGTCATTTTGCGATGTCTATCAAGTTCATGGAATTACCGTACGTGTTTATTTGCTGGATCGTGATCTGCGTCGCTTATTGTGTGATTTGCGCAATTTTGATTTGCGCTTCGAAAATGTATATGATAAGATTTTTGCAGCAATATCTTTTTGAAGTCCGCCGTGTTTTGTGTGCCCTAATGCAGCACGAACTGCCCGATTTGTCATAATAAACGTTCTTACAATTTTTCGCACACCTCGATGGTGTGAATTAAGTTCAGTTATTTTGGTATAATCGGCTCCATACTCTAATAATAACTTTACTATTTTTAGATAATCCTTGATATTTTCTATAATATCCTCTTCGGTTAAGGGTTCTTCATCATCGTCTGATTCTCCAGAATAATGAGCAAACATTGCTAATTTTTCTTGTTCTTCTCTCAAGTGAGTAATAACTATATTAATAACATAAGTTGATTCATATTTTGTGTTTGGATCAGCTCCATTTTTTAGCAATAAATGAACTATTTTAGCTTGGGCCTTAAGACATGCTTGTGAAAGTGGTCCAAGGCGTAATGGTCCTTTCATGTTTACATCGGCCCCATGTTTGACTAACATTTCGGCTATTTCAAAATCTCCGTTAAAACATACCGTTTCCAAACATGTTCTGCTATCCCTTGTTATTACTATGTTCGGATTGGCTCCGTGTTCTAGTAACAATTTAGTCACCTTTTTACGCCCATTTCTACATGCTACACCAAGTGCACTTCTTCCAATTGAATCGGTAGTATTTGGATCCATGCCTTCTTTTAGCATTTCACGTACCTTCTTAGAATCGCCTTTTGCTGCAAACGATACAAAATCTTCAGCCATTTAAATTAACATATTTTTTTTACATATGCGATTTAAACAAATACGTCTTGTATTTCGTCAACCAGCATTGAAGCATCATCAATGACTAAATTTGGACAACTTGATATGTGCACATGATTTAATCTGAGATCCTTGTGTATACTCGTTACATATTTGCAATCCGTCATAACAAGTGTTTTTAATTTTGGTAACATTGGCACTTCAGTAAGCTTGTCAAAGCCTTGAACTGTTAGTGATTTTAATCGATTAAATAATGACAAATTAATGTCAAAATCACTGTTAATAATAACTAATTGTCGCACATTGTTATTATTTATCAAAAAATCGCTAATGTTACATGCATAAAAAATCATTTCATAGAGAAATCGCGAAGCACATAAATTAAACACATTTATACGAGTATTATCTAAATCTACTCGTTGAAGCTTACGGTTTTCTTCAAATGTATCAATAATCGAGTGATACGATATAAATATTTGCAAATTTTTTAGTGACATTACTGAACAATGAATTCCGGTTATCATTAATGCTCTAATTGCTGTATTACCCAAAGGACCGAACGATATATTTAATGGATCCTCGTCGTTACATGCAATATCCAAATTTCTCACATTGCATTTTTCGAAATTAGTTATCCGTGGACAATCAGATATCAACAGGTTCGTTATGTGAAATTCATTAAATGAATCAAATATGTGTGATGTTAATGTTTCCGAATCACTCAAACAGAGAATTTGTAAGTTTGGTACCCGATGAAGACATTCTATAAAGGCCTTGTCGGTGATGTCACTATTTCGAAGACTAATTTCGAGGACACTAACACTTGGAAATGTGTTTTCTCGAAACATATGATTATGTATGTTTGTAATTTTGTAAACGGTATGAACCCAGGATACATGTGGCACTAGCTCCGGAAATGCAAGCAATACATTAGAATCATATTTTACAAGACATTTGATTATATCAATGTTGAAAATGTCGAAAATTGATTTAGTATTTGATAATTGATTCTGTGACAGGGGCTCTCGAGCGCTCTGCTCGCAGGCGTTTTGCATTTCATTATTTTGGTTCTAGTCATGGTTTTTGTTTAAAATTATTATCGACGATAATTAAAACTAGCATTCTATAAAATAAAATGTCAATGTCCGATAGTAGTTTGTCATCAAGTGAATACAAGTCCGGACCTTTTAATAATCAATATACGAGCATGAGCAATCCGTATCAAAACAATTCAGGCAGTTATCAAAATACTTCCGGACAATCGTATCAAAATACCCAAGGGCCATCATATCAGAACAGTCCATCGAACTCCTTTCAATCCAATCAAATTTACCAGTCCAATAACTCGATGGGCTATCCAGGAGCCTTAGGTGGTCGAGATACTCGATATCCTGCAGACAAAATCATGGCATACGGACTTCGTGATAAATTCGATCAAAGTTCTGGACTTTCTCAAACAAATCCAAATGATGTTCAAGTAACTACTGTTGAGTATCAAATCACAGTCGACACTCGTGATTGTGTTGGTATGAACAGTCTTGCAGATGCACAAACAGTTGCACTTTTCAATGGCAATCGGGATGCTGCTTCAGGTTCAATTATTAACACAACTGGACCTGGTGTAACAATTGTTCTTACGTTGAATTCAGTATTAAGCCTTCGAAATGGTGACACGATTTTTGTTGATAATGTTATGGGTAATACCGCCGCAAATGGCGAATGGAATATTAGTGCCGTTACAATAACATCTAGTCCGGTTGGTACAGTGACCTTGAATGGTTCGATTGGGAATGGCGTTTACGCCGGTGGCGGAACATGGGAACGACCGCGAGATCCCAGTTATCCCATTTTAAATCCACTTGATTCAATTATCAAAGATAATGAAATCATTGTTAATTTGCCAAGACAATTGCGAGAATTGCGCTCAATGGCACTATATCACATGATTATTCCTCGTGATATCATCCCGTTGAGTGTCTACATTCCTGATTTTGTACCAATTGCAACTACTTATGGTACTACTAATACCGTATATCCAGGTTTAACTGAAAGTAATTATACTACATTTGTGCCACAAGAAAAGACATATCTTGAAGAACGTATTATTGGTTTTTATAGTAGTCCGCTAGATATTTGGAGGTCGTATATCAGTGGTTCAATGTCGATGCCTGATTTGGTTACTCCGAGCCCACTTGAGTTGTGGAATCCTCCAGCCGGTACTTGGCCAACTGGACAACCAGTACCATATCCGTTTCAAACAGTACCTAGTTACAAATCAAATGATTTTACAATTACTGGCTTCACAGGTCTCTTTCATTTGATTTTGTCAGGTTATGGTATTTATGATTTGTTGGATTGGACAGTAAACACAGGTAATCCAGTTACTGATTCGTTAAATACAAGCATCATGCGAAAATTACTTTTAATGATTATTGTGCCTAAACAAAGTTATCGTGATGTTAATTATATCGATTTGATCATTGCTAGTAATGTTGTGACACCTGGAAATTTGACATATCCATTTGGTTATGGTGATTTTCAACGATTTGTTCCTGGTCCTGGTGTTGGGATGACATATCAACCCGGAACAAATACATTATTTCCAGGTGATCCTACACAGGTTTCCGCTGACAGTCCAATCAATTTTCCAAATTTTCGTGGTAACGTATTTGGTCCTTATAATTACCCAGGTGCAAGATTCCAACGCATGTCACTTACGGGTACTATACAAGACCTATACATGAATGGTGACTTGAATAATTTATATGGTGACCCAATTATTATTCCTGGTGTCCCTGTTGAATCTCTAACAGAACATCCAAGTTTTGGACTAAACTTATTAAGTCTCATTGAAGTTAACCTTTCAAACGTTGGTGCTGCAACCAATCCAAATATTACTAATGCAATGCGCATTACTCCAAACGGATTTGGTACTACGGTTGTTCGCGCAAATGGTCTTGGAAATCCCATGTATACAAGTGTTTATGGTGCAGTTCTTGGTCTGGGATCTGGTGGTCAAGGTCCAAGTTATTTGGGTCCACCAAATGCCTGGGTAAATCATGGCATTTACAGTGGCACAGGCACATTCACCGATCCCAAGCCGCAAGGTCCTCTTGCTAGTAACACAAGCCCACAAAGCGCAGATTCACAGTATCCAGGTAACGTGGCACCAGAAATTACGAATAATACTGCATTTTATGACATGGGACCAAACTCGAAAGTTTTTGGTTCAACACTTCAGAATTATATTGACTATGCATCGAACGAAATTCCCGATACAGATTTAATTATGAAAATTCAAGAGGCTGAGCGAAATATTCGTTCGTTGAGCACAAACAGTAATAACAGTTATTGTATGTTGGATTTTCCAATTCGTTTGTCACTTGGAAGTTTTTCGGGTACATTGGCTTATGTTGAAAATAATGCTGGTATGATTTCATCTGCTAGTTTTTATTGGGAACAACGTTATATGGTACCATTGGCAAGAATGGATAAGTTGCATCTGTCATTCTTCACGTATAACGGAACAGAAATACCACTTGAAAAAATGCTTAAACAACGAAGGTCGTTGGATCAACAGCGATTGGTTGTTAAAATCCTCAACGAATTGAGTTTGGATAAAAATCCGTTTAATATCAGTTACTTGTTTGATCCGTTGAATCCAAAACTCGAAGGTCGTTTGACACGTTATATTCAAATGATATTCAAAGCAAATTGCTACGAAAGTGTCAGTCCTGGTATCATGCCTTCAAGTTATCAAGGTATTCCTGGCCCAAGTCCAAACTCGGATCCTGGAATGACACCTTACATTTAATCTAGTCAACCATTTGTTCGAGTTCCTTTCGAACCTTTTCTTGATGCTCTTGTAATTTTTGTGCCTGTTCAAGTGCTCGCTTTTGTTTCAGTGCAGCTTCTTCGCGTTTTCTCGTTGCCATGATCATTTCGCGATTATTGTAAAACATTTCCATAATTTCATCTTCGATTTTTCGTTGAGCTTCCTTGCTATCTGTGATATCAATATACTCATAGTAATATTTGCTAGCATTTGCATATTTCTCATCTAATTCGTTGCCATTTTCAGCAAATGATCGAAAAAATCTATAATCATAATCGTATATAACCTCAGCAACCAATTCACGACCTTTTCGTGTTTCCCATTGACCGTTTATTTTCACATGGGCAATTTTTGTTTTATTATTCGAAATGTACATGTTATGATTTTCAGGATGTTCTGGGTCAAAATTTACATTTTTAACTAGAAAAGGCATTGCATTCATGCCTCTTTGGAGGAGATGATATTTTCTGTCATCTGATAAGAAGTCTTTTGTGTCCTTCAAATTCTCGATATTGACGTTGAGAATGTTGTTGTTTACTAGATTGAAATTGGTAGGTTCGCTATTTGTCTTTGGTACAATACTCTTGTCCATTTTTGCAAGAATCTCTAGTTTATCTTGTTTATGTTCTTTTTTCATTTCTTCGATCTGGCTTGTTATGTGACGAAACATTTTATGCTGTTGAGTTTCATAATGTCTCTGTAAATCGGCGTTATCTCTAAATTTTTTGTCACATAATACACATTCGTGAACACTTTCAACTAAAACAAAGTTAGTATCTGTTGGCACTTCAGTAGATCTTGTTGCAAGACATATTGATTTTTTATTTTTGTGTTTTATATAATTATCTAATCGACTAAATTCAGTTCCACATCTGATACATGCGTAATTCATTGTCTTTAAGTCTTTCTAATATGTTCTATGGTTATTTTATTTTTATTTTTATCGTATTTTTTAAGTGCATTTACGTGATGTACATTCCACGCCCTCCGCGTGTCAAAACTCCGATGATTATGTGCATTTGTTAATCATTTACATCCTTTTAATTTTTTTTAAAAAGGAGGGGGTTCCAATAATTCAGGAAATTAAATTCGGCGCGAAAAAAATTGATCGACTTGAAAAAGATTTTTCTTTTTTTCTCTGGTCGGAATTATGGAACCCTGATTTATTTAAAAATTGGCCAGGGATGTGAAATATTAGGGAAATGTGTGCAAATACGAAGTTTTGGCACGCGGTCGACGCGTATTATAAAACCTACAATGTATGTCATAGATTCGTTGATTTTATAAAGATTTATTATTGTAATTACGCTTTTCTTCGAATAATTGTGATTGTATATTTCCACGTCAATCGCGTGCCAGAAAACCGTATTTTCATACATTTTGGAACGATTGGCATTTGTTTCCATTAGAATTATTCCCTACGCTAACGCCAAGTCCTTCAGAAATAAATGTTTCCGTTTCACGCCAGTTCAAATTTTATTCAATATTCGGGTTATATTCGAAACTTTTTTTATGATTTTTCGAATGTAAAACGAATTACAATTAAAGATAAGCATTCAAATGCAATTCTAGTTAATTCGATAGTTAATTTGAAAAATAAACTAGATTGGTCTGCTGACGGATATTCTGCCGAGACCAAGTATGTTTTTGAAGATGTTAACAACAATTCCCTCAAGGAAACCTACATTCACTTGGTTACAGATAAAAATGATCATCGATTAAAGTATATGTCACTCGATCATGATTTTGTAGCAAAATATAATGGTCATACGCGCGGTCCTCGTATGCGTGTTGAATACAAATTTGACCACACTACTCCATCTGACGATGAATATATCCTTGAAGTGTCAGAAAATTTACAAAAACAACATTTGCGTGAAGTCCTGCGAGATTCAATGGTGCCAGAAACTCCCGAAATACGTGATTTTCGCGAAGCAATGTGGTCTTGATTGTTGACACACAACAAATGTCCTGAAATGGTTTGTTTCGTGAATTAAGAACTTGTTTCGCGAAAATTGAAAATTTTCTTTATCAAGTTAATAATAATATGTCTGTTGAGGAACGCAACGGCTTTGTGGAGATTCTCGAAGAGTATATGTGCGCAATTTGTCAATCAAATGTCGAAGATCCGGTGTGCATGACATGTGAAGCCATGCATCAATTTTGTTTCAAATGTGTTCTTAAATGCATCGAAAAAAATAAGACTATTAAGTGTTGCCCGACTTGTCGACAGGGTTCTCTTTCAATTATTGTTGTGCCAGAGAAACAACAAGAACCAACTCAGGGTCTTTCACTCAAACGAGTACCACTTGGACAATCGACAGGACAGAGTCCTTCACAGAGTTCTTCGGCAGATTTTTACAAACTGAACTATTTCAAAAAGTGTTTGCCGATTCTTAACAAACTTGAAAAGTATGCAGCGAATTCATGTGTTATTCGTGAATCCCAATTGCGACTTTATATTGTTAACCGAAGTCAATTAGAATTCTTTTTCGAATGTAAAACATCAAAAAGCTTTGATGAAGTTTTCAAAATAATCAAGTGGTCTCTTCTTTATGAAGAATATCCAAATTTGATTGAAGGTATCTTTCGTGAATTGGAATCTGACAGTATTTTTCAAACTGAACGCCAAATGGCTCCTCGCGTTCTTCGTATTGGCTAATTCTGGGTTTGGACTGGCTCAGGGTTCTGGGTTTGGACTGGCTCAGGGTTCTGGTCTTGGACCGGCGCAGGATTCTGCTCCTGGACCGGCGCAGGATTCTGCTCCTGGACCTGGACCTGATTTTGGACAGGGGGATTCAAATATTCAAATAACTCGGGACATATTATAAGTCGATAACCAAATAAACAATATCGATTGGCACTATATGATACATAAATAACACTATCAGACCACTTTGTATATTTCGCGACAGTGTCATTTGTGCAGTTATCGCAAATGACAATATCCATATTCATATATGCATAATAAAAGATAATTAGAAGAAGAAGTTTTTGAGCTCTACTGCTTTTGCGTCCTAATAAAAAGTATCTATTAAGCATTAATTCTATATACAGTGTTTCTTCATGATCACTAAGACCTCTTGTAATATCATACGTGTCATTTATATGCCATGCTTTTAAATTCGGTCTTAGAAATTCAACAACTACTGATAACATATCGCTGTTAATATCGCACGCTAATATATTCTGAAGTGTTTTCTTCGAAACTATAAATGTTTCTTTTTCAGAAAATACCGAATTATAAAAGCGGTTCATTCTGGATCTTATGCTTATATATATGACAATTGGCGCCTCAATTTTTTTGCATTATGTCTGAAATTGATTCTTTGAATCTTCGTTGTGAAAGTACCATATGAGATACAATACGGCAATTATTACCGCAATAACTGTCAAGTTAATGACAAGTCTTATTATGTCGCTTTGATGCTCCATTATGAAACATTTGATGTATTTCACGTAATCTATTTTTTCGATATTTTGACAATACTTACTTTCTACTAAACTTGGTTTATCTCGAATTGAAAAATACATGGTTTATTATACCGCAAAAAATTGTTTGCGAAGATAAACCAATCAACATAATGAATATTTGCCAACGAATTACGTACTTTTTTCAAAAAAGCTCTATCAAAAAGAAAGTCCGGTCTCTCGAGATTGTTCTAATTTCAACAAGCGACTGTACTTGGTGCATCAGAACTCTTGTTATGCTTCATGATTTGGATCTCCTTGATTCAATCAAAATTGTTGATATGTATAATGGTTCACAGTATCAAAATTATACATCGATGATAAATAATAGACTAGCTTCTGTACCAGTGTATATTTCAATGAAAACTGGGAAATATTCAATTGGTCACAAAGAGCTTCAACGAATCATCGAAGACCTTGAATAAGAATTCATTGAAGACCTTGAATAAGAATTCATTGAAGACCTTGAATAAGAATTCATCGAAGACCTTGAATAAGAATTCATCGAAGACCTTGAATTTTATTCGTTCATTATTTTTAATTAAAAGGACGTGCTACATAAAGAATGAAAATTGACACGCCTGATTTTTCAGCATTAGCGCCTATGGCGCCGTTGTTTCTTTGTATCATTATATTATTTGCGGCATTTATGTTTCTCTATCGACAACAACAAGAAATAAAATCTGAAATTCTTGTGCTTCAAAAAACTGGACCAAGCAACACGTCAAGTACTGAAGCCGCCTTGTCAAATTCGATTAATGAAAACAAAGAGCGCCTAATGAAGTTAACTCAAAATTTTGATAATTTTGTCAAGTTTTATTTTCAATCACAAGCTGGAGGCCCTTCTGCTGGGACCCCGCAAGCCGCCTCGCAAGCCGGTCGACAAACCAGCCAACAAGTTCGCTTTGAAGAACCCGAGGCTGAAGAAGACCAAGATGATGACGATATTGTCATCGAAGATGATAGCGAATCATAGATGAGCATGGGTCGAAGATGACAGCGAATCATAGATGAACATGGGTCGAAGATGACAGCGAATCATAGATGAGCATGGGTCGAAGATGACAGCGAATTGTAAATGAGCATCGAGGACAAGGAATAAAAAATACTTTGCGTCACATTGTATATATTAATTTCATGCCTCCTTAAAACGAACACATATGGATATTGGCGATGTTGGTTCATTTGTTTTACAAAATACAAATTCAGGATTTTTTGATGATGGGCTTGGCCAAGAACCAGACATTAATATTCAAACCGATATTGCGGAACCTCAAGTTTTAAATATTGATTCAGTTGATAATTTTGCAAGTGGTGTAAGCTTTGAAAATTCTGGCGACGATCCTTATGCACAAGATCCTTTCGCAAACGCAAAAGATCCCTTCGCAGGAGGTGACAACAATTCCGTAGTTTCAAATGACTCAGAACCATATCAACAAGTTCAGAAGAAACCCACAATAAAACCAGTAAGCAGAGGACCTCCTCCTAGAGCCAGTGCGCCATCAAACAGCCATGCGCCATCAAGCAGCCATGCGCCAAGCAGGCCGCCAATGGCAACCAGGCAAAATACCCAATCGAGTAACTATTCTCAGAGAGCTCCTCAAGAACCTCCAAGAAGATCTTCAAATCTTGGACTCGATGATGATTTTAATATGTTAATGAATCCCGATAAGAAAGTCAAGGAACCAGTTGTTGATGAACCAGATGTAGGCTTTAAAGAAAGTCCAGATGACGACTACCAAGGTTCTGGTGGATATTCTGGGTCCGGAGGAGACTATTCTGGGTCCGGAGGAGACTACTCGGGTTCGAATGACTACTCCGGTGGTTATGGCGATTCATATGCACCAAGAGAACCAGAAAGACCTCGTGAACCCGAAAAGCCTCAGAAGAAAAAGTTTGAGAATGCTGACCAAGAAAAGTTGTATTATTTGAAACATTTTCGTGAAATGGAAAGGGAAGGCTATGATTTTGGGGAGGAAAAGTTTTCTATGCGAAATTCACTTGATGAACTCAAAATGGAATACTTGGTTCGAACTGAACACGCTTCAAAGAAGTCATCAATCCGAAGATACAAATCGATGATTATGACAGGAGTTACAGGTCTTGAAATGCTCAATAAAAGATTTAATCCTGTTGGACTTGATATGGACGGATTTTCAACTCACTTGTACCAGAATGACTTGGAAAGTTTTGACGAGCCTTTGCGTAAAATTCAAGAAAAATACAAAGATACCGAGGACTACATGTCTCCTGAAGTAGAACTCATTAGTACATTCTTTATGTGTGCATTCGAATTTTACATGGCAAAGCGTTTGGCTGATACATTGGGACCCAATTTGGCAAAGGCTATCAGTTCCGACAAGAATCTCATGGGAGGTCTCATGAATGCTAGTATGAGAGCATCAGATCAACAGCAGCAAGGCTATCAGGGTCAACAAGTCCCCGGTCAATATGGCCAAACGCCAGGTCAATTGAACCCAATGCAAGCAGGGCATCAGATGCCGGCAATGACAGGACCTTCACAAGATCTTGGCTCTATTCTCAGTGGGTTAAATCTCGGTTCCCTTTTTCAAGGATTAGGTTCTAATAATTTGTCATCGCTTTCTGGAAGCCCAGTACCTCAAGCCCAAACAAATACCGAATATAATCCAAACCCGAATGTCCGAAGTGGTGAGTTGCCGCCAAATGCATATGGTAATTTCTTGAAACCTCCTGAATCGGATCGACGCCACGAGGATCCGATGGAAATGATGCCGACGGATAACACTGGTGGAGCACGTTTCCGCAATAGTGGCACTGCCGGTGATGACGACGCATCTATTGCATCAGAAAACTCGGAAATTCGAACGATTAGTATTGGTAAGATGAAACCGACGAAGAAAAAACCGACGAATAAGAAGGTCCTGAATATATAAGAAGGTCCTGAATATATAAGAAGGTCCTGAATATATAAGAATGTCCTGAATATATAATCAAATTCGAAATAAATTCGAATAGCGTTAAGAACATGTAATTTTTATGATATTTTTTGTTAGAATATATATCATAAGAACATAAACATGGCGAGCGACACGAGTGCCGACAGGAGCATTGAGCAAGTCACTGCGTATTGGAATGCGAGACCATGTAATATTAGGCACTCAAATAAACAAGTGGGGACTCGTGACTATTTTGAAGAGGTCGCTGCTCGTAAATACTTTGTTGAACCTCATATCATTAAATTTGCGAATTTTGAAAAATGTGCTGGTCTTCGTGTTTTAGAAGTTGGTTGTGGAATCGGTACCGCGATGCAATCATTTATGCAAGCAGGCGTTTTGAAATATGTCGGTATCGACATTTCAGATTCTTCAATTGAAATCGCGAAAAAACGACGTCAGGTTTATGGGTTCTCTGAAAAACAGTGTGTACTTCAGTGCGCAAACATTGAAGAGTTTAATCCGGATTTCGAAAATGAATTTGATTTGGTTTACTCATTTGGGGTCCTTCATCATACACCTAATATTAGACTTGCGATTTCAAACTGCAGACGCTACCTGAGACCATCGGGAACATTCAAGCTAATGCTCTATGCCACGAATTCGTGGAAAAACTTCAAGATTAAAGAAGGTCTTGACCAATATGAAGCACAAGCAGGCGTGCCAATTGCAAACACCTATACACATGACGAAGTCTACTCATTGTTGCATCCAGAATTTAATGGTGTTTTCATTGATCAGACGCATATTTTTCCATACAAAATTGAAGAATACAAGAAGTACGAATACGTTCTCGAAGACTACTTTGCGTGTATGCCCAAGGAACTCTTTGCCTGCTTAGAAAAGAATCTTGGTTTTCATTTGTGTATAACTTGCACTGAAAAAAGAAAATGACGCAAATTATAAACCGGATATAAACAATAACAAACAATGGCCGACGAACTATTACGTCAACTGACAGAGATTGAAGAAGCAAGGCGCAAAAAGGAAGAAGAAGAACTCAAAAAGATTCATGACGCAAAAGTTGCTAAGGTTCTCTCTGTTCTCGCTGATACAAATGATTGGATTGCGGAAAGCGGACAATTTATTAAACATACGGACATCGAATATGAAGATTATGACAGTGCAATTATTGAAGCATTGGCAAAGTTTAATAGTTATTCAAGAAGTGCACACGTTGAAGTTTCCCATAATGAGCCGCCAACGGAGTGGCATATGCAGCATATCAAAACATGCATTTTTACTTTGCAACACCACACCCGCAGCAATTATATGCGAAAACCTGTGTAGTTTCATTCTCAGGAGTTTCTTTTCCATTCTCGCGTGATAATCGTGCTGCAATACGTTTCTTCTCAAATTCAAAATCTTTGCACTTGTGTTTCCTAGTTTTACAATTACGACATGTATAATATCCACATCCATTATCACACATTGAGAATCCACCAGTAATCTCATTTTTGCACTCGGCACAATAACGTCTTTTGCGATTATTATATTTGTCAATACAATCTTGTGAGCAGTAAATATCATTGTAAACTGGAAATGGCCATAAGTTCTTATCGCATACAAAACATGTTAAATGTTTATTTTCTTCATGATTCGTCATTTGATAATTCATTATTTGTGTTTTAGTTATATATTTTTCAGAGTTTATTACCGCAAATCGCTTCGCAAAACAAATTGAAATTGAGCACCAGTGTCAATTAATGGCACCAGTGTTTCATAGAAAAATGTTTCATTTACTGTTGCCATGTCAACAATAAATGAGTCCCACGGATATGTTCGGCGACAGATATCCTTTCGATATTTCTTCATGAGACCATCATTCATACTTTGTACAAATTCGATGCGAATACCATCATAAGAACCAATGCCATACCACTCAATCTTTGATGCCAGTATCATTGCACTCGGATAATTATATAATAATGCATCATTTGGGATCTTTATGACTGTGTCCAAGTAATCAACAATGTTCATTGATGGCAACTCTGATACAACGTAAATTGTTTTCATTTGACTTGGCTCTCGCACATATCCCAAACACTTATCAACAAGATCGGGTGAAACGCCAGTATCACCAACAAGATTTCTTGATCCGTGATATAATGCTTGTTTTAAGCAAGTGCTCATTGTTTCGACAAGATCGCAGCCGGTCATGTCATAACAATCTGCTTTACGGTATTTTTCAAGTTTTATTTTTATGTCGTCGTAAAATGACTTATTATGTTCAACAACTTTATCGTACCAAGGTTTAGTCATGTATTAATTTAAACAAAATACAACAAATTTTACGGTCTTATTGATTTTGTGTTGTTTTAGTAGCCATGTCGTCGCCAGAACAACTCGTTAAAGAACTTCAAGAGAGACTTCTCAAGAAAACACTACAAGAACAACAACGAGTTGCCAAACGTGTCGATTCATATTATAAACTTCTGTGTAATACAAAGCGATGGACCGCTCACAAATCTTTTAACAAACGTTATATATCTCGAATATTTTATGTAACAAGTGATATGCCTTATATCACAAAAGCAGTTAATAAATTTAACGAAACATCTCAAGAGAACAAAGCGCGTATTACTCTGAGTTTTGAATCTGCTAGTTTTTGTTCATATATCGGTTTCTGTTATCTTGAATTACATATTGAAGATAACAATTACGTACTTAAAAACGAAAACAGCGAAAATAATGAAGTAAAACCACAAGAAAACTCAGATGAGAATTAGGAGCTAAATAATCACACGAATTTAAAGGCTAAACCCATTCAAAAAAATAAAAAAATAAATCGCCCATGGCTTATTACCGGTCAATTGAGGAACCCTTTGGGCCTCCGAGATTTTCCCATCAGACCAATCATAGCTCAATTGGTAGAGCTTCTGACTGTAGATCAGACGGTCGCCTGTTCGATTCAGGCTGATTGGATATCTCGTTTTCTGGAGACACTAGCTCAGCAGGCAGTAGCGTGTGACTGTTAATCACAAGGTCAGAAGTTCGATCCTTCTGTGTCTCGATTATGCTTCGGCATAATAATATACCCATTTTAGAAGATCATTTGAATTTTGCATCAAATTCTGCGATCATGTTTTTGGATTTTTCAATTAGAGCATTTGATTCTGCAATGAGTTTATAAGATTCCGCGATTAGAACTTCGGATTCTGCGATTAACTTATTTGATTCTGCGATTGTATCATTTGATTTTGCAATTAGAATTTTTGATTTTGCAATCAAATCTCTAGATTTGTCTGTCATGTTTTGAATAAACGTTTAAGAAAGCTACGCACTTTATTTTTTGTTGTTACTCATTTTTGTTTTCACAAAAAACAATCGACCGGGAAATGAGACAAAAATTCTACAAAGATTTAAGCAAGGAAATGGGCAATTCAAACGCAAAACATATTACTCATGTGTATGAGAGAACATCAGGTGGCTTGATAGAAAACAAGTTGCCGATACCAGTTCCAAGAACTGCAACTCTTGGTGAACTTCGAGAACACATAAAACCCATTGTCGCTCCAGGAAATCTCAAGTTGTTTATCAATGGTTTCAACATGGAACATAATGAAGCTTTAGCCATCAAAAATGCGCTTAATAACACTTACGCCAATATCGAATATGAAGTCGAACCTACAACAAGAAACCAAATGACTCAATTAGGTCTTCTTGGCCCAGCCATTAAAGAATACCTGAAAAAGAATAATCCATTTGTTACTGGTGTCTATGTGAATTTTGAGAGATTTCATGATAATGAAGATAAAAATAAACAAGACACATGTACAGAATTGTCAAACGTTGAGTGGCCAATAACTGGTATTCTATACGAAGTTTATGTTACACCATGTGTTGAAACACAATCAGGGCGTAAAGTACAACGCGAAGATTATAAAGATATTTTCAAGTATCCAAAGAGAATTAATTTGGCGGAAGTTAGCGATGCTTGTGACGCTCGCATGGACATTGGTTCAGTGCGCCTGGAATACTACACTGATTAAGAAAACTAATGTGCACTAGCTGGTCATCACAAAGGTCATCGCAATGACCAGCAGTGAAAAAACTAAGATCAGTTTCGAAGTTGATAAAGAAACGTTTGAAAAAATGCGTGATATATTTGCAATTTATGACAAGAGCTCTAATATAACAAATGGGTTGTGTACAGTGAAGCATTCGTTTAACGGAATCTTCGTAGATTCATTAAAAGAATGCGATTTGACATTTGCAGTTCATCGACGTGGATCTTTATTTTTCGACAAAGACATTTACAAGGTTTATATTGATTGTGCCAGCCCAAAACTTGTCGAGAAACAAGTTTCTCACTCAACCATGCAATAAGAACTGACAAAGAATCCACTAATGATCATTACAAGAAATGTCAACGTCCACCAATCAAGAGGTTCCATTGTTAATCGATTTTGTTGTTCTCGTTCTTCATATTCGTTAGCAAGTACATATAAAAATATAAAAAATGCAATTGCAAAGACGCTCGCACAAGCATAACTAAAAAAACAATCATCAAATCTTCTTCGGAAGTTTTTTAAATTGACTGGTTTTAGTCTTTGTGGTGATCTTGGTCCAGATCCTGGACTCATTGACCTTGGACTTCGTCCTGGACTCATGACTTTAGTTGTTGCTTGTCGGATTTGTTTATAATTACTAATGCGTGGTCTTGTCGGGGACATTTATTTATAACACTGAAAATAACCCGAAGGATATTATTGGTTACTGAAGTTACTGAAGAGCTTGAAACTAGCAAACACAAAAAAAGAAGAAGGCTGCCATTTTTATTCGTGTACATAAATTTCTTCTTTATCATAAAAGTGAAAATGGAGGAAGACATTGTGCCCATGACATTAAAATTAAAAAAGACCAAGCAAGTAGTTACATATAACAAAGAGCGACGGCCTTCCAATACAAAATGTGTCATGAATTATTATTATGAGAATCCGAAGGATTTCCTTCCAGTCACTCAAGGTGGTCTTAACCTGGCACCAGGACCAAGACCATGGCCTAATTTTGTAAAACGATCAGAAACATCAGCAGGTACTGTAATTAAGAAACTATCTGGAACAGATGCGTTTCAAGACCCCGCGTTGTACAGACCAGTAATGATGGCAGAATATATTAACAAGTATTTTGTGCAACCCTACGAAGACATTGGTCGACAAAGCCCTTTTATGTATCCAGACCCTCTTTCAGTTATTGAAAATCAAGACCGTAGTAAATACCAATTAAATCCTCAGCAAAAATTTCTTCCGAAATTCATTTCACTTGATACGGATTTCTTAGGACTTATGGGAATGCACGGTATTGGTGCAGGTAAAACAGCCGCGGCGGTTGCCACAGCGGAAGAGTTTAAGACAAAGTACAGAAAGGGAGACCAGTTTGTTAATATTCCGGATCGCAAAGTTACTGTTAAGAATAACATTTCGCGTGATTGTGCAGTTACATTTGTAGTTCCAAAGAACTTGTTAAATGACTATGTTGATGAAATCGTCGGTCGAGTTCGAAATGGTTCAATCATGTCAGCGACTGGTCAATGTGTAATTTATTGTGAAGATGATTCTGATAGCTTGGAAGAACATGGTCCAGAGACTTATCGCCAAATTTATCAAGGTCGTCTTGTAAAAAATGAGGCCGGTAAATGGATATACGAAAACAAGAGTCTTAACGAATTGCATAAATTAGAGTCAGACCTTGCAGCCATTGGACAGAAAATTGCGGTCCTCCAAAATGACTTGAAGGAACTCACACTTCAGGCCGCGTCAGAAGATAAAAAGAAAAAACTCATTGCTGAAATTGGTCGCCAGAATGAAAAGATGACAAAATTGAAGAAAGAAATCACAACCAAATATGTATCGATTAATCGAGATGTTAATGATATATATTTCATCGTTGCACAGGAAACGTTTACATCGCGACTTCGCAAGGATCTAAACAAGGAAACTGATGAGACAAAGAAAATGTATACTGCGTCTGATTTTGTACTTGGTACAAATCCCAAGTTTGTGAATGATCCTACTGGATCGTTTCGCGGTAACCCTGCTGGACTTCACCCTGATTGCCTTCACAGCATGAAAACGCTGATTATTATTGATGAAATTCAAAAGTTGGTGTCCGAAGACCGTGTGAATTACAATACCTTATACAATACTCTAAACATGTATTCACGATCATTTGTAGACGGATCCCCTGTTGTTAAAGTGATTGAACTTACAGGTAATCCTGTACACAATAATCCCCACCAAGCCGCAAACTCGTTAAATCTATTGCGTCTCAGAATTCCGTTTCCACGAAAAGAAAAGATTTATAATGAAATGTTCATTGATTACGAGAGAAACAAGATGAGAAATAAGCTGTTACATTCTTATATGTGCTCTGGTTATGTATCCTATTTCAAGGGTGGTTCTCCGGTCGAGTATCCCTATCGCAGAAATCACATCAAGTTACACAAGATGCACTCGGTTCAATATGACCAGTACAAGGAGCAACTCATGCACGACATTGCGAAAATTAAGCAGAATAAATCTCGTGGCGATCATGACAAGTATGATGCCCTTTTTGAGAAGAGTGTTGCCAATATTTATCGAGGTTCTGCGGCAGTTTCGATGTGCGCCATGCCTGGAAACCCCAAGTATATTGACAGGACGGATGAAAAATTCCTTAATATGAATGATGAAAATTTAAAGACGGTGATTCGAAGCGGTAAGTTTCACGAGTATAGTTCAAAGTTGGCTGATTTGGGAGACCACATTTTGAAACATGCGGCAACTGGTCGTGGTCCCTTGTTTGTATATTCGAGTCATGTGCAGCGCGGCCTCCGACCCTTGTCCATCTATTTGGAACATCTTGGTTTTAAGTTTCTTGGACACAATGGCAATCAGAATGCCAAGCCAGCGGTTTTAAGTGCTCAGAAACAAATGCGTTATGGTGTGTGGTCAGATTCGTTATTTAATGACTACTACAAGAACTTTGTGGGCTCTGATGACCAAACTACTTATCGTGACAAAATGAAAAAATTGATTAATAGTCCAGAAAACATCGACGGCTCTGTTTGCCAAGTCATTCTTGCAAATATTACGGAAGGTGTTTCTTTCATGAACATTTCCGAAGTTCACTTGTGTGATGTTTGGTGGAACGAGCCTAGAATGGAACAAATTATTGGTCGTGGTATTCGTTTTAGGTCTCACTCTGATCTGCCAGAGGACCGAAGATTTGTGGATGTATTTTATCATTGTTCGGTATTGCCATCCTATCCAGAAGTTGACCCAGACCTAGTTAATAAGGTAGGTTACCGAAAGAAGTGTGATGTGTGTAAGAAGAAGAAAGCGGACAAGGCCCTCCTGATCGGCGACAAGAATGCAAAGAACATTGAAGGCACACGCACCAAGGAAGAAGTTCGCCGCGTACAACTCGAAGATGCCGAAGGTCGCACTGTAGAAGTTGAAGTGAAAAAGGGTGGTTTCAAAAAGACAGCGAATATTTATGAGAACATTGTGGATGATGGTACTGAAAAGTGTTTTTGTGACGAGCTTGTGAATCAGGGTCCGATGGGATTTGACTTTACAAGAAACACGATTGAGCAGCGTATTATGTCGACAGCGCAAAAGAAGAACAGTCTTAACAAGGAATTTGAACAGTGCTTGAAGGAATCGGCAGTGGACGCGTTATTGAACAAGAATGGAAACATTGTGCGATTTGAAGAGTCTACTTTTCCGGAAATGCTCAACATTGACTCTGGTAAAAAGTTGCCGAAGAAGGCTCGCATCATGTATGATAGAACTGCAAATAATTACTATCTGTATGATCTGTCTGATGGCTCAATGTATTCTACAACGTTGACGAGTACTACAAATGCTTGGCCTCCTAATCGATGCAAGATTGAGTCGGCTGTAGAATTGGATCTTATCAAACCCGCTGAAGTTCTTCTGGACGATAGAAATCGTGAAATGATTTTTATCATGCTTGTTGAGAAAATCAATGCGTTTATTTATGACAATAGGTTTAATAAATTGAACTTTTATGAATTGCGAGACCTTGCGATTTCGGAATATGGTGAAGACCAAAAGGCGTGGGATTATGCAGAACGTCAGTACAAGTGTAGTCAGTTGATGAAGATTCTGTTTCGCGAAAATCATGGCAATTATACGACTGCTGATTTAACAACGTAATTTATAATAAACATGAGAAGTCTCTAGAGACTTTACAAAATAAATTCAGGTCCGATTCGCAAAGACTGATTTCAAAGTCAGGATTTAAAATATTACCCAAAATGAGGATATATTTTAAATTTTGTTTATTTGAAAATCCAAAATGTACAACATGTGGTTGTCATGCAGACAACTTTATTTTTAATCATAAATGTACAATTTGTGGGCGTACTAGGTTTTATAGAACCTTTTACGAATTTGATTATATTTGATGTCCTTGTTTGATATCCTTTAACTTCTTTAAAGCCTCTCGAGGCTTTTGAAGTCTATTCGCGAAATTTCAATTTCACTATTCGCGAAATTTCAAATTGTTATTGTAGAAATTATTATGCGTTTTTACATAGTCCTTCAAAAAGTCGTTATTAATTTTAGTCTTGGAGACAAAATCAAATAACGAAGTCTTGTCAAGAGTCTGCATACTTAACTCGAATTCTATTTGCTCATTAGTCATCGTCTCATAATATGATGACGTGTCATGAAAGATCTTTCGAACTTCATCAACTAACAAATTACTTTCTGAATCTTCGGTCTCATTGCGAATCTCGTTTTCAATAGCTGGACTACGCACAATTTTACTATTTGTACTCAAAAAGTCACAACCACTATTAATACAGAAATCGATAAATTTCTCGGTTGTAAATGCCAACTTATTCATAAACTCACACAAGACTTGTTCTGTGTCAATTTCCGTAAAGGTCCATGAAGAACCATACTTTGTAAATGATTTTAGAATATTAATCGATTTACAATTATAATTGCTGTTGTTTAATGAACCAGCAATTGCATATACAATCGCGTCAGAATCTTCTGTGTAGACATAGTCTGCGAAGCCTCGACGCACTAGGTCTACACACATTCTTTCTGCATCATCGTCTGCAAAGATTACTGGAAGACCCATCCACTTAAGTACTGTTTTGAATTCGTTACGGTAATCTCGAGTAACGATTTTATTACGACATACATTTATCATACGTACGAGTTCTGCTTCACGCGCCTTTCGAGCTTCATAATCGCTGTTCGTGAGTTCTGTATTCATGAGTTCTTCGTATTCCTTTTCATATCTTGCAAGTTTCTGAAGATTGATATCGCGTTGAACTTTGCGTAAACTAATACAGTTTGCTTGTTTTGCTTGATGGGGGACCCCATCAAAAACATAAATGGGATGAATTCCATTTTTCAAAAGACTTGCTGCGGTATTAATCAATGGATACAAGTAACTATATTGCATTTCTTCGCTTGTAATATTTGTCTTTTTCGAGTATTTGTTGTGCTTGTACTTGTAAATCAAAATTTCGGCATCAATCGCAATTCGCTTGTCCTTATATGCCGATAAAGGTCTTTGTCTGATGCTTTCGGCTGCGTACTTTTTAATGTTTGAAAATAGACCCTTGATCCCCATTATATATAACATTGATTTTTGCCAAAAGTTATTAAAGCAAATAATAATTCGAAGTTATTTCGAGGCTATTTTGATGTTTATTTTTGCAAATGTGAAATAATCATTTTGCGAATATTTCATATTCTTATTTTGTGTTCTAATACCAAATAAACATGGATGACAACATTGTTGAACTCGACGTTGACAAACTAAACAACAGCATTGACGACATTAATCACGACTTGAGCAGTTTGAAGAATGATATGGAAAGGTGTTCTGTGGACCAAAGTGTTCTTCTAGTAAAGATGAACGACATGGCTTCGCAGGTATCACAAATGATGTCATTAATTGAAAACTCGGCATGTAAGTGTAAAAATGAACAAACTCCAGATAATTCTTGTGAATGTTGTATTGATTGTGGTACTGAACACAAACCAGAAGAAAAAGAACAAGAAAAAGAACAAGAACAAGAAGAACACTATGATTGCTGCGAAAATTACACCATGTGCGGTGCGTGTGGACACGAAAAGCCAGATGGACTTAATAATTGCCATGTTGAACCTACATGGAAACCAAAACTTAGATCTGCTCAAAAACCAGTTTCAAAGATTGTGTGCGACGGTAACGTGTGCTATATTGATGATTATTCGGAAGAAATGAAAAAGTGTCCTGTCAAGGAAATGCAGTGTCCAATGAGAGGTCCTGATGGCCTCATGAAGTGTCCAATGAGAGGTCCTGATGGCCGTATGAAGTGCCCGATGAGAGACTCTTCTGCGAAGATTCTCGAGCATTCTGATGGCCTAATGAAGTGTCCAATGAGAGACTCTTCGCAGAGCTCGTCGCTGTCATGGCCAATGCTTCACGATAACATTTACGATGATGATGTTCACATTGAACCATCGGGACCATCGTGCTGTTTTCGCGAATATACAACTGTCGACCTTCTAATGATTTTCATCATTAGTTATCTAATCTTCAGTCTTTTGATTTCTATTATTCGACGCATTGCTTAATGACCTGCTTATCGACCAAACAACCCGCTTAGCGGCCAAACACACCCAGAAAATTCTTTATCGTAAATTTGCTTTGATTTGATGTCGAATCCGAGAAAATATTACGCATGATATTCTGCGATGGGCTCACCGTGTTCATCGCACAAGTATTATTAATAGGATTAAATGATAACATTGTGGCTGATATTCCAGAATTTATTTGTGAATTGCAACATGAAGTATCGACAAGCGTTGTTGAAGCTGGTTGCATGATTGCGGTATAATTTGCTTTTAACAAGTTAATATTGCTATTCATGTTTGCCAAATCAGCATTGTCAGCATCAATTTGAGCCTGAAATCGGTTGACCTTCAGAATACCGTTCGTGCACGTACCGGAACCGCCGCAAATGCCCAAACAGATTCCTGTCGTACTACATGAAACTTTTTGTTTACATACACAACACTTGGCTTGTGCTGCGCCTGCACTATAACAACACATAGAACCAAAAATTGGCAATATATTATTTTGATTACAATCATATGGTGCACCGTCAACTTCAACGATATTTGGTGTTGCAGGATCTACATACCAACCTGCGGCATACTTTTGGTCAATACCAGTAGAACCTCCAGGATACTTTGCATCTCTTGCTTGTGTTGCTTTTCCGAGTGCTACATAAGCATCCGATTTTTGCTTTTTATAATTCATTGCTGTCATTTGGGCACGCATTAATGCTCTCGTTGATGACAACAGGGTATCATTACAATTGGACATTTGTAATATGTCAATAAATAATTAGAGCAACAATAATCACCGAACAAATCATCGTCCAAAAACACCAAGAAAATTCTTCATTGTAAATTTGTCAGAGACCTTTGTCGGTTCCGTGATGTTAATCGCAGAAAGACTGTTGTAAATTTTCTTAATTGCGTCTGGTTTTGAATTCAGGGCGCCTTGTGACCTAAAAGCCTGGGCTCGTAGTGCATTTTGTACTGCTGATGAAGCCGCCGCTGTTTGTGCACCATTGATAATTGTGCATTGTTGAACACTTGCATTTGGATCAAATTTAATTGCTGTTGCAGATATATTAGAATATATGATAGACTGACAACATCCAATATCAACTTTAGGAAATGGTGGATTTGGTGTTGGTATCGTGTTGTATGCTGATTGGAGTGCATTAATTTGAACATTTCTATTTGCCAAATCTGCCTTTTCAGAGTCAATTTGTGGTTGATTCATGTTTGCATTTAGTCGATTGTTCACACACTGACCCCAATTACATGTTCCTAAACAACCTCCTCCTGCATTGCAACTATACGGTTTTCCGCAAGCACAACATTTTGTTTGTCGTGGATCGGATGATGAATAACAACAAGAACCTGCTTGACCAACGCTGTTTTTACAATCATATGGATTACCATTAATTTCAATCATTGTAGAATTCGGATCGACGTACCAACCAGCAGCATATTTCAAGTCGATGCCATCAGCACCACCTGGATATAATGCATTTCTATCATTAGTTGCCTTTGTAAGTGCTCGCCATGCCGCCGACTGTTGCTTTTTGTAATTCATTGTCGCCAATTGTGCAGCCATAGTTTGTTGAGTAATTGTTGAAATCATTTCGCTACAACTTGTCATTTTATCAATATTGCGTATCACCGCTTTACATAATGCAAATATTTTATTTGATATACTAAAGGACCGCGTACGCAATGTCAGGCGATACCGATACATGTGCTAATATCGTTGCAACCAATATTACTAATTCACAAGCAAATGCCAATTTACTAACGGCATATCAAACTGCTAAAACAACTCTTTATAATAATTGGTTAACTGCGTTTGCAAAGATTGAAAATTCGCTGAATCCAGCTCTTGCTGATGTTCAAGCCGCTGACTCAATCTATAATCAATATGTAAACTATCCGGAGCCGCAGCTAATTACACTATACAACGACTTGTGTTGTTATCAACATCCAACATATAATTTTCTTAAATCATTGAATACTTGTGTTCCACCACCTGTACCGACACAAGCACCGACGCAAGCACCGTCTGTTACACAGACTCAAGCGCCGACACAGGCGCCGACAACAGGATCAACTCAGGGACCAGTAGTTGAAACTACGTCGGTGCCAACAGATATACCAATACAAGGACCAACACAAGGACCAACACAGACCACTGTAACAGACCTGTGGACGAAATTTAAGAACTTATTTACTGGTTCCTCAGCAACTTCTGCTCCAGCTTCTTCTGGTTCGTCAAACGATACTCCGGTTGTTACTGAAACTTCAGCAAGCACATCAACTGCATCTGGTTCATTGAGTGAAGGTCTTCTTGCTGCAATCATAGTTACATCAGTGATTGTCGCAATTTTATTGATTGTAACAATTTTTTATGTTTTAGCATCAGTACATCACAACCAACGATCCAATCCAGATCCCAATTATACAATAGCAATTCCACAAGCATTAGCAACAGTAGCAGATGCAGCATTTGGCAAGGCTCGTCGAAAAACTAGACGTTAAGACATTTAATGGCTCTGTTAAGACATTTAACGACACCGACGACGAATTACAAAATAAAATTTGCAGTTGTTTTAACAATCTAACTCGTATCAAAAATGGATTCTTCAACAAGAATTGATTACTCGAATTTATCACCTTATTCGGCTTCACCGGCTTCACCGGCTTTACCGTCGTATTCTTCAAGTGTTCAGAGGACTGTTTCCAGACCAGATGAATTTCTAACAAACATTCGAAGTCAGATTCTGACAAGTCTTATGCTAAATAATAATGCGTCTATTACTCAAACTGTGTACAATTATATGGTAATCATCCTTGTACACAATTTATTTGACAGAATTGTCGAGTATGTCAAAAAACGTGTTTATCAATATCTTAACAAATTTACAAACAAGAGATCGTCGCTTACATATAATAATGTATATGAAAACGTCATATCAAATTATATCGAGAGAAATTTAACAGAAATTTCAAAAAATAATAAAACTATGTGTCGTTCACAAAACAAACGTAACGTATTTTATTGTGTTTCAGGTGATATTATTTTGGCTCCAAATGTTTATTATTCATGTGTATTTGATGGAACATCCAATGATTCTATATTTACATTTTCATCGGATAAGTTGGATGTAGACGAACTTCAAAAATGGTTTTTGAATAATGTGCAAAAAAGCTATGTGCCTTCTTCCTCAAATCTTGATTTTGCCGAAGTAGTTGAGCGCCAAATGGAATTGGCAGGTAATATGGGTGGGCAATTAATGACTAAGAAAATGTACATGATTACAAAACAACGATTGAAGCATAAGAAAACCTTCTTGAATTTGTTTGGAAAACATATTCAAGAAGCTAAAAAGAGAATTGACTTTTTTCTTAATAACAAGGATGCATTTTATGATCGTTTGGGAAATCCGTACACATTTGGACTTCTTCTATACGGACCACCAGGAACAGGAAAGACGTCCTTCATTAAAGCTCTCTCGACATATACAAAAAGAAATATTATTTCGATTGATTTAAGAAAGATACCCAAAGATAAGATTCATAACATATTTTCACGCGGTGATATTAACGACAACAGTTATACCCCATCGGCAAATTTAGTTTCTATCGAAGATTCCATTGTAGTGTTTGAAGAAGTTGATTTTATTTATAATTTTCAGAAACGATCAGAAACTGTTGAAATCGTGGCTGAACAAAAAACCGAAACAAAGACGGAGTCCAAAGACGAATTAGCAGATTTACAATTTATGCTTAATTTATTGGATGGAGTTGTTGAACATAGTGGTCGCATTATCATTATGACAACAAATTTGCCAAATAAACTCGATGGAGCTCTCATTAGACCTGGACGAATTGACTTTCAAATCAAATTTGATTATTGTGACAAGGAAATGGTTGAAGAAATGTATAATAACTTTTATTCAAACAATATTTCTTTTTCAAAGAAGTCATTTGCTGAATTTAATAGAACCGATCTTTCAGCTGCATCACTTAACAAATTAATGTGTAAGTATTTCGAAGAACCAGACGTGGCATACAGCAAAATCATGTCGTCAGAGAACATCGATGAAGAAATTAGATAATTTATGTGTTTATGTGTTTATGTGTTTATCTTCGAGACTTGACACTAACTTTGCCAGATTTTTCCAATGAAATTGTGACATTGTTAAATGTTGTCGACAGTCTGGCAGGCACTTTCTTCATTTTAGATTTCTCCGTTGAAATTGGCGTCAGTCGTGGTCTTTCCTTTTTGTTAGCAGCTTTAATGGCTTTTGAGCCGGTTAACATCGGCTTCACAGGGCTCTGCGAAGATTCTCGAGGACTCTTCTTTGCAGATTTCTTATTCTGAACTTTTAGCATTTTCGATTTTGTTGGTTTCTTAGTGACTACTTTGACTGTTGGTACTTTTTTCGCGCTCTTTTTTATGCCTTTGCGGCCATATGACATATAAACACCGCTTGGTGTATCGACTGTGTTCATATAAGGTGGAACTTGTTGATACAACACAGGATTACCTGTTCCTGAAGCAGGTGAATATAGCATATCGTACGAATTTAGTGATCTTTGTCCAAATTTATTACGTGATGTTCTTGTCACTCGTTTACGACCAAATCCTGCTTGAGTTCTAGCGTTCTGTCCAGATATATTCTTCGTCAAAAATGCATCACGGGTACCAACGTCTTGTTGAACGCCATAAATGACATTGTTATCAGAACCATATGAAGCATAAGGTCCAAGCGAATTGGTCGGTCCACTAATCATATCATTTCGAAAAAGTTTGTTTGTTGCAAAGTCTACCGTATCACCACCGCCATGATACATTGGTATCGAAGGCTCATATCCGACATTATTAGGGCCCATCATTGTACCAGTATTACCCATATAAGAACTTCCGAAGCCCGACTTACCAGTCCCGCGCCTTTTTCGCCCAAATCCATACAAAGGACTATTTGGTCCCGGATAATTTTCTTGAACTCGAACGCCGCCAAAATCATCGGGATTAAAAATTGGGGTTCTTGGCACATTGTTGTATAGATTTGAAGGTCCCGGGAGTGTCTTCGCCGCTTCGAGGATTCCTTCATTTGCATATTGCTGTCCCCACATGTTCCTGCTAGTCATATTGCTGAGCCAATGATCGGTTCCAGGTGTAGTACCGAAACTCACAGAGTTTCGCGAACGGGTTTTCTTTTTTCGACCAAATCCACTTAACTGTGTCATATGATCACGAGGTCCGTAAGGTCGCGGTAATCGTGCACCATGAAGATCTGGTACTTCACCGGCTGTTAAATAATTCATTGAAGTTCCTGGCTCTGGATCGAATGTGTTTGGTATACCAATATGATTATCGAACCCGGTATATGAACCAAATCGCGAACGACCAAAACCGAGACCCGCAGGACAATTTAACGATGTATTATTATAAGATTTTGTTGAATCATTGTAATTAGTAACTCCTTGAAATAATGGGGCATTCATGTTTTATGATTGGTTTATTTACTAGAAACTCGGATAATTATTTAAAGCGTTTGCGATTCTTTTTATATTTCCTTCGTAATATAAATGAACAGCAAATCAGTAATAAGACCATCAGTTAATAAAGTATCCCATGTTAATTCTAAATTGAACAAACCGGTTTTTAAGCGACCTGGTTCAGTTCGAAAATTGGACGCATTGAGCGCAAAAATTCCGGCTGCAAAGAATGCAACAAGACCTCAAAGAGCCCTTGCTCGAAGTCCAGCTAAAAAGGTTTCCGAAAAACCGCGTCAGGAGAATCTCAGTTCATTAAATAATAAAAAGGCATCAGAATCGAAAAAGCAATGGTTACAAATTTTGAATGACCCCGAGTCAAAAAAGCTTTTGAACAAAGTGTGGTCTGCTCCAAATCCGCAAAAAAAATATCAGGACACAATAGCGAAACTATCCGAGAAAATAAAATAAAATGAATCAAGTTGAGTACCATGATCCAGAGTTTAGGCGGCATTGCTGCCGAAGCCATAACAAGTATTATAAGAAACGTTCGCGAAAATCGGACACGGAAAGTCCACTGGAGAGCTTGCCGAAGGAAAATCTTTCTGAACTTAATAACAAGTTCAGTGAAATTTTATCGTGTGCAAATAGAGAAAATATAACATTTAAAGAAAAAATGAGAAGTGTTCATATAGCTTATGTACTTAAGGGTCGTCGAATTGTACACCAAGCAGTTAATGACAGTGATCGTTGTTATGTGGATGGTCGATATCAAACTTCAATGCATGCAGAAATGAATGTATTGCGTTCATTGAAAAAGAACAAGTCGTTCAATTTGTTAGTCATTCGAATTGAAAAAGGTACCGGTCAATTGTGTGAATCAACGCCGTGTGATAATTGTCGACAGGAGCTTCTGAATCGAGGTTTCAAAACGGTGTATTGTAGTAGATCTGATGGTTCAATTCAAAAAGTTAGGTTAGATGTTCCAACCTATCAAACAACTGCGTGGAAAATTGTTCAACGAGAACTTCGAGAATCTCGCCGGAGTCCAAGTCCACCAACAAGTCTAGAATCTCGCCGGAGTCCTCGCTAATATCATTGTAAATATTCTTTCTCGAAAGAACTACTATTTATGTTATTGTTTTACATCGTTGGTCCTGCGCAGAGTCCTGCTTGAGAACTCTCGCAGAGTCCTTCTTCGACGACATCATAGTTCAATTCCACAGTATATCCATCAATAGAATGATTCAAAATTTTACACGTTGCACCATTTGTCTTCAATGCATCGTGTAAAACATGAATGTCGCCTCTCCAAAACATTGTCGTTCTCTTATTCTGCAACGCGTCAGTTAAAACTTCGATATCAGCGGGCTTCAACCCCAGAACTCGTCGAATTATGTTATCACGAACTTTTTTCGGGAACATTTGATATTGAAAATTGAGACATTCTGTGCTAGTTGCAATTGTTTCTTGTAATTTTTCAGTGCTCATATTATGTATAACGATGAAGAAAATGGTCTATTACTAGACTATTTTTCTTTTTTGTATTTTCTTGATTTCAGATTTACTTGAGTTTTTTGTCAATAGCGCTGGCAAAATCCGCATGATTCAACATATATACAACAACAGGTTCGTGTAAGTTGTTGTAAAACTGTTCTGGAAACAATTGTTCTTGTTTCTGATTTTCTCGTGGTTCTTCAAATGAACACTGAAAAAGGTTCATAGAACACTGCGAAGATTCTTGAGTACGTGAGCATTGGAAAGAATTCGCGGAACATTGGAAAAAACTGTTAAATGATTGTATTAACGTATTTAATGCGCTCTCGAAGTAATCATTGCAAGAAGTCTCTTGGCCATTATCCAACTTATTCAAAACATTTCGTATATTCTTTCTAACGTGATAAATGTCTTCAACTTCTCGATGACTCATTTTAATCATAGCAGTCATATTCTGGCGTGACTAAAAATTCTTAATTGCTCGTTTAATTCGTCGTTGTTCATTTCTGTTGTGGTGTCTTTGTTCATGTTTTTTGTTCTTCATTTGATTTGCGTTGTTCTTAAGATTTCTTTCGACAGTTCTTGAATTATTTATATTTTCAATGTTTTGAATAATGGCCTCTGCGTCTATATGTAGTAAATTTGTGCGCACTGCTTCTTGTCGTAAATGTTCCAGTCCTGCAAGCCAATTACGATGAAATGCTGAAATTCGAGATTCTATAGCTTCATTGCTGAATGTAGTATTTGTTGAATTATTATTAGTTATAATAACACGTGGAACAGTCCATTGAACTACGGGGTGTACTTCGTGGGATTCTAAAGAGGTTCCTACAAATCCATATATACTATTATGTGCTTCCACTTGTCGTGTTCCTAATTCTAACATATGGTGAAGCCAATCTCTGGTTGTACCAAATATTGATATTTGTTGATAAACGGTTGGGTCCACCGGATCACCTTGCCAGAAGGGTTCCGCGTCGTATTTAATATCATAAGTACAATATGATTTACATGCTGGACATTTTTGTGAATAACGGTACCACATTTGAATACAACTGTAACATGAAACAAATGTACACTTATTGCATTTGATTAGTTTATTTCCTTCGCAATCATCTTGATCTTGATCTTTGTGGTCTTGCAAACAAATATTGCATGACGACATTCCCGGAGGTAACGACGGCATTCCCGGAGGTAACGACGGCATTCCCGGAGGTAACGACGGCATTTCTATAATCATTTCGAAAAATGCGCTAGAACAAATGTTTTTTTGTTATATGTCGTATAACATTACTGGATATCTCGCCATGACTTCATTACAACTTGGTCCAAGAAAGTTAAAAAACTTTCGGCGAGAGAGCGCTCAGGTTATGACCTTGGTCCAAGAAAGTTATGTAATAACTTTCGGCGATAAACCCAACTTGATATTGCCCAAATTTGCAACAGAGTAAATCAAAATCATTGGAAAGTTTTCTTTCAAAAAGATTTCAACCGTTGGACACATACCAGAAGACTTGCAGAACAAATTAAGAAACTTCACTTGATAACGACCAATGAAGACTGGTTCTGTCGCGTTCAAATTCTCTGGACTAGATTCCCCAATCTCAATTTCTTGCTCGGCAAAATCTCCACTTGCAACCATCGTGAATGTGTCGCCGTTATTCTTCGTCCAAATGTCAATGTAATCAGAAATCATAGAAAGGTCACGGCAATGTTTCTGAAAATCAATACATTGCATCGTGTAAATCGTCTCAAACTTTGTACTAGGAATATTGTAACCTTCATTGTCAAGGTCAATCAACTTGAGACGAGAAACACTGATAATCTTCTTTTCGTGATTTTCGATTTTGATGCCAAGCTTTTCTTCATCACCCTTGGCAATAAAAAGCGTGATAATGTCACTGTTATTAATCGTCTTGAGGAGTTTGTGGAGACTAGTAAGATTAATACCAATTGAGATCGGAGATGGGCAGTAATACTCATCGAATTTGTCAGCATTCAACTTCAGGTGAACAAATGCTGACTTGCCTTGATCCATACGGAGAATACGAATGCCGTTTTCATCAAAGTGCATATTGGTTTCGAGAAGAACTTCTTTGAGAGCCTCAGAGAGAGTTCTAATTGCATTAGCTTTAATCGTCTTTAAATGCATAACATATTTCGTTCTATCAATATCGGTCTTGATGCTTGTCATGATATAATTCTGGATTATTTATTCTAGTTTGAAATTTTTTTTTCAGGTTCTAAACGACTTCGTTTATTTGTTATTTCTTTCAAATTTCTCTTGAAAAACATTACTTGTGCATGAAAGAATCCACAGATATAAATCGGTGATACAATAATTTAAATTGTTCCAAGACCTTTTTCTTGTTATATAATTCAGGCACATGGCTGAAGTCTTCATATATATCAGAATCCTGTGAGTAACAATACGTGCAATCCAAAGGTTCTGAAAAGCCAAGACGCTCTCGAGTATTATCAAAATCTTCTCGAAGTTGATAGTACTTTTCTGTTAGTTGCTGTTTCATAAGAGCATCCTTTCGTTTTTTAGAAATTTGCTTAGAATCTACATCATTGCAAATTTCTTCAAAGATTTGTTGACCGGTAATTTTTGACATTTTAATTGATTATTTTCTTAGCACGAATGCTAGTCTCTTGGAATATTTGTTAAATATTCTTTGATTTCTTATTCGAGACTTCGTGCAAAGTTCATTACATTATCAGGGTTGTTATCAGGAGCAAGAGTTCCAGGACCCATATGTGCATCATTTTGGGTCATGATTGCTCTTATTCTCTGAACTGAACCAAGAACATTTAGAAGTCGATTTTTATCCTGCTCAGAAATGTGATTTCTTTGCTTCATATCCTTTACAACCTCAGTCAAATGCAAATATTGACTTTCAGTATCGTAATATGTGTAAGTTCCAGATCCTGTGAGACTTTCATATTTTACTCTGTCGATCGCTCTGTTTGTAACTCGTGTGTCCGGGGCATTATCGGACATATTTGTGCGCTTTACACGTCTGGTCTTGTTGCTCGTATTCGTGCTCATTTTCACTTTGAATATATACTTTATTTTCTAGCCTTGTTTAATTTTTGTTTTGGTTTTTTGGAAAGTTGATTGCCATGTTTTTGGGGACATACATTCCGTTGACATAGGTCAGTGGTTCCGAGCCGACAAACGCATTAGCTGGCATTGGTGCATTCCCAGAGGTCACGTTGGCATTATCAGTTGCCAAAAGGTTTCCAGGTCGACCACCGGGTGTCAACGTAGGATTCACTCGACCACCCAATGCTGCAACTCCAAATTGTTGCGCAAATGTAACTGTCGGCCACGGGTTATCCTGAAAATAAGTGCTCAGTCGTGATTGATTAATGAAACTGTCAAACTGAGGTCCGAAATTGGTTGTGGGAGTTGCTTGACCCGGTTTTTGCGAAGCACTGTTAACAATGCTTTCATCCAATTTAAATAAATGTTGAGTGATATTGTACGATCCTGATGGTTCCGCCATATTTACTATTTGATGATATAATAATTTCACAATAAAATCACAATTTTGAAAAAAATAAAATACAATAAGATCTATTATGCAGATTCTATTATTATTATGAACAAAGACCAACTCACAGAAATTCTTAAAACCTGCGCCGAAAAGACTTCACTTACATTGTCCGCAAAGAACATTAACGATATTATCAAGTCGTGTCTTGCAGGCGACAAATTGAATTCAAATGCAACAAACAAGGCACTTTTAACAAGCACTATTGGCGAAAAAAAGATTCAAAAATCCCCGGAATTTCTTGATATGTTTATTAGTATGATTAAGGATCATACAAACGAAAGTAACAAGAATGAAATTGAAAGTATTTCTACTCAAGTTAACAATTACATTAAAGACTTGGATGATATCACTACTGGTGTGACAAATAACACGATAACAAATAATGAGACCAATATTCAGGAATATCTCGACATGTTACAGAAGAAGGACCGCATTATTCAGTGCAAAGATGAAATCATTAACATCAAAGAAACCAGCCTTCTTGACAAGGACAAGTTGTACACAGATGTCTTAAAAGAAAAGGAGGATCACATAAAGACGCTCTATGATACTATCAGGGAACGTGAAAAGACCATTGAATGTCACCTTGAAGTAATTCAAAAGTTGATTAGAAGTCATGAAAATATCGTTGCACATGATTTTCAACCTGGTCCAGGACCTGCAAGTAGTTCCGGGCCGCAAATGGCTGCGGCATCCCGACAACCCACTTCAGTTCGAGACTCTGAAGCAAAACCTGCAACTGATATTACGTTGTCAATTGAAAATCACAATGAAACATTTGCAAAGATTCTTGGCAAAACGTATGGATACAAGGATGTTATTAAGCAAGCATCAGGCGCTGCATGGTCCTCTGATCATAAAGTTTGGACGGTACCACTTACAAGTGTTGATGAACTAGTAGCCTTGTTTGAAGCATCAAAAATTAAATATAATAACAATGTCACTGATGCAGTTCCAAGCTCTGAATCAACTTCGGAAATTGTTATATCGGATAACAATGATCTCTTTCGTTCTGAATAATGTTTAAATAGGTTTCTTGAACAAGTTTAAAGCGTTGAATTAAAATAATTCATTTATTTTTTATGTAAAAGTATTTATATACATCTATAATGGCACATCAACAATTTACATATCCAGTTTCGACTAGTGCGCCAATATCTCAACAAATTCCATATCACGTGCAATTACAACCGGTACAATTGCCGTCACAAGTTCCGGGAATGCCGCAACAAGTTCCGCAACAAGTTCTACAACAAGTTCCACACTATCAAACCCAATGGCAAGCACAGGCGCAAATGCAACATCCAGTTCAAACAATAATACATCCAACGGTCTATCAAGTCCCGCCACAAGTTCAAATACCACAAGCCCAAATATCGCAAGCCCAAATATCGCAAGCTCCTTCGGGAATTCAAATGCCACAACAAGTTCAAATGCCACAACGAATTCAAGTGCCTCAATTACCTCGTGTTCCACAACAAGTTCAACAAGTTCAAATTCAGCAAGTACCACAACAAGTACCACAACAAGTACCACAACAAGTACCACAACAAGTACCAGTTCAAATACTTAAGAAACCAGCATTGAAAAAACCGCAAATTCCAATCCAATTATCAAAACACTCTGGACCAATTAAAAATGCTGCTCGAGAATCTTCGCAGAGTTCTGTTCAAAAGATTCAAACAAAATTAACTGGTGTACAACAAGTTCCACAACAAGTTCAACAAGTGTCACAAGTTCCAGGACCACTCAGAAAACAAACGGCAGAAAAGAGACCTAAGATGCCTAAGATGCCTAGTTCATATCCTATTGAACAAACAGAATCTCTCGATGGATATTCTCCATTTGAAATTCTTGGTCTTCCTGAAGGTGCATCAAAAGAGGACGTCGATGAAGCATACAAAAAGTTAATTAAAGTACTTCATCCAGATAAGGCACTGTCTCAAGAAGCAATGAAAATGGGATGGACACGCGAAGAAAAGGCAGAAGCATTCGATCGAGTACTCAAAGCATATACTCTCCTAAAAAACAGAAAGAAAGAAACAAGAATGCCTGATTATAATATCGATTATGAAATAACACCAGACATTACAATTAAACCTGCCGATGGCCTCAAACAACCTGAAACAACAAAAGCACTCACTCCTGATGATGTGAAGAGGAATATGGCATTGTTCAATCAACGCTTTGAACAAGAAAAACAAAAGGAAATTCGAGATGGTTTTGCAGACCCGTTCAGCATGGGTCGCCAAGATGTTTTTGGAGGTTCTGAAGAAGATAGATTAGCGGAACATCGAATGATTCGAAGTGGAGGTTCTCGTCAACAAATTGATGTAACAAAGAATCCAGAACAAGTAAAGGCGAAAATGACTGAAGATGGACGCCTTGTTAAATATAACCCATATGCTTCAGATCAAATTATGACAGTACCAAATAGCACTGGGTATTCTGATCTTGGTCTTACAAATGTTTCTGATTTCTCTGTCACAAACCGAAATGGAAAATCTGGACTCTGTTGTGCAGATTTATTGCATGTATATGGTACCAACAATGAATATTGGGAAGATTCGGTAATGAGAGACCCGGAGCTAGCTCGTAAATATACAGACACTACTGCAGTTGACAAGAAAATGAACATGTATATGGCAGAGCGCAAGAGTTTTGATCCGAAAGAACAAGATCCATTTGTCTTGCAGCAAATTATGGAAGATGAGCGTAACGAAAAAATGATGGAAAAATTGAGAATTCAACAATTAACAAAGATGACAAATTATTATGATGCAAAAAGTATTATGTAAAATAAAAAATAAATAAGGCTAGCGCATTTCGATGAAATGCATAAGAATAAGACATTGATGTCATCGGAAAAGAAAACTGCAGCGGAAAAGAAAGAACTTTCAGACAAGAAATTAGAATCGATAACAGCACTAAGACGCGAATTAAAGGAAGCCAAAGAATCCTATGAAAATTCGGTACGAAGAATTAATGATGATCTTCGTTCAATTCATCGACAATTAGCGAAAAACAGCAGCAACAATACAACACATAATATTGACAACAGTAAAAACTTTTACACTTATGTTTTTAATGTTGACATTGATCCAGAAAACCCAAGAGCTTTGTTCGAATCTGCTGTGAAGTCCATTCCAGATATCGTACGAGATAGACCGCCAAAGAACTATACAAAGCCTTATACTAACTAAAGTAACAATCCCGCGAAAAATTAAAGGACGTTACAAGTTGGTCGTTAAAATAAACTATGAAAAGACCCCGTGGTGAAGAACATTCAGAGAATTTTGGTATTGATTCGAAGAAGATTTGTGAAAATCGCGAGAGAAATAAGAAAAGAAGTTGTTCGGAAGACAGTGTTACTTCAAATTTCGATTTTAAGAGGATTCGATGTTATATTGAATATGCGGCTGCAATCCCAGTGAATTCAGTGAACCCATATTATTATTCATTGTATGAGAGCGGTATAGTCTAGGCGATCGCGAAACGATATAGTCTAGGCGAAGCGAAGCGCTAATCGTTAGTTTTGTTCGTTTGTTTTCACAATTCGTTGTTTTCTTTTTTCTCCTTCTATTATAAATGTTCAATTTCGGAGTATATATGCCTGGAGAAAGAGTTACATACAATGGTCGTGTTTATGAAGTTGTTTCAGGAACAAATGGATGGTATCAACTTGTAGGTCTGACGAAAAAGGTTCGCCTGTCTCACAAGAAATCAAGCCCGAAAAAGAAGCGTTCAGCAAGCCCGAAGAAACGCTCTGCAAGCCCTAAAAAGCGCAAATCGAAGAAATCGCCAAAGAAAGCGCGCAAGGTCTCTAGTCCAAAACAAGTAAGACGTTCGATCAGTCCTAAAAAGCGCTCAGCGAGCCCTAAGAAACGCAAAGCGAGTCCTAAGAAGACCCGTAAGATCTCAAAGAAGCGCTCTGCAAGCCCGAAAAAACGCTCTACAAGCCCTAAAAAACGCAAGGCCTCTAAAAAGTCTCGCAAGTCACCAAAACGAAGTCCTAAACTGAGCTCGGCGCGTTCATATCGCTCATTGACTTCACAAGACATTAATCCAGACATAATCGACAGAATTATGGCTGATTTTTCTCCAATGTATCATACACCACTCTCAACGGGATCATCGCGCTCCTCAGGCTCATTCCACACGGCGCTACAAAGCCCTCTCAGCAATTCTTCATACCACAGTGCACGAAGCTCTTAAATACTCGCTACATCTCTAGCCATATCGATCATAAATACCAATCGTATACAAAATGAATGTTGTACCAGTATAATTAATATAAAATAGACCATTCTTATTCGGCGGTATCGTCCGGTTGTAATTAGTATCATAATACCAACCAGTAGGTGCCGAATCAGGTCCAACCTTCAAATTATGACTACTAATATTCTGAATAACAAATTTGATTTGTCCAGAACCAAGAGAAAATGCTTCATCAGTGGTCCAATTTGCAAGAATGTCAAATGTATCCGTTGTATCCGTTGTGATACCAGATCTAATAATTAATCGATTTCTAATATCGGCATACGTGTACGTATACGCACCATCAAGCGTCACCGCAGTAGGCACTAATGGATAAATAATGAAGGAATTATTCGTAATTGTTTTTGTTGACGTGAAGTTGTCTGTTTTGAGACCAACACTAGTCACTAATGGACCACTGGTCGAAACGTCGTAAATCGGTTGAGTATTTTTAATATAATATGCCACTGAACCATCTGTACCAATTGTTGCTTTGAATGATACTATATTATTTGCTGAAACAGTAATCACTGGAATTGGATTATTAATATATTGATAATTTCCTTCAGGTATGATGTTACCAAAAAGTAACACGGTTGAAGCAGTACCGGTGTAATTATACACAAATGAAAACGAAAAAGTGCCACTAGTGACACCGCTCGAACCAAGTAATGTAGTAACAGCAATATTGGTCGGTAAAATGTCTTGAATCGTACCACTAGTGGCTGTGATGGTCCTATTCAAATACTTGTTAACAACTTGTGAGGCAGTCAGATTTGTACTTGCAACCGACGTGCTCAAGTTTACAACTGATAATTCTGGCAGGTAGCCAATATTAGCCACTTGGTTGTCATCAACGGGATTTGAAAGGCCCGAAATTTGATTTGAAGTTATCGAAATAGTACCTGTAGTGCCCTTGGCCATCGTAAATTTGTTAGTCACATAAAAAGTATCACTGGTGTACATCAATGCTGCGACACCTGTGAACGTAGTTCCAGTACTAAATTGTATACTGTTTACTGGACCGGATGCACCAATACTTGACGAGTGGTCAACAAAGTATTTTGTAGCAACATCTGTTGGATTAACTGGGTCGAAGAGATTTGAAATTCGGCCAGAAGACATTACAATAATTTCATCAGTCATGGTTGTGCAGTCAACTACATTTGCTTTCATTAATCTTGTAAAATTTGTGGTTTGGTTAATACTTGGTTGCGTCGTGCTATCACCCATTTACAATAATACCAATAATTATTTCGTTGAATGTTTTCGCTTTCAATTTATACTTTCAATTTAGCACTGCGAGGATATGCGACATTTTTATAATGTTCCAATTCTGCTTCCAACCTTTTTGTCCTATCGGTATCACTCGACACATTGCTATACAGGTTTTGTTCTCTTTCATTAAGAATTCTTTCTCTTTCATTCAAACGTTTTTCTCTCTCGTTTATACGTCTTTCTCTCTCATTTAAAGCTCTTTCTCTTTCAACAGAATCCTCGACAATGATTGCTATTGGTACATTGCTTCTCTTGCTCATTATATCAAAAATATATGAATAACTTTTGAAGTTGTTGAGCCATTTTATTTTTCGATGACCAAGGTTTATTAGAAAAATAAATTATATGTGTTTATACTAAAACATAATATGGAATTAGGATTAATAGCGGCCGGCTTTGGTGTGTACAACTATCTTGCAAATCAACAAAGTCGAGAACAAAATTTTCAAAGAGAAAATAACCTAGGTCTGCCAAATGTTGCCTATCCCAATGTATTTTATCCTCCTGGAATGCCTGGACAACCACCGAGTCCTCTTATTATGAATAATGCATTAGATGCTTTTGCTGGACCTTCACGATATTATCACCCAATGCCGACTGTTGCTCAACCAATGGCTGGAGTACCGAATAATAATGCTTCGCTAAATAAAATGTTCAATAATCAGCAAAATGTTTTCAAAAAACAATTTGCACGAAATCAAGTTGAAAATTTCGGCAATGGTCCACAAGTCCAAGGACTTGCTCAGGGACCACAACAGGGACCTGTTCAAATGCCCAAAGTCCTTGGTGTTCAACAAGGCCTTGCAGGGGCCTTTGCGCCAACACCAAACATGTTCGGCCCTGGTGGCGCTGGAAGCCCATTCGGACCTAATACGTATGGTTCAATGAGTAACACAAGTTACGGTCGACAAATGCCAACAAATACTCAAACTCAACAGCCGCAGACTGGACCGTTTGCTGGTGTTCCAAACCCAATTCGAAGCCACCCGAGTATTACAAGTCTTCAACAACAACCCACTAATAATGGTGTCACAAACGACTACCTACTGAACCTAAATAATCGCCCAATTGCAGATTTCGCCCATAATAACATGGTGCCATTTTCTAAAAAATACACACAAAATATGGCAGGTACCGGCGTTGCACAGGGGAACTACATTGACGGTGTTAACGTTGAAACCGGAACGGACAAAAGTACTCCTAACCAAACATTGTTGAGTATGTTTACTGGTCAAGATGACACATATCGTTCGAAGCGTGAAGCAGGACCCCTCTTCAGTCCTGCAGAACAACAAACTAATTGGGTATTTGGACAACCACTTTTTCGCGAAGACGACGAAAGATTTAAGCAAGTACTAACTTACAGAAATGACCTTGCACCATCAGAAGCTATTATGGTTGGTCCTGGTCTCAATCTTGATCCTACGGTTCCTGCTGCTGGTGGTTTTCACGACTTCACGCGTGTAATGCCTAATAACGTTTCTGATTACAAGGCAAATCAATTACCGGGTCGTGTGAATGAAGGTCGCTTGTTGACTGCCGGATTACCAACAGCCTACCCTGGTGTCGGTGGTACTCAAAACAAGAGCGCTCCAGGTGTTCCCAAGTACAGACCTCCGCGTGATTGGTCCCAAGCACGAAGACCAACAATGACCACTAAGGTCGGCTTTGTCAATGGTGAAGCAATGCTTCGTGCTGATTACCAAGTAGATAATCGACCAAAGAATCCTCAGCGTGAACAAATTTCCTGGGGATATGGTCAAGCTGTTCCCAAGACTTCTCAAAATTCACCATCGAATGCCGCTCTCAAAGATTCAAACAAAGAGTCCTATTGTGTTGATGTGCCGATGACAATTGGTATTGCGCCTGCGAGACCAATGGGACTTAATAATAGAAGCCCGACATACATGTCCCAAGACAACAACATTAGATCAAAGAGTGATTGCAATAGTGTTCCCCTAAACGGACCTAGCCCAGCGGTGAAGAAGACCGGACCAATGATTTCGAATTATTATGTTAATGAAACAGACAGAGGTTCCGTAAATCCACAAAACGTCGAACAATTAAACTTGAAGGGTCCTAACATCATTAGTTCGTACAATTATGATGATACACCGAAGACAACGATGAAGGAAACTACTGAATATTCATATGCAGGTGACGCTAGTAGACCTTCACAGGGTTCCACATTTTACACATACGATGACGCACCAAAGACAACTATGAAGGAAACCAATGAGTACTCATATGCAGGTGACGCTAGCAGACCTTCGCAGGGTTCTAAATTCTACACATACGATGATGCACCGAAGACAACGATGAAGGAAACTAATGAGTATTCATATGCAGGAGACGCCAGTAGACCAACACAAGGTTCAAAATTCTATACTTTCAAGGATGCTCCTCGAAGCACTATTAAACAAAGCACTAATTTTTCATATGCAGGTGACGCCAATAGGGCTAAAAACGGAGCCAAGTTTTACACATGGGAAGACGGGCCAAAGAACACGATTAAACAAAGCACAAATTTTTCATATATTGGTGTAGCAAATACTGGTAAATCTCGATTTACCGAAACTTCGCGTTATTTGTATACTGGACCTGAAGACAGTGCTAGTGGTCCTGTAGAAAAGTTCGAAAACTTGGATATCAAAGATACATTGAAGAAAGCTATGGCAGGCGGAGCAGATACGTACACGATTAAGGGATCAACATTGGTAAAAGACTATATGCCAGGTGCTGGACGTATGAATATTCGCACGGATCCAGACGATATGATTGGTGCTTATAGTCCAGGAACTTTTGGAAACGATTCTAATTTGAACGGTCCAGGAACACTGCTTCAAGCATTGCCCGATGGTTCTCGCTATCAATTTAATCAAATTATGGCAGTACCTCGAGCGGCACCTAATAAATTAATGGCTGTCGACGACCGCCAACTTGCAAGTTATCAAAATGAACAATTAAAGAATAATCCGCTGTCGATGTACACGAATAATCGTGACGGCGGAATTCCGTCATTTATGAATGACGTGGAACCGACTGATTACTCTGATATGATTACGGTTGAAGACGACGCTGCTCCAGATAACAGCAACAAGCAGAAATTCGACATGTCGATGCCTGTGTACCCTAAAAACAATAACACAAACAATGGTATCAATGGTGACAATCCAAACTCTGTTGTTGTTTATAATTCACAAACTGAAAATGATTACAACCCGTTGATTAGTTCTGGATCTTCGAGGCTGCCTAACTCTTCTGGCTCTATCGGCGTTCTCAATGACAATCCAAATGCCAATGCCCGACCAAGATTTGAAGGTCATGGATATTCTGGAAAATTTGACCCGAATGCTACCGTGGAAACTCAATCTGGGTCTGTCCAAGTATATGGACCCACATGCAATTATCGACCAATGGGTCCTGGAGATCGTGGACTTCAGTCTGGACCTGTCCGCGGTTCGGATGGCACTGTGTTGGTTGCTGAACAAAACCCGGCCTTGGCATTTTCTAATTCTCTCATGTTAAATAGCCAGTTTGATAACGAACAAATATAAAAGCAAAACATGAAATCAAAAAACCAATGAATATTTCACAACGAGAGGCACTAAATCATTGCACACAAGGTCCTTCATGTTAATATTAATTTGTTGATTCAAGTGTTTATTGTACATTTCAATAAACATGTTGCTGAAAATACCGGGCATTGTCAAAAATGACAATGCTCTTTCATCTAATTCATAATTTTTAATTATATATGCAAATACTTGTCTAGTTTCATCTGGAGGAAGCCTAGCAACACGTAATTCTCGAATTATATGGTAATCTTGATAAGTGATATCATAGCCTTTCATGTTTGAAATTATTGTATCAATTGGATCACGAGGAGAAAACACTGAAGTCATAAGTTCAACATACTGTTGATATTTACAACAATCTTCGAGAGTCAATAGGCTAGGCAATTTTCTTAACATTTCTTAACAAATTTATGCGGTTTACGTCCCGAAATATTCGAGAAAAATGCGAATAGTAATTTGAATAAATAAATGTGTCAAGGTTTCTTGTACAAGAAACACGACAATTCGTAACATGATATTCATAATCAGAAAAAATCCGAGTATGAATATTAAAAGAATTTGAAAATCTGTCATTCCGAGAGTTATTCCAAGGGTCATTTCTAAACTTAAAAGCGTTTAGTCGTTCTCGAAAATCTTCGCAGAGTCCTTCTACTGTGTCGTCTTTTTTGTTGGCTTCTTCGACGTCGTGAACCAAACATCATTGCAGACAACAATTGCTTGCAAAAATCTACGTCAACTTGACATTTTCTTCGCAACCAGTCATTTAATTTACCCATTATTCTTGGATTATTTGCATATTTTGTTGTCAATCTAATATAATCTTGTTTAGTCATATCTCCAAAAGATATGCCGTCATATGTTAGTTGAGGACTTGATGGTGCTTTAGGAGGACTTTTACGTCGCGGACTAGAAACAAGAAGATCGCAAAATGATTCATCAATTTCACATTTTGCGCGTAACCAATCATCTAAGATAAATTGTTTTAGATGACTGTTTGGAAGTTCATCTCTTAATCTTATATAATCTTCTTTTGTCATGGTTTCAAATGTTACTCCATCGATAGATGTGCCTGGTGTTGTTTTGTGTTTATATGGACTTGTGCGACGCGGACTAGAAGTTGCTTTAAGAGGACTTTTACGTCGCTTGCTCGAGGATGCTTTTTGACGCGCCTTTTCTTCATAACGTGCTTTTCTCTTTTCACTTAACTCATCCCACGATGGCCCTAATACATCATGTGTAATATCATCAAAAGCTATTTCAGGAAATTTTTCGCATGCTTTTGCTCTCATTTTTTTGAAAAATATTTAAATCCAGGAGTATTTGGAGGAGTATATACTCTCGAATGTGAAACAATTAATTTTGAAGATTTATGAGAACTCTTATGACGAGGACTCTTACGAGGAGGGCTGTGTAGATAAGTATCTCTGTATACCTGAGGCATATCCTTCCATTCTTTCTCGATAAATCTACTAATCTGTTCATGTGAACGATTAGGAAAATAGGCTAATATATCCGCTCTTCTAAGTGCATCATATACTGCATAAGCACTTTTGGGTTTTGTATATGACATCTTTAAAAATTATTGAGAAAATTATTCTGCGTTATATGTAAATGACAGATACAAATACTGACATTAATACATTAGTGAATTGTGTAACACATAGTTGCATTTCTGGATCTTCTTATTTATGGAATTATTGGTCGTTTTTGCCGCAAAATGTGACGCCGACATTTGACATTAACAATTATTATGAAACAAGTCCAATTTATAACAAGTGTGTTTCGCAAAATACTGCAATCCAGGCCGTCATGTCAATTATTCTCGTTATTCTCCTTCTACTGATTTTGTACAAAACATTTCCACGACCGGGTAAGAGTCATTATTTGCCATTCTTCCAACTTGGAGGCAAACAAGTAGATTGGTCTTATGGATATAATGCCAACTTGTTGTGATTGTTGTAATTCGTGATTTCGCAGTATTAACAAATCTTATACATGAAAAATTTGGTCATTTGAAAGGTAGTGTCTCCGTTTATACTAATCGTCGATCCACAATTTTGCCACGCCCACGGTTGTATCGTGTCACCTGTATTCATAAATATAATAAATGCAAGCGGTATATCAGTTCGTTCACCCACAGTTGAAGCCCATGTGGTGTTTCCATATCTTTCGGTGTCAGTTGTGGAGCCATTTTTCCAACACCAAGATGCTCGATTGCCATTGGTATTGAATGCAAATCCGATATTTAAACCTACAAAATAAAGACCAGGAAGTGCAACAGTAAATGTTCCACTATTTGATGTTATACCGTTTGATGATATAACTGTCCAATTTGTAACTATTGCACTTACACCAGTTGATAACGATTGTGAAGTTGAAACATATGCAGTCATATATTGTTTATTACTGTTGTTGATTTGGCTTGTAATGTTGATATTTCCTGATGTTATACTTGTTACTAATAAAGTTGATGCTGTATTTAGACTAGAAATTGTCCCGCTAGTAATACTGCAATTAGTAGTGTTTATTAAATTTGTATACAAATATGACATGTTGTTTTATAATATGTCACATTTTCCTTTAAAAAATTTTTCGTTGTGATTCATATCGCAATCTCTTGACGATTACGATATCTTGACCATCTGAAACTTATTCCCATATGCAGTTTGACCTGTTAGATTTCCTCCAGTATTTTGATACAAAACAAGACTTACATTATCTCCAGCATTCATTTGTACTAATGTACTAATTGTGAAATCATTAGATGTACCGTTTGTGGACACTTGTCCGTAACGTTGAGCATCAACACCAGATTGATTTTTTGTTATCCAAGAAACTCTTGAAAAACTAGATGATGTACTTCCTGCATATCCAAAAGAAGTACATACAAGATACATTCCAGGATATGTCACAGTAAATAGACCAGATGACAAAGAAATTGAATTTGATGATGAAGCACCAGACCAATATGATGACATTGTATAAAATGTACTATTAGGTATCGTTTCGGCGGTGGCTGCATATACAATAATATATGGTTGAATTGTATTTATACTAGAACTAATATTTAAGGTAGCTACTGTCATATTTGATGCACTGAGAGTATTTGAAACTGTTAAATTTGTTGATGTATGTGAAGTAATAGTACTTTCAGTTGCATTTACTAGATTGAGATAAAGATTTGACATATTTAAATAAATATGCGAAATTCTTTTAGAACATCTGGACTGATGTTTCCTTAAAACATCTGGACCGATGTTTCTAAGAATTAAAACATCTGGACCGATGTTTCCTTAAAACATCTGGACCGATGTTTCCTTAAAACATCTGGACCATCGTAAATCTCGCCCCTCGTGTCGGATCAAGTGTAATAGTACCTCCTGAATTCTGATAACATTGCATACTGATAGTATCATTAGCGTTTAATGTCACATAAAAACAACCATTGCACGAATCAATACCCGTAGGATTTTGGTCTATTTCAGAATATCGCGGATTACCACCATTTATCACACACCAGACACCACGGCCGCCGCTATTTGTACCAGCGTTCCAAGCAAAATTAAATGTTACTAAATATGTGCCGGCATTGGTAACCTTAAATGTCCCTGAAGAATTTGATATTCCACTGGATGTTGAAGCTCCTCCTGTCCAATAACTGTTCACATTAGTGACAGTACCCTGACCAATTGATTGCGCAGTACCTGCAAATACAATTATATATGCAGCACTGCTATTATTAACAAATCCTGACAAACTACTTGTAGATGTTGAACATGTCCCAATATAAGAATCAGGGATTGATAAGTTTGTCACCGTAGTATTGGTACATGTAATATTACTTGCACCGAGTTTAGACACATTTAGCATTTAATTAAAAGCATCAAAAAAATGTATAAAGTTTATTCTCGTATAATCTGACAATTAAAATTCACCAATTAAATAAAAATGTCACGACGAGGTCCTCAGCGAAGAAATCAGCCACTTGGTGGTCCAGGACAAGGTATGCCTGACTTTAATGCTTTACTCAAACAAATGACTCAAGGAATCGATCTAAAAGCCAATGACATTAATTTTAATGAGCTCGAAGGCATGATTGACAATTTGACCGGAGCACTTGGTGCAAAATTGCCTCCTGATGTAAAAAACCAGGTTAGCAATTTGACGAAAAATGCCATTAAGAGTTTGGCACAAGACCAGGAACAACAAGAACCTAAAGAGTCCTCGATTGAATTGCCTGATGAAATTGAAGGCGAAGAAGAAAAGACCCAAGAGAAATTGGCAACGATTCAACAACAAGCGCAACATAATCAAGTGCAGCATGGTCTTCCGGGCGTGCAGCACGGAAACGTTTTTGGTCGAAAACCTGTAGTTCATGACGCAGAAGATGACGCAGAAGATGCCGACGTTATCAAGACTCCAGAAGAAAATCCTGGATATGAAGTGCTCGATGATGATGATACGATTGATGATGTGGACCGACTTCAACAACATCGTACCAAGGATATCGTAATTTACCTCGATATTGAACTTGAAGACCTATATACTGGACGTGAGAAAAAGATTGCCATCCAACGAGAACGCATTAAGAATTCTGAAATTGTTACCGAAAGAAAAAAGATTGTTGTCCCAGTCGAACCTGGTATGAAGGATGAGCACGTAATTCGTTACAACAAACAAGCATCAGAAAAATTCGGATATGATACCGGTGACATTGTAGTAGTTATTCGCCAAAATGGACATAGCACGTATGAACGTGAAGGTAATAACCTGTTCATGTGCAAGAATATTAGTTTGTTTGAGTCATATGCGGCTGCAAATAAACAAATATACGTAGTAATCAAGAGTCTTGATGGTCGTGTTATTAAACTCGATGCAAATGGTGTCCCGCTTCACGAGAACAATGGCTATCGAAAGGTGCCACAATTTGGAATGCCAATTCACGGTTCAGATGGAGAATTTGGAGATCTCTACATTCGATTTAATCTGGTTCTGCCAAAAATGTTCAGTGAACAAATTGTTTCAGGTATGAAGGCGCATTTTCCGCCATTGAATGAAGATAATTCTCGTGGAATCAAACCTGATGACACTGTAGTTGTTATGGAAGAATTAACTGAAGAGGACATTCGTAACTTGAATGAAAACCCGGATGATTCCGATGAATACTCCGATGAGTATTCGGACGAAGAATCGGAGGAAGAATCTGAAGAAGAATCCGAAGAAGAGTCCGAAGAAGAAGAGATTGATTATGATTAATCAAATGGTTCTTCGAGCATGGACTGGGAACCGACATAGACTAAGTATTTCTTAAAGATTACCAGAATCATAAATGTGACAATAATGGCACCAAGAATTGCCTTTAAAATAACTTCGTTTGAATCTTCTTCATCGTCATTTTTCAATGATTGAATGTTTAAATAATGACGAAATCCGAAAAATGTAGCTAGTGCAACTACTGACCCTAGCGCAATTGATGTGTTTGATGTGTCAATCAAGTCCGACATTTATAGGACATTAGAAAATTATATTCGATAATGATCTCGTTAATCACTCGTAACAATTTCGTTATTGAAATGACAATTTCATTTCAATAACTCAAGAAGGACATCTGTATGACATGATTCATTTGGTTTGCAAAAACATCCAAGAGATCGTCCACGAAGTTCGTCCAAGTTGTATTCTTCCGGATTTTCAGCAATCTTTTTCGTGATATGTTCTCGGTACAATCGCAGACTTTCATGTCTGCTTTCATCCGGATTTTCAGAAGAAATTTTAAATGGGTTTGCCCATTTTGATCCTGGATATCCAAAGTATACTTTGTTAATGAAAACACGACCAGGGCGACCAGTGTAAACATTTTCGGGGCAACTGAGCCAATCTCTGAGAGTCATCTCAGAACCAAACTTTTTACGAAGTTCGGTGACTTTAATACATTGGCGAGTGGCAGTGCGCTTGTGGTTTTGTGAAGATTGAGCAGACATTTTAATGAAGTGTTTATTGGTTTATAACGAATTATACTACGGGCAATACATTTTTTGTTTTCTATTCATTGAGCAGGATTCATAATCGTCAAGTACTTGTTAACTAATAATACGGACTCGCGGGATTCACCAGGGCAATGTCACCTTGAGAGACTTCAACCAACAATTTACAAGTACCAGTGGGTTTTGATACCTGATAACGATAAGTCTTGAAAATCGAGCAGCAATCAGAATTGCAAACATCACGGCTGTGAATTGTGTCAAGGAGAGTCTTCACGACATTTTCGGAGCCGTCGGCAGTATAAGACAAGTATACGCGCATATTCTTGAAACGAGATAAGTGATTAGCAATAACGGAGATGCCAACATTTGAACTTGTGCAATCAAACGCTTCCATTTCAATAGAAGCAGTAACAAATCGAGCAGAGCATGCACCAAAAGGTAAATCTTGGCAATCAAAAGTCTTCATGTTGTAATTTGGTGACCAGTTGTTGACAAAGACATTCTTCAATGGCTTCTTTTGAATATCAGAGACTTCAACACAATAGAAATCATTGGCAGCCTGAGATTGATAAACTGGCATACAACCTTGAGCATATCGACAATCATTTACATTAGCAAGTCTTCGGAAACAACCGCCCTGAACTCGATCACAACCAAGAACCGCCGGTTTGTTCGTCGTTGTGTCAATGACAATGCACCCGTTTGCACTTGCGCCAGAAGCATACTTGTTAATTACCGCTGGAGTACAGTCAAGTCGCTTTCCGTATTCAAGTGCAGGACCTAAACTAGAACCGATGCATGATCCGGTACGACCAGAGCAAGGTTGAAATCTGTAGTTCATGAGAAATGTGCACTTTTTGTTTCGAACACATTTAGTCTTCATCGACATGTAACTGGTACAAGTTCTGTAGTAGTCATATGTGCACATATCGTACGTGGGCAATGTTGGTTTCAAGGTTACTGGACTAGATGTCGGCTTAAATGTTGGTTCTTGGGTCGGCTCTTGAGTTGGTCTCTCTGTGGGCTTCATCGTAGGTTGATTGGTGGGTTGATTGGTTGGTTGATTTGTTGGTTGATTGGTTGGCTCTTGGGTGGGTTGATTGGTAGGCTTCACTGTGGGCATATTGGTTGGCTCTTGAGTGGGTTTATTGGTAGGCTTACAAGTTGGCTTCACTGTCGGTTTATTGGTGGGCTGATTGGTGGGCTGATTGGTTGGTTGATTGGTTGGTTTATCGGTGGGCTGATTGGTTGGTTTTACTGTCGGTTGATTGGTTGGTTTTACTGTCGGTTGATTGGTTGGCATATTTGTCGGTTGATTGGTGGGCTTTTGGGTCGGCTTTTGAGTAGGTTGTTGGGTCGGCCACATCGTCGGACTCGCAGTGCAAGGACCAAGATAATCACCGTGAGCCATGTGTGCAGGAACAGCGTGATAATCTACAATAATTGTATGAGCATTTGCCGGATTTCCAGGAGGAATGTGACAGATGGTAACTTTGTGATCTTCATTGTGTTCATATTCTTTGACATTGTAAACTGTAAAATCTTGGGTTATTTGAAGTTGAGCACTAGAAATAGTGGCCATTGCGAGAACTAGAAATACTTGGGAAATCATTTTATGAATTAATTGTGTTTGATTTTGAAAACTGATTGACCTCTGACGGACCCGGCAGATTTTTGTAAAATGTGAAGTGTATACTAAATATAAATGTCGTAAACATATAAATGTCTTTATTTATTCAAAATGTCTCAGCAACAAACATAACACAATCATCATTAAATATTTCAAATATAATATCGACTACGATAACAACAAGTACACTAAATGCAACAAATACAAGTGTATCAAACCTAATAGCAACATCAAGTACATCAACAAACTTAATGATACCTGGTACCAATGCTTCAACAAACATTACCACTGGTGCTCTTGTTGTTTCTGGAGGGTTTGGTCTCTCAGGTTCTTTTTATACAGGACCAATTCGTGCAAATGGCCTTTTTGGTCTTCAACAACCATATTCTATATGGAGTGATGTTACAATAACTGCAGGTGGTTCCAATTATTCAGCAACGTTGACTTATACAAACAACAATTTAACAACAGCGTTTTCTGGACCAGGTGTTTCCGCCGTATTTACTGCAACAAAATATAATGGCTCAACTGGTGGTTCTGTGAGTATTGATCCGAGATACAACTACATGTTAGCAATTAGTGGTTCTGGTGCAAATCAAATTCTCAGTGCATTTTATTTAATCCAATGTGGAAATTCAAATACTGGTATAAATGTGACAAATATTGGATCAAACGGTATTTTTGGCACCGTGGCAATCTCAGTGTCTGCAAACGGTTCATTTACTAGTTTTGTAACACCTAGTTTAGCAATTACAATATCTGCAACAAGTAGCACAGCAAGTCAGATTTATTATTTTACAATCACATTTACATGCCTCGGATTTTCATAATCATCGAGTTTTCATAACGGGTTATTTTTATTGTATAATCTAAATGGCAACGAATTTATATTTGAATAATCTGTCATCAACCAATATATCAAGTACTTCATTAATTTTATCAAATTTATCACTGAGTGCATCAACAATGACATCATTAAATATAACAAGTGCAACAACAACGACATTGGTTGCAAATACTGGAACAATCTCAAATTTATTGGTATCTGCAAATACTGCATCTACAAATAGTTCGACAGGTTCGCTTGTTGTATCTGGCGGTGTTGGTGTCGCTGGATCCGTGTACTCGGGACCAATAAGGTCCTACGGACTCGTCGGTTTTCAACAATCATATTCAATTTTTGCCGATATGACATTCATAACAAATGGTTCAAGTTATTCTAATGTTTACACATTCACAAATTCTAGTCTTACAACTTCATTTACTGGAACAACATCAAGTTCTTTCACTGCTACAAAATACAACGGAGCGACAGGTGGTTCTGTAAGTATTGATCCAAGAAATAACTATTTGTTGTGTGTAAGTGGTTCTGGACCAAATCAAATTTTAAGTGCACTTTATTTAATTCAATGTGGAAATTCAAACACTGGTATTAATGTTACTAATATTGGGACAAACGGCAACTACGGTACTGTAACAGTTTCAGTAGTTTCAAATAATGGTACTTTCTCTGGTGGTGGCTCAAATAGCTTAGGTGTAACAATTGCGGCATCAAGTAGTACTGCTGCTTTCCAATATTACTTCACAATGACATTTACAAACTTTGGTTCATCTTAATGATTACGTTATAACAAATATGATAATTCACGAAATAATGCCAAGCAGCTAAACAGTGTACTTAGCGCAATCATTGTATACTTTGCACCTTTGGATTCTTGAAGACCACCGAGAGGTCCGTCGAAGGTCATTCGGATTTTATCGGCTTTGCTAATCGCCGAATCCGAATTGTAATTATACATGGGTAATAAATCGGCGTCGCCCTGGCCAAGACCATGAAGAACGAAAATGAAAAACAATAATGAAATAGCACGTGAGTGAAGCCAGTCACCGCAGCCAGTATATTGAACAATAATTGGCATGACAAGTGTCGAGCAAATATTCAAAAGTGTTGGCAATGTGCCAAGTTCCATTACAAAGAGGGCATTCCAAAATGTGTAAGCAAGTATAAATGGAAGACCGAGATTACTGGTCATGTACAGCGCCGACGAGTCATCGTGGGTACCCATTCGATGTCCGCGATAATACATTATACATAAAGTGAGAACCAAAACGAGACCATTCACAAAATTCACAATTGGGACTTCAGGCGCTTCAGTGACACCATCAGCTTCTGGTTTATCGCGATTAATGAACGAAGTCACTGAAGCTTCAAGAATATTCGCCGCAAAGATTAGAAAAATCGTTATTGTATATGCGTTGAAGAATCCGGTGCCTAGATTTCCTGTGTGCATTGATGATTTGATTACGAAGAATTCAATTGCTGCAATTCCAGCAAACAATGACCACATTTTTACCGCAGCGAAGACGCCATCATCCGCTAACGAATTAGCATATAATTTAGTATAAGTCAACACCGTACACAGGACAAATGCTAGCGCTGCCATGAAGCAAATCCCAGCATATTTGGAAAAGAGATTCGGTGTATAACTAGTAAATGGCTTCACTGCAAGCACCCAAAACATACAACTAATTGATACTGCAAGAATCACGTGAAGTCCAGTGGTAGTTTCGGTAATATCCGCCGGCTTGCTAGTTTCGATTTGTGTTTGTGACATTTACTATTATTCGATAAATTTATTCTGCGTTCATGCCCGCTCGCGCTGCGCTTGCTAGTTCTCTGCGTTCACTCCCGCTCGCGCTGCGCTTGCTAGTTCTCTGCGTTCACTCCCTGTTGTTCCACACTTGTCGTAAAAAAGAGATTAAAACTCAAACGACTTTCACTTACGTCTGCTTCTTTAATTATTGAATGTTCCTGTCCATGCAAATACAAAATTGAGCCATTATACATTTTGAGTTCTTGTTTTTTATTCTGCTTATTCTTGATTCGCATTGTCCTATCGGCGCCAATTGACAATGTAATTTGTCTACATGGGTGACTATGCATTGGTGTAACGTTGGACCCATTTTCGTAATAACAAATGAATAGTTGGAGTGGTATGAAGAAACCTTCCGCTGCGCCAACAGTTGTGCTTGCAATTCGCATGAGTTCCTTTATGACTACATAGTGTGGTTGTTCATACTCATTTACGAGGTTGTTGTGAAGTTTCACAAGAAATTCATAATCAATTGAATTCACTTTCCGAGACCCATATCTTGTATTATATTTTGGCCATGATGCAGCGTCTTGTAATAATGACGCTTGTGACAATTCCAAAAGGTCAAACATACTAGATAATGGGCTTAGATCCAATATCGAACATACTTGTTCTTCTTTGATTTGTGTTGCCATTTTCTGCGCCATTTTTCTTGTGACTTTCTTAGTGTTGTCGTTGGTGTTGGACTTGATGAATTTTTGTCTTAACACAAATGACTTCTCTTCAGAATGTCATTAATTCTGGCGGAATATCGCGGCATTTTAGACAAGGTTCTAGTTAAACGAAAAGAGCCTCCGAATATGTCCGAAAAAACACGATTATTAGTTACGAGCCAAATGTCGCTCGACATTTTCGTTTGTTGAATATCTTGAGCAGCCTTGATAATCATTTGTTTTCCAAGACCTTGAAACTGATACTTGTCGTGCACTGCAATGCTGTGAATTTGACCAGTCATAGTATCGTAACGAATATAAGCTGCCAACTTGTTTTGGTCGTTTTGATAATAATGTCTAGCGAGCATCTTTTCGCTGCGCTTAAATAGATCCTCTTCAAAACTTGAGAGGCAAAGTCCCGGTTTTTGAAATGGTTCTTGAAACATGTATTCTGCAAATTCTGTAAAGTGTAACTTATTTAGAGAATTTACAAGGCGGATCATGTATTTTGATTTTGGTTTTTTGTATCAAGTCTTCGCGTAATTAATTATTCTAATAAATTGATTTATACTAATAGTTTTTCTTCATATAATTCTTAAAATTGTCCTCCAAAAACGACTTTGCAGCATCCTTTGAAAGGCCACTAGATGTTTTTAATAATGATTTAGAACCCTGTGTTACTAATTTGCGAAATCCGACTTGTGGACTACCGAAGCTCTGTTTCTTTGTACCGAATCCGCGGCGAGACTTCTTACGACTGACTTTGCGACTTTTCTTTTTGTTTCTTCGAGACCCTTTCTTACGACCTTTTCGCGATTTCCTGCGGCCAAAGTTGCCATAGTTTGGTTTTGGCTTTCGTTTCATTTTATCAAGCATCATGCGATAAGCATCTGTTGCCATATCGGGAGCATTTTGAATAATCTGGTTTACAACTTTAGCTTGTTCTGGTGCATGTTGAACAACCATTGCACCGGCCTTTGCAACCGGTGTATGACAATCATTACACGCCTTCAAAGGTCCAACATAATATTTTGGATTTATTTTGTAACAGATACTATTACACATTTTGAGGTCGCCAACTGCAGTTTTTGCTTTTTGATAATATTCCGATTGTTTAATTCTTGATTTTAATTGTGGTTCAATTACAGGCATTTTCTTATTATAATTTTTGTTCATGTCAAAAATTCGCTGACGATATTCATTGTGTGTTGAAGGATGGTACGGAACAAATTCGTTTGACGATGTAACTTTGAGGAGTTCCTTCGCTGCAAATTCCTCTGCCGGATTTGTTACTGCATGCTTTGCAGCAATCAAAGGTTTCTTATAAAATGGTGCTGCTTTATATTCCTCATCTTTTTCCCTATTGTAATCCTTTTCGTTATATTTGCGATTTTCCGCGTTCCAATTACTAACATATGACGCATGTACTTGAGGTGTACCAATTGTTGCATACTTGTAAAATTCTGAAGGCGTTTCTTTTTCCGCAAGACCTACCTGTCTTCGAATTTGGTTAAGTGTTTTGTGAGTCTTGTATTGAACCTTTTCAAGGCTTTGCTTGTCGAAGGAACCGATCGATCCGGTGGGCCTTGTGCTTGCGACGTGCTTTTTAATTGTTTTGATGGGACTTACCTTTTTAATAGTATCAATTGATACTCCGAGAATTTTTGATGGCTTTACAAGAGCACTGCGACCAACCGCACCGAAACCACTCTGCGTATTCTTAGTACCAAATGACCTCTTTGAGGCTCTTCGAAAAGACCTGCTCGAGACTCGTCGCAGAGCCATCTTTGATTTTTTATTTGATTTTTTATAAGACCGTTTAGGCATTTATTAGTATGCGATATTTTGTTTAATCGACTTCTGAAATTTCAGGTCCAGTAAAGGGATCCTTCTTTGCAAATGGATTTTGAGTGTCTGGAGACGGGAAATTACCAACGCCGTCCTTACCTTGAGGCCCAGTGCTTTCTTGATAAGCCTTTACAACAATCGGTCGCAGAAAATCTTCAACTTCCCTTTGCTTCAAGTTATATTCTTCCCTTGAACGATCTTCGGCATCAGCCCATGCAATTGCATCATCAACCGTCTTGTTAATGAGACTCTTGTCATCCTCCGACAAACTACGAAGATCCTTCGTGCTATGTTTCATGTTGTAGCAGTAGTTTTGTAGAACATTCTTCGCTTCAACCTTTTCACGTTGAATGTCATCTTGTCTCTTAAACTTCTCGGCATCTTGTAACATTCTCTCAATTTCTTCCTTCGAGAGACGACCGTTTTCATTGGTAATCGTAATCTTATTACTCTTACCCGTGGATTTCTCAACTGCAGAAACCTGTAGGATACCATTTGCGTCAACATCAAACGTTACTTCAATTTGAGGTACTCCACGTGGCATCGGCGGGATGCCTTCAAGGTGAAAGTTGCCCATTAACTGATTGTCCTTTGTGAATCCACGTTCTCCTTGAAATACTTGAATGTGAACACCGGGTTGATTGTCGGCAAATGTCGAAAAGACTTGAGTCTTTTTCGTAGGCACCGTAGTATTACGCTTGACAAGCACCGTCATGATACCTCCGGCGGTTTCAAGACCAAGTGAAAGCGGTACAACATCTAGAAGAACCAATTTCTCAAGGCGTTCCGACTTGGATCCACCGAGAACCGCGGCTTGAACCGCAGCGCCATATGCAACGGCCTCATCGGGATTAATTGACTTGTTGAGAGATTTACCATTAAAATATTCGACAAGCATTTGTTGAATCTTGGGAATTCTTGTGGTACCACCAACTAAAATGACTTCGTCAATTTGGCTCTTGGACATGTTAGCATCGCGTAGAACATTGTCGAGGGGACCAACAACTCGCTTAAATAGGTCCATACAAAGGTCTTCAAACTTGGCACGAGTCACATTCACATTAAAATCAAGGCCTTCAAATAGTCCATCGACCTCAATTTGCGCTTGAGTTGCCGATGACAAAGTTCTCTTTGCTCGTTCACACGCAGTTCTCAAACGACGCTTTGCTCGTTCACTCGTGGACATATCCTTCTTGTTTTTCTTCTTAAATTCTTCCATGCAATAATCCACCAAGCGATTGTCAATGTCCTCACCGCCCAAATGCGTATCTCCCGCCGTGGATTTAACTTCAAACATGCCATTATCCACCGAGAGAACCGAAAGATCGTGAGTACCACCACCAGTGTCTACAACAATAAGATTTTGTTCAGGTCCAGATTTGTCGAGTCCGTAGGCAAGTGCGGCGGCAGTCGGTTCATTGATAATACGGAGAACATTGAGTCCGGCAATACGTCCAGCATCCTTAGTACTTTGTCTTTGAGCATCATTAAAGTATGCAGGCACTGTAATAACTGCATGTTTTACTTCTTGACCGAGATAAGCCTCGGCAATTTCTTTCATTTTTGTGAGAACCATTGCGGAAATTTCTTCGGCAGTAAACTTGTGTTCTTCGCCGAGATATTTTACTTGAATCAACGGGGTATCATTTGGACCCTTGACAACTTTGAATGGCCAATGCTTCATGTCCATTTGCACACTTGGATCGGAAAACTTGCGACCAATGAGGCGCTTGGCATCGAATACAGTATTTTCAGGGTTTGAAGAGGCTTGTGACTTGGCGGCATCACCAATCAATCGTTCTGTTTCAGTGAATGCAACATAAGAGGGAGTTGTTCGGGAACCTTGGTCATTTGGAATAATTTCAACGTTGTCGTTTTGGTAAATACCAACGCAGGAATATGTGGTTCCTAGATCGATTCCGATAACAGGTCCAGTGACTTTTCCTTCGGTGACTTTTTCGCTTGACATTTTCGATTGTTTTGTTATGATCTCTCGGTGACATAAGCTAGTGCCATTTATTTTTTTGTTTTCTGGTCCTTATTTCTTTAACAAATTTGAAGTCGAAAAGCATACAACAAACAAGTTTCAACAAGGTCCACAGGCACAATTGAAGCCAAATTATGTGCTGTATCATTGATATAAGTAATCATTTCGGTGCTAAAATCAGGCACAACTGTAAAATCAATGTCGTATTTTTCAGAAATAAATAACATTTCATGTGCATTGAGTTTGCAATTCATGTTATAAAATGAATGATGTGGTGTACCGATACGATTTGCGCCGTTTTCACACATCAAAAGAGCAATGTCAAAACGACCTAACCGACATGCAGTATAAAGTCCAATATTAAAAGAGTTCTGAGTTATTGCGATATTAGTATTTTGAATTATTAATTTCAAAATATCAATATGACCATGATACATTGCTTGTGTAAATCCTTCTGTCCAGGCGTCTGCACCGTGTTTTATTAACAATTCAGCGACTTTGCTGTGACCATAAACACATGCTTCTATAAATGCAAGATTTATGCGATCTTTCGATATTTTATCAAGTTTGGCAAGTTTGACTATATTGTAATGACCTTCAGCGCACAATTTTACGATGTCCATCAGAAATCTTTGATTTCTTTGTATGCGGCCTAGCGACGTTTGAATTTATTTAATAATTAGATCCTTTTTGAATCCATTGATTACCAGCAGTATTATTATTTTTCGCCAAATAATATGTAGCAATTGGATTTCCTGCAATATTCTGATTAGTAGACGTGTTAGGACCGCTTGATGAAAATGTCAAGTCGTTGCTTCCATTAATATGCCAAGTTTGATTACCACTTTGGTCGTTTGGTAAAGAAAATGTTCCATCGGCACCAAATGTATATTTACGACCATTAACAACAAATGATAAATCACCAGAATTATTAAGCTTGGCATAACCACTCAAATCTGAGCTCTGTGCACACGAAGCAACCTTTGTTTGAAGTGCAGTGACCGAATTTGACAAAGTACTTACTTGTCCAGAAAGACTTGATAAATTCTGTGATAGAACGCTGTTAGCGGCAGTAACATCAGCACTCTTTGCGAATGGTTGAAGCGTATTGTAAAGGATTGTGTTCATATCCGAAGTTTTCTCATAAGGTCCAAGAGCGGTGTTAATTGCATTAGTTATCCCTGTGGCGGTTCCATACGGTCCAAGAATAACATTAAACGCTGTTTCCATGTTTGGACCAAGATCCTTTGCAGTAACATATCGATCCAATATAGTATTTATATTAGAATTTGTCTCCAAAGAGTTTAACATTACAGGTACTTGACTCGCGAGATTAGAAACATCCGATGCCTTGGCATAATTATATGCGGCTAACAGACCCGGTAATGCGCTTGGTTGAATATATCGACCGTCAGCGGTGGTCTGTGTAAGAAACGGTGTGAGCATTGGACTGACAATTTTAGTTACATCAGGAATCATACTTGCAGTATTCTCATAAGCACTAAGGTCAGCAGTCTTCGCGTATGTAGCATCGGCAGTTGTCTTCGTCATGAATGGCGCCACGAGTGGACTCACAAGATTTGACACAGCAGACGCAAAAGAGCTTTGTTGGACATATCGATTATCAGAGTCAGTTTTTGAATAGGAATCCACAAGAGCACTTTTAAGGACATACATATTATCTGCGTCGGTTTTTGAAATAAAAGGCGTAATCAAGGGGCTCACAATTGAAATAACATCAGCGCCGAGAGTCGCTTTTGCTTCAAATTTGTTATCTGCATCCGTTTTCGAATACGTATTGAGGCCATTAAATTGTGTTTGAAGCACATTAAGAGCATCATTCGTTGAATATCTCGAATCCGACTGGCTCTTTGTGTAATATGAGTTATAAAGGTCTGACTTAGTTTGTTGATAATCGGCCAGTGGTGCGTAAATACCATTAAAAACCGGGATAAGCGTGGCAGGATTCATATTCGTAAGAGCACTATCGAGAACTTGGACCGTACCGGGTGTACCAGCTGGGCCTTGTGGTCCCATGGGTCCAATGTCGCCCTTATCGCCTTTAGGGCCTTGTGGACCTGTGTCGCCCTTGTCACCTTTAGGCCCAAAAGGACCCATTGGGCCTACAACTCCCGGGATTCCAGGAATACCCTGAGGTCCAATAGCACCCGCTGGTCCTACGGGACCTGTGTCACCTTTCGGTCCAACTGCACCCGTAGGTCCAATAGGTCCAGGATCTCCTTGTGGCCCGGGAGGACCTACATCCCCACGCACACCAGGAGGACCTGTGATGATTATATTAGGATTCGATGACACGACACCCGACGAACTCGATGATCCCGAGGTTCCTTTGGGTGCTGTATAACCCGTATAACTTGGTGAATTTCCCATTTATAATAATGCTACATATTTTTATGAGTCTTCAATTTCGTTTTGTTCTTCGTCTTTATCTTCGATTTCACTTATCCATTCGAGCACACGCCTACAATTGATTTTCTTACCTCTCTTCATCATCTCCACTCCAGGTACTTTTAATACGAGCGAACCAAATTGTGAGAAAGTCAAATCGCTCGTATTACTAAACTTCAAATAAGTGTCATATATGTCCCTATTTGGTATCACTGGTAAAAGTTCTGTTGATGTTTCAACTACATGTTTCAGAAATGGTATCAGGTCTTTTGGTCCTCGTTTTGATGGTTTTTCGATAATAACATCTTCATTATCTTCTTCGATGACCTCTATGACTTCTTCAAATCCTTGTTCGTCAGATTCTTCCATGATTTCCTCTTTGTATTTATCTGCAATCCATTGTCTTAATTCTGTGGTAATGCAAACTCGCTTACCTTTAACTCGATTATCTTTTCCTATTACATAATCCTTATCTGCTCTGTCAAGTGTAAATCTTATAGAATCGATACTTTTACATTCTAAAAGAAAACTGCCAAATTTTTGCGGTGCCGCTAGATATCTAGTATATCCATTTAAATTCATATAATCCTCATATTTAACAAAAAGATTTTCATTTTTTATCTCGATTATTGTATTGTCTTGACAATTTGTAATAAAATATTCTAAGAAGTGTAGAATATATCTATCAATTGGACTCAATGTTATCTTTTTCGGTTTCTGCGGTTTCGGTGACTTGAGTCCAAGTTTTTGACGAAGATTTTTGATAATTTCGTTTTGCTTTTCGATGATTTCATCCTTCTTTTCAAGTTCTTCTTTAAGCTTTCTAACTTCTTTAACAACGGTCGGATATGTTTTCTCTTGTAAAATTTTTTCGTTCATCTTTTTAACTTCTTCATAAAGATGCTTAATTGTGAATTTGTCATCAAATTGAATAAGTTCAGTTCGTTTTTTGTCTTTGTATATTTTTTCAATTCTTCTGCCATATAATATACTATTTTTATCTTTACATGCAGCTTTGATGGCATTTTCTAATTCTATATGATAATCAGTATGCACTGTATATTGGAGCATAAAGTACGGATATGTATTTTTGTGTTCATTCATGACTCTTCTTATAATTCCTCCTGTTGTTTGTCCAAATTTAGCTTCATCTTCTTCTTTGGTAGTAGTACCTATGTAAACAAGAGATTCGTTATCTGAATTTGTTAACAAATTTTCTTCATGTGTGAGACGAAGTTCGGTAGCTTGTTCATCTAGCGACTCGTACATAATTTCCTCTAATTGTACATAGTAATCATGGATTTCATTGGCTTTCTCTGTCCTGGATTTCATACACAACTTTTTGAAACAAATAATAGTTAAAAGAATATGTTCTTTATTACTCCCGCCTCTAGTATCTTTTTTTGCTCCTGCAACTTCAGGAGCAAAACTTTCTGTACTTTTTGCTCCAGAGATCTCTGGAGCAAAAATTTTGCCATCTTTTTCGACAATATAATCAATACCTTCATTAAAATTTTTAACCAAAACCGCTTTGCATGGATCTATGCGAGCATATCCAAGCCACTTCCAAATATCACTCAGATTGATGACAAAGTCAGTTTTTGAGAAATTGAGATAGCAATAAAAGCTTGCTAGGAATAATTGTTGTTCATTTGTCTTGAAGCGTTGTTGCATTTTTTGTGCAAGTCTCACACATTCGTGATCTTTTGACAATCTTGTTAAACGGCTGTTATTCACAAGTGATACAATATCAACTGAAGTCATTTTTAATTTGACCCTTATAAGACATGGGTGATTTATTTTTCTTAAATTTAGCAGAAAAATGACAATTTATTTGCTAAATTTTTGCACATGTCGTATATTTGACAAATTTTGTTAATTTTTTGCATTTTTGATCAATTTTTTCACGATGTCATTAATGGTGACATCATGTTCATATTATGAACATCATTAATAGCCAGTATTTGCAGCCCATTTTGGTCCTTGACCAACACGATACATAACTACGTTCGAATCATCTTGTAGACCAAACGTATCACCACGCTTATTTGACATCCAAACACCAGTATCCAATGAAATACATCTGCTACCGTCCCTCGAGCAAATTCTGTCGACATTAAGAGTTCCATTAATTGGCGAATCAACACGAAGACCTCCAGCAAAATCCTTGCCATAATTCAGCACAAGTGTATTATTTGAATCTTGTACAAGTGCACGCCCACCCGGTCCTCTCGGATTACCGGTACTCGTACCCAACATAAAATCAGTGCCTCCAACGGTTAAACGATCGCCAATCGACACACTTTGACCAGTAGGTCCCGCACACGAACCGCCAGTGCACCAAATTGTCGATGCCTGGACAAGTCCAAGTGCAGAAGCAATTGAACTGGTCACATCAGCAATCTTAGCAAACAGAGAATTCGATTGAGATGTCGTATATGCATCAATCGGTGGATAAGTAGGCGTCACAATATTATTGACTTGAGCTTTTAAGTGAGAATAATCGTCATAAAGTGGATAACGAGCATCCGACTGAGTCTGTGTGTAGTAATTATTAGCAAGATTGCCTTGAAGAGTCGCAAAATCTTTTTGTAGATTTACAAATGGTGTATAAGGGGCATAAACCGAGCTAAAAACCGGTACTAATACCGCGGGATCGAGTGGTTTTGCGGTTGAATCCAAAACCGTGATGATACCAGCCGCACCTTGTGGTCCCATAGGTCCAACAGGGCCAATCGGGCCTTGATCACCTTTCGGTCCCGCAGGTCCCATAGCACCTTCAGGGCCTGCAGGTCCAATTGGGCCGGCTATGCCTTGTGGTCCCGCTGGACCAACATCTCCTTGTGGACCGACAGGACCCATTTGCCCGACTGGGCCTTGTGGGCCTGAAAACCATGACCAAAATCCAGTACTCATTTTTATGTATTCTTTTATAATACATTATAAATTATTTCAACGGGTATTCACTTAAGACCGACACTCTATGAGTGTCTAGGACCACCAGTATCGAATCTTTGATGGCACCAATAGGTAAACGCCCAAAGTCACTGAACCACCTGCCAATACTGAAAACATCGATGAAATGGCGACATAGTCAAATGCCGGCAGAGTCTTCTTTTTCGTCATATCCGTGTAGATATCAAGAAAATTTAGACCAGAAATCAAAGCGGCACCTGACAAGGCCGCAATCCAAACACCAGAAGAGGTAACGCTGTAATCGGAAACGAGATAGCTTGGCGGAGGCATTTTGTAGATAATCAGTAGTATGATAACACATACATGAGCACATACGCTAACGTACAATTTTTTTTGTATAATTTGTATTCTATCAGTCCTTATTTGGTTACTCTTTGTTTAGTTGAATTGCACAATCAACTTGGTTTTCTGCGACTTTGCACAACTGTTATTCTTTGACAATTGGCGCTTTCCAACCTTTTTCATTTTACGCTTATCCGCCGAAGAGAGCATGTCAGATTCAATTTTTTCGATATTTTCAAAGGCGTAATCGATGACCTTGTTCTCGATGGCCCACGCGAAGAAATTCAATTGACCAACCGTAGTCACAATTTCATTCTCGTTTTCGTCATCTTCATCTTCGGGGTCAACTTCTTCGTCGTCATAAGTGAGCACTTGAATGTCATTCGTGGTAAAATTTACGCGGATTTTCTGACGGCGCTTAAACGGATCAAACAAGCGCTTGTTGTATGACTTTAATTGATTCTTGTAATCGAGGTGCATGTTAAAGTGCTTGCTAGAGTTAATGTAGCGCTCACTAGTCACGGATCCTTCTTGTACAGGTGCATTGCTCAGTTCATAATGGACATTGTGAGTCTTTGCATAATTAGTGACCAAGTGTTCAAGGAGGCGAAGGCTGATGGAAGTTTTTTGGCGAACAACACTGAGAAAGATGCGCTTGTTAACTTCGTTCTTGTAATAATTGAGGAGACCATTTTGGGAAGACAACAGAACTTTTTGCTTGGATTGGAGCTCATACATGCGAACAATGTCATCATTCAATTGCATATTCTTGGTATTTTTCAAAACGTTATTCATGGTGTTTAATAATATATCGTTTAACTTCTTTAAGTAGTTTTATTCTGGAAAATAAACGCACTAAAACGCGCCGAAAAATCACAAAAATAAATCGGCCTAGTCACCACGAATTATTTAAGAATCATGGATGAAGCAATAAAATATGATTCTGTGAAAGAGGTTAAAAGACTTATAGAAAATTACTGCGATGTAAAGTGGCTTGTTAATAGAAAATCAAAATCAGGATTTACACCATTAATGATGGCAGCAATGTATGGCCGCCTAGAAATTATTAAGATTCTTGTCGAGGCTGGTGCTGATGTCGATGTTGTTGATGAGAACAATGTATCGGTACTGGAATGGGCATGTCCTATTTCAATTTCTTGGAATTATTGTACTTCAGCACATCACAGTGATGTTATATGTTACTTGATTGAAAGGAGCACTTTCATGAATAAAATTCATTATCATGCGCCATTAATATATGCAGCAAAAACCGGAAATTTGAAAATTCTAAATTTGTTAATTGAAAGAGGTGTCTCCGTTGATCCCGCATTTTCTCATGCGTTAAAATGCGGACATAGAAAATTTGCACATGTGCTGATACATCACATATTGAAAAACAGTAAAGCTCTCAACAATGACCTAATAGGAGTCATTT